TGTTGCACAGGTGCAGGTTGTTGGAACTGTTGCACAGGTGCAGGTTGTTGGAACTGTTGCACAGGTGCAGGTTGTTGGAAAGGTATATATTGTCCAACCGATTGAATTAATTGTTGTGGCTTATTGATTAATTGTGCATATTTATCATTAAATCCGTCTACTATTTTAATGAGTGTAGCTTGTGAAGCACTTAATTCACCTCCAAGTTTAATTAAATCGGTTTTAGCTAATCTAATAGTATCTTCTTTTGTTCCAGAAAACAATGTTTTGATAATATTGCTAATATCACTAAATGAAAATATTTTAAGATAACCATCTTTTAATGGCGCTTTAATTTGATCTCTTGAATAAACAATAATTAAAAACAATATTAATGGATATTTCATTACTGCAAGTGGTCCACTTAAATTTTCTACTTTTGTTTCTTTAAATTGAGTAAACAATTCTTCTCCAGATAATTGGTTGAAACTATATTGTTTAATTAAATCCATGACATTACAAAATGTCATTTTATTTGCATTACCGCCTTGTTGTATTGCCATACTGGTGACATTCGATGCAGTTCCGATAGCAGTTTCTGCAACGGAACCAACAGAACCAACAGAACCGACAATACCAATAGCTGAAGATCCAGTAGTTTGAATTGCTCCAATTGCAGCACTGCCGGTTGCGGTTGCAGTTGACCCAACAATATCAACCATTCCCGGTAATGTATCTGTTAATTTATTAAATGAACCATAGCCTTGTTCAAATGGGAAGTTATCAAGATAATATTTTGCTACTTCAGCAGCATCAGCATCTTTTGTTCTAAATAATGCAATTATTGTTGGTAGAGTATAAATAAGATTTGTTAATATATAAGCAGTGCATAAAAATAATCCAAGTGCAACTGCAGTGAGTGCAGTTCCTCCGACACATATTACAACAACTGCAACACAACAATATGCAACAACTACAACAATAACAAGAACAATTATACAGATTGTTACTAATTCAATTCCACCAACTTGTCCTTTATTAAGGAACATATTTTTCCAGTTCATTGGATTTAGATACTGTAATATTTTTTCAAATGACATTTCTAATTTGCATACATATGGCAAAAATGAAGCAAAAATTTGTAATATAGTCATTAAAAAATTTTCTGGTGAAAATAAATTAATCATTTGTTTATTTGTATAGTCTTTTGTGAATGGTAATAATACTTTAATTAGTTTTATAAACATTTGAATTATACCATTTTCATCATTAATTTCAAATTTGCCATCTCGTATATTAAATAATTTAACAGCATTAAGTCCTGATTTGATTATCTGATCTCGTACTCTTACCATATCTGAAAGTGGTTCATATAATGGTGTATTTTCAAATAGTTTTAGAAAATTAGATGTTATAACATCGGGAATTTTTCCAATATTAGGAAAACTAAATCCTCCTTCTTGATTATTTAATTCACTGAATAGAGAATTTTCAATATCATAAAATTTATATGTATCATCAGTCATATTATATATGTTATATAATATGTTGTATAAAAAAATTACCAATTATTTGTTTTTTTAAGATCAAATAAATCCATTAATGCAAATTTATCTTTATTACATAATTGAGTCTTTTCTTTATTGGTAATAAATGCTTCTAATTTTTCAAAAACAACTTTTGATTCAGCATTAGCCTTTTTAGAAAAAACAGTTCCAACTGTCTTCATTAATGCACATATACTATCAATAATAAATGGTTTATTTTGATTAATTTTTACTATTAATAGTAAGAAACAACTATTTATGATTTTAGTAGTTAAAAGATCCATATTATATAATTCACCAATAAATACCATACATCCAACTGCAATTTCTTTAGTGATTAATGTTTTGTTTGGAACACTTGGTTCATATGATGAACATTCGTTAAACATAGTTTGACATCTACTTATTAATAGCTCCCTAAAAAATACCTGTTTATCATTTTCCTTAACTGAATAACCAGATAATTCCTTTGATAATTTAGCATACATAGAAGCAAATTTTGTTTCAATAATTGCTTTATTAAATATAAATTCGGCAAGTTTAGCTAAGTGTTCTGATTTACCTATTTCAAGTTTTGTTAATTCATCAGCAAGACTATTAAAATTACTATCACTTAATTTGTTCAATATACTTCTAAATTGTGAATATAATTTTTCATCATCATTTTGTTTAAACTTATTAGCAACTAACCAGTTTTCCGCTTTTTGGTCAAACTTTCTCCAATTGCCAGTATTACCAGTTTTTAAGAAACGATGTTTGTTTGTATTATAGTATTCCACCAATTCAGGTAACATTTCCTGATTTGGTAATTTGAATCTCATAAACTCATCAATACTAATTTGAGGAGGTAATGTTGTTGTCATATAATATTTTATATTATACACTAATTCTTTAAGACATTTTATATTAGTGTAATCATATAATATTATAACTAAATCAATTTTTTAAGACATAAAAGAGTAGAAGTCAGTCCAGTATGATAATCCAGCAATATTAGTAATAACTAAAAATATTATAATTAGAATAGTTATATTTTCAATATTTGAGCTATTATAAGCTATATAAATTGCAAATAAATTAATAAACATATCACCTAACACATTAATCAGAGAATCACCTCTATATGTTGATTTACCATTTGAATCTATTTCAATTCTTCGATATTTTATGATTTGTTCAGTTGAATTTTCATGTTTTTCGAAATAAGTTACAAATATAGCAATAATAATTGGTATTAATATGTTATTATTAAATATGTTATTTGTAACCAATACTATTAACATTGGCCAAAATATATGTGTTAATGAATATATATCAAATAAATGTTTACTATTATGAGGGGAATCTAAATGATATATATTATAAATGTATTCATACCAATGTTTATGTGGTTGATCACATACAAACAATCTTTTTATAGTTTTATCATTCATTATTACATTAATATGATATAATTTATTTAGAAGATTTGTTCATAAATTGTATATAAATAAATTAGGCAATCATTTTGGCAGGAATATTAGGATAACATTCATAGTCAATTAATTCCATATCTTCAAACTTAAAATCAGTTAAATCAGTTACTTTTCTTTTGAAAATTAATTGAGGGAAATTATAAGGTTCTCTTAATATTTGTCTTATGACTTCACTATGATGATTTTCGTAAACATGAACATCTCCCAGATTCATGATTAATCTTCCTGGTATAAATTTAGGTCCTTTATATTCAGTATCATTATTAATAACTTCACAAAATAAATGTACAAGCATAGCATATGATGATATATTAAATGGAATTCCTAAAAATGTATCTGCAGATCTTTGAGTCATCATACAAGATAATTTATGTCCCTCTTCAACATTAAATAAGATAGATATGCCATGACATGGATACAATACACCTTGTTTTGCTACTGCTGGATTAAAAGTTGTCATTAGAATTCTTCGTGAAAACGGATCTTTTTTAAGTAAATTCAGACAATATTCTATTTGATTAAAACCTTGTCCAGTATAATCCGAATTCATGTTATTATAATTTGCATTGTAATGTGACCAGTTAAATCCGTACATGGGTCCCATATCTCCAACATCATAATGATTTAATCCAACAGAATCCAAAAATTCTCTAGTTGTATTAGCGTCCCAAATCTTGACACCTTTTTCTGATAGGTGATTTGCATTAGTGTCTCCTTTTAAGAAAAATAACAATTCTTCAAAAACCCCTCTTAAAAATATTTTTTTAGTTGTTAGAATAGGGAACCCTTTACTTAAATCAAATTCCATTGTTTTACCAAATTTAGACCATGTCTTACTATTTCTTGTCTGTCTAAAATGTCCAGTTTTTAATATATCTTCTAATAGATTAAGATATTGTTGTTCTTCACTATTAATATTTAAACGTGATGGTAAATTTCCTTTATAAAGTTTTCTAAAACTAACTTCAACATCTTCATCATTATTACGATCTTTGACAATAAATTTTTTAACAGAATGTTCTTTATACTGTGTAATTATTTTACCTAATGTATCAACAGGGAAAACATTATCACATTCATAATATTTTCCTATATTTGTCAGATATATTTCATCAATATTAAGTTTTTCAATAGCTTCTTTATAAATACTACTTCCTCCTCCAATAAATATTTTGCCTGGATTAAGTTTCTTACATAATTCCATGCTATCTGTTAATGATTTGGTAAGATATATTTCAGATTTTGTAACATTATCATTAAATAATTCATCTTCTTTCATACTTGAAGAAACCACAATATTGATTCTATCTTTCAGGCCTCTAAAAGAATCTGGCAACGCCTTCCATGTATTCCTACCCATAATAACGACATTTTTTTTATCTTTTGCATGAACTCTCTTTGTTACATCTTGGAAAAAAGTGCTATCTTCCTTAATCATCCATGGAATAGAATTTTGTTTTGATATACCCCAATTAGAATCAACTGCAACAATTAAATTAGTTCGTGGAAATGTACTCATATGTTTGATATTATGATTGTATTTATACAAATCTTTAAATCTTGATGGATTAAAATTCAATATTTTTGGAAGAAACATATTATAATAGTATTATGTATTGTTAAAATATTATATGTTTTTTTCAATATTTTAATTTGATTGAAGCATAGAAAAAATTGAAATATTTGGAAATAAACAAAATGGGTCATAGAATTAAAATTATTAAATCTATTAATCTATTAAAATCTTTTAAAAAATAAAGAAATTTGTTTATAAATTATTTAAGTAAATCTTGTATAAATTTGTCACTTGAATCATATATGCCGACTAAAGTATCATTTTTAACTTTATATATTGGATGGTATTTATTTCCATCATTATACAATATAATAGTTGGAGTTTTAGCCATAAATTTATTATTTTTACCAATTCGATCAATAACAGTTTTATCATCACAATCCTTCTTAACTATTAAAGTATTCAATCCATCTAATGCCATTTCAGAACTCAAATCAGATTCTGCATAATCATGTTTAATAATTAGGCTCTTATTCATTTCCATTATTTTATTTTTATCTACTGCATCATCTGGACAAATATCATATGAAATATCATTATAAAACTCCATCATTGACAAATTATTTGGTATTACTTTATGATTTCTAAGAATATCGTGAACAGATGAGAAGAAACTATAATTACTGATACCATCTACATCTCTTTTAACAAATTTTGTTGGATTAAATTTATCTGTCACATCGTTAAATGTATAATCATTTGTTATTTCATTATTATCTTCATTTATCGGATTACCTCCTTTTTGTTTTGTTATTTTTTTGGCTGGTTTCTTTTGTTGTTTTTGTTCTTGTTGTTTTTTTGGTTTTTCTGCTACATTAGAATCTTTCTTTCTAAAGACAAAGTACCTATATAGTCTTGTTAAATTATAGCATGCACTATTAATATCTGATTTTTGTGTAAAATATTCTGCAACATTTGTCAAGAATTTGCGTGTTTCATCTTTTGATTCTGCTTTATAAACATTATTGAAGAAATCTTTATGCATGATATATTGATTTTCGAATAAATCAGTGTCAACAAGTTCTAAATCACATCTTTCTAAAAATTCTTTTTCAATAAATTTCTTTTGAACTAGATATTCTGTTTTATATGTTCCTTCTTGAAAATCAATTGCATTATGGAAGTCAATTGCAACTCCAACACCCACTTCATCTCCTTGTTTAATATTTTCATATTTCTTTTTAATTTCAAATAGTACATTTTGTTCACCGTTATTATTAGTATAATATTGTGTATATTGATCCTTTTCTTTGAATAATTCCATAATTCTATCAGCATCAAATGTTGTTGCAATTAAATAACCTCCTGGTTTCAAGTAGTCCTTTACATTTTGTGTGAAATTAGAAAATATTGTTTCATTTTCGAAGAAGTAATGGATAGCGAATTGACATACCATTCTATCAAATAATGTTCTTTTAGATGGATCAACTGAGAAGAATTTATTTATTAATTCTTTATTTTTATCTGACATACCACCTAATGCCTTTGTTTGATCTTCATAGTTTAATAAGACACCTCCATCAGCATGTACAAACCACATACGAGGAAAATTCGGATGTGTTTTCTTGAATTGATTATATCTACTTAATGCACCATCAATTGGAGAAATTAATCCATTATTATCAATATCAATACCAACCATGAAATCAACTTCACCATAATAGTATTTCATAATATCACCACCTCTACCACATGCAATATCCAATATAGTTAATTTCTTATTATCTTGTTCATACATTGAATTAACATGAGTATAAATTAATATACTTTTAATCCAGTTATGGAAGTTTCTCATTGGTTTTCCTAATGTTGTTCGTATTTGATAATATACATTTTCTTTATTTTCTGATAGAATGACACTATGATCAATTTTACCTCTAAGAATATCAATATGTTTATCATATACCTCATCTTTACTTAAAAGATTAATATCATTCATTGTAAATGGATTACGTATGCTTCTCCATACTTTATATGCAATATCAACATAGTTACCATATTTTTTACCAAAACGCTGTACAGATTCTGTTTTGTCAAATCTAGTTCTAATTGGAACCCATCTATGTTTATCAGGAATATTAGGATCATTATTATAATAGAATTCAACTACCGTATTATCTTGAATAATATTACCTTGAATATCTCTTACTTCTCCATCTTGTAAAAACATATATGCTAAATATTTTACAGAATCAGTTTCAGGTTCAAATAATACAGGTTGTTCTAAACCTCTCATTGTTTTACCAACATATAATTTAAGTATTTTATATGGTTTTCCTCTTATCTGATCATCTTCTTCTCTAGAATTATCATATAATGTTACAATTTTATTTGTATCTTTGCTTCTTTCATATTGAACATAAAAATCAATAGAATTCTTTTCTTCTGGTTTCCATTTATATTCTAAGAATTTAGATTCTCTAACTGATACTACATATTTTTGATTTAATGGATGATATATCAAACCATCCAGAATATATGGACAATTAATTGATTTATCCTTTGTAAATTTATCCCACATCAATGTTGAATATTTAAATATTTCATTATTTTGTGCACCAGTTACAGAAATAAAGTATTTTCTTCTAATGAGAATCGTTTGTTTATCAATAACAATATCATAATTAAGTGCATCAATAAATTGTTTAATTTTAGTCTCATGAAACTTTAAAATTTCTTTTGATTCAAACTTTCCTTTATAATCTTCAAATTTAAATCCTTTATGATTCTTTTGAGTGAAACAATTTTCAATAACATCATCAATATGTTTGTGTCTTTCTTGTAATTCAGCGATTTGTCTAATATCATTTCCACCCTTATATAGACAATCAAAACTCATATAAATATATCTATTTTGAGATTGAATGAATATAAGTTCTCCATCTAATATAGTGTTATTATAACTATTTTTAGATTCTGGTAATATTATTCCTGTACTTTTAACATTTAACAAATCTGAAATTAAAAACACTGCATTTTTATATATGATTAACACATATCTTTCACCATCAGCTTTATCAGTAACAGCATATTTGTTTGGTAACTGATCAACTACATGTTGTACTTCTAATGACTGTGCTTTTCTCCCTTCAAGTGCAGTCATTGACTCTTTTTTAATACCAAGCATATTAATATATGAATCCAGTACTTCATTTTCCAATGATCTTGATATTACAAAATTACTTTGTTGTTGAATTTTTAATAATGTTGATATTTCTGTAAATATTTTATCTAAGTATTTTCTATCAGGATTTTTATTTTTAGACGATAGATCAATTTCTAATTCATATATTGGTACAGATGATTCTAATTCATTAATATTTTTTGTCATTTTAATATTTGTTAAATCAATAGCAATCTTTGCATCTTTAGAATCCTCCAAAATTAATGATATTCTTTGCTTATATCTGAAAGTTATTTCATTTCTAATTGTATAATCTAATTTTTTCAATTCATCTATTTCTTTTTTACTTACTTGTGTTTCTTCTGATAACCTAAAACGAATATCAAAGTCATTGATATCAATAACATTCTCTTTTTCTCTTATTTTTTTCATTAGATGTAATGTTTTATCTTTTTCAACTAATCCAGTTAATACAGAGAAAATAACATGATTCTTTCTCATATGTAGCATTTTAATATATTTATTAATAGAATCAATTCCATCGATAGTTATTCTGAATATTTCTCCTGATTTTTTACTGTAGGCGATATCAAGTGTATCATTTGATACTAATTTAAAATTATTTTTTTTGCTTTTGTGTGTCAAGTATTCTAAAATTTTAAGGAAATGTTCCAATCCCATTCTATTTTGTTCTTTTTTGTAATTAAAAAACATAATTTCAAATTCGCTTTCGGATGATATCTTTTTATATAAATCATCAATAGCCTTAATCACATTTTTATCTAATTGATCAGCAAAAGATCCTGATATTCTATATTTTTCTATTGTTGACATATTCTATCTATATTAAATAGTAGATATTCTTAAATTATTTTTAATTTCAAATTTTATTATTTAAGTATATATTTAAAAAGTATACATTTAAATAATTTATTTAATAATATCTGATATAAAGTTGGAAGTAATTATCCTTTTAGTAATTGGTTTATTATGCAGATAAATCAATTTCAGATGAAGTTTGTTCCTTATCAATTTTGATAATTTTTTCTGTTATTTTTTCAATATCATATCTAGAATCTTCTAAGAAACAATTATGATATAATAGCAATTTCATATACATTTGTTCTTCATATCTGAAATATTTTATATGAGTGCCAATAAATGATGAATTTCCAGCAGAATAAGAAACATCGCGATAAGATAAACGCAATTCAGGATCAATAGTATCTTCATATGGTAATGTTGTTATAATAGATGTATTTTCATTAGCAATTTTTCTCAAATATTCTGGTAAACGGCTGGTTTGTCTAATTACAGCATAATAATCTTTATAATCATTTGCTTCTTCAACAACTAATAATTTATTATATAGATGATTAATTCTACCATTTTTTTCAATAGAGCCATTAAATTGTCTTTCAATATAGTCTTTGATTTTTTCTCCCTTTAAAATATCTGTGAACAACCCATTAGTATCAATAAATGATTGAAATTCATCAGATAGTATAAATCGCGGAATTAATACACATTCGACATGTCTCAGACTAACGTTATTTCCTATATGCATTTGTATATTACACCAAGAAGGTTTTTCTTCTGTATTACAATAACTATATGGATTATTGGTGTAGTTGGTATCAAGTTTATAATATTTGTATTGTTCTTTATCATTAACTCTAAAATTATATTTTTTTGCCTCATTATATAATTTATTATTTAAATCATCACCTTCTAACGAAATATTATTATTATAAAATAAGTTATAATATTGAGGTTGATTTTCTACAATTGTATAATTAAATGTTTTTCCATCTGCAATAATATCATCTACTGAATGTCTGTGAATAAAATTTTTTAATAGATAACTAGTTTTTTTCATAATAAATTTAATTTCACCATATTGACTATCTAATCCATATCTAAATTGTGCTCCATATCCAGTACTTAATAAACATTGACAATTATCAAGTCCCGTACCAATGATTTTCAAAAAATTATCTATTGTTGTATTGTGTACAAATAATAAAGATGAAAATTCGTTCTTTACTGATTGGAAAGTATTAATTCTTTGTAATAACTCATTTCGTTTGTCTGTTATTTCTTGTTTTTCTAATGGATCGACATATCCCTTGTATTTATAAAAACTATCACCGTCATATAATAAACTAAATAAATATGTTTGTACCTTAAATGCTTTTTGTTGAATAGAATTAATATCTATATTTTTATTTTTAGCCTTATATTGAATCTCTTTACTAATAATATTAGGAGCATTCTCAATAAATTTTAATCTATCTGATTCTAAGTTATCTATTCCATAATATATAAATTTGTTGTATTTTTTAGCAAATGATGGACCGGTTTTAGTAATATTGCAATATATTTTATCTTCATATTGTGCTAAATGTTTTGTAATTATATCAACAAAATTTTTCATTTCATTAACATTATAGAATTTAAACATAAATTTTGGTTTATAACAATTATTTTCAAATTTTGGTTGTCGTATTATTGATCCAGAAAATGGTATATTGTTATCAAGACAAATACTAATAATATTTTCGAACACTGACACCATACAATTTAGACTAACATTAATATAAATTCTCCATAATTGATTATTAGATGAATTTTTTATTTTAGTATTATAGTAATCATACTTAATGAATGGATTAAAATTTCCTACAATTCTATTACCTGACATGAAAGCAATTTCTTCTCCAGTTATATATTCCTGTAATTTTTTTTCTATAATATATCTCATTATTTTATTATATACCTGATCATTTGTAATATTTTCATTATCACAAATGATATCATATATTTTTGTGACTGGTTGAGAAGATAACAATAATGTTAAATCATCAATAATTTGTCTTCTTCTTATAATTAATGTTATGGAATCTAATATATGATTCATATATATATATATATTATTGTTATTAAAATCTTCATAAATATTTTTTAATTTTACTAACAACTGAAAATTAGAAAAATATTTTAATAAATGCATGTGATTATATAAATAAAAAATTGATCTAAAATAATAATAAATATAGGATATATATATGAGTAAAAACGAAATGTCTACTGAAAAAAGAGATATTAATAAAATTCCAAATGAATATATTCCAATAGTATACAAAATTCCTCAACCAAAGGACAATATATTAAATTATAAAGAGTCTCCAGTATTTTCCAAGAATATAGATTATCCAAAGTTTTCATTAGGATTCCAACATTATATACATCAAAGTAAAACTAAAATGGAAATAACAAAAGATTTTGAAGGGAAAAAGAAAGTATATTATGTAATAAACAAGTTTGAAAGATATGTTGATGATTATGAGTCTGATGTGAATAATATTTCAAAAGCATATTTTGATGTAGATCCTAAGCCAAATATTTTGAGTAGGGCATTTTACAAATTATGGGAATTATTCTTTATGTTTGATCTGATTGATTTGAATAGTGATAATTTTGTTTCAGCACATTTAGCAGAAGGTCCTGGATCATTTATTCAAGCAACGATGTTTTATAGAGATAAATTTGCAAAAAAAGGATTGTCGAAAAATGATAAATATTATGCAGTTACTTTGCATGCAGAAGGTATGCAGAAACATATACCAAAATTAGAGGAATCATTTATTGATTATTATAAGAAAGAAAAACCACAAAGATTCATGTTACATAAAACATATTCTAAGGATGAATCTAGAATGTCTCCAGACAAAGACAATGGGGATTTAACCAATATTAAGACAATTAAATTATTTGGTGGTAATTTTAATAAACAAAAAGCTAATTTTATCACAGCAGATGGTGGTTTTGATTGGGATAATGAAAACATTCAAGAACAAGAATCGTTTAAATTAATTCTTGGACAAGTAATAACTGCCTTAAAAATTCAAGATAAAAAAGGTAATTTTGTTTGCAAAGTATATGAGACTTTTTCTGGAATCGCATCAAAATTAATTAGTATACTTGCATCTTTTTACGATAATGTATATTTAGTAAAACCATTAATGAGCAGAGCATCAAACTCTGAGAAATATGTAGTCTGTGTTAATTTTAAAGACCCAAAAGACAAAGATGCTAAAATATCTAAATTAGAAAATATACTTGAAAAGTTAAATGAATCAAAGAAAAACTTGGTTGATTATTTTCCAGAATTCAATATGGACGAAGAAACAAAGGCAGTGTTAATTAAATCAAATATTGATATAGCAAATAATCAATTTATAACAATCAATGAAATGATAACATTTATAAATAAGCAAAATTATAGGGGTGAGGAATATACAAATAGAAGACAAGATCAAATAAATGCATCAAAATATTGGTTAGCAGGATTTTTCCCAGACACAAAAGAATTTACATCAAAAAGAACTGAAATGATTTCATTTACCAATGAAATTATAGAAAGAAATAACAAACTTGTTAACAGTTTACAAAATAAATTAGAACTAAAGAATTAATGTTTCTTCTTATTTTTTTTATTCTTTTTTTTATTGGGTGTTTTAATATCATTTACACCCAATTCCCCATTTTCTAGTTTATCAAGTAATCCATCTGGCAGGAACTTAGTTAAATATTGACCTACATTTTTTTCTCCATCTTCAAAGCTTGTTTTACCAGCACGAACATCTCCAAGAACTTCTAACATTTTAAACAATGGTGTAATATCTTCTCCACTAATAACCATTTTAAACACACTATAATAATTATATGAAAAATCAGGATATTTATCCTCAATTGTTTGTTCATATAATGGATAATTAGTTTCCTTTAATGTTTTTAATTCTGGTGTATTCATGTATTCCAAAATACTAATAACTTGATCTAAAATTTTTTCTATTGGTACATTTCCAGATGTATTTTCTTCACCAAAATCGTAAACAATTCCATTAGATGTGTTTACTTCTTTATCTGAAACAATTTGTTTGTCCTTGATATTAAGATTCATTTACTATATATTCAATATATTAAACAAATCTTTAAATATAAACATTATTTGAATTCAATCAAAACAATACTATTCTTAAAGACATCAGAATTTATTATTGTATAAAATTTAGATAAAACTAAATCGTCTCTATAATCGCATAATAATTCTTTTAATGTTTGTATATATTCAAGTTGTGTAAAATTAGATTTATAACAATGCAATACTTCTAGTTTTGGTAAATTTCTAATACAATTAACATTTGTTTTGTTGCAATATAATTCTTTTAGATTTTTATATCCTTCTATCGTTTCAATAAAATTCTTTTCACAATCTATAATTTCAACATAAGGCATATCATTCAAATTTTTAAGTTGGTTATCAGAACACGACAACTTGATAATGTTAATTAATCTAGGAATTTCTGTTATAACGTTCTGATCACACCGTAATATTTCAAGTGAATCAATCATAGGTATTTTTTTAATAGTATTATTTGAACAATCAAGTCTTTTTAAATAGTCACATTGTGATAATTCATCAATTGATGAGATATAATTATGTTTAATTAGCAATTCCTCTATTTTTTCTGGTAAAATGGGAAGGGTTGTTAAATTATTTTCACATAAATCTAATACAATTAGTTCCTTAAAGATTGATAAGTCATCAATATGACTAAACTCATTTTCATTTAGAAATAAATAATTAACATTATCTGTTATTTTTTTTGGTAAATCTGGTAATTTTTTAAGACCTAGATGACTTAGATCTAACATAGAATAATTGTTATTTTTACATTCATTAAGTCTATATTCCAATAAATCTTTATCATCACTTTTATCTTTTAATCTTTTTATATCAATATCATTATAATTTTTACTTTTGTATTTTAAATCATTTCCTGTAATCAAAATAGAATTTTTAAATCCAGAATCATCGCCATATATTGAAATATGTTTATCTCTATGCATTTTAATTAATCTTTTATCATTTAATTTATATTCATACTCTTTTGCAGTTTCTGTATCAATTATATTATTCATGTTACATTATAATAACATAATTATATTTTTAAAATAAACCAAACATGATGATATTTATAAATGTAAATATCTAAATGTTAAACTAATTCTTGGTGTTTTAACATGAGCTCTTTTTGGTATACTATGCATCCAATAATCATTTGTAGGAGCATACATTACAAAAATACTACCATGTTCTAATTCTAATGATATTTTTTTAGGTACTTTTTGTGGAATAAAGAAGTATGGTTTAAATAATATTTCCCTTTGTGCTCCAAATGATACTCCAACTATAGTTGGATCCTTTCCCAATTCTCTTTCATCATCTTGATGGAAATTTATATATTGGTCACCATCTTCATATCTATTTATTAGAACAAAATTAAATATTTGTCCAGTATAGATTTCTACTTTATGTTTAATATTTTTAATAATAGTTGTAATTTGATTTTTATCATCCCATGATCTAGCATAAACAGCATTACCAGAAAATCTATAAAATGTGCCTGGATCACCATAGGCAACTTGTTTTCTTGGTATATCAAATGTTTTTCCATATAATTTAACTTGCGAGTCTTTGGCATCATTGTATATTAATTCTTTTTCTAATATATGATAATATTTATCTGCTTTATGTTTATTTATAAATTCAGGTGTATAATGTACATTTATACCATCAATAAGTGAACTAATGTATTTAGAATTTCCTTTTTTAATCATCCAATAATTAATAATATATATATTGCCAATTATTTAAATATAAAATAAAATCAATTTTTAAGCACAACATTTATCTCGTCTATTAATTCACCTTTCGTTTTTTGTTTTGATATTACTGTTTTACCTTTTTTTGTTTCTTTTTCTAATGTAATATTTAATTTCTTAGCAACTTCTTGTAATTCTTCAAGTTTCATTTTGGGAGAAATCTTAAATACTAATTGTGTTGCGGGTGTTATTTGTTTAGAATTATTATTTTCTTCGATATCTTTAATATAAGCATTTGCATCCGATTCATCTGGTATAATTTCTCCATAGTTATTTTCAATTTCATCTGACACATCAGTATTTTCTTTCTCTTCTATAATTTCTTGTGGAGTAGATTCACTATCTATCTTATTATTTTTACGGGAATCATCTTTAATATACTTATTAATATTTGATAATGTAATAGTAAATTGTAGTATTTTATCATCTTTTAAATTAGCATTCATTATATTAACATAATTTTTATCAACTGTTATTAATTTTTTAACTGGTCCAGAATTATAATCTAATAAACCACTATCGGAATATATTAATGGTTCAAATGTATCATTGTTAAATGCTAAAAATATATTAGGTCTAAACATATCATAGGTTTCATTGTCAGACGATACATATATTCTATCTTCCATTATGTTTAATACAAATATATTAATATTAAAGTAATCAGCTACAATTTTTACAATTATCTTATTTATTTTAAATTTAATCAATGAATTCATTAGATCCTTTTTAATCCAACCCATATTTGTGTATTCTTGTTGTTTAAATATTTCATCATTTGACATATATATAATTAGTTTATCCCTTAATTTTGTAATGTAATTAAATTGATCTTTTGTCGGCAATTTATCAAAATTATTTACCAATAAACTTAAAACACTATAATAAAATGATAAGTTATTATCATTATCAAATGTTTTTTTAATTCCATATCTAATAAAATCTTTAATAAATGGATCAAAAATTGTTTTCATTTTCTCTGGAAAATCATTGATATTTTTTGATTCACCAAACTTTAAACATGAAAAATTAAACTCATCATTACTCTTTATTTGTGATGGAAATACCATATTCATCACATCATTATTGACATCTTCCGTCGTAAATGATAAAATATATGAAATTAATTTTGGAGGGGTTATTCTAGTTTTCGACAACATTCAATATTAAATGATAATACCTTTTGTATCTATATTAATAATATTCAATTTTTTTTAAGTGTTTTTATTTTTAATTGATTTTGCAACTTGTTTTCTTGGTTTTAAATTCTTCTTTACTAAATTTTCTTGTATTGATTCACTTGTATTTGTATTGTGATTTGTTGATTGTGTTGGAGTTGATATAGTTGCAGATGTTGATGCAATTGGCGTTGTTGTATCCGAATCAGATAATATATTAACATCAAATTTTTGATAAACAACATTATCATTTAAATTATTTTCATTTGCAATATGATTATCGTAACGCTGTCTTTTTATCATATTTCTTTCTCTATTACTGTATTTTAATTTCGGATTTAATTTTTCTTGATCAGGAAAGTCATTTTTACTATAGGATGTAAATTCTTTCTTATCCGATTTAGTATCACTAGTTGTTGTATTATCATCTGGAGATCTTTTCTTTACAATTGATCTTAGATACAAATCTATTTTGTGATAAGTTGCATCATCTAATTTATGAAAAAGCATGAAAACACCATTCTGGTTTTCTGTTATATTTTTATTGTTTTCATATATTATTTCCATAATTTTTACCATATCTTCTTTTTTCTTTAATTTAGATATTTTTTCAGCTAGTCTTTTCTTCTTTTCATGACTGTAACTGTTATCCATAATAACTATATACTATTAATCAATATTAAAAACGCATGTACATAAACACAGTTATGATACTTAAAAAGATAATATTAATTATTATCCTTATTGCAAAAATTTGAAAAATATTTACTTAAAGATATTATTCTAATAAATACAATATTTAAAGATGGCAACGACTTCAGCTCCTAAATATGACATGGAACATGAAATGGGTATTACAGTTAAAAAATCGGAAAACTTCGGTGAATGGTATAAACAAGTACTAACAAAAGGAAAATTCATTGAATACTATGATATTTCTGGTTGTTATGTATTATTACCAAACTCATACAGTATTTGGGAAAACGTACAACAATACATAGATCGGGAACTTAAAAAAATAGGCGTTAAGAATGCATATTTTCCTCTATTTATTTCAGAAAAGAATTTATCAAGAGAAAAAGATCATTTGGAAGGATTTACTCCAGAAGTGGCATGGGTAACAAAAGCAGGCGACAGTGAACTTCAAGAAAAGATAGCTGTTAGACCAACAAGTGAATGTGCTATGTATCCAATATTTTCTAATCTTATTAGGAGTCATACTGATTTACCCTTAAAAATGAATCAATGGTGTAGCGTTGTTAGATGGGAATTTAAAGATTGTACCCCCTTTATCAGGTCAAGAGAGTTTTGCTGGTCAGAAACCCATCATTGTTATGCTTCAGAGGCTTCTGCAATGGAAGATGTTTTAAAAGTATTAGATTTGTATAAAAAAACATATAATGATTTGCTTGCAATTCCTGTTATTAGAGGTAGAAAAACAGAAGGTGAAAAATTTGCTGGCGCTGATTCCACATACACTATTGAAGGATATATTCCTACAGTAGGAAAAGGAATACAAGCAGCCACATCGCATAGTTTAGGACAACACTTCTCTAAAATGTTTGATATTAAATTCCAAGATACCGATACTGTACAAAAATATGTATGGCAAATATCATGTGGTATTACTACTAGATCATTGGGAATAATGCTTATGAATCATGGTGATGATAAGGGTGCAATTATTCCTCCATATGTTGCAGATGTACAAATTGTAATTATTCCTATCACAATGAAAAAGAGGCATGATGATATTATACAAAAATGTAAAGAATTAACAGAAACTTTATCAAATAGTGGATTCAGAGTAAAACTCGATGATAGTAATCATAATCCAGGATGGAAATTTAATTACTGGGAAACGATTGGAGTACCCCTTAGAATTGAAATTGGTCCTAAGGATGTTGATAAAAATGTTATTACAGTATGTAAAAGAACTGATTTTAAGAAATCAGTTGTAGAAAATAATGCAACTATTACAATGCAAATTAAAACACTATTAGATGAAATACATAATGATCTATATAATAAAGCAAATAATGAATTAATATCACATATCAGGACGCCCATCAATTCAACAGAATTTGGAAATTATTTGGATGAGAAGAATCTATGTCTTATTAGATGGTGTGGAACTGATGATTGTGAAAAACAAATTAAAGAAGATCATAAAGCTAAATCATTATGTATTCCAATGGATTTATCAATAGAGGTTAATGGAGATAAATGTACTATGTGTGGGAAAGATTCAAATATGAGTGTTTTATTTGGAAGAAGCTACTAAAATATTGAATAAAATAATATAAACAATATCATTTATTTATTTATTATTATTTCAAATGGATAATATTTATTTGAAACATTTGATTGAGAAGATTAAATTAAAAGAATGTGAATATAATACCATTAAATCAGTTTTGGAACAATACAATGGTGTTATTCAAGAGACCCTAAACAATATATTTTTAGATACTAATATTACCCCTGAAGAAATATTTACAAATTGTATTTATCAAGAAAAAGAAACTATTATTAAAGAACATGATGAATTTTATGATACATTATATAGAAACTTAGCATTAAAAACACATCCCGATAAAACAGAGAACAATAATAATGATTTTGTTAAAATCAAAGAAGCATATGAAAATAAGGATGTATTAACATTAATATATTATGGGGACAAATATAAATTACTTGACCATAATAACATTAATACGAATCTATTCATAATGATATTAGAAAAGAGATTATATGAAATGAAAAATAAAATAAAAACAATTAAAAATGGTATTCATTATAGAATTTTGATAGGTAATAAAAATGAAATGATCAGTATCATAAAAGAAACAATCAAATATAAACAGGAAACTATGGAATTGAAACAAAAAAATGAAAAATTGAAGAAGGAAATATACAATAATACTTAAATATACATCTACTTTTATTTATTAATGCAGGTTGACGAATGGAGTAAATATCAAGAAGAGAATGCAAAAAAAATTATTACAACTGATACAATTCCATTATCTTCAATAAAATATATTGGAGGTGTTGATATTAGTTTTAATAAAGCAGATCCTTCAATAGCATGTGGCTATTTAACAATCTATGATATTGATAATCAAAAAATAGTTTATGAAGACTATAAACAAATTAAATTAACATTACCCTACGTTAGTGGATTCTTAGGTTTCAGAGAAATGCCAGTATATACTGAATTGTTAAATAAAATTAAATCAAACAATCCAGAATACTACCCTGATGTAATAATGGTTGATGGATGTGGCATATTGCATCAAAGAGGTTTTGGTAGTGCATCGCATTTGGGATATGTTCATGATATAATTTCAATTGGTATTGGAAAAACTTTAATGTGTATTGATGGACTAGATGAGAAATTGACTAAAAAAGAATTTCAAGAGAAATGTAAACAAAAGGGGAATTATATTAAATTGATTGGAAACAGTGGTAAAGTTTATGGAGTTGCGCTGAAAGGTGCGCAAGACACATTAAATCCAATTTATGTTAGTGTAGGACATAAAATTAGTTTGGAAAGTGCAGTTGATTTGGTTACCAGATGTTGTTTGTATAGAATTCCAGAACCAATTAGAAATTCGGATCAAAAATCCAAATTGTATTTATGATTAAGCTATTTTATAATCATTAATAACAAAATATCTATCCAAGTAACAAGACACATTGAGTAGTATTTTGAAACCTTGATAAAAATAATCTTTAATAATTTTACCAGTTATATTATTTGGCAAAGTTATACCATTTTTAAATATACTTGAATTACCTATTCTACATGTATCTGTTTCTTTATCAATTTTAAGTAATTCGTATTCATATTTTATTGGAACGATTGATTCCACGTTACTATTTGTAGAATAAACATTTTCATAAATCTGGTCTGTATCTATATCTTTCGCTTTAATAAGAAATTTACTATATCCGTGTTTACCTGACATTGATTTCGTAATATCAATAATAATTGCTGGATGATTTTGAATTATAATTACATTTCCTTTATAAACTGATTCAATATTGGTTAATACTGTGTATGGATAATTTTGTGCTTCTTTTGGTTCATTCATTAAGATTATAACAATTATATAATAGCTATTATTGATATAATACAATTTTCATTTTTTAATATAATTATATATATATGGATACAGATATTCAACAAATATTAGTGAATATTAATAAAATACAAACACAAAGAAAAATAATTCAACAAATATCATTTAATACTTCACAATCATCACTTTCTCCTGAACAAGAACAAAAGTTATATGATATATTTAAAGAATATACTGCAGTATTAATTGAATACTTAGATACGATTGGAAAATATTTAAACGATATGTCCAATAAAGAAAAAAAAGATGAAATAAAAGAATTTGATGAATTTAATATGGCGATATTAACAAAATATAAAGGATTGAAGCATGATGAAGCAATTACTAATAGAGAAAAAAATAAAATTATAAATAGATACGAATGGTTTTACAGACAACTAGAAAATTATAATCGTGAGTATTTAGATAAGTTTGGTATTTTACCATATTTAAAAAAGAAGATTTCAAAGGTTTCTAGTAAAATAAAAGAATTTATAAATAGCATACAAGATAGTAATTTAAAATATGACGATCTTATTATTAAGTTAACAGACAATCTAAATATTATAAAGGACATCATATATAAATTAAATCTTATTAAAACGATGTATCAAAATTCAAAATATTTAAAAGAATATGTACAACAAGTTAAAGATTGTTTGGAAATTCCAATATATAAGGATAGTTTAATAGATTCTATTGATAAGGTTAATCAATTTATAAAAGAAATTGATTCAATGGAATTAATGAAATATGGTAATAATATCAATAAATTTAATGAATATTTTGAACAATACGGGACGAAATTTACAGAAATATACGAAACAATCAAGAATACTCCAAATAAAAATTCTAATCAAAAGGAATATAATGAATACATAGAATCTATATTAGAAAATATAGTTTATCATTCCTATATAATGAGTAAGATTTATTCTGATGAATTTCCGAATGAAATGAAAGAATTAATATCGGAGTTAAAAGAACATCTTATTAAAACGGTAAAAAATCATTTAGAAACATTAGGTTGTGATAGTAGTGATTCTCTATCTACTTTAAATAAATGTTATGAATTAGGTATTAATTTATATACTATACTGGGATTAAAGGATTATGCATCTATAGATGAAATCAAAAAAGCATATAGACGATTAGGACTCAAATTACATCCAGACAAATGTAAGCTTGCAGGAAATGAAAAAATATGTGAAAGTTGTTTTAAATTATGTAATTTTGCACATGATTATTTAACAAACGAAGATGATATTAGTATAATGATAACCGATCCAACATGGAAACATTATTTTAATACTTATGGAAGAACATTTAAAAAGATCTATGATGGCTGGTTAAGGGCTTGGCATACTGCATATCTATTTCCTAAAACACATGAATATTTTATGAGTTTATGCAGTACCAAATAAATAATTTGTTTTGATTGTTTAATGATAAATAAAAATATGAGGCATATATTTTTATTTATGCATTTATATTTTGGATATATAATATAATTACTTAATTATTTAAACATCAACATTTTAAATGAATTAAAATATTCACCATTATATATAGTTAATATATGTCAGACGATAAAACATCAAGTCAATCAGATGAATTCTTTGATGAGGATTTTGAAAGTTCATCAGACATAGATGAAGATAAATCAGTGTTGAGTGATAATAAATTAAGGGAATTAATGGGGGTTGATTATACTTATCCAGATAATGATGATCCTAATTTCCAAGAGAAAGTATATAAAAAACGTGAATTTTATTATCATAAAATGCCTAACCGTCCTAAAATGGATAAATATCAAAATATTCGTGAGTATAGAGATAATATATGTGCTGGTCCTAAAGGGCTTTTACCTCAACAATCATTTTTGAGTAATTTCATTAATCCGGATACTCCATATAGAGGTATATTAGTTTTCCACGGGTTGGGTTCTGGAAAAACTTGTGCAGGAATAGCGATAGCAGAGCGATTCAAACCAATGGTTCAGAAGTATGGTACAAAAATATATGTATTAGTATCTGGTCCGATAATTAAGGAAAACTGGAAGGATGAATTATTAAATTGTACTGGAGAAACATATCTTAAACAACAAGATGCTAGCGTATATACAAATGATGCAGACCGTATTAAAGCAAAGAAGAATGCTATTAGTATAGCTTTACAATATTATAGATTTATGAGTTATAGGAGTTTTTATAAGAAAGTATTAGGTGAAAAAATTCAAGAAAAAGTTAAAACGAAAGATAACAAAGTGAAGGTAATATATAGAAAGACAGAAGAAGGTGAATTTGAGAGAGATATATCAGTTGACAGAATTTACAATTTAAACAACAGTTTAATAATTATAGATGAAGCACATAATTTAACAGGTAATGCATATGGTGAGGCATTAATGAAAGTAATTAAGAATTCACATAATTTAAAGGTAGTATTACTAACAGCTACCCCAATGAAAAATTTAGCGGACGATATAATAGAATTAATTAATTTCTTAAGACCACCAAATGATTTAATATTGCGTGACAAAGTATTTACAAGTCAAAAGAATCATGAGATGGAATTTAAACCAGGCGGTATTGAATATTTGAAGAATATGACACGAGGATATATTTCTTATTTGAGAGGTGCTGATCCATTAACATTTGCCAAGAGATTGGACATGGGTGTAATTCCAAAGGGATTATTATTTACAAAAGTAGTTCAATGTAAAATGTTACCATTTCAAAGAAAGACATATGACGAAACTGTAAGAATTTCAGATGATACTCTGGATAGAAGAAGTGAAGCTGTTGCAAACTTTGCATTTCCAGGTATTGATGATAAAAAAGAGCTTGTAGGTTTTTATGGAAGGGAAGGTATTAATTCTGTTAGAAATCAGCTTAAGGCAAATTTAGAATTAATAAATAGAAAGATTGCGACTGAAATTCTGAATGATAAAACATTAGAAAATGACACTGATTTATTCTATGTATCAGATAGTGGCAAATCGATAACAGGAAAGATATTAAGAATAGAATATTTAAAGAATTTTTCAGTTAAATTTTACAAAGCATTAAAGAAGATAAATAGATTAGTATGGGGTAAAAAAGGAACAAGAACTGCATTTGTTTATTCTAATTTGGTCAAAGTAGGTATTGAAATTTTCCAGGAAATATTATTAGCGAATGGCTATTTAGAATATGACGATAATCCAAATAATTATAAGATAAAAGGCACAACAAGATGTTATTTTTGTGGTAAAACATTTGCAGAACATCAGCAAATGAAAGGAGATTTTAAAGTAAGAGAGCAAAGTAGACCACAAGATATGTCAGAATCATCAACTGAATATGAAAAACCAAAAGATTCAATGCCTGAACATATATTCCAACCGGCAACATTTGTATCTGTAACTGGTAAATCAACAGAAGAGGCTGCTGAAATAATTCCTGAAGAAAAGCAATATATATTAAGGAATGTATTTAGTCATGTTGATAATATGGATGGTAAGTACATTAAATTAGTGTTAGGTTCAAAAGTTATCAATGAAGGTATTAGTTTAAAGAATGTAGCTGAAGTGCATGTATTAGATGTATATTTCAATTTAGGTAAAGTAGATCAAGTAATTGGTAGAGCTATAAGACATTGTTCACACTATTATATGATGAATGAACAAGATCCATTCCCAATTGTAAAAGTATATAAATATGCGGTAACATTAGGAGATGAATTATCAAGTGAAGAAGATTTATATAAGAAAGCTGAATTAAAATATCTATTAATTAAGAAAGTAGAAAGAGCGTTAAAAGAAGCATCAATTGACTGTCCGGTTAATAGATCTGGCAATATATTCCCAGAGGAATTAGAGCAATTTAAAGATTGTGCTGAACCAGGACAAGCAAAAGAAGGTCAAGAATCATGTCCAGCCTTATGTGACTATATGGAATGTAATTTCAAGTGTGATAGTAATATATTAAATAATAAATATTTTAATGAAGCTGATAACATTTATAGACAATTAAATAAAAAAGAATTAGATTATTCAACATTCACTCAAACACTTGCAAGGAGTGAAATTGAGACAGCCAAGTCAAAAATTAAGGAATTATATAGAATGAAATATTTGTATACATTAAAAGATGTTGTAAATTATGTAAGAAATTCATATGAAGGTGAAAAGAAAGAATTATTTGATGATTATTTTGTATTTGAAGCATTAAATGAATTAACTCCAATAACTGAGAATGATTTTAATAATTTTAGGGATACTATTTTTGATAAATATAACAGACAAGGATATTTAATTTACATAAACAAGTATTATATTTTCCAACCATTTGATCAAAATGAGAATGTTCCAATGTATCATAGAACTGTATTTGATAAACAAATGCAAAGTAATTTAACTTTATATAATTATTTGAAGAATGTTGCTAAATTGCCATTAGGTAAGGCAGCTAAACAAAAGAAAGAAGAAGCAATTGTTGAGAAGCAACAAACATTATATGATTTTGATAGTATAATGGATTATTATGATTCAAGGGACGAATTTAAATATGTTGGTATTATTGATAAAGAATCAAGCAGAAGAAAGACTAAATCAGTTGAAGAGCTTGCAGATGTCTTTAAGATTAGGGATAAAAGACCTAAAGTATTAACAAAGAAACGTAGTACAGGGTTATCGAGTGTATTTGGTTCAGTATGTGCAACATCTAAGAGTAGAGAAATTTTAGAGGAAATATCTAAACATGTTAATATTAAAACCAAACCAGAAGATACAAGACATGACATATGTGAAAGAATTAAAGACAAACTATTATTTTTGGAGAAATATAGTACTGGTAAAGATAACATGACATATGTAATGATTCCAGCAAACCATCCATTATATCCATTCCCATACAATTTAGAGAATAGAGTTAAATTCATTAATGATAAGATCAAGGATAAAATTAAATTTAAGATTGAAATGACACAGAAAAAGAATAAAATACGTATAGATGGCAATGATGCATTTACATATACGATAGAAATTACAAATTCCAAGGATTTGAGTGAATTTTCTGCCTTGTTGAGTAGTATAGGATTTAAACTTGATGGAAAGAAATGGGTCATTAAAATTGAATAAATAATTAAATGATATAAAAAATACATCATATATAAATCTTAATTACTAAAATGGATTTTCCAAAGGAATATGTGGAGTTGTTGGATATGGAAAGGATATTAAATGTAACAAAAAACAAAAATAAATTAAAAGTTATATTAAAGAAAGACACAATCAAAGGAACTGGATTATATGCAACAAAACCTATTAAAAAAGGTGATACAATTGCTTATTATAAAATAACAACATTTAGTAGAAATGAGTATACTAGTCCAACCAATTATGTATATTCATTTGAGGTATATACATGTGCTGGTAGAGAAAGTAAATATTTAATAGGAGACTTATATCTTGATAGTATACCAGAACCAACAAATAATATACCATATTGGGGATTATTTATAAATGAACCATCTGAAAATCAGGATGTGAATTCAGAGGTTGATATGAATTTAGATGGAAATTATAAAAGTGAAAAAAGAAAAAGAGTAAAATGTGGTGGTAAATTAATATATAAAGTTGTAGCATTAAGAGATATTAATGTAGGAGAAGAGATAACACTTAATTATGGTGATAATTATGTTAGAAGCTATGAAGTAGCACATGTAACACCATAATAATTAGATTATTTTTTTATATTATTCCAAATAATATAAAAAATTTGAAAAAAATATATAAAACATAAAAATATATAATAAGTTATATATATCAATATGACGAGTCCATATATAAATACAAAATTACAAACGAGGGAGATATTACGCCCTTACCAAATGGATAATAAGATATATATAAATCTTAAGAATAATTTACAAAAGCTTACTGGTAAATGTTTTTCAAAATATGGTTATATTGTTAAGATAATAGAAATATTAGATTACAAAGATGGTATAATTGAAGCAGAAAATACAGAATCGTCTGCCTTATTTGATTTAGATTTTTCATGTCGTATCTGTGCTCCATTAAGAAACACACAAATAATATGTGAGGTAGAAAGGGTTAACAAATTACTAATTACTGCTAGAAATGGTCCAATATTAGTAATAATAACAAACGATAGAACCAATACAAACATATTTTTCAAAGATAACAATAACAATATAAGATATAAAAAAGATGGAAAATCTGATATATTACAACCACATGATTTTATAAAAGTAACACTGGTTACAATCCATTTTAATGATGGTGATGAAAATATAAAAGTTATAGGATTTTTAGACGATATAGCATCAGAGGAAGAGAAGAAATTTTATTATAAAGATTTATATACAGAAGAAGGAGAACTTATCGAATATGAGAAGTATGTGCGAAAAGATAAGGTAGAATCTCAAGAAGAAGAAATAAACGATATTAAACTTTAATTTATTTGAATAATACTTAAAAGATTTGTACTATATTATAAGTAGTAATAATTTTAATGGATAATAGGAAAAGTAAATTTAATAGAAAGGATCTTTATTGTATAAATTGTGGCAATGAAGGTCATTCATTTAAAGGTTGTGATGAACCAGTAACAAGTTATGGTGTAATATTAATTTCAATGGATGCAAATGACATAATCAATAAATTATCGGTTGATGAATTAGGAAAGGATAATGAAATGATAGTTCTCAACGATGAAAATATAGGTATAACATTTGAGGATCCAAACGATATACAATTATTTTGTTCAATTAAAAACTATATTAAATTTTTATTAATAAGAAGGAAACATACATTAGGGTTTCTAGAATTTATAAGAGGTCGATATAGTATTGATAATGTAGAAGGTATAATTTTTTTATTTAAGCAAATGACACCATATGAAATAAATAAAATAAGATTATATTCATTTGATGAATTATGGGATGAAGTATGGGGTGATAATAAAAATAAAGCAACATATCAAAACGAATATACATCATCAAAAGACAAATATAATAAATTAAAAAGTGAGGATAATGGATTTTTATCATTAAATTTCTATTTAGAAAATGTTATTCCAAGTTGGGAATATGCGGAGTGGGGTTTTCCGAAAGGGAGAAGAAACATGAAGGAAACTGATATTAATTGTGCGATGCGAGAATTTTGCGAAGAATCTGGTTTTAATATTAATGATTTTTCAATTATAAATGGTATAAAACCAATTGAAGAAAACTTTGTTGGGACAAATGGTATAAATTACAGGCATATATATTATTTAGCAATATCATGTACAAATAAAACTCCTAAAATTGACGAAAACAATTCAATACAATTTCACGAGATAGGCGCAATAAATTATTTTAATTATGAGGAAACTATTAAGAATATTAGACCATATCATACTGAACGAATAAAAATAATAACTCATGTATTTATTTATCTGATTAATAGTTTAATAAAATCAACTAAACATAAATGCAAACAATAAAAATTTATTTATGTAAAAATATTATAAAAAATACTTTTATAATATAATTTTAATGGAAATAAATAAAATATTATTTACTTATTTAAAAACAAATAAATATGATGAATTCACAAAATATTTAAAACAAAACCCTACATCTGATTTAAATATTAGAGATGAAACATCAAATTACTTAATAACATATGCAATTGTTAAGAATAATAAAGACATAGTTAATTTATTGTTACAAAAGGGATGTCGTATTGATGTATCTGATCAAGATGGGAGATCATTAATATATTTACCAATTAAGTTCGGTTATGATGATATATTGAAACTTATTATTGATTATGATAAACATAATATTGGTATTTCTATTATTGATTTTAAAGATTCTTTTCAAAACATACCAATTCATTATGCTATATTTTTCAAAAACATGTATGCAATTGACATGTTATTGGAGAATAACTCAAATCTCAATATGATTGATGAAAATGGGAATAATGCATTACATTTAGCAATATATTCAAAAAATTATGAAATATGTAAAAAAGTAATTGATAAGGATGTTAATATAAATTCAAGAACATCGACTGGAGAATCTGCATTGCATATCGCATGTAATTTTGAATTGATAGATATAATTAAATTATTAATTAATAACGGTGCAGATATTAATATTCAAGATTATAATAATGAGATCACTCCATTAATGTATGCAGTAACTATTAATAATAATACAATTGCAAAATTATTAATTACAAATGGTGCTGATCCTAACATACAAGATTTTATAGGAAATACTGTTGTACATTATGCAGTTGAAGAGGAAAACTATGAAATATTATATGAACTATTAAAATTAGATATAAATAAAATGCAAGCAAATGTTAATATCAGCAATATTAATGGTAAATTGCCAATTCATATATTATTAGAAAAGGATAAAATATACGAAAATAATATAATTGAAACATTGATAATAAATAGTAATTTAAATATTCAAGATGATAATGGTAATACAGCATTACATTTAATATGTAAAAATAACATATGGGAAACATACAAAAATATATTATCAAATAAGAAACTTAATATATTTATTGAAAATTATGAAAAGAAACGACCAATTGATTATATAGATAAAAAAGAAATTGATGCTTTTATGAATCTAGTTAGTAAAAGTTATTTATATGTGTTACGTAATTTTAATTTTATATGGAAAGAAGATTGGGAAAACCTATGTAATAAAGAATTATTTTATAATAAGTTAACAAATGATGAACTAAAAATAATAAGTAAATATATTAAAAAAACAGAGGATAATGTTGATGTATGTTATAAAATAGTTAACAATAAGCTTCATAATATATATAAATCTGCTGATAAATGCGGATATTCATCGTATCCAGTTAAAAACTCAAGAAAATGTATTGATATTGAACAGCCAACAAAAGTTGAATTGTGCTCATTTGTTGGTATAACATTGGATATATTATTTGGATTAATATATTTGTTAAATAAACATAAACATTCATGTTCAACAATATCATCAAATTTTAGGAAGAACGATGACTTATGTAACTATTATTTAAATTTAGGAATTAAAACGAGTAAGGGATGTGATTTCTATAATTTTGAAATAGTTTGGGTATATAAAAAATTATTTTTTTCAGAAAACTTCCATAATAATTTCAAGAAATGCTTAGTAAATAAACAAATTAGATTTATAATCATTCCATTAGGAATAGAAATTGAAAAAGGAAGTCATGCTAATTATTTAATTTTTGATAAAAAGAATTATGAATTGGAAAGATTTGAACCATATGGATCACATTCTCCATATAAATTCAATTATAATAGTAAATTACTTGATAATATATTATCTTTTAAATTTACAGAACTAGATAGTACAATTAAATATATATCTCCGGACAAATATTTACCTAAAATTGGTTTTCAATATTATGATGTATACGAATCTAAAACCGGAAAAATTGGCGATCCAGGTGGGTTTTGCGCGTTATGGTCTATATGGTATACAGATATGCGATTAACGTATTCAGATATATCAAGAGATAATTTAGTAAATAAATTATTAAAAACTATTAAAGCAAAAAACATATCATTTAAAAATTTAATTAGAAATTATTCGGTAAATATTACAAAATTGAGAGACAATATATTTACAAAAAGCGATATTAGTATAAATGATTGGTTAAACGATCAATATACTGAAAAACAATATAATGATATTATTAATGAAATAACAATTGCATTATCGAAATATGTTAAATAGATAAACAAGTACAGATATAATCACTAATGCAATTGAAATATAGATAAACATCCAATTTTTTTGCGTTCCATCATACATATTTAACATGTTACGTAATGCATCTTCGTATGATACTGTTTTTTTATTATTCATCAGATTAACTGAATTATGTACATCAATTAGCCACTTAACTAGATTTTTTTTTGATAATAATACAGTATCTGTTAACGGGTGTTCATCAATATGTTTCTTAAAATTTTCTCTACACTTTTGACATGGAAGAACTTCACCGACTGTGCGGATGAAATTAGACATATTTGATTTATCAATATCTGATGGATTATCAGGATATTCCAATGTTATACTATGCAAAAAAATCCATGCATGAGGGCCCCATATATCAGGTTTCATATTATATAAACACTATATATTTATTTAACATAAATAAATTTTCATACATCCAATTTTAATGAATTAATTTTATGATCAACAATAGTCATTTTAAAGTTGTTTACTTTATTTAACATATTGACAGACAATTGTATATTTAAGTCAGATTGTGAGTCTAATAATTTTTTAAACTCATTGATATTTTGTAATTTTCTTTTATTAATTTTAGATATTGTAGCCATACTATATATTTTTCCATTAATATTAATTAACGGGAACCCAAACTCATTTGTATTTTCCAATAATGTATTATTAATCATTGTTTTGTCTATATCAAGTAACACAACTATATATTCATTATCGTTCCTATAAGGATTTTTAAGATAATATTCAGAAAACGATATCCCTATATTTACTCCAATATTTATATAATTATTGATTATATCTTCACTCAACTCAATAAAAGTGAATCCTCCTATTGTAATTAGATTATTATTAAAACTAATTGGAATATATCTCAGTGATGCTAATGGTCTAGCATATATGAAAATATTTCTTTCTGTATAATCATTTGGATCTTTCTGTGTTGATCTCATTATTTTTAATGGAATTTTATCTCCACATATAAAATTGAGTGCTATATATGTTCTAAAATCTAAATAATAATCCATTTTACTATCATAAAGTTTAAATGAATTATTTAACTTCATTCCATTGATTTCAATAATAATATCCGATTTTTTGAGGGTATTACATGGAATCATTTTTGAGATATTGTAATCATAATTATTATAATTGATGTTATATGTATTTTCTATAATTTGACCATATACTTTTTCATATGAACTTTCTTTTGTAAAATCGCATGATTGAAATTTTCCAACTATTGTACATAATCCATTAAACGATGATTTTAATTTAATTTCATTAATGAATCTCATAATAACATTCGAAGGAATAACATTTAATAATGAATTTTCAATAGATGATATAATTCCTATAATTTTTTCGTTATACATTATAAAAGATCCACTCAAGCCAGATAATTCATAAATATCATCAAATGATTTTATTAATTGTAATGAATATCTTGGTATTATTGGGATGTTAAGGCTTTTTAATTTATCATATCCTGTATCAATAATATTAATAACTTTTGCATCAATTTTTAATTTAATTATATCATTTTTCTTACAAAATGTATCAATATCACATGATAATACTTCGACATCGTGATTAATATGATTAATATTTAGATCAAAATCATATACAGTAAAACAATTTTCGTTTGCATGAAATCCAATCACTTCTAAACATGCTAATTCAAGTTCATCTGAAATATATTTTGTTTTACATTTATACTTTTTATCATTAATAATAATGTATTGTTCCATTGTATTTTTTATACAATGGAAACATGTAATAACATAAGTATTATTATTTATTGTTAATAGATTACCAATATTAACATTTTTAATTTTTTCAATTCGTTTGGATTTATCCAATATAATGGGATATGTCAATGCATTTGAATCTGATATTGCACATAATATACCAAACTTCTCCATACATAGATTTATATAATAAGTGTAATATAATGATTAATATTAGATATAATTTTCAATATTTTTATTAATGTCTATTCTTATTTAATTCATTAACTAATGAACAAATGAATGTATTATTTTTATATATATTCTCAATTAGAACAGATCCACCGAATTGATTTTTAAATAATGTATGTTGATTAAGTATAGCATGTTTAATATCCTGATTATCATCCACAACTGTAAGTGTCTCTAATGCATTTTTATCATAATTATTTAAAAGAAGCATCTTAATATTATTAATAGTATTTATGTAATTATTTGTAAAAGCAATATAATTTTGATTATTATTATTATTTATTGTTAAACTATTTAAAAATGTTGTTATATATTTTTGATGTAATGGTATATTATACTTTTTATAATCTATTAATGTATGTGGTATAATTTTTGATATTAAAGTATCATCGATAATTTCTATAAAATGAACATCATCATCGCCTGTATTTTCATCTTCTTTTTTTTTAATATATAATATTGTTAAACCCATTTTGTTAAGGAATGTATTATTTTCAATAGTATATCCTAGATCTATTTTGGGTTTAAATAATTTTGCAACTTTATATACATAATTAATATTAGGATTCATGACATTTAGATAATAATAATTATTGTCAATTACAGCAATACTTTTTGCTATATTATATGAATATCCATGCATTAATGATATTTGTAATCTTTTATGTTTTGAAGCAGTTAAAGTATTTACAGTATATGGCGTATGAGTATCAAACCAACTAAAATCTTCATCTTTAATTTTATCTATTTCTGGATCTTGATCGTTTAATTTATTATCGTATTTATACATTTCATCTAACAAATATATGTAATAGTCATAAAATCTAATAACGTTTTCATATTTTAATAACTTTTCTTTACACCATTCTCTAATAATTGGCACATATTCAATACTTTTTATTTTTTCAATATATGATTTAGTATAAATATTATTTAATGTTAAATTGTTTAATTCGTCTTGAGATAATTGACTGCTAAACACTAATTTATTTGTATTATATAAATGGAGCATATCATTGAGAATATTCTTATTTACAAGTTTAAAATTATTATTATTAACTCCATCAATAAACAGTTTTTTTTGTTTTTCTAATTCTACAGTAATAGTTGATGTTTTCCTATTTTTTATAATATCATCAATCGATTGTGGTGTTGTTTTTATTAAAGTAGGAAATATGGTTGTAAAGAAATGAATTATGGAATCAGCTATTTTAATTAAACTATATGAATCACCATATTTGTTACCATATAAATTCTTTGCTTCAGTGAATGACATTTTATATTTACCATTATCAATTGTATCGAATATTATATCTTTAACGGTATTCAATACTAAATGCATTGCAATTAATTTAATCATATCATCTTGGCAACTATGTATTCTACTATATATAAAACTAAGTATATGATTTTGCGTTAATATTGTAAACGATTCTTTAATTGTAATAACACGTTTACCAAATTCTGTTTTAATAACATTATCGCCATCAAATACAATAAATAGGTTTTCTCTTAAAATATCCCAAAATGTTACCATTTTTTTTGAAATAAATCTGTCTTGTTCTTGTATAACTTCACATTTATTTTCAATAGTTGTTATTGTACCCAGAATATTTCTTCTAAAACATAATTCATTTGGATGAACAATATAAAATGATCCATATTCATCATCTATTGTTTCTTTATCAAAACCTGTTTTATAATATGTATGTGGTGGAATATTATTTTCATAATCATATTGTGTAACATTACCATAATATTTATAAAATTGATCTTTTATAAAATATTTATTTTTAATTATTCTATCAAGGTTGAATTTATAATCATTTAATAAAATATTACTATTTATTTCTTGCGTATTAGGATCATTCTGATTTGTAAAAAAAGTAATATTATCATTATTATCTTTAAGCATACCAAACATTATATCACTTATATCCAATATAGATATATTGAACTGACGTCTATTTTTCTCCATAGTACCTTTTTCATAAATATAATAAACTGATCCTGGTCCAACTCTACCAACTCTACCACGTCTTTGTAATCTACTTGATTCAGATATATATGTTGCTTTTAATGTATCATTTCTTGAATTAAAATCATATACATTTGTTTTTTGAGTACCTGTATCAACAACATATTTTAAAGAGTCAATTGTAATGGATGCTTCTGCAATATTTGTTGCAACAAGAACAACTCTTTTATATGTACCCGGAGGTACTTTTTGAATTTTTGTTTCATCATATTCCACATCAAAATCTTGATTTTTAGGTATGGTTATTTTATTTTTATCTTTTAATAAAACATTTTCAATAAGTTCTCTTTTATATGAATTAAGTTGACTATAATATGGTAATGCAATAATGTTTGAAGATGTTATTTGATTTAATTGAGTAATTGAATCTTTGATTTCTTTCATACCTGGTTGAAATAGCAATATATCTCCATCTCCAGTTGTATCTAAGATTTTTTTAACTATCATAACTGGATCGGTTTTTGGAATATATATGTCATCAATTTTATATTGTGTTGTTTCACCAGGTGGAGATATGTGAATTCTCCTATCAACATTTATTCTATCTAAATTATATTTTTCTATAAATGTATTAAGTGGATACATTTTATTATCATTTATATCCCTATAATATCTTCTATATACCGGCTCATCTTCTTCCATTGTAGCGCTAATAATGACTAATTTTATATCATTGTTATAATATGACACATATTTCATTCTAGTTAAAATCAAATCCATATTATGATTATGTTCATGTGCTTCATCAACAATTACAATATCATAGATATTTTCATCTTTATAATTTTCTCCAGACAATTTTTTTAATAATGGATTTCTAAGTTCATTAATTAATGTACCATCAGTCATTATTTTCAATGTTAAAATATTTTGTTTAATATCATGTTTCTTTTCTTTTGTTTTATATTGTATATAATAATTATTATGTTTCATAAGATCTCCAATACTTGAATTATATTGTTCTATTGGAATTCCCATTTGATTAGCAATTGTATTTGCATTTTGTTTTGTAGGGGGGATTCTTGGTTGAGTACATGCAATTTTACCCGTTGTCTTATAGTCAATCATTTTAAGAGCATATAATAATAATTTTGGAGTTTGAGTTGATTTTCCAACACCAGTTCCACCAGTAATATAAATTATCCTATTATTTAGATAATGATGGAAAAATCCTATTTGAGATATCCAATCCATAGCATATGTATGAATCCATCCACTCGCATTATAATTAAAATCACATAATGCATCTAAATAATTAAGTTTATCAGGTTTTCCATCTCGTCCTTTATAATTTATATTAATATCACCAAATTTCATATTATTTATAAAATAAATAGATTCTTTCCATCGTTTTTCTAATTGATAATTTTTTATCACATTACTTTTAACTTTCTGATGTATGGCTTTATTTCGTTCATTTGTTTCTGATGGTAACATGGAATAGTCAGTGATACTTTTATCTGGGACAAATTCACTTAATAATCCTAATGTTGCCAAAACATCAAATGATATAGTTGCTATATTTTTTTGAATACGATTATTTATTGATACATTTTGTACAATTACTTGGCTTATTTCTAATTCCATCAAATTTTTTAAATATCTTGTTATATTAAACCATTCAAGTATTTCTTTGTAATTAGTTGTATTCATATTAATTCTTTTTATAATAGTAGTTTTATCATCATCTGTTAATGAATTCCATAATTTGGGAAATTCTTTATATTGTTTACTTCTATCTGATTCATTTGTATCAATATAATGTACTAGAGATTTGGCATAATTATATACATTTTTAACAGTAAATTTATCATCTATTGTTGCTTTTGGTGTTTCTGAATTATCAAGATTATACATATTATCGTCTTTATTAAAGTTAATGTAGAATTGCGCATACCATGTTCCTCTAAGTTCAAAAAATACATCTTTAATATATTCATAAATATGTTCTGGTAACTTTTCTAAACTCTTTATACTTGTTTTAATTTTATCATTTATAGAAATATCGTCATTATCATCATTATCATCATCATCGATATTATCATCACCAGAAATATCAATATATCCATTATTTTTTGCAACATGTATATTTTTATATCCTCTATTAAAAAATATCATTAAACGTTTCATGATATACCAAATTTTCGAAGTTGTAATATTTTCATACGATCCATTATGTATTGTCATATTAATAAGTTGTTTCCATTGAGTTATGAATGAATCTCTCTTATTTTCTGGTAAAAAATTCCATGGAATATTTTTAACACAGTCTTCAATGTTTAATAGTTTATTTAATATATATACAAGTTTATATTCTTTATTATCTATTTTAAGTTCATAAATTATCCATTTAATATTTTTAATATTATGATACAGATAATTTGAAAATATATTGTATATTTCTCCTGCATCCAAACCTTTATACAATCTTCCGTCCTTTTTAGTTGGATCCCATGATTCTATTTTCCTAGATAATGCTGCATTATTTGTATGTACAAACGAAAGTAAACTACCATCAGTTGCAGTATATTTATCAACTGGTCTAATATTTATCCAATTTACGTATAATTTATTTGCTATTGTTTTAATAGTATCAAGTAGTAATATGTAATTATGTTTCAAATGATCTTCTGAAAATTGTATTTCTTCTGCTAATATTTTATTTCCAGACCTAATTCTCTTACATCTTCCATATTGTAAATTAGTATATTCATATAATGGTTCATTTTTATTAATATCAATTGGACTGTTTTCTTTTTTCTTAACATATAATTCATTTAACGATCGTAATGCCTTTTTTTTAATATTTGATGTATCATCAATATAAGGTAATAGACAATATAGTAATCCCATTGTATCTCTATAATTATTTTGTTTAAACTGATATTCATAAATTACTTTTTTATTCATATCAAAATTAAATTTAATAGCTATAACATCAATTATATCAAGTAAATATGTTAATAATATATTTTGATGATAGCTATTTAAATTAGGAAATATACTGTCAATTACATTTGTTTTTATTTCTGCTTTAAAAGTGTTACTTATGAAGTAATAATCCATATTACCAGTGTTTATTAATATAAGGAAGAAAATATTTGTTTCGATATAAATTAATTATATATTAAGCATTTATTGTAATAAAATTGAAAAAATAAAAATACATAAATAATGGATTATATAATGATAATATTTATTTGTATGGACTATGATAAATTACATAGGAGAATAAATCATATGATTGAATATGAGACTGACGATTTTTTTGTAAATATTAATTTAAAACCAGAAATAGCAGATAAATTATTAGAATATCAATTTATGCATGTTTTTAACTTGATGACTGCTTTTCGTTCACATAATATAGTTTTAGATGGTTCTGATATGGGTACTGGAAAAACATATACTGCTATAGCATTATGTAAACAACTAAATATAAAACCATTTATTATATGTCCTAAACCGGTAATATCGAATTGGAGATATGTTTGTGATGCATTTAATGTTACACCATTAGGTATAGTAAATTATGAATGTATTAAAGCTGGAAAATATTATGACAAAAAAGGAAATAGAGTAGATTGTAATTTTATAGAGGTGCGTGAAATAAATAAAAATAATATTGAATTTAAATGGAAACTACCGCGGTATTCAGTGGTTATATTTGATGAGGTTCATAAATGTAAAAATACTAAATCTCAAAATGGAAAATTATTATTGTCAACAAAAGACTTATGGAAAGTCTTAATGTTAAGTGCAACTCTTTCAGATAAACCAGAAACATTTCATATTTATGGATATATGTTAGGATGTTATAAAAACATAAGACAAGCAAGTAATTGGATTCATGGTATGTTATTAGAAGATAAATCAAATTTGAGTTCAAAACCACAATTAAGTGCAATAAACAAATATATATATCCAGAAAGAGGTTCTAGAATGAGAATTAGTGAATTAGGTGATAAGTTTCCATCTAATCAAATATCAGCTGATTGTTATTATATAGACGAAGATAAAAGAGAGTTAGTAAATAATTCATTTAAGAAGATAAACGAATTATCAACAAAACTAAATAGTGCATTAGAAACTAATAATAATGCAGAAATATTAAAAGAGTTAACTAAAGCAAGAATGTTATTAGAGGAATTAAAAATTTCAATAATTGAAGAAATGGCAAATGATTATATAGAAAATGGTTATAATGTAGTGATATTTGTTAATTTCAATAATACAATAAATAAATTATCTAAAATACTAAATACCGATTGTATTGTGAATGGTGGTGTAACGGATGAAGATAGAAATAATAATATAGAAAAATTTCAAAGCAATAAATCAAACATTATTATATGTAATATATCTATAGCATCCGGAATTAGTTTACATGACCTTCATGGTGTTCCAAGAGTGTCAATAATATCCCCATCATTTTCTAGTTATGATTTAATTCAATCACTAGGTAGGATTTGCAGAGCTGGATCGAAGACTCCGGCATTACAAAGGATAATATATTGTGCAAATACATGTGAAACAATAATATGTAATAGATTAAAAGAAAAATTAAAATTTTTGTCAAAATTAAATGATAGTGATTTAATCAATATTGATTAATATTTCATGTTTTTTTTATTTGTTAATAATATAGTTATTTATCTATGAGTATAAATAGAGATAAAAAAGATTATCAAATAAGTAAAAATGGACGTCAATGTATTGGTCCTTGTTATGAACCAAATAAATGGGTTGTTCATCCCCTAACATTATCAATTGTAACTAATAATTATAATCCTTTTTGTACAACAAAAGAATGGTTTGATGAGAAAGGAAAATCGCATCAAACAGATGAATGTTACGAAGTTAGTGCAGATGGATATATTGATGTTGGAACATTTATGATTCCTGAATCACAATTCACATGTCAATATTTTTTAAAAACATATTACAATATTATTTCGTTTGAAAGTGCCATTGAAATGATACTGGAAAGTAAAAATCCTATGAACACAAATTTGAGAATATTAAATTGTGCCTGGAAAGTATATGGTTCATCTGTCGATATCATAAATGATAATACAATAACATTTTATATAAATTTAATAAAAAAAGAATGGATACGAGATATATATCCCGTTATATATAAATATATCAATATAGATGGTAGTAATATATATTTAAAGGAAAATGATGATGATATAAATAAATATCAAGTTGAAAAAATAAATTATTTTAACAAAAAAATAAATCAACCACAAATGATTTATAAAATTTTATATAATTACATTGATGATAATAAATCTGATTGGAATAATATTAATGATCATAATAAGAATATAAAGAAATATCTAATAAATTACATTAAAGATAAAATTTTTAATACAATAAATGCTAGTGAATAAAATTTTTTATAGTATAGTATATATAATATGTCAATCATATATACTCCAACAAGTTCTGTTATATTAACTGATCCAATTAGTCCATTAATATCTGAACATGTATTGACACCAATTTCCCCATTCCAACCATTAACACTAAGCTTTGAATTTAGCAAACCAATAATTGGTGTATATGAAACAATAGATACTAATCCAGAAGTAAGAAAGAAAATGACTGATTATTATTTTGATCTTATTAGAGATAAATGGTTATTAGATGAAATAAATGATATTCTTAATTATTTTATATATAAAGATGGAAAAGTATCAATGATAAAGGATTTATCTGAATATAACTCAAATAATATTTCTAAAGATACTGATCAAATAGCAGAGAAAAAAGTAGAATTTATAGAAAACAATATTTTTAACAAATATAATTTAATTGAAGTTCTCACTAAATTTGGTAAAGAGATAAATTCAAAATGGGTAGATTTTCCAAAACATGAATTCTTTTTACGACAAGTTGTACAAGAATATATAGTTAAAGAAATAAAGAAAAAAATAAAAGGTCAAAAATAATAGCTTAAAATAAAACAACTTAAAAAGTAATTAAGATATATTACTAATAGCAATATGTCTAAAAATATTTTACAGGAGTATTTTTTCTATCAAGAGAAATATTCAAAACTTTATGGGAATAATACCATTGTTTTTATGAGAATAGGTGATTTTTATGAAGCATATGCAACAGAAACAAAAGGATTTGAATTATCAAGAATTGCAGAAGTTACAAACCTTGCTAAAACTAAAAGAGATAAGAAAATAGAACAAGTAGATGATAAAAATCCATATATGATGGGATTTCAATATGCATCATTACATAAATTTTTAAAATTAATGGTAGATAATTGTTTTACAGTTGTTATTGTAGATCAAATAACTCCTGCTCCAAATCCTAAAAGAGCAGTGACAGGTATTTATTCTGCTGGTACATATATTAACGATAATGATACAATTGATTCAAATAATATTGTTTGTATTTATATTGAAGATGAGAAACAAATGTCAGGAAATTATCTAACATGTATTGGATTATCTTCTGTAGATCTGACTACTGGAGAATGTTCTGTTTATGAAGTATGTTCAATTCTTGGTGATGAAAAATATGCATTAGATGAAGCATATAGATTTATAATTAGTAATAATCCTAAAGAAGTTATTATAACAAGAAAAGAAATTGAATCCATTTCAATGAAAAAAGATACTTTAATATCATATCTTGAACTTGATAATAAAAATATACATTATATAACAAACCAAAATTTGAATAAAAATTTTTATAAATTGAGTTATCAAAATGATTTTTTTGGAAAAATATACAAGAGTGGAATGATGAGTCCAATTGAATATATAGATATGGAAAAAATGTATTATGCTAGAATAAGTCTCATTACATTATTTGACTATGCATATAAACATAATGAATCATTCATTAATAATCTGGATAAACCATCTGTATTTACAAATACAAACCATTTAATATTAGGTAATAATGCCATTTATCAATTAAATATTTTGGAAAGTAATTCAATGGAATTAAACAATGTTAAGTTTAAGAGTTTATTTGATGTAATTAACCATACATCAACAGCAATGGGAAGGCGTTTTATGAAACAAACCATATGCCAACCATTAACTGATATCAATGAAATTCAATTAAGATATGATTGTGTAGAAGAATTACTTGAAAATGATTTATATCAAACACTTGAAAAACATTTAGAATATATTTTAGATATAGAAAGATTAGGTAGAAAAGTATTTTTGAATATAATTCATCCATATGAATTTGCTAATTTGATTGAAAGTTTTAATGAAATTGATAATATTTATAAATTAACAAAAGAAAGCAAATATCTGTCAAAATATAGTCCACATAATAAATTGATTAATCAAGTAAATGAGTTTTTAGAATTTTGTAATAAGACATTTGATATGAATGAGCTCAAAAAACAAAATCTTAATGATATTACTGGTTCGTTTTATATAAAAGGTGTATATCCACAAATAGATGAATTAAATGACAAGGTTGTTAATAATATTCAAATTATGGAAGATATATGTCAAGCATTGTCAACTTATGTTGATGACACAAATAAATTTACAAAGAAAAAGAAAGCCAAATTAGAAGAAGATAATGATGATAAAGAAAATAGTTTTATAAAACTAAAAAAAAATGAAAGGGATGGATATTATTTGGCATTAACAAAGAGAAGGGCAGATATGTTAAAAAACAAATTAAAAACATTAGAAGTAATTGAAATATCTGAAACATTAAAAATACAACCAGATAAATTATTATTTAAGGATGCAATACCAAACAAACAAGGCAAATATAGTGATACTAAGATATTTTTTACAGATCTGAATGATAAATCAAATGATGTTATTCATCTCAAGGAAAAATTAATTGGTATTGTTAAAAAGAAATATATTGATTTATTAGGATCATTTGGTACAAAATATAAAGATATGTTTAGAATTTTATCACAATTTATATCACGAATTGATTTTTTGAAGTCAAATGCAAAAACAGCTAAAATGTACAATTATTGTAAACCAGTAGTTATTGAGAATCTGAATAATGGTTATATGAATGCAATTAACATGAGACATCCTATTGCTGAAAGATTAAGAACAGATATTGAATATATTCCTCACAATATAAAATTAGGAAAACCAGTTGATTATAAAAATGGGGATAATCTGTTAGAAGGTATATTATTATATGGTTTAAATTCTGCAGGTAAATCGACATATATGAAAGCATGTGGGTTGAATCAGATAATGGCACAATGTGGTATGTATGTTGCCGCTGAACAATATGAATATTCTCCTTATGAATCAATATTTGCAAGAATTACTGGAAGTGATAATATATTCAAAGGTTTATCTCAATTTGGATTAGAAATGACAGAATTAAGAGCGATACTTAAAAGGAATGGTCCAAAAACATTAGTAATAGGAGATGAAGTATGTAGAGGTACCGAACATATATCTGGTAATTGTATCGTGGCAACAACGATCATAATGCTGGCTAATACAGGTTGCAGTTTTATATTTGCAACACATTTACATGAGATAGCGAATATGGAAAGAATTAAAAATTTAAATAATGTTAAGACATTCCATTTGACAGTTGAATATGATAGTAAGAATGATATGTTAATATTTGATAGATTATTAAAAGAAGGGTCCGGTAGTTCTATATATGGATTAACTGTTGCAAAATATATTATAAAGGATGATGAATTTATAAAACTTGCCCAAGATATAATGAATGAATTATTGGATCAACCAAATGAATTATTGACGGATAAATCATCAAAATATAATAGTCAAGTATATGTTGATACATGTCAAGTATGTGGAAAGAAAAATACAACAAAAGAACATGTTGGTATGTTAGATGTTCATCATATAAATTTCCAAAGTAATTGTAATGAAAATGGATTTGTAATTGGTAAATCACATATACCAATGAATAATAAATGTAATTTAGTTGTTTTATGTAAATCATGTCATTATAAAGTACATCATGATGAATTAGAAATTAATGGTTATAAAGATACAACAAATGGCATAATATTAGATTATAAAAAAACAAATGAGAATGAATTTGTAATAAGTACTCCAAAAAAAATAAACAATAAAATAAATAAAGTTAATAATAAAAAACAAGTTATTGTATCTAGTAAATAAATTATTTAAATTCAAATCTTTCCAAATCATAATCACCTAAAAATTTATAATCATAAGACGATTCACATAATATTTTTGGTTCATCAAATGATATTAAACATGAATAAGCATTTGATTTTTGTTTTATGGAGTCTTTTATCTGTTTCAACATTTCGATAATTTGATCATGTGATGGACCTTCAATTCTAACTTTATAATTTGGTGGAGATGTAATTAAAACAGAAACTTTATAATCACTATTATTTTTAAATTTAGTAATATCTAATATTTCTTTTATTTTTGTGATTGCATTTTCTTCTGATATATGAAGTGTTAAAGAATTTTCCATAACTGTATTATTAATAGTAACTCTTTTTGTTACATTATTTAATGCCTTATCAACAAAATCATTTGTGAACAGCTCGTCCGTTAACACAATTTTTGGATTTCTTAATATATCTCTAAAAATAATTGTATAATTATGATCTTCATGTTGTTCATATAACTTCCAAACTGTATTTGTCATAACATCATTAATAGAATGTATAATATCACTTGAACTAACATCACAATGTTTCAAATACATAATATAACATTCGTTAACCAGTTTATTTATTGATGTACACGCCTTATATTTACACATAATTACTGGTTCTTCTTTATTATCCATTCTTTTTTTAGAAAGATCAATAAGTTTTTTATTTGTATCAACTTTCAATACAACTGTTGGTAACACTTCACCAACCTTTAAAATATGTTTCTTAACATATTTTGACTTTACTATTTCTGATAATGATATAAATCCTTCTAAATTTTCATATTCTATCAAATCAGCATAATAACCATATTCATCTTCTCTATTAATTTTAACCATAACAACATCATCTTGTTCTGGAAATTCGTTTTTGTAAAATCGTTTGATATTCATATTTATTATGTAATAAATAAAAATAACATTATTTTATATATCTTAAAGTAATAATAAATCAAATTTTTGTAGTTTTATAGACCTATTTCTGGATTATCATTTATAATATTTTTATTTGTAACCCATAATAAAATTTTAGCTATCTTGTCCCCCTCTTCAAATAATTGTCTTAACTCAACATTAAAATTTTCTCCAATCATATTTAATTTTTTAACTATTTTTTTTAAATAATAATATGTCTCTTCATCGTCAATGTCTGATTTATCAAGTGTATTAACGAATAACATTTCATTATTCTTAACATCATATTCTAATGATCCTGGATCATATATTTCCCAATTAATATCTTCTAATAAAAATCCACCAGCTTTATTTTGGTATCTTAATAAAATTTTTACTGCTTCGTTTTTGAACTCTTCAAATGTCATATTTTTTTTTGATTTCATTTTATAGTTATCTAATTCATATGATAATAATAATTGTTTTATTTTATTTTGATCCAAACATTTTAATACAACATGCTTCATTTCAATATCATCCATTTTATGATAATTTTGATGTATATATTTTGCTAATTCTTCTTTTTCCTTTTTAGTTTTAAAAGATGTATCTACATTATAATTATTATAATATTCTAATTTATGCAATATATTATATTTTTTAATATCACGTTCTTTATCATATTGATTTAATAAAAGTAATAGATTTTGTTCCATAATATTTTGATTGAAGTAATGTTTGTTTATATATTTTAAGGATTTCAATTTTATTATTTATGAGTATTGATAAAATAAATAATAAATTAAGAATAAAGAAATATACTAATATTTTAAAATTGCAAATTAAATTATACAACTTTAAGCGAATATGTTTTCTTATCAATATCAACAGTCAAACATGGCATTAATAATATTTTTCCTATATTGGGATCATATACTATATGTTTTTTTGTATTGATCCTTTTTTCCTCGGAATATGTTGATAATTTTTCGATTAATTCATTTTTCATTGTTTCATCTTTTATATTTTCATTAATATATTCTTTAATTTTTGTGATTTGATGGAATGGTAATAATTTATTCCATTGTTTTTTATATGTATATTTATCAATTTCCTTAAATATATTATCTTTTTGTTGTTGTATAGTTTCTTGTTGTTTTGTAGGTACATTTAATAATGTTTCAAGTAACTCAATTCTTTTAGTAACATCAATTTCTGGATTGGAGAACATATTTATATTACCTCCGTCCTTCCAGTAATCTAATTCATTTTTTAATTTTCTATTAAAATTATTAATTTTAATAGTTTCTAATTGAGCAGTAGTATCCATTAATAATGATAATAAATAGTTATTTGTTTAAATTATTTTATAGAAATATCAATTTTTTATAAATAAATGAAGTTTATTCTATTTTTGCTTCATGATCTCCACATTCTTCTCTGCATATTGGACAATGATAATTGTAATCCTTTAAATAAGGAACAATACAATCAGTATGAAAAGCGTGTTTACATGGTAATAATGTATATGTGTATTTTTCATTATCATCTATTAATTTAGAATAGCATATAATGCATTTTTCATCCTGATCGATTGTAGGTAATTCTTTCTTTAAATTATCATAAGACAATTTGGGTAATTTGTTTAATGCTTCTTCTGTTAAAACAACTGATACAGGTTGTTGAAATAGATTATTAATATTGCCCAATGTTTCTATATTAAATGGTTGTAATAATGTTTGAATTGGACTGTTTTGAAATAATGTTTCCAGCTGATTTAATATAGAACCATTAGATGCATTATTTAAATTTATTTGTTGAAATTGTCCTGTAAGTGGATTTATTGTTCCACCAAAAACTAATGGAGCATTCATTCCTAATTGTTGTAATGTATTAAATCCAAACATATTAAACAATGGATTTATATTATTTCCTGGTAATTGATATTGTATAGGAGGATTATTCTGAACTGTAAATTGGTTTCTTACTACACGTTGGCGTGCATCATTAATAAATTCTGGCATATCATCAAATAACATATTTTCCATATCTGTAATTGTAGCAAGATAATTTTCAGAATTAGATAAATATTCCCTTGGTCTATCTGTTAGATTCATATAGAAAGTTTCATTTATCATATTGCCTATATCATCATTATCATCATGATCATCAACATCAATATCGATATCTTGGTGTTGTCCATTTACATATTCTTGTATTAGAGATTGTATTACATCTTCGTCAAAAATACCATTTTCATTTGCATTAACTCTTATTGCTAGTTCAATATCTTGATCCATATATATTTTAAGGTCTATATCAATTATATCAATATAAACGATATAAATATGAAATAAAAATATCAAATTTTTATTTTCAATACATATTAATAATATGGGTATATTTACTCTTATCGATTCATTTGATAATTATGAATTATTCAGAAATATTGTTATTGTTCTTGTGTTTCTTTTTATATTTATGAAACTAACTATAGGATTAAATATAATACTTGCTCTTATATTGGGTGTAATATGTGTATTATATTTAACTGAAAAAGAAGATATTGAGAATGCAATTGAAAAAAAATATTTTGATACAAAATATGAAACAATAAAACCAATACCAGATTACTTTCGTGACGATAAAGATATTGTCGACTGGCTATTTTCAATTCAAGATTTTTATGTATTTAATCCATTAGCATATGAAGATATGATAAAAAATATAGATTTATTTATTTCATTAAGAGACATATTATTTAATAATGAAAAATTTGCAAATCATTATTATCAAATTGCAGAAAGCAAGAAAAATAATGCATTAAATAGTTTTCATTCTATAATATTTAAATTACCAAATGATAGAATATTTACTGAAAAATTCGATCGTGCACATAAACGTCTTGAAACTATATTAAATAAACATTTAAATGAAATGTATGATCAATGTAATTATTATATTAAAAAACATGGAAAAGATGTATTAAAACGTCAAATTAATATAGGTCCCAAAGAATATAATACTTATTTTGATAAAGATTTTACATATCAAATCTATTAGTAAATATTAATAATATTATTATCTTAATTATCTTATATAATGACAACCTATAAATTTGTAAATAATTTTGATAATTCATATCGTAATACTAATTTAATTTCTTTTTATCAAGTTGGGTCGTTTCCACATCCGAAAAATGGAAAATATCATTTAAGAAAATTTGTGATTAATGATGATAATAATTTTGTCCAGGTAAAAGAGTATTTAGTTGATAAAAAAATATATACTAAATTTTTACAAAGAAAGAAATCAAATGAATATAAAATGTATTCTGTATATGATTTAGGAACAGTAAATTATCCATCTATGTCCGATGTATTATTATTAAAATCAGATGTATTAAAGGGTAATTATAATTATTATGGATATGCTCCATTTTAAATTATATATTTGGTATAACATTTTGTTGGTTTTGTATTACTGGTTCATTAGATAATTTTATTTCATGAACATGTGTTATTATTGTTGGTAAAGGATCATTAATTGAATTTACTTTGAAGAAATAATAGAGATATATAATTGATGCAATAATAATAACTGCTAAACCCAAATAGAATAATCTATTTTTTTTAAGGACAACATTCCATGTAAAATCAAAACGCAATAAATCGTCTATTATTCCAAACAATGTATCTTTTATATTTATCATTATTTGTCCAACAGATAGATTATATGCTGGAATTTCTTCTGGTGGTTTATTTAATTCGTCAAGTTTTTGTTGAATTTTCTCATTCATCTCATTTTTTCTTTTAACTTTGTATTGATCAAAATCTCGATTAAATTTATCAATATCAAATTTGCCATTATCAAGACGATATAAATATTTACCATTTTCAAATCTAGCCAAATCACCTCGTGGTATTCCTTGGTCTACGTTGACATCCATAATAATTATAATATATAAATAAAAAATTGATAAATATATAAAATTATATTATTATAGTATTATATAAAATACATTCACTATGTTATATTTTAGATGTCCGAGTTGTAAAACATTATTGGCCAATAAACAATTAATCTATGAACAACGCCTTGATAACATTTGTAAAAATGATAAACTATCAACAAAAGACAAAGATAATGCAAAATCAAAATTACTTGACGAACTAGAATTACATCGTTCATGTTGTAGAATGAGAATGATGGGTTATATTTCACTGGTTAATATTATTAAATAAGTATTGAATACATTCCTGTAATATCATCTATTGTACAACTATGTATAGAATCATTTTCAAAATAATTTATATACCATTCTCTTTTATCTACATTATAATCTATGACTATACAAGGAATTTTAATATTATGTTTCCTATTTTCTAATTCCCATTTGTAGTATATTCTTAATTTAGATTCATTTTTAATACCCCATGCAATGAAACTTTTTTTTATTACTTGTATCACAGTAAATTTGGGTTTATTCGATGTTGCCATTAACATTAAATAAAAAAATAATTTTAAATAATTTCATTAATTAGATAATTTCATTAATTAGATAATTTCTATATTTGATTTCTTTGCCATTTTATCAAATCTTCTAGTTTTATCTGCTGGTTGATTTGATGAAGGACCATTATTCTTTCTTGGTCCTCGTCTTCTTTGTTTATGGAATCGTGCCTTCTTTGGTTCTGCTGGTTTTGGATCTGGATCATCTTTAATTGCAAGTATATCTTTAACAGTACCAACACCTCTTGTGGTACCTTCTCTAAAGAAAAATATACTTTCTTTTTCCATGAATTCAGGATGTTGTACAAATCTAAATTTAACAAGTGCTTTGTCACCTAATTTAAGATTCTGTCCTTCATCTAAAACAATTCTTGCCGATTGTCTGATTGTACCACAATGAATGACAGGAGTATATTTTGGTGATATGACGGTAGAATGTGCTAGAATCTCTATTTCAGCTGTGAATTGATAACATACATTTTGTTCTATTTCTTTACTTATCATAATCATACCTTTTCTTATATTACTTTTATTTACTTCTCCTCCTTTATCATGACCTTTAATTGCTAAACAGCCACGTTGTCTATCTGATATTTTATTAATTGGTTCTTTATTATTATTATGCATTGACCATACTTTTACTTTTCTAAATTCATTTCCATAAGGTCCAATTAACATTTCACTTCCCAAGTTTATTGGTTTTCCTTTTGTTAAACCACTAACAACAAGACCAATACCTAACGGAGAGAATTTTGAATCAATATAGAAAATAGATCCAGTTATTTCATCCCATATTTTTCTCGGTTCTAATCCACTCATTAGATGCTTAATTACATCAACGTAATATCCAGTTTTATTTGACATTGATATGATTGGTACAACATATGGATTAACTCGCAATTTCTTTACTAATTTATCAATTTTAAGTTTATCTTCTGCTTCTCTTTCCTTAACTTTTATAGGATCATTCATAATTTTAAAATCTTCAATTCCATTTATTATTTCTGGATCTCTTTTACTTCTCTTCAAAAGTTTGGTTGTTGTATCAAGAACATTTTGATAAATAGGTTCAGGAGTTATATCAACCCTTGTTACAATAACTATAATTGGTATTCTCATACAAAGTAAAATACCCATGTGTTCTCTTGTCATTTTAAGTAAACCTCTATTTGCGGAAACAATCACGATACCATAATCAGGAAAAAGTCCAGTAATACCGAATAAAGTTGTCTTCAAATATTTTTCATGACCACAAAGATCTATAAGTGTAACATTTTTATCACCATATTTTAATGTTCTAGTTGAAATATCAGAAGTTTTACCTTCTTTTACTTCATGTGGATGTTTTGCAACGGTTGCTCTTGCTGAACCTTTGCCATCATCTAATTTACCTGTCGTTATAACACCAATGAAACTACTTTTTCCTGCATCTACACTTCCTGCAACAACTAGACAAACATCTTTTTGAATGTTTGAAATAGGTTGTACATTGGTAATTTCATTTCCATCAGCAATATTTTGTTGTTTGACATTTTCTGTTTTCTCCATATTAACATCTTGTTTGGAAACACTTTCTATTGCATCCATTAAATAGTCTATAATAGCATATATTTAAGTATATTATTTAATCTATAATTGAGTTATTAAATCAATTTTTTAACAAATTGGATTATAAGAATATGTATATTTTGTCAATCTAATTTTGATTCGTTTTATTAACATTTACAAATAAAAATTGAATAATAATGTTTATATAAAGAAACATTATTATTTACAATATATATATGACATCGAACAAGTATCATGAGAAGAAAATTAAGGATTTAATAAAAGTTAACCACGATGGTAAATTGTATCAAGAACATGAATTAAATCAAGTTGTCAATACAATAGTATTAGAAATCAAAAAAGATGTTGATTTAGATGAAGATACTATTACAACAACTGTATCACAATATTTGTATTGTTCAAAAGAAGGTAAATATTATTTTAATTTTAAAAGAAGACAAACAAAAAAAAAGGAATATCATAACAAGATTTTAAGTACAGTTAAAGATTCATCGATTAAATTAAGTCCAACAAATGATAGTAATGTTATCATTATTGAAAATGATAATGATACAATTGAACCAACTTCTGATGATTTAGAAGCACTTGAAAACGAAATATTCAAGAAAGCTACAAATAATAAACAAGGTATCAAAGAAATACAACAAGAAATATCGTCTGCTAAACAAATAGTTAAAATTGTTGAAGTTGAACCACAAAAAATAAATGATTATACTTTTCCACCTAATATACCATTTAAATTAACAAAAAGAATAAATGATATATATGGTCCATTTGGCACACAATGGTGTCATGACGATCAATTTGATGATCCGTTAGATGAAAAAGTAATTGAGTATACAAAAAGATTTGATATATTGAGAGCAATTAAATCTCCTGATCAAAGAACTCCTGATTGGTATGCTTTGAGAGATGGTAAAATTACAGCGAGTGATGGTGGTACTGTTTTAGATTTAAATTCACATGAACCACAATATAAATTTATTTTGAAGAAAACTATAGGATTGCCATTTTTATCAAATGAATTTGTGCATCATGGTAAAAAATATGAAGAAATTGCTACACTGATATATGAATACAGAATGAATATAACAACTGAAGAATTTGGTTTAATTGGACATCCAGTTCATAACTTTTTGGGTGCAAGTCCGGACAGAATTGCTGGAAGATATAAATTAGATGGTAAACATTTATCAAAATACGTTGGACGTATGTTGGAAATCAAATGTCCATATGTAAGACAAATTAAAATGAGTGGTGCAATTATTGATAATATATGTCCTATTTATTATTGGATTCAGGTACAATTACAATTAGAATGTTGTAATTTGGATGAATGTGATTTTTGGCAAACTGAAATAAGAGAGTACGAATCAAGACAAGAATTTATAGAAGATACCGACCCCAATGAACCATTTAGGTCAATTAAAACCAAATTTGAAAAAGGATGTGTTATTCAATTATTACCAAAAAAGCGAATGACTGATGTGATTGAAGGAAAATATAAAAATGTAGTTGAAGACGATTCAATGTATATATATCCACCAAAAATAGAAATGTCTCCATATGATTGCGATATTTGGATTGCAAAAATGATTACAGAAATGAATAATAATCCTAAGTATAAAGATTATTTCTTTGATAAAGTGATATATTGGAAATTAGTAACATCAAAAAATGTATTAATTAATAGAGATAGAAAATGGTTTGCAGATAATTATCCTAAATTAAAACAGGTATGGGATTATGTCTTATTCTTTAGAGCAAATAAAGATAAATTACAAATTCTTGTTGATTATATTGAAAGTAGAGAAAAGAAAAAGAATAAAGAAATAATGGAAGTTGTTAGTAAAATTTGTAATCCTACTGATCCAAATTATGATAAATATATTGATAATATTAATAAAGATATTATTGCAGCTAAAGTTAAAAAAGAAACAAAACAGCTTGAAAATGGAGATGATGATTATATGTTTATAGATCCAGGAAAACAAGCACCAGAACCACAACCGAAAAAATATAATCCATATGCTAAATCATTTGGACAAAGACAACAATATTACAAAAAGAATACCAATACTAATAACAATAATGATGATGATTATATGTTTATAAATTGATTTATTTATAAAAAAAATGAAATAATATAAAAATAAATAAAGAGATAATAATATTATAAATAAGTTATGAGTAATCCATATGATGAGAATATAGAAGACAGAATAAAACATATTATATCAAACAAATTACAAGACAACGAATTTAAGGAGGGTTTAGATGATAAAAAAATGGAATTGATTGAAAAATTATTTGAATTGTTTCCAGATTTAAAAGAGAAAAATAAATTTATAATTGAACAAAAAAAGAATATTGTTGAAGATGATACATCTAATGAGATCATATTAGATGAATTTACTTACAATAATAAAAAATATTATAAAGACAAATTAGGAGCAATATGGGATGAAGATGCAAACATATTAGGTATTATCAAAAATAATGATGAAAATGGAAATCCAGTATGTTTGTTTTTCAATCATGATTGGAATCTTAATATTAATATTCCCAAATAAAGTTTTTTTATTATTATAATATATAATTATTTATATGAGCAATATAGATCTGAATATTAAATCTGATGGTGGTGCATGTGGAAATAATACAGTGTGTAAACTTGTGCGAGATGAAGCAGAAACAATAAGATCGTCCGAAATACGTCCAGAAAATGAAAAAGATATGAAATGTGCTCCATCTAAAAAATTTGAGAATGGATCATGTATACCATTACATATTTTGGTTGAAATGGCAAAAGCATATAATGCAGAAAATCCCAAAAATGAAATAAAATTATCATCAACAATTGAAACTCTTAATCCACAAAAATATAAAAGATATTTAATTAAACAATTTAAAATAAAATTAAATAATGTATGTGACGATCAAAAATGTTGGGTAAAACAAAGTTTCATGAAGAGACTTCAAGATAAAATGAAAGAAGAGTTAGAAAAAGATACATTTAGACCAAAAGGACCTCAAGGTAAATTTACATGGTTAAATACAAACAATATTAATCAAGTTATGGAACAACATGAAAAGAAATATCCAGATTTTAAATTTTTAGGTGCTGTTCCAATTGACTTTGATAGTTTACCTGATTTAGGTATTAAGAATTTGGATTTCAAAAAAGATTTACTGGATAAAGGAAAGAGCAAAATTGGGGTTGTCTTTAATTTGGATGAACATTGGCAACCAGGATCACATTGGGTAGCAATGTATTCTGATTTGAAAAAGGGAACAGTTTATTTCTCTGATTCTTATGGTATTGAACCAGAAGACAGAATAAAAGCTCTGATGAGAAGAATCGCTAAATTTATTAAGACGAATGGTGGCAATCCAGTGGTAGATTATAATAAATTAAGACATCAACGCGGGGGTTCAGAATGTGGCGTTTTTAGCATTGCTTTCATCCTTAGACAGCTTAAAGGTGATAGTTTTGATGAATTGACAACTAAACGTGTTTCAGATGAATCAATAAATAAATGCAGACAACATTATTTTACTTAAAGAATATTAATATTAATTATAATAAATGGAATTTGAGAACATCTTAAAAAATAAAAAAATTCAGATATTAATGCGTAATTTAAAGTTATATATTACCATTTATGTTTATATATAAATGGTAATATGTAAATTAGATTAATAAATTAGATCTTGAACAATATTTTTAATAAAAAAATGTTGTTCAGAGTTTTGTTGTATTCAATTTCATTTTTATTTGTTCCAATTCTCTCCTTTCTTGCGATCAAATATCCTTGGTCCATTCACCGTATCGGATCACACCATTGTTGTAAAGAGCAATGATACGCTTTCCGATGTCATCTTTCACTGCTGCGTATTGTTTGTTTTTCTCGGGCTTGAGTTCAAACGTCCACTCTCCAAAGAACTTATTGGTAATAGTGAAATCTTCGGGCATTAAACCAAGACCATCTAGCACACCATGAAGACAATTATCTGGCCTAGTTGGACCAGGAGGACAATCCAACTTAATTTCGTACAACGACATTGCTGTAAACTAATATGTCTTTTGTTAAAAGAATATCTAATAATATATGATTTCAATTTTTACGTTAAATCAACAATATCAAGATCATCTGATACTGTTGATCTATTTTGTGTCATTTGAGTATCAACATAAATATCTTTAAGATTATTAAGTTTTGTTTTGATTGAATTATATTTATTAATGTTTTCATTACACATTAATAATTTTGTTGTTGGATCCATATCTATTGACTTCAACATATCATTGTACAATATCAATGAACTATTTGCCAACTGTAATTGAATTTCAGAGTCATTTAATAGTGATAATATATAAGATTTTTGCCATTTGTAACATAATCCACATAATGGTATCATTTCAATATAACTAATTTTATTTAGATTAGAATTGATATTGTTAACTGAAGTATTAAATTTTTTTAAATAATCCATTTTAATATTCACATAATATTAAAATTACTGATAACATAGTAATAAATAATCAATTTTTTAAATTGTAATTGATATTGAAAGATTATCTGTATCATTTAATTCTTTGGAATATGCCATATTAGCGATGTTTTGTTTGTCTAGTGTTTGGAAATCTATATTGTGTTTTTGTAAAAATGTATAAAGTTGATTATATTTCATATTATAATATTCTGATTCTATTGATAGGGTATTCAGAAGTTCATCTAATTTTCTTAGATCTGGGTTTTTATTACTAAGAATAAATTGTATGATATCTTTTTCAATTCCAGGTATTTTATTTTTAAGTTCTCGGACCATTTGACCATCTTGATTAGTTTTCAAAAATGATACAAACACAAGATTTGCAGGGTAAACTGTTTCTCTATATTGTTTAAATAAATCAGTAAATGTTTGGTTATTAATCTTACCATTTTCTTCTTCATCTGTAACTAAAATGAATGTCTTAACTATTTCTTTTCTTTGCAAATATGGATTTAGAGATGCTGCCGGATTTGTACCACCGTTTGCTTGAAATTTAGCCATCATATTCAGTACATCACTAACATTTTTTGGAGATTCTTTAATCAATTCATCCTTTTCTCTAAATAAATGCATCTTGGCATTACATATTTTAACCAATATTGATGTTATGATACTGCTTGTTTTAACAGCAACTTGCATAGAACCAGATGCATCACCCAGCACTACAATAGGTTGTTCTATTGATACTTTATAACTACATAATTTTGTTTCAGCCAGATCTATCAATTTACTGACTACTTTATTTATCCCATATGATTCTTTCATTAACTGAATCCTTTTAATTAATTCACCATATGGCATTTTAATTTCTTCATTATTAATTAATCTACCATATGTTAATTCAATAATTTCTGATGAATTGAAATCATCCCAATGTCTTATCAGATCAGCCAACGATGTATATGAGAATATACATTTCTTGATATCATCGTTTAGTAAATTTTTATATTTTAATTTCAAGAATTCATATGGTAACTTATATTTCATAATAATATCTTTAATTGTTTCACTATTAATTGAATTACATATGTCTATTATTGAATCATTAGGATATTTTTTTGTAAATACATAAGAAGTAAACCATTCTAACTGAAAATCGGACGGTTTTAAATGCATCATATCAATTACCCATTTCCAATGTTTTGTTGGATATAATAAAGCCATATATTCTAAATTATCTTTAGGAATATTTTTTATCCAATGTTCTTTTAAGAATTTTATTTTTGAGCTGGTCAATCCCATATCAATTCCTTCATTTAGCACTTTAAGGTTTGCAATCAATCCTGTATGTTTAGTCAGTTTTGTCTTATCTTTTATTTTATCAGTTTTTGTTTCTAATTGAGCACATAGTCTTCTACTATCCAGAATATCACAACATTTTAGTATAACTGGTAATTCATATCTGTGATCTTTTAATAGAAACATTGAAAGATCCTTGTCATTTCGTACCATTGATGCTGTTAAGATTTTAGCCAACTCCATAATTGAAAATTCGTGATTGTATTCATATAACAATAACAATAAATTAGAAATATATTCATTGTAACATTCCTTTTGTAACATTATATGATCCAATAATGCACAACCTTCTAATAATTTCTTTTTGATATCTATCATAATAGAATAATTAATAAAATACATCATATCCTTAAATATTTTGTATTTTTTATTAATTAAAAGTGAAACGAAAAACACTTAAAGATATATTGTGTATAATAAATCATAGAACTAAACTATCCGAACAACAGTTTGACCACGGATATAAATTGATATTTATTTACTAGATGGAAACATCTGGTAAATAAGACACTTATCCGTAGACTTTTGGAAAGGAAGCTAACCGATTACAAAAGTTCCACAGAGGCTCAACTTGCTTCTGTGAAACATATTTTAATATAAATAAAATTATTTTCTATTATCACATCTTTCTGCTTCTTCATTCCAGGCACAAGCATAATCTGATTTAAAGTAACATGATCTTGGATCATTCAGATCTTTATATTTACATGGTTGTGATTTTTTTCTTATATTTTCTAATTCTTCTTTTCTTTTTTTAATTTTGTCTTCTATTATTTGTATTCTTTTGAGTTCTTCTTCATGTGATTTCTCATTATTTAGGTAAATAGCCAATACAACAATACTAACTATAAAGATTCCTAATAAATATAACCATAATATATTATATTTCATTATATAATATAATAATAAATTAAAATTTCAATTAAGTTAAATTTATAATGTACTTATTCTTATTAACATTTCATTCGGTTCTCCATTAAAATCAATCAATTCATCAACATCTGGATTATCGTTTTTCTTAAATTTAATAAATATCTCTGGTAAACTCTCCAATGGTTTATCAAAATCTATATTTATAGGACATAACCTTTGTAAATCAGTGTTTGTGTCTATTATTGCTATTGGTTTTTCATCAACAATACCTTCTATAAACATATATATTTTTGTGTCTTCATCAATTAATGGAATATTTTCTGCAATATATTGCTTTTTACCAATATAATTTAATTTTGTAAATCCTAAATATCTTAATAAACTTTTTTCATTATTGGTTATATCAAATGATTTATTATTTGTATTTTTAATTAATACTTTATTGTCATTTAATTCTAAAAATATACCATCTTTACTTTGTTTGTTTATCGTTTCTATTAATGTTGTAGATTTATAATTACCACCTTTAACTTTTATGATGTTTTCACTGTCATCAATTGTATAAGTAAGATGATTTTCATTATGTACAACATGTGATATCTTTGGCACTTTAAGATTTAATATTTTAAAGCTTGTTACATTTTTATAATCATTTTCAAATTGTACTAAATAATCATTATAATTTTCTGGTTCATCATAATCAACAGATTTAATTAAAATATCATGTACTTTTACATTTTGATTTATATTATGTTGATTATGATTATTTAATATATTATTATTTTGTTGGTATGGTGCATTGCGTGAGTTATCTTTATTGTTATTTGATATAATATTATTTACATCCAGTACAATATTATTATCAGTATCATCAGTTATTATAATATTGTTAAGTTTAAATGGTATATTTGCTGTATCTACCATAGAATTATTTGACAAATTTACTGCATGATTTATATTTGATTGTTGAAATGACTCTCTAAATTCATTTGTAGATATTTGATGTTGAGTATAATTAGATTTTGTGTTATTTGAATTGTTTACACTTGGTGTTGGCTGAGAAGTATATGAATTTGTATTATTATTTGCTACATTATTATATTCATTTACATTATTGGTATTTGATATATTATTAATCGATTTTGTATTTTCGACAAGTATATCATTTAATCCAGATAGTTCTAAACTAATTTTTTTTATTAATTGATCTAGTTGCTTTGCATCCATTGTTTGAAGAAACAAAGGATCAAAATTTGTTAAATTCATTTGATGGTAAATTGTATCTTTCATTTTTTTTATGTATGTATCTAATTGTTCAGAATCTAAATTTTTCATACCATCAAATTCTATCGTATTATGCACCCCCCGGTTATAGTTTAAATGGTTATTTCCATTTGTCATCATTTCTTGCATTTTTTGCATCATTATTAATTGATTAACATCCATATTTTGCATGTTTTGCATATTTGGCATCATATTTGGTGACATCATTGGATTAAAATTTTTATTACCCCCCATTATTTTCATTTTATGTGCATCCAAATTGTCACGTTCAGCTAACATACTATTGTATTTTGATTGTATTTCAGCATCAGACATGTTAGGTGATGTATGATTTCCAAAATTAGGCAAATTTTGATGCATGTCGTTCATTTGTGGCATGCCCATATTCATACCACCATGATTTTGCATCATATTGTTAGGATTTTGCATCATATTGTTAGGATTTTGCATCATACCACCATTCATATTTGGCATCATTCCCATATTCATATTTGGCATCATTCCCATATTCATGTTTGACATCATTCCCATATCCATTCCAAATGGGGACAGATTATCCATTTGACCCATACCAGGAAACATGCCCATATTCATGTTTTGATTTGGATTATATTGTGCAGAATCATTACGTCCCTTATTTTTACCTTCAACTAATGTAAAATTAATTTGCGGTACTTGACCACCTTGCCCTGGTCCCGGATTACCCATTCTCATCATTGGATTCATAAAATCATTATTTCCATACATTGGCATATTGGGATTCATAGAACCTGATAATGGATCATATGATCCCATTCCATCACCCATCATATTACCACCCATCATATTACCACCCATCATACCACCTTTGCGTTGATCATATTCATTCATTCTCTCAAGCATTCTCCTTTCTAATTCGTTTTTAGCATCTCCTCTACTACCATACATTTGATCTTCTAAATTACCAAAAAACATTTTGGCACCCATTTCGCCTGATGCAGTTATAAATTCACCATTTCCTTTGGGAATAGGAGCAAATCCGCCACCTCCACCATCACTAAAACCATCCATTCCATTATTAAATCCTGGTTGTCTATTATTTTGTTGTCCTCTATTGCTATTATTTTGTCTATCTAATGACATATGTTGCGGTCTTCGTGGTACTTGAATATCTCTTTGACCATACATTTCTTCTTCTCGGGATCTTTCTATTTCGCCGAGCTGATCCTGACTATAATTTTTCTTTTTAGTTGCCTTTTTCTCTTCACAAATTCTAACACATTCTTTAATACTTTTTTTATTTAATAAGTCAATGAATTCAGCTGGTTTCATGGTAGGAGGTTTCTTTTTTCCATATTTATCATATACTTCTTTCATTTCCTTCACCAGAAACTTTTTAAAATGTCTTTTTGAATCTGGATTATCACTCATATTTATGAGCTGTTCCAATGTTGCAAATTGCCTTGCAACGTTCTTCTCGGAAAAGAAAAACTTATCCATTGTAACTTATACTATATCTAGTTTATTTTATTAATATTTTAAACCCAGTAGTAATAAGTAATTTTTATTAAAATCTTTTTTAAAGTATATATATAATGAGTACGTTTCCAAATAATATGAATACAAGTAATACTTTCCCAAATTCAATGTATGCGCCTTATGGAACAAATGATAATAATTTTAATCGTAATGCATTTCCATCAAATGTGTTTCCTCCTAATGGAGGAATGTCAGGAAATCCAACTGGAAGATATAATCCTATGACAACAAATACACAATATCTTATGAATAATCATCCATCAATGTCAAACTTTAATAAAGCATATATGTCTAATGATCCTATAATTGAAAAAATGGATTATACAAACAAAAATAAATTGTTACATAATAATGTAGGTGATACTATTTTAGATGAACATGTAGTTGAATATAGAATTATCATTGATAGTACAGACAGAGATATTAAAGAATATCCAGATCCATTTTCATATATTGTTAAATTTAATCCTGCTGGTAATCAAAGTATACAAACAGAAGAATATATAGATTATAAAAAAAAAAATAAAGGTACAAAAATTGTAGAATCACGATTTGCAGGTGCTCCAACTCCACATATTTTAAAGGAGTTTAAAAATGTTAAATATATAAAATTAGAAAATGTTATTTTACCACAATATAGTAAAACTAGACAAAAACCAGATGGTACGTATGAATTTGATCCAAGCAGTAACTTACCATCTGACAGATTTGTATCATTAGAAATTAAAGAACTAGATTGTGATAGAGTATATACTACTTCTGAAAATGTAACAAGATATGATGATAATGGAAATAGTTACAATCCACCAACTCCATTTTCTATGTTAATAGCTGATAAATTACTTGGGTTGACAGCATATACTGCAATTCCTTTTTATGGTTCTAAAATATTTAAAAATTCTACTTTAGGAAATATATCTCAATTATCATTAGACTTTTATGATTCTTCGGGTATTCCATTAAAATTTAATAACTTATTTACTTATGATGAATTACAAGCTTATGAATATGAAAATGGAGAACCATTACCAAAAACAGATTTAAGACATCCATTAAATAAAAAAATACAAACGAATATTTCATTTATTGTTGGTGTTGTCGAAAGTCAAATTAATACTAATACTAAATTTGATAATTAAAATCTGTTTATTAAATAATTTCTAATAGTATAATATAATGTACGAGTTATTCATTATATTTGTCTTAACTCTTTCGACAATAATATTTGCAACATTGTTCATAATCTACTACAATAATGTAGATAAATATATGAAAGATAAAGAATTAAATCTTCTTAAAAGAGAAAGTGATGTTATAAAAAAAGAAGAACTGATTAAAAAATATGAATTTTGTAAAAATGAATTAGATTCAACAAAATCCGTTATGGATAAAATTAAAGACTTGATTAGAACAATATAACTTAATTGGTTGTTGTCATCATATTCTTATAAGCATTCAGAACCTTTTCAACTAATTTACTACTATAAACCATTTCAAATCCTTTAGGATCTAATTTAGTGATATATTCTCTCATTAAATTTTGTTTCAGCGTATTATATTGTTCTTTTGAAATAGTTCCTTTTTTAAGTCTCATATCAGAATATTTTCTCATAAATTCTTCTGATACCTTATTTTTTTCATTTTGTAATATTCTACCAAGATATTTAAATGCTTCTTGCAAATATTTTTTATTTGAAGTGATCATTTTAGATAAATCCTTAAAATAAACAACTCTAAATGTTTCGTTTTCTGGTCTTGCAAATGTTTCCCCACAACATAACACAATATCTATAAACTTTCTAATTGCTTTTATCCAATCCGAACCAGTTTGTATACATTCTTTATCTGCTACTAATACTTGTTTTATTTTATCTAGTTCCTGTAATCTAGCAACACATCTATTATCACATGTTTTAGTTTGTTGTGTTGTTAGTGAACAATATGTATTTTGTGTTAAATTATTTATTCTGTTTAAATATCCCTCTGTATCACAAACAGGTTGTTCTGTCATTGTTCGTTTATCAGTACTTTGTTTTTCAGTTAATAATCCAATAAGATCACCACCGTCTTGATAATATGAATCATTCAGTGTTAATATATAATCTAAATCTCCATCATATATTTCTTTATATTTGCCACCCTTTTTTGACAGTTTTTCCATTGTTTTTAAATATGAATTTAATGATTTATAATCTGCATTCTTAATAAATGTTCTTCTATAGTTATCATCAAATATATTGTTGTTATTTGCCATACTTATATATCCTTACTATATAAAAGTTTTCTGTAAATTCACACAAATAATTTAATGTATTATATTGAATTTATATCAAGTAAATAAATTAATGCAATATTGAATACATACATATAACACATTCATTTATCAAATACAAAATTACCTGGTGAGATAAATTATTAATTATATTAAACAAATATTTGAATTCATAATTATAAAAACATGATATTGTAATTATGATATCATGTTTTTTACTGTATAATAATATTTATTTAACATTAATCACCAATTTCAGGAATTGGTATTACATAATCTATAATATAAGTATCTTTATCTAATTTGGTAGCTACTCCATCCATATCAACTGCTACTCTTCCAACAGGGAAATGTAATTCATAATCATAAACAACACCGGATTTTGCATAATACCAATAGAATTCCGGCTTCGAATATTCTATTTTATCTTCTGCATTACTTGTTAATTGTTTAACAGCTTTTATTTTCATAACTTTGATTTTTAATGATATGGATTTTGTACTATTACTACCATTATCCATTTTAATATCATCACCCATATCCTCCCTATATGCAGGACCAATATAACTATCAAATAACGAAGGTTCATCAAATTGGAAACATTTATATTCTTGTGCTAACATATTATGATTTTTAAATAGAGAACAATCTACTGATACTTCTTTAACAGCATCCAGGAATGATTGAATCAAACCATCTTTACTTCTTGCAACGTCTTCAATATACTGATCTGTTGATTGTTTATCTTTATTTTTTCTAACAGATTTATATCTAAATATATCTACATGTCTTTGATCAACCGGAAGATCTCTATGTGAACATTGACGAATACCACGACCTATCATTTGTGTTATTCTTACTTCATTCCAATATGGTTCCATAATATGAACTTGTCTAACGTTCTTTAAACTGAGACCTTCAGAACCAGCTGGACTGATTAACATTATTTTAATAATATTACCATATTTATTTTCTGGCATATTAAATGCATCTCTTCCTTTATATCTTTCAGCAATGTCTTTAATACCACCATGGAATTCAACATATCCAATTTTATCTTTTTGTATTTGTTTCTTTTCCATAAAATTATAAAAACCAAAAAATTTAAGATAAATTTTGAAAATCTCCAATCCTTCCATAAGTACATAGTTTGAATAAACAATTGTTGGACCCAGCGATCCCATAATATTAAATATAATGTTTATCATTTTAGGTGAAGAAACATACATCGCATTATACAAATTTGATTTTACTTTTTCTTCATCTCTAAATTTCTCATAATCTTTTTTATATTTAGTTATAAATGTATCAATATCTTTCATAATTGTATGGTTTTTCTTTCTGTCTTCTTCATCTTTTTGAGTCAAATGCTCCTCAAATGTATCCATGAATAATTTCATCACTTTAAGATATTCATCTACTTTTACTAATTTATCACTTTTTCCTTTATCCTTCTCTTTTATTTCACCTGTTTCTGATAATCGCTGTGCTTCTTTTTCTGAAATTCTAAATTTACCTGGTCTAGGTCTACTTTCACCACTAACATTTTGTGAAATTGCTGGAAAAACAAAGTTACATGCTTGACGTGTATATACTTTATATGTTTGTGATCCACCAGAACCTTTAAATCTACTCTTTAATGCCAGTTTAGTTTCAATATCTTCAAAATATGCATATATGTCATCTTGATATTCACTCATTGGAACATCAATATATTGTGTTGTTTTGGTTGCATATAAATCAGGAGTGGCACCAATATAATAAGATACCAAACCCATAATACGTCTTTGAAACATATTTTTGGTATTTTTATTTAATGTTTGATATGTACTACTTGATATAAAAGTATTATTAAATTCATTTTCACTTTTAGGGAATATTCCTGGACGTAGTAAATTAAATAATAAAGATAATTCAAATGGATTATTAATTGCTGGAGTACCTGATAATAATACAACACGAGTGTCTGGATTTTCCTTTTTATCTTGGATAATATAATCATAAATAACTTGAGCTCTTTTTCCAACACCAGAACTAATATTACTGTACACATTTCTTATAAAATTGTGAACCTCGTCAATTATATATAATGATTTCTTAGAACTATCTACATTTTTTACTGCATCCATTAAATTTCTATCAGCAAATGGAGAATCATAATGAACAAATATTATATTTCTATATCTATATTCATATTCGTCTTTACGTAACCATTGTTTCAATTCATCTAACCAACCACCCTTCAGAGACGCCTTGATCAATATGAATACGTTCCATCCCGGAGTATAGTTGTATAAAGCATTATAAATATTAATAGCAGATGAGGTTTTCCCAGATCCCAAACCATGATATATTAAAATATCATGATATGGACTTCTAAAGTCTAAAAATTGACTCAAAAATACTTGATATTTTCTCATTTCATATTTTAATGCACCTGTGTCTGATTTTGTGTTGCATGGATCATCACCTGATTTATGGAAAACTTCTTCCAGTTTATATTTTTTGAAATTCGTGTTTATCCACGCGGGAAATAAACGCCCATTAATTTTTAAATCAACATACTTATTTGCTTTATCATAGTTTTGTCTTGACATTATATATATTATAATACTTATATTTTATTTGAACATAAATCCGTAAATTTGAAATAATAATAGTATTCAGTATATATATTACATAATTAACATCCATTCTGAACATTCAACCAAGAGCGGTATACATAAAACCTCATATATATGGGGAATCATATAAAATATTAGACAATGGTCAAATTTTAGGCAGAAATCTTAACAAACCACTTAAAATAAAAATAGATAAGCTTGGAATACAAAGTGTAGTACTTAGAAGAATTACTGGTGAACTTGATTTTTATTATATTGAAGATTTGGTTAGTGAATATTATTTACAAATAAATACAAATGAAAATGCAATAATTGTACATATTGATGGAAATTCACTAAATGATCATTATACAAATTTAAAATATAGTGATTTTAAGGAGCCCGAGAGTGTTAACTATGGGCATAGAAAATTCATAGTATTTCAATTCAATTTATTGGGTAATTTTATAAAGAAATGGAATTCTATTGATGAAATAACTGAAATGCATCCTGAATACAAATGGAGAACAATCAAAGCAAATTTATATAAAGAAAGTGATTCATCATATGGATTTATATGGTCTTATTCGCGAAAATTAAAAGATGTAGTATTAAAAGATATCAAAATATTGGATAATAGATATTTTTTAGAAAACGATAATTATAATTATCCAGATGATAAAGAATATTGGAAAGATATATCAGGATATGAAACCAGATATAAAATATCAAATTATGGAAATGTTTATTCTAAACAATTACAAATAATATTTAAAAAACAAAGACAAAATGATGGCGATCATTATATACAATTGCATGACGAAAAATGTAATAGGAAATTATTTCTTGTTAAGAGATTAGTTGCAATTCATTTTATACCAAATCTGCATAATCTTCCATGTGTTATACATAAAGACAAAAATAATTTTAACGATCATTATAGTAATTTAAAATGGTGCACATATTCAGATATTGGTTCATATTATCACACCAATATTAAAAAACCAGAAATAAATCAATATGATATTAATAATAATTTAATAAAAGAATGGAAACATATTGATGAAATTCTTGAATCTAATCCAACATATAAAAAAGAACATATAAAAAAATGTTTGAATCAAAATAACGACATTGCATATAGTTATGTGTGGAAATATAAAGACATCCCTCATATAATTTTAAATAAAATTGTATTAGAAAATGATGAAGAATTTAAAAATATTGGTATTTATAATAACCATAATTTTTCCTCATATGAAGTTTCTAATTATGGGAAAATTAGACATATAAAAAATCAATATTATTTAGCACAAGGACTTAGTAAAACTGGATATTATCGAGTAGCATTATATACAACAAATCATATAAAAAGAATAATATTACAAATACATCGTTTAGTTGCACATAAATTTTGTGATGGGAAATCTGAAATACGTAATTATGTTAATCATATTGATGAAAATACATTAAATAATAACTATAAAAATTTAGAATGGTGTACAACTAAAGAAAATATTAAACATACATTAGGTAAAAAGGTTAATCAAATTGATATTAAAACTGGTAAAATAATTAAAACATTTGATTCAATTGCTGAAGCAGTATCCAATTTTACCAATAGTAAATCATATGAGATTTCGCAAGTTTGCCAACATAAAAAGAAAACAGCATATGGTTATAGATGGGAATATTGTGATGATTACGAAATCACAATACGTACAAATGAAAACAACATGATAAAACAAAAAAATATTAGGTTAAATATATATAATGATTACTTAAATTTAATTAATGATAAATAAATCAATTAATTCATTTTTTACATACTACTATATGTTTTTCATAAAAATTTTTTCGTTTAAATTCCTTATTACATTTTGAACATAATAAGGATGTAGTTTTATTTTCCATTTCTTTTAATTTTTTACCATTCTTATTTGTTTCTTCATCTTCACTCAGATATTCATCATCTGAATCATTCTTTTTTGAATTTTTTATAGATTCTTCTTCACTCAGATATTCATCTTCTGAATCACTCATAATTTCTATTTCTTCATATGTTTCATCTTCTTCTTCTTTATATAATCCAAAATGAATTAAACTTTGTTTAGCCGCCATCTGCTCTCCACCTTTTTTACTAGTGCTGACACCAATACCAACAATTTCTCCCTCATCCTGTGGTGTCTTTTTGCATTTCACATACATTGTATACATTTTCTTATTTTCTGGTCCTGAAACATCAAAAGTACCATATACTGGATCTGACCATTTTCTCAAGTGGAAATATTGTAATAATTTTTCTTTGAAATTTGTTTCTTGATGTAATAATGAAGCAAAATCTATCTCTTTTTCAATTAATGTAATAATAAATTTTTTACATACATTAAATTCAGCATCAAGATATAATGCACCCATAAATGCTTCAAATGAATCTTCTAATATTGCTTTATTTGTATCACGACCACCATTTTTCTCAACATATCTGGAAATAATAACATATTCACTTAAACCTATTTTTCTAGCTAGAATACTTAATGTGTCTCCGTTTTCTATTTTAGTTCTTAATTTTGTCATAAACCCTTCGTCTTGAATATCATATCGATTAAATATATAATCTGCTAAAATAATATGTAATACCGCATCTCCCAAGTATTCTAATCTTTCATATGATTCTTTTTGTAATGGTATAGCTTTTGAAATATCATCTAATGGTTCGATATCATTAGATTGTATTTGATAAGGTTTTGTTTTATTGTTACTATAAAATTTTTCATCTCTAATTAAATATGACATGTGAACCATTGCTAATTGAAAAAGAGATAGATTTTTTATTTTAATTGTAATCCCAAATCTATTTAATGTTTCCTCAATATAACTAGATGTAATATACTTATTTTTTTCATTTAATATGTATTTTAAATCATTTACTTTATCACTATTCATTATAATACTGTTATTATAATGAATTAATATTTAAATATTTTTTTTTCAAATTTATTGTGGGGGTTGTTTTGGTAAATCATCAATTACCTTAATTTCACCTAAATCTGACGCACTATCAAATTGAGTATATTTTTCTCTATATGTTCGGTTCATCAATGATTCGTTTGAATTCTCAAGTACTTTTCTATGATATAATTTAAGATCAATAGCTCCATTAGTGTAATATAAGAAATTAGTCAATCTAACAAAATATGTTGGGTGACTACATTTCCACCCAGCTGGTATTTGTTTCCAGAAATGATTCAATAGACTTTTGATGACTAATTCTGCACTATTTTCACCATATTTTGGATATATAACTATTACTGGTAGTATACCATGTAATCTATTATGTTCGTTATTTCTTGCTCTATATAAGTTAATTAAAACTTTTATTTTTCTAATATTATTATTTAAAATATCATCAGCATACCAAGACTCTATTAATCGTTTAACAGTCCACATTACATATAATGGTTCCGGTTGAAATGCAATAAGATATTCTTGTCCTAATATTCTTTTTGCTTCTTCTAATTGACTTTTATCTTTAACAAGATTTTCTTGGAATTTATTTTGAAACAATACATATTTTAATGTATCATAATCAATAGGTAATCCATATTGCCATTTGAAATATTGCAATCCAGGTGTATTTTGTTCTGTTATTATATCCTTCCCTAACATCAAACCATATTGTGGCTGATCAATTGGACCTTGTGGTGTCATTGTTTGTACTGATTGTCGTAAAGTTTGTATACCAATGTGTTTTCTAAATATATGTACATATCCTTTATGAATTTTAAATTCAAGACCATTGATACCTTTATTATCTGGTATATTAAGTTTTTCTTTTAACCAATAAATAATTTTATTACCTTCTCCTATTTCTTCACTTTTAGTTCTTATTACATTTTCAACAGCAAGTAATGGACTAACAACTAATTCCAGCTCACTTGCATGAACGGGCAATGAACTTCTCTTTAATATTTCTCTTATTTTACCTTGATCCGATACAACTGGTTGTTCAACTAAACTTAAATCAGTTATCTCTAATTGGATTTCTTTATCATTATATTCTGAAAACAAATCGTCCATTAGTGGTTCTGGTTGTTTAGATTGATCATTTTGGGTTTTTGATACAACATAATTTAATGGTACATCTGCTAAACCAGTACAATCATTTTTGAGTCTTGGTTTTTCATCGATCAATTCAGCAAATGGAGGGATTTCTGATAATTGTTGCTCTGTTCCAACAATTTGCTCTAATTCTTTCAATTGCTGTTGTGTTTGTGGATCAATTGGGGCACTTGTAGACATAATTTGTGTCTCATTTCCTTGTCCACCATATAGATACCTATTTTTAAAATTCATATATTTATTTGCTATATAATTTATATCTGATATTTTATCTGACCCAAAATTTAAATAATCTTCATTTATATACTTCCACTTATATTCTGGTTTAAGTAAAAATATCCCATGTCTAGATAATGACAATGGTTTGATGTCCATTTCACTAATACTATTCTCAATATATGTATTATTATTCATTAATAAGACTATATATCCATTATTTATTGGTTTGTATACTTTACCAATAAATATATTATTTGGTTGGTTTACCATTATAATTCTTCCTTTGATAGGTGGCCATATATCATAATTATTCATATATGATATATATATAAAATAAATTTAGATGTCATATATTTATTCTGCAATATTTTCATCCAGTTCCTCTATTTCTTCTTCTTGATTTTTATTATATGTTTTTAGTAGTTCTGGATTTTCAATATATCTGGTAACTTTTAAATTTCTTGATTTATTAATCTCATTACCAGATGTATTAGCAAATTTATAATCTGGAGCATCCCTTGGTTTTGAAGGATCATACCTATAAATAGGCGCTTTGCCTTCCTTGCGTTTTCTTTTTGCTTCTTGTCTTGCTTCTCTAACTGGATCAATCGTTTCTCCAACACAATCCGGAATAAATGACATAAATAGTGATTCATCGAGCAATGTTTTTTTGTTTTTCTCTAGATAATAATTTCTAATTTCGATCAAATGTGATGTCATAATATTATGATAATGATACTTATCCTCAATTCCATTAACGCGTGTTCTAAATCCACTAATTAGATTCATTAAAAATATAAAGTCAAAACAACCAATATCTACAAATCCATCTTTATATAATTCAGATTTACCATTATTATAATATTTAGTATTCACTTTTCTGACTTGTACACATCTATCATTATGTGATGTAATATGCAGCACAGCAAACCCATCATAATAAACAACTGTACTATAACCAGTTGTAGTCCACAAAGGATAGAATTCTTTATAACTTATCTTATCTCCATACGTTTCTTTTAACTTTGATATAATTTCTGTTGTATTTGGAATATATTCTGTTGCTATTAATTGCATAAATGGTATTTCAATTAGTTTATATTTTCCACCTAACTGCTTATCTTTCATAATACCAGATTCCTCTAATAAATAATTATATGCGTATTGACCAACAATAATATAATTTTCTTTATTATTAATATGGTCAATAATTGTTTTATTAATCTGATTCACAATTTCTTTTTTATCTTTTGGTACATCATAAGCATTATTTAGTGGTTTTGATGCTTTATTAAATGGATAATGTTTTTGCAGTTTATAAATTCTTGGGAAAACTTTTTTCCATCTATGTGAACCACTAAAATATGGATCAGTAAGCATTTTATATAAATCAATATATACAAATGACGGATGCATATAATTTATTCCGTTTATTTCGATAAATGGCATTTTATTATAGATATTTCTTGGTACATATGAAAGGTCAATAACATTACCACCATTTACAAAGATTTTATATGTTTCTTTATGTTGAGCTTCTTGACCAGCTACATCTTTGAAACCCTTACTATGTAAAATGTTACATAACTCCACAAGATCTTTCAAGGGTTCTGGTGAATAAACATCAATATCAGGTAAATCATCTTCATCATAAAAAGCATCTTTAGGATCTTTTGCAACTATTACTTTATTTTGTGCATATCCTCCATAAATCTTTCGTTTCTTATCTTTAATAAATTGCATTACAACTATATTTGCATCTAATAATTCTTTTTTTGTTGGTTCAAATATATCTAATTTTTTCTTTTCTATTTTATCTGTTATATCATCAATTTTAGAATCAACTAATTCGACATCTTTAAGAGTATATAATGCCATTATTATGAGTATATATATATAATAAGTAAAAAATTGATAATTATTAAAAATAAATAAATATAGTTAAAGAAATGAATATCTAAAATAAATCATGACAGATGCATCAACATTAAACATAATAGCAAACATAGAAGAAGATAAAATCAAATATGCCAGCGAAGTAATAAAGATTGATTTCGTAACGGACTATATTAAAACAGTTAATGCTAGAAAAATATCGTATCTTAATGAACATGTCAATAGATTTGATACAATATCAAAATTCTCTGCATTATTAAAAGACATTGAATCTGGTATTAAAATAGAAGCTGGTATATTTGAATTTACATTAGTATATTGTGCGACTAATAACTATATATTGCAAATGATATCCGCTGTATATAATGAGAAAGTTTATGATTTACTTCAAAATCTCAAGTCATGTGGTCCAATTGATAATACATTTGTACTTAATGCAATTAACAATAATACGATAAATCCACAATTACTTGCATTCATGAAACCACATGAGCTGAATCCTGATAGATGGGCTGATATTATTAAGAAAAATGTGATGCGTGAAGAAAAGAAAAAGAATATGGCGGTTACTGACTTGTATCAGTGCTGGAAATGCAAAGAACGGAAGTGCAGAGTCATGGAAATGCAAACTCGTTCAAGTGATGAACCAATGACGAAATTTATTACATGTATGAACTGCTTTACCGTCATGAAAAAATAAATAAATTGAATAAAAATTTAAGATGCTGTATCTTTATTATAATCATTATTTGACATATTCCCACTTGTACCCAAATGCTGTTTTATTTATACCTCTACAGCATTTAGATACTCCTATTCTCTTATTTCCATCTAAATTATTTTCATTACATGCTTCAATTATTGAATCATAAACAGCCAATTCTTCTTCAGTATCAATATCTAATTTTCTAATTTTTTTACCATGCGCATGTGCAATATTTTCGTGATTAGTTAACCATTCTAAATTGGTATAATGATTATTTAATTTATTTTTATCTTTATGATTTACCATATGATTATCACTTGGTTTATTTCCAATAAAATGTATTGCAACTAAATTATGTATTTTAATATATTTCGAATTTTTAGTTATATTATCGTAAAGACATACTTCTTTATAACCAAAAGTATTTGTTTTCCCATTCAAAATGTTGTTTCTGCTGATATTTCTGACGTTACCATAATTAGAAACTTCAAAATTACTAAAATCCATTTCATTATACATTCCAATCTTCTTAAAAACTTCATCTTCAGCCAATTTGATATCATCTTTATCATCGTATTTCCAAACATAATCATATAATTTTTCCATTTGTCCCGCTAACATTTTATACATACTATCCCTTTTATATTCAGGATGTACTTCTAATATTTCTCTTATATCGTTCCATTCCTTAACTAAGTTGTTATCTAAATCGTATTGATAAATTTTTTTCCCTTTGTATTCTATTGTTTCTTTATAATAATCCATATTTTCCTGATGTGTGCACCATCTCAAATTATTAATTTTATTATTTGTTCCATCTCTATCAATATGATCCACATATTTATAGTTATCTGGTTTACTATTAGGTATAAATATTTTTGCAACGATTGTATGAAGATTAATTGATTTTCTAACAATGTCATTTTTCAATGTAACTTGTAAATAATTGCCTCTTGGAGATGGTTTCATTATACTAACTTTATTCTCCCTTCCAACCCTATTACTCTTCACAACTCTTACTCTACCCATTGTACTAATCTGATAATCAGGAAACTTTTCAATCTGTTTCCATAGCTCTATATTGTTTTCTACCAGAAAGTCACAATATTGTTTCCATCCTATATTACATATATCTTTTGCTAATTCTTTTTCTATGCTCTCTATTATTTCATTCATTCACTACTATAATTTATTATCAATAGATTATAATAATGCTTTTTAAATATCAAATTTTACACATTTGATTCCACATATCATCAATTAATGTACTGATAGTATTTTCAGTTATCCAAAACAAAATTAATAAAAATTATTAAATAGATACTCAAAAATATAAAAATTTATACGATTACTAAATTGCTTTTAGAACATATAGAATGTTACATACACAATGTTTTCCAGTTAATAAAATTTCATTAAAAAATATTTATATGATATAAATAATATATGGAAATCCCTAATATATTAAATAATATATCTATATTACAAAATAGAATGAATATTATAAATAAATTGTCAGTTGTTACTACAATCATACCAACAAATACACCCACAATCACCCCAACAAATACACCAATAATTTATCCAATAATCGATCCTAATGATTTAAACAATCAATATATTAGGACTCAATTGAATGCAATTCCAACTGGTGAATTCTATCTATTTTCATATGGATCAAATGGTATTGAACAATTAACCGAAAGATTAATTGTAGGAACAAATAATAATCAATCAGATCTTTTTGATGCATTAAAGAATAGTTCTCTTGCAGCTAGAGTAAAAGGTATGAGAAGAGGATTTTTTAGTAAATCTATAAATTGGAGAGGGGAAGGGTCAACACCTGTTGCTACAATATATCCGGAAAATAATGCATTGGTTAATGGAATAGCCCTGAAAATAAATAAAATAGCGAATGATAAATTTAATATTGAAAATAAGTTTCCCATTAATTTTATAAATCTCATGAATCAAGAAGCAGTTAATATTGGAAAATATGAATTAAAACAGATTAATAACTTTAGTATATATTCTAATGGTGATTATCATGAAAAGAATAACGGATATGCATTTATAGGAAATCTTAACTACACTCCTTCAAATATAACTCAACAACCATCAGATGCATATATAAAGGCTATAGCTAGAATGTTAAAAGATCGTAGACAAAAAATGAATGATACCAGTAATAATCGTATAAAAATAGACATTATGATACGCGAAAATGGAAGGTGGCAAGAAGGAAGACCAAAACGTAAATCAATTAATCCAAATAATATATAAATAAATTGTTTATTGGAAAAGTTCATCATTCGCTGCTTCAAGAATCCATTTCTTGAGAGGAATGAAAGTACCAGCTTCACCGAGAGATCTGAACTTAAGGAAGTCAATAGTACCAGGAACATATCCATAAGCATTCTTGAAGTAATTGTAATAATCTTCAACAGTCATGATATACTTGCAATCAACCTTTCTGTATGTATCATCTGGATAATCTTTGAGGAATTTTCCAGGTTTGTAAATTGTATCATTTAATTTCTTAGGACCGAAATGAGCAGTAACGGATGCTTTGTTCTTTGGATCAACATTGAACATTCCTTTCCATTTATTAACTGAACCATTGTATTCAACAACAGTTGATTTTTCTTGATCATTAATAATAGTACCAAATCCACGGGTTCTATACTTATCGAGTATGTCAACAGGATCGCGAATACCTGCAAAGTACTTATAGTCGATATTAGTGTAAGTCATCAATGCAGTAATCGCTGATGGGAGCATGTATACATTCTCACCATTGTAATAACTACGAACACATGGTAGATGGAATCTTGCAACACATGAAAAGTAATCATCAAAACGGGTTCTGAACGCTTCAATACTATGAGACATCAATGGTGAACGAATTTTGAATTTGATGCTTTCTGAAATCTTAAGTACTAAAATGTTCTTATCATCAGGCACTTTCTTGTCAGCAGGAAGGATATCATTCAAGTAAATATAAGAATCACTATCAGATTCGTATTGTGTTTCCTTGGTTGCTTCATATGAACTTACCATCACATTCATATCATCAAGTGGAACAATCTTATAGAAATGTTCGTAAAAAGCGCCTTTCTTAACATTACGGAATTGCACATTCTTTTGACGTTTGCATGCAAAGTATTCTTCATAGAAACGCTCTTTTACTGCTTGTGATGTAATATTGTTGATAACATATGATACATCTCCGATATCTTGAAGTTTTTCTTCAATGAATTTAGTATGGACAACAACACCCAGTGATTTAATTGGTTCAACCTCAACAGTACCACTTACATCCTTTCCAGCATATGAAGAAAGATTCTTCTTAATAACATCAACAAGATTCGCAATATTGTCCATAAATTCAAATACTGATTTGCTGTCACACATTACATCAATATCTGATTCTGAGTAGTATTCATTGAAGAACCTATTCATTTTGTCTGAGAAAGACATTTCAGGTGTACATACTTGATCGATAAGAGGATTTCTCTTTTGAGAACATGCTGGCATAACACTACCACTCACGGCAAAATGCTTCCATCGTGATGTTCCTGCAACTGTTTCTAGTCCATCAAAAATATTTTTGTCTGTTTTTCCAGTTGTGAAAAGATTAAATTTGGTCTTGAATCCTTCAAGATTATCAATACCATATTCTTTGTAATCAACAATCATTGGTAGTCCATGGAAATTCTCTTTTGATTTAAGTACTTTCTCATCAACAGGTAATACACAATATGGATTCATATGAATATTTTCAGCACAATATGGGAAGAAAGGCAATTTGCTAGCAGTATCAATATCAAATACATATCTGTTAGTATTCTTAGTTCTTGTTTTAACAATACATTCTTCAAGATACAAACATGCCCATGCATATCCAAACACATAGTTATAGAACGCCATTAGTTTACCTTCAAAAAATGGTTTTACCTTTGTTAATACTGCCCTATTATTTACAACTAAATGACAATATGATTTTGAAAGCAAGAATACATTGAAGATATTAAATAGAAGTTTCTTATCATTTACCGAATTGAATATTTCTGTAACTTGATCTTTGGTTAATGCTGGAAGTTCATTATCAAGTTTATATAGTCTGAATTTTTTACCAGTTTGAGTAGTATGTTTTACACCAGATGATGCATCCGTAAAAACATTCTTTCTGAAAATTACAGGTGTATTGTAACTGATTTTGCTGGAAATTTTATCAAATACATTCTTTGCTTCCGAATCTTGAATACCATGATTCTTTGATGTTGCAACTGCTTTAATTTGATCTTCACCTGTCTCTTTTGCTCTGAATGCACGTTCTCGGAACCGTTGGGTAATGTCAATTTCACAATGATACGGATTTGTCCAATAATTAGTTTCATTGATATCACTAAATAGTTTGGTAAGACGTTCGGTTATTACTGTTTTGTATGAATCACATGTGAAATATTGGAATAGAACATTTACTTTACCAATAATATCAATTGTATTTTGTGATTCGTACATCGAAGTATATAATTGAACTTGATCTTCAGAAAGTTCAAATAACGGAACAACAACCTCTTCATTTTCAAGATAAATTTGAGAATTATTAAAAGGTGTTAGCACTGGGCGTTCAACAATCAATGATGAATTTCGATGATATTTGTTTTTGAGAAGTTTTTGACTAACTTTCACAATTGTAAAATATTGTGTTAATTCTTCAAACTCAGTTTGTTTCAATGTCCTTTGATACATATGAGACAATACTGATTGTTGTGCATTACAACTATTTTTCCTGCATAGTGAGATCACTGATTTATATTTCGTATATAGGTCACTATCTGACATATCTGATAGTTGAGTATTTGCTGAAACATAAAATGGGTTTTTAATATGACCATCTTGAATAACTACTTTTTCTGGTTGAGGAGGATTACTTTTGTTTTCAAAAAAGTTGTCATCCATATCATTCATTGCAGGATCATATGGAACCTTTGAGACAACACCAAAGTCTAAATCTGAACTCATTATTATTGCTAATTGTAATAATAGCAAGATTATTGTGTTAAATATTGATGGTATTAGAAATTCAATTTTTTATATCAAAACACTAATGAAATATATTAAACATTATGTTAATAGCCTAAATTTTCTAATAAATAAATAATTATTGGGTTACTGATTATTCATCATCATCCTCCTCTTCATCGAGATAATCATATGTCATATCCTGATTGACTTTCATGAATTTCTTACTAATACATGTTTTTACAATATCAGTAAATTTTGTATCATTAAATTGGAATGGAACTTGTGATCGTACCTTTGACAGTAATTCTTCATATGTTAAATGTTTGTTTTGTTTCATTGTACGGACAACATATGCTTCCACAACAGTGTCTCGACCAAGAGAAAATTTTTCACTAATTTCTTTATCAACTTGTGGTTGTTGTTGTTGAGCTACACTATTCATCATAATTGATACTAGTGATATCTTATCACTATCAAATGTAAAGTTTTGATTGAGAATAATCTTGATTGTTGGATCGTTTGCAGGTTTTCCAATTTCCTTCTTCAATATTTGTGAACGGATGAAAGAATTAATCACTGAACCTAATTTTGAGAGAGGAATGTTCAAATTCTTAGCTAATTCAACTGCTGGTATTTCTGTTGCATTATTGAATTGTAAAAGTAGTAACATTTGAGGAGTTGTTAGTTGTACTAGATATTGTTTTCCACCAAGAGAAAGTTTAACTGTACCAATACCATAATTGAAATTCCATGTGATTTCACGATATGGATAACGTACTTTATAGAATTGATTGTAAATATCAATATATGGTTGTAATTCAAATGGTAAAGCATATTCTGATTTTTCATTTTCCTTAGTATGAGACCATGCATAATTTCTGAAAAGTTTCGCTTGGACAATCTTTGGATCGAGAGCAGAAACATTAACTTTACCTTTGTATTTATCTGATGTAATGGTAATTTCAAGTTTGTTATAATTTATTCTATCTTGGTTATTTTCTTCAATATCCTTTAACTTATAGATCATATTTTGAACTATACCATTGTCAACCGGTCTCTTAAATTTTGAAAGTAACTTCTTTTCAACATCCGAGTCGAATTCTCCACTTAATAGTCTAGATTCAAATAATTTTTCATAGTACATGTTAAACATGTCTTTTTCAAGGAAATGATTTGAAATCAAACCAATCAATTCCTCAATATTTAATACATCTGCTTCAGATTTGTTTGTTTTATTATATAGAGATTTGAGAGTATTATTAATATATTGCATAATTGTCTTCACAAATGTTTGATTTGAACCTAATGTAACTAAGAATAATTTATTAATTTCACTATTGAATAAAGTATCTTTGTTCGCTTTTACTACATATGATAATCTAATGTAAAATGAATACATTTTGAACAATTGTAGAATCTCATTGATTAAACCATCTCCTGATTCAATTGATTTGGTTAAAATGTCATAAAGATAATATTCCTTATTGTCTAAATATTGATATTTCATATTAATTACATTTTTATAAAACATATATCCTCTAATCATATTAACATGAGAATATTTGTTTGAATTATCTGAAAGTACCTTGTTATCAAAATATGTCAACTGTTTTGATAATTTTTGTGCATTTTGATAAAACATGTTATACAAATCAATGAATGTTTTGATTTTGAAATTACCCGTTTTAATTGATTCAGAAATTAGATCATATATGTGTTTTGAATATGAATCAAATACACTGATCACTATATCATCAACTAATTTTGTGTTTTGATTTGTCAAATGGAAAACCAGATTGTGCATTAGTAATACATTGTAATCATCTGAACCATTAATAATTGATTCACATAAATTTCTAAATAACTCAAATTTGTTATCCACAAATGTTACATCGCGTACCACAGTACTGATGCCACTTGATAGTGGATCATATGTCACTTTTCCAAAATTGTCAAATAAAGTAGAATCAACTACAGCCGTCATATTTATATGGTAAATAATATAGAATTATTGTAATAAAGTAGTATACAATTAGAGTTTCAAATTTTTTACATTTATATGGTTATATGGATACGGAAAAAACCAATAAATAATCATTATTGTTCATAATATTGTTCATTTGTTGACAATTTTAGGTTCAATACCTGAATATTCTTGAAATTGATGTGACTAAAAATATTACCATATTGAAAACAACCAATATATTTTTTATTGCAAATAAAGAACTCAATTGAATATAAATCTGATATTATTTGTAAATCAATATTATTGTCGTCAAGTTTGATATCATTTTTATTGTCAAGTTTGACATTATATTCATTGTAAGATATTTCACTATTTTCATGATCATACTTAAAAATTCCATCTGCAAATTCTATTAATGTATTACCTTTATCTTTTTTGAATGATATAGTCAATATAAATATTGGAGATGGAATATACACACTAATATTATCAATATATTGATTATGCATCTCATAATATACATATTTTAATATATTTATGATTGGTTCGCATTTAAGTGTATCATCAGTATCCAATGTTAATTTAATTGGAATAGACATTTGTGATTTTTTATTTGGATCTTCCATATCACCCAATCTAAAAATTATAATCGCATTGTTTGTATTTGGTATATTATTCCAAGTTTGGGACGAATATGTATCACCAAATGAAAATTGCTTAATTTCAGATGTTTGTATAAATGATATTCCATCAAAATCACCTACTACATATTTTCCATAAGTACCCGTCAATATGTATTTATTCATACTATTATCATTATCTTCGTTATTATTATTACTTTTATTAATTAGAAATAAATCAGGACAATCATCAAAATCGGAAATGTTAATCATTTGTGAAATTTTCCATTCTTTGAGATTGTGAGATTTCAATATACAATATCCTTCTTTTTTATTGAGATACATTATCATAATCCATTCACTATTATTCCATCTAAATACTTTTGGATCTCTGTTTCCGGCTACAATATTGTAAATTACAGGATTATTTTCATATTTTGTAAATGTTATTCCATCTAATGAATACGCTATTGATATTGTAAATGGTTCATCAGATGATTCATATGTTTCTCCACCGGCAGACGTATAAATACAAACAATTGCATTTTCACCAAACCCAGCAGTATTTGTTGTGTCTAATACTGCAGAACCACTCCATATAGATCCTAAATTATCAGGATACAAAGCAATGCATAATTTGGTCCACTGTAATAAATCAACACTTGTTGTATGTCCCCAATGCATATTTGGTGTGAATATAGACATATTCGGTTCATATTGATAAAATAAATGATATGTTCCGTTAACATATAATAATCCATTTGGATCACCTAACCATCCTTTTGATATATTATAATGAAGTGCCATCGAAATAATTATTAAGTTAATAATTATTTTATACTTTTATATCATTTCATAATTATATTCATTAAAAAAATTGACATTTAAAAAGATAGCTTGTTATCTTACTATAACGAATAAATTAAATGGATTCATGTAAAATTGAAGTAATACCAATCAGTAAGATTGGTGAATTTGTATTGAAAAATAATAATCAGTTCCAATTTGATTCAATATTTCAAAATTCAAACATAACAACAACATTGAAATATAAAATATATATTTATAAAGATTTATGGTTAGTAGTTGATGATAATATGAAAATGAGCTATAGGATAAAATTTCTTAATAGTAAACTGCTTAACAAAAGTGTTTACATAAAACAAAAATATGAATCAATTCCACTAGAAAATTTTCCATTCCTTGATCGGTATGATAGAATAATTAATAGAACAATCATTCAATACAATAATGGATATTGCAAGGTAACGGATGTAGATGTTAATACTAATGAAATATTAACATTTGTTGGTGTAGATAATGATGATAAATTAAATAATCTGATTAAAATTATAGAAGGTACTTCTTAACTAATGCAAATAGAGCTGCTAAAAGAACACCATAAATTAAAACTCCTGTTAATGAAAATTTACCTTCCATGTCTGGATTAAGTTGACTAATATATTTTGCTAATGTTTCTCTTACAATTGATTGACTCATGATTACATATAGAACCAATATAACTAATGGTTCACGGAAAACATGTGGAATTGAACTTAATAAATTCATACCAGATTGATTATCTTCTGATTCTCCATCTGACACAGAAGCAAATGTATCTTCAGTCAAGTTATCATTTATTTCTTTTGCCAGCTCTTCAATATCCATTACATCCTTTGTTTGTTTTGAGCATTGACCTCCTTGTTTTGTTAAATAACCTGGATTTTGTTGATCTGGTTGAATGAATTGTGGATAATTACCAGTATTTTGCATGTTGTAATATTGATTTTGTTGTGCTTGATGCATATTGTGTGCTGCATTATGACCTTGTTCATAATGAGTATTTTGTCCAGCGTTATAGTTTACTTGTCCCATAGTTTGTAAATCTCTTAAGTTATCAAAATATTCATTTTTGTTTTTTTTATTAAGTTCTTGAATAGATGTTCCCATCATTTGGCCTGACATTTTATATATCTTATTAGAGAGTTTTTTTTTATTTATTTTATAGCAAATAAAATTAAATCATTTAAAATTAGTGTAAAAAATTGAATAATTATCTAATTATGGTTAAACTATAATACATATGAATTTATCTTATGGATAGTCACATTTCACAACTTGTACCTATTTTGTTATTAAGTGGAGCATCGTCATATCATATTGCTTTGCTTATGATATTATATCCAATAATTAAATGGTGTTATAATAAGGCAAATGATTATATGCGAAAAAGGAATCTTGTAACATTAGAGATTCCAGATATTAATAAAGGTACATCTGAAATTTCAGAATATTATCACATAATATGGTATCTCGATAATCATAATTTATTAAAATACCCTAACTTAAGTATTAATGATTCATTTGAGTCATATAATTCAAAAAAATCTAATGGTTATAGAGTGAGAAATCATGATAAGATTCAATGTCATTTTAAAGATAATATTCTGACTATTGAATTTGGTCAATATATCAATAATGAAAATAAAATAGATAAATCAATATTATATATTCATGCCAATACAGTTGAAATAATAGATAATTTCATTGAAATATGTACCAAAGAATATGTAAAATATCATAAAAATAATAGGAACGGTATTTCAAGCTATTCATATTCAGATGTAAAATGGATTGGTAAGAAACTTAATATTGTTAAAACATTTGATAATCTTTTCTTAGACCCTAAAATAAGTGATAAGATACAAAATGATATTGAATCATATATTGAAAACAAAGAATTATATAAACGTATGGGGATATCATACAAGCGAGGGTTTATGTTTTATGGAAGACCTGGTTGTGGGAAAACATCTACAATTAACGCTATTGCTAGACTCTTAGACTATGATATTTATAAATTAAGATTGACTGAATTTACCAATAATAAACAATTATTTACTGCTATAAGAGCTATACCTCAAAAAAGTATTCTTGTTATTGAAGATATTGATAGAACTAATTCTGTAAACAAAATTTACAGATTAAAAGATAACATTGACTTTACCAAAATACTGTATGACAAAGACGAAAATTTAAAGCATAAAAAATTAACGGATGAATTAATTGAGAAAGGTGAACATTATATATATTTGGGATATACAGAAAATAAAAATATAGATATTCCACAAGAAATAATTAATATGATAAAAGATGCTTTTAAATTCATTATTGATTATCCAGATCTTATTGAAAAATATAAATATGAACATTATTATGATATCAGTACTTCAAAAAATGAATCAATGGTTAAGGATTTAATGGAGATATTTGATGGTAATGAATATCTTCACAAATGTCTGATTATTATTACCACAAATCATCCTGAAAAATTGGATAGAGCATTAATTAGACCTGGTAGAATTGATACACATATAGAATTTTTACCAGCAGATAGAAATATAATTATAAATGTTCTAAAGACATTTTATAATAAAGAAATTGATCAAATAAATCTAGATATTAAAGATTTTAATGGAACAATAGGACAATCAAAATTAATCAATTCCATTATTCTGCCAAACATTAAAAATTATGAGGGAGCCGTATCAGAAATTCTTAAAGCTAAATAATTTATTTATTTGTATGTAGACATTCCTTTTTATGTTCAAACCAATCACTCTGTTGACATTTCTCATCATGATACTTGATTCTATAACAACCAGTACATGTCAACTCTTTAGTTAAATCTACATTACAATAACCACATCTATTTTTATAATTAGAATATCTATTTTCTAATATACAATATTTATTCTTTACAATAGGTAATCCATTAATTTTTTCATCTTGTTTCTCTTCGTCTTGTGTTAATTTTCTTGTTGATAATGGAGCATGTGATATTTTAAATAACTTAGAATATGTTGTTTTATCAAGATCATAATATTCATTTGCAGATTTTAATAATAATAATGTGTTACCATAAAGTTTTTGTTTACCAAGTAAACATGTTGCTCTTTTATTTATATTCTGATCGTTTGAATTATTTGATGTGAATAAACACAAACCAAATCCGATTATATCAAATTCATAGGATGTATAATTTTTATAATTTTCCTCATTAGATTCAAAATATTCTAATGGATGAGTCTGATATGTAAATTCACTTACTTGTTGAGAAGTATCATGTGGTATAAATATAGCCTTATGTACAAATTTAGAAACCAATATATCAACCAAATCATCAATCTGACTATTATCAGGGATACATGTACCATTTGATGTAATTTTTGAATTAAGAAATACAACATTTCCATAAACCCGTTCACCTGTCAGATATGTAGCAATACTGTTAATAGTATCTTGTGGCGAAGATGGATGTTTTTCAATGCCAACAAAACATAATTGATAAACATTTGATGATGTATCAAATATTACAGGTGATTCTCCAATTAATTCAGGAGTTAATCCAATATCTAGAACAATTGATTCCATCATATCACAAAATTTAACTTGTTTAATTAATAGATGTGATTTAATTTCTTCTGTTAATAACAATCTATCACTTATATGTAATGTTTTATTGAATTCAAATGTATTTTTCTTAATTGTAATTAATGTTATTTCAGTATTTTCCATTATATATTTACTATATAGCGATTTATATTTAAGCAATTTATCCTCATTAAATATTAATATAATCATGATATTTTAATCTAAATATATTATATAACATATGAATCATTCTATTGACAATAGAACATTAATGATATTTATATTATTAATAGTGTTAATTATTTTAATATTTGCTTTTTTATTTGTTGAATATCAAAAAAATAGTGTTTGTATACCATGTATGCAAAATAATAAAGTTGAGAAAATGGAACAAACTGAACAACATGATCAATCTAACCTTTCTACTCAAGATAGGAAAATACCATATGAAGCATTGCATAGTTCATCTGGATTAATACAATCATATAATCCAATGTATTCATATGATGATATAGTTAAGAATTATGATTTTAGAAAGGCATATGATCCTTTTGAAAACCCAGCAAGAAGAGTTGCAAGACATGAAATTCATCCATTACATTTGAAACGTTTAATTGATATTCCAACAAGAGGATATCCTGATAATTTTACACAATTTGGTATTTTAGTTAAGGAAGGTAATCCAAATAAAAACGAGGATAATAAAATTTTAAGATTATATGGTAGACAAGAATTTCCTGGATCAAATAGATATGAATATTATACTGCTATAAGTAGTGGAAATGATATAATTAAAATTCCAATTGAAGTTAGAAGACAAGAATTATATGATGGTGATACAGTTCAGATTAAAGAATTAAAAGAAACTTATAGAGTTCAATTACATCATTTTGATATGCCGAAATATTATCCTGATATTATTTATTAATATTGTCATGTGTAATACCGTTTTCATCTAAAAGGAAAAAATAATATACAATTGAATCTTCTGTATGATCATATGAAAATGTGAATAATTCTCCTTCTTTATAGGTTGACTGATCATAACTTAACTTTAAAACCATCGGAATTTTTGTAATATATGAAGCAATTGCTGCATAAATATCTAATTGTGTATCATCAGTTATTTTAAATCTTGATGTAATCATTTCTGATTTTAGGAAAAGTGCTTCTTTATGATCCAGATCAATTCCATATAATAACATTTTTTTTGATAAATATATTGTATTTTTATCCATAAATGGAATTGCCCAACTCCATGTCCATAAATTATGTTTAGGTATATATACACTTAGTACTTCATATCTTGAAGAAAAAAATTCTTGATTATTTTTATCATAAAAATGAATAATAGAATGTTCTAAGTCATTTACTATTGATGTCAATTTGAAATATTTTATTTTGTCAAATAGTTTTGAGTATTTCTCATTATTTAAATCATAATATTTTAAAGAATTTACAATAACATCTTTAATATTATTCATATATATTTTATTATATATTATATAACAAAATAAAATCACAAGTTAATAGTAAATTCATATAATTTATTTTGAGATGAATGGTGTTGTTTTTCTTCTTTTTTCTAATAAATCTTTAATTGAAATTGCTGATTTATGTGTTTTATATTCTCTTTTTGTTTGTGAATCATTTTGCTTATCATCTGATTGATTAATGTCTTCTTGTTTGCAAATGAAAATAGGAGGGAATCCTCCTGTAGGTATATTATTATCTGATATATTACCTCCTCTCATATTATATTCATAATCTGGCATATCAAAACTCTCTGTTGATAAAGAATAATTTTTAAATAGATCAATTGTATTCATTATATATAATTGATATACAAAAATAATTAATCAAAATTTAATACAAAACTATTTTTATTACTAACTTGTAATGGTAAATTAGTTGTAGTTTTTTCATTTTGTGATATTTGTTTTATGGTTTCTTTTTTGGTATATTTAAATTTGTTTAGATGTGCTATGTTGCAACATTTTCCTTTATTTTCACAACTAAATTTTAAATATTCATCATCTGTTAATTCTCCAACAAAATTAATATACAATAATCTATGTAATGCAGCTTTTTTTCCTCTAAAATAAAAATTTATATATACTCCCTTACTTTCATTTTTTATGTTTGTTATATATCCGTTCCATAAACAACATGTAGATTCATCAAATATGTTACTATTTATATATTTGCATAATCTTTTCAAGTCATTATATTTTAACTTTTTGTCTGCTGGAACGTTTTTAAGTTGTCTTCTTAGCATTTCACTCAATAAAGCTGAATCTTTCATGCTGCTCTTAATATTTAATGATATAATTTTATTTTTACCAGACGTAAATTCCACCCAGTAATAATATATTATTTATAATATGCAACTTCTATATTTATAGGTATTCTTGACATGGACATTGAAACAAATCTTATATTAATAAAATTTTTAAGATTATTTACATCCTTATATTTGGTAAATTTATTTGAATTAATTGCTTTTTCATCTTTAAATTTATCATAAATAACTCCATTGTCAATTATATATATGATTGTGTTGTATTTATCATAGATTATAATTGGTATATTATATACTTTATTTAATACATACATTTCAACTATACCATTCGTTGAAACAACTATATCTTTTGTAATTTTATTTATAAATTCATTTATGAAATTTTTTTTGTTTGTTTCTATATAGTCTTTTAGATCATTTAATATTATATTATGATTATTCTTATCAGTTATCCAATCTATAATATTACTTCTAAAGTAATTAGAGATATCTGTTTGAAGATTACTATAGTATCCAAGATTTCTACTTTCTATATCATAATATAATTGTTTTACCCATGTATAACCATTTGCATATGCTCTTAATAATGACATATTTTCATCTATTATACTTTGTATATAATAATCACCCATATTTTGAAGTGGATTCTGGAAATTCATTTCCTGTAAATCAGTAATACTTGTTTTCATTGCACGTCTCTTTCCAATTTTAGGAATATTTTCTTTGCCAAAAAGATCAATAAGAACTTTTCCAATTGTATTATTTGTACTCTTTATAATTTTTTGACCTTCTCGTTCCTTATATCTATTATAATCTGCAATATCTGATACAAAATAGTCCTCTTTTCTTAAAATTTCATATGCTTTATGATCATTTCCAACAAGTTCTTCACTTATTCTATTAACAAATGTTATTATAAGGTCTCTGGTTAATGCAAAATGACATTCATCGTAACTCCAATAACAATGTTTATTCATTGAACAATTTTCCTTATCTTTGTGTATATTACATAATTCCCTATTATTATTAACTTCATAACCAGTTCTATCAATTGGTTTTGTTAATACATAAACAATTTTATTTGATTTACCACCACTTTGTACATTTTCCGATTTCTTTATCTCTTCATATAGTTTTTGTAAATTTCTATCTATTAATCTAAATAATATGACTCTAATTTGGTCTCTCTTAAATATTTTGTTCGATGATTCATCTGCTATTATCTTAGTGATCTTCTTTTTAATGTTTTCATTTTCTTCCTTATTTAAAAATGCACTTAAATGTAATCTAAATAATTCATATGCTTCATTTTCATATTTTTTATCAGTTACATTAATTATACGATCATCTGTTATATAATTATTTTTTCCTTTTGATATTTCAATATCTACTTTATCAAACAATTGCTTATATTCCATTAATAATTTCATCTTATTAATAGTATCAATTGTAACTGTTTCTGGTTTTATTGGAGCGAGTTCGTATAATTCAGTCATTATACCAATAACCGTAACAGTATCCTTAGATTTGCTATCATAATATATTCCCACCGGTTTTACTTTGATTTCACCTTTGGATATTTCATATAATTTATCAAGAGCGTTAAATGTATTATTGAAAGATTGTAATTTATTTTCTATATTTTTAATGATTTGTAAATTATATATTGATCCTGATGGTTTAATTGGAATAATTGTTGAATTATTTGTGATTAAATATTTACATTTATTACGATTGTCTATTACTTGGTATTGTGGCAAATAATCATTATTATTTAATTTAATTAAATTATTATATAATGTCTTGGCATTCAATTTAATTGACTCTTTGCCTACAAAACTAATTTGACAATTTCTTTCTAAAAAGTCATATATATGATATAGAATATTATCTTTATTATTATCGTATTTGAATGTCTTTATCAAATCAAATTGTTTACTTAATTCATCTTTCTTTATTACTAAAACAACAGGATAATAATTCTTGTTTTCCTTTATTAATATTATTGTCTCTTTATTTGGATCCTTAATATTGCCAATTTCTTCAGGATTTTGACATACTAATACGAAATCATCACGTTGCTTTTCTTTTTCTAATGTTTTTTTAATTGTAATAGTTTCTTTTTTCAATATAACAATATTTACTCCATGTTGTCTAAGTGTTTGAGGAATTGATATGATATGATTTACAGAATCAAAACCAATATTAAGACTATTTTGTATAAATTCAATATACTTTTCACGTGTAATAAAACTAGTTTTAATGTCTCCATTGTTTAAAGCTGTAAATAGTGTATCGCTTTTATCTTTCATTAATCTATCGATAATCTTAGATTTAATTTCTTCAATATTTGATTCAATTGCTGATGCAACTGCATTTAAAAATGGATAATCTGATTGTTTTGATCCATATTTGAAATAATATCCAGTTTCACTGCTTAATAAGTAATGATGTTTAATCTTACGTGTTTTGTTTAACATTTGATTAAAGAAATAATCAACATATTTTGGTAAAAATCCAATTCTACCTTCTTGAATTTTATTTGTATCTTGTAATATATATAATTTATCACCAACAGATTTAGCTTGTTGTTTTTCTGTGCTTTCCCCTTTACCAATACATTTAAGATAATAATCTTTCTTTTCTTTATTTTTAGATGTTAATGGATCCTTCTTGAAACAACAAGGCATACATTGCCCATATGGATTATTGGTTCTTGAAAGGAACCCAACGAACATATGTTCAGCATTTTCATCTGGATTACATGTATAATATATTGAACCAATATTATTACCTTCTTCATCAATATTGTCTAAACCAACAGCTCTAATTATTATATCCTTCTTTTTACCACCACGTCCTTTTATTTGTGTTTTCTTCTCATATGTTCCATTTGTAGGATTGTGTTTAAATCCTTGTCTCAATAAATCATCTAATGATATAAATTGTTGCGGACGTCTCTTCTTATCATTACCACTGTTTTGACATGCACGTGTCCATTGATGTTGACCTTTTTCTGGTTTGAAACCTATACGTTTTTTATCTAATTGTGCCATTTGTTTTACAGTTTTAGCTTCTTTATCATAATTTACAATATCATCAACTTTATTTCTTCTTTTTGCAATATTATTTAATTTTTTCAATTTGTCTTTTAATATCTGTCTTTCTGGTTTTTTAAATAGATATGTTTCAACATATAAATAAATTAAAATACTATAAAATGTAATTATTCTATCTAATTGTTCTTTGTTACGAGCACCAGAAATTCTTATTTTGTATCTATCTCTTTGTTTTCCTTGTATATCAATACCTATTCCAGGAGGTTTGTATTTTGGAATATTTTCTAGTTTCTTTAATATCTTTCTTGATTTTTTGATATTAGGATTCTTATTCTTGACTCTATCAATTTCTTCTACAGCCTTTTCTAATGTAATATTAAATTGTTTACTTATTTCGTTCGCAAGTGTTTGTTCATTATAATCATAATTTCTCATAAAATATAATATTCTTTGTTCAATTCTTGCAGAGTTTTCATATTTTGATACTCTCTTATATCTTAAATAAGTACCAAATTTACCTTTTTCTTGAACCTTTTTCACTTTAGATTGTCTCTTTCTTGGTTCAATAACTAGTGCAATATATGGATAAAAGTATCTGGCAAATTCTGATAAATCATTATGATTAATAACAAATTTTTCTGGAAGTTCAAATTTCTGAATTGTGTTGATGAATGCATATTTGAACTCTTCATTTATTGGAATTTCAAATTTAACTTTGTTTTTCTCCTTATTTAATTTATTAATAAGATCCTTTACATAATCATATGTTTTTTTAATATCATTAATTGTAGCCATATCTTCTTCTTTCCATTGTGTTTTATATTCTATTCTACCAGTATCACTCAAGTTTATAGCCATGAATTTATCAGTATTATTTTCTGTAATTCTTACTTTGAAACTAATACCATATGGAGCATTTTCAAACCATTTTGATAATACATCTACATTTTCCTTGTTTTTGCTAAATTCTGGTATTACTTTTTCATCATACTTAAAAATAATTTGACCATCTATTGTTTGATATTGTATAAATGGATACTTATAATCAACAATGAAATTATCATATATTCTAAATAAATCTATTTTATTACCTTCCGCTAATCTAAGATTTACATGAATTACAGATTGAGTTATATAATTGTCCTTAAATAAATATTTATAGTTTTCATTCTTCTTTGTAAATTCAACATCTTTCATAATCTCATTTTCTATTAATAAATCATTGTTTATTGTATCATATATATTTTTAATTTTACCACTTTCTATCTTGGTATCCCCATTTATATAATCAATAATATATTTAATATCATCTGGTTTTATTCTTCTAAAATATACTCTAATATAAACATCTATCAAGTTTCTTAATGTATCTTGATCAGGATTATATCCTTTACCAAGCTCATTGTAAATATCTATCATATATATTTCATTATTGTTGTAATATCCTTCATAATCATATATTATATTATAATCATCATCTTCCCATTTGATTTTACTACCATATCTTCTAATGTTATCTCTTAATAATTTAAGATTTCCACGTAACTCTTCGTAAAAACGGAAATTGTTATTTGGTTCAATATCAATATTTAGTATATCAGATCTCTTAATCCATTTTTGACCTACCATAATACGTTCCAATTTATTATTATAAAAATATTCACTCCATAAATATTGTCTTGATGGAGCTATATAAGCATCTGACTCGAATTTAGGATTATTTTTAATAGATACACATATCTTGCTCTTAACCGTTTTAATTGTATCATCTTTAAAAATATATTGATTTGTTACATAATGTTTATAGTAGACATTTCTTAATGATTCATCATACATTACATTGTCTTTTGATGTATCGAAATCTAATAATCCATGTTCTAGTTTTTTAAATATTTTATCATCTTTTAATGCTTGTTGAATCAGAGTTGATGTTTGATTTATATTTGAATCCGGTATTATGTCAGTATCTTGATATATCTTTTCTAAATCATCAATATCTAATTCCTCGTCTTGTAATACAAAATCACTATCCAATCCTTCCTCAAAATCCTCTTCTTCGTCTTTATTTTCATCAACAACTTTCTTTAATTTTTTGACTGGTTCTATATCATCATCTTCTTGTTCGATAGCTTCTATTTCTTCAATCGTTAATTCATCTTCTTCATCATCATCTACATCAATTGATATTTCCTTATCCATAACTTTATCTGGTAAGTAATCACTTGGTTCGCGTTCGCCTCCAATATGATTATATTGTTTTAGTAATTGCCCATTAATTAAAATATCATCATGTAGCGAATTATAATCAATTTCAGCCATTGTATCTAATAAATCAATTGTTGTTCTGTGAATTTCATCATTACCACCACCATATAATGTTTCATTGAATGAACTTGTATCAGATAAACTTGTACTTGAATATGTTGAATCACTAGATGTACTTAAACGCGAAACCTCTTTCGTATATTGCCTACTTTGCTCAACTATATCGTTTACTGATTGTTTTTTAATAGTAGTATAATCTAACTCCTTCTCATCTTCTTTTTGTTTAGATTTCTTTCTCTTTTGTTCTTTTCTTAATATTTCATCTTTGATTAATGCTTCATAATTATACAATATTATTTTATCCATTAATTCATATGATTTAATATGCATATCATACCATTCTTGTCCTATTTTTTTTATTAATTCGTCTTGTTGTTTTTTATTCTTTCTAATTTGTTCTATAGTTGAGTTTATATGATAAGTATTAAAAAATTTGTTGTACCATTTATCACCATAATATTTAGAAATACTTGTTAATTCCTCTTTTGTTAACAGGATTAAACTCTCATAGAGTTGTTTGTCTTGTATTTTTTTTAGGATTTTATAAATGTTATTTGGAATATCACCAATGAAAACATACATATTGTATTGTACTCTTCTATTGTTATTTTTGTATTTATAAATAATTTTTATGGGGTCGTCCATTGATTTATATATAATGTAATTAAGAAATAAATAATTTTATATTATAAAACACAATAATTGAATATTTAAAAAATCAATATAAAGATATATTGATAAATTTGTTTGCAAAACATTTAATCATAAAAATGGTAATTTATCATAACCATTTTCAAAAGTTATATAAAGAATTAATTTAAACTATTGACTCCGATATTATTAAACCACAATATTCAACCGGATCATTCTTAAAATCAATTTTAGTATATAATCCAAGTTCTATTGCTACTTTAGTTATAAATGCAAATATTTTCTTGAACAAATCAGTATGTCCATATTCTTTACATGCAACATGTGCCATTTCATGAAGTGCAACATACATTACTAAATTAATATCATGCAGATAATTAGTATATTTTGACCTCAAACAAAATACTATTTGTTCTCCTTTATTAACACTATAACTTGTATATGAACTATCTTCACTACTCTCATTTATTATTACATCACTTATTCTTGTTTTTAATTGCTCGATATCACTCTTAAAATCTTTATATTTTTTATCTTTATTGATGTATAAGTGATCAACAAGTGTCATAATATTTCTACGTAGTAATGCTAGATTATTTGCAGATTGTTGCTTATCTTGTAAATCTCGAACAAGATATTCTTTGTTATCTATAGTTGATTTTACGTATTTGACTTCGTGTTTTTCTAATTTTAATATCGCAAAAATTGAGAATATAAAAATTATTATTATTATAAATATTACGATCCCCATACTTATAATTAGTTAATATATTTTGTAAGTTTTTAATTTTATATATAGAATTATTTTCTACAATATCTATATATTATAGAAAATAATGGGCGCAACGCAAAGTAATACTAACTATACTGATACTTATAAAAAACCATCAAATACTGAAATACAAAATAAGATAATGATGTTATTTAATCAAAACAAAACTAATATGGTTTCTGAAGCAAGTGCTTCATTGGCAAATATTGATAATATAATTGTTTCTGATGGAAATTTTAATGAATTTCAAACTGGTGGGAAAATTAAATTTAACTCATCCAGAAATAGACATCTTGAACATAATATTGAACAATATATTCAAAAATTACAGTCAGGAGGTAATCCCAATAACAACCCAATTCTTGAAGATTTATCTGTTGATGAAAATGAATTAGGAAAAATAAAAGATTTTCTTATGAAAGATAACCAACAATTTGGTGGTAACTTCGATTCGTTAATTAATGCTCTTTCATCACCAACAGTTAGTGAAAAACCACAATTAACTATTTTTGATATTCTTAAAGGAGGACTCCAAAATAATAATGATTCAGATGTTGTATCTATATCAGATGGTCTTGTTGATACTGATGTTGAAACAGATAACGATAAAGATGATGATGACAAAGACGATGAAGAAGTTGAAACTGATGACGAAGACAACGAAGATGATGAAGATGTTGAAGATGATGAAGACGATGAAGACGATGAAGATGATGAAGATGATGAAGACGATCATAAAGATGATAAAGAAGGTGGAAGTTCAGAGCTAAGTCGTACAAGTTCTGCTTCAACTGGAGATAAAAAAATAAATGATTTTAGTCAAACATCATATAGCCAAAATGGAATGTCTGATGAATTAAATATTTTACCATTTTATAGTTCGGATGTAAGTTCAAACAATCATCCATACACAAAAAATAGATTTAATTAAATAAATAAAAGTTTATTTGTTATGTTTTATATTATATTTCTAATATAAATCCTCCTGCCAGATTATCAAATGAAGATTTATTTTGTGATACTTGCTTAATCTTTTTCTTCTTTGGTTTGGTATCTGTTTTAAGTTTTTTACCCATTTTATGAACAATAAATTCTTCACTATCTTCATTCTCTTCTTCATTATCAGATAACTCAATTTCTTCATTATATGGATTGAATTTTGCAGTTATATTATTCTTTATTGTTGATGGATCGTCATCTTCATCATCAGTATCTTCTCCAAATGGATCACTTGTATCTTCTTTTAATAAATTGAAGTAATATGATAATGGTCTCTTTCCTACTCGTCTATTCATTTCTTTCATAATACAATCCTCAAATATTTTATTGGGATTTTCTATTACATGCTCTAAAAATTGGATTGATGGTTTCATAATCTGATTAGTTATATAAAATAGATAATCCAATGGAAGTTTATTTTCTACTATATATTCTGGATGTTCAACTCTCTCTCCTTGTAATTCCACTTCTTTTTCTGTTAAAATATATGCATATGGAATTCTTTCATTACTCTGAGGTCTATTTCCTGGATCTCTATCAGCCATTCTATCGGCCAAAACTGCATGAACAATCCTACTTCTATCTGCATATGCTCTTTGGTCTTTCGGCTTCTTTACTTCTAATTTATTTTCATCTTTTGTTAAAGCATTTCCTTTTAATGTTTTTGTTATTATAAATTTATCTAATGTGTATTTACATGATAATATATCTCTTAATGTCTTCTTTGTGAATTCAACTGCTTTATCTGAACTTTTATCATTTAATATACTTTTAACTATACCTCCAACAACAATTTTAACAATTGGAGCATTATCACGACGTTTAAGAACAATACCCATAGAATTCTGATAATATTTATTTGGATCTGTTTCATATTTATTTCCAACATATCTTTTCTTTGACAAAATAACAAATGGCCAAAATGTTTTCTCATATAACATATTCTGAGGAACTGGAAGTATTTTATGTAATAGTTTACCGCATAATTGACCTAATTCAATACTAATTTTTAATGCTTCATGTGATGTATCATTTATATTTGTTTCTTTATCTGCAATTCCAAATTTAATGAAAATACTATCAGTATCACCATATATAACTAATGGATTAATTTTATATTTTGCTAATTGAGTTGTGATTTTGTCATATACCCATTTTATAAAATCTTTTTTGCATGTATGATTAAGCTTTTTGTCAACAAACTTCTTATCATCAATAATACCACGATTTTCAGTAAATATCCTTATATATTGATATCTTGCATCATTCTCACCTTCCACAATTTGTTTTAATTTATTTATGTTTTCTTCTCCTATTAATTCATCAATCTTCTTTTGAAATAATATATTTATCTTCTTCTCAAAACTTGCAAAATTCTCAAATAATGCAGCATTGACCAATATTGGAAATATGATTTCTGCAAAAATTCTTGCTGCATTAAGCATTTCTCTGCCTGTTGCGGTTGTTGATGCAGCAATATCTTTTAAGTATATAGGACTTGTTGGGGCACCACATTGTCCATATAATGAATTTGCCGTTATCTTATATGCTAATTGCAAACCATCCAGAATCTTCTTCTTAAATGGATCAGGCTCTTCTTCTGCTAATTCTTTCATTTTATTTCTAGCATCCAATAATTCAGTTAAAATTTCACATAATATACCAGGTTGACCTTTTATTGAAACTGCATATCTACATGTTGTTGTTGTATTATCCTTGTTTGAATATGTAACATTATTGTAATAATATCCATCTAAATTATCATACTGTGGATCCTTAACTAAACATTCATGTGATAACCCTCTAAATCTCATTGAATTTGGATATAGACTGTTATAATCCAGAACACTAATTGGTTCAAAATGTACACCAGTATATGGTTCAAAAACAGTAGCACCTTCATATCCTTCAGTATCTTCCTCTTCTGCTTCCTCTTCTTCGAATTTTTTCTTTAAAATAGATGGAATTTTCTTTTCATCACTTTCTTTAGGTTTGAAAGGTTTCCTAATAACAGGTATAACATGATTTCTTTCCCTACATTTCTTTGAAACCAAACTAAATATTTTAACACCTTGACCTCTTAAGAAAATATATGATAATGGTACATGACATACATTTGCCATACCAATATTATTTGTTAAAATTTGTAATTTATTCATTAATTTATTACACAAACTACAATCTTGAAGACAATAATATGCAATTATCGCTCTATCTTTAGATGAACCTTTTTGTAACCTAAATATATCGTTGGCAGAAACATCATCCTTAGCTTGACACCAATATACCTTATATTTTTTAAGTTCTAATGATTCTCCATCTAATATTCCGTCAACCGTTAATGATTTATCTGTAAATGATATTACTCTAAATTTTGCTTCATTCTTATACGAGTTATCAGATAAACCATCATTAAAATATATTTTAATATATCTACCTTTTTCTAGACCATATGTACTTTTAGTTTTTATTGTTGATGTACCAATATTATTATCTATAATAACATCTTCAATACCTTCTTTAATAAATTCAGCTGCAACATTATCCAATTTATATGAACCTAATTTAAAATCTCTCTGAACTACTTTCATAATATCAATATTTACTCTACCTTGCATTGCATAATATTGTAATTTATTTTCACCCAAAGCAGACGATGCAAGAATTTTATCGATAAATGGTGAATTTTCACCTTTAATGCGGCCTAATTTAGAAAAACTTTGATGACATCCTAATTTTTTTGCTCGTTCATCCAAATATTTAAAGTCAAAACCGAATATATTGTAGCCAGTTATAATATCAGGATTCATTCTTCTAATTAATTTTGTCCATGCTAATAATACTGCTACCTCATTATCATAAGATTCAACATCTGCACCATCAAGTTTATCACATGAACCAAGTGTTATTATATGTTTGTAAAAACATTCACTTTCACCATAACGACTAAATGTTGTACCAATTTGTATAACTTTATCTTCATCCCTTTGAGGTTGGGGGAAAGTACCATCTCCACTTGTACATTCAATATCAAATGCTGCTATGATTAAAGGAACAATTGTTGTGTCTTCAACATGCTCTAAATTTGTCCATTCAGTATAAACAGATATATCATTTGTTGATGGACAATCTTCTTCACTAAAATGATTATATTTTCCTCCTGATAACTTAACCCAGCCAACTGCATTCAATTTTCTTATATGCATACATCTGAGAAATGGTTCAATGTTTGATTCATATAATTTATATTTTTTAGGTTTAGGATGTAACACAATATTTCTAATTGCTCTGTTAAAAACTCTTTCATATGCTTTAAACCCATCATATCCATGAAATATTAATCTTACAAATGTAAAAAATTTATAATTAGTAAATTCTCTAAATATGTGTTTATCAACCAAATCCCATTCTTTTAATGAACTTACTAATTCAGGTTTTGACTTCTCTACTTCCTTTTTAACAGTATCCATCAAAATTTGTACTTTTTGTTTATTCCAGTTTTTAGGAATTTCAACATAAAAATATGGAGTATAGTCTTTAACTTTTACAAATATTTTTTTGTTGTCTTTTGTTGTACCATACATTCTTATGACATACTTTTTAATTGTGTCGTCACCAAATTCAATATTCTCATGATAATAATCCCAATCACTAACCTGAAATAAAATATCATTTCCATTGATTGAATTTGTGTTTACGACTTGTTTTTTTTGTGTTTTCTTACCATTTTCAGTCATATAACAATATTAATGAATATATTTTTATATCATTATAATTATACAATTTTTGTATCAATTTTTTTTAAATTATTACATATATATAGGTATAATGAACAACACTAATAAAAAATTTTACAGATATCAGATGACTTTTCCATTTGAAGGTCATAAAATATATAAATCAAGATCATTTAAAAAAGTTGTTGATAAATGTTATAATGAATTTGAAAGATTTAATGACATTGGAGATGGTATGTTTTGCATTACAAATATAGACAAGGGAGTTGAATATAGATTCAAAGTTAAAAATAATAAGATATATAAAGTTAAAAAACAATCTGGAGGACAACCAGAAAAACAAGATAAAATAGAAACTCAATTAAAAGAATTATCCAGATTAGATGAAGAAGGTGGAGAAGAACCTGAAAATGTAAAAATTTTAAATAATATTAAAAATATAGATGTTAATGTTAATACTGCTAATAAAAATATTACAGATGTAGCAAATTTAGTACAAACAGCAAATAAAAATGTTCTTGGTGTTTCTGGACAAGTTGATAACAATTCGAAAAAAATAGATACATTAACAGGATTAACTCAACAAATTAATACAAAGATTCAACAACAAGTTCCACAACAAATTATACAAAAAGAAATTATACGCGAATTACCTAAAGATCAAATCAATGATCAGAAAAGTGAAGAATTGAAAGATATATTTGATGATATAGATGTATTTGATCGCAGATTAAGAGAACTAACAACAATGAAAAAAATTGAATCTTTAGAAGAAAAATACTCTAATAATTATTGTGTAATATTGTAAACCTATTTAAAAATTAGGGTCTTTAATATAATATAATTTAATGGACCCAAATTCTAAAAAAGTATCGGTGATATTGAGGTTATTCCCATACCTTGAAAATAAAGAAGATGCAACTAAACTTAAAATTGACGATGATTCGATACATTATATATCAATTAGAGAATATGCAGAAAAAATTTCAGGCATAATTAGAGATAATTTAACTAAAATTGGAATTAAGGAAAATGATGCAGTGATAACAGATGCAACAGCAGGCGTCGGTGGAGACACAATTTCGTTTGCTAAACATTTTAAATCAGTAATATCCATGGAAATAAATAAAGATAGATCAGAATATCTACAAAACAATATTGCTATATACAAATGTGATAATGTTACTGTAATGAATGGTAGTTGTAATGATTTGTTGTGTACTATTCCAGAACATGATGTTATTTTTATTGATCCCCCATGGCAACCTGACAATACATCATATAAACAATACGACAATTTACGTCTTTCAATTGGACTTGAACCAATTGAAGATTTTTGTAATAAATTAATGAATCCAAGTTATATGAAATGTGTACCAAAATTAATAGTTTTCAAACTACCAAATAATTATGATATAGCACATTTTTATAAAACTGTAAATATAAAAAATATTTATTACTATCCTTTACCAAAAATGATCATCCTTGTTGTACTTGTTAATTTATCTTCCTAACATAAAATAATATATATGCATTCTTTGTTATTACTTCTTTAGCTAAATCATCATTTGGTACATGAACAATGTCATCGTCGTTAAATTCATACCATTTATTATTTATTCCATTCTTACAATATGCAACATAATGTCCATAGTTGCATGTTCCTCTATGTTCACTTATCGCCCATAAATCATATTCAGTATTATTAACTGGATGCAAATCAGATAAATGTTGCTTGATGTCTAAATTATCAATGGGAAACACAACTTTAGATGATGTTTTTGTTGTTCGCCAACTATCATTCTTAAATCGTTTTAATTGAATAATCATTATATTTGGTGGTTCCCAAATATACATTCTTTTAACAGCATTAACTTTCTTTTTACATTCGTTACAATGATATTGATTATCACCAGTTAATATTTCTTCTTTACTAAATTGACTTATTGATTCATCTAATGTTGTTTCACCATCTTCTTTAGTTGGAACAGACAATATAGTAAATGGTTCAAATGATCCAGTTACAGTATTACATTCTGAACATGTTATTTTAGAGAAAAACAATCCAGTGAATAAATCTGTTATTATTGAATGTGATTTCCTAATGTAATTTTTCCAATACAAATAAGCCTCTGTTATAATTGCATCATCAATATGATTCTTCCTATATTCACTTAGATATGTAAGGAATTTTTCCCTTTCAGTAATATCTAATTCAATATTGTTTATTTTTTCCGTACATTCCTTCTGAACTTGTACATATTGTAATACACTTGGTTGAATATTCTTAAAAGATACTACAACTTCTGATTTTGTCTCTTCATGAACCCGATCTAATACTAAGTTTAATAATTCTTGACTATCATTTTGACTAAATCCTCTAAATAATTCACACTGTTGACCAACTACATGCTTAAAACTTTTTGGAGTTACAGTTGCATTTTGAGACCACATAGTTTTTAATAGTTCAGCAAGTCTATATACAATAGTCGTTTTACATACATCATCAATTTGGGTTCGTTTAATTTTAACTGATATATCATCCGAAATATTTTCCTTTTTACGCTTCTCATCTGCCAATTTATCAATTACATTCATCGTCATTTTCTCAACAAATTTTTCTTTCATTAACCACGATCGAAATGGATTTAGATTTGATATGCATTGTATTATAGAATTCATATAACATGTATTTCCTTGATTTTTTAATCCTGACAATCCCCTAACAATTAATTTAGATCTTTCATCTTCTACTTTTTGGTCTTCCTCTTGATCTTGTTTTGTTACAGTAGTGGTGTATGTCTGAACATTGCCAGGTCTATAATCATCCCATTGTCTATACATTGTTTATGTAGTATATATTATATAAATATTTATCCAACTCTAACTTAATTATCAATTTTCAATTTTTTTATTCACAATCAATAGCAATAGGATATGAATGAAATATTATAAATATGTGATATTTTGATTATAATTTAACTTTTTTATTGGTTAATTATATAATGTCAAAAAAGAAAAATGATATAATTGATATAGAAGTTGCAAATATTAAAAATGAAAAAATAGTTAATGAATTTGAAAAATTAATTCAACAAATTAAAATACAAATAGATATAGCACCATCTACTAGTCAATATATGACAAATCATTTTCGACTTAAACAAATTAATAATGCATTATCTATCATAAAAAAATATCCAAAAGAAATTAAATCTGGAAGTGATTTGAAAGATATCAAAGGAATTGGCAAAGGAACAATATCAAGAATTGATGAAATACTAAAATCAGGTAAACTTAGCGAAATAAAAATTAAAGATTCCGATAAAAAATATTCAGATTATGTCAAAGAATTAGAAATGATTCATGGTATTGGACATGCTAAAGCTTATGAATTAGTTACAAAACATAATATTAAAACAATCAGTGAACTCAAAAAGGCATATAATGACGGTACAATTGAATTAAGTAATTTAATTGTAACTGGGTTGAAATATCATGATATTTATCAAGAAAAAATACCACGTGCAGAAGTAACAAAAATTTATGATTATCTAGAAAAAATAGCAAAACTAATTGATAAAGATCTATCTGTTACTATTTGTGGATCATATAGAAGATTAAAACCAACATCCAATGATATTGATGTTTTGCTTGCTCACCCCAAAATTAAAACTAAACTTCAAATTACAAATAATGAAGATACTAATTATTTATTTAAATTTATAAAAGAACTAAAAGAAAAAAAATTTATTTTAGATGATCTGACAGATAAAGATTATCACATTAAATATATGGGATATTGTAAATTTAAAAAAAATAAACATGAATATCCAGTCAGAAGAATTGATATTAGATATATCCCATTTGATTCATATCCAGTTGCTATGTTATATTTTACAGGAAATGCAAACTTCAATAAACGAATGCGTGCTCTTGCAGAACAATTAGGATATATGTTGAATGAATATGGATTATATAGATTAAATGGGGAGAAGAAAACAAGAATCAAAATCACATCCGAGAAAGATGTATTTGATAAACTGGGAATGGAATATTTGCCCCCAGAAAAAAGGGAATAATTTACATTAGTAACATTGTATAACCTAATAATAATTGCATCATTGTTAATATTTTGGTTCTTGTTGTCTTGGGATATAAAACTATATTATTTAAACCTACTTGAGATAGTAAAGAATATTGTATTAAGTCCAGATATGTAATTTCTTTTTCCATTCCAGAATAATGCTCAATCTTATGGAATTCATCACGTGGTACAGCTAAATACAATATAGTAAATAATGATATTATAATCATTACTAAAAATAATTTTGTTGATAGTGATGTTATGTTTAATATTAATCTCATTTTATAATATTAGATTATATTATATTTATATATTTATACAATAAATTGAAATATTCATCTTATTGTTTTACATTTAATATCGTTCTTCTATAATTTTCCCAAAAATACTTGTCATATACATTGTTATTTTCCTTTGATCATTTGGAGTTAACAATAAATTATACATCTCATTTATATGTATTCCAGCACTAGCCATAAATTGATTCTTTTGTTTATCTAAATCCGATGCATAATTTCTTATAAAAGTAATAAACATTTTATCTCCATCAGCAATACTTGTATTTATAATTTTATCTTTTGACTGTTTGATTATTTCAGATGGATGAATTTCTGGATTATTCAATCTCATTTCCAAATACCAAAATGTCCAACTTAAACAAAAACCAGCTGGATCTGCTAGTTTTTTAACCTCATGTCTACTATCATTACTAATAGTTTGAAAACCAATCGTACCAAATATATCCTTAGGACTATAATATGTTAAATCTTTATTTATTAATTTTCTACCCATTTGCTCTATAAATTCATCTAATTTATTTGTTTCAAGATATGGAATAACACCATATGGCTCAAATCGTTCCAATGTGTTTTTAACTTTATCATATAATATTATATTTGCATGCGTACTATTTGGAGTTATAACTAATGTTAATTTGAATAAAATAAATCTAATATTTTTAGATACCAAACATTTATTTATATGGTAATGTATATCATCATGAACAAAATATCTATTACTATCTCGCCAAATAATCAAATATGGTACTATTTCAAAGAAATAATCATTATATATTTTTACTAAATCAGATATTACCATTTCATGTGGTTGTGAATAAAGATTATTTGTTGTTATTTTTATTTTGTCATTTATAAATTTGTCGTTAAAATAATATTGATATGGAATACCCAAATTTTTATATTTCATTAACATTATCACAGTGTATATCATATTATGCAAACTATCAGAGTTAAATAATCCATGTAATGCATTTTTACCTATAATTAATTTCATTTTATTACCCATTATCATTTGATCTTCTGCTATAGGGATTGATCTTTTGGTCTTAAATATATATTTTTTTAATTCATGTTTACATATTTCAGAATCAGGATTTTTTCTGCATTGATCAATTGAAGTTATTTGTCCATCAATTTGATTTGAATAACTTGTTACTATTAAATTTATAAAGTCATATACTCCATTACCATCAATATAATCAAATGGTCTTTTATTACGATTATCTTCTATAAAAATATCCATTTTCTTATTCTTTATAATGCTGTTATAATTTCTCCAGTTCTGATTTTTACATAATAGATGTAATGGAGTTTCTCCACTCGTATTTTTAATATTTAAATCACCATAATATAATAATTTTGAAATTGTTGTTGGTTTCAATTTAGTATTCTTATTATATAATGCATAATGCAATGGTGTTTCTAAGTTTCTATTATAATTATTAATATTGAATCCATTATCAACTAATAGATTAATCATTTTATCATCATTATTATTTATTGCAAATATTAATGGATTATTATCACCTTCCGCACCATTATAATTTATATTAGCACCTTTATTTATTAATAGTTCAATCAGTTCATAATTTTTATTTTTAACTGCATATAAAAAAGGAGTTGAATATCCTCTATCCTTTTTATTTATATCATAACCTTTTTTAATTAATAATTTAGCAATATGTGGTTTATTTTCTTGGATTGCATAACATAATAATGAATCATTATAGTTCATTATTTTATCTAAATTGTTATTTATCATATTTTTAATTATTTTATAATTTGTATCTTTTATTGTAGATGATTCTGTTATGTTTTTTGTGATTATGTTTTGTCCATTTATATCATCAATCAGAATATCAAACTCTTTATATTTTGTTACCCATTCAATAAATTCTGCATCATTATATAATAAATTTGGTATGTTTTCATTATTATTATTTAATAAATCCAGAAATTTAGGATATTTTTTGATACTTTGTTTTAATAAATCTATATACCCATATATAGCTAATAAATGAATTGGTGTATTACCATCATCATTGCTTTTATTTAATATTTGTTTATTATTGTCTATGAAATAATTTATTATTTTCGAATTATTGTTTATTGCTGCTAAATGTACAATATTATTTCCATTCGCTATTATCTCTTCTGGATTGATTTTCTTCTTAATTATTAAGTTATATATCTTATCCCATTTATTATTATTTATAAGTTTTTTAATATTCATACTTATATTAAATTAAGAAATTTTGTTACATTAATAAATAAATTATGCAGAACATGAATCACCACATGGAGGTTTAATTATAAAATTTGTACCTTTAGATTGTGGAGAAGTAGCATTATTAATAGGTACTACATTGACATCTTCATCATCACTATCATTATCAAAAGTTTGTTTATTACCACGTTTTTCTTCAATTGCATTTATTATTTCTGCATCTAAACCAAAATCAATTGCACTAACTGCTGGTTGTGTTTTGAGATAATAGAGACCTGTTTTTAATCCATTTCTCCATGTATAGAAATGTGATGATGTTAACATATCGAAATCAGGTACTTGACAAAACAGATTTAGACTTTGACTTTGGTCAATAAATGGACCTCTCTCTATTGATTGTTGAACAATCGGTTTATTTCTCATTTCATATGCTGTCTTATATATTGCCTTAATGTCATCTGGTATTTCCATTATGTTTTGTATTGATCCCTTATCGTATAATAATTCATTTCTAATATCTTGATTCCATAAATCCATCGAAATGAGCTTTTCCATTAAGTATTTATTTATTACTGTAAATTCTCCAGCTAATGTTGTTCTTGTGTAGACATTAGTAGTCAATGGTTCAATTGATTCAGTATTACCCATTATTTGTGATGTACTTGCAGTTGGCATCACTGTTGTTAATAGACTATTCATAGTACCATATTTCTGAACATTTTCAACTAATCCATCCCAATCATATCCCATCAAAAGATCAGATTCATCTAAACCCCATAAATGGTATTGTAATTTCCCATGTGAAAATGGACATCCGCCATTATAATTAAAAGTTTCATATGAACCATATTTCTTAGCTAATTCAACTGACATTTCCAATGCACCGAAATAAATAGTTTCAAAAATCTTTCTGTTTAATAATCTAGCCTCATCTGAATCATATGGCAAATCCATCATACAATATACATCAGCTAATCCTTGAACTCCTAAACCTATGGGACGATGTCTAGTATTTGATTTCTTTGCTTTATCCGTTGGATAAAAGTTAATATCTATTACTTTATTTAAGTTTCTCACAGCAATACCAGATGTGTATCTAAGTTTCTCAAAATTAAATATCCTAGTTCCAGCTGCATCAGTATCAACAAATCGTGGAAGACATAAAGATGCCAAATTACATACAGCAATTTCATCAGAAGATGTATATTGAACTATCTCACTACATAAATTACTACATTGAATTACCCCAAGATTTTGTTGATTGGTTTTTTTATTTACATTATCTTTATATAACATATATGGCATACCAGTTTCTATTTGAGATGATAAAATATGGAACCACAAGTCTTTTGCTTTAACCTGCTTCTTGTATCTACCCTCTTGTTCGTATTGTGTATATAATTTTTCAAATTCTTCACCATATGATGTTGTTAAACCGGGACATTCATCAGGACACATTAAAGACCATACCTCATCACGCTCAACACGTTTCATGAATAAATCTGGAATCCATAATGCTAAAAATATATCTCTTGCACGTTCTTCTTCTTTGCCTTTATTTGATCTTAATTCACAAAAATGGAAAACATCTGCATGCCATGGTTCTAAATAGCACGCAATTGCACCATTACGTCTACCTCCTTGATTTACATATCTACCTAACCAGTTCAATACCTGAATCATTGGAATAATTCCACTTGATACACCATTCGTTCCTCTAATTAAACTTCCAGATGCTCTTACATTACTAATGCTGATACCAATACCACCAGCTCGTTTACTGATTAAACCAGTATCTTTGAATATTTCCAAAATTTCATCCAAACTATCACCCATTTGAAGAAGGAAACAAGATGAACATTGTGCCCATTTTGAGCCAGCGTTGTATAATGTAGGTGAACCAAAAATAAAATATCTGTCGGATAAACATTTATATGTTTCTAGTGCCTCATCAATATTATCTTGATTTAAACCAAGAGCAACGCGCATCCATAAATGCTGAGGACGTTCAACAATGTTACCATATTTATTTTTTGAATCATCTTTTTTATTATCTGATTTTTTATTATTTTTATTAGATTTGTGTTTAGATTTAGTATCTTCAATTGATTTTTGAGTTACTGAATTTGTTTTAATTCTGTGTAAATATGCCTTTTCTAATGTTTTAAAACCAAAATAATCAAAATCATAATCTTTCATATATGATTGATTTAATAAATCTTGTATCAGATCAATATTACTATTGACATATTTATAATATTCTTCTGTTACAAGTGGATTTGGTTTTCCAAATATATCGGCATTTGTATAAAGACGATTGGTAACTTCTAAAAAATCTTTAGAAGTCATTTTATGTAATCTACTAACACATAAAGCTGATGCAAGCTTATCATATTGAGGATCATCTCTTATTTTTTCAGAACAGCTTACGGCAGCAAAATGATCTATTTCTTCTGTTGTAATACCATCGTATAATCCATTAATGGTATCTTTTGCAACTTCTATTGTATTAATTCTATCTAAGTTTCTGCGATCACATAATATATCTATGCGACGCAAAATTTTGTCAAATGAAACACGTTCAGTACGTCCATCTCTTTTGATTACTTGCATTAAATGACTATTTCCGGTATTAGGTAGATTCATGGTAATAATATATATTATTCAATTTTTTTTAAGTAAAATTAAAAATTTGATTTTTAAATTTAATACTATAATTTTTCTATTTATTCAGAACAATTTTATAAAACTATAATATTATATAAGAAATATATGGATTATATAACAAATGTCACAAGCTCCCCATTTCAAGACCAAAATACATCTGAATTAAATAAAATTAATTCAGAAATCAAGACCAGAGATAATGAAATAGAAACCATCAAAGAACTTATTGAAAAAATAAAAGATGATAAAGAATTATTAAATTATACAATCACTCAATTATCTGAAAAAGTTGGTTCATATACTCTTGAGAAAATGATTGATACCATACGTGATAAAGAAAATGACAATGAACCAATTCTTAGTGAAAATATGAGAAAATTTACTGCATTACCAATTCAATATCAAAATATATGGAAAAAATATAAAGAACAACTCGCATCATTCTGGAAAGCAGAAGAAATAGATTTTTCCAATGATTACAATGATTTCTTAACATTGAATGACAATGAAAAATATTTTGTTGAAATGATTCTAGCATTCTTTGCAGCAAGTGATGGTATTGTTAATTTTAATTTAAGTGAAAGATTTACTAAAGATGTTAAAAATACAGAAATTCTTTTTACTTATCAATTTCAAACAATGATGGAAAATGTACACAGTGAAACATATTCTCTTATGCTTGATAATATTGTTAAAGATCCTCATAAAAAACAATTTCTTTTTAATGCAATTAAAAATGTAGAATCAGTCAAATTAATGGCTGATTGGGCATTTAAATGGATTGAAAGTTCTAAAAGTTTCTCTTATAGAGTAATTGCATTTGCAATTGTCGAAGCTGTATTCTTTAGTGGCGCATTTGCTGCTATTTTTTGGCTCAAGAAATATAAAAATAAAAACAGAGATGCTTCTAAAGGAACACCATTTATGGATGGATTAATTAAATCAAATAAATTTATCAGCAGAGATGAAGGTATGCATGCAGCATTTGCATGTGAAGTTTATTCATTACTTAAAAATAAATTACCACAATCTGAAGTTAATGAAATATTAAAAGAAGGTGTTATTGTATCACAAAAATTCATGACAGATGCTTTACCTGTTAAATTAATTGGAATGAGCTCACAATCAATGTGCGATTATATTGAATATATTGGAGATAGATTACTTGTTATGTTAGGATATAAAAAGATATATAATAAAAAAAATCCATTCAAATTTATGGAAACTATTGGATTGAATGACAAAACCAACTTCTTCGAATCAAGACCACATGAATACCAAGATGCACATATAATGAATAAAGGAAACAAGTCTACAATTACTATTAATGATGAATTCTAAATATTTGTTTATATTAAAATAAAATATCATTTTAATATGGTAGTATACTTAATTTTACTAAATAAAATCATTTATTAATCAATGAATTTGTATTACACCATTCAAATTCTGGTTTTATATTTAATTTTTTACTTCCATTTTTAAATAAATTTAATAAATAATCATAATCCGGTTTCTCATCAAACTTCAGATCTCTACAATATGATATATATTCTTTAAAACATTCTGGTATTCCTTTACATAAATCATCCAGACTAGTACATATTTTAACTTCACCTATTGCTTCTATATGTTCATTACCTTTTTGTTTTTTTATTCCTTGCCATGGTAAAATTCCCTTCAAAAAATATATCAGCATATATCCAACCGATTCTAAATCATCCCTTCTTGATGGTTCAAAACCCATATGCATGTTTATACTCGCATATCTAGCTGTACCAATTAATGATCTTTTATCCTTGAATTCAATATGTTTGTTATTAATTATATATTTTTTTGATAATCCAAAATCCATCATGTATATTTGGTTTATACTTTTATCACGACCTATTAAAAAATTATTTGGTTTTATATCTCTGTGAATATATTCTGCAGAATGTAACTGTTTTAGTAAAAAAATAAGTTGTTCTGATAAATGAAATACAGTTGATAATTTAAATTTTCTGTTATATTTATTAAATAAATCCTCCAAATTTGGACCTAATAATTGCATTACCATTATATTGTAATAGGGAGATTGTAAATAATCGTATATTTTAGGTAAACCAATATTGAAATCACATTTGTGTAAATATCTATAGATTTTATACTCATTGTATACTCGTTGAGCTTTATTCCTATCCTCGACTTTTACCGCTACATACCCACCTTTCTTATATTGAGCTAAATATACTTCACCAAATGATCCTGATCCAATTTGTTCTAATATTATATAATCATTTAACAATTCATTTGGTTTATCTTTATTATCATTTTTATTAATCAAATCTTTTTCCATTATATTTAAATAATATGATATATTTTTATATAGATAATGTTATTCATTTTTTAACACAACTTAAAAAATGAACCATTTAATATGTATTACCATTTCCTAAAAATCTTTCCTTCAAAATATCATATATTAAATAATATATTTTAATACTTGAAAAATTATTTAGTTTTAATTGTTTCTTTATAACTTCAATTTCATCAAAAATATCATAAAAAATTATACATATATTATTACCACTTTCTGAATTTATTATCTTTTGTATCTTATTAAAATCATTATTAATCCATTCTATTTCACAATTTACTTCATATGTTTTTAAATAATTTGCCAAATATCGCTTATGTTTTAAATTATTTACATATATATATGTTCTTGATCCATAAGATTTTAATGTTCTTATTAATTCATTTGCTTTATCATTCGTACATATATCATCTATATAATGTAAATCTTTCAAATCAATTTCCTTTCTACATATTGGACAGGCTTTATTAAATTCTAAATATTGAAGTATGCATTTCACACAATAATGATGCCCACAATTTGTAAATAACATTTTGTCATGATCATTACTTTCTAAACATACTGAACATTGTAAATCATCAAATTGAGCATTGAGTTTCAAATTATCTAAAATATCAACGTATTCTTGTCTTGTAATCATTGATTCATACAAATTATTTAATGTATTGTAAAATTTATATATGTTGTTACATTTTATATTTTCAAAATATTTAAGTATATCTTTTTCTAATAATCCACTTCTAATAATCACACATTGTTCTTTTATTATACTATTATTATTTTTATTTGTTGATACATACAATAAATCATTAATATATTTGATATTTAAATTGTTATCATATAATGGAAATACTGTATTTGTATCATTCAATAAATATTTAAATAAATTAAAATAGTCTTGTTGCGAATTTAACATTTTATCTAAATGAATCCAACGTTTTCCTGCTTTAAATAACATTATCAAATCATAAATATTTTTATTTTTAAGAGATTCGTTAAATGTTACAGAATCTATTATAATACGATTCCAATATATCAAAAATAATATTGTATCAGATCTATCTTTTATATTATCAAATTTAACATACTCATTTTTTATTATTTTTAATATATCTTCGACTTTATTGTTATTGATATTATAATCATCAATAGTCGTCATAAACTTCTTAGTACAAAAATATTCATAGCTTATAATCAAATAATCTAATTCTATTAATTCATTATATGTTATAGATTTATGATCTTTTAGATTATTTATTATTTTAACACTCGCAGATGGTTGTTGTGTATTAATTTTAGATAGCCAATATGTACACATTGATTTATTACATATTATTATTGTACATTTTGTATAAATTAATGTAACTGTATCAGTAATATCTATATTTCTCGAATGAGTTTTAGATATTGAGTTTATCATTAAATCTACCCATGAATAAGTCAAATCATATACTACACCACCATTAACAGTACAATTATTTAATGTAACATCCTTTATAAATTGACCATTCATAGTATCAATATAATATTCACCCAGTTTATACATATCGTTATTTAAATATGTATAGATATTACTACATTCTTCCTTTTCTCTAAACCATTCATCGAAAGATGTATTCTTATTTAATAATATTTGTTCGTATAGATTTAAAATTAAATGAGATATATAATTATTTTTTGTTTCAGTTATACATTTTCTGAATATTTCAAATAAATGTTTTCTTCCATTTATATTATATGGATATTTTAGTATTTCATTTAGCTTATCAACATCAATATCCAATAAAATCTTATACCATCCATTATCACCTTCATTTTCTATTTTTGCTTTCATAAATTCAAAATCGTTTTTAATTGATATCCCTTCATTACTTATCATATATACTTTTTCTCTCTTGTTATAATAAAATATTTGAGAACAATCTTTTGAAATGTGAATGCGTTTCCCTATGGGAGGATTTTGTAATTTGACTCTTGCATAAATTAATTCTTGTATATTCATCCAAGTTATTATAATCCTCTATATACTCAATACTTTAAAATATTATTTTAAGTTTTTTTATTTTTTTATATCCAGTATTAATATAAAAATATTATAATGGACTTTTATTCAGGTAAACAACCTAATTTGATTGGACCTATAATGAAATCTACTATGTGCAAAGTTATTAAAAAACCAACAATAAATAATACAGTTAGCGATAAAGTATCATCATATGTATCAGATTTATATAAAGATTATATTATTGATAATAAAATAGCAATTTTTATATTACTAATTTTTGTTGCATTTCTAGTTTATAGATATTATAATAAAAATGAAACAAAGAAAATAAAACCAAAAGAATCGTTCACAAATGAAGATGCCAATTTAATTAATGAAATTAAATTTTATCAAACAAAACATTTACAACATGATAATCCTCCAAAAATGAATCCAACAGAACCACCGAGTGAACAAGAAAATGATGTATTTTATCCCCCTGATCCATTACCAATTAACATACCTGGAAATGGATTGGTGTTCTCAAGAGATATTTATAATAATACTAATAAATTCCCTCAATTTAATAATACACCATATGACCATAATAATGTATATAATTACCCAACTAACACATATTTTGAAGGAACATATAATACATATCAAAACGCACAAGATACAAATATAATGAACCCTTATAATTGGTCTAATAGTTTTAACACAAATAGTGGCGCATTCGTAAGCCCAATGACAAATCTTAATATGCAAAATATGGTAGATTATCAAACAATATTAGATAACACTAATAATAATTTAACGAATGCACTTAAATTAGGACCTAAATTTATAGATACAAATAAACCAGAATATGATATGGAACCACCATATGCTCAAGATTTTTAATAGCTTTTCTAATATAAAACACATAAATTTCTGATATTAATATATAAATGAAATTTTTACCATTTTATTTCTTCTTAGCAATGTTTATCGGTTTTATGTTAATATATGTCTTTGATAATGATTATTTTTTAATTTATAAAAATAAAAAAGACACTTTTAATGGTATATCATGCTCCTGCAAAGATAATATGTGTACAATGTATAAATCATAATATAACATTAAATTAAAATATAGTTTATTATTATAGTAATAATAAAATGGATTTTGACAGTTCAGTTAACATAATTATGTCACTCATATTCGGTATTATAATATCATTATTGTTCTTTTATACATTCAAACCACGATATGTTATAATCAAAAATAATAATAACAATTAATAATTTATAATATTTTAATAAAATTATTGTCTATATCTGGTACTATCTTTAATGTTTTAAAGATATCTCTAACAACCATATGTTTAACATCACTATCTCGTTTATCATGTGTAGCAAGATTAGGACCAATATTTACTTCCATCACCTTAGGCTCCAATCTATTATCTACTGCTATATCAACACCAAATAATTGAAATGTAATATAGTTTTTAATATGCGAATCTTGACATACAGCAAAACTTATAGCATTCACTATATTGGTAATAAGCAAATTAATTCTGTTAAATACTATTTCACTTAATTTACCTCCATTTTTAATAGTATCTTTTTCAATATCAGTCATATCTCTTTTGTTATCATCTAAATAAGTTCTAAAATCGGTATGTGTTAATGGATTAACGTGATATATCCAGCGTTCAATGTATCCGGTGGTTATATTATTACCAAATGTTTTACTACCCTTTATAAATGGCATTTTAGTATAATACATAAAACCCTCTTTATGAACATACGCTGATATCTCATTATTTTGACATACTAATAAAACATAAAATCTCATATTTGTTTTTCTACCTCTGATTAAATATGGATCTTGTAATAATTCTTGAGCTATTACATAATTATCTTTATATCCATTCAAAATCTCTTCTTTATCATTACTTATTTTTAACCCTTCTTGACGTTGTATATTTTTCTTCATTATATATAATGTATTTTCATTATACTCTGTTTCAAATAATTTTTTATCACTTTCGTCATATAATACATAACTTATTGGTGACATATCACGTGCTTTTTCTCTACCATATTTTTTCACCAAATTTTTCCACAAATTACTTTTACTGGCAATCTCGTCAGTATTTGTTACTATGAATATCCTTTGATCTGGATTGCTTGGCTTTATTTTCCCTATTTCTTGTTTATTATTATTATATGTACATGGAAAATATATTACCCAATCATTTCCAGTACTCTCCTTAATTGAATACTCTTTTAATATATCCAAATATGTTTCGGTCATCTTGTATTTACAATTTGGATCTTTACCCCATTTAATTTCTGTATTAATTGGATTAATATTAACCATATGTTCTTTTTCAATCTTAAATTTTGAAACTATATTTTGAATAATCAATACTAATACAAAACCAATTAATGATAATAATGTAATTATTAATATATTTTCATTTGTCAATTTCATAATACTATTATATAATAATATTATGAAATTAATTTACTAAAAGTAGTTATTTTTTTGATTTCTTTTCTAGCTTTCTTTGTAAACCCTTAATTTCAGATTTCATTGCCGCTTTTTCTCTTACATTATTCATTGAATGTGATAATTCAAGCTTAACTTTTGGTAATCTCTTTTCTACAACAGATTCCTTATAGTCAGGAGATGATACACATGCACATAATCCCTTTGATTTAAACCATGCAACAATCTTATTTACTAAATCTTTGGTAATTTGAGATGATTTGATTATTTGGTAAATAGCTAAAGTAATATTTAATATACTTTCTTTCTCTTCATTTGTTAGTTCTTTACCAGTTTGTTTTGGTACTACAACTAAAAATACATATGATAAAAGTTTAAATATGATTTCTTCAGTTGCACCTTCGTCGTATTTTAATTTTAATTCAGGAATTGCACCAACTAATAATAATAAGGCAGTAACTAATGATGTAATACCCATAATATCATTCTTTAATAATGCAAGATCGTCAATTGTAAATACATTGTTTCCATCTCTATCCTTTGTAACTATAGCAACAATATCTTCAATATTTGTTTTGAAAACATCGCTTTCTACATACTCAGAAACAGGACTAAGTAAGTCTTTTAAGTCATCAATGTCATAGTTGTTATCACGAATTACATTCATGATTTGTCTCTTTAGTTTTTCTAGGTCAGCCATTGTATACATTTTATTTAGAAAATTATTTACAATATGACATTAATGTTCACCCAATTTTTATATATAAAAATTCTTTTTTATATTCCATAAATATATACATAATTACATATGAACAATATTCTTTTATTTATACTTATTGCAATTGTTATTGTATTATTCCTAGAATTTACTAAACAAAAATCATCAGAAAATTTTGAAGATAGTAAACCAGCAGTGTTTGAAGAATCAATTAATGATCAAAACTACTCTAATAAATATATTCCAGAAGAATTATCAAATGATGTTCCTACAATAAAAACAATTAACGCATGCCCTCTAAAAGAAAATGATGTACAGACTGATTATTATATTAAAAGAATACTTGGGCAAAATACACAACGATGCCCTAAACCAACACAGACAATAAAAGAATTTAATAAAGATTTCTTTAAATTTAGAGATTACACATACAATAACTCATCGATGACATTAGATCCTGTTGATAAAATTACAAATTTATATTTAGATGGTGATTTAGGGCAAGCAGGAAGACATTCGACAATGAAAATTAGGGATATTTTTGATCAAGTAACTTGTGGACAAAATTTATATACCAAACCATGCGTTCGTTTACCACACTTTGATAATACTATGCATGATGGGTATAATTATAACCAGATGACTGGAATGTATAATACTAGAGACACATGGAATTATAATAATGAAAAAGAAATGAATGGTGGTCAAGTAGATAAAAATTTATATGGTAATGATCCGGAAGATCTTAGACAATTTCCAGCATTCAATACATTATTCTCAAAAAATTGAAGTTTCACTCTATTTTTTTATTCACCAATATAAAATTGAAGTTTCACTCTATTTTTTTATTTACCAATAAAAAATTGAAGTTTCACTCTAATTTTTTATTCACCAATAAAAAATTGAACAAATAATATTTAAAGCAATAACAATATAGTATGAATAACTATACATGAATAATTTTAATCAACAATATAGACAGAAACAAGATGGATCTGTTCATCATGTTTCCAGAAATAGAGATAATTTTAATGAAAATGGAAATAGGAATAATGGAAGATTTGTGAATAATGGAAGATTCAATAATCAAAATAATAATGGTCGTTATAATAACCAGAATAATAATGGTCGTTATAATAACCAGAATAATGGTTATAACAATCAAAATAGATCATATCAAAAATTTAATGATGTTAATGATAATAGACAAAATAAATATAATCAAAATAGTACAAATTCAAATACCATAAATGATAAATTTACAGAACATGTTAATCATGACAATGATAATGATTATCTTGATAATGATAATATTAAACATCTATTGTTAACATATATTTATGATACTATTGAATTATCTAATTATAAATATAAATTATTAGAATATGAATTTGATCTCCCATTATTAAAAGAAAAAAAATACTATATATCGCCAAATTATAATGGTATTCAAAGTTTGTTAGTTTTTATTAAAATCAAAGATAAATTTTTGTCGTTTATTGTTGATAGAAAAACATTAACTTATAACATTAACCAAATCGATTATAATAAAGTTAAAATAATTCCAGTTCATTATAGATTAGATGAATCAATATATAATGGTACAATATTAGATGGTGTATTGTTATATAATAATATTGATGGTATGAAACATTTTGTTGTTAATGATATTTATTATTTTAGAGGTAAAGATACAACAGCAGATAAAATAACAAATAAGATGCTTAGTTTTACAACATATCTTGAAACAATTAAAGAAGATCAAAATATGAATAATCTTATTTTCATTCCAAATAAATTATATGAATTAAAAGAAATACAGCAATTATCAAACGTGTATATTCCAAAATCTAAATATAATAAATCAATTAAAGGTATATCATTTTATCCAGAATTTTCAGGGATGAAATTATTGTATTTGTATAATAATTGTAGTCAAGATAATAAGCAAGAAGATCAACCACAAAAAAACACTCAGAAAGATCAAGTTTCTGAAACACCAAAAGAGATTAGACAATCAAATATTGTTGTTTCAAATGATAATTTGACTGCCATTTTTAAAATGAAAAAAACTGATACAGTTGATGTATATAACCTTTATATTGGAGAGAAAAGTATTGAAGGTGATAAAAAATTGTTTAAATATAAGAAAATAGATATTGCATATGTTCCAACAAAAGAATGTAGTTATTTTTGTAAAGATGCGATGAGTAAATCGTCAAATGATGGTATTTTAGTTGATTGTAAATATGATAATACTAAAGGAAAATGGATTCCATATAAAATAATCACTGATAAGAAAAGACCAGATACTATTGATAAAATTGAACATGTATTAAATATTAATAGCAGTGATCATTAATTTATTTATTTATTTTATCTTTTAATATATTTAAATAACTAAACATATTAAATTTAATCAAAAAAGACCACAATTACTGAAACGTTATCTGAACTCCCACGTTTAAGGGCATATTCAGCTAGTTTTTTAGCAATATTAACATTTTTATTGATTCTATTTGTTAAAGTTGAATCATAACAATTCATAAGAACAAAATTTATAATATCACTATTACTTAAAACATCAACAAGTCCATCACATGAAATTACTAAAAACCTATCATTCTTATCCAATTTATATCTAAATAAATCAGGTCTATGTGTTACATATGGAGCAGCATCTGCATCACCAAATGCTCTTGATACAGATAAATCCTTTATTCGCCAATCAAACCCATCAAATTCTATTTTCCCACCAAGACCCATAATTCTATAATACTCTTCTGGCCAATTTGGTTTGTGGTCTTTTGTTAAAGGCATCGCAAAATTATCTCTACATAATACACATCTGCTATCACCACTATTTATTACATTCAAATAATCATCATCATTGTGTTTATAATGTATGACTACTAATGATGTAGATCCCTGATAATGAGCAAAATTATATTCCATTAAAGTTTTTTGTATGTGGTCATATGCGTTAACTACATACTTTTTTGATACAGGATATTGTACCCTTTTATCTGTAAAAAATTTTGGTAGGTTTTTCTCTAAATAATTTGATACTTGTTTTCCTCCATGACCATCAAATACTGCATAAAAATTAATGTTCTTTTTTGTTTTATCTTTATCATCTAAGTTTATTATAGTAACATGATTATCTTCGTTTTGAGGTCGAACACCTTTTAAACTTGCTACATAAACATTCATTATTATTATTAAATCTTATATTAATAACCTATATAAAATTTTTCTATAGGTTATTATTCACAATCATAATTCAAAATAAATTTAACAATCCTTGAGCATATGTAATATCCTTATATTTATCAGAAAATTTTTGATTGCTTATATAGTCTCTGTATGAATTGGTATTTACTACCTCCACAATCGAATTTTTTATTGATTTTAATGGATTGAAAAATTCTTTCTCAAATACAATATACTCAGTTGGTCTATACAAATCCTCAAAATCATTCATATTATTATCATGAACTATCTCTAATAACATTTTCAATCCCATTAAATTTACTTCCACATTCTCACCATTATAATAGTTATGAACATTAATTGTATTGGGTAATGGATACTGATATTCACTATCTATGCTGGGTCTTGGATAATATCTATCATATTCATTTTGTGGTAAAAATGTAAATTCTTTGCCTATCTTATTTCTTACCAACTCATCATAATTATTTCTTCTAAATGGATGCGCTTTATCGTACTCCAAATTAGCACCAACTTTCATTACCAGATATCTTTGATAGAAATTATCCCGATCATTAACATTTACCATAAAATGTAATGTTGATAATAAATTTCTTATATTATTGGCTATTTTGATATATTCACCTTCTCTCTTACATGTTGATAATCCCACATTCTCATCTGGTTTCAAATCATTTGTCTGAAAATATTCTACATATTGGAAAAAATGTTCTAAATCTATTTTCTTTATTACTTCCTTATCTGGACTACTCATAATTACCTCAAATCCTTCATTCCATTTTATTAAAGTAAATATCCCTAATACTAAAGCTATTAACATACTCAAATAGCAAATATTCTTACCTTCGATATTTATTGAATTGGATATTTCATTATTATATCTACTTGCAATGAAACCAAAAATTAATAGAAATAAAATTACTATTATAAGTTTATTCATTTATAAAATAAATAAAGATTATATTTTATTTTTTAATTGATTCAACACCATCCAATATCTTAGCCCTACCCAGAATAATAATACCTGCTTGTGATTGTTTACTTAATGTTATATAATCATTAACTTTTATGCAAATTGGTTTGTCTAATAATCTTAATTCTGCTTTATTTTTTCTTGTTTTAACTACCTCACATTTACTATTGCACGCATTTGAATTTATAACTAACATATCCTTATCATTAATCTTATCCGAATCAGATCTACCCAATAACTCCAATTCAACAAATATAACCTCATATATCTTATATTCTTCTTTATTATCATAAATTGTCATTATGCTACCAACTAAACCATCTTTTGATGCAAAACCTGGATCGATATCCAGTTTAACACCAATTAATCCGCCAGGTAATGCATATTCTAAATCATTTGTTTCTGAATTAATTGATAATACTTTTCCAACTAATGGTGTATATGTCCAACGTACTTCTGATCCTTGTTCAGTATTTTGTGATACAATTCCTGGATATATACATACTTTATCGTTTTTATGTACAATACCCTTCATGATTGTTCCTCCAACAACACCGCCTTCCAGTTCTTCAATAACAGTATCTTGTTTATTTATATTGAATGATCTAATTACTATCATCTTTAATTCTGATTCTAAATCTCTCTTTGGCTCCGTCATATACTTGCATATATATTCACTCAATACATCAATATTAATTCCATAATTTGCTGCAACGGGAACTATTGGTGAATTTTCTGCCATAGTATTTGATAAATGTTGCTTTAATAATTTTAACTTTTCCATTGCTTCCTGTTTCTTTACTAAATCCAACTTATTCAAACATGTTATTGTATTCTCTAAATGTATCATTTTCGTCGCAGTTAAATGCTCTTTTGTTTGAGGAGCTAATTCTGAATTACTTGCTGATTCTACTAATATTGTTCGATCCATTACACAAGTACCATTTAACATTGTCGCCATAAGCAAAGAATGCCCTGGGCAATCAACTATACTAATGTGCTTTTCTAATGTCATTTCTTCATCACAATGTTTACAACTTGCTGTCATTACTTCACTATGATGCGATTGATAACATTGAGGAGCAGGACATTGCGGACATTTAAATATCTTAGCATTCGCATACCCCAATTTAATTGTAATATTTTTTTTCATTTCGCTTGAATGTTTTTGTGTTTTTATACCTGTTAATTTCTCTGTAATTGAACTCTTTCCATTACTTACAGATCCTATCATTCCCACATTAATGGTGGGTTGATGATGCTTAACTTCCAATAAATTAATTCCTAATGACGACATTTCTATAATTTTATTTATAAAGAGATATGTCTATAAGTAATTTAATTCAATTTTTATTCAATTCAAAAACATAACATATTCAAAAAGTTGAAAAATAAAAGTCAACTATATCCTATTTTAAAATGCAATATTGCTTAAATGACAGATCCTGTCATAAGATTTTATAAATTAAAGGTTACTGTTTGTAATCTTCTAATTTTATACTGCCTGATTAATAGTTATGATACCATTTTCTCTTGTGATTTATGGTTAATTGGACTTTTCAGGATTATTCATAGATTGCCATGGATTTTTAATTTTTTTGAGAAAGATACATATGTAGCATATCAGAGTTTGAACACAATAGTGTCAATGATATACCATGTGTTAATGTTGACAAGAAAAGCAGAAGGCACTTATTTTTCATGTGAATCAAATAAACATTTAGATTATGTAATTTACTTTGAAACATATTTTGCTATTATGGTGTATTTGAGTGGTTTAATTTTGGCAGGAGTTACACATTATCAATATCATAAACAAATACAACATAAAAAAACATACACTTTGAATTCAATTCCATTCACATCAATAACCAGATGGATTCAATCTGATAGAAAATGTTGCATTTGTATTGATGACTTCTCAAATGATGATATTCTTGCTAATATTAAATGCGGACATTATGATCATCTGGACTGTATGAACGAATGGATTCGGAAATCATTATGTTGTCCAAGATGTAAAAGTGATTTATGATCATTTATTTATTTACTGTAAATAAATAAATACTAATTTGTTAAATTATTAATTCAAAATATAGTGATTAATTGGCTTATTAAATCCATTGAAGACTTCATTGCCAAAATTAGTCGCTACAGTGTAACTACCCATGTTAATTGCGATTAAAACTTCTCCACACAAGAGATCTGGTAATAATATCTCATCTGTTATCTTATCAATTGAATCACATGTTGGCCCAAAAATTTTACATTTGTATTTCTTTTCATTCCTTTCATTAAATGGAAATAAATTTTTCTCATTAACAACAAAATGATCCATAGGAATATTACTAAAAGATGAATATACCCCATCATTAATATAATATGTAATAAATTTTTCTCCTGTTTCTTTATCAACACGCACTTTTTTATTTATAACACTTAAAACCAATGAATACGATGCTGCAACAAAATAACGACCTGGTTCGGCAATAATAGTTAAATTTTCTATATCCGAAAAATATTCATCTAATGCTTCATTTATTTTATGAGCAATCATTGGGAATGATATTTTCTCAGAATCAACACCAGGAAAACCACCTCCTATATCTAAAAATGTCATCTCAAAACCATGTTGTTTTCCCATATCAAATACTTTTCTTGAATCTTTGATTGATGTCTTATATGTTTCAGGATTCATACATCCACTTCCAACATGGAATGATACACCTATTATTTTGAGATTTAGACTTTTTGCTATTTTTAATATATTATCAATTTCATCTAAATCTAATCCAAACTTACAACTGAATTGACACATGGAGTCTTTATCATCTGTTTTAATTCGTAATACTAATTTTGCATCAGAATGATATAATTTTATCTTATACAGTTCATTCTCACTATCAAATGTTAACATATCAACATCATGTGCTCTAGCAAATTTAATCATGCTTGACATTTTACATGGATTTGCAAAAATTATATTTTCAGGCTTTACCAAATCTATTACCTTTGCAATCTCATTTTTACTTGCACAATCAAATCCACATCCTAATTTAGCCAATACTCTTAATATAATTTCATCATAATTGCATTTAACAGCATAGAATGGTTTAATTCTGGGAAGATAATGTTCCCATTTCTTATATTGTCTAATTACATCACCTAAATTTACAATAAAAAATGGATCCTCACTTTGATTGTTTTCTAAATACATCCCAACTATGTCATATATATCCATTTTTTTGTTAATTAGTCTAACATTGTTTTTGGATATAATGTCCGATATTGAAGAAATAAATTCATCCGGTACATTAAATTCACTCATTGCCACATTGTCCTCCAGTGTTATATAATAATTACTTTTATATATTATTTAATTCAATTTTACCAAGATTATTATATTATCAATTTTTTATTAACTAATAAACAAAAAGTCTACTGCCTCATATGATGATCTACATACTGGACATTTATTCAAAGGATTGAAAATATATGTTCTCAATGATAATTTATGATTACAATTTTTATTTTTTACAAATACATTGTGATGTGATAGTTCAATTGGACATACATTATCACAATTGCAATTATCTTTATTATCACATTTTATTGTTATTTTAGATGGAGCTTCTATAAAACTTATGAATTTAGGATCATTTGCTAATTTCCACATATTGATTCCCATTGGCGTATTTTGATCAGAAAATATATTTTTCACTGATGATGAGTAAAATATATTTTCAATTCGTTTGTATTTTTCCATTAAATATTGTAGAAGTTTATTTTTTGTGTAATAACTATAATCGCTAATAATTGGATAATTACTACTAGTTGGATAATTAATTGGTGTATCTTCATCAGATACATTAATATTATTTTTGTTACTAAATATATCTCCTCCACCACCTTCATTAATATATAATGCAACCGATTTAAACTTTCTTTCAGTATATTTTTTGACTGCTTTATTTAATGATGTCTGTGTATCACAACTAAATATATTACAAAAATAATGAACTTTATTTTTTACTATATTTTCCCATCTACCTTTTAAATAGACAAACATGCCATTTAATACATCATACCCCATACATGTTATATCTGCATGATATGTTATAAATATTTCTGCCCATGATTTGATCTTTAATATGTTTAATTGTATTTGATATACTAATTTATCATCTTTATATATAATCCAAGTTATGGTAATTACACTTCTAATTACCATAATATTGCAATTCGTAAAAACTCTTTTAATTCCATCTTCTATTTTGAGAAGCTTATCATAATTTATATTTTTAATATACATATCCAAATCATTTGGAACAAAATTTGCTGGTTTGTATACCGCAACCATAGCAGTTGACCCACCTATCATAATATCCAATTCATCAAACATAAATTCATTGCATAAATCTTTAATTTTTTTATTTTTAAATAATTCTTTTTTTGCTTGATTGTTATTTCTTATTTTATCGTTTTTTATTGAGTTGATATTAGATATAAAGTCATCTCTATTATTTGAGTTACTGATTTTGTTATATATTGAAACTCGATTAATTAAATCTTCTGTCCCTGACATTTTATTAATATAAACAATGTATTTATATATATTAATAAATTTTAATACATCAATAAATCAACTTTTTATTTATTAATTTGATTCTAATACCTTAACTATTTCATTATAAGTATATTTTTTATTAATCATACTATTTGATTGATCATATTTGGCATTAAATTGAACTCTCTTTATTTCACTTAATAAATTATAGTTAAAATGTGATAGTAATTCTTCAAATAATTGTTTTTTAGTATGATTTTTATTTACTATTATATATCCATAAATATTACCAAATGAATATAAGTTAATTGTTACATCATAATATATTAATTCCAAATTAAGTAAATATTGATGCCTTAATTCATCTATTTCTATTAAATTGAATTGTTCATAATGTGACATTTATATTATATATATCACAATTCTTTAAATTTTAAATTTAATAATCTTTTGTATAATAAATAAATCCAACAAGTAATAATGTCAATAAAATAGCAATTGTTAAATTACGATCACGAGGTTTTCTTATCTTAATAACAAAAGCACTGTCATTTAATTGTTTTTCTTCTAATTCTGCCTTTTGAATCATACCAGGCATCAATGAAGCTGCAATATTTTGTGATTGATGTTGTTCCTCTTGTGGGATTTGTCTTGGTTTCATTTCTGGTAAAAACTCTGGATGTAATTCTGGAACAACTTCTGGCTTTATTTCTTGACCTAAATTAAATCTTGCTTCTGGAATAACTTCCATTTGTGAATGCAATTCTTGTCTTACTTCCATTTCTGGTCTAATTTCATGTCTTGATTCAGCTACAATATTAGGTTTTAATTCTTGTAATACAGATTCTTGTGATGAATGCTGAGATTCCATTTCTGGATGCATTTCTTGTTGACCCATAGCTTGTTGTCTTAATTCATGTAATGGTTGCATCATATTTAATTCTTGTTGAAGAACCTCATGTAATGGTGCACCTGCTTGATTTATATTTTCCGTTCCTGCAACTTGTTCAGTTTGTCCACTATGTATATTATGAGGGACTGGCAATGCGTTTGCTTCTGGTTGTGATTCTTGATGAGCCTTTAATTGTTTTTTATATTGTTGTTCAAGCATTTTTAATGAACTTGCGGGTAACTTATAATTTGCATCATCATAATTTACAATTGATGGTACGGCTGGATGGAATACTCTGTCATTATTGTAGTATGTTTGTTCACCCCATTTTCTAGAAGTTCTATCTCCCCAATATTTTGGAGGCATTTGGATTCCATCAAAATTTTCTTTATCATCCCAAGTAAAATAAACCCATATAAATAATAGTGCGAGAACAACTCCAATAAGTTGATTTTTAGTTATCTCCATTTATGTTATTATATTTCTATATTAGAAATTAAAAAAATATCATTTATAATTTCTATTCTAATAAAATTTAATATTCTCTATTCCATAAATAATATGCTAATGCAACAATTGCTACAGCAACAACCAATTTATATGTACCAGATAAACTTGCCCATTGTGCTTTTACATTCAAATACAAATTATTAACGAATTCTGATCTTAACAAGAAATACCCAATTACAAGTACAGCAACTAAAATTACTATATTTCTATTTTCCATAAGAAATTCCATTATATTATATATGGATTAATAAAGAAAATTATTTTAATAAAATTTAATTCTTTAATATTACTTTAGGATAAATACAGGGCTTAAAATATAATGTACTATTTTCAGTAATATCAAGTTCTTGTAATGTTTTATCATTAATTTCACTTGATTCTATGTATTTACCACAATACATTAATTGGAAAGAATCAATAGAAAATCCTTTCCTTTTACCAATTAATTCCTTTAAATCATTATAAGTTATATGATGATCAACTTCTAATACAAATGTTCGATCATCACTATTGTATCCTTTTATAAATACTTGCATTTATTATGACTGTAATAAATAAAATTATAAATAAACAGTTTGATGTAAAATCAATTTTTTAGTCAACTTCGTCTACGGTTGGCTCATTTGATTTTTTACCCTTTGGACCTTTTGGCATTTCTGGTTGATCTTTCTTATATGCTTCCATTAAAATTGGAGTTACTTGTCTTTCGACTTCCTCACGTTTTTCCTTATATTCCTCCTTCGTTAAATCTTGATTTGATTCAACCCATTGAATTGATTCAGTTATTATTTCATGAAGCTTCTTTGCATTTTCTTCTCCTAATTTAGCTTTGTAATCTTCTGTATTAGTTGAATTTCTAACATTATATACATAGTTTTCAAAGTCATTCTTAGCATCAAGTCTCTCTTTGTTCTTTTTATCTTCTTCCGCAAATTTCTTTGCATCCTCAACCATCTTATTCAATTCATCTGGACTAAATCTATTCTTATCATTTTTAATTGTTATTTTATTTGATTTACCAGTTGATTCCTCCACTGCAGTAACATTCAAAATACCATTTGCATCAATATCAAATTTAACATTAATCTTTGGTACACTTCTAGGCATTGGTGGAATACCCGTCAATTCAAATGTACCTAATGGATTGTTGTATTTAGTAAATTCTCGTTCACCTTCGTATACTTTAACAGTTACACCAGGTTGGTTATCTGAATATGTACTGAATACTTGTTCCTTACAGCATGGAATTGTACTGTTTCTTTGTATAATCTTCGCCATTTGACCACCAGCAGTTTCAATACCTAATGATAATGGAGTTACGTCAACAAGTACTATATCTGTTATTGATTTGTGATCAACTTTACTTAAAATTGCACCTTGAACAGCTGCACCATAAGCAACTGCTTCATCAGGATTAATATCCTGTTTCGGGTCTTTTCCATTAAAATATTCCTTTAAGATTTCCCTTACTTTAGGAATTCTAGTTGAACCACCTACCAATACAATATCAGTTACTTGGCTCTTAGACATCTTGGAATCTTTAAGAACTTGTTCGACTGGTTCTAAACATTTCTTAAAATCATCAATACATAATGCCTCAAACTTGGCCCTTGAAATATTAGTCTTAAAATCAATACCATCATATAATGATTCTACATCTATTGTTGTTGAGGTTGTTCCAGATAATGTTTTCTTTGCTTTTTCACATGCTGATTTGAGACGACTTAATACTTTCTTATTCTTCATTACAGCAGTTATGTCTAAACTCTTATTCTTGGTCTGGAATTCCTTAAGACACCATGTCACAAGTTTGTTGTCAAAATCTTCTCCACCGAGATGCGTATTACCGCTTGTTGCTTTTACTTCAAATAGACCATTGTCTAGAGTAAGAAGGGACACGTCAAATGTACCCAAAATATTTTGTTATCGTAATGTTCTTTATCATTACTTCTTACAATCTCTTATAAGTTCAGACTATATCTTCAATAGGTTGAAACCTATTGCCTGACATTCGTGGATATTTCACCGTATTCAATATGAACTTAGGTTACTTTATCTAGTCGTTGAATCTTCTACTTTTTTCAAAGTAGCTTGACTGCGGATTATCCATTCTAATTCATGTTTAAATTTCACAATTTTATTAAATTCCAATAGCTGTTCATTATGATCTATTATAATATTTCGATCAATCTTATTCTTTTTTTTAAGATTTTCAGGTATTAACATTGCCCTTGTATTTATCCAATTGAATGCTTTCTTGCATTCATCTGATTTCGTCAAATCAAAAAAGTCTATAGGAATAACATGATCAATATGCCATATAACTCCATAATTACTCCACGACATTTGATTATTAAATGTAAATTCTAACCACATTCTATAAAAATTAATTGAACATCCTATCAATTCTCTACTTGAATTTGATTTATTTTTTAATGATTTCCAAATTCTCTTTCTACTATTTTCATATATTTTATAGTTTGGATCAATTAATCTTCTTTGTTTCTTATACTTTCTGATATAAGCATTTCGTTTATCTCTGTTATTCTTAATATATTCACGCTGCACAGTTCTTTTATATTCCTTATTTTTTTGATAATATTCTGCATCCCGTTTAGCAAGTTTATCTTTATTCTTTTTTCTATAATTCTGTTGACATATTTTGTCACATTCCTTGCAACGCGATTTTGGAACTAGTTTTTTAATCCCTTTTCTAATAACAGTTTTATTATGATATTCTGAATATGGTTTACTTTCTTTACACATAGGACATACCTTTGACATACTTAATTATATAATTTTATATTTATTTCGGAATTTAAACGAATTACAAAACTAATTTTTTTACTATATCTATGATAATTATTCATAGTGATTATCTAATTAGATAATTTAGTAATTAGTTTATTTGGACCTTCCCGCAATTAATCAGGTTTTTTTACTTGGAAGCAGTTTAATTGACGTGTTTACCACCAAGATCAAAAATCAAGACATTCCTTTCAACATCATCTTGTTTGTCCAATCCATACGCAATAGCTGCAGCAGTTGGTTCATTAATAATTCTTTCAATATTCAATCCAGCAATTACACCCGCATCTTTAGTTGCACGACGTTGAGCATCATTGAAGTAGGCTGGTACAGTTACAACAGCTTTCTTTATTGGAAAACCAAGATATGCTTCCGCAGTTTCTTTCATACTTGCTAAAACCATTGCTGAAATTTCCTCTGCTGTAAATTCTTTATCTTCATCCTTGTATTTTACACAAATTAATGGTTTGTTATTTGGCCCTTTTTTAACTTTAAAGGGCCAATGTTTCAAATCAGCTTGAATTGCTGGATCATCAAATGATCTACCTATTAAACGTTTTGAATCATATACAGTATTCTCTGCATTTGATGCTGCTTGATTCTTTGCTGCTTGACCAACTAAACGTTCTGTTTCTGTAAAAGCGACCCATGATGGAGTTGTTCTATCACCTTGATTGTTAGCAATAATCTCGATTTTGCCATCTTTCCAGACGCCAACACAACTATAAGTTGTTCCTAAGTCTATGCCGATAATTGTATTTTCTGTGTTCATATTTATAGTTATTCTATTATAATGATTCTATATCTTTAATAGTATTTTTCAATTTTCCTTAAATCATTCAAAATATTTATTTAATTTGCAAAAATAAATAAATGTTTTTTTGTGAAGTCAAAAAGTATGTTGGATAAAGAAAATATCATTAATAAAGGTAATCCAACATTTCGGACTTCTTTTTGTTCTCTGACAATCAAAGATCAAGGTGATGAAATTGGATAAGCCTGTTACCGCAACACATTGTTTCCAATGCCTAGGAGTCGAACCTAGAGGTGGTTTGATTAAAATTCAAGATAACCAATTTCAGTCGGATCTTTTTTCATCAAAGATTTTTTTCAGAACAAAGAATATTGTGATCAAATGATTAAGAAAGGTGGTTGTTTCGTTAGAGTGAAAGTCTAATTATAGTTAACCTTCCTTATTCGGATCACATGACTCTTCATTCTTTTTTTTTTGTATTTGATCAAGTGGCGTATCAAGGTAAAGCTGTTTGCTCAGGGTAAAAATCTGAAATAAGATAACCTTGAATACATCGGATCAAATGTTTTCCTTTTAGTTGGTCAATTAATAACATTCAGTGTTACAGCTTATAAGGCTGTCTTGCCGCCATGGCACAAGGGCACTCCCTAGACTAGAATCGAACTAATAAAAGATAACTGACTGTTGTCGGACCAATGGATCGTAAGGAAACCGATCCGATTTCATGCTTTTATCTTATAGGCATTCCAGAGATTTTAATTTTCAATTTTTTATTCATTCTTCCAATAATAATTCTTCGCCCTTAACCAAATATAAATATGGAGCCATATATTTTAATATATCTTCTTCCAGAACTTTATCTTGTATTAATTGTTTTATTTCTTGTGAATGTTTCAAATTCATCATATCATCAACTGCTTTCTTTGTTGTTTTATCTCTCGATCCTAAATCATAACTATCAATATATTCATTCAATTGCTCCGTAATGTAATCCAATACCGGCTCAATTATAAATTTTGTTGTTTTAATTCCTTTCTTATCAACTCTCCAATCAGTATTTTTATTTATAAGTTCACGAATAATATATGTCAGTCTTGATGTATCTGAATTCCAAATTGACTGTTGCTTAGGATCTGTTTTCTTATAATTCTTTAATATCAGATCACCAATATATGCAATCAATGTTTCATGTCTGTATTCATATAATAATCTTGATATAAATTCTTCTGGTGTTATGTCATAGTGTAATTTTGCAATATCTTTCACTGTTTCTAATGCAGGAGCTTCATTATAATTCTTAATTATATATGACATTGCTGATACTGATGTTTTGACAACAGTTCCAGCATTATTTAATAATGTTCTAAGGTTTTTAATTTCTGATTGTTGTGATAAAATCATATTGGCATCCTTAACAGTAATTTCTTTTAAATGTATTATTTCATTATTTAATTCTTTAATTTTGTTATTTAATTCTTTCATCTTATTATTTAATTCTTCTTCTTTTAATTTTGCATTTATTTCTTTTTCTTTATTCTCCATATTATCTAATAACATTTTCTTTTCTGAACAACTTTTTTTATGTCTTGATAGATTACATGCCTTTGTAAATGTTTTTGTACAATATGAACAGACAAGCTCACATGAGTCATTTGAGATATCTTTAGGATAACTTTGTGATATATTTGTAGACTCTATTATTTTTATATTTTTATTATGAATCTGTAAATGTCTGTCTAAATTACTTTTCTTATTGGTTTTATAATCGCAAAGCTCACATTTATGTTCGACCATTGAATTATTTATATATATTACTTTTAGATATAATTTTTGAATTATCTGCCTCACGAGTCAATGAGGCAATTTTTTAAATAAAAGTATAACAGTATGTAAAGAGCTTCGCCTCGAATGCTCGCCTCAATCGCCGTTTGTTATACTTTTAATATATATAATTGATTTTGATAAAATAAAATTTGTTTACTATATTACTTTATAATTTAATTAGTCACCTTGTTACTTTATATGCATAGATTTTGGTCAGTACTGTATACGGGTTTGGAAATAGTAAATAAAATATTTTAGTACCTTTATTACATTTTATATATTTATTGGAGACACAAAACAATGTTTTAAAAAAATTTACCCTCAAATTTTTTTTTCAGCACACAAAGTTTGTGTGGAAAATTTTAAAAATGGCTATATATATACTTTTTCTGAAAATATGTGTCTCATATCCTGTGTATTGGAAGTTATACATAAATAAAAATAATTTATCAATAAAAGTCTAGTGTATATTCGGAGTCCTGATTATTGAAGTTTTCATCATCGACAGACAAATATTTTGACTTCATTAATTCTGTAATGAACTTGTTCTTTTCATCATCAATCGTATAAACATCCAATAATTGTGGTAATATTTTTTCAATTAATTTATGTGGTTCAATTGTTATACCAATACAATCGCCTTCGTGACAATCATCTAAAATATCTTGATTAGATTCATTAATTTGTGTCAAAGTCTGGTCACTAAAAAACAATGACTGTTGTTTTTTACCATAATATTTAACATATTTTCTTATTAGTTGTGGAAAAGAAGCGTTTTCTTTTGTACAATAACAACTATAAATTTTTTGACTCTTTATCATTGACATACCATTAAATTCAAAGTTTTTTAAATAAGTACCAAATACAATACTGATTCCTAAATTATATAATATTCTAAATTTTTTGTCTTTCCATGTAAAATATGTTTCAAGTCCATCCATTTCCTTATTAAGTTTAATATTAGATCTCAATTGATTTTCAAACCATTTAGGATTCCATGGCATTGCATGCGCATTATAATACATAGTGTCATTAAAGTAATCTATTGGTACATTTTTTTGTGGGCTGAATACACTGAAATTTGGGGATAATACACCATAGTCAAAATAAGGACCATGATAATCCCTTTCCATTTCACACCAACCATTATCCCAAAAATATTTATGTTGATTTCTATACTCTTCATTTATTTGTATTGCATCGCCCCAATGTAAGTCTTTGAATTTATCACTTTGGACTTTAGAAAGAAAATATGCACCACTATAATTACATAGATCGTCTTCTGTAAATGGAAGGATATCTTCAGACGATACCAATAATAATTTAGCCATTATAATATATTATATTAAATAAAGGTATTAATGGATTAATTGTATTATTCAATTTTATAATAATTTGATAGTTACCAAATTGATTTATTAATCATTCATAATTAACCAAATTGATGTATAATGTTATAAAGTCACAATATAGTACTATATAATGGTACTGTATTATGGTATTATATTGGTAAATAATAGCATGATATATCAATTTGGTTAATTATGAATGATTAATAAAAAAATTGAAATCGTAAATCCTAGTTAAACCCATTAATAAGGGTTTTATATTATTCGCCAGAACCGAAGTAAAACCTTGTTCTCAACATGAAGGCTGTCTACGCTAACACTCTCTCTCAGCACTCCGGTGCTGCTGCAGCTCAGGCTGCTACCTCAACTCCTCCTACTGTTCCCATCCCTGGTCGTGAGACTGAGATGGCGCCGAACCGTGGAGGCGGTGTTGGGTTCATCGTCACAGATGACACTCTCATCCAGCGCATCCTCATCCTTGGTACTTCCAAGGGCTACTATACTTCTGCCGAGCAGAACACTGATGAGGCAGTCAAGGCTGTCAAGACCATGCTCGCTGATGGCAAGTTCCAGATGGTTCACGACATTCTGAAGGATGTCTATGAGTCTGGACGTGCTGCCAAGCAGGATCCCACCTTCGCGGTCCTCGCACTTCTGTGCGTTGACAAGGAGGTGGAGAACCGCAAGAAGGCTTGGGAGATCGTCAAGTCCATCCGGACCTTCTCTCACCTCTGCACCTTCCTCAAGTTCTACATGGCTGTGGATGGTGGCTGGGGTCGTCTCCCAAAGCGCTCACTCAACGAGTGGGTCACCAAGTACAACGCGCATGATCTGGCCTACCAGGTCTTCAAGTACCTCAGCCGTGATGGCTGGGACTTCCGCGATGTCCTCCGTTGCATCCATGTGGATCCCACTCCTCTTCCCAAGGAGGTGCAGGTCGTCCTCAAGCTGATGGTCCTCTACGGCAAGAAGGATCTGGACTCCGCTTCTGCTTTCCAGCAGGCTCTCCAGTTCGGTCAGGAGATCGGCGCTAAGGCCGAGGATATGGCTTACCTGGATGCCATCCGCTTCCTGAAGACGTGCAAGGAGGATGTGTCTGATGCGGAGATCACCTCTCGCATCTACTCCCACCGCTTCACGCACGAGTTCCTTCCCAAGTGGGCTCTGACTCGTCCTGCCGTCTGGAAGGCACTGCTCATCAGTCAGGATGGCTCTCGTGTGACCATGCCCATGAACGCTCTCATCCGCAACCTTGCTACCATGACCGTTCGCGGTCTGTTCAACGAGGCCACGGTGGTGGATAAGGTCTGTGCTCATCTTAAGAACGCTGATGCGGTCAAGGGAAGCAAGATCCATCCTGCTCAGGTGGCGGTGGCGTGGAAGCAGTATGAGCAGGGTCGTGGTGACAAGGGCAAGCAGACTTGGGTGGCCAACCATTCCATCTGTCAGGCTCTTGAGAAGTGCATGGAGCTGGCTTTCGCCAATGTGGAGGCTACTGGCAAGCGCATCTGGCACTGCTTTGACGGAAGTGGTTCCATGGACTCAGCAATGGGTGTCGCTGGAAACATGACCTCTGCTGAGGCAGTCGCTCTGATGGGTCTCATCTGCTCTCGGGCAGAGGCGCCCTATACGCAGCAGTACTGCATCTTCAGCTCGGCTCGCGGTGGCTACGGCTATGGTGGCGCTTCCACTGGTCTTCGCCCGGTCATCATGAGCCCCAAGAGCTCTCTCACTGAGGCTGCTCGTGTGACTCAGATCACTGACTGGGGCTCCACTGACTGCTCACTCCCCATGGAGGAGAAGATCAAGGAGTTCAACGCCAAGTTCACGACTCTCCATCACACGGACCAGGTACGCTTCCGTGATGCTGTGGCAAAGGGCGACACTGCTACTCGCGACTCTGTCCTGTCGGCACTTGGACTCTTCCTCCCAGAGGTCTTTGTGATCTACACGGACAACGACGTGAACAGTGGTCGCCGTCACCCCTGCCAGGCGCTCCAGGAGTACCGCCGCCTGACTGGCATCCCTGCCAAGATGGCGGTAGTGGCTACTCAGTCCAGTCGTGTCACCATCGCGGATCCTCATGACGCGGGCATGATGGACCTTGTTGGCTTTGACAGCCAGCTGCCTCAGGTCCTCCATGACTTCATCTGCGACAAGCTGTAAAGCAATCTCTACTGTACTCGGAGATCAATGTGAGTACATACTTTATTTATGATTCAGGCTGTTGCAGCCAATCATAATTCATTAAAACTTAATACAATTTAAGTTTCAGTGAATCTATAACTTAGCAAAAAAATGAAAATAGTATTTAAAGTTTAACTGTCTTCATATTATTATTAAAATTCAAAATGTCAACTATATACTTTAGTTCACATCAAGCACATACTTACAAGGTTGATTCATGGAGACATATTTTCAGTCAATGGTATCAAGCAAAAACATCATTCATAGGTGCAAAATCGCCTATCTATGACTTAGAAGAATTTATATCAGATGATCTATGGAATGTATATGTTGAAGGCAAAGATTACTGGCTTAGAGAACAATGGATGATGCATTTGAAAGCTCTTATATTTGCCAGAGGTGAAAACAAACAACATAATCTTGATATTGCTGAACAAATTATGAGTACAACCAATCCGGCAATTATTAAAGGTTTAGGACGACAAGTTAAAGGATATGATGAGACGGTATGGAATGCATGTAGATTTAAAGTTGTGGTAAATGGTAACTATTTACAATTTACACAAAATAAAGAAATGAAAGATATTCTTATGTCAACCAATGACCGCGAACTTGTTGAAGCATCAGCGAAAGATGCTATATGGGGAATAGGATTTAATGAATCGGCTGCTAAGAAAGTTGATAAGAGTCAATGGGGTACTAATTTGTTAGGAAAGGCGATTATGGAAGTAAGAGATTATCTCAAACAATAAATATTATTTCATTAAAATATTTTTTTTAATATATTCATATTGATCAGGAATTTCCATCAAAGCTCTTTTAGCAAATTCTATTTCTTTATTTTCATAAAGTCCATTCATTATTTCATGGAAGTTGACAAATTGAAAATTATCAAAATCTCTTGTTGGAATATCATCATCAAAAGTTTCCATCTTATCCCATGGACCCTTTCCAACACCAATACATACTATACTTAATGGATGTTTTGATGCTTCAACTATTGCATTTGTTGTTTCAGTTATATTATCAACTTGTCCATCACATATAATCAATAAAATATGATACTCTCGTACATTTTTAACTAAATCAATTGCTTTATATATAAGTGGAGCGAAAGTTGTAGGACCAGACATTTGCAATATTCCATTAGCAAAATCTTGAATGATTCTATTATATGCATTATATATACCATCTAATTTAATACAATGCATATCTCTACCGTTATTATCAAATAAAAACGGGAAAACTGATTTATCTTTTGTTCTATGATCCCCAAACCCATATGCTGGAATAATACCATCGTCATCAAAAGGAGCAAGAGTTTGACACATAATACTTAAAACTTGTTGATATGGATTTGGAAAATGGGCCGTACTATGTAAATTAACATCAATATAATACGGTGATCCTCCATTCCAAGTATTTGATTTTGTGAAATCAACACCAACAATTAATTGGCATGATTCTAAACCAACTTTCCTTAATCCATGTTCTAATTCATTATATGAAGTAAAATTATCATTAATTAGATTATAATTTTTAGTGACTTGTTGTATTGCAGGTCCTTGTACTTTTTGTACAACTTGTTGATTTTTATAGTCTTTTGATGTTCTTTTTGAACTACGGTTGCCCATAAAGTTTAAATTGTATATAATTGAAATACATTATATAAATAAATGAAATATAGATTAAGTTTGTCAATTTTTTATGAAATTTATTTATGTTCATTGATCATTACTAAATTTTGTTTTAATTTATTTTCTGTTTCAGTGTCATTTCTATTTTTTATGAATATCATATAAATATGTTCCTGATATATTTTAGGAACTAAATATGATACATTTTCGACTGCTTCTTTTGCACAATTATTCGAACTATTTTTATTATAGTAAAATACATTATTTAGTGGATTATCTTTTGATCCACTCACAAAACCAATTTTTGATTTGTATAATATTATTTTATCCATATCAATACCATTCAGAATTTGATTAAAATCTACTGGATTTCTTGATACAGATGCATATATTAATTTATATAAATCTCTATTTGTTACTCTTTCCCACAGATTATAAGCCTTTTTAATTTTATCTTTATTAACATCATCATAATTATTGATATTTTTATAAAGTATCTTCAAATATGTAATAATGTAATCTTCAGTCAGATCTGTAAATTTTACTGGATCTTTAATTGAGTCATATATACCAATTAAGTCATTTAATAAAAACATAATATCATTTATCATATATTGAATTGATATCACCGCTTTATGACAATATATTTGTTTATGTAATCGATATCTTGTTTTAAATAATGAGATTATTTCATATTGTATTTTATCTGGAAAACATATTTTATTATCAATAACCTTCATATCTTCTATTAATCTATTCGCATCAATACTATACTTGAGTCCTAAATAATGTGTATCTCTACACAGATAATCAAATTTATCAACATCGATGCTATTAAATCCATTTGAAACTATTTGATATATGAATCCATTATTTTTCTTTGATGGATTGATTAATGTTAATATAAATTCTATCTGATCGGATGTTATTATATTTTTTAATATTTCATTGTTCTTAATTATATATTTTAATATGTGTTCTGATCTAACTTCATGACATTCGAAAGGAGATTTACCATTGCCTATATTTTTAAGGAATATGTCATCAAATACATGGCTAAAAGGACCGTGTCCAATATCATGACATAATCCAGCTATTTTAATTAATTCACAAATATATGGATCTAATGTTATTTCTCTATTAATATAATATTTTTTAAGTTCTGGAATATCTTTCAAACATGAACTAACAACAACAGGATCACTATTCAGTTTGATGCTATCAAGAACTCTTCCTGTTAAATAATATGTACCGATAGAATGTTCAAATCTTGTATGTGTACCAGATGGAAATACAAAATGACATGTCCCTAATTGATGTAAATATCTTAATCTTTGAAATAAAGGACTATCAATGATTAACATTGCTAAATACGTCACTTTAATATATGACCCATGTATTGGGTCATATATCTCCTTAAAATATTTAAGTATATCCATTTAATTATAATAATTTAATGGTATAAGTATAAATAAATTTTAAATCAATTTTTTAGTTTCTACATAGTGATGCAATACATCCAGTTAATTGAAGAGGTGTATTCATACCTTTACTAATAACCAAACATGACTTGCTTATTTCATTCATATATTTTATTTTTATTGCTTCATTTATAATATCTTTATCTATATTTTTAATAGTACTTACCATACTTAATGAAATATCAGAACTTGAATACCCTTTATTCCTCAAATCATCCAAATATCTTAATGCTGTTTTAATATCTTTCTTTGAACATGATATGATTATGTTCGTTATAATTAATGGATGAGGTTTATCACATAATTTATATACATTCTCTGGAATCACATCTATATATCCATTATGTGTAATTTGCAAAATATTTATTGCTTGTCTTAAATCACCCTGTGCTGTTGTTACAATTGCATTAAGACCATCTTCACTATATTTTACTTTTTCTATCTCGCATATTTTCTTTAATCTTATATTCATTTGTTCATTTGTTAATCTACTGTATCTGAAAATAGTACATCTACTTTGAATAGCTTCTATAATTTCAGGAGAATTGTTACATGTAAATGCAAATCGTGTCGTTTCATGATATTGTTCCATTAAATTATTAATCGATTGTTGTGCTTTTTTTGTTAAATGATCTGCTTCGTCTAATAATATAATTTTATGTTGTGCATAACCATCTTCAATGTTGATTTTTTTTTTACAAAAATATTCAATTGATTCTTGTACTGTTTTAATACCTCTATCGTCAGATGCATTTAATTCCAAAACCATTTGATCAAAATACTTTCCTAACAAATTCTTTGCTATACATAATATTGTTGTTGTTTTACCAATACCAGGAGATCCTGTTATTATTATATTTGGCATATTTTTATCATTTATGTATTTTTTTATTTTGTTTAAAGTATTTTGCTCTAATACTAGATCATTAACATTTACTGGTCTATATTTTTCAATCCATGGAGTGTTTAATGTATTTCTATTTGTTTCTGTATAATATATTGTTTGTTTTTGTGACTGAAATATTTCATGTTTATCTTCAGTATCACTTTCTGTATCAGAATTTTCCAATGTGAATGATGTTATAGGAATTCTTTTAATAGTTCTTTTTTTAGGACCACGTTTCTTATGAGGCATTTCTTCCTGTATTTCTTCTTCCTCCTCTTTGGGTGCTTCAATTATTTCTTCTTCCTCATCGTCGTTTTCCTCATTCTCACTATCAGGATCGATATATTTTGACTTTCTTGGCATTTAAAAACGTCTTATTATAATAAATAATGCTTATTCTTTAAGTTATTATATTTCAATTTCAATTTTAGGATCTAAATCAATTTCAATTTTTGGCTCATCATGATCAGTTTTTGTAAAATCATGATTAATTTCAAATATTTCAACATAATCACAATTATAATTGAACATTTCATCTGGGAAATTTTTAAATCCAATTCTCTTCTCAAACTTGAATGAATCAGCGCCATATCTAGTTTTAATATAATATTCTCTTGGATCAAATTCAGGTGTTATGTCTTCTTGTTTAATAAGACCTTCCTGAATCATATAATCCTTATAAGTAATGAGATTATCATTAAATGCTTTATAAGAATTGATTGTATAATTTTTGGATTTATAATATTTAATTCTTTGATCTCCCCATGATTTGAAACATGATAAGTCGTCTATAATATCTATAATCAGGGGATTAACATCTCCCTCTTGTATTGGTTTTCTCATAATCCTACCAATTGATTGAATAATGTTCTTTTTAGGAGTTGCTAAAATTAATGTATTAAGACCATCAATATCTAGACCTTCTTCGGCCATTGAATATGTTGCAAATAATATATCTGATTCAGCTGAATCTTTTAATTGATAATCTTTCATACCACCAATATAAAAGGATGTTTTTATTTCATCCTGATCACATAATCCATCTGCAACATCTTTTGCTATCAATTCATCTATTCCTTGTTTTAACATTTTCAAATGTTCTATTCTACCACTCAATACTAATGTCTTTCTTTCATCTTTTTTCCTAAGTCCATTTATAATATTTACTATAAACTTATTTCTATTTTCCATTTTATACATATTTGTAATCATTTTAACTGTATCTGGTTTTGATTGTCTGGCTCCAGGTATCCAACGTTTTTTTTCCTCAAATAATACATCATCTGTTTTATAATCAAATGATTTTATGTAAACTGCATTATCGCCTTTTCTTTCAACTTTAACTAAAATTTCACCAAGATACCATTTAACAACCTTCATTAAACCATCAGCACGATGAGGTGTTGCTGAAAGACCAATAGTATATTTTGGACATATCTTAGAAAGGGCTCTGGAAAATACTCTGGACCCCATATGATGCGTTTCATCAGTAATAACCAAGTTGAAGTCTTTAAATATTTCTGGATCATAATCAATCATACTAATACTTTGCAGCATACCAATTACTATATCTTTACCTTCTACATCAACCTTCTTTTGTCTAATCATACCAATTGAAGCATTTGTAAATTGTTTAATTCGGTCATACCACTGATCTTGTAAGAATGTTTTGTGGACTATTACTAATGTTTTTAATTTTAAGACACTTGCTAAATAAATAGCCATTGTTGTTTTACCATATCCAGTATGCAACTGTAATAATCCTCCTCCTTGTGATTGTAATTTTTCTAAAACAACTTTAGCTACCTCAACTTGATTTTCTCTTAATTTACCATAAAATTCAAAATCAACTTGAGAATCCGATGTATTAAACTTTTCTTCTGGTTTTCCAAATTTTCTTAATCCATAATATCTAGGTATTGTTATTGTATCATCATTTTCTCTAAAAACCGGAAAACTCTCAACATCACCTCCATATCCACTATCAGCTTTTGGTGTAACTGTTAATTCTGCTCGGAGTTTGTTCAATTGTATCTGTGTTAATTTATCCTTTTTTATTACATAACCATATCTTGATAAAACCGATCCGTTTTTAGATAATATATCTTTTATATCTTGACTGAAAACTATTTCTTTTTGTGGTTGGTTGTCTATAAGTTCATCTGTATCGTCTATGATAACTTTTTTAACTTTTGGTTTAATTTGTTTAGCTGATTTTGCTTTTTTAGTTGATTTAGCTTGTTTAATTGGTTTGGCTTGTTTATTGGATTCATTATTGGTTGTCAGTACATCATCAATAGTAAGTGATTCTTGTTTTTGTTTAATTGATTTTACTGTTTTCTTTTTCTGTATTACATCAGTATCATCTTTTTGTGGTTCATTTTTAGGCATTAAATTATTGTAATAATTAAAATATATAAGTTTATGCTTAAGTTATTTTAAAATCAAATTTTCCAAGAATACTATAAAAACTAATTTTTAAAAAATAATATATAAATATAATATATAACATATAATGGACAAACTAGACAATGCTGTTAAATCTTTTGATAATGCTGCAAGAGGCTTACTATCTTATATCGATAACAATGAATATGTTACTGCAATGCTAACAATATTTTTAATTGTTTATGCATCATATGCTGCACCTAAACTCCCCCCATACATTCTTAAACTATTTGACAATCCTCTCTTCAAATTATTGATTTTCTTCTTGATTGTATATACTGCTAGAAAGAACCCAACTGTATCTATTGTTGCCGCAGTTGCACTTATGGTTACAATTCATGCTTTAAATAAATTTAAGGTTGATCAACTAATGGCTCAATTAGTATGTAAAGATAAAGAAGGTATGGAATCTCTTCCAGAACATATCGCCTCATATGACTTACCAGTTCCATCAAATGAACTAGTAATGGAAGAAATATCTACACCAGAAGCATTAGTACATGAAGCCGCAGTAAGTGAATTGGCAATGGAATCAAAAGAAGAACCAACTGGTTGTGCGAGAAAAGCAAACTTTAGAAATAGTTTTTATCCTCAATACGTAAATCTCAAACCAGACGCCTATAAAGCACGTTATACTGGAAATGAAGTAAATGGCTTTGATCCTAATGCCGCCTATGCATCAATCTAAATAATTTATAAAATTTAGTTTATATATATTCTAAAGGATATATATAGATAGTATGCACAAATTTGATATAAGTGTTATAATTATGTTTCTTATTATAATTAGTGTAACTTTTATTTTAAAACTAAAGTCAAATATAAATAATGATATTGATAATAAAATTAATGATATATTAAACAATACAAATGATATTAGTAATAAAAATCAAACAAATGAGAAGAATCTTGATAATATATCAAATACAAAGGAAAATTTCATAGTATCAGATGCCCAAGATTTTCATAATTATGATAAATTAAGAGCAAATATTAAAAAAGAAGACGATAATTTCAATAAAGACAGATTACTTAACCCTCCAACCGAAAATAAAGTAGAATATGATAAAGAATTGGATAAGAGTAAATATAATATAACTGTTATACATGGGGAACCTAAATATGTTCCGTCAAAGAAAAATCTAAAAAGTTACATTACAGCTAGTGATTTTGGTTGGGATGCGCCATTTCCAACAGTATCATGTTCGAATAGTTCTATAGATGATAGATATAAATCTGGTCCAAAGAAGTTATTAGCAAATCAAGTGGGCTGTGGATATCCTAATAATCTGACTGCTGAAAATTATTATAGGACACATTATATGGCTCAGGCTGTTAAAATAGATGATTATCCAGTTAGAGGATGGAATTACAATACATATTCAGACTTTACCCATCCAACAAAATTAAATATTAGAATACTATCACAGAATACAAAAGGATTACCGCCTGAACAAACTAAATATAGGAACATTCCAACAGGCTATAATTATGGGTTCCATAACTCGCCTGCACAACCAATGCCATAGTAATATTGTTATAAAGCTCATAAAACTCAATTTTAACAAAATTAATTATTTATTCTCATTTTATGTTTATTAGTTTCCAGATGCTTATTAAAAACTGTTTCATTATTTGTTCCAATATTACAATTTTCACAGAAATATTTAAAATGATTCTTCTTTTCCTCATTAGTTGCATGATTATGTAACTTATGTATTCTCATATTGTGTTTTTGTTTAGTCTCATATTCACATTTATAATTTTCTAATAATTTATCTGATAGATAGCGTATTTAAAAGAAAATGTACTGTTAATGATAAAAACAAAAATAAACTAAACTTTAAATATCTGGAAGATGATGATTTTCATATGTAAAATAAAAAAATCAAAAAACAACATTTTGCAGAAAAGCAAATTCTGGGTTATTCTTGTACTTTTCTTTGGTGTTTTTCAAAAAAGTTTTCAGTGTTGGCAATGTGATTACATCAACCCGAGTCAACTCTTCTTCATATCCAACGACTTTCTCTTCAAGAAGGATCATTGAATTACGCAGCATGTCGAGAAAACCAAAAGGAATAATTGACGGGTTTTCCAAATTTTTGCGTAGATCATTGATGCAATTATTCACATCATGAATCACAAGGATGAGGGATTGTTTGTACAACTTTCGCAACTCAATTTCTGATAATGCTTGTTCTGACATTTTTAACAATTTCTGCTTTTTTTCTATCAATATGACGTGTGGCAGCAGTAAGTCCTCGGTATAATTAAAAACAACAATCAATTGAAATTTCAACTTTTCACCTTTAAATTTCTAATTAATTATTAAGATAAATTATTTATCTTAACAATATTATAATGGACGGTGGTTCAGAACCTATAAATAATACAAGTATAAATTATGAAGATGAAGATAGAAAAATATTTGAAAAATATTGTAAAAAACATAAATATTACCCATTAATTTTACCAGCAAAAAAACAAATAATTGCAATTGGTGATTTACATGGAGATTATAATTTAACTATAAGGGTACTTAAATTAGCCAAACTTATTGATGATAATAACAAATGGATAGGAGGAGATACATATGTAGTTCAAGTTGGTGATCAATTAGATAATTGCAGACCATATGAAAGAAAATGTGATGAACCAGATCCAAATAATCTGAGTTCATTTTCAGATACATCAGCAGAAGATATTAGAGTATTAAAATTATTTACTGAGTTAGATAAACAAGCGCAAAAAGTTGGAGGAGCTGTAATATCACTATTTGGTAATCATGAAATAATGAATGTTATGGGAAATTTTAACTATGTATCATATAATGATGTTCAAAAATTCAAAGATTATAAAGATCCACTTAATAAAACTTTAGAATTTGATACTCCAAAAGATGCAAGAACACATGCATTTAAACCAGGAAATGAATATTCAAATTTACTTGCATGTACAAGAGTTCCAGCAATTATTATAGGTAGTTTTATATTTGTTCATGCTGGATTTGTAAATAAGTTTTTGGATAAATTAAGATTGAAGGGAAGAACAGATTTGTATAAAATTAGTTATATATTAAGAAAATGGTTGTTAGGATTAATAGACAAAAAAAACGTTGTTAATATAATAACATCATCAAGATATTCATTATTTTGGGATAGAATACTTGGAAGTATTCCTACTGATTTAAATAATAATGATGCTAAATGTGTTGCATATTTAGATAGAGCATTAAGTGTATTTGAAGTAGATAACATGGTAATAGGACATACCCCACAATTTTTTGTTAATGGCATTGGAATTAATAAAACTTGTGATGATAAATTATGGAGGATTGATTTTGGAGGATCATTTGGATTTCATAAATTTGACAAACAATTTATTAAAAACGGAAATGCTATGAAGTTGAGAAACGCACAAGTCCTTAAAATAATTGATGATAAAGAAATAGTCATTATTCAAGATAAAAATAAAGAAGATATGCCGCAAAATTAAGTTATATAATATATAATATCTATTATATAAATTATATTATTATTGTTAAAATATTTAATCAGAAGTGGCACTGTAAGCAACAGAGCTTGCTTTTTTAGATGCCTTCTTTTCGGCCATAAGTCTTTCGGCTTCCTTAAGATTCTTTTCGCGTGTAGATTTGTCATCTTTATCGAAAAGTTCCTTAGCTTTCTTGGCAGATGAAACAGCATCAATACCTGGATTAGCTTCCTTAACCTTATTATTGTAAATACCTGCTAATTTAAGAATTGGGGCGCCAAATTTGAGACCCATTTCTTTAGCAATATGCATGGCTAAACCTCTAAAAGCTTCAGATGCTAGTTTAGCAGCTTCTGGCATTTGTCTTTTCTTTTTTTCAACTTCACCGTCCATTCTCTTTTGATTTCTAGATCCTTTTTTTGATCCTTTTTTTGATCCCTTTTTTGAACCTTTACGTTTACCGCCCCACATTTCATCATCTTCCATTCTCTTTTGATTTCTAGAACCTTTCTTTGATCCTTTTCTGGATCCCTTCTTTGATCCCTTCTTTGATCCCTTCTTTGATCCCTTCTTTGATCCTTTTCTTGAACCACGGCGTTTACCACCAGATTGTTTTCTGGAACCTTTCTTGGAACCCTTCTTGGAACCCTTCTTAGATCCTTTTCTTGAACCACGACGTTTACCACCAAATAATTCATTAAGTTGAACATTTTGTGGTTGTGTTTGTGATTGTGATTTAGCTAGTGATTTAAATTTAGCTAAATCGTGTGGAGTTGAGATAGATAACAATTCATTACCTTGTTCATTAGCATTGCTTTTCATAAAGATATCATTGTTCTTTTGCATTTAGTATATATTATATTGATTAGAAAAGATTTTATTATATCATTAAAGTTTGTAAAATTTTTTAAATAAAATCCCTTATATGCAATAAAATTTGAAATAATTAGGAAAAATAATTGTGTTTATAGATAAATAAGTTAAAGAAATATTATTACTTAAGCATAATGGGAGTACCAGGATTTTTTGCATGGTTATTAAAAAATTATAGAAAAGGACATATTATATTACAAAATATAGATAAAGATGTTGATTGGTTATATTTAGATTCAAATTGTTTAATTCATCCACAATGTTATAAAATTTTAAATTTTTATTCAAACATGACTGATTTAGAAAAATTAGAAAATAAAATGATAAAAAGAGTGTTAAACTATATTGACTATCTGGTAGGCATGGTTAACCCTAAGAAAGGAGTGTTTATATCAGTTGATGGTGTTGCACCAATGGCGAAGATGAGTCAGCAAAGAAAAAGAAGACAGAAAGCTATATATGATAATGCGTTACGAGAAGATATTAAGAGAAAATATGGAAAATCATCATCCACAATATGGACTAATACAACTATAACACCAGGAACAGTATTTATGGAAAAACTTCATCAAAAAATATTAGAATACATAAAACAAAATAGACTTCAATTAAAAATATCATATGTTTATTCCTCTTATCATACAGTTGGAGAAGGAGAACACAAAATATTACAAGATATAAAATTAAAGAAGCAAAATCCAGAATTTAAAGATGATGTTTATGTAATTTATGGATTGGATGCAGATTTAATATTTTTAGCATTAGCAAGTGATAAAAATAACATATTTTTGTTAAGAGAAGAAACATTTTTTGGTCATGGCAAAGAAACACCAAAAGAAGAAATAATTAATATTGTAAAAGATGTGGCTGAAGACTTGAACTATGTTTCAATTGATGAAACAAAAGTATGTATTAATGAACAAGTAAAGAATCTGATTGAAAAGAAAATGGAAGTTGATGAACTTGAGGGAGAATTCAAATATTTAGATATTAATTATAATGATAATGATTTTACAAATGATTTTATAATAATATGTTATTTACTTGGTAATGATTTCATTCCAAATTTACCCTCACTTGATATTAAAAATGATGGATTAAATCTTTTATTAGATATGTATGTTGATATCTATTTAACTATAGGACATGGGATTGTTCATATTGAAAATAATAATGCAATTATGAATAATGTATTCATAGAATTATATTTTAATAAACTTGGTGAATTTGAAGATTATTATTTTAAGGTTAAATACCCAAAATATGTTGAGAATTTATCAAGAAGAAAATGTTTATCTGATGATCCTTATGATAAAGAAATATGGGAGCTGGATAATTTAAAAAATATCAAAATAGATGATCCTATTAAACTAGGATTTGGTGATTCTACATTATGGAAATTCAATTATTATGAATATTATTATAATGTGTCTATTCATCAACAAGAACATATTAATAATATGTGTGAAGATTATCTAATGGGAATTAAATGGACATTAGAATATTATTTTAATAAATGTCCTTCTTGGAACTGGAATTACAAATACATTAATGCACCATTTGTAAGTGATTTGGGATATTATTTCAAAAAAAATAAATATGATATAAACAAAATTGAATTTGCTAAATCGATGCCTTTAACACCAATTGTTCAATTACTTGCAGTATTACCATCAAATTGTGCTGATTTATTACCAAAATTATATGGTGAATTAATGGTATCTGTAACATCACCAATTATAGATTTATACCCATCTGAAGTGATAATAGATATGCTTTATAAGGACAGTTTACATAAATGTATGCCAATGATTCCCAATATTAATATTAATCGAATATTAAACGCAGTAAGAAATATAAAATTAAATGAATCTGAAAAAAATAGAAATATAATAACTGAAAATATTATAGCAAATTATTAATTTTTTTATTTAAATGACAAATCTACGAAAGACTATGTATATTTTTGCTAAAAATATATATATATAATTATTATCAAATTATAAATATTAAATAATGAGTATAAAAAATAAATCTGATACACCTAGTAACAATGGATCGACTGGTATTAAAAGTATTAATTCATTAAGTGTTCACGACGAAAGAAAATATGACAGTATCCCATTTAGAATAGATTTTATTAAAGAAATATTAGATAGTAATGATTTAGAGCCAATAATTGATTTTAATAACTTGGATACAGAAGCATTTGTTCATCCAAATGGATATTCATGCATAAAAGATGATTCAGTTAATAATATCATAGGAGGTAATATAGATAGTAAAGACAGTAATGATAGTTCTCATGATATAAGATCAATATTAAAAAAAAAGAAATTTGATTTCTACAAAGTTATAAATGAGATTGGTGGTAAATTAAGATATATTAAAAGTGGTACAACAGGTCATACATTTAAAGGAATTATAACAACTGAATCTGGTGTTAATGTTAATTATGCTGTAAAAGTGGTAGCATATCCAAAAAAAGAACGATATGGTGATTTGAACGATATTAGAAGACCTGAAAATGCAGAATTAATGATGATTAGATTATTGAGTTATTTTGTTGTTAAAAAACAAACACCTCATATTGTATTACCCATTGGTACATTTTACACAAATATCACACCATTTGTTAATCTGATAGAGGGTAATTATGTTGATAAAAGCAATAAAAGATATCAGGAATTTATTGATAAATATAAAAAAGGAGAATATTATGATACTGTATCAATTTTAATAAGTGAATGGGCAAATAGGGGTGATCTATTGGAATTCATCAAAAAGAATTATAGAGAATTTACAACGATGCATTGGAAAGTAATATTTTTTCAAATAATATCAGTTTTAGCAGTTATACAGAGTAAATTTCCAACTTTTAGACATAATGATTTAAAGGCAAATAATATTTTAATACACAAAGTAGGTCAAAGAGGTACAATATTCTCATATGTTGTATGCAAAAAACAATATTATGTTCCAAATATTGGATATCAAATAAAACTATGGGATTTTGATTTTGCATCAATACCAGGAATTGTTGAAAATGCAAAAGTGAATGCAGAATGGACAAATGAAATAAATGTTAAACCTGTTCAGAATAGATACTATGATGTACATTATTTTTTTAATACTCTAATTAAAAAAGGATTTTTCCCAGAGTTAATTGAAGATCCATCAATATCAAAAGAAATTAAAGATTTTGTAAATAGAATAGTTCCACAAAAATTTCAAGAAGGAGACTTGGTAACTAAAAGGGGTAGAATTTTAACAAATGATGAATATATGATACCAGATGACATTTTAAAAATGGATCCATTCTTTGAAGAATTTAGAAACTATAAAGCAAATAAAAGCAGTGAAAATAAAAAAGGATCAAAAAATGTTAAGCTAGTATCATTATTAAATGATACTAGTAATACAAATGATACAAATCAAAACATTAATAGAAAGAGATATGTGTTAAGTAGTGAATTAAAATAGATTTTTTATTAAAAGTATTTTATAATATTATAATATTATAACATGACAAATAAATATGACAATATAGATTTTTGTTTGAACACTCTATTTGATTTTGTATATGGAAAATCAACTGAATGTTATGAATTAAAATACGAGTCAAAAAATAATCCAAATATTTTAATGTTAAAGAAACAAGATGACTTTAATGCAGACGATGTATTAAAAGCAAATATTACATATGTTAACAAAAACCATGGTAAATTAATTTTCAAAAGACATTCAGATACAAGTTATCCATCTATGATAAGAATATCTAACTATAGTAAAGATATTATTAATTATAATGACATGAAAAATAGTGAAATCATAGACATGAAATTAAATTATATTTTCAGTGATTTTGCTATTAATGACGCACACAAATTTATATTATTACCAATTATGAATTTTGATATTACTCTTGAAAAATTAATTGATATTAATAAAGATGTTGGGGGTAAGATTAAAAGCGAATTGAAAATTGATAATAAAAATATGTTATCTATACAAGTTTTTGAACATTACTTTAAATTAAGAACATTACGTGAATATTTAGATGAAAATTATAAAAATTTTGTTTATCAACATTGGAAAGTATTAGCATTTCAAATATTATATGCATTATATAAATTACAAAAAACATATCCATCATTTAGACATAATAAATTAGATATTGATGCTATTTATGTATACTATAAAAATGAAACTGATAAACCAACACCTGTTAAGGTCCTTGATATAACATTTAATATACCAAATATGGGATTTGAAATTAAATTTAGTAATTTTTATAATAGTAATATTCAGGGTTTAGCAGAAAATAAAAACGCATTTGGAGTTAAAGAAAATCAATACTATGATGTGCATTATATATTTAGTTCACTTATTAGTTATCTTCAAGATAAAAATATAAAAGAATTCCAATTCGGAAAATTTTTAGATGAAATTGTTCCACAAAAATTTAGATCTAGTAATAAAGAAACTATAGGATTGGATGAAAATTTTTATGAAGGAAATGTTATGAATATTTTAAATCCTATAATAATTCTAACTAAAAATAATTTCTTTATAGATCTTATTAAAGATAATATAAATCAAATGAGTTCTCCAATGTCAAATAACCCTAGCGAACTTTCATCATACAAAATGGAAGACAGTTCAATTGAATATCTCATTTCTTCATCCTTAACCGAAACAGGTGTTGGTGCTAGACCATCTAATTTAGCTAGACAATCTAAAAAAGTAGCTAAAGGAAAACGTAAAATTGCCATGTCTAAAAAACAGTCTGGTGGCACAAGAAGAAAAGTATATAATGATTTCGGAGAAGAAACTGAAGAAGAAGATAAAAAAGAATCAGAACAATTAGAAAGTGAACCTTCTGAAGAAAAAGAAGAAATTGAAGTTTCATCAACATCTGAAGAAGTAACACCAGAAAAGAAAAAAAAATTAAAAGATAGTGAAGATGAAGATGATGATGAAAATGAAGATGATGACGAAAATGAAGAAGATGATGAAAATGAAGAAGATGATGATGAGGATGAAGATGAAATCAGTCCAAATGATCTATCTGAAGAAACCGATGCAGCTCCAAAGGATCAAGGTACAAACATGTTAATGAATATGTTAAATAGAAATCCAATGAATCAATATCACAAAAAACAAAAAAATAATATATTTAGTGCATTAGAAGGAACCTCTAAAAATAATACTCAACCACATCCATTAGATATGCAATTTAATCAAATGAAAGCATCAAGCAAAAAATCAAAGAAAGGAAAGAAGGGAAAGAAATCACGTAGGAATTCTGAGGGATTACAAAATAAAGAGCTTGAAAACAATCTTTTGAAGAAACTCCCTGAAAATTATGAAGGTCTTGTTCCAGATTGGATGCAAACAATGTTACCAAATGCTGGACCAATGGGTAATCAAAAAGACCAAATGATGGGCGGACCAATGATGCCACAAATGCCACAAATGCCACAAATGCCACAAATGCCACAAATGATGGGTGGACCAATGGGTGGACCAATGGGTGGACCAATGGGCGGACCAATGGGCGGACCAATGGGTGGACCAATGGGTGGACCAATGGGTGGACCAATGATGTCAGCATTAGGACATCCTGGAATTCCTCAACAAATGATGGGTCCTCAAATGTTTGGTAAGGGTCCAGAATTAAAAGGAAACCCTGCAGATATATTTTTAGGAAGAGAACAAGGACAATCTAATGAATTACCAAATTTATTTACTGAAGGAAGAACTGAAGGTTTTACTGATATGGCGCCAAAACAAGTACAATTACAACAACCACCACAAATGATGGGTGAAGGGGATCATTCCCAATTACTTCCTAATAATTTATTAATGGGTAATAATCAACAGAAAGGTGGAAAAAAATCAAAATCAAAAAAATCAAGAAAATTTGATGATGATGATGATGAAAAAAACTTTTTTTTTTTAACAGGGGGGGTGGCGGCGAAAAAGTAATTCCATTATACAGAGAACCAATAAATAGTCCATTTGTTCCTGCTACCCAAAAAGAAATTATGGATAGAGATAAACCAGTTCAACCATTTCAACAATTTCAAAATCAAGGGTCATTTCAACAACAAAAACAATCTCAATTTGGTCCAAAACCAATAGTTGATTTACAAGTATATCCTCCTCCAAAACCAAAACCACAATCATTAAAGGATAAAGAATCAATACATCCAGCAATGTATTTACCAATGCCAGCACAATCTCCATATATACCTCCACAATTTAATCCATATTGGCCAAATTATTATAATCCTTATTTGGTAAATCCTGTAATTAAACAATATAATATTAATAGTGCTCCATTTTTAGATCAATCAACTCTACAAACTGGTATATTAAAGGAAGATTCTTTGCCAAGACATTTTTCTAATACATCCAATACATTGGGTGAAAGATTAAATATTTATAATTTCGTCAGATCGGTATTCATTAAACATTACGATGGGGAAGATATTGATCTTGATGGCAGAGGAACAAATAGTTTACTAAGGTATCTTAAATTCTTAGAATTAAATCCATATAATGTTCATCAAAATGAAAATAATCCATATAGAGGTTTACCAAGTGACATGTTAATATACAAAACATGTTATCCAATTAGATATGATGAAAGATCTGGTTCCGTTCAATGTGCACCAAATTCATTAGGGATGAATATTAGAATATACAGATTAACATTTGCCGAATATAATATAAAAAAATTAGAAGGTAATAAATCATATAATGATTTTAATGTTTGGAGAGAAATATCATATTATGAATTCATTAGAGAAAACATTATTAAAAGAAAAATATGTCCAAACTTTAATTTGTTATATGGATATTATGTAAATGAGAAATGTAATGTTAATTTTGATAAGGTTGCTATGTTAACAGGAAAACAAATAGTTACTCCTCAAGAAATGTTATTAAATCAACAACAGATGAAAGCTACACCACAACCTCAAAAAACATATAATGGTATACCATATCAAAAAGTTTCAGCAACAAAAGAAATGGAAAACATTAATATTAATTCATTTAGTGGCAGAGGATTGGTTGCTTTAACAGAAGCACCAACATATAATTTATATAGATGGGCATCAAAAGAATATCAATCATTGGGAAATATTCATAAGATGATGAATACTGGTTACCATAAGAGTGAAGTATGGATGTCAATATTATTTCAACTAATGGTTGCATTATATGTTATGCAATTGCACAAAATTGCATTTACAAATTTCTCATTAGAAGATAATGTTTATATTAAAGATATATCACAACATGAAAATGTAATCATGTATTGGAAATATAAACTCAACAATTTTGAATATTATGTACCAAATTATGGTTATTTATTAATGATTGATAGTAATTATAAAGATATTGATGGTAATCATGCAACATTACTTAAAAATATTATGAGAGATAGCAAATTTAAGATTATTGGTAATATATATGGTAATCAAGATAGCGAAGTTGAAAAAGCTTGTATTGATTCTTTTATTAAAGCATTTGATCCTAATATTTTTACGAATGCATTCACTAATTATGGAGGTGTTAAACCACCTGCAGACATAATTAAATTAATAACTGAAATACATAACGAAGCAGTATCACAACAAACTAATCTTGATATAGGAAAGTATATTTATAAATACATGTATAAATTCCTTAACAATAGAATAGGAACATATCTAAGTGAATTAGAAAGTAAAAATGTTAGATTAGACGGTCCTAAAGATTTTATTAAAGGACAGATGCTAGTACAAGAAGTTGGAGCCAAAATATATAAATTTGTTGCATTTGTCGAACAAGTACAAAATAATATGGCAGTTATTTTAACTAAAGATAATCCAAAGGATGAAATAATTAAACCATCTAATCCAATCGGTATGGGTGCACTATTTGCTTATACTAGTACAGAACCAATATTGCAAAATTATAAACCAACCGAATTAAATCTTAATGAAGAAGAATTGCTCGAAACATATATTGTTGGTAAGTAAAATTGATTTTTTAAATATTTATCATTTAATTTATTAAATTTAATGATATATTTAATAATGTGTATTTCAAATATTACTATTGCCGAATGGATTAATAAAGGGAAAAATATTGGTGCTGCATATCTAATTATTGCTTGTGATACTTTTGATTATATGGATTATCCAGTTTATGTTATGCCAAACGAAAACTTAAATGATAAATTAATATATTATTCTGATAATACAGCTATGAGAGCATACCACGAAGTTCATGAACTTAATATACAACCAAAATTTCATATGAATTTGAGAACAAATATCAAAAAACCTAATAGACTAACATATTAATCACTATCAATAAAATGCTCAACATATATATTGTCTTCTTGATTTTTTCTGTCCATATAGAAATATGGAGCTATATATTTAATTATACTGTTTGCTAAATTACCAGTTTCTATCTCTTTTTTTATTTTATATAATGATTGTAATGTCATTTGCAATTTAATTATTTCATTCATCTCTAATGATTTCATATTATCTATATGAGTTACCCAATAGTCATTTATTGTCTTTTTAATATATTTTAATAAAGGATTAATTATGTAATTTTTTGTTTTTACTCCTTTGAAATCATGATTCCATATTGATTTATTATTTGCCATTAATTCTTTAATAATATATGTTAATCTTGATATATCACTATTCCATAATGATTGTTGTGACGGATCTTCTTTTTTATAATATTGTACAATAAAATCACCTAAATATGAATCAAGACAATTGTTATTATACTTATAAGTAATTGTTCCAATAAAATCTTCATCATCGAATGTTAATTTTGCGTATTCTGTCATTTCTAATAATTCAGGAGCATCAGAAAACTTCTTTTGTATATAATTTTTTACAGATATATTATATGTTATGGGTTTATTCTCTTTTACATATGTTAATAACTCCTTGTTCAACTTCTCATAATTATCTATTTTTTTTAATAATATGTCCAGTTTTTCATTTAATTTTACTTCACTGCAATCCTTTTTATGGCGGGACAGACTTGATGCATGATTGAATTTTTTACCACAATTACACATAAAATTATCTGATCGTTCCAATGCTAACTGTATATGAGCCTGTGATTTTATATGTCTTTTAAAATTACTTTTGATATCAGATGAATAATTACAACATTCACATTCAAATTTCATGAAATTCACTATATATTTAGTCTATATATTTTCTTTTTTATATTATTTTAATTAATTTTCTGATCGCTTGATCGATCGTTATGCTAACTCGAGCGATCAGACTTAATTTTTGTTGTTGTTATATTACTTTTTGTTTAATTAGTAAACAGATTGACTTTTCTTCAAATTATATGTTGTGAAATTAGACAAAATTCTTGATTAAAAATTAGCATAGAAAATATATGATTTAGTATTCTACTATACTTTTTTCTTAATAAAAAGTGTCTTCAAATTGAGTAATTTAAAAATTTTTACCATAAAATTTTTTATTCAACACAAACTTTGTGTTAAGATTTTTAAAAACCTGTTTCAAGGTCAGATTTCTGAATTTCGGGTATCCGATAAATTTCATTAAAGTATAATTACGTAAATTAAAATATCAATTAATTATATAAATATGAATTATCAGAATTTCGCGACATATAATAATATACCCCCAGCATATGGTAAGGAACCAACAGCCTTTTATGATAGAGGAAGTGGTGTGCCACCAATTGATGAAAACAATATGACGATTCAAGATATATATAGAACCCCTTTCTTATTTATTCAAGATCATAGGAGAAACTATGGTAATGTTGCAAATACTGCATTGAAAGGGATTCAAACAGAAAGCGAATTGAGTAAATTGTTCTTTTCTGATGAAAATTTTAAGAGAATTCAAAGAATGATTAGAGCTGAAGTATTTAAAAGAACAAAGGGTGAATTTAGATTGGATGTTGATCAAGACCAAAGAGATATGTTTATTATTATGAGAGCAGTATATATGGAACATGCGCGATTCTTACCGGGAGAAATTGTAAGACAATGTAAACGATTGAATGAAAAGGTTGTTAGTGAGGCAGTTCCAGGTATTCTTACTAATGTACGTCAGGACTATGGATATTTGAAGGAGATCAATAAACCATTGACCCCCATACCGCGTCCAATTTCAGTTAATAATGCAGGAAGACGCCAACTTCCGTCAATTACTAGTAGTTTTGGCTACTAAATATAAAAAGTTGAATTACTATCCTTCTAATATCACTTATATATTAACCAAATTATCTTGTCTTTATAATGGAATCATCAAAAATGCAAGCCATTTTCATTCTATGTGGAAACGATGGAACAGGAAAGAGTACAGTTTCACAGTTACTTAATCAAACAGACGAATATATTGCTATTGAAAGATCAAATGAATTAGCTGGAAAATATAACATCAATCCATCAATTGTTGACAATTTAACTCTCGGACCACCATTTGACCAAAGAGATGATTTGGTTCTTCAAGAGAGTGTATTGGTTGATGGAAAACAAGTTCCTGTTTATTGGGCAATTCTTGATGCTTCTATTGAAACAATCAAGAAGAGAATATCAAATAGAAAGTATCATGATAAATGGGAATCCGATAAGGCCCTGTTTTATTACAGGCAAAGATTCCGTGAACTGGCTGCCTTTTATGGTATTCCGCTGATTGATACAACTAATTTATCAATTAATGAAGTTGTTTTACAAGTTACTGATCTTCATAAACAAGATAGATATTATAAGGAAGTAAGACAATTAGCTCTTAAAGATCTCACTTATGAAAAAATCAATGAAATGGATATTGAAAATAAAGTGCGTGATATTCTAAAAGGATATGATTGTTCATTTGATACTACATTAATTGATGATTTGCCAACAAACGAATTTTATAAGGAAGTTTTGAAACAAATGCCACAAGATTATAAGGAAAAATTATTTGTTAAATGGTGGGTTAATGGAGATATGAAAGTAAATAATAATGAAATCCAATTTAATAAAAAAGGCATGTTGATTACAGTTCCATATACGACACCTCTTCTTAAGCTTTACACGGAAGGTGAATCAAAGAAAATGTATAAATTTATTACAAATAACCCATATTTTAAGAATACTGCAGTTATTATTCTTAAATCAACAATTTATTCACATTCAATGCAAGCAACTGGAGAAATTAAGGATTTGGGAAAAATTAGAGCGGTTGGAACACAAATCTTTTTGGAAATGATGTATCGTAATGGATTGAAACACACTTATATGTCTATCAACAATAATGGAATTATCTTTTCAAACTATTTACCAGAAGTACCTCCTACAGAGATTGTTGTCAAGAAATATTGTGAAGGAACAGATAAACATAGTTATTATCAAATATTGAATTCTCCTGAAATTGTATTACCAACTGGTGAATATAAGTCTGGACCTTATGTAAGATTTGATTGGAGAAATCCTAATCATTTGGATAAAATATCAGGATTATCTGTAGCCCAAAATAGATATTATTACTTATTTGAGGAATCTTTAGGTAAAGAAAATTTCTTCAAGATGTTTTTAACTAATAATGATTATATTAAACCATTTGGAGATAAATCAATTTCAGAAGAATTGTTGCTAAAAACTATCAATACAACAGAAACAAAGAAGAGTGTATTAAAAATGTTCAACACTATCCAATATTATTTTAAGCAAGTTGGACTAGAAATTAAGGATATTTGTTTCATGCTTGATCATACTGGGTCAGTCTTTTGGTCAGAAATTAACCAAGATTGTATGAGAATTAAGACATCTGATAAATCTGATCAATTTGATAAAGATATTTGGAGAGCAGGTGGATCAGCGTCAAAAGATCTGATTACAAAGAAATGGATAAATTTTAATGAAGTAATGATGAAATACTTTTCACAAAACATTTTCCATAAATCTGAACTAAATAATATTTCATCATATGGATATGAAAGTGAAGTTAAATTAACAGTTAATGATTCGAGGCTAACTATTCCTCCATCACTTATGGAACTTTATAGATCTATGCTGATTAAAAACCGTCGTAGAGTTATAGTGACAATGGATATGTATGATGGAAAACCAGTATTGGTCAGGAGTGGAAAAGTATATACAACTCATAGTGATGGTGATTATAAGAAAGCAATGGAAACAATTTCTATTTTCCCTGATATTTTAGTTGTTGATTTGAATGGGGCATTGAGTGAAGGACAATCAAATAGAAAAATTGTTAAGGAATTGGCTCAAAAATATTATGTACATTCTGGTGGTGGTTTGAGAACTATTGAGGATGTACAGGATGTTCTAAAGAGTAGTGCCAGAAGAATTGTGCTGAGTAGTGCAAATGATGATTTGATTAAACAGGTACCAAAGGATAGGTTAATTGTTGAACTGTCTGTAAATGAAAATAATGAAGTCTTAATTCATGGTAGAAAAACCAATACAGGTATCAGTATTTTCAAGAGACTGAATGAAATGTCAAATTATGGAGTTGAAGCAATTAGTATCACATTCCATAACACAGAAGGTCATATGAAAGGTATTCCAAGAGCACAACTAAGTGAAATAATGTTAAATATGCCAACATCAATACAAAAGGTAATAATTGCTGGAGGAATTTCAAGTATTGATGATTTGGAATATTTGTGGTCATATGAGAAAATAATTCCTCAATTAGGTTCAGCTATTTGGACTAATCAAATTAGTATTGGAGACTTATACAATTCAATGATCTATTTTGATGGAGAAGGTAAAGTACCGGCCATTATACAAGATACACATGGTAGAGTGAAAGGAGAAGTTTATATGAATAATGAATCAATTAATCTTACATGTGAAAATAGACAATTGTATAGATATTCAAGAAAAACTAAATCAATTATGAAGAAAGGTGATACTTCAGGTGATTATCAAAAGGTGTATAAGATGTCTCTTGATTGTGATTCTGATGCTCTTTTGATAACGGTAGATACAGAAAAACCATTTTGTCACACTAAGAACTATAGTTGTTTCAGTTTACAAACAGTTGTTAAGGCAAATATTGGTACTTTAACGGAACATATCAAATCAAGGATGACAACAAATAGTTATAGTGGAATGATGCAACAACACCCAGAATTACCATTGGCAAAATTAATGGAAGAATTTTGGGAGATTGTAACAGCATATGGCGATACTCAAGTAAGTGAATGTTCTGATTTACTGGTTCATCTCTTGATGTATTTGAATGGTATGGGTATATCAATTGAAGATATCTTAAATGAATTGAATGCCAGGAGATGGGATCCTCATTTAACTCAAAAACAAAAGAAAGTAAAAGATATGACAAAAGTATTAATTGGAATTACTGCGGCTAAGTATTCTGATAAAACGGATGAATATGCTTTGAATGAATTGGGATTGAAAATTATAAGACATGATGGTAGAAGTTTGAAGTTGGATTGTGAAATTGTAGATAAGGATAAATATTCTAAATATTTTGGTAATAAGGTTCCATCTTTAGTAACATCGCGTCCGAAAGATATGCCATGGTTATTAGCATCTGGACGCATTGATTATGTAATAACATATGAAACAGTTGTTAAAAACTTCCCTAAGGTTTACAAAGCTGTAAATGAGATTATTGATCCAACAATTTCACTAGCATTAATTTGTAGAAAGGGAATGTCAATTGATGTAGCTAATTGGAATGAAGATAACAAAGTATTGATTGCAGCTGAACATGTATGGCATGTATCTGAATATTTCCATAAACATGCAATTCCTCAAAATAGTTATCATATGGATAGGGTAATTGGATCATCAGAAGGGTTTTTAATTAATACTGATAAATATCTATTGTGTGATGCAGTTGTTGAATCAGGTAGAACTCTGGTTGAAAATAATCTTGAGGTATGGCAAACAATTATACCTAAAGGTATGATTAAAATGGGATTATATTCTAATTTATTTATTTAAAAGTTGATATTTTAATATATTAATCTATGCATATCATTATATTATTTATAATTTTAATATAAAATGTCAATCATTGATAAATTTATTGAATATGTTGGCTATGACAAGTATATTGAAGTTAAGGAGTATATTGAGACAAATAAATTACTTGATGAATTCAGGGGAGTTATAATTAATAATAATAATTTATTTGAATTTTCAGTCAGATATGGTATTATTGAAATTGTTAAATTTTTGTATGAACATATTGGCGTAACATATAATTTGAATAATATAACAGATTATAATATTAGGATTGAAGGGAGAGAAGCAAATCCTAATATGGCATCAGTCAATAGTGACAGTGGAGGTAATGTAGGTATGAATATTGCAATTACAGATAAATATACGAGAAAAAGGAATGAATGTATGAGATATTTAATTGAAATGAGGAAAAAAAGTAAAATGTATTCAAAAAATGGACAATTTTACTATTCAATAAATAAAAGGTATGTTAATTAAAAGAGTATTTGTTTATGCAATTAAGATAACGTATATAATCATAGAACATTACAGGGTAATTTGATATATGATTTTTATTAAATAATCCTTGTGATTTCCAATTTAGATATATATTTTTTAAAATATTTGTTTTAATATTATTAAAATTATGTTTAATAGATAAGTCATAAACATTTGATACTAACTCTATAGAATTATATTCATCACTATATGTCTTATTAAGGAACATATTAGAATATACATTATCGATATGGTTTGTATATTTATCGAGAATCATAAAACTATTAAGGAATCTAACTATATTATTTAAGTGGATTAATTTTGGAGCCGAATTAAATTTACCGAAGTAAAGTATTTCCATAACTAGGTTGAATTCATCAATATCAATATCAAAATATTTAATTTCATTTGTTGTATTATGACTAAACAATATTTCAAAATATGGAGAGTTGGCAATGAGAATATGTTTGTGAGCATAGAATTCTTCAATATGATTATTGTTTTCAATTACAAATTTTATATCATAAGTATGTTTTTTATTCCACAAATTAGTACCAAGAGCAAAAGTTCTTGATTCTGCTTCAGATAATTTATTTTCGGTATTAAACAATTGATTTTTAAGTTTGTTGATTTGATCAGCATATTCACTCATTTTCCAATATTGTGATACAAAAATTCCCCCAAACAATATAATACTAGAAATTAGTAACAAATAACCATAAGTTGATTTCATTATTAAAACATTAAGTATCAATATTTAATAATATTGATGCAAATATAAAATCAATTTTTTATTTAATTATCTAGTTAGAGAAGAATGGGTTAGCATTATCAGTAACCTTTTGGTACATGAAGATAGTACCACGAGTACGAGCTCTTTCATCAAATGATTCAATACCAGTAGCAGCAAATGAAGCATGAGATGGGATGACACGAACTGGGTCGTCTCTTTCATATTTAGGTCCTCCGGTAGCAGTTTGATCAAGGATGCCATAAGCTGATCTTTGTGGATCATAATGGAAGCATACATCATCAACTGAGGTAGTTGTGCGTGGAGTGATAACCATTGTGCTTGATCCAACAATTAAATCTCTACCATAAGCAGATGTCTTTTCAACTAAGACAACAGATCTTAATTCATAATAATCATTCATGAATGTCATATCTCTTGGAACATCAACAGGGTGAGTATTGAGTGATTCCCAACCAGTTACAGTCATTGGGAGATTAGTGAAGTTGAATGGGTTGGCAAGACGAGCAATGTTAAGTGTTTGGAATCTACGGCCAACATAGAAGAAGAGAACACCAGTACTGTGAATGATTGATACAGATTTTGGTACAATAACCTTGTTTTCTACGAACCATTGGGCTTGTGATAGAGAATCACGAAGAGATACTGGAGCAGACATACCAGTAATGTTAAGTGGAAGACGAAGAGTAATCATTGGTACTCTTGTAATAGCACCATAACCAGTAGCATCATAAGGTGATGATGGTTGACCAAGTTGAGTACCAACAAGAAGACCCCATAAACGGTTGACACTTACATAAGTTGGGTAGAGGGAGAATGCTGAAAGTAATCTTCTGAGGATTGTACCTTCATCCTTAACATAGGTAAGATCTGGAGCATCATGGATAACATTTCTGCAGTTTTCAAGAGCAGTCATGAATCTTACAAGACCAGATGTTTCTTGGTAGTAATATCTGCCTTGACGGAGGTTAAGAACGGCGTCCCAAAGTTGAGTTTGGAGAATGAATCTGTTCTTAAGATCAACAACTGGATTGGTAATATTGCATGCAGTGTCGTTTGGATCAGTTACCATGTTCCAGTATAAACAGAAATCTGGCCATGTAGCAATTTGTTGTTCAGTTGCCTTACGTTGAACAATGTAACCAATATTTGCCATAATCATATTTTGTTCAAGAAGATCAATCTTTGGCAAGAAAAGAGCAGCAACAATTGGATGAATGTGAGCAAATGCATTGTGTTTAGATGCGTCAAATTTACCCATAAGTGCGGATGGAGCACAATCTTCATAAGTCAAGCTTTGGAGTAAAACTTGAGCATGGAGTGGTTTGGTTTCACCATATTTGTTGACGATTTCTTCAACCATGCTTTGTTCATCTGGTTTAACATTGAGTTTGGAGCTAGCAGCAAGAAGTGAATCATATCCAAGAGTCTTGGCAATCTTAGTTGTTGGTACTGATGCCATATATTTAGATGATTTATCAGTAAGAACGAGGATTTGGAACATGTCAAATTCGGCTTCACTGAGTTTGTATTTGCGTTGGTATTTCTTGGCTTTTCTCATGAGTTCGCCAACTGGAAGGTTGAGACCAGCATAACGATCATATAGAACTTGTTTGAATTTCTTGGCTTTCTTGAAAATATATTGGAGTTTATCCTTATAGGCATCCATGACTTTCTCAACAAGGTCAGCATTGTTAGGGAATTTAGCTTTAAGTTTTTGCCATGCTTGATAGTCAGTTGCTTGTGATTTAAGTAATTCTGCTACTTCGCGATCGACGGCACCGTCTTTTTGGTGACTTTTAAAATCATCACCTCTAGTATCTCTGTTAAAGGACTTTTGTTCGGACATTTGATTATATATAATACTATATATAATAAAATTTTTTAAAAAAACAAAATTTATATTTTATAATTATTGATTTATATATTTTGAAAATTCATTTTTCTGTTTTGATGTCAAACTTGTCTTAGAGTTTTTAATTTTATCTATCTTTAATAACGATTCTATATGTTCCAATTTTATATCATAATCTTTCAATAACTCATAACATTCCTTAATTTTATTCTCTAATAACAATTTTCTTATAATTTTATTTATGTAAATATAATCATTTATATTCATATTTCTAAAACATCTATCTGTATTTATAATATTTTTCTTATTAATGCGTTTAATTGAAGTTTTGTTTAAATCTGTTGCAAATTCTAGTTTAGGTTTTTTAGGTTCTGATTTTAATCCTTCACTGATATAATATGATGGAACAACACATGTATAAAAACCATGCGTTTCTTGCATTTCCCAATTTTGATCACCATAAATATGATTTTCTATCACATCACCAGTTGATAATGAGTCTGATATTTTTTGGGCTAAATCATGTTGTTCTTCTGGATTATGATAATTTTCTATTATACTTTGCGCATAATTTTGATGCATCATTAGTGGTAATAAAACTTTCTCAGTTTCAAATAATCTTAAACAATTATCTACTGAACTATATGAATATAATAATTCATCAGTTGCCTTATATAAATCCACATCCACATCCTTTTTATTTGACATTTTGCAATATTCATCAATCATATCCATTGTTATTAATTTATCGTTATATGCATTTTTAATGTCTTGTAATGTAAATATTAATCGACGAATGTCTCCTTGAGAATGATTTATTATTTTATTAATAACATTATCATATTTAAGTTTTATATGTTCACTTATAGCAATTTTCATTAGTATTTTTCTCATATCAGATGGAAATGGATTATACATTTTTACTTCAAAAGATGCTTTCCTTATATCGGATAATAATTTGTTGTGTTGACTATTAGATATAAAGATTATAGGGCAATACCAATTTTGTTCGTTTGCCTTCTGTAACGCCGTTATGCATGCTTTTTCAGCTGAAGCAGTTATTGCTTCAATTTCGTCAACTAATATTGCCATTTTTTTAAATTTATTATTGTTCATTATTGTTAATATATCAGATGATACAGCCATTTTATTTATAATATCATCAATGTTTTTACTATTTTTTAGTATGTTTATATCAAGATGTGTTATATTATAATTTAGTTCTTGCAATATTATTTCTATTGTTACAGTTTTTCCAATACCGTGCCCTCCAGCTATTAACATACAACTTTTATGTGTATTTTTTTTTGTTCTTTTTTGTGTTGTAGGTTGTTGTTTTTTTTGAGTCTTATTTAATAATTGTACCTCTTTTCTCATCTTATCATAAGAGGATATCCATTGATATATTTGATGAACAGCTGTTGTATTTGTTGTTAAATCTGATACCTTCTTTGGCTTATATATTTCAGTCCACATATATTTGTCATTGCTTGTCATCTTATAATATACATATATTATGTAACTCTTTATATTTATTTTTAATTTTGCAATTTTTTTATTAGATGGATTTGTTTGCAAATATTTTTAAACCAAAAAAATAGATTCTTCGTCTGAATCATTATCTTCATGATTTAAATATTCTATCATTTTATCAATATCTTCTTGTTTTTCTGAACTTGAATCATCATCTTCTGGTTCTTGTTTGGTACCAAATTTAGATAATAGAAATGTATCTGTTAACAAAATACCTTTAATATTATCTAACTCTTCCTTTAATTTATTTGATTTGTCTTTTGGATTCTGTAGTTGTTTTTTATAATTAACATATTTATTTTTTTTATAATATATGTTGTTATATGATTCATCAGATCCATCACTATATTTGTTATTTGAATTATCATTTTGCTTCAATTCTTTATTTTTTTGTTTATAATATGGAACCAACCCTCTATCAGTTAAATGAACTGATGTACAATTATTTTTTTTGCAATTTCCATATACTAAATCCTCATAACATATTTTTGATTTAATACTAACAGCTCCATTTCTACAATTATATCCGCCGGGACATTGGCCTTTCGAACATGCCATACATACCCTTGTTAATTGTAATAATGTTTCATATAATTTAGGATCACTTACCAAATCAATATTACTTAAATCATCTGCACATTTTATTATTGTATATACTTTATGACGTAATGGTTCGATCTTTTGTTCATTTAAACTATGTGCATACATACATTTATTTCCATAGTTGCATTTTATTTTATTAATTATGTTAACACACAATATTTTTTTAGAATTATCATTATTTTTCTTATCGTTAGGAAACATTTCTACTATTATTTATTAGTATTTTTTTAATATATTTTTAAACATACATAATATTTTTATTGTTTGTATTTTATATATAAACAAATATATATATGTCAAGTAAACAAGAAAATTTCTATACTACAATTAATAATTTTTATGAAACACAAAAAGCAGAAATGTCAAAGAAAATAAATATTACGAAAGAATATGAATATGTATTTGTAAATGATAATGATATTGATTATGTAGAAATATATCTTGATGGTAAACTTAAATTGAAAGGAGAGTACAATATCATTGGGATGTATAATATACCATTATCAATTTGGTATTGGTCATGGAATATTGCGTTTGTTAATAAACAGCTAATGAAGAAAATTTTCCCCCTAAAAAACTCTGCAAATGATCTTATTACAAAATATACTCAATTTAATAAAAAAGATGCTGATGAACTTCATTATATATTAACAAACGGTAATTTTTATATTTCAGGCGAGGGATTAGATAAATTATTAAAATTTGTCATATATCAAACTAATGGAATATGGTATTTTCCTGTAAAACATACTGTAAAAAATAAAAATTCTAATCCAGCAGACCAAGATAAAATAGAATACATTTTAATAACTAAAATAATTCAGATGAATTAATATTTTATCAGTAAATATATATGAATGTTATCAAAATAAATAATATATTATATAAATATGAATTTTTTTGGAGGAAAAATAAAAAGGAACATGTCTATGATTTTAATAATAAATTATTACCATTTCCAGAACATAATGATACTGAATTTCCCGATAAATCCAATATTCATCAAACATTATTAGAAGTCCAAAGAAATTTATATGCAGATAATAAATTCTATCCATATTCATCAAATAATTATAAAGATTGTTTATTATGTGATAAAAAGGATATAACAACTGGCATTTATAGTGTAAATAATGTTAGATGGGAAACCGGATTAAAACATTATATAAAAAAACATAATATAAAACCATCAGATGAATTTATAGACTTTATTTATAGATATTCAAATAATATTAGACCAAGCAAAAACATAATTGCAAGAATAAATGGAATTAAAGTTGTTAGAAGTAACAAGAAATATTTAAAAATTACTAGAAACCAAATATTAATTATGGATGCTTTAATGGAACATGGTGGATTTAAAGTATACGGAGACAGAAAGAATCAATTATATAGATATTCAGAACATGCTGGATTGCTTGATTTTAATAATTCAGGACTTGAAAAAATAATTATTTCTGGAAATACAACAAGAGTTGATGCTAACGATGACGATATATATTTACCAAGAAATATGATTGAAGCATTAGATTATGAATATATATTTCATACTCATCCACCAACACCTGTTCCTGGTGGTAGAGTGAAATCAGGAATATTGTATGAATTTCCTAGTATAAGTGATATATTTCATTTTATTGATCATTATAATGGTGGTCGTACTCAAGGATCAATTGTAATTGCACCAGAAGGAATGTATATTATTAGAAAGAAAAAAGTAGATGATACTAAAATCGATATTGATGAAGATGAATTTTATAAAGAGACATTAAATATGATGTGGAAATGTCAGAGAGAATCAATTACAAAATATGGTAAAACTTTTACAACAAAAAAATTTTATTCTAAAATTGCGCAAGATAAAACTTATATAAACAATATTAATAAAGTTATAAATAAATACAAATTGCATATAGATTATTATCCTAGAATAAAGGATGAAACAAATAAATGGGTTATTGATACAATATACTTACCAGTTTATGTAACTGAACTTAAATAAATTGTAAATTTATTTATACTATAAATAAATTTTTTCAATTGTAACTATATATAAATCAAACAATGGAAAATCCACTATTTAATAAGAGAAATGTAATAGTATTTTTAGTATGTCTATTAGCAGTTTTCGCACTTGTATGGTTTATGCTTCCAAAAACCATTAGCATAACTTTACCAGGACAAGAGGCTGCTTCAGAAGTAAAACCAGAAGCTAAAACTGAAGGATTCACTAGCGAAGAAGATTTAGCAGCAGATAAAGACACTGATAAAAATTTACCAAATGTTAACCCAAAAACTGGATCATTAATTGATGGACCTGGTTTTGAAAGAGGTGATGTTGAAGGCGTCACTCAAGAAGTAATGAGCATGATCCCATCCAATTACTATTTCCTTGATGATGGTAATGCTCAAAATGATACTGTTGTACACAATCTATGTTCTAAGAGTTGCTGCTCAGCACAATGGCCAACACCATTTAAACAAAAGTACGATCCTTATGTATGTGCCAATAAAGACCAGTTCGTACCATCAAATATCTTTTGCAACAACAGTTTTCAAGATTCCGGCTTAATGGCTAGGTCGGGATAGTCGAACATTATTAATATAATGTTATGTCGGCTAGTCAAGTATTCATTTTATGATGAGCGAATACTGGCAAGACAACCTGGTACGGGGGAACCTAAACTGAATAATTCAGCATGGCAATCCCGTGGCGAGTTACCATTGAGTGATTAATGGATAACCGTCGTAACGCGCGGTAAGGTGTCGGGTGTCTCATAGAGATGTCTTAAGGTACGTGCTACTCCCATCTGAAAGGATGTTTATAACTGGAATTCTCATCAAATAAAGGTTATAAAAACCGTTAAGGCAAGAAGGAAATGTCTTGTTTAGGTTGGTATTAAGGGTTTATGCTTAACAAAACAACAAAGCCAAAAATTGTATAATAGAGGAGGAAATGGCAGAGAACTCTTTTAAACAGTATGAATATATCGTTTTAAGAGACATATAAATGAATCTAAATAATTATTTATAATTATTTAATATTTACTTTTTATTTAATATTCTTTTACATTCACATTCCCATAAAGATATAACATTATATCCTAAATTTCTAAGTTTTTGTTCTCTATCCAATGTATCTATATATTTTTCTAAGTATGTTTTTCCATTTCCATATGGATGTATATCAAAGTATTTCCAATTTCTACGCAAATTACATGTTGGAGAAATATGTGCATGGTAAAAACACCCATTTATTTCCCATATAGTATTTGTATCTATACAATAACCATCAACTTTTATCATTTTTCCATCTAAATTTATTTTAAATTCTCCCCCATTCATTGCATGTTGTATATTGATATTGTTTATTTTTGATATAACATTTAAAATTTCAATCCCCAACTTGGAAAACGATCCTTTAGAACAAGCTGGACAATTTGAACCTAATGTTCTATTATAAATGTTGCAATACCATTCATGGTTTTTATCACATTTCCACCATACTTTTTTATGAGAATATTCCGATAATTTATAAGGATCTATATTAATATTTTTATCATAATTCCACTCCACAAGTAAATTTGAATGTTTATTTCCAAATGAATCATCATTTGTAACTGCAATATTTACACAATATAAACAAGATGATTTTTTAAGTGTTCTTGCAGATATAGCTGTTTGCCATTCATGTCCTTTATCACACTTCCACCAAACTATTTTATTACTTGCTGGAAAACATTGATTTGGTTTAAGATCCCCATTCTTCTCATAATTCCATTGTTGTGATATTGCGGGATATAATATTTCTAAATTATTATCATCTGCTAGTTTTCTGCTGTTACATATTGGACATCCATGAGCTCTAATTGATCTATCATAAAATGTTGCTTCCCATTCATGATTTTTTTTACATATCCACCATATTTTATTATTTGATCTATAAGTTATATCATCAATACTAATATTATTTTTATCTGTATTAAATTCTTTTAACAATTCTGCATATTTTTCTGTTATTTTTATTTCAGTGATATCATTACACTCTAAGCATCCTATACCATTAATACGCGTAGATATCATCATGTTTGACTCATGATTATTTTTACATTTCCACCACACCATCAATCTAGCTTTATATGATATTTGACATGGATCTTTATCTTTGTTTTTCTCATAATCCCAATCTGTTAATAAATCTGGGAAATTCTTTGCTATACTTATATTATATTTTTTCTGATATATTTTGCATTGAGTACATCCTCTTTTACCTGATGTACGTTTAAGTATTTTCTCTTTCCATTCATGTTTTTTCTCACAAATCCACCATACAACTCTCTCAGATCCATATGTCATCTTATTAATATCAATTCCTATATTTTTCTCATAATTCCATTCTTCTGCTATTTTTGGATATTTATTTATAAGTAGTCTATCATTCATTAATCATTATATAATTCATAAATATTTATATAATTACTCTTATCCTTTCAATTTTAAATAAACAAACTACCATGATAATATCGTTTCTGTATAAGCTGATCTACATCCATGACAAGAAGACATATAATCACATCCACAATCATAACTGGGATGATTTTTTTCTTGTGCAGAAATACCATCTCTGGATAACCATCCTACAATAGTTTGATTCAATTTCCCATTAATACTATAACTTCTAGATGTTTTTGAAATATTGATCAGTGATTCTTTTATCTTATTATATTTGTATGGTAAATTTATTATAGTTGTTTCATCATATGCACCATGACAACCATGACAAGAACTGGCGTAATCGCATCCACAGTCATATGCATTTTTATGTTCAGTTTCAACATGTAAATCTTTTGATTTTAGTAAACTAACAACAAGAGGGTCCAATTGTTTTCGTAATTTAATACTTTCTTTATCTTGAATTGCTGTAATAATACTGTTGAATTCTGACATATTATCTTCTTGCAAATGTTTTGCATAATTTTCACGTAATTGGTCTGCAAATAGCGTCATAATGGAGATACTTTAAATAATAATATTATAGTTGAACTTTGTAATAATAATTTCAATTTTATCAGTACTTAAAAATTGAAAATCAAATAACATAAAGAATAAATATATTTATTAATAATTATCTTCTCTAATGGATTCTAATACCCCTACAACATTGGAAGCAACCCCTACTCCAGTACTGTCGTACCTTCAGGCTCTAAAAAAAGGACTGCCTCCTCAACCAGAACCAGAACCAAAACTAGAGGAAAAACAACCAGAAGAACAAGCCAAACCAAAAGAAACTAAACCAAATAACAAAGCAAGAAAATCACAACCAAGATCAAACCAACCAAGATCAAACCAACCAAGATCAAACCAACCAAGATCAAACCAAACAAGAACTAACCAACAACGATCAAATCCAGAAAGATCAAATCAATCAAAAACCACTCAAACACGAACAAATCAACCAAAATCAACTAGTTCACGTCAAAATCCGGAAAGACAACAAAAGAGATCAACTTAATTTATTTATTTATTTTGCGAAATTTATTTAAATAACATTATATCCGATTAGTATATAATGGCAGTTTTAGTAATTGGAGATATTATGTTAGATATCAGTTACATAGGAACATCAAATAGATTGGCTCCTGAATCACCTGTTCCAGTAATTAAAATAACAGATACTGTTTATGGGTTAGGTGGAGCAGGAAATGTTGCGAATAATTTAAATTCAATGAATGGTAAGACTTTTATTATATCTGTTATTGGAAATGATCAGAATGGTAATAAAATTAAGGAACTATTGAATCAATATCATATATGTAATCATTTAGTTATTGACAATAGAGTGACAACAAGTAAAAACAGAGTATATTGTCAGAATAAATTAATATCAAGATATGACATTGAAACGAATGAGAAAATAAATGAAATAATAGAAAATGAAATTATTACACAAGTTACTGAAATAATAGATACATTTGATGTTGTTGTATTATCTGATTATATGAAGGGTATGCTAACTGATAATTTATGTAAAAAAATAATTCAAATATGTAATGAAAATAATAAAATGGTATTTGTTGATCCAAAAGATACAGATCATACAAAGTATATTGGATGCAGTTTAGTAAAACCAAATAGAAACGAAGCTGAACATTTCATAAATAGAAAGATTAATCTGAATAATGGTAATGATATAATGGATGCATTAAATAAAATTAATCATATGTTTGGATCAAAATATTGTTTATTAACGTTGGGTGAGAATGGGTTAATAATATTTGATGGGATTGATTATAAACATATAGAAAGTAAAGATAAAATCAATATAATAGATGTTACGGGTGCAGGGGATATGGTATTATCATCATTTACTTATAAATATTTAAAAACAGATAATTTGATTGAATCAGCTAAATTTGCTAACTATTGTGGGATGATTAAAGTCAAAAATCTTGGGACTTATGTATTATCACAATATGATATATTATGTTATGATAAAAATGATAATAAGATATTAAATTATAATAACTTGAGTGAAATAATAAATATAATAAGACATGAAAATAAAAAAATAGTTTTTACAAATGGATGTTTTGACATATTGCATTATGGACATTTATCTTATCTAAATAATGCAAAAAAATTAGGTGATATATTGATTGTTGGTATTAATAGTGACGAATCTATAAAAAGAATTAAAGGTAATAAAAGGCCGATACAAAATGAAACATATAGATTAAATCAAATGAAATGTTTAGAATGTATAGATTTTCTGGTAATGTTTAATGAAAATAATCCATTAAAGATAATTGAAATAATAAAACCAGATATATTAGTTAAGGGTGGTGATTATAAAGTAGAAAATATATTAGGTAAAGAATACGCAAAAGAGACAATTGTATTAAATTACGAAGCAGGTATAAGTTCAACCAATATAATAGAGAAGATTTCTAATCAAACAACAGAGTAGATTTTTGGTATATTTTCAAATAAATAAATAGTATTATTAATATTATTATTGTAGTATTGATTAATCCATCTAAAATTATTGACTGATTTTATCAGATTATATTTTAGACATTTTGATGATAATACTGCAAAACATGTATCAATGCCAATATATGCATATGCCCTCTTAACAATTTCAAATGATTCAACAATTGATGTTTTATTTGTTAGATCAATAATATTTGATACGAGATATTTATCAGGTATTTTTATTGTTCCAATTATAACACCAGGTATTTTAAATACATTATTTATCAAATATATTGTATTATTCCAATCAATATCATTATACTGTCTTCCATTATTATTTACTGGACATATTTGCTGATGATCTTTTTTGCATATATAACAATAAAATGGCGAGTTAATAGTGTATGGTGCAATAACAACATATTTATCTGGCAATTTAAACGATGATATATCGCATTTAATGTTTATAATATGTGATTGACATTGTATTTTATGAGTATTACAAGTACATTTATAATTAAGTTTATATTTAATTTTATCTTTTGAAACTAATTCCATTTTAGGAAAAATATCAAATACAGAATAACTATCAACATGTAATAATTCTTGTTTTAAATATACTGGGACAATTGAATGTTGCATCAAATTGTTATATGATAAGAAATTGAATAAATTAAATTTTTTTTGTGTATCATATTCAACTAAATAATCATAATTGTATGCATTTGTCATTTTAATAAGTTCAACACTAGCATTTGAATTATTTGTTATTATGTATAGATATTTATACAATGACAAATCATAATGATAATCAAGCATAACAAGATCTCCAATGCCATTCATAATTAATGCTTTATTGAAGTATGTAACATTTAATAATTTAAGATAATACACATTCGTATAATTAATATTAGACATATGTTTTTTGGGGTTTATAATAAAAATGGAATTGTTATGTATGTCATCTTTATATAAATAACATATGTCAAAATTTTTTGGTACAAGCTTTGAAAATTTATTAATCAGTTCTTCTTCGAAATTACCACAACAAACATAATTTGTGTTAATTAATAATGGATATTCATTATCAAAATACATAAATTTAATCATATCACTCATTTCATTTTTTTTAATTAATTTAATTTCTTTATCATATGTACAATTTTGATAAGTAGTATATAATATTGATTTTTCGGATTCTGGAAAGAAATAAAACTTTAATTTTATATTATATAATGATTCGGATATTATTAAATTTGAATTAAAAGGGTTATAATCATAGTCATACGAATCCAAAATTTGGTTTGTTAATAAAATTACATTTTTACATTTTGAAATTAATGCAAAATCTTTATGATTTTTGTTTGATGTAATAAATATTTCACAATGTTCAAGTAAACTAACAGCATTATCAGTATTAATATCAAATATAACTATTTTTTTATCTAAATATGATTCAATTTCATTATCACAAATTTCATCTAATAAAATAAAATTATCATAAATTACTTCTTTATTATCTGATAATTGTTTATTAATAGTATGATTACAAAAAGTTGGATACATTGTTAATATATCTATTGGATATTTATCGTCTGAATCATCACCAACACCAGTATCACAATATGGATTTACGGTAAATGTATCATTATAATAGTTTATAATTTGTTTGTATAATGTTGTGGTATATAGTATATCATCTTTTTTCAATATATCATTAATATTTGGTAATACAAAATGAATTAAATCATGTAATGATCCATAGAATTTATATTTCATAAATTATATAGGAATATCATATTAAAATAAAATATTTTTTACACAATAATTGAAATTATTTTTGTCCATCTCCTTTCATTATTCTATACGAATCATAATCAAAATGTTGGGTTGATATTTCTATTATTTCTCCTCCAGTAATTGTTTCTAATTGATGTGGCATACCTTGTGGTATTCTAATTGAATCATTTTCTTTTATCTCTTGTTCCACTATATTAGCATTTGATGTATCAATCCATCTAAGAATGAACGTACCTGATTTAACATACCATGATTCATCTTTTAACAAATGATAATGCATGCTAAATTTTGAGTTTTCATTAAAATGTAATATTTTCCCACAATATTTATTATTATTAACCATCCATATTTCATATCCCCATCCTTTTTGTATTTTAATTGGTTTTAAAATTTCTGGTTGCATTTATATATATTGATGTATATAATAGTATTATTCTAACAACCACAATGTTTCATCCATAGAATTATCCCCATCGGTTCTTAAAATATTACCATCAATCCATAAATATCTTCCAAATTTATCTTTACAATTTTTTATATTATGATTTGTTTTAATTCTATAATAATTATCAATTTTCTCAAATTTGAAATGTGCCCATTCTCCATTATTTCCAGCTCCATATAATTTGTTATCTGATGGTGTAGCATATAAATGCCATTTCAATGTATCATTTTGATTTTTCATTATATCGAGTATACTAATTAACCAGTTGTTAGTATTACATAGATATCTTGAATCTTGATATATAAAAAAATGATATTGGTTATCTGATAATATTATACAGTTATTTTTTGTTGGTTCTGGTTTATCAACACTAATATATTGTTTAGTTTTCACATTTTTGATTGCATAATTACTATATAATATTTTACTATGTTGTGTAGTTTGATTAGTATTTGGTTCGTTATATGATTGTTCAATTTGTTTAGGTATTTTTGTTACAGGTGTTTGTATTATCGGTTTTAGTTCTGGTATTTGTTGAATAGGTTGTTGTATAACATTATCAATAATTAAATCATCTTCTATTTTATATTTTTTTGTATATGTTTTTGCTAGAGGTTTAAGATTATTAATATTTACATCTGATCCCCATTTTGAATTAAAATATAATAAATCTTTATCATATATATGTGTAATTAATTCTGGTTTAAGATACGTACCTATATTTGGGATCGAATTCAAAGTTAGGTTAAATAATAAATCATTTACTGATATATTGATATTATTCAGTTTAGCATTAAGATAATAATCAGCAATCATATAATCGGAATCACAAAAACCTTCATCAAACAAACCTATTTTTTTTGGAACATTAACTGTGAAACTAATATAATCTCCACCATAATATAATTGTATTAAATCATAAATATTATGATAATCTGTTATATATTCATAACATGTATTATCAAGTAAAATATTATTATTTAATATTGCAATTACTTTTGTTTTTGGAGAAGAAAAATCATGGAATGCATTGATAACACAAAAGTTAAGGAGTTGTGATTTATTCATAAAATGGTGTAAATTAAAAATATTATCTATTGAATTAAATTTTGGTATAAATTTATAATTTTTATAGAATATAAGATTAACTTCTGAATTTTCTGTATGTAACGATTTTGCACAATCTATTGTTTTATCTAATATATTAATATTTTCTATAAGTATATAAAATTTGATATTTTTCATTATATTAATCTTAATATAACAAAAAGTTTTAAATATCTTTATAATGTGTTTTTTAATAATAGTTAATTTATCTTTTAATATAATATAGTTAATGGATTATTTTGTTGAAAGAAACATAGTAGAAATTAAACATGAGTATACAACATTTTTAATTAATATAATGACACCATTTATTTATGAAGGTATTAGATCGGTTTATCAGTTTGCATTGAATGCTCATAAAGAACTTGTAGAAAGAGGTAAACATGATCCAGAAATCAAAAGTCAAGGTGTATTAAAATTATTTCAAGTATCACTAAAAGAAATACCAACTCTAAATAATAATTCTATAGAAAATGAAACAAATAGAATTAAATCTGGTAGTAAATGTTCTGATTGGTTTGATGATTTAGTGAAAGCTGTAATCAAAAGTAATATAATATTATTAACATTTTCTAATCCAAAGAAACGTCCTGAAATATTAAGAGAACAATATCATAATAAGATTGAAATTAAAGACTTTATTCATAAATGTTATATTGAATGTGCACGATCATTTTACAATAGTCCTGAATTATTTTGGCATGAGTTTCCTCCATTAGAAATAAAGAGAAATCAGAGAGAAGCGTGTGAATTAATTAAACAGGCTATTCAAGAGGCTATTAGAAAAATGTTACCAATTAAATTAATATTAAAAGAGTATTTACAAAATGATTATTTAGAAGAGAATGATGATGTAATGAACAAAGTTTCTGATTCGCAATATATGAATATCAGATCAATGCTCAAACGCGATTTATATGGAGAAAATGATCCATTAGGTAGAAAAGCGCCTCCAACTAATAGTGTAATTGATTCAAATGAAGTAATGGAAGGTGGCAATGATGATGACAATCAAGATGAAGATTATACACAAGACGATACGTCAGATGAAGGATCGATCGATACAAGTGATAATGAAGAAGAGGAAAACTATATGAATGATGATTCTGATAACATAGATAATATGGAAGGAGGTGAATTTTTAGATGATGTTAAAAAGCAACTACAAGAAATAGAAACTAAGGATGATGATAAAATGGCACAAACATTTGTACCAGATAAACAAACGAAAGAAGAACCAAAACCAATGGCATCTAATAATCAACCATCTCAACCAGTTGCAACGCAAGCAGTAAAAACACAACAACCAGAAGTAAGTGTTGTAGATGTACAAAAAGGTGGAATTAAAGATGAAATAAACGATTTATTAAAAAAGAGTAATATTGTAACAACACTTGATAAACAAAGGACAAAATTAAATAAAAGGGAGGAAATGTTAATGAAAGAAATAGAAAATCAGATTAAACCTAAAGCACAAGAACCAGATAGAAAATTATATTTTGATGAATATATGAAATAAATATATAAATCAATATTAAATAATTTATAAGATTATTTTATTATTTGAATTTCTAAGTAATAAAATATATGAGTATTGCGATATTAATTAAGGGATTTCCTTATATAAATTCTGAATTATGTACTGGATATAATCATCCTGCTGTCAATTATAATGATAATATAATGAAAATATTGGATTTACTTAAGCCAAATAATAACATTGAAATTTTCATACATACATTTAATTATAAAGTTGGTGATATAACTAAGAAATTTAATCCAACCGAATTTGCTGTAATGAATGTTCTGAATGGTATAAGTTATGAACAATATGTATCATATAATGCATTTTCATTATTGTCTGTAATAAGCATTTATTTGAAACACATTGATCAATATAATAAGAGCCATGATAAGATTTTTATATTCGATATGTTGGATAGGATGGAAGTTGATAAGACAAGAATTGACTTTGGTTTTTCATTGAATGGAACTGTGATTTATGGTAATAATATTATACAAAAACCACATCCATGGTATATAACTCATAATAAACTTGTGGAAAATGTGATAGCAAATAATAAATTCTATTATAAAATTCATAAAGATTATTTACATACAATTGAGACGATGATTCAAGGACAAACGAAATTAATTGTAAATTTTGAATATAAAACAGATAATTCAAAAAAAATATTGGAATTTTGTTCATTATGGGATAACAAAATAAAACAAATGAAAGTAAATGGTGTATTTAAATTATATAATGTAAAATCGAAAAAATATGTATACATTGAAAACACATCACAAACTGGTATAGATAGTATTAGATGTGATTCCAATAAATTTACTCCAGTTTACATTTATTCTCCAACTGGAGAAAAATATTTTATTAGATTACAAGAATATGTACCAAATCAAAATGGAACAAATGGATGGCATATATATGGTCATGCTGATAGTAAAGTTTGTGGTGCAGGTAATAATGGAGCATGGGCGTCATTTGATATTTTAACTAAGGATGATAATATATTAATAAAATCAATACATGGTACAAAAAATATACTAAAAGGTGATGGAATGTATTTATATATTAATAGTGATGGAATAGTTTTATGTAATGGAGATTCAAAGATGATTGAATCGGAATGGAAATTAATACCATATGAAATGCAAATAAAAGAATGTTTGCCTTGTAAAATTTGTAAAATTCATCATATAAAGACTGATTTAAATATTAGTGTATCAGAACTTACATCACATAATTACAATTCAATTATATCAAGTCAATCATCAATAAATTTTTATATTTATACAAATGATAATATAAACTATTATATTAGAGCAAATGAATATATTTTAAATCAAAATGGAACATATGGATGGCATTTATATGTATTACCAAACAGTGATAAATTATTTGGTGCTGGTAATATTTCTGCATTTTCAGCATTTAATATAATAATAAAAGAGAATGGGTATTTAATTAAATCAGCACAAACAAATAAATATATATATATAGATTCAAATTTAATAATAAAGACTGATGGAATAAATGAGAACGAAGATTATTTATGGAAATTTATTTTATAAAAATAAGATATTAATGAGAATTGCATTATTATTAAGAGGAATTGCGTATAACAAATATTATAGTCATCCAACTGGTAAAAAATTATTAATTGATTATATAAAAAGTATTAATAATTATAAAGAATACATATATGAGAATAATGATGTAGATATATTTTTCGTTACATATTATAATGATTTTTTTGACATTGATAAAATATTAGATATATACAAACCAATTTGTTATGAATTTATAACAGATCCGGAGAGAAACATAGGTCAAATAAAAAATAAATATAATAGTTATTCACAAACCACAATTTATGTAATAAATTTATTTTTAGCATATTGTGCAATACATAATATTGATGATTATGATTATATTATAATAACTAGATTTGACTTATTGTTTAAAATCAAACTATCAACTCTTAAATTAGAAAAAGACAAATTTATGATAAGTTGTTTAGCAGGTAATAATTTAATGGATGATAATTTTTTCATTACAAATAAACATTATCTAAAAGAATATCTTGAAGTATTATCACAGCGAAATAAATACCATATGATGCATCAAGATTATTTAGCATTATGTGACAAGATAGGAAAAGATAATGTGAAATTTTTGATTCCCGGTATATATTCAATACATAATGGGAATCCATTATATAATATATTAAGATATCATTTAGAAATTGATATATTTCATAATGCAACCCTATTAATATATAATAAAATAACTAATAAATTTTTGAATTATAATACATCAGATAATAAAGTCTATGTATCTAATTATCCTGGAAAATTCAGTATTAAAACTGTTAATAATAAACATATTATTGGTATTTTTGATAAACAATCAGATTTAGTTCTTGATAAAACAAATTTGATTTTAGTGAAAAATATTGTATCACATGATACAATAATATCAATAACAAAAAAAGACAATGAATCTTATTTAGATAACTTAAGATTGCAAAATAGTGATAAATGGATCATTTTCCCAACTACATTTATATAGTTATAATCTTTTTTGAGTAGTCAATACATTTTTCATATAATCAGAAGTATTAACAACATGATATTCATAACATCCAGTAAATTCATAAAAAACACTTTGTCTACCTCTTTTTTTAATGTTTGCAAGATGAACATTAAACTCTACTTCATTAGGTTCTCTTTGTAATAATTTTTTAAATAAACATTCTTTTAAGAAAGTTTCATCACTGTCATATACATTAAATATTGTATCATTATCATATTCATCAATATATTTAAAACTGGAATTTATTGTAATTAATTTAGAATGTAATTCTTTAACATTTACAATATATGGTTGGTTAAAATATTTATTTGCCATATCATCTACAATACTTATTAGATTGATTGGATGTTTATGCATTTTTTCATATAATTCTTTAAAATATTTATTATATTCTACAGTTTTTTTGTTATTCAACATTATGAGATTTACAATATCTTTAGCAAAAACAAGATTTATTGCATTTGCGCCATGTAATGTTATAAAGGTATTATATGTACTTAATAATGAATTTTTTTCTTTAATTGAATATTGACTCATTGACTGTATATCAATTTCATTATCTGATAAATATTTATAAACATTTGATTTGTTAAGAATATCTCTTGTTTTTCCAGCAAAGTTATTGTTATTATCTTTTGTTGTAGTATCATCTCTTGATATATATAATATAGAGTTGTTAGCTATGGTTAATTGATTATTAGATGATACAGTCATTCCTAAATTAATATTATTATTTTTGCAATTTGTATTTAGTGAACATAATTTGTCATTTAAAAATTTTAATGGTTCAATCGACCATTCTAATTCAGATGTTACAAGTGTTCTCCCATATTTATATGTTATCAGATTAGCAATATGATATATTATGTTATATTTTAACCATATTATATTTTCTTTTGGAATTTCCATAATTTCAAGCAATTCCATTAATGGCTTTGTTTTTATAAATTTTGGTATTCCAATATATAAGTGACTATGATGTTTTTTGTAGTAATATAAATATGGATAAAAGTCAGATATTAAATGTTGATAATTAACTATCCATTTATTACTATATGCCAAATATAATGTATCAAGTATAAATGTACCTATAATTTTTTTTGGTTTATCAATCTTTATTACTTTTTTAAAATAATAACTTGTTACTAAAATAGTATCATTTTTATTATTATACATATATAAATCGTCAAAAGTATTTCCATTAAATTCAATAATATTTGGTCCCATTAAAATGAAAACATTTTTTAAATTATGCTGTGAAAACATTTAATATGATTAATTAATATATTTATTTAATTTTAATTAACTCAAAATATTTATCGCATTTATCATTATTATGTAGTGGAATTAAAGTAAAAAGTAAACTAGCGGTTATCATTTTAATATTTTCTAAAGTTTCTTTACCATATATAGACACAATATGATTTTCGAAAATAGTTAGTAATTGAGTTTTATATGGAAGTTGTACATATTTATCCAATAATATTTCATCATATCCTAATAATGACTGATATATTTTTGCATAATCATAAAATATATCTCCATATATTGTATATTTGTCTCCCATTTTACCACGCATATCTATAAATTTAAAGCCCAATTCTTTTGTCAATATGACATTTGTAAAAACTGGATCTCCATGAATAATTCCAATTTTACCTAAATTATTTTTCTCATAGTTTTCAAAAAACATGATAAGATCATTGTAAATTTTTTCACTATTATTAAATTTATTATAATTATATGTCTTGTATCTTTCTTGTATTTTTTTTGTATAATTATCGTATATATTGATTTCAGTATCATTTACTGGCAAATTATGTAATTTTGTTATTGTTGTTAAAAAATTTTTAAATATATCTGTAGATAATGATTCTTTTATATATATAAATGATAATGTTATTCCATTAATTTTTTCTATAATATATCCATCTTTTTCTTCCTTAATGAATGTTGGAAATAAGTCCTTTATTTCTTTTGGTATATTTTTATACCAATATATTTCACCATATAATTTATTCATATCACCACGTTTGATAACTATATCCATACTTGTCATTGTTATTTGATTGAAACTTCTTTCACTTATTTTATTAAAATATATACCAGTTTCTTTTTCTAAATCATGATAAGCATTTAGTGCTTTATCATCAATATAAATATCAGCATTTGGTTTTCCAAAATATATTTCATCATATGGAATATTAAAATCATCTAATGTATCAAATGTTAGTTTTCCAATATCTTTTAATACCTTTCCTACATTACTATTATGTGTTTTCATTCTTCTTGCAGTATGGATTATTATATAATGACCTATATTTTTAAGAAATTTAAGAAATTCTATATTTTTATGTATTGGAGAAACTGTTTTATAATCATTGGGAACTGTTGGAGTAGTTACCAATGTTCCATCTAAGTCAAAACATATTTTTAATTTCTCACCATTTTTTATATTGTTAATACAAAATAGTTTTAATTGTAATGGTGTACCAATACAATGGAAATCTGTTTTATTTATTATATTTGCTATAAATATTAAATTATCTTTGATCATCAGATCAATAACACATGATGTGTAATATTCTCCATTTTGACGTATATTTTTAAGGATAACTTTTTCACAATATTCTTTTAACAAATATCCATTTTTAAAACAATAACATCCTGTATTTGCATATTCACTAATTTTATTTTTTTCCTTTATCTCTTTTATTATATTGTTTTGATCAAATTTAATATATGAAAATATTGGTTTATCTTGATCATCATGAAACGCAAATACTGCATTATCGATTTGATTTCTATATATTGATAATATATCTTTAGTATAAAACGTATCTCCATCCATTAAAACACATTTTCTATTTAATAAATTGTCATTAAATGTAGATAATCCATATAATATTGTTTCACTTGCACCTTCTGTTTGTTTATTTAATTTAATTAAATTAGTTTTTATATTAGATTTATTTATCAGATCAATAAATCCATATTGTTCTAATTCTGGATTGTAAATTATGTGAACAATATCATCTGATTGTAAATTTAGATTCTTAATGACATACATAATCATTTCTTTTCCTAAAATTTTGATAAGAGGTTTTGGATTGATATAATTTTCTTTTTTAAATCTTTCCCCTAATCCACCCAATGGAATTATAATGTTCATCTTATATAATTCAAATACAAATTTATTCTATAGTTTGCACAAATCACAGAATAAATTTAATAAGTTCAAGTTTGAATATAAATTTCTAAATATAAAAATATAATGGACTTGAGTTTTTTAAAAAATCCTATAATATTAGCAATTTTAATGACATCGCTTACATATGCATATATGTATTGGGATAATAGTCAAAAACAAAAAAAGAATCCTAAAGCAGAATTACCCCCAATCAACATGACAACACCAGTAGTTGTAGGATTAATAACATTAATTGTTGCATATGGATTATTTGGATTTAGTAGTAAGAATGATGATGTTGGTAAAGTATTACAACAAACAAATGAATTGCCAAGTATTGAAAATCAAAATATGAGATTAGTGGAGAAAAAGAATTTTTTAAATAGATCACGACTCTCAGAAAGAGTAACCGATTCATTTGATAGTAATACATATCATCTAGTTGGTAAAAATGCAATTAAACTACCATCTGCTGATGTATTTATTGATATTGCTAAGTTCAATTGAGTTTGTTTAAACAATATATTATAATTTAGAATTATAATATATATACTTTTATGAGTAATAGTAAAGAAGTAAAACTTCATGGTGGAAAAAGTATGCCAATTAAAACATTTGATTTAAAATCATTTTGTCCAAACCCATCTATATGTATGATTGCTAAAAGAGGCTCTGGTAAAAGTTGGGTATGTAGAGCAATACTTAAATATTTTAGTTATTTACCAGGTGGTGTAATTATTGCAAAAACAGAGAGAATGAATTGTTTTTATGGTAAATTTTTTCCTGATACTTATATTCACTATGAATACAAAAGCGAAATTTTAGAAAGTTTATTATATAGACAAGAAATCATTATTGAAAAGTGTAAACAAAAATATAAAGAAGGAAAAAAAGTAGATCCTAGAGCATTTTTAGTTATGGATGATTGTCTAGCATCAAAAGGTACATGGATGAATGATCAACCTATATTAGAAGTATTTTACAATGGTAGACATTATCAACTATTATTTATATTAACTATGCAATTTCCATTAGGTATTCGTCCAGAACTTAGATGTAATTTTGATTATATATTTTTATTAGCCGAAGATTTCTATTCAAATCAAAAGAGACTTTATGATCATTATGCTGGTATGTTTCCATCATTTGATTTTTTCAGACAAGTATTTACTCAAATAACAGACGATTTCGGTACTATGGTAATTGTTAATAGAGGAGCAAGAGGCAGTATTTTAGATAAAGTGTTTTATTATAAAGCTGATAATGAAGATATTGGAACTATTGGTTGCAAACAATTCAAGGAATTTCATGATAAAAATTATAATTCAAATTGGAAACAATCAAATGAATCGTTTGATATAAATAAATTTGTTGTTAAGAAAAATAAACAAAATATTGTTGTTAATAAAATAGGTTCAGATGGTGGTAATGAACATAAATGATTAAATTTTGATCTTTATATGAATATCATTGAAAGATTAGAGTTAATAAAAAAGCTGAATATAATGTAATTTTTATTTGGGGATGTGAATATCTTCAAAAATGATATCATACTGTTTTTAAGAGAGCTCCCAAACATATCATTTTTAGAGTTGGCTAATAAAGTAGGCATTCACTTTCTCTTGTTTCCTTTGATCGTAATCGCGGACACTCAGGATCCATGGTGATGGTTGTGAGAACATTGTTTCAAAAATTTCTGATACATATAATGGATCATTTTGTTCTTCTTCAAATGTTCTTGGTATGTATCTGTATTCAATTTCTGGTTTTTTTTCTTGCAATCCAACTTGTATTCTTACGACTTCAATTGCAATAAATAATATACCAATGAAAATTATTATTAATATTATTCCTTTATACATATAATATAATATAATATTATATATATTTTCTAATACAAATTTTTAATTTTTCTTGTTCAACTTCTCATATAACTGTTGAATCTTAGCTAATTTACTGTCAATTGACTCAATATTCTCAGTTGTTTTATTGATTTCTTTTTGATTTTCAGAAATTCTCTGTCTTTCCGCTTTTACCATTTCGTCTTCTGTTTTTAATTTTTCTTCTAATAATTTTAGATTTGTTTCTTTATCTGTTAATGTTGTTGTTTGACTTTGTTCTGCAGTCGCTTTAGCTTGTTGTTTAGCTGCATGTTTCTTTCTCAATCTTGCTCTTGCCTTCTCTTCTCTTGTTTGTTCTTCTTTAGCTGCCTCTCTAATCATATCATCTTTACGTTGTTGGTTCATTACCTTTGATTTTTCCATATTTTCCTTATATCCTTTCATTAAGTCATTCAATTCCTTTTCTTGGTATACTTGATCTTTAACGTCATTAGGGTCAGGATCCCATGGTAACCATTTTCCAAGTTCACCAACAAAAACATGAAAATCTGGATCAAGTTTTTGTAGTTCTTCAGCTCGTTTATCTGCTTCTTGTCTGGTTCCATAAACACCTCTTATTTTTAAACCTCTTACTGAACAGTTTTTGATTCCTTCAGGTGAAAGGAACGATAAACACACCCACAGTTGTCCTGGAATAGGTTCATCTTCTGTCAAATAATCGATATATTTGGTAGTTGATTGTGTCATTAATTTATAATAGTATTATTTATTTAAGTATATTTTTTAATTATTTAAATATACGCATTCAATTTTAACAATTACAATATCCATAAGCATTTTTAAATGTATCGGATTGATATTCATAATTGGTAGGATCTTGTAATTTTATAATATTTTCTCTAGATGTACCTAGTTTATTTTCTGCTAATGTTTTTCCAAGTGTTTTTAAGTTATCTATTAATAATTCATAATTTGCACCAGTTTTTGTTGATATAGTCATAAATTCTATTTTATCTGATGAATATCCATTATTACTAAATTTTTCTTTTACTAAGTTTTCAATATATGGTATTTCTGATTTTATAACTAAATCCATTTTATTACCAATTACTATTATTCTATAATCGTTTTTAAGTTCTTCTGTTATGCGTTTCATATAATATATTAATCTTTCCATAGTTTCTGGTCTGCTCATATCATAAACCATTAAAATTAAATCAGCATTTCTGAAATACATACTGACTAGAGATAGGTATCTTTCTTGACCAGCAGTATCCCATATTTCATATTTAACATTGTCATATTGGAGCGTCATAAAACTAGCTCCAATTGTACTTTCAATACTATCAGAAAATTCTCTTTTAACTAATCTATATGTCATTGATGTTTTTCCAGTTGTTGATTCTCCTAAAACAGTCATCTTGATACTTGGCAAATTATTTTTCATTTAATCTACTCTTTATTATTAGATTACATAAATAAATTAAATAAATTCATGAAACAATTCAAATTTTTGTTACTAAGTGTTAATTATTAACAAAAAATTAGATTGAATAATATGTATATATTTTGAAAATTCAAATTGTTGTTTATATTATGTTTACTTTTAATTATCAGCAAGTACTGGGAAATACATATCAATAATAACAAACGCAACCGATGCAACAGTAGCCATTATAAAAGATGTTTGATATCCAACAGAACATTCAGGTATGTATTGTGATGATATGAAGACAGATAAAAATAATATTAGATATCTTAATAATTTTCTTGCCTTCTTTCTTGATATTAATTTGTCACTCATGTATGCTTACTATTACTATATATAATTTTCTTTCTAATATTGAATTGATTTAATTTAACATTCTAATGTCCTGTAGGTCCCATCATTTGATTTGATATGTAATTAGGAGGACCTGTTACACCAGTCGGCCCTATCATTTTATTTGATATATGGTTTTGTGTTGGAGAGCCACATGGTCCTATATTTCCTGTATGACCAATAAATCCTATATGTGCAAAAGGATCTATATGAACATTATAGTTTATTGAAGGACCTGTTGACCCAACCGATCCAATTGGTCCAACTGGTCCAGTAACACCACTTGTTTTTGTATATCCATCTGGACCAGTGCTACCAATCATATTATTGTATTTTAATATACTATTGCTTTTTTCTATTATGTTGGAAACATCACTAAACATTTTATTTAATGTTGGAATATTGTGAATTTTACTAATTTCCCCTATTTTTTTAAATTTTTCATAAAACTCATCAGTATTCTCATGTAATGATGTATTTTTAGTTAAATCGTGTAATTCATTTATAAGTATTTCTTTTTCATTGTATGATAATTTATCCATATCTTTTTTAAAATTAACTAAATCATTATTATTACCATTTATTGTTAAATTTTGCAATTGTTCATTTAGTTCAGATATTTCTTTAATATGATCATATAATTTATTATAATGTTGAGGAATATCATGTTCTTTTATTTGTATAGTTTTTGATGTTTTAATACCATCAATATCATGCAATTGTTTCATTATACAGTGTCTATAATGATTATAATCATTTTCAAGTTCGTTGAATGGTTTGTTATAATTTACAGATGATACAAAGTTTGGAAATTTTATTTTTAATTTTTCTAATTTTAATACAATAAGTTTTTTATTAATATCATCATTATCATTGTGTTTTGTAGCTGTTATGTTTGGTGTGTTTAATTTATTAAATAACATCTTTGTATAATTTATTTGTGATTTAAATTGGTTCAAACTATCATCTGGTGATAACGAATCAGATGATTCATCTGTAGTTTCATCGTCTTCAGTTTTATTATAAGTTTCATAATCTTCCAGAATATTATCTTCAAATTCAATATTATCAAATTTTATATCAAAATTTATATTATTTGTACCGTTATTTGTGTTTATGAGATTATAATTATCATGATCACTAAAATTAACAAGTTCTTCATCCATATTTAATTAATATAGTAAATGAATATGGATACTTCTTTATATGATTTTATATAAATTTTTGGAAATTATAAGGTAGTTTCTTTTTTAATTCAAAATTTTGGGATTTAGTATATGATTTGATATTTTTAATGTTAGATTGTGATATTGGTTTTTGTATTTTGCTATTTATTATTTGGTTATTATAAAACTTGTTATCAAAACCAAATGATAAAGTTGGTTGATTAAAATAACTTATATTCATTGTACCACTTGGTTGATGTTCATTTGGATATAATGCGAATGAATATATATTATTTTGTGTAAATGGTTTATTGTTAATTAGATTATTTATAGTTGTCCAATTACCAGTGGAATAATTTATGTTATTATCATTTGTAATAGTATTATTAAACAAATTATTATTGTAGTTCGTTATAGATGGAATTGTATTTGATGAAAGATCATCATATTTAGATATTGTAAATGTTACAGTATTTCCGAATGTTGGTTGATTATCAAAGTTTATAGTTTGATTAGATTTAATACATTCTTTTTCTTCAATTTCTTGTTGTATATATTGTTCAATTATATACATTTCGTCTAATGGTTGGATTATATGTAAATTTTTGATTGTAACAATATTTTCAAATAATTCTGGTTTTGCATATTCAAATTGATCAAGATCTTCAAAATTAACTAAATCAAATGATGACATTATAATTAGTATAATGTTATTATTTTTTAAGTATAAATTTAGACACTAGGGAAATAATCCCAATGCAATTCTTCACAAATCTTTTCCCAAATTTTATCTTGATGTTTAAGTTTTTCCCTACTTTTAAGTAATGGGAAGTATTTGACAAACTCGTCAAGTTCAAGTAATTGGAAAAATTTATGTAAAACATATGCGTAACTAAGGAAATTAGTTCTATCTTTAGGACAATATTTTTCAAATGGTACTTGAATTTGTCTAAACATAAGTCTAATTTTTTCTTCGGTTTCCCTGTTGATTGTTGGTGGGGGAATTCCACTTAATTTACTGATTATATAAGTAGTATGTTCATAATATACTTGAAGTCCTAATCTCTTTAAGACTTTCTTCATATATGGCAATGATAATTTCTTAAGATCAGTAAAACGATTTTTGTGAAGCTCTGCGAGTATCTTGTTGTATACTTCTTCGGGTATCTCAACTGATTCCTTTGCTTGAAATTGGGCTAACCACTCCGGGTTACCCGTTTACATAATTTGTAAACTCCTTATAGTTCGGTTGACATAAACCTCCTATAAAGACCATGTTTCATGGGGACGGACTATACCTTATGCCAATTATTTATATCAAATGATGTTTTTAAATAATTGACCCATTTCCATCTAGTCTCTGAATCTTATCAATATCCAAAAGGATATATGATCTTGACTGCGGATTTTCCCTATTCCATAACTTTTTACCATCAAGTTCGGCAATTAACCGAATTCTTCATAAATGTTTCCAAAAATGAGTGGTATTATGGATATAACAGGATATTCCCGCAATTTGAAAATGTCGCCCTATATATAATACTGAATGTCATATTCTTATATAAGGACTAGCAGATTTCGCGATTTAATAAATAAATCTACAGTATCTCCACTATTTTCCCATGAGACCATACTGCTAGCTCATGGTAGTCTGCTGTTTTGAACAAGTTTATATTTGTGTATTTTCTAATGTATTATAAAAATTATTTGCTGCATTATATTTTTCTTGGAGTGACATATTCATATCACAAAACTTTTTATAAATTGGAACTTTCTTTTTTGATTTTGGGTTGGGATTTTTATTTACTTTATATCCAGTTCTTATTTTAAATCCTTCAATTTTAGTATCGACTCTATTCTTTTCAGTAAAATATAAAAATCCATTTGGCAATTTGGGAATTTGGAAAGATAAATTAGCATTGATTCTTTCTATTGAAGCAAGATAGACTTTTGCATTATGTAGATTTCGTGTGTTTGTATTTGCATTTGTGAAATCTTTATTGTCAGCATTAGTACCATCACTGTATATATAATTTGATACTCTATAACCTATTTTATAAATACCATCATAAATCGGAGTTATATATTCCGGTAATTCGATTTTATCTTTTTTCTTTTTGTTGGTAAGAGCACGTTCAGCTTTTATTTTATTAATTTGGTTAGTTGTATCATATTTTTGTTCTAATTCCAATATCATTTTCTTTCCGATATCAATTGATTGTACATTTTTAATAATGAAATCCATTTCATTATTTTCTATTATCGGATATCTAACATAATATATGATTTTATTATTACGTCTTTTTTTGTATAAATATCTTGGTAAATCACTTGATATTTTAAGCTGACTAATAGACATATATAATTTTGTCATTTCCTTATGTTGCCTGCCCAATCGATATTGCTGTAATCTTTCCTTCGCTTCTTCACTTACACTTCTATGTGATCCACCTTTCATAATATTATATCCGTGAGGTAGTAAAGTATCAAATGCTTGAATATATTCAATTTCCCAATAATTCAATTTATCTAAGTCACATTTAACCAATGTTCTAACATAAAAATCGTTTTCTCCATATTTCCTAATTGCTGAATTCAGTACTGTACTGTGATCATATGATGATCTTGATTCATATATATGAGATCTCCAACGATTTTTAGTTCCCCAAATCTTAATATTACCCTCGCAATTTATGTAGCATTTGGCTTGACCGATATATGATTTGCCAGATGTTTTACTTGTTGCTATATAAATTTCACCCATATTGATATCATTCGGTTGATTTCCACTATTTATATCAATATATTTTGTTCCAGTTTCAGTTTTTTCCATTTTAATATTTATTATAATGCTACAATTTTTTAAATATTGTTCTCCTCATTAGAAGAAAAAATACACAAATATGGATATATTCAAATGATTAATGCGTTTATAAGGGTAGCCTGGCTTGGCATCTGTAACGGCTTCCTTATAATTAGGTTTTTCACTGTCTATTATAATAATTTCAAATTCTCCACATTGTTGACAAACAAAAATGCCTTCCGAATTAATCAATGTTTGTTCAATATTACATTTATCACATTTTCTAATTGGATGAAACATTTTCTTTTTATCACAAACATAATCACTATCAATTAACATCATATATTGATCTAATAATTCTGCTTTATTTTTAACTTTTTCTACTATTTGTGGTTGAATTATTGATGCGGATGATTCCGTTTCAAATTCTGTTTCTGTTTCTGTAACCTCATCTTCCTCTGTTTCTGTTACAGTTGTTTGTGTTGTACTTGTTACATTACCACTAAGAAAATCCAAAATACTTGATTGTTGTGTTTGAACAACTCGTTTTTTACGTCTTTTAGTAACTTTTTTTGGTTTTCTTCTATTTTTATTAATTATATTTAACATATCAAGTGCATCTAAATTTTTATTTTCTGTATTATTATTTGCATCTCCATTATTTTTTTCATTTGATAATTCTGGATTATCTTCATATAATATATGATCATCGATATCAGTTAATTGATAATAATCCATAATAATGTCTTCTGTTTTACAATAATAATCTAGTTCAGATAGATTATTTTCGATATCATATATTTCGTTTTCCAATGTTTTAATTTCTGTTTTCAAGTATGAACGTTTTTTAATATCATCTGTTGTATATTTGCTTGCATCTATATTTTCTAATGCTTGTAATTGGGATTTTAATGTTTGGATACGTTTTTTCTTTTTAGGCAATAATGTTTTTCTATTTTGAAACGAAATCATAATTTTTTTGTGTGTTTCATCTAAGGTATTAATGTGAACTGTATGTTTCGTCTTGTCATGTTTTATTTTAAATGTTGACATTTAGAGATTTGTAATTATTGATTATATAGTATAATCAAGATCTTTAAGTGATTTGAATTAGATAAAATATCAAAATTTATATAAAATGCAATAAAAGATATAAACTAATATTTAGAATTGTATTTTTAATAAATCTTTTATTTAAAATAGCGCAGTTTCGTTTTAATCAAAATAAATATTTATATAATAGATCATAATGAATACTGAATATAATATACTACTATATATACTTCAAATTGTATCAATATATAATGCAATAGTAATGGGTTGGGATGTCAAAAAAATAGGAATGAATACTTATGAGCTTACAAAAAAAAATATAAGAGACAAAAATATAGATCTTAATGAATTTGTCAATAGTCTAATTTCATCCGACAATATTACCTATTAAGTTTATAATTTATAATTTATAATTAGTTTAAAATTATAAATTTAATTGCTAAAGTATAATTAATAATAATGGGTGGAGGACTTATGCAACTTGTAGCATATGGAGCCCAAGATATATATTTAACGGGTAATCCACAAATAACTTTTTTTAAGGTAATATATCGTAGGCATACAAATTTTGCGATTGAAACAGTTGAACATCCATTTGTTGGAACTGTTGGATTTGGAAATAGATTAACAGCTAAAATAACAAGAAATGGTGATTTAGTTTCTAAAATGTATTTGAGAGTAATATTAAATAGTGTTGATCCACAAAATAAAAACTTTGCATGGGTGAGAAGGGTTGGACATGCAATAATAAGGGAAGTTGAAATTGATATTGGTGGAACTAAAGTTGATCGTCAATATGGAACATGGTTAGATGTTTGGTACGAGTTGGCCAGACATGGTGATCATGAACGCGCCTATGCTAATATGATTGGAGATGTTCCATCAATGACAGATTATAATAAAACTATTAAACCAGAATATATATTATATATTCCATTACAATTTTGGTTTAATAAATTTATTGGTTTAGCAATTCCATTAATTGCATTACAATATCATGAAACTAATATATATGTTCAATTAGAAAATGTTAACAAATTAATAGTTTCAGATGGATATTTTGATATAAATAATGTTTCATTAAAAGATATAACAATATTAGTTAATTATATATATTTAGATACAGATGAAAGAAGAAGATTTGCACTTGTTGGTCATGAATATTTAATTGAACAAATTCAATATAATGGATCAGAGCCAGCTATAACTTCTCCAACAAAATATACATTAGATTTTAATCATCCAACAAAAGAATTGATATGGGCAATTCGTAATGGTAATTATTATACAAGTAAATCATTTTTATATTATACTAATTCTGATAAATGGAGTGTAACTGATGCTGCGTGTCTGATAGTACAAAACAGTATTGAAGTTGGTGAAAGTCCTGAAGCGAGTGTTCCCGATAGTGTATGGGAACAGGTATTACCAAATTCGGTTAATAGTATTGGAAAACTAAATATTAATAATAAAACTCAATCGAATGTATGGGTTAATCAAAATAGTTTATCAATTGGAAGTTATGGTATAACGAATAAAATAGCTGGTGATATTACCATTACATTTGATAATGTAACTAAAGAAACTATTATTCAATGTAGTAATATTGTAACAACATTAACAGTCAGAGATTTGAGTTTTCCTGTTGAACAAATGACAGATACACGTTATAATAAGAAACAATATGATCCAAGAGTAAATACATTTAGTAATTATGGTATCTTGATAGATGGTACTGGAAATCCAGTTGAATATGGATTATTACAATTTAATGGTCATGATAGATTTGATAGAAGAGAAGGTATGTATTTTAATTATGTTCAATCTGAACAACATCATGAAAATACACCAAAAGACGGAATAAATTGTTATTCATTTGCATTATATCCAGAAGAACATCAACCAAGTGGGACATCTAATTTATCTAGAATTGAAAGTTCTCAACTGACTTTATGGTATATTGATAGTACTTTTGTTGCTGGGTCTCCAGAATTGAATTTCTTAAATGATGAAAGCCAATTGTGGATTTTTGCAACTAATTATAATATATTAAGGATATTTTCTGGACTTTCAGGACTTGCATATGTATCCTAAATATGCAGTGTATATACTTTTAGAAGTGTATATAATATTTATTAAAAACAATTTATTATTAAGAAATTATCGATAATAAATATATATTAGTATATAATAATATGTTGAAGAAACAGTCTGGTAAAAAAAATTGTATAAGCAATATAGCAACTTGTTCTGTAACGATATCACCTGCCAAACCATGTTCTCCTGATTCATGTGGAAATGCAGCAGGATGTACAGAAAATGTAGTTGGCATGTATTCAAGTAAAGATGGTTATAAGACAGCAGCATGTGGTTTTGCTTCATACGCTGGTGGTGAAGTTACTAAATCATCAGCTCATGCTTCACATGCCGTAGGATATAAAACCATTGCAGGTGGAGATTATTCACATTCTGAAGGTTATAATACCGTAGCATGCAATAAAGCTGCACACTCTGAAGGTTCGACAACTAAAGCATGTGGTCATTCATCACATGCGGAAGGAGCCAATACATTAGCTCAAGGTCATGGTTCACATGCAGAAGGTGTTGGTACAGAAGCAAAAGGAGCAAAAGCGCATGCTGAAGGTTCGTGTACACAATCAAATGGAACTGCATCACATGCTGAGGGTTCTCAAACAATTTCAAGTGGATTTGGATCACATTCTGAAGGATTATTAACAAACGCAGGATCAACTGGTTCCCATGCTGAAGGTATTACTACAAACGCAAGCGGTGTAGCAGCGCATTCTGAAGGTTGTAATACAATAGCATCTGGAAATTATTCACATTCATCTGGTATTAATACAATAGCAACAGAAACAGGTTCATATGCAGAAGGTATTGAAACTAAATCAATTAATATAGCATCTCATGCAGAAGGATATTATTCAGGAGCAACTGGTTTTGCATCACACGCAGAAGGTGTTGAAACAATGGCAGGAGCAACTGGTTCTCATTCTGAAGGTATCAGTACATTGGCGTCAGGGATTGGTTCACATGCTGAAGGTAAGGGCACAGTTGCATCTGGTGATTATTCACATGCAGAAGGTGATCCAACAATCGCAGCAGGTTATGCTTCACATGCTGAAGGTTATGAAACATATTCTGGTGCAACTGGTTCCCACTCCGAAGGTATTTATACATCAGCAACCGGAATTGCAGCTCATGCAGAAGGTTGTTATACAACCGCATCTGCTGATTGCTCACATGCAGAAGGCTCTGGAACACTTGCAGGAGCATCTGGAGCTCATGCTGAAGGCATTGATACAGTAGCAAGTGGATTAGCATCACATGCAGAAGGATGTGGTACCACTGGTTCTGGTGAATATTCTCATGCAGAAGGATATCAAACTTGGGCTGGAGCATCTGGCGCTCATTCAGAAGGTATCAATACTATAGCAATTGGTGTTGGATCCCATACAGAAGGTTGTGGTACTACTGGTTCGGGAGATTATTCTCACGCAGAAGGTTATCAAACAATTGCTTCTGGAATTTCATCACATACTGAAGGTAATAATACAATTGCTACTATGATTGGTGCACATGCCGAAGGAATTTTAACTGCAGCAACTGGTTTAGCTGCACATACAGAAGGTTGTGGTACTACAGGTTCTGGTGATTATTCACATGCTGAAGGTAATCAAACATTAGCAAGCGGACAAGTCTCACATGCTGAAGGTTATCAAACAATTGCATCTGGACAAATGTCACATGCTGAAGGTTTTCAATCAACCGCAAGTGGAGAAGTATCGCATGCTGAAGGATATCAAACATCTGCTAGCGGTCAAGTTGCTCATACAGAAGGATATGGAACAACTGGTTCGGGAGATTATTCTCACGCAGAAGGTTATCAAACTACTGCTAGTGGTCAAATATCTCATGCAGAAGGATTTGGTACCTTTGCTACTGGATCGGTTGCTCATACTGAAGGTTGTGGAACAACTGGTTCGGGAGATTATTCTCATGCCGAGGGTTATCAAACATTGGCATCTGGACAGAAATCTCATTCTGAAGGTGATAATACTACAGCATCTGGAATTGCATCGCATGCTAGTGGTATTCTTACAATTGCATCAAATGTATCATCTCATGCTGAAGGATCTAATACAATATCATCTAATTATGCCTCTCATGCTGAAGGTTTTGGTACATTTGCAACTGGTATTGCTGCCCATGCAGAAGGTTGTGGAACTACAGGATCCGGTAATTATTCACATGCAGAAGGTTATCAAACTAGAGCAGGAGCAACTGGATCTCATTCAGAAGGTATCAATACTGTAGCAACTGGTATTGCAGCTCATACTGAGGGCTGTGGCACTACAGGGTCTGGTCACTATTCACATGCAGAAGGTTATCAAACATTAGCAGGAGCAACTGGAGCCCACTCAGAAGGTATTAATACTGTAGCATCAAATAAAGGAGCTCATGCAGAAGGTTGCGGAACAACTGGTTCTGGATCTTATTCACATGCAGAAGGTTATCAAACATTAGCAGGAGCAACTGGAGCCCACTCAGAAGGTATTAATACAAGGGCAACAGGTATTGCAGCTCATACAGAAGGTTGTGGAACTACCGGATCAGGTAATTATTCTCATGCAGAAGGTCTTAATACATTAGCTGCTGGTATTGCATCACATTCTGAAGGTAAAGGTACTCAAGCATTAGGTGATTATTCCCATGCTGAAGGTGATCCGACAATTGCATCTGGATATGCTTCACATGCTGAGGGTGTTCATACTGTTGCAGGTGGTACTGGATCTCATTCACAAGGTACCGTAAGTGACACTTCATCAAGTATAGTTAGTAATGGTTCTGGTGCACACGCAGGAGGTTGGGTTGGCGTATCAGGAACAATAATGGCAGTTGGAACTGGTTCATTTGCATCTGGACTTGCAGAAAATATAAGTACATTAGAATCATTAGGTACTGGATCACATGTACTTGGACATGGTGCAACTGGATCAACTATATCAGCAGGAATAACTGGTATTGGAGCACTTGCATATGGTAGAGCATATTTTGGAAGTACCATACGTTCGGATCATTGGGGAAGTTTTGCTGGAGGAGATGCATCATTTGGATCTAATATCATTGCATCAGGTAGAGGTTCTTTTGCAAATGGTATGGCATTTAATGGCCAGACATTAGACGCAACTGGTGCTGGATCACATGCTGAAGGTATTGCAACTCATGCATCTGGTTTAGGTGCACATGCTGAAGGTTGTGGTACTACTGGATCGGGCGATTATTCACATGCCGAAGGAGTTAGTTGTATTGCAGATGGTTATGGATCACATGCAGAAGGTGTTCATACACATGCATCTGGATCAGGTTCAAGAGCAAGCGGTTATGCATCAAATAGTGAAATATTATCAAGTGCAAATGGATCAGAAGCTAGAGGATATGCTGATAATAATAGTAAAATACTGGCGGAAGCTGATGGAGCATTTGTATCTGGAAGAGCATTTATTAATAGTATATTGGGAGCTTCTGGTCCTGGATCACATATATTAGGTGTTGCAGAAGATAATTCCAGAATTGAAATAGGGCTAAATGGATATGGTACGTTAGCATATGGTTGTAGTCTCGGCTTTGGAAGCAGTAGTACCATATCTGGCAATAATTATGGATGTTTAGTTGGAGGACATGCTGAAAATGGAGGAATAATAGGGGTAACTGGTCTTGGTGCTATTGGAATAGGTGCATCAATTAATGGAACTATTGAATCATTGAATACTGGAAGTTTCGCTGGCGGTTATGTTGCAAATGGTTGTACAATAACTGCTTCAGGTCAAGGTTCTCAAGCATATGGTATGGCTGATATTCCTGGAGCCATATTAGAAGCAACTGGAGATGGCGCTCATGCAGAAGGATGGGGAACACATGCAGTTGATGCATATACACATGCTGAAGGTAATAGTACTACTGCAGCAGAAACATCGGCTCATGCTGAAGGATATGGTACATATTCTGCGGGTGATTGTTCTCATGCAGAAGGATATACTACACAAGCAACTGGTAATTTTTCACATACAGAAGGATTAAATACTATTGCATCTGGCATTGCATCACATGCAGATGGTATTTCAACACATGCATTGGGTCAAGGTTCAAGAGCAAGTGGCAATCAAGCTCAAGCATACGATTATTATCAATTTGCTGGATCAGCTGGATGGTTTAATGGACCTATAGGGGGGCCATATACTGGAGCAACTGGTATGGCCCAAACATCACAATATTATGTAAGAGCAGATGGTATAAATGGTTCATCTGGACCATTTTATTTAACGCTGGATGGATCTAATCCACTAACTGGTCCACTCAGTACATCATCTTCAATTCCACATATCAATACAAACACATTCTGGACAAACAAAGTCGATATTGTTGGCGTTTCAAATACTATTCCTCCAAATGTTTATAGTACAACATGGTTAACCCAAACAACCAATGTTAATGGAGTTGTTGGAGCGTCTGGAGCTGCAATTCAAACAATAGGAACATTACCAGGAGTTACAGTAAATGTTGGTTCACATACAGCAAATGGTATACCTGGTGGATATACAGTTAAAATAGATTTGAACACATTCCCAGCATATTCAACAAGATGGTATGCAACTATAAATTCAACACAGTTAGGATTGTAAATAGGATTGTAAAAATAATATAAGTTTTAAATATCGGTTTATTTATCAATATTTAAAATATTTTATAGATATATAAACAGTATGCAAAAGAAAAGTACTGGATCATCAACTAAAACAAATAATATAGATAATCAAAATGCTTGTGCTGTTGTACTTGATAATACAAACTCAGTTACAACAGATGCATGTACCAATCCTGTAAACTGTAAAGAAGGAGCAGTTGGATTATATGCAACTAAAGAAGGTTATAAAACTGCCGCATGTGGTTTTGCATCACATGCTGAAGGTGAATCAACAAAAGCATCATCTCATACATCACATGCTGAAGGATATAAAAGTGTGGCAAGTGGTGAATATGCACATGCTGAAGGATTTTCATCTATAGCATGTAATAAAGCATCGCATGCCGAAGGTTCAACAACAAAAGCAGGTGGACATTCAGCACATTCTGAAGGTGCAAATACAATTGCTGAAGGTCATGGATCACATGCTGAAGGTGTTGGTACAGAAGCAAAAGCACACAAATCACATGCTGAAGGTTCGTGTACAATAACAAATGGTATAGCATCTCATGCGGAGGGTTCACAAACAATGGCAGATGGTTTTGCTTCACATGCTGAGGGAGCTTTATCTAAAGCAAATGGAAACCAATCTCATGCTGAAGGATTAAAAACAATTGCATTTGGTGTTTCATCTCACGCAGAAGGTCAAGGAACTGATAATATTGCCGAATTTCTCGATAGCATAGTTAAAGGAAAATCATCAGTAGATGGACGTAGTGGTGCCGTTATGAATACAGCCAAAGGTGTGGCATCACATGTTGAAGGTGGTGCAACAATGGCAATTGGTGATTATTCTCATGCAGAAGGTGTTGGAACAAGAACATTGGGTATTGCCTCTCATGCAGAAGGATTGGGAACATTAGCAACTGGTATTGCATCACATGCAGAAGGAGATCCAACATGGGCAGAAGGTGATTTTTCACATGCAGAAGGTAATTTCACACATTCGATAGGAAAAGCATCTCATGCACAAGGGTATCGTACAGAAGCAAAAGGACATGCATCTCATGCAGAGGGTGCTGCCTTAGATAATTCTGAAATTCATGCTGTTGGCGAAGGATCACATGCAGGTGGATATGCAAATAACGATAAAAAAACACATTTAAATTCTTCAATTGTTTCATTAGGTAAAGGTTCTCATAGTATTGGAGCAGTAGACAAATCCGGTAGAATAATCACAAATGGTTTTGGTTCATTAGCAAATGGATATTCTGTATTACATGGTGTAACAGGACCTCAACAGACTGCAGGAAACCCATCAACAATTCAAGCGTTAGGACATGGCTCACATGCAGAAGGATATACAATAAAAGGTGGTATTATTTCAGCTAATGGAATAGGTTCACATGCAGAAGGTATTGCTGAATCATATAATGGAGTTAATATTTCAGCAATATTAGCATCTGGTAATGGATCACATGTTAGCGGTTATGCTTCTAATGGTGGAAAAATGAGTGCAGAAAATTCTGGTTCACAAGCAATGGGATATTCTAGATCAGTTGGAGCATCCGGTCCTTCAGAAATACAATCATCTGGTCCAGGTTCTTTGGCCGGAGGATATGCAAATATTGGAGGAAAGATTACATCATCTAATTATGGATCTCATGCATATGGTTATGCAAATGGAAATGGTTCCCTACTACGAGCAACTCATCCTGGTTCTCATGCGGAAGGTATTGCTCAAAATGGTATATTAATAGCTGGAAATACAGGTGCACATGCTGAAGGATACAACACTCAATCATTAGGCATAGCCTCCCATTCAGAAGGTATCAATACAATAGCTAAAGCAAATTATTCACATGCAGAAGGCAATTCAACAAAAGCACTTGGACATGCTTCACATTCGGAAGGTACAAATACAATAGCTAAGGGCAGTAATTCACATGCAGAAGGACTAAATAGTAACGCATATGGTATAGCCTCTCATGCAGAAGGTTGTAATACTGGAGCAACCGGTGATTATTCCCATACAGAAGGTCAACAAACAATTGCTTCTGGAATTAATTCACATGCAGAAGGATTAGGGACAAATGCAACTGGTAATTCATCTCATGCCGAAAATTGTTATACTACAGCAATCGCAAATTGTTCTCATACAGAAGGATTATTTACATTTACATATGGTGTAAGTTCTCATGCAGAGGGTTGTACAACAGGAACATATTCAAGTTGTTCACATGCCGAAGGTTTATCAACATTTACATATGGTATTGGATCACATGCAGAAGGATGTTATACAAATGCATATGGAGATTGTTCTCATGTTGAAGGATCTTCATCTAATGCTTTTGGTATAGCATCACATGTAGAAGGATGTAATAATGAGGCAAATGGAGATTGTTCTCATGCAGAAGGTTTATTTACAACTACTTATGGTGAAGCATCACATACAGAAGGTTTGAATACAATTGCTTTTGGAGACAATTCTCATGCAGAAGGTGAAAGTACAGTAACGACAGGTAAAGCATCTCATGCTGAAGGTACATCAACCACTGCATCAGGTAATTCTTCCCATGCTGAAGGTGTTTCAACAAAAGCAACAAATACAGCATCTCATGCCGAAGGTACATCAACAACAGCATCAGGTAATTCTTCCCATTCTGAAGGTACATCAACAACAGCATCAGGTAATTCTTCCCATTCTGAAGGTACATCAACAACAGCATCAGGTAATTCTTCCCATTCTGAAGGTATATTAACAAAAGCAACAAATACAGCGTCTCATGCTGAAGGCACATCCACAACAGCCTCTGGTAATTCTTCTCATGCTGAGGGTGGATATACAACATCATTTGGTACATATTCTCATGCAGAAGGATATGGTGCTTATTCAAATGGTATTGGATCACATGCTGAGGGTACAAATACATATTCAGGAGGTATATCGTCGCATGCAGAAGGTTATGGTAGTGCATCATTTGGAAGATATTCGCATGCAGAAGGTTACTATACACAAACAGGGTCAGGAACAACAGGAGCGCATGCAGAAGGTTGTAACACTATAGCAAATGGAAATTGTTCACATGCAGAAGGTATGGGTACCAATTCAAGTGGAACAGCATCACATTCTGAAGGTTATAATAGTAATGCGTCAGGAGATTATTCTCATGTTGAAGGTTATTTATCAGCTGCAGGTGGTACTGGAGCGCACGCTGAAGGATGTGGTACAACTGGTTTGGGTGAATGCTCACATGCAGAAGGTCTTAATACATTAGCTGCTGGTATTGCATCACATTCTGAAGGTAAAGGTACTCAAGCAATAGGAGATTATTCACATGCCGAAGGTGATCCAACCATTGCATTGGGATATGCATCACATGCTGAAGGCATTGGAACTCTTGCTGGAGGGACTGGTTCTCATTCACAAGGCTACGTTATTGATGAATTTTCCGGTATTCAAAGTTTAGGAGATGGTACACATGCAGGAGGATGGGCTGGTAATACTGGATTCATAATAGCTGATGGATATGGTACACATGCAAGTGGTTATTCTGAGGGTAATGGTATGACTGGATCAAATATAATAACTGGTGGATATGGTACACATGCATTTGGAGAAGTATATTTTGATGGATTATTATCTTCAATTGGTAACGGTTCTTGTGTTATAGGTGCAGCTACAGAAGGTGCTACAATTGGTACTACCGGTAACAATTGGGGAGCAATTGCATTTGGTTGTAGTTGGATTAATAGTTCAATTACATCAGAATATTGGGGAAGTTTAGCTGGAGGTCATGCTGAATATAATAGTATAATTAAATCTAATAACGAAGGATCTGTAGCATTAGGTAGATCAACAACTACAGGGGTATTGGAAGCTTCAGGCGGAGGTTCATTTGTATTTGGAAATGTTGGTATTGATAATGCTGCAATTCAAGCAACAAATTTTGGATCCATTGCTTTGGGTGATTGTAATTTAGGAGCAATAATATTTTCATCTGGATCCGGTTCTTTAGCTGGTGGTTATTCAAGTGATAATAGTCTTATTCTATCGCAACAAGCAGGTTCTTTTGCATATGGATATTCATCTGGAGGCAGTAGTTTACAAGCTACTAGTCTTGGCGCATTTGCATATGGTGAAGCTATAGATGGTGGATTAATTAATGCGAATGGATTTGGATCATCTGCTGGTGGATTTTGTAGAGGGATAGGGACATCAATAAATGCATTTGGATATGGAACAGAAGCTTTTGGTTATGCAGGTAATTCATCTGAATCAATATTGGCTCAAGGAAATGGTGCACATGCAGAAGGAGTTGGAACCGTTGCAATTAATACTGCTGCACATGCCGAATGTATTTTTACAACAGCATCAGGATATGCAAGTCATGCTGAAGGATTTTCTACCAATGCATTGGGCTCATATTCTCATACAGAAGGTAATAATACAGTTGCAGACTCTCCTAGTGGACATGCTGAAGGATATGCAACATATGCTGGTGGTGATACAACACATGCGGAAGGATATCAAACATATACTGAAGGATTTGCAACACATGCCGAAGGATATTCAACATGGGCTACTGATGCGACAGCACATGCTGAAGGATATCAAACACATGCCAGAGCACCACTAACTCATACTGGAGGACTACATGCAACTGCAAATCAATATGGAGAATGGTCTCGTTCTAGTGGTTATGTATATTATGATCCTTCTAGAAATATTAATAGTCATAACAAATCACAAACATCAATAATGTCATTAAGACAATTAGACACTACTAGTTTTTATATGTCGCTAGGAGGTGTTGATTTACCAAAACCACAACAAAACGGTGAATTATGGAATGTAACTATTCAAATTATAGGACGTAGAACAACTAATGTCGCACTATATTGTGCAATGACATATAACGGTGTACTTTATAATAATGGTGGAAATGTTTATTGGGTTCCAAATCCATGTGATTCGTGTGGTGGTTTTCCGGGTGCAAGTATGTATATTGATACAACAGGTAGTGGAGCTTATGCATTTATTTTTCCAGGGCCTTTTACTAATGGATTAAATGTTTATGGTATATCTAGTTCTGTTAATACAATGAGATGGGCAGCTACATTATATATAACACAGCTTTCTTAAAAAAATATTTTAATGTTAATATTACTAACATCAAAATTTTATTCTAGTGAAATAATAAACATATTATTATTAATTGTAACTAGATAACCTAAATTTGTTAATTTTTCAGTCCATTCATCTAATTTACTTTGACTAACAATTCCCACAATTGGCAATGATAATGATGATTGATCCGCAAGTTGATCATGTACATTATTTATATTAGTCCATACTAAAATTTTTTGAATTGCTTCATTTTCAACTTTACGTATAGCCTTCATCTCTTCCTCTGCAATATATTCTGGTGAATTTTTCATGGCTATGCATTCATCACATATTTGTTTTCTCTTATGTTTTGGTTGTACTAAATCGAATATTGAATTTATATTTGTTTCAATAATTTTAGTTTTGAATTGCATTACATTATTATGATGTATATGTGGACTATTTCCTGATATATTATATGGGTTCATTATTATATTACAAGATTTTTAATTTATAAAATAAACACAATACTATTAAATAATAATATTGTATTATTCAGCCTATTTAGAGAGATACAACAAATAAATTATCTTCAATCGTTACAGTGTAGCCAGCTGCAGTCAATTGTGTTGACCATGAATTTATTGTTGATTGATCAATAGTATTGACTAATGGTAGTTTTAATGATGTTTGTCCTGCCATTGGATTGTTAACATCAGATACATTTGTCCATGATGTAATAATTCTCCACCAATGATCCTCAAGAACTTTCTTTTTCTTTGCGTTTTCAGCATTTATATATTCTTGTGAATTTTTCATAGCGTTGCATTCGTCACATACTTGTTGTCTTGTATTTTTTGGTTGTAATGACATATTGTTTATATATATTTATATGGATATTATTTTCTGTAAAATTAAACACATAATATCATAAAATAAGTTTTAATCAAATAATCTGATTAATCTGATTAGTTATATGAAGTCTTTTTATTTTATTAGACTTGTAATTATAATGTTTTATTGATATTTAATGATTTGAGTATTATAAAAACGCACTTAAAAACATATAGAAATGTATAATTATTTGATGCAGGGAATATCAAATCTGTATACCATATTGTTGTATAATTTCAGAACATAATATATAGTAAATTTATTAAATAAAAAAAATTTAACGAAATTTTTTTTATTTACATATAATATATATAATCAAAAATGGCAGGAGGACTTATGCAATTAGTAGCTTATGGTGCCCAAGATGTATATCTTACAGGTAACCCACAAATCACTTTCTTCAAAGTCGTATATAGAAGACACACTAACTTCTCAATGGAATGCATTGAACACGCTCTCAATGGCAATCCAAACTTTGGTCGCAGATCAACTGTAACCATTACCAGAAATGGTGATCTCATCACCCGTGTTTACTTAATGGTTAAACTTGACCACGTTAAGCCATCAGCTGAACTTGGTTCCAAGTTTGCCTGGGTTAGACGTCTTGGCCACGCTCTCATTCACTCTGTTGAAGTTGAAATCGGTGGTTCCAAGATTGACAAACAATACGGTGTATGGCTCAACATTTGGTATGAACTTGCCCGTGATGCTGGAGACAAGGAACGTGGCTTCGCCAAGATGATTGGTGATGTTCCCGAACTTACTGCTTACAACAGCGACGAAAAACCAGAATATGTTATGTACATTCCACTCAAATTCTGGTTCAACCGTCATGTAGGTCTTGCTCTTCCACTCATTGCTCTTCAATACCACGAAGTTAGACTCCACTTTGAATTCACCAACATTGAAAAACTCATTGTTGCCAATGCTGAATTCAAGGCTAACGACATGAAATGCCTCGGCATGAAGGATGCTCAAATCCTCGTTGACTACATTTACCTTGACTCTGAGGAAAGACGTAGATTCGCTCAAGTTGGTCATGAATACCTCATTGAACAACTCCAATTCACTGGTGAAGAATCCGTCCAAACTCAAACCGGTAAATACAAACTCGACTTCAACCACCCAACCAAAGAACTCGTTTGGGCTGTTAAGAATGGAAACTACACAACTGGTAAACAATTCGTTTGCTACAGCAATGCTGATGTCTGGGATAACCACGTTCTTGAAGAATGCGCTGAAAAGATCCTTAGAGAATCAATTGCCCTTCTCAATGTTGAACAAAATGTTCCAAGCTCTGATGGTGACCAATGCAATGTATTAAGTGGTGAAGAAAAACCAGAATGCGGTGAATGGGAAGAATTCTGCCCTAACACATGGGGTACTACCACCAACGGTAAGATCCATGTTAAGAATGAACATCCAGACAAAGCCCTCTGGGTCAGCACCAGCACTCTTAAGATTGGTTCATACAACTTAACTGACAAGATTGAAGCCGATATCCTTGTACCAGAAGACGCCAAGACTGTTGATGATGTTAAGATCACAATTCTTAACACTACTCTTACTGTCAGAGATCTTTCATTCCCAGTTGACGAATTAACTGATACTCGTATCCGCTCTGATGATCCATGTGTCAACATGTGCCACAACTTTGGTGTTTTGATTGATGGCTCTGGTAACCCAGTCCAATATGCTCTCATTCAACTCAACGGTCACGACAGATTTGACAGACGTGAAGGTGCCTACTTCAACTATGTCCAACCAGATCAACACCACACCAATACCCCAGCTGATGGTATTAACGTTTACAGCTTTGCTCTCCACCCAGAACAACATCAACCATCAGGCACTGCTAACTTGTCCCGTATCGACAACACCCAACTCAACATCTGGTTCTTTGACCCAACTGCTAGATCTGGTCTTCCATCTCTCAGTGTCTTCAACCCAGACAACAAACTCTATATCTTCGCATTCTCATACAACGTTTTGAGAATTATGAGCGGTATGGGTGGTCTCGCATACAGTAACTAATAGGACAGAAAAATCTGTGACCTACATAGTATATATTATATATACAAAAAAATACAAAAACCAAAAAAATATATTTGTTATTCTATGTCAATAAAATAACAAGTTCACTTATAATAAATAAAGCAATATCAATTTGTTTTCTTTGCTGCTCTTAACTTCGCTATTTCTTCAGCTCTCATCTTTCTATATCCTTCATCACCATATTTTTGTTTTAATTGTTCTCTTTGTTTCTGTTTTCTTAATCGTGCTTCTTCCCTTATTTGTTCTTTTGACTTCTTAATTTGTTTTGGTGGTATTATTCCATCATCTGTTATTTTACCTAATTGTTTTAATTTTTCAATTCTCATTTTTTCCTTATATGCATCAATACCCATTTCTCTTCTTAACTTGTCTCTATATTGTTGTTTTCTTGTACGTTCTTTTATTCTTTTATTGTATTCAATAGAACTTTCATATTCTAATTTATATGGATTTATTAACTTAATATATTCAATCGAATAATCTATGGTAATATTGGGACAAATTTTTTTGTGACCTACATAAATCTTTATCATTTTATTCAAAATATCAGGTAAACTATAAGTATTTTTTAAATAATTACATGTTCCACAACATGATTTACTATTAAATATATAATAGCCTATATTATTATAAATTCTATCAACACCATTATTATGAAATTCCGAATTTTTTTTACCACAAAGATAACACAGATTATCTACTATCCTATAAAATTCACATTCTGTTAATTCAAACTCAAGATTTTTTTTTAATGCCCGATTTTTATAATGCCAAAACGATGTCCCAGCGTAATCACTAAAACATTCTGGATGTAATTCACCTTCAATTATTCCCAAATTAGTTAATATATGTTCACACACATTAACAAATTGTTTATCATCTAATTCATCCCCTTTCATTCTATTACACATTTCACATGCAGTTACACAATTATCAACAGTATAATCCCTGTTATTATCCTTCCTATCAATCCCATTTAATTGAATTCCATAACATGCTATATATCCACAATAATAACAATTACCTAAAAAATATTCTTTACTTTGTTCATATGTTAATTCATATTTTCTCCCTTTTCTCTCTGCTTCCCTTTTATAATCATTGTATTTGTAATTAATATTAAGACATTTTTCTTTATTAATTTGTTTTTGTTTTTCTGGATTAGACAATCTTTGTTTTTTAGCATAATCAGCATTTTTCTTCAAATAATTATCAACCCCTTCATTTTCTATTCTTCTTGCTCTTGCATCTATCCAATATCCAGCAACCTTATCATAATTATTCTCTTTCCATTCCGCTTTTCTTTCTTTCACTTCTTGTCTATTGCAATATTCACTATAATCTCTACCACTCCTATCTCTCAATCTATCTTTTTCTCTTTCTTTTGGTAAACATACAACATTACATTTATCGCTTTGCTGTCCATTTAATGTTATGAATTTATCTAATGTATAGAATTTATTACATTTGATGCATTTTTTTGCTTGTATTTTATTATTTGATACATTTTCTTTTAATTTTTTGCCAATGCTTATATCATTTGTTTCATCATCAGATATAGCATCATCTGAAAGGTATTCATCTGAATCATCCTTAAATTGTTTATTTGTTATTTGAGTTTTTTTATTACTATCTAATAATTCCTGAATTTTTTTATTCAAAATATCACTATTATTCTTTATTTCTTCTTCATCATCAATAATTATAACATTTTTATTTTCAACCTTGCTTTTTATTCTATTAATTTTATCTTTTTCTCTTTCTTTCTCTCTACACGAATCACATCTACTAAATTCACTACCAATTTCCATAACATTCCTACATCCCCTCACATAATTCACACAAACTTTATTATTCTTTTCTATTTCTTCTTTCCAAGCATTAACTTGATGTTTACCACAATATCCATTATCCAATGCTTCAAAACGACAAGCATTTCCATCAATCATTCCTTTACAAATAATTTTATCTTTTCCTTTATCTCTATTCAGTTTAGCTCTTTCCCTACAACTATCACATCCATTTTCCAAATACTTGATTTTATTACATCCCTTACACAATTTACTCAATTGTTTCATCTCATCTGTATAGTCTTTTACATATTGATGCACATCGCAATATTCTGTATCCAGAAATGCCATCTTCCTACACTGATCCATATGTCTATCATTCCATTTACATTTTTTATATGCATTTTTATCTCTTTTTAATTGGTTATTATAATTTTTACACTGCTGACATCTTTCAACTTGACCAAAATGCCATTTCTGACATCGCGTGCAACATTTCGCTTTTCCATTTTTAATTTTGTCAATTTCGTCAGTTGTCAAATCACTAAAATAAGAATGTGGTTCACAATATTCATTTGACTCATCAACATACCTGTTACAATTAATCAAATTGCTAAATATCCCACTACATCGTTTCTTGTCCATACATATATAATTATATAATGTACACTTAAGATTTAAATGTACATTATTCAAATTTTACATACCCAAATTTACTCATTGATGTTTACAATATTAAAAATATCATAATGTATATAAATTTACTAATATTGAATGAAGTCTGTTATTTTTAATTAATAGTATACCCAAATTTATGAAATTTTATATGATTATCAATTTATGTTTTGGAGTATGAGAAGATAATATATATATTATTTTTAACATCATATATAAATTTTATATTTCTTTATAATCAGTTATATTATAATTATTCCAATTAATCTTAAAATCTAAATAAGGTGATTTATTTATCAAATCTATTATTTTTTTGATTATAGGTCCATATTTTCGTGTATTTGTATGAGCAAATTTGTATGCCAATGCTATACCATCATCTGTTTTTACATTATGATCTAAATAAATTGGATAATATTCACTTACGATTAAAATTTTATATCCATTTGTTATCATATTTACTTCTTTGTAAAAATCATTACATATAAAAAACAGTAATGTTCCTGCTTCAAATACCATATCACCAAATAGGCAATTAACCATAGATAAACTTCTATCAACATATGTTTTTAGTGGTAAATTGTAACATTCATCATACAACACTTTAATACGATCATCAATATCTTTAAATTCTTTTTGTGGTAAATACATACTTCCATAATATTCTTTAAAAAATTGTGATGTATTTATTTTTATTTTTTGTTCTAATGATAATGATTTAATTTTATGTTTATATTTTTGATAATCAGACAAAATTAAATCTTCTAATCTTTCTCGTTTAATTGTATCAATAATACTTTCTGTCATTATAATATTATATTTGTTATAATATAATTTAAATAAACAAAATAATGATTAATTTGAATCAGAAAAATCAATAAACATATGGATTTTTCATAAATTTTACTTCATTATCTGAAAAAGTTTTCTTAATGACATTATGTTGTAAAATCTTTTCTTCTGCATATGGAGAACTATTGATTTCATCAAGTATGTCAGAGAAATATTGCATATCAACAAAATTTGTAAGAGTGATCTCAACTGATCTAGTTTGTATGTCAACTGCTTCCATAACACATACAACTTCATAACCATAGTCATCTGCATAACGAAGAAAATAATTTTTGAAAATAAATTTCTCATCAGTTTGATCTCTTTCTGTCAGTAATGGAATTTCTCTTATATCACAATAGTTTTCTTCTTCAACAGTATCTTCGTGTATCGTGTCAACAAAATATTTATTATCATGTGACTCATGAAGTGATTGGTTGTTGTTAAAAATAATGCTGTTAATTTTTTCTCTTGAGTCAAGTGGAACTTTTGACAGTTTTGATTTTATGTTTGCATAATTTTCAACACAATAATCAACACACTGCTCAAACAAACTTTTAACACCCATTATGAATGTTAATTAGATAACCCAAAATATAATTGGATTGATAGAAATTTAATTTTTCAATTTTTATATAAAATAATAAATGATGAAATATAAATAAATGTTTACCGTCTATTTGTTCCTCCGTATCCAGTTGATGTATGGGTATTATCTGATGTACTATATGACGAAGTATCCCTTCTAGAAAATGGACCAGGGGAATAACTTCCTGAATCACTAATAATAGTTTCGGTGTGTGTATGAGTCGGTACATTACGATGTGAAAGTGCTGAACCAACAATCATACCATCTACAAAAGAGCTGGTTGTAGATGGTTGAGTTACTACAACGGGTGTAACTGGAGAAATTGGTACAACATATCTATCCATTGGTCCATATACACGCGGAGGCATATCAGGATTAACTGGTGGTATATATACTCTTGATGGTGTAGGTGTACAACAACATGATACAACAAAAACCATGCAAATTAATGCAAAAAATACAGTAAACAATGTAACAAGAGCATCTTCTGTATTGTAATGAGTTGTCGTTGTTGTTATTCTTTGGTGGACACGTGGAGGTTGAACATTTGGAATAGTTTGATGTCCAGTATAATCCAAAGTATATTCTAATCCACAACTACCAACAAGAACATATGAATCATCTGGATAATCATAACCTTCACAAGATACAGCAACTTTACCAAATTTTAATGCTTTATCCATTTGTGCTTCACATTTCCAATTATAATCCCGACCATCAAATCCAGTATTTGTGCATTGAACTGTTTGTATTTTATCGGCCTCTCTCCAAGCAGTTCCACCTACACATTTAAGTTGAGGAACAGGCGAACCACGGCGTCCAGTGGTAAATTGTCCTTGTTGAAGAGTCAATACATTAACATCTTTCAATAAAACTTTTTGATGTACTGCATAGATAGTTTGACTACAAAATAGTAAACACAAATAAAATAGTAATAGCTTCATAGTAAATATATTATAACAATACAACTGTATTATTATTATTTATGAAAATCAATTTTTTAAAACATTATCTTATATGAAATATCAATAATAAAATTGAAATGTTAACCATTAGTTCTTTCATATATTATTGAATATAACATATTAATCCAACTGATTATGGATAAATTTAACGGTCATGTTATTGTTTTTGATTTTGACGGTGTTTTAGCATATAATTTACAATTTTATAATGGTGTTATTACTACACTCAAAAATTTATATAATAATGGGTTATTAATATGTCTGGCTTCATTTAATTATTATGCAATTGATATAATTAAATTTCATGGTATCGATTATGTATTTTCAGCATGGAGATGTGGGAGAAGTGATTTAACTCCAATTAAACATTCACTCGATAATGAAACAGAAGATAGCTATATAACTAATAATAAAATAATGACAAAAGCTGATCAGATTGTTAGTATGATATCTGAATTATTCAATAAAAATAAAATACCCGAACAAGAGTTTCCATCAATATTTACATATCCGAAGATAATATTTTTTGATGATGATAATGGGAATATTAACGATGCAATGAATTGTTTTGATCTCAATTGCTGGGCAATCAACGTTAATCCACAATATGGTATACCTAAAAATATATTCAAAGCTATTGAATATATTGTTGATTATTGGGAAACAAATCCTTTAGTTGATAAAAAAAAATCTAATATATATGAAAGTCTTAATGAGATTGTTAATGATTAGTATACATGTTTTTTAAATATTTATACATTAAGTAAAACATTATTAACAAAAATATATTAGCACCCACTATTATGAATAATAAAACATGTAATATTGAATTGTCACATTCTTTTTTATTTTTTCTGATTTGTATATCAGTTCCAAATTTTGTATATATCGATGACTGATCACTAAATATTAATCTATATTCTGGTTTAACAGCATATGCTAGTATTTCATTAAAATGATTTGGTATTTCCGAATCAATTTGATTAGTTATTGGAAATATATTTAATAGTTTTCTGGCACCTTTATTAGTGACTATATATCCAAATAATCCATATAATTTATTAGGCTTAGTATAGAAAGCATTATTTGATTTATTTAAATATTTTATTGATGTATCATGATATCCAAGGAATAATATGTCATAATCATTAGGTATTTTGTTTTGTAATAAATTTAAATTTTCATTAAAATTATCATCAATTGTAATATCATCTTCAAGTATTAGTGCAGCAGAGATATTATCATCTATTATTTTTTGATATGTTTTTCTATGACTTAGAGCACAACCAATACCACCAACAGTTAAATATGTATATACTCGTTGTTTATCATTTAAAGCATCTTCTTTACCTTGTTTTGTTATTAATTGTGGTGATATTTCATTAATATTTAAATCAGCCCCATATATTGCATCAACTCTCTCTGCTTTTTCTAATAAAGTTACTTTTTTTAGTTGACTAATAACATTATTATTTCTGTCTGTTCTATGTTTTAAATTTATATACAATATTTTATTGAACATTATAATATTAATCACAAAATTTATTTATGAGTGGATAAATAAATATTTAATCGATTCAAATATTTCATCTGGTGTCTTAGAACAATCAATTCTAATCATAATACCTTTTGTTGCATATTCATCGATAACTTGCATAGTTTGAGTATTAAATATGTGAATTCTCTTTTTAATTATTTCAATATCATCATCAAATCTAACTTTAGTACTATTTTTGTTTCTATTAATTACCCGATTGATCATAACATCAACATCACAATCAAGAAACAATATTTGTTTTAAATTAACGTTTGATGGAATATTTGATTTAAAATAAGTATGATTTTCTTGATTTCTTGGATAACCATCAACTAATACTGTTTTTCCATTATATTTTGATAATTCTCTTATAAAAAGATCAAATGTAATTTTTGGCGGGACAATTACAGCTTTATTTATGTATTCAAATATATTTTGGCCTAATTCAGTATTCTTATCTATTTCTTGCATTAAAAGTTCTCCAACTGAAATATGTACAATATCAAAATTATCGGTAATTTTTTTACAAATTGTTGATTTTCCACATGCTGGACCACCCAACACAACAATTATATTTGTTGATTTATCATTTTTGTTCATTATAATAAAATAATTATCTTATTATAAATATGAAATAGTAAACAATTTAAAATTTCAATTTTTACATTAAGATACTGTTTATTCATTTAATTTTAAAAGTTGAAATTCATATCATATCATCTTTATGTAATTATGAGTATTATTATTATTATTTATGGAAATACCCCTTAGTCTTACTTTTGACGATGTATTATTAATTCCACAATATAGTGATATAAGATCCAGACAAGATATATGTATAAAGTCAAAGATTTCTAAAAATGTACCTCTTAATATACCATTTGTTAGTTCTAATATGGATACAGTAACAGAAGACATGATGGCAATAGCTATGGCTAGATTAGGCGGAATTGGTATAATTCATAGATATTGTAGCATTGAAGAACAAATTGAAATGGTTAAAAGAGTGAAACGAGCTGAATCATATATGATTTACAATCCATATACTGCATTTGAAGACGAAACTATATTAGACATTAAAAATAAAATAAATAAATATAATGTAAGATCATATCTTATAGTTGATAATGATAATGTATTAAAAGGAATTTTAACAAGTCGAGATATTAAATTTACAAATGATACTGACTTGATTAGGAATTGTATGACTCCTCTTGATAAAATGGTTGTATGTAAAACACAAGATAATATAACTATTGATACAGCAAAAAGAATTATGTGTGATAATAAAATACAAAAATTACCAATTATTGATGAAAATAATAGGCTTATTAGTTTGATATGTTTGAAAGATATTGAAAGAATACAACATCGTCCGATGGCAAATTTGGATTCACATGGTAGGTTAAGAGTTGGCGCAGCAGTTGGTGTTAAGGAAGATGCACTTGAAAGAGCAATCAGATTAGTTGATGCTGGAGCAGATGTTCTTGTAATCGATATAGCACATGGACATTCAAAAATGTGCATTGATACATTAAAGAGTATTAAGAAGGCATTGCCTAATATAGATGTTATTGCTGGAAATGTTGCCACGGCTGAAGGTGCAGAAGCATTAATTCAAGCAGGTGCTGATGGAATTAAATGCGGTATTGGAAATGGTTCGATATGTACGACCCGTTTAACAGCTGGTGCAGGTGTACCCCAATTGACTGCGTTGATGGAAGCAAGTAAAGTTTGTAGAAAATATAATATTCCATTAATATCTGATGGAGGTAATAGACATTATGGAAATATGGCAAAGGCATTGGGAGCTAGAGCAGATTGTATTATGTTGGGCAGAATGATAGCTGGATCAGAAGAATCTCCTGGAAAAGTGTTGATGAAAGATGGAAAACGAGTGAAAATTATTAGAGGGATGGCTGGAGTGGGTGCAAATGTTTCTAATGCACAACGTCAAGGAATTAAAGAACCCGATCTATTAAATTTTACTCCAGAAGGGGTCGAAGGATATGTTCCCTATTCTGGACCAGTTCAAGATAGCATCCGACAAATGTGTGATGCTATAAGAAGCGGTATGAGTTATTCTGGTGCTCATAATATTGAAGAGATGCACAATAAAGCTAGATTTACAAGAGTAACACAAAATGGTATATCGGAATCAGGTGTTCATGATATATCACAACTTTAAAATCATATTAAATTATTGTTTATAGTATTCAAAAATAAGTGAAGTATAATAATAACTAACTTTCTTTTGTGTATTTGACATCTTATTTTTGTTTTGTGAATTATAATCTAAAAATTTCTTTATTTCTAAAAGCTTATAATTGTTTTCACCAAATTTTCTGATTAATGAAGTTATATCAATTAATGGTTCAACTGATCCACTTGCTACACCATATGCTCCTTTAAAATATACAAGCACATCACTTTTAGGCGGAATTGTACTTTGTTTATAATCATACATAGGTACAATTGCAAATATTGGTTCTTGTTCGTTTCTTACTTCAATTCTTCCATGTTTATTAAGTTCACTATGAATTAATCTACCATCCATGCAATTAACAATAATTTTAGTACCTTTTTTTGTTACTTGTAATATGTTATTAATTAAAGTATCAATGTTATAAATCATATAATGTAATGTATATTGGAATGTTATTACATCATATTTATGATTAAAGATTGATGAATATTTTTTATCAGATTTCCAATCAACATCTCCAACACCATTTATTAGTTTAATATTTGTTTTCGTACCGAATTTTTCTAATCGTTCTAATCCTTTTTTAATAGAATCAACAGATGGTTCAATCCCTATAACATTTTTAACTCCTACACGATTCCAATATTGTGCATCGGTTAATTGACCACTACCAACATCCAATAAATATTCTATGCCTTTGCAATATTTATAAAAAATTTGTTGTTTTACATCTAAATGAAATCTTTTTATCAAATATGTATCCGGATCATATACATTTTTACCTTTATAAATATTATATGCTTGTAAATTACATTTTTTAAGAATATTTTTAACCTCATCTAACGTAATATCATAATTATAAAATTCTTTAACCTTTCTCTTAACCATAAAATGGATATCATTTATTGCTTTTTCATCAAATACTACTAATTTTCCTTGTCTAATTGTCATATTTGGTATACATAAATTTTCTCCTAATTTGAATCCATTTAATTTTTCAAACATAATAAGATCAGTAAGACTGTTTGGATTACTTCTTGATAAAAATCTCTTAATGTTCATGTCAATTGATAAAAATTTAATTCCCATAAAACTAAAATTATATACTGGATTTGATATTACTTCAAATATATCATCTGCACCTGATAAACTAGGTAATATGTGTGTGAACCAGTTTGCTTTATATTTGTATATTTTTTGATCAATTGTATACCAATTACCATCATTTGCTAATACAGTCGATTCAATTTCAATATTGTAATCATTAAATTTTTTATTTAATTTTCTTGCATTATCAACACCTTCATTTTCTGCTAATACTAATATATCAATATCTCGGGTGTATGTTAATCCTAATGCTTGCCATATTACACCACTATGAACAATAATTCTTTCTCTTTCTTGCCAAGAATATGATTTTAATATTTTATAATAATTATTTAACAATTCATATAATTTTAATGATTCCCCTCCCTTATTAATAAATTCTATGATTCTATCTAATCTCTGGTATTTTAATAAATTTTTTATATCAACACCAAAAACATATCCACTTATTTCATATAAGTTTTTAAATTCATAATATGTATTGTTAAATTTTTTTGGTTTATTTGATATTATAATATAAATGTGATTATTATTATCTTTTTTATTAAATTTTATTGGAGGTATTTTAATTTTTTTTGATAGAGATAAAATATCATTGTATTCGGTTATACAAACTAATTGATTCAATAACTTATCTTTTATAATGTCATCGACTTTTATTAAATAGTTTGTACAATTCTTTTTCTTTTTATTATATAAATAAACATGATATTTATCTTGATTATAACACAAATTAATTCTAACACTTTCTAATAAATAGTTATCCGGTTTTAATTTGAATAATAGTTGATTATCATTAAATTTATAATTATTTATTTTATCAATACAGTCTTTATAGAAAACCAATTTTGGGTTATCTTTATAATATTTATTTAAAGAGTCTAAAATATCGGCTTTATACATATATTATAAATAAAGATTTTAGTTTTATTGAATTTCAAATCAATTTATTGTTAAATTGATTTGAAATTTCATTGTACGATTGCTGGAATGAATGCGTAACCAAGAACAATCGAACAAGCAAACCGATGACGACCATCTTCCACCGAGTAAAAAACATCACCTGTAGAGGTTGTGATTTTCACAACAGAAATGGGGGGTAAAGGAGTCCCGTCCCTCATTGTCTGAAGAAGGCTTGTCATTCGTGAAAGTTGAAAACCGGCTGGTCGCGGGTCAGCGCTAAAACCGACTGGTTTTGGAGCGCCCTGTGCTTGAATTGCCTTGCTGATTGGCGATGTCATCAGGATTTGTGGAATTGGAATGTATTGCACATCCCACAGAGTTGTTGGTGTAAACATTTGCACTCGCTGCATCCTTGTGTAAAGTAACATGTGAATATTACTAAATTTAGTAAATATTTATAATTTCAATTTTTTCCATATATAATTATGTTTAATCTGATTATTTTTTTATGATTTATAATAATAATAATGGCAGGAGGTCTGCTTCAATTAATTGCATATGGTGCACAAGATGTATATTTAACAAATGATCCTCAAGTAACTTTTTTTAAAGTTGTGTATAGAAGACATACAAATTTTTCGATACAAGCATTTGAAAAAAGATTTGATGATAATCCAGATTTTGGGAAAAAGGGTGCTGTTAAAGTGTATAGATTAGGTGACCTAGCATCAAGAATGTATTTGAGAGTTAGAATTAATAAAATTACAGGAACAGAGGGAATAAAATTTGCATGGATAAGAAGATTGGGTCATGCAATGATTAGACAAATTGACTTTAAAGTTGGAGGGAATTTAATTGATAGGCATAGTGGTACATGGTTAGATATATGGTATGAATTAGCTCGTCAAGGAAATCATGATAGAGGTTATGCACATCAAATTGGTGATATTGATATACTAACAGAATATAATGATAAAGATAAACCAGAATACACATTATATATACCATTACAATTTTCGTTCAATCGTCATCCGGGTCTAGCATTACCGCTGATTGCAATTCAATATCATGAAATTTATATGCATGTAGAATTTGAGAGAAAAGAAACATTATTAGTAAGATGTAGAAATTTTGATAATTTTGATGATGTTAAAATACTAGAAGTTGGTCTAGTCACTGATTATGTATACTTAGATTTACCAGAAAGAACACGTTTCTCAGTTACAGGACATGAATATCTAATGGAACAAACTCAATATTATGGAGACGAAGGAGTCGAGGAACCAATTAAACGTTTATTATTAGATTTTAATCATCCAACAAAGGAAATAATTTGGGCTATGAGAAATGGTTTATATACAACAGGAAAACATTTTCTATGTTATTCAAATGATGAGGATTGGACAGATGAACTCATAGCATGTTCTATAGCAATATTAAAACAAAGTATGTTATTATTAAAGGGTCCTGATGTATTAGTCAATGAAAGTACAGGTGAAGTTATACCAATTCCTGGTACAGGTGAAAATCCCCCATCATATGGTTTGTGGGTTGAATTTTTGAGAAGTGGTGAAAGTATCACATCACCAAATGGAAATGTAATTGTCATAAATAATAGTAGAGACAAATCTTTATGGATTAATTTTAATTCTCTTATGATAGGAGATTATAGCATCACTGAAAAAATAGCAGCATTAATATCAGTAAGCGAAGATAATGTAATTACAGTTGATGAGATTACATCAAGTTTGTTAGATAGAGATATTAGTTTTCCAGTTGAATATATGACAGATACTAGAACAAATCCTGATGAAGATATTTGTGTATATCAATTTAGCAATTATGGATTATTCATCACTGGTAAATGGAATCCCTTGGGATATGCATTATTAGAATATAATGGGCAAAATAGAACTGAGAGAAGAAACGGTAGATTTTTTGGGAACTTAGAACCATGGATGCATCATAGTAATACTCCTATAGATGGTATTAATTTATATTCATTTGCTATTGAACCTGAAAAATTACAACCTACTGGTACTTCCAATTTATCTAAAATAGAAAATATAATATTAACATTATGGTTTGAAGATACAAGTAACCCAGATGGCACATTACCTACATTTCCAATGTTTAACTTGGATAACAGACTATTTGTATATGCATTTTCATATAATGTTTTTAGGGTCATATCAGGGGTGACTGGACTCGCGTATTCAGGCTAAATTTTATTTATGTGTTAACTAAAATATTTAAAATAATAATTATTATAAATATATAATTCAGAAAAAATGAATCATATTAATTTAACCATTAATAAAGAATTACTAATAAGACAGAAACTTAATTATGAATATTTAAAAATGATCAACAATCATAATAAATTTTATAAAAAAATAAGTTTGGTAGATTATAAAATAGTAAATTATAATAATAAATTATATATTGTATGCAAGAAAAATTATAAAAATAATTATAAATTATTTGTAGTTGATGATGAATTTAAAGAAAAGATTATTTACAAAAATTGGTTTTATATAGCGAATGGATATATTGCTCATCAGAAAGATGATAAGAAATTTGTTTATTTACATAAATTGATTATGGATGTATCTGAAAATAAAAATGTCAACAAATCAATTGACCATATAAATCGTATTCCAACAGATAATAGGAAAGAAAACTTGCGATCAATTAATCAAACCGAACAAAATATAAATCAGGGAAAAAAGATAAGAAAATCCGCTTTACCACAGTCATGCAACATTAATGTAGATGACTTACCACGAGGTGTATGGTATCGCAAAAAGCATAAAAAATATGCTGAACATTTCGTATTTGAAATTAAGGGAGTATTAAATATTTATTGGGAGAGTTGTAAGGACAAGACTTTATCATTAAAATTCAAATTAGAACAAACAAAAAAATATATTAGATATTTAATAGAAAAATATCCAGAATTAAAAAAATACGCAATAGAAAATAATTATACTGATGAAGCAATCAATCTAATTAAATCGTATAATGAAATATTAAAATTAAGTGGATATGAATGCGCTAAAAATAATTTTATAAAAATTAATGAAAAAAACTATTTAATTGAAAATTTAGATGGATTAACTGAAAAAGAAATTGGATTATTAAATGAATTTGATCCTTTGAATGATGAGAAAATAAGGAATGAATTTAAACAAGAAAATAAAAAATTTAAAAATATGACAACAAAATTACCAGAAAATTGTGGTGTAACTAAAGAAATGATACCAAAATATTGTTATTATAGAAAACCATATACAAATAAAAAGAATATAATTCAAGGAGATTGTTTTGTTATAGATAAAAGACATCCTAAAATGAATAATAAGAGTTGGAACACAACATCAAACAAATCAGTTACAACAATAGAAAAATTTAATCAATTACTTGAAAAATTAAAAGAAATTGAACATTAACTATTTTAATGATAATTATTGTATTTGTTCTATACAAAAAATATTATATGCTCTTGTTTATATGAACAACATTTTAGACAATATAAAATTAATACAATCCAGAATGGAACTGATTGAAACTATAGAAATGCAATCAAAATCGGTTAAGTACATCAAATGGGTTAATATGAGTTGTTGGTTTGATTCAGCATTAATGTGTTTACTTGCATATCCAACAAATACATTTTACAAAAATATATTAAAAAAAGATAAAATGGATATTACTAAAATAGATTCCAAAGATAAAAAGATATTTAAATGTTCTGATGATGATATACAAAAAATACACACAACAATTAAAGAGATATATGTAAATATGCATAATAATAGTAGTGTATGTCCAGCTACTGATTTATGGAATCTGATGGGTAATATATGCAAGTCAACTGTAAGTGTTGGTTCATTTAGTTCAAATGGTGGTTTGTTTTATGTATTAAGGATGCTATATCCCACTGTATTCATTAGAAGTCCACTTACAGTTTTAAATGGATCAATAGAAAATAAAATATTAAATGAATTGAATAATGGAGGTATATTATATAAAAATCAGCCAATTGAAAATAAATTACTTAATATTATAATTGATTATTATGCAAATAAGAATAATATTAAATTGAGTGAAGAATATAATATTGGTGGATATAGGTTTAAATTATTAGGATTAGTTTATCAGATTAGTAATGGACATATAAGAAGTTTTGTTAGAGATTATATGGGAAATTGGTATAATTATGATGGAATGTCTAATATATATGTGAATCTAGGAAATTTTAATTCAGCAAAAAATCAAATTTTAGATCATATGTATTTGATTAATGGTAATGATAGTGTTCTACTATTTGAAATTACAAAATTATGAACATTTTTTATATTCATATTATATAACATGAATATAGTTGATTGTTTAAATTATAAGTTTTCATACCGTCACTTATTAGTACCTTCTTATGAAATCTTTTATAAATTATGTGTACCACGAGATAAAACAAATATGTTTCTCATATCATTAATTAGATTAATAATTATATATTATATATTTCACTATCTATCAAATAAAAAGATAATTGAATGGAATATGCAAGCTCCTATTAAAACATTATTATACTCGTTATCATTTGTATTTGTGCTAACCAATATAATTTATTTAGCAGTATTATTTTACAAAATGCCGGCAATAGATGATGTAAAATTAGAAGAAGCAACAGAAGAGGCCGCTAAATATTTATATGATGTACAATATGCCAAACCAGTACCCCCAGAAGAAAAACAGAAATTTTAATATATATCATCTTTCAATGAATCTTTTTTATCTTTCAACAATAATTGTTCTTCATATGATAAACCGGCATAATTTGTTTTTAATAGATCAAGTGTATTGTTTTCTGGAATAAATCTTTTAATATGTTTTGCTCCTGCATGATGAACTATATCATAATATGTATGTAATAGTTCTTTACCTTCTCGTGTATAATCACCATTCATTGAGTATTCTTGCATTAAATCCGCTCTTGTTTTGAGTAGATTTCTTAAATACATTTTAGCTTCTTCTAATTTATATCTTAGACTTAAATTATTTGAACTGCTTGTTTTCCAGTTTATATCACCAATATTAACCATAAAACGTTCTCCATGTGATGAATCTGGTTGCATATACCAAATATATGTTGGGATTTCATCTGGTCGGATTCCACAGTTTTTAGGAAGAGATATTGTTCTTTTTTTCTTTTTAAGATTTTTATTCAGATCTTTGTTAACAGTATCATAAATCAAATTGTTTCGTCTATTATCGAGACCAACTCTATTTACATGTAGGATCGATTTATTAGGCGATTTAATACCTGCATCTCTATTCTGTAATATCATTACTAATTCATGTAAGTGAACATCTTTTGTTTGTCCATTCAATGTATGTGAACAGCTAATAAAACCATTTTGATTACATCTCCAATTCTTATTTAGTTTCTTTATTTCTATAAAATCATTCCAATCTAATACAGCTGGGACATTAGTATCTTTATAGTTAATTGCAAATATAGCATAGTCTTTTCCTTCATATGATACTCTCTTATAATTATCCATAATAATATATGGTTAGAAAATAAGATTATTAATGAGAAAAATACAAGTTTAAAACGAATTGATTGCCTTTAGTTTAATTTTATATTGACTTTGTTGACACTTGTTAATAAAAAATTGAAATTCTGATTCTTAGAATACCCCATAACTAAAAGCATATAGTAGATCCCACAGTTTTTGAAAGTTTAAGAAAACATGGCTCAGATTCAGGCTCAACCCTCTCTTGACTACGTGAAGTCTTATGGCTTCAATCCTCGGATGCCGGCCTACAAGGCCCCGCTCCGTTCTCTCGCTGTTGCTATCCTCGACGGAGTGGACGGCATTCGCGAAGGTCCTTTCCGCGACGAGTTCATGAAGCAAGGCGGTGTGCAGCTTCTCAAGTTCGTCCACAAGTACTGTGACGTCATGTACGATAATGACGTCGACGATGTCCGTACTACCGACTACGAGACAGCTGACTTCGTTTTCCATCTCCCTCGTCAACTCAAGGGTCGTGTCCGCGGTGCCAATTCTCGTCTCGAGGATGCCAGCATTGTGACTCTTGTTGCATGCTTTATCGCTCAGCTGCGTCAGCGCATCTGGAGCCTCCAACATCCTCGCACTGCAGGAGTGTATCTTGTTACCCTTCGTGGTGAGTTGGAGGAACTCATGAAGCTCATTCCTGTTCAGGCTGAGAAGACCATCACGGTTCGTGCTCGACCTCGCAAGGATGATGCGGAGGAGGACGGTGATGTCGATCAGGACGGTGATGATGAGGTCGCTGACATCGATGATGCCGACCTTGAGACGGCTGCAGATGCCGAGACTGCTGCTTCACATGCTGCTCCTTCTACAGACGACAAGCGTGAGTGGCGTGACATCAAGATCCTCTACGAGCCTTTTGTGGAGCAACTGGCGAACGCCTTCTCTCAGGCGAAGAAGGTGCAGGCAATCGAGTCTACTAAGGCTCGTGCAGCTAAGGCAGCTGAGGCCAAGGCTTCTGGCAAGAGCGATGACAAGCCTCGCAAGAAGTACATTCCTCGCAAGGAGGCAGACGACGATGACCATCATCCCACTCCTCAGCCTCAGGCTGCGCGCCAGAAGAAGGAGCGTCCTCCCAAGGAGAAGCGCACGGACGATGATGGCTGGACCACTGTTGGTAAGAAGTAACTTGCCATCCCAGTCAGCACCTTGAGTGCAGTTTCTTTATTAAAAATAAAAAAAAAATAAAAAATTTAATGTCCCAACAAATTTACATATTTAGTTTCTTTATTATTCCATGAAGCTTTACAAAATACACAATTAGCTGGCTGTTTTTTAGTCCACATAGAATAACATAACTTATGAATTGGCTTTCCACAAGAAAACTTGCAGTAATCCAACTCTTCCCCATTTGTCAAATCATCCAAACAAATAGGACATAAGTCATCAGTGTCTTTTTGATTAACTTCTGACTTGCTAGTTGTACCTAATTTATTATCGTTTTTAAGTTTATCATAAATCTTTTTCTTTGATGGGTCTAAAGTAAGATTTTGGGTTATCTTTGGTATATTTGTAAACATATCCAATATTTGTTGATTAGTATAACTATTTTCATCAACATTCATACATTTCATAACACGCATTAAAATGAAATATATATGTTTACATCTATTCCCTCGAGTTGTATAATCTGGACAAGTACATTCTGGTGTTGTTTTAATTGTTACAGTGTATACGTTGCCAGTTGATCCCATCACCGAATAGGATCTTTGATAAAGTTCAGTGCTATCAAGAATTTCTATTAAATACAGATTTTGAGTAGTACCTCTTTGCTTTCTCATTGAAGACATTGTATATGTATTATAAATATATTGATAAACCTTTAATAAATTTATATGTTATTTTCAAATTTTCCTATAAAAAATTGAAAATAGAAATATCTGATAAACCCATTAAACTTTGCTATTATCAGTTTCTCTACTGACGAAACAAGCTTTTTGCAATGTCTACCTACAACATGTTTGAGCTTCTTAAGCACCTTGATGATGGCAACCGCCTTACAAAGGAGGGCAAGGCAGCGCTTGCAGAGCAGACGACCCAGACGATCAAGACGACAAAGGATGTCAAGAAGGCCAAGACTCCGGTTGTTGAGAAGTCTGCAGGCCCTCGTCAACTTGCAAGTGTTAAGATCCCTTCTAACATCCCAGTCTCTGAGATGTACTTTGTGCAGCTCATGTCGCTGATTATCAAGGTTCTGGGTGGCTTCACTCAGAAGTCCGTCTTCGGAAACACTTTCTGGGACAATGTTGAGGGTCTTCGCTCTCTCATTGGTCAGATCGGGTCTCTCTACGAGTCATACTGCGACGAGGATGTTGATGGAGCGATCTGGAAGCGAAACATCCGTGCCAAGCATTTCGTTCCTGGATGTGATGATAAGGCAGTCTTTGTTGATGGCAAGTACAGTGGTCCGAATCTCAACCTTCTTGTGCGCCTCATGTGTGCACAAATTCGTGTTGTTGACGAGAAGAAGTTGATTGAGAATTGGAATCCTGACAATGAGAACATTATCAATCTTCAGAAGGAGTTTGTTGTTCTTGTTGAGGAGTTCCTTGGAGAGCAATTCATTGCTGAGATCAATGACCGTGAGGTTTTGATGGAGCCCCTTTCCGCTGAGATCAATGACGCATTCATTGAGGCTGCTAACAAGAAGCAGGAGGCAATCGCCGCACGAGAGAAGGAGCACGAGCGTATTGCAGAGGAGAAGAAGCAGTACGAGAAGGACCTCAAGAAGACTCAGAAGAAGAAGAACAACAAGTAACAAGACTTTGTGTCTTCTTCTATAATTTGTTTATAATTCATATAATCAAATTATAAGTTACAATAATTTCACATATATTATTATATGTGCAAGTGTAACAACAACTGGAAAAATCGTGATCATAATAGATCAATGATATATAGACCGTATTATTATACATATTATGATTATCCGTATTTTGAGTCAAAATACGTATCAAGATACAATAAACAATATTCTCCAGATAGTCGACTTAGTAGAAAAATCAAATTAAATGATGGAACTGTTATTGAAGGATTTGGATATAACATAAATTTTATGTGGATATTTGTTATATTGATGATATTTATTTTAATATTAACCAAAAAATAATGTGAAATAATGTATATAGTTAATGCAATATTCTAATATTTTTGAATGTTTTAATCCATTAGTAGAAGAGTTTACTGTTGAATCAAGAGGAAAATCATTACCATATAAACAACAGGTTAAAAAAACTATCAAAAAACAACACCCAATCAAACTAGAAGAAACAATATATATCCCCAAACCATCAAGTCCCAAACCATCAAGTCCCAAACCATCAAGTCCCAAACCATCAAGTCCCAAACCATCAAGTCCCAAACCATCTAAACAAATCAAACCACCAAAAATAAAATTACCGATGCCTCCAAAAAAGAAACCTAATAAATATAATCCTCCAGTTGAATTACCTGCGGGTGTTTCACGAAGCGATTGGTGGCCGTGGTGGAGAGAAAATAGGTGGTACTATGGCGATCGCGATTATTACATATATTTAGGATATCCATTATGGTGGATTGATTATTATTATCCAGAATTTGATTATGATTATCCACCAGTAATTTATACGGAACCAACAACAACTATTATTCAAACAACAGAGCCTCAACAAATTCAAGATCAAACTCAAATACAACAACAATTGTACCAACAAAATTATATATCATCACCAATAATCATGATATTAATGATTAGTATGTTTGGAATTTTAGGATTAGTAATTTTATTTTTATTTATGATGAAGAAAAATTAATCTTAATGTATTATATAATATATATAGTATATAATGCAATTCACTAGTGTGTTAGAAGAATTTAATCCCTTAGTTGATTTTGACGATCAAAACTTAGAGGATCATAATATAGAACATTTCCGCGGAGGCGGTGGCGGTGGTCGCAGTGGAGGCGGTGGTGGCGGCGGTGGTCGTAGTGGTGGATTTGGTGGCGGCGGCGGTCGTAGTGGTGGATTTGGTGGCGGTCGTAGTGGTGGATTTGGTGGAAGAAATGGTAGTTTTAGTGTAGTATCTAGAGGTAGCCCAATTAGTGGATCGGGTGGTAGTAGACCAGGAAGTGGTAAACCAGGAAGTGGTAGACCAGGAAGTGGTAGACCAGGAAGTGGTAGACCAGGAAGTGGTAGACCAGGAAGTGGTAGACCAGGAAGTGGTAGACCAGGAAGTGGTAGACCAGGACACGGTAAACCTGGTCGTAAGCCTTATTATGGACATGGAACATATTATTCTGGGTTTGGCGGAGGCTATGGTGGATATGGCTGGTGGCCATACTGGTATGATTATTGGCCATATTGGGATGGTTATTACTGGCCATATTATGATTATCCGGTTGTTGTAGCAGATGATTACTATTACGACGACGGTGTTATTGATTATGAGTTACCAATACAATCATCTGTTATAACAGAACAAGAAACAAAAAAAGAAGTTAAAGAAACATTTGATGCAAGTAGCTTGGGTGTAAATAATTTAATACTAATAATTATGATTTTATTAATTTTAGTTTATATAATAAGAAGACAAGTATAAATAAAAATTTGCGTTGTTTTAAATATTTAAAAATGTCATATTATTATAGAAGTAATAATATGGCAGGAGGCCTTATACAAATTGCAACATATGGCAGTCAAGATTTATTCTTGACTGGTACACCGGAAATAACATTTTTTAAGGTTGTATACAGACGTCATACAAGTTTTTCAATGGAATCAATTAAAGTTGATTTTGATGATCCAACAGAATTTAATAGTTTAAGTGTAGTGAAAATTCCAAAAGTTGGTGATTTAATGTATAAAACATATGTGGAAATAATATTACCTGAAATTAATTTACAACGCGATCCGGCTCCATCAACACAAAACATAAATGATATTAAGAGTAAATTAACAACTGCAACCAATAATTATACAATAGTAACTGAATTTATGTCAGTTAATAGAAATGCATTTGTAAATGCTGATGGAATATATAGTGCAGAAAATATTGGAAATGATGCATATATTCAAATGAATATTGCAGTAAGAAACGTATTCACTGCTGGTAGAAGTACAATATCAAGTATAAGTCCACCAACAAAGGATGTTATAACAGCAATGAGTGATTTAATTATTAATACACCAACAGCTCCATTTAGTTATAATGAAATCAGTATGGAATCAATTACAAACGAAGGTATACAAAACAAAGATGAATTATATAGAAGATTATTAGTTGGTATCGATAAGTCAATAAAAACACAAAAATTTTTTTATGATCAAGTTGTTGTTCTTAATGAAGAATTAGCAGATACACAAAATGAAAATATTAAATTTGCGTGGGTAGATAGGTTGGGTCATGCAATAATGGAATCAATCGAAGTTAAGATAGGTGGTCATAAGATAGATAAACATTATGGTGATTGGTTAAATATATGGTATGAATTAAGTGCAAATCGTAATATGGAAAGTATTTATTTTGAAATGATTGGAAATGTTAAATCATTAACAACATTTGATAGGAGTATTAAACCATCATATATTTTAAGAGTACCATTACAATTTTGGTTTTGTCGTTTTAGTGGATTAAGTATACCACTTATATCGTTGGAATATCATAATGTAAGTATACATGTTAAATTTAGAAAGTTTGAGGAGTTATGTTACATTGAACCAAATACAAATATTAAATATTCAAAAGTAATAGATGGTTTATTATTAGATGAAGTCCCAGATGAAATGGGAATAAATATAAAAGCAAGTTTGCTAATTGATTATATATATTTAGATAGTCCAGAAAGAAGGAGATTTGCTCAATCAAGCCATGAATATCTGATAGAACAATTGCAATTTTTAGACAAAACAAACGTTACTCAACAAAGCATTCAATATAATGTTAATAATTTTGTTCATCCATCAAAAGAAATAGTATGGGTAACACAAAAAGAAAGTTATACAAAAAATAATGATGGAACTAACAAATGTAGATGGGATAATTATAGTTTAACAAAAGAAAATATAGGGAATCCAATTGCATTTTCAAGTTTAGATTTTCACAGTTATAAAAGAATAATCAAACTTGATTCTAATTATTTTAATTATGTTCAACCATATGAAACTCATAGAACAACTCCCTCTGATGGTATTAACATGTATGCATTTTCTATATTTCCTGAAGAACATCAACCATCTGGTGCTGCTAATCTGAGTAGACTATCACGTATTACCCTATATATGGATTTTGCAAAAACAGCTATTCAAACTGTTCAAGATGATGGTACTATTGTTATTGATCCATTAATTGTTAGAATATACACAAGGAATTTAAATATATTGAGATTTGTGAGCGGTTTTGGAGCTACAGCATGGACATATGGTTAATTTTAATTATAATTTTTGTTTGATAAAAACTATTTAAGTATAAATTTCTATAATAATAATATTTTATAATTATAGAAAGTAATGACAGGTGGAATATTAGAAGTTGCCGCAAAGGGTATTGAAGATATATATCTGAGTGGTGATCCAAACATAACATTTTTTAAAACTGTATATAGAAGACATACAAACTTTTCCAAAGGTGAATTGGATTTAAATTTTACAAATAAACTAGATTTTGGCAAAGAAGGATATAGTCGTATTGAACATTATGGTGATTTGTTGCATAGATTATTTTTAGTTATTAAACTTCCTAAAATTGATATTAGTTTTAGATCATTAACAGTTGGCGAAGTACAAACTCTATTGTCTCAATATGGTATTACATGGATAACACCTAAAGATCCATCAGAAATATTTACAGAAGATGATTTTACGGAGGTTAAACGATTAGTTGGTATTGAAAGAGTTCGATTAGAAAGAGAAAATGAATTAATATTACAACCAGCAATTAATGCATTAACAACAGGAGAATTTGAGCCGAATACATGGAAAATGAACAATCCCGGATATACTGATAATACTGATTCAAATAATGATGGTATTTCGGATGGTGCTGATAAATACTTAAATGATATTATAAATTCTTTTATAGAACAAGATCCATATAATCTTCAATATCAGATAGTTAATGCTCATTTACTCGATGAATCTCAAGATCCAATTGACCTATTTAATTCAATTGAAATACAAGATTTAATGTTACAAATTTTTACTGATTATGTAGTGGGTACAACTGTATTTGAACCTGAACCATTTTACAATGATGATAATATGAGATTCTATTACAATGTAGATACTGCAAATTATACATCAACAGGTAGTTTGGCCCAAGCAAATAGTAATACAATTTTCAGAGCAGGTGTTGATGCTAAATATACAGATGATATAACAGATGATTATCAAAAATATGATGCTTATAAAATATTTGATGTAACGCTGACTAATAATAATAGAATCGTAACAAGTGCTGCTGATATTCAAAGTATTAAAACACTTTTATTGGATAACATATTATATGGTTTGATTAAAAATGTAAGATTAATGAAAAATATATATACATCATTACTTGTATCAACAACACCCCCTGATCTAGTTACACAAACAAATTCGCAGTTTATATTTTATAGATTATTTCCTGTTATAACTCCTGGTCAGCAAGTATATCAAACAACATCATCATTCCAAACAACATCATTAAGTACGAATCCACCCCCAGAATTAAATGATAATTTTTCAAGTGATTTTACATTAACTCAAGAAACTAATGAACCAAGTACAGTTTCACATCCATTTAGTAATTATGTAAATACATCTATTAATAATTTGAATGGTACATTTCATTCAACCAATGTAGGTTATTTCAATACAACTAAATTCATTCAATATTTTAATGATGTAAATGTATCTGGAAATATTTGGAAGAAATTAGATATTTATAACAATGCATATACACCAGGTAGTGCATTACCATTTCCAGAATTAATGTATTATATGAATTATATATGGTTTACTATGGCTGAACAAATTCCAGATGCTGTGAGTAAATATCTTAGAGATGGATTTAATGGAAATGAAAAAAGAGCTGATAAAGGATTAACTAATATTAATGGTGTACTAACTGCATCTTCAAATACAATAACTCTTGACACAATTAATAATATTATTTATCCTTATTTACTAGATCCTGTACAAGAAGAAATTTTGGACGTGATAACACCTAAAATAACAGATGCATTAAATTATACTATTGGTAGAGCATTGAATGATAATGGATATAAGTCAAGAACTGGTATTACTGGTGATATAATATTATTCGGTACGGTTATTCCTGGAAAGTTTACCATTGTAACCGATGCAGAAAGTATGCATAGCTTAGGTAATTTAACTATTCCAGAATATATAATTGCACGTTATAAAAAAGCATTTAATGACCTAAAATCCTTAATACCAGCAACGTTTGCAAGCAGTGGTTCAACTCTTACCCAACGAACGGTGTATGAAGGAGACGCAAATAATACATTTACTAGTGTATTGCAAAGACTCAATGATATTGTGATAAAACTTTTTGATACCGATTTAGCAAATATACCAGAATATTCAACATATCAAACACAAAATAGTAATATTTATCCAGATCGTATAAGACAAATTAATGGTTATCCACTTCCAGATGAACCAAATACAACATTAAATGAAGTACAAATTTCAATATGGAATTCCATCTTTTTACAAACTGTTAATAATTATAATGATCTATTCAATACATTTATGCTAAGTAATAGTTATTATTTAAATAATATTGGATGTGAATTACTTAGTTATTTAACTTGGATATCATCAACATGGTTTGATTTTAATGTCGCAACTGAATATTATGATTATTATAGAAATATACTTTCATATCAAAATTTAATTAATCCTGAACCAGCTACTATTGGTGATCCTAATACAATAGGTGAGGTACAAATATATCTGAATAATAAAATAGTCGAATTATTGTCTATAATAAACCATTACAATGAAAATCGAAAATTATTAGATATGAGAAATATCATTTTACAAAGATCAAAATATTATTATCAAGAATATGAAATTATTTTAAATGATTTAACAAATGAAATTGAACAGAATGCTACAACTCTATATAATCATATTCCACATCCAGGTACAGGGGATATTGTATTAGATACTCAACAAGAATTACTAACTAGTCCAAATTATTCACAACAAAATGCAGTTGACACTGTATTAAATATGAGAAATGTCGCAAATACTTTTTTTGAATTAGGTGGAAATGAAAACCAAAATCCAGATGATAATCCATACAATCCATTAACCGAACCAGACCTATATAATGAATGGATTTTAAACAATAATAGTCCATATAATCCAGTAACAGAACCGAATAAATACGCATTATGGCAAAAATATAAAGGAACATTTAAAGGGTCAACTGAACAAACTAAATTTGCTGGAAATAATCCATATAATCCAACGACTTCTATTGGTTTATTTGATTGGTTATATAACACAAACAATATAGACGGAATTGCTGGTGAATTATTTTCATTTAATAGTCAAATTGAATTATTATATAATAATTTTTCATTTGATACAAATGTATATCAATTTATGTCTGATTATGCTATTGCAACATCTATTGTTCAAGATTTGCCAGCTTTATTAAGACCAACAATTAATGAGACACATGATGCAGTATTAAAATATTATCAAGACAGATATAATGCAAATGTAGAAATAATTTCAAAATTAGAAGAAACATCACAAGATACAACAAGTGTCTTTAATATTTTAGAGAGAAGTTTAGGTGGAAAAAATTTAGCAAAATTTGCATGGATAAGAAAAATAGGACATTATATTATAGACCAGATATGGTTTAAAATTGATGATCAAATAGTAGATAAACAATACGGAGAATGGTTGGAAATATGGCATACATTAACTGGAAGAATTAAGAAAAAAGAAAAAGGATACAATATATTAACTGGAAATGTGCCTGAATTATATACGTATAATACACTTATTAAAAATGAATATGAACTAGTCATACCATTACAATTTTGGTTTTGTAGGAATATTGGCTTATCATTGCCCATATTAGCATTACATAATTCAGATGTTAGATTATATGTCAAATTAAAATCATTTGATGATGTATCATTTTACGATGAATTTACGACTTTTAGATTAAAACCTAGATTAAAATGTAATCTATTAGCAGAATATATATATGTTGACGATGATGAAAGACAAAAAATATCAACATCCAAATTAGAATATATAATAGATACATTACAATTCAATGGTGACATAGAAATCAATAATAATAGTTTTAATGAAGAGGGATATATTGATGCAATAACAAGATTTAAGAATCCATGTAAAGAAATGGTTTGGTTGTTACAAAGAAAAAATTTTATAGATGGATCATTAACAAATAGACAAAAATTATGGCATGTTTATGGTTATGATACCGATGGAACATTAAATCCAATGAAGAATGCAAAAATAAAGTTTAATAGTCGTGATCGTGAAATATTTAAAGAAATTGAATATTATAATTATATTCAACCTTATGAAAAACATTATGCTAATGCTAGTACTGGAGTGAATGTTTATAGTTTTTCAATAAATCCAGAATCAATACAACCAGAAGGTTCTGCAAATATGAGTAGAATAGATGATGCAAGTATCGAATTTAATCTTAAAAATAATGTTGTATTTGATATTAATGAAGGTAATGTAGTATTTAGATTAGCGATATATGCATTGACAATGAATGTATTAAGGATATTCAGTGGATTAGCTGGTCTCGTTTTTCAACAATAAAATAATAATAGCATGGTTAAATTTATTAAAAAAATATTGTTACTTAATATAGATAACAATATTATGGCTGGAGGATTAATCCAACTTGTTGCATATGGAAATCAAGATATTTTTATAACACACGATCCACAAATAACTTTTTTTAAAGTTGTATATAGAAGACACACAAACTTTACTTTGGAAGTTATACCACAAAATTTTCTACAAAATGCAGATTTTGGTAAAAGAGTGACGTCTGTGTTATCAAGAAATGGTGATTTAATAAGAAAAATTCATTTAGTTATTGACTTGCCATCAATTCCCACATTTAAAGATGAGTCACAAAATGTTGATCAGATTGCCAAGTTCGCATGGGTCAAAAGAATAGGCTATGCTATAATAAAAACAGTAGAAATAGAAATAGGAGGTGAATTAATAGATAGACAATATGGAGATTGGTTAAATATATGGCATGAATTAACATTTCGTGATCAGAAAGATATTAGTAAAATTTTAGGAGATGTAAAAGAATTAACTGATTTTACAAATGGAAAACCAACATATAGATTGTTTATACCGTTACAATTTTGGTTTAATAGGGTTGCTGGTTTAGCATTACCAGTTGTTAGTTTACAATACAATCATATTAAAATTAATTTAGAACTAAATGATTTTGAGAGATGTTATGTTTTGACTCCAACACATTCAATAAATATAGATAATGATTTTGTGAACTTCGAACAATTTGAATACATAACACAAAATGTCGATGGTATTGTTTCAACAGCTAGATTTGTGTATTATGACTATTTGAATAGAGTTATGTATTTGTCTAGAGTATCCGATAATGGTTTTTTGAGTGTTACTGAGACGGATTCGACAAAAATTCAAACAGAACAACAACAAAAAGAATTATTGTATGAAACCGATCTTGATGGTAATTTAGTAAATGGACAATATTATATAATTGGCGCTAAATCGAAGTTCCAAGCAATGCCTAGAATTAATTCAGTTGAAAGAATTTATAAAAATAGATCTGTTAACTTTAAAAACATAGTTTTAAAAAATTGTTTTTTATTAGTCGAATACGGATTCTTAGATGATGAAGAAAGAATTAGATTTTCAAAAGCAAGACATGAATATCTGATTGAACAAATATTTTTTAATGGTGAAGAAACTGTAGATGGATTACATCAATCATTTAAAGTCGGATTTACACAAGCTTGTAAAGAACTTGTATGGGTTACACAATTATCATCATCACAAAATACCAGAAATAATGATACATTTAATTATACAGATAGTTTGTTGAAAGATGATAATGGAAAGTATATTGGTAAAAATATAATTGTGAAAGAAACGTTAATGTTTAATGGACATGAAAGAATATCAATGAGAGAAAGCGAATATTTTAGTAAAATTCAGCCTTATCAACATCATACACATAATCCACCAAATGGTATCAATATATATTCCTTTTCAATTCATCCAGAAAATCATCAACCATCTGGAACTGCAAATATGAGTCGTATTGATAATATTGATCTTAGAATAGCAGTTGTTTCAGATATTAACTTTAATAACACTGCTAAACTTAGAATTTATGGTATTGTATATAATATTCTCAGAATCGCGAATGGTATTAGCGGACTTGTATTCTCGATTGACTATTAAAAATGTTAAACATGTAATTATATTATTCTTAAATAACATAATTGATAATTTTATTAATTTAATGTATTTAAACATCAGTATTGAATGATTTGAGGCCACCAAGGCTGACATCGCTGGAAACTAAATCTTGAATCTTGATAATAGCATCAAGGATTGAGTTTTCAACAGTTGATTGTTTGGAAAGAACCTTGTCATAACGATCAACAATCATCTTGAGTTTGCTTTCAGATAAAAGATCATCAGTATGCATTCCTGGGAAAGCATCCTTGAGTGTGTTGAATTCATCAATGAAGCAAAGAGTTCTTAAAACTTCCTTTTCAACACTTTGAAGTTGTTCTATCTTCTTTGTAAGATTAGCAGTGTCAGTTGGATTCAATTTAACACCTCTGCGAGCAAGGCCAGCTTCAAGAGCTTTCCAGTAATTGATGATTAATGCGCCACTTGTGACATTACCATTTGAATTCATCTTCTTGATAATATAATCACATTGACTGCCTCCACCAGTTTGAACAGCTTGGAGCATTGGGGCTGGGCCAAATGTAGAACCGAAAGGTGTTGATACAGCACCACTTGCAAAAGTAAATGGACGTTGTAATCTTGTAAGTTTGAGGTGAGTCTTAAGTCTCAAAGCATCATAACCAAAAAGATTTTCACTTGTAACGGGTCTTTCATATCTAATACCTAATTGTTTGGCATAAGCAGGTACTTCAGGAGCTACCTTTTGGCTTGGGGAACCACTGTATCCTTTGTTAAGAATGGCTGGGTTAGCATTGACATGTTCAGCAACTAAATTGATATAGTTAAGAACATCACGCGAGTCACCTCTGAAAATTTCTTTAATATCTGCATCATTAAATTTACCCTTTACAGTTGAGTTAAGCCAATGGTTAACAGATTGAACTTTCCATAATCCATCAAGACTATCTTTGTATTTCTTAAAGCCAAATTGTTGTAAAACTCTAAGAGCAAGAACTGGATGAATATTAGAAATTTGATCCTTAGCAGCAGCAAAGAATCCATCTTTGTTGGTTTTAAGTGCATCTAAACATTTTTTGTCAAGATTGCCATTAACTAAACATTCAAAAACAGTAGCACATTGATCTTTACCAAGACCAAGAGAAAAACATTGAGAATTTTTGAGATGTGATAACATATCTGCATTGTCGAAGTCAAGAGATATTTCCTTACCATTTTTAAGCATATAAGCTTTACCATCAGCTTTTCTAACAATTACTTCTTTAAGGGTAACATCAAAGAATTTTTCATCTTCCTTGACAGCATCTTCTGGAGCTAATACGTCAGCGTGAGCAATCTTGAAAAATGCATTTCTGATTGTTGATTCTACATCTTTGGGATTAACATTAAATTGTTGTGCTTTAAGATATGCGGCAGCTTGTAGTTCTTTTTTCTTATCATCTGTAAGTGTATCCCAAACTTGAGCATAATATTCACCTTTGTTTTGTGCGGCTTTGGTTGCTTTTCCGACAGGTGAAGGAGTTCCAAATGGAATTTTACTGTAGACTGCTTGTTGAACAGGATCCATGAATTCTTTAGGATCAATTAATACTGGGCCTTCTTGCAAAAGATTTACAGGTGTAGGTGTTGTAGTTGCCATTAAAGTATATATTTATATTGATAGAAAAAAAATTATTAAAACATTTTTATATAATTAATTTATTAAACTATATGGATTCTTATATTTTCAATTTCCCAAAAATTTTTGTCATTTCTTATTATATATAATTATAACATGGATTACCTCAAACAAATTCAATGGTATCATATTGCTATAGTCTGTTTATCTGCAGTGTTACTATTTTTAATTTTCACTAGACAATCATGCTCTGCAAACACATGCAAGAACGCACAAAACAAACCCGAAGGTTTTACTGCAGAAGAACAACAAGAACAAAAAACTGATCAAGAAGTAAAAGAAAGTGGAGTTGCTGGAGAAATTATATTGTATTATGCTATGTGGTGTGGATATTCAAGAGCTTTCTTACCAGAATGGGAAAAATTTGAAGAATATGCTAAAAAGAATTTACCATATGTTAGAGTTTCAAGAGTAAGATGTGAGGATGGTAATGAAGCAACATGCGTTCAAAAAGGAGTTGAAGGATACCCAACCGTAATATTATATCCTAAGAATAACACCGAAAGATTATATGAAGGTGAAAGAAAGATGGAAAAAGTAGTTGAATTTGTTCAAAACAATCTCAAACATTAAGATTTGTAAAATTTCTTATATAACTTTTTAGCAACATCTATTATTTCTTTTTTATATTCAAGATGTTCCATAAAATTTTCTGGGACATCTTTATACCCATTTACAGCTCCATAAAATCCAGCTGCGATTGCGCCAGTAGTATCGGTATCTCCATTATGTAACATAGCATAATATACTAATTTTTCCCAATTATTTTCACTGTCAATTAAACAATCATATGCAATTATTACAGAATCATCACCACCAGAACCTATAAATGTATATACATTAGCTAATTTATCACTATGTTTTTCTATTTTTTTAAATGCAAATACATCCTCATAATATTTACTTCTTAATACTAAGTTTTTAGTGGCTTTTCTCTTAACAACATTTCTATTATCATCGAATTTATCTTCAATATATCTATGCCATTTTTCAAGAAAAACATGATGATCTTCTTCATAATTATTAATGTCTCTACCAATAGTTTTAATATATTTAGTGATTGATCCATTTTTGAACAATTCCAACATTAAAAATGGCCAATCATTTATCTTCTTTCCCTCAATAGCATATGCTGTAAATAATGCAGATACAAATCCTCCAAGATAACCAACAGCTGAATTATTTGTTATTCTGCTTGATTCAATTGCTATTTGAATTAATTTTTGTCTATTTTCTTCTCCATATAGAGCTAATCCAATACACAGAGTTCTCATTGAAGCTCCAGATCCTCCAGAATATAAATTATATGGAATTTCATTCCACATAGCACCATCTTCTAATAATTTTAACGATTGTAATGTTGTTTTACCAGGATATCTAACACTTAAACCTTCTTTTTTAAATTGGTCATATGCTACAAGAAAATTATTTTTCATAATGTTTCCTAATGTATTAATACTATTATAATCTTGTAACATGGCATCAGCAGTTTGTAAATGTAAAATTGTGTCATCAGAAACATTCCAGTCTTTAAATGATATTTTAGTTATACCACCCAGATCAATAAATTCATATACTTTTTCTAATGTAGTTGTATAATCACCACCTTTAAATTCCCATTTACTATTTTTATATCCAACGGTGTCCCCGACCGCATGTAATATCATACATCCAATATATCTTTCTTCCATTCAGATACTTATATATATATAATAAAGATATTATTGATGTAATTATTAAAACTTTCTCGTCCAAATAATATTTAAAAAAATATTACGATATAATAAGTAATAATGTCAACAGTAAATTTATATGATGTATTGAATGTATCTCAAGACAGTACACCAAAAGAAATAAAAGACGCATATAGAGGATTAGTAAAAGAATTCCATCCAGATAAACCCGGAGGCGATGCTGAGATGTTTGAACTTGTTACACATGCATATAATATTTTAATAAATCCAAATACAAGAAAAGAATACGATGAGGTCTATGCACTATCAAAACAAGTTGAAACAAGTCATTTTGATTTGAAATCAAAATCGGAAGCTTATTACAAAGCAACTGATACCGATATAACAAAAAAGAAAAAATCAAAAGATGATCAAAAAAAAGATTTTGAAAGAGCATTTGAAGATATGGATAGAAAACATGGTTACAGAAGAGACAAAGATTTTGAAGAAGAACTTACTGAAAAAGATACTACTAGAAGACTACGTGATTTGCAGTTAGCAAGAGAACAAGATGATATTGAAAGTATTCACGATAAGATATTTGATGATGGGAGATTTGATTTAGCCAGATTTAATGCTGCGTTTGATGAAATGCATAAAGGTCATACAGAATTAATTCATCATCAAGGTAATCCAGAAGCATATAATGTAATTGGGGGTGGTGCAAATTTCAGTTCTATTGATAACTTGGAGGATTTATATGCAAATGATGATGGGCTTGGTACTTCAGTATATGGTCCAGTAAAACTTGATAATGGTAAGAAAAAGAAACTTACAAAAGAAGATATAGCGAGAATATCTTCTGCTGACTATACTAAAAATCATAATTATAAGGATAAATCCTACAATAAAACATTAGAAGAGAAAATAGAAGAAATGAAATTAGAAAGACAAAAACTTGAAGATAGAACATTAAATGATTTCAATACTGATCCAAGTTGCGGAGGATATGGTATATTTAGTGGATTGGGAATGAAGAATTTGAATACTGTTACATGGGATGACGACGAAGATATTAAAACAAGATATAATAGATTATTGGAACTGAGAAAAAATGATTTAAGAAAATAAACTAAATCCTTATTTTATCTAATTGATTCATTATTGATTTATAACCTTTAATGAATAATTCATCTTTCATTTCTTCATTTATTTCATAATTCACAATATTTATTGATTCAACATGAACTTCAACTGTATTATTTTCATATCCATTTTTTGAATTAATTGACATTCCAATCATCATTGATTGTATAACTCTCAAAACATATGTTTCCAGATCATTTATTTTTTCAATAACATCTTTTGAATCAACTAATAATATTCCTATTGTATTATTAATTTCATTTTTAAAAATATTTATTGGATAATTATCAAAAATTCCTCCATCAACATAATAATATCCTTTATATTCTACAGGACAATATATAAATGGAATTGATATAGACATTCTAATTGCTAAATATAATGGTATATCTGGATGAGTTGTATGTGAAATATAAACAACTTCCATTGTATTCAAACAAAAAGTTGTAAATGTCATATTTTTCTTTTTTATTTCATACAATTCTTGTAATGTTATATCTTCTTTTGATGTTTTCCCTTTAATTAATCTTTTAATTACATATTCAATACGTGATCCAGTATCAAGACCAAATAAATTAATATTCATTATGCTTATATTTTTTAACTTGGCAAGATTAAATAATTTTATGAAATCATATAATTCACTTGGAGTATACCCTAATACATATAATGACATAATTAAACTTCCTACTGATGTCCCAGAAAAATCAGTTATTTTATCTAAACATTTAATCTTGTCTAACGCATATAAACAACCAATATGTGCTATACCTTTAATACCTCCTCCACTTAATACCAATTTAGTTTTATACTTTATATCTTGTGTATCATTTTTATTTTCAGTGTTTAATTTATCATCTGAAGTATCTGATATTATTTTGTTATTATTCATAATTTAATTTATGTTCTATAAATTAAATTAATATTCTTTTTATATATTATAAACCTACATTCAGATGGATAAAATTAGTATTAATAACCTTTTCCCGTCTACATCATCAGATTTCCAACCATTAGACGTAAACACTTTATATAATCCACAAGAAAATAAAATTAAAAACAAAATTAATTTTAATATAGATAGACTCATCAAATTAAGAGAAGAAAGAAAGCAAAAAATATTTGTCCAATATGAAAAAATATTTAATATGTGTCTAAATAAAATTAATTTAGCGAACAATCTAAATAAAACAGAAATTATTTATGAAGTACCTGAAGCAGCTTATGGATATTTTGATTATAGTAGTCAAGACTGTTTGAATTATATAGAAGAACGACTTAAAAACATGGATTTAGATACATTGTTATTAGATCCTAAAACTATTTATGTTTCATGGTTAAACTTAGAAGAAAATAAAAAAAGATTAAAAGAAAAAATTATCACAGAAAAGTTAAATCAACATAAGGATTAATAAATAATATTTATTTATTCATTTTCTTTCCTATTTTAACCAACAAGTCAAGAATAAATATCAAAATTATCCCTGCAAGTATTATTATCATTAATTCTTTAAAATCATATCCTAATGTTTGTGTTGTAAAATATTCATTGATATGATTATCTTTCTTTTCAAGTTCAATTTCCTTCGTTGAATTTGAACCTGAATTCATCTTCATTATTTCATTGATTTTATTTTTACAGTATTTACATTTCTTTACATGATCATAAGCATCCGCGTTTTGAGAACTATAATTTGATATATTGTCTGATTCATCTGATAATGAACTTAATACTTTATTTATACAATATTGATGACTTAATTTTTTCTTTGGTTTTAAACTTATACTTGATTCATGGGAAAAATTACTATCAAGAAATGATAGATTATCATTATCATTTTCTTCATTTTCTTTTAGCTCATTTATTGTTGTACCATTTTTCGTGTAGTCTCCTTGTGCTGTAAAAAATGCAGGATATGCTTGTTTATAATCATTCAATCCATTGACATATTGTTGTTGGACATCAACATCATTATAGTTATCAAATGAATCTGGAGGTATTATATTCTGATTATAACTTTGATTATAACTTTGATTATAATTTTTATTATTATTTCTCTCATACTCATTTAATTGAGTATTATGAGAATTATCAAATGCTTCCACTACGGGACAGTACATCATATTTATATTTACATTTGAGAAAAATATTAATATTTTATTTTTATTATCCTGAAATTGGAAGGGAAAAACTATATATTATTTCCATTGAATTTGACCTTTCTGACCCAAAATAGAATCATACCTATTACATCTAACATAATCTCCATCTTTTCTACATATTTCACAATTCAAATTCTTAAAAATTGGAGGAGTTGTTGTTATTTCTATATTTTTGCTGTTGACTTCATTTACTTTATCCATATTTTGTTTATTAAAATATATCTTTTCTATATCCAATCCTTTTGTTCTTCCAATTAAAACATCATTTAATGTTATTTTAGGATTACATAATTGTGGATTCATTATTGTGTTTTTTGGGAAATATTGACCATTTCTTAAATAAAAATTAGGAGGAATTGGTTTGGCTTTACCATCTTTACATTTTTTATTCGTTTGAGGACATGTACCGACTATACATGTTGGATCATGACATACACCTGGTTTACACCCATAACCATAACAATCACCAGCACGACATCCAACTCCATAACAATCACCTGCACGACAATTTTCTCCAATACAATATCCAGCTTCACAATTATCACCCTGACATGATTTACATTCACAATTATATCCTATACATCTCGCCGCTTTACAATTATCAGTATAACATCCATCAACTAGATTATTTGGTGAAAAATTATCTATAAAAAATATTTTAAAAATAACAAACATAAATGATATAAATAACATGGCTATAAATATGCTTATAATTGTATAAATATTATAATTCATTTTAAAAATTATATTATATAATAGTATAATATAATATTATATGAGCAATCTATTAGATAATGAATTTATTGCCGTAGTTGTAGCATTATTTATTGGTTTATATGCATTAAATCTAGGTAAAATGAAATTACCCACTTATATTAAAAATTTATTTAATAACACATTATTTAGAATAGTTTTCCTTTCACTTATGTTAGTATATAGATTTGATAATTCGCCACATGTTGCCCTCACAGTTGCACTTGTATTTGTATTAACACTCGATTATTTAAGTACAGAACAAATAAAAGAAAATTTTGAATATTATGAAGCTTTTAAATCTCAGTTGAATAATTAGATAAAATTAACAAATAATAATTTAGTAGAATTATTATTTATCAAATTTCAGATATAAATATATAATGAACCATAATAAGGAATCAACATTAAAACATAAATATATTAAATTTTGGCTATTTGCTGTATTATTGATATCTTGTATCTTTATATGTATACAAATATATATTAATAATAACAGTCATTATATCCCAAAAGAAAATATTATAGATTATAAAATTTTATCATCACTAACTCCAAAATATCCAAATTTTCCCCCACCATTGTATAATTTTATGGATTAACATATAAGGCTTTGCGTATTTATATAAAAATAATTGTCTTATCAAAAATATAATATTATGTATAGTACTGAAAATAACAATTCAGCTAAGAATGATTTTCATGCTGGTAGCGATCGTGAACCAAATCTATTTAATAATAGTATATCATATGATCATATCCGTGAAAAATCAAAAAAATTTACTGGCGATGATCATCCAGATTATAGTGCGGGAAAATCAAATAAAGAAGAGTCAAATGATAATGGAAAAAATGTAATGGAAGAAATTATGAAAAATCTTGATAATCTAAAATCATCAGAAACAGATATGATGTTTGAATATATGAGAAATCCAGATAAAACTGTACCAGAAGATAAACTACAATTATTTGAAAAACAACATACAAATAACAATTATCAACAAACAGATGATAGAAATAAAACAGACACTGATAATAGACATCACACAGAATCGTTAAATGATTATATGCAAAAAACTCAACCAGTACAACAACCAGTAAATAATACTGGTTATAATACATCATATGTACCAAAAGCAAGTTCATATGGACCGTCATACGGAGATGGACCATCAAATATATCAAATCAGGTTGATGATAGGTATCATGGATTTGGATCAGAAGAAGAACTTAATTTAGCAAAATTAGAAATGTTAAGAAAATTAGGTGAATTAACACAGTATGGAGTTAAATTATCACAGAACTATAATATGAATTCTGATTACAAAGCAATGAAATATGAATATGAATTACATAGAAGTATTAGGGATAAACATAATGGTACAAAATGGCTAAGTAATTTAATGTTAAATGTATGTTGGGGTGTTGAATTAGCAAATGAAAATTTCAATCCATTCGAATTTAAATTAAAAGGATGGTCTGAACAGATGAATGAGGATATTGACGAATATTATGATGTTCTTGGAGAATTATATGAAAAATACTTTAAATCTGGAAAACCAATTCCTCCAGAACTTAAATTAGTACTTATGATTGGTGGTAGTGCAGTTAAATTCCATATTGCACATACTGCATTAGGTAAAATACCATCGTTGAGTGAAGCATTGATGCAAAACCCAGCACTTGCTAATAAATTAAAAGAACAAGCAGTAACAGATAAAGTTAAAGAACAATTTGATAAACAAAAAGAAACATTTGAAAAGAAATCTAATGAACAACATTTGATGGCTACCAAAAAAGCTCAAGACTTACAAATGTTAAAGGAAAAACAAGATGAATTTATTAGAATGCAACATGCTCAACAATCAAATCAAGTAAATCAACAAGCAAATCAACAATATATGCAACAACAAATGATACAACAACAAATGATGCAACAACAAATGATGCAACAACAATTAATGCAACAACAATTACTTGATAAACAAAAACAATTAGAGGAATTAAGAAAACAGCTTGATCAACAACGATCTGACAGTAGATCCATGTATACTAGTGGTACTAATAATTCAAAACAACAGGCTACAATGAAAGTACCCGTAATACCAGAAAGTTTAAGAGGAAAATTTAATCTAGCTAGCAATAAACCAGCAATTCCTATGTCTACTGATCAATTTCAAGAATCTTTAAGACAACAACAAATTCTTATGCATAAACAACAATTAAAAGATAATGAAATTAATAAAATGGATGTTGGAAGAATAATTAATGGTAGTCGAGATAGTGCTAGTATAGATCCTAATATAGATAATATTATTAATGGAGGATTTAATGACACTCAAAGTAGAATAAGCGATGATGATAGATCACGTGATAGCAGAAAATCAACTGGTAGCAGGAAAAGTAGAAAAAAACCATCAATTAAAATAGATACAAAATAAAGTATATAATTAAATAATATTAATTGATATTATTTAATATATTTATTCAGTTAAACCATCCAGCGTAAATAAACTGTTTTCAACTATAATTTTAGGTTGTGATTTTTTGTTCTTCTTTTGTTGTTTATTTGATATACTAAAATCACTTTCAGTTCCTAAATTTGATGGTAAATTATGCTCCATAAATACACTGTCTAAATCAGCATTTCTTTTCCCACCTTGTTGTTGAGAATAACTACTGCATTTATTACATGAGTCTATTACAAATTGATCAACACTACCTGGATTTTCATTACATATATTACATACTTGCTGCTTTAATTTCTCGGTATTGGATGTTGATGATACAGTTAATGCTGGTTGTACTTGTTGTACTGGTTGTACTGGTTGCATTGGTGGTTGTATCACTGGTTGCTGCATTGCCGGTTGTATCACTGGTTGCTGCATTGGTAATTGCTGCATTGCCGGTTGTATCACTGGTAGTTGCTGCATTGGTAGTTGCTGCATTGGTGGTTGTTGAGGATATGCTGGTGGTGCATATATTGATTGTTGTGGATATGCTGGTTGTCCCATTATTTTAGCTTGTAATGCCGAAGCACCGGTGGCAGCTAATTGTTGTAAGAATGGTGATGCAGCAGATCCTAGAGCTCCTAATGCTGTAGGACGTCCATATTTATCAACTTGAGCTTGACCAGTTAAGGCAGAAACAAATAAATTGCTTGCTCCCTTACTTGCCTGTTTACCATATGTTTGGAATTTTTGTTGTGTTTGTGGTGAAAACATTGGTTTTTTCTGTGTTGGGATTTGAGGTAATGGTTTACGTAAACCTATCATTGGTTTTGCAGATTTCCATGCTCCTCCCTTAAAGTCAATATACTCTGATTTCCATTTGTTTAATTCATTAATATACTGTTCACCATATTTCAATTTTAATTTATTTAATGATTCTATTTGGCCCTCTGACATATTTTTAAATTCGTCAAGATGCTTTATCATATCGCTACCAAACTCTTCAATATGTGATTTTATATATTTAATTATATTGTTAATATCACTTGATGAAAATGTTATATTCTCCATAATATAATTTTATATGATAAAATATTTTTTGTTGTTTAAAATGATCTTTAAGTATATCATATATTTTTCACATAAAGATATATAGCATATAATAATAATAATGGATTCTGTAGATAACATCACATCGGACACACCAAATATTCAAAATAATGGGTCAAAACAATTATCACAACAAAAAAGAGGTAGAGGTAGACCAAGAAAAAATCAAATGATGAATGATACTGATAAATTAAAAAAAAATAAAATAATAAGTTCTAAGCCATTAAATAAAAATAATTCTATTAATGATGAGGAAGAAATTATATTACATATGCCAATATCAATGAAAGATATGAATACAATGAAATCCAGTATATCATCTAACAAACAAGATACATCAAATGATACACATAATACTAATATTTTTACTATAAATGATATGAATAGTGATTCTGAATCAAATAGTTCAAATTATGAAGTAAATGATGTTGTTGTGACTGATTTAAAACAAAAAGTTAGAGAACAGGAAAAAATAATTAAATCATTAGAAAAAGAGGTAAACGAATATAAAACATTAATTTCAGATAATTCAGCAAATGGAATTAATAACAGAAAAGTCACTAAAATGAATATTGAACTCATTAATATTCATGATGGCAAAGCTCTTGTTACTGAAAAGACAGATATTGCTTGTTGGTGGTGTACATATAATTTTGATTCAATGCCATGTTTTATTCCTGAAAAGTATTTTGATAAAAAGTATTTTGTATTTGGGTGTTTTTGCAGTTTTAATTGTGCCGCAGCATATAACCTTAAAATGGAAGATGCTTATGTATGGAACAGATATGGTTTACTTAAAAAACTCTATAATGACATATACAATACAAATGAAGAGTTTACCATTGCACCACCACGCGAAGTTTTTCAGAAATTTGGTGGTCCACTTTCACATGATGATTATAGGAAAAATTGCAAAAAATGTAATAAAGAATACCGATTTATTATGCCACCAATGACTTCGATTGTTCCACTAATTGAAGAGGGACAAGCAGATAAAACTAAAGTTAATATCTCATTAGCAGATTTAAATAAAAAAATGTCTATTAAGAGAACAAAACCATTACCTAATGTTAGAAGTACATTGTTTGAAACATTGGGAATTAAAGAAAATAAGAAATAATTATCTTTAATTCCAATGTTATAAACAATAGAATTTACTTCCATTGTTTGAAACATTGGGAATTAAAGAAAATAAGAAATAATTATCTTCAGTCTAATAATTTTACTCTTTTAATTTTCTGAATGCATGTAAAAAGGCATCACATAGATCATCTTTTTTATCATACCCATTAATTTTGTTAAAATCTTCTTTAACCAAATTATCTGTTAATATTTTTTCTGTGTATATGATTCCAATTTCCTTTATTGAATCATATCCAAATTTATATTTATCGTATTTATCACTGAATTTTGTTTTATTGGTTATTAATTCATTATTTAGAGTACATATTCTACATTTGCATTTTTCAGTTTTAATTTTTTTATGATCTTCTATTTTTGCATCTATATTTTTAATCAAATTTTCATCTAGTTGTAATTTGAATGATGGGGATACAAATTTTACTATTCTGTTTTCTAATTTATTTGAAGTAAATAAGAATACAAAATATGATAACAACATTGATGAAACTGCTTTCATTGTTGGATTTATAAATGTAGGTTGGTTTTCAATATACACTCTATTAACATTTTTAAAATCATCAAACTCGCTTAATTTTTTATACATTTTCTCACATAAATATTGAGGATCAGCTGATGTACACTTTTTTATCTTTAATGGTTTAATTGATATTTGTTTTATTTTATCTTTTAATTGATTTTCTTTATGACTTTTACAACATATACAATCATTAATAATAAATTCTGCTTTTTTATTACAATCTTTTTTTGATCTTGCTGATTTAAACTTACATTTTTCTTTAGTTGTATTATCATATGGTTTTACTAGTTCCTTTTCTATTTCATTAATATCAATTTTACATTGAGCCTTATGTGTACCACAATAATATTTTGTTTCATTGTTGTTTGTAGAACAAAAACTAGCACCAGCTCCACATAATATATCATCTGTATCAGATTTATTTTTCTTTTTTAAGGTTCCACAACATTTGTATTGATCACTATCCGTCAGATCAATAATCATCCATTTATCAATTTTGAAAGTATTATCAGTTTTATTTCTAACAATTATACAAAAAGCTAAATGTTTAATTCCAACATCCCACCCTAATATCTTTTCCAAATTATCCATATAAATATTGTTTTGATATATTTATATGCATTTTAAACTTATCATTTTTAATTTATTATTTTTTACTTGATTTTCTTCCTGCCTGTTTAACTGATCCTTTTTTAGATCCTTTTTTAATAATTTTTTTAGCTGGTGTTTTTTTACTTATATTTTTATTATTGCTTCCTTTTTTAATTACTTTTTTTGCTGGTTGTTTTTTAGTTATTCTTTTTTGATTTCTTTTAGGCTTTTCTGATGATGTTGATGTGGATGTAGATTGTGAACTTGTACTACTTTCTGAATTAGTACTTGATTGACTTGTTGATGTTCTATCAGATGATTCAGAATCACTTGAATATCCATATTCACCACCATATTGATATGGTGTTATCATTTCCATAGTTGCTGAATTTAATGGTAAATTATTTGTTTCACTAGATAACTTATTATATCTTTTTTTACCAACAGATTGTGAATTTATACTATCTGTATCGGTGTTAGTTTCTAATGGCAAAAAATCAGAATCCATTACAGTTTTCTGAAGTTTCATTAATTTACTGTTTAAATATGCACTTTCCGTATTCTCATTTATTACTTGTTTACTAGGTGTTGATGTAGTAAATAGTGATGAGCTAACTATTAAATCATCTAATTTATTTTGATTTTTTTTTGAAGCTTTGTAAAAAATATCCTTATTAATCTCAGAACTCATATATATAAGATAATATAAAAATTATATATAAATTTATTCAATAATTAAGAATATAGGATTATCCTTAATAATAGATTTTCATTTATTTCATTTCATTTTAATGATAAAAAATTATTATTCAATAAATATTAAATATAGAAATTTATTAATAAATTTTTTATCTGTTTCAATACATTTTATAAATAAAAAATTGAAAAATACTTAAAAATAAGTAAATATATATAAATAAATATCTTACGATATATTTATTATGAAACAAACATGTAATCACCTCAAAAATCTGACTTCTAGCAATTTAACAAAAAAAGTAAATCCACAAATTGATTTAAGTAATTTACCAGATGACTTAAAAATATCAACTATGACAATAACATGCAACTTAGATACATTAATTGATGTTCAAAATGTAGGAAAGTATATAGATCTTTCATTTGGGAGCATTGTTTGTGTAAAATATGGTCCAACTAATGTTAGAACTTTAATTAAACTAAAAAAGAGCAATAGTAAAACCAAAAAGAAAAAACAAAAAAATTTCTATAATCAAGCAACAGTCGTTGTTGATGTAAAAAACAAGAGAAGAATCAATATTAAATTATTTAAAAACGGTGCAATCCAACTTACTGGTTGTAAAAGTCTAGAAAATTTCAATGATGCGATTACAATTTTATGCAATGAATTAAAGAAGAAAAAAGCTGTTTTTGATAGGAAACAAAAAAAAATAATACCTAAATATTTTATATCAAAACCAGAAAATGTAAATCTTGAAGGAATTAGTAATTTTAAGATCAGAATGATAAACAGTAATTTTGATATTGGTTTCTTGGTTAATAGAGAACATCTCTTCGAATTATTAACTAAGGCTAATATTAGATGTTCATATGAACCATGTACTCATGCATGTGTAAATATTAAATATAATTACAAAAATAAGGAAACAATTTCAATCTTTGTATTTGAAAGTGGTTCAATTATCATCACTGGTGCTAAAACTAAAAACCATATCATTGAAGCATATAAATTTATCACCAAGATATTGTATGAAAATTATGATAATATTATTAAGAACGATATTGACAAGTTCTTAGAAAGGGCTGACATTAAACAGCTCATCATAGAAAATACTCAAGAAATAAATCAGGTAAACAAAAATATATTCCAAGAAATAGACAACTATTCACATGTTAATGAATTAGTTGCTTTTAATTAATTTTATTTATCTATTTAATTTTTATGTGTTAATAAAAATTGATTTGTTTATAATTTGATGTAAATGGTAATATTAGAATCATATTTAAATGGAATATTGTGCTTGTATACATGGTTGTAATAAAATACCACCAAAATTAATTCTTATTGCAAGCAGTCTTGATCTGATTAAATTAACACTTGCACAATCTGCAAATTCTAACTCTTTTTATGATCTTATTGATACCGTTGCAATGGAAAAATGGGAATTAAATGATGATGGTACTTCAATATACGAAGAAGATGCTAATGACAATGATGAAAATTCAACAAATGAAGATAATGAAGATATAATTGTCCGAAAATATCAATTTCATATAAATAACAATGAATATAAATTATTATTGGCTAATTATTATCCACGATATAAAGATTTTAGATGTTTATGTTCATGTCAAATTACAATTATTAAATTCAAAAAGACTGATGTGTTGGATATCAGCTTACTTGAAGATGAGATTGAAGTTTATTAAAAATTTGATTTTAATATCTATTTATTTATTAACTATTAGCTATAATTATTGCAATGGAACAAATATTATTAAAATCGTTTAACAATAATGAGTTCATTATTATTGTTGATTGTTCTAACGCTCTATTAAATCTTATTAAAGATATATCATTAAATGAATATCTCCTATTAAATCCTAAAAATAAATTACTTATATTAAATATCAATTTAGAATCACTGACAGTATTATGTCATTATTATCATGATACTAAAAATTATATAGAATGGCTAAAATATATCAACATATATGAATCAAAATTCCAATTACCAATGAAATTAATAAAGGATCTTATTGATTATTATTTAACAGAAAATGTTGATAGCCAAATAATTAAATATTTTTTAATGGGTATCGAGCAAGGAAATATTGATCTTATGTTTAAATTTGGTAATTACTATAAACAATTAAATAAAATAGATGAAATGCTAAAATATTATTCAATGGCTGCTGACTTGAATCATATTGATGCTATCTATAATTTAGGTATATATCATAAAGATCTGAATGAGAACGATAAAGCAACTACATATTTTAATAAAATCATTAGTCTGGATCCAAATCATTATAATGCAAATTATGAATTAGCTCTATATTATGAATCATTGAGAAATGATGAAAATGCTATTAAACATCATATTAAAGCCGCAGATAAAAATAAATATTCATTACATTATCTTTTTAATAAATTTAATGAGCTGAAAGATTACAACTCAATGATCCGATATGGCGATAAGCTCAAAAATATGAATGATCTGACATTAGATGAAGTAAATATATTAGAAGATTATTATACAAAAAACAATAATCTTGATAAAAAAATGGAATGCTGGGAAATTAGAATTCAATTTAATGATTTTAATGGGATTGATATCGCAAAACTAGCAAATCATTATAGATACAAAGATAATAAAACACTTTTTCATAAATATCTTAGACTAGGTGTTGATATGGAAATTCCTGATTGCATTTATATATATGCTTTTCATTGTGATCCTTCTAAAAAAATGGAATATTTGGAAAAAGCAGCCAATTTAGGTTTACCAATTGCTCTAAAAAATTTAGCCGATTTATGTTTCGAAAAACATAATTACACAAAAATGACTGAATATTATCTAAAAGCAATGGATTTTGGTAACTTTGATGGTTTGGAAAGAGTATGCACTAATTATTCTAAAAATAATGCATATGATAAATTACTTCAATTATATATAAAATATTATAATTCTGGAAAATTTAGTATACGTGGACTAATCAATACTCTTAATAATTATCTAGGATCTGGATATGAAATAACAGATGAAATTATTAACTTCATAGTCTCTACTGATTTTGGTAGTGAAAAATTGCCACCATTCATTCAAGCTATCAAAAAAATGGCTTCTAGAGAATTAGATTTATTAAAAGTACATTTAGATAGTGACCTTGATTCTGATAATTTCAAAAATGCTAATGAGAGATTTGATAAAGCTAAAAGTAAATTTATGAGCTATAAAGAATAAGATTTATTTATACAAATTTTAATACATAACCGAATATTAAAAATTGAATAATTTTATATTTGAATATATGCATTTAAATAAATATAAGTAAAATGGAACAAATAATTTCAGAAAAATATTATGATAAAGCAAGGTCATTTATTCAAGAACATATTGAATCAACAATATTATCAGAAAATAATAAAAATCAACTAATCAATTTATATAATTCACTAACAAATGAAAATGGAAAACAAGTTTATGAAACAGCATCAAATTTGTTATCTAATGCCACAGGAGAAGCTTATATGAAATTTCATATGGCTTGCTTAAAAATTTCTCTAACATGGTTTTTGATTGGGATTGTATTACTTCTATCTGGTTTTATTGGAACTGAATTTTGTAATAAATATAGTTATTGTAATAAATTTTTTGAATACATATTAGTAGGTGGAATAGGAATAATAATGTTTAGTATTCCTATTGTTGTTTTATTTTCATTTGGATCTTAATTTATTTATTTTTTTATGAAATAATTATATATGTATACAAAAATCATCGGAAGAATCCTATTATCAAGTTTATTTATCATATCCGCACTCCATACTATATTTTATGGTTTTGATGGATTCGTTAAAGCAATCGAGTCAAAAAATTTACCATTCCCTGTAATTTTAGCAATTCTAGTCATATCCATAAAATTATTAGGAGGATTATCAATTGCATTTGATCGTTATGCTGATTATGGTACAATAGCGCTTTTAATATTCATGCTTATGGTAACTCCCCTTTATCATAATGGAATCAGTGATCCCAAACAGTTTAATAATATGATGAAAAATATTGCAATCATTGGAGGATTGTTATTGTTACTCTAAAAAGTATAAGAATTATTTTAATATTTTGTACATAAGAATATTAAAATTTTACTGATTGTATTATTGACATTGTAGAAACTAATATTGTATGCTTTTGTGGACAACGTTATTGATATAAGGGTTGCTATTGAGATTACTTAGAACACATGTATCAAGTCTCCATTGATCAACTTGAGGTAGTTGATGGGGCATACGGGTGTACATTGTTGGCATACATTGTAAAGGATTTTGCCATAGAGCTTGTCCGTAAATGTCTCTGTTAATCTCTATTGGTTCGCATAATTGTACCATTGTATAATCATATATAGGTCCAACTTCATAATTACTAGTTGTTGGTCTACCTCCATCTCTAACAGTAGCTGCTCTTTCTTTGCCAACGTTAACTAATGAGTTGTTAGCATCGCCACGACTTCTTGTTTTTGAAGCATCATTCATCAACAATGGACCTTGATATGTCTTATTTTGAGTCAGCTGTCTGAGAGTTGTTGGAGCAACTGTATTTTGTACTTCAACTTGGTAACCACCCTTTTCTCTTTCATTTGGACCAGCTGGATTAAGTTGTGAATTGACTTGAGTCAACTGTCTCAATGTTGGAGGAGCAACAGTATTTTGTACCTCAACTTGGTAACCACCCTTCTCTCTATCGTTGGGTCCTGCTGGATTCAATTGTGTCTTGTTTTGAGTCATCTGTCTCAATGTTGGCGGAGCAACTGTATTTTGAACAGCTACTTGATAACCACCTCTTTCCCTATCATTTGGACCTGCTGGATTTAATGTTGTATTGACTTGAGTCAGCTGTCTCAACGTTGGTGGAGCTATAGTACCAGCTTGTTCAGCATGATAACCACCTTTTGCTCGTTCATTTGGTCCAACTGGATTGAGTTGAGAATTAATTTGAGTCATCTGTCTCAACGTTGGAGGAGCTATAGTACCATCCAGCTCAGCAGTATAACCGCCTTTGTTGAATTGACTTGTTCCAACTGGATTGAGTTGAGTATTATTTTGAGTCAATTGTCTTAATGTGGATGGTGCAACAGTTCCAAAATGTTCAACTTGATAACCACCTTTTTGCCATTCAGGAGCAGCATTTCCCAAATTAGTGTTCTTTTGAATCAGATCTCTTAATGTTGGATCTGGTATATTACTCTTCATATCAAATGCGACTGGTTTTTGCCATTCAGTACCCTGACCAATTAGATTGGTATTCTTTTGAATCAAATCTCTTAATGTTGGATCTGGTATATTACTCTTCATGTCAAATGCTACATGTTTCTGCCATTCAGTACCATGACCGATCAGATTAGTATTCTTTTCAGTCAAGTTTCTTAATGTTGGATCTGGTATGTTGCTATTCATATCAAAAGCAACTGGTTTCTTCCATTCAGTACCCTGACCAACCAGATTAGTATTCTTTTCAGTTATGTTTCTTAATGTTGGATCTGGTATGTTGCTCAACATATCAAATGCAATATGTTTCTGCCATTCAGTACCTTGACCAATCAAATTAACATTTTTCTCAGTCATATTTCTTAATGTTGGATCAGGTATATTACTATTCATGTCAAATGCCACATGTTTTTGCCACTCAGTACCTTGACCAATCAAATTAACGTTTTTCTCAGTTGCATTTCTTAATGTTGGATCCGGTATATTGCTAACCATATCAAATGCATGACCTTTCTTATATTCTGGTCCTGCTGCATTATTCCAATTTCTCAATTCAGTGGTATTTCTTTTAGTTGGGTCTGGAATATTGCTAATCATATCAAATGCATGACCTTTCTTATATTCTGGACCTGCTGCATTATTCCAGTTTCTCAACTCAGTTGTATTTCTCTTGGTTGGATCTGGTATATTACTAATCATATCAAATGCATGACCTTTATTGTATTCTGGTCCTGCTGGATTAACATATCCATTTTTAGCTGTTGTTGTTCTATTAGTTGGATTTAGATAATAACTATTTGAAGTGTATGATGTATTTTTTTGACTTTCGACACCGGTTGTATTTCTGGGTGTTGGACTCAAGAAATTTTCTCTAAATGGTAGTTTGAATTTCTCCATCATACTTTCTGGTCTTGGTTCGTCCTTTAACATTTCAACTGGACCATACCATGCTCTGGTTGTTTGTTGTCTGTTGGTATGTGGTGCTTCATAATTACCATAAAGTGAAGGTGCTCTGTAATAACCTAATGATTTAAGCATATCTCTTGGATCTTGTTCTTTAAATTTAATTGGTCTGTGTTTAGCAACATTTGGAATAATAGACCTTCTATCACCTTTCTTTCCGGCAATTACTCTACCTTCATATGATATCTTTGGATCATTAGCTGCACGAAGTTCATCAACTGTTTTAGGTAATACTCTGTATGTGTCATGAAAACCTTGTTTAGATACTTCATTATATCCTAAATTCAAACCTGGTGTTATTCTGACAGGTTGATGTACCATTTCATTTCTTCTTTCTCTTGATGGAATATATCTTGATTCAAAATAATCAGTAAAGTTTGGCATACCATATATCCATGTTAAACCAACTTGCGGATTAAATAACGGTTTTCTTTCTGTTTTTGGTCTATAATCTACACTTTTAGTACTACCAGAAAATAATTCTAACTTCCTTTGTTTAACATCATCAAATTGTTTTTGTACATTTGAATTAGGTCCATAACCTTTACCAACACCTGATTTATAAAATGGTGTCATGTTATTGTGAACAAAATTCTTCTCATCAACAATCCCATATGTCATATCGTTATTATTCTCAAAGTTTGAATAATTTCCTTTTAATGCTAAATCTCTCTCCATTTCCATTCTTGCTACATTGGCATTATTACCTTTTTTATGTGGAGTGTTATTACTACTTACAGGATCACTTGGATTATCATATGCTAGATCGTCAAATTGATTTAGAAAACCATTTGTAACTTCATTTCTTGCTTCATTAACATATTTTTTTTGATGATAATTATTATTTTGTAATATATTTCCTTTTTTGAAAAAGGCCATATGATCATTATTTATATTAAGACTATCTCTTGAACCATTTCCAGCGGAATGTAAACTTCCTTCATCTGAAAATACAGAATCATTATCATTATTGAATTGCATATATCAATTATATAATATTCAAACATAAAATAAATTTTTATGTTTGAATTTAATCTTTTATACTGCACTATTAAACTCAAAATAATAATATCAATACAATTATCAATACAATTATTTCTGTTTTTACTTTATTGATATTATGAAAAAATGACTTAGTTTTTTCTTCTGTAAATAGTTTATTTTCCTCATTACCTACATTAAATCCTTCTATTTTTTTTTCTTTTATTTTAGATAAATATTCTTTTCTAGCTTTTTTTTGTCTTAAATATTCTTGTCTTGCAACTTCTTTTCTTTTTTCAACTACTTGTAATTGATTATAAAAATTAGGTATCACACCTGTTTTCATTGGATCCCGTGCTAATTTGTATCTTTCATTTGCTAGATTATCTACATATTTTTTATATTCCCAATATTTTGCATTATTGTATATATTATTACCATTTATTGGATTTCTTTTAATTCTTAGTGTATTTATTTTATCATGTGTAGGAACTTCTCTATTATTCATATATGAACCAACTACTGCTAAACCTGATACTAAATCCATTATTAATACCTCTATATTATTATTTAATAAATAAATTTATCTATACTAATTCTATCATTTCATTGTTATCTTCAGGATTCCATAAATCATCAACTTGTAATATCGGAAATACAAAAAAATCATTTTCTGTTATAATTGTAGCTTTATTATTATTTTTTAATCCATTCTTTGATGTATAATTATTGTTCACAAAATTAACACTAAATAGATTATACTGAGAATTAATAATATCATTAATTATTTTAAGTAAATGATTATCAACTTTATATTTTTTATTCAAATATATTTTTTTTTCAGTTACATTATATGGTATGAATGTATCAGCTAATATCATATCACCAGGATTATAATATTTTGATAATCCAGCACATTGACTCAGCGATATCAAAATATCTGTATCATTATAGTCATGATTTGTTGAAATGAATGTATAGATGTCAGTCCTGTAATCTAAATTAATATTTGTTAAATCAAGTGTATAAAATTTATATAGCATAGATACAAAATATTTTATTTGATATAAAAGATTAATACTATTTTCATCTTGATGAATATGAATAGTTATATTTATGTTTTCATTATTTAGTTTTGATGTTAATCTTCTACAATTGCTTATATAATATCCTATTATCATCAGATAGATAGCAAACATTTTATGTTCATTTATTTCATCTATTGTATTTTCTAATAATGGATATTCATTTTCTTTCATTTTCTTATCAAGATCTCTGAATAATACATTATCTATTAATGGTCTATCAAATATCATTATAATATTTGCCCATATAATTGTCTTATTTATATTATTTTGTATTAAATTCTGATATGGTAATCCTCCTTCAATATTTAATCCAGGAGATAGATTACCAAGATCACAAATATTAATATGGGACATTTTACATTAATAAATAAACTTAGGATTATATGATTATATTTTTTTCAATTTTTATTCTGATTTTCTTATTCTCTTGCTGATATGTTCACAATCTACAATATCAAGGTCGTCATCATCCAAAATCTCAGTTGAAGAAGTTGATAATGATAGATTCTTTGGTTGAGCAGGGTGTGGAGCTGGTTTGGATTCTGGAGGCGTAGGTTGTGTTGGCTGAGTATCGTCACGACCTCGTTTCTTTGAACTATCTGTTGGTATTTGATTCTCGTTATCACCATCATTTTCATCAGTACTATCACTATCACTATCACTATCATCCGATATATCATCCCTTATATCATCAAGTAATTCTTCATTAATGTGTTTTGAATCATATTCATATACAACATTAAATCCACCAAGAACAGTTCCAACATAATCCAACATATTATCTTCATCAACTTCTCCAGCAACATCATTAAAAGTTGATCTAGCCATTTCAGCAAAAATTTCAGCATAATAATTCAATAATAATGTATAACAATCAGTTCCATTTTCTGCTTTGTCCAGGTGTTGTATTCCATCAAATGTACTTATAATGAATTCTAATGCTATTCTTTTATCAATATGAATATGGTTCCTTAATCCTTCAGCATATTGATCATATAATTTATTAAAAACTTTTCCGGCAAATAATTTACATTGATCTTGTCTTGTTAGGTTTGAATTATTAAATATTGTATTAAATTCATCACTGACAAGAAGTTCATTTACCATTGGATCTAAAAGCTGAGCTAATAAATTTCTGAAGAATTTAGTTGTCACTTCTAATGGTGTTCCTTCGTTAATATAATCAGTAAAATCCTTAAACTCTGGTAATGAATAGATCTTACTATAGATGTGCATTGCACCTAAACCATTGCCTAAAAATGAAAATAGTGATGTCATGAATAAGTATTATATTAATATACATTCATTTAATAGATTCAAAATATAAATCAATTTTTTTAGTTAATCTCTAATGAAAACCTATATACTATATTCTTATCTGTTTCAATAAATGGATACCATAACGGAAAATCAGTTCCCCATACATTAGTCCATAACATAAAATGAATGCTAGTTACATTATTAATTTTGTTAAATGGTGTAGGATATGGTGATTGTGTATTAAATGATACTAATGCAGAATCTATTGGTCTGATATTTAATACAGAATTCGGATTAAAGCCGTGTATACCATCTATTGTTCCATGCATATGCATTGTTCCATTTGTTATTATATTTGATATTGGGATCATACTGTTAACTTTATGAACATTCCAATTATATTTATTGGTTGGAATGATAGTTAGCCAATATGCTTCAGGTAATCTAGTTTTAGTTTTATTATTAATTAATAATGTAATACTAATAGTTGAATTATTAGTTAAGTCTAGTACTGTGTAAACATAGGATGGAGGACCATATGATGATGTATTGAATGGTTTTGATATGATTGTGTATATACATGAATCTTGTTTTTTAACTATTTTAATAGTTTTTGTTTTAAATATGCCAGATACAGTTTTTGTTAATAGTAAATTTACTTTACCAAAATCTTGTTCTACCCAATATGGACATTCTCCAGCACATTTGCTATAATTATATATGTAATTTTCAACATCCTGACTATCTAATGTTTGATGTGAAAAATATAAGTCATTTAGTATTGCTCTGTTCAACGTTAGTGAATACAATCCTTTTACATTTCCATCACTACCAAATAGTATATTCCAATTTCCACAAGTTTGTTTTAAAGAATTTATACTGCTTGATTGTTTTATTGAATTTAAAGTTGAATTATACATATTATTCAATGTGAATAACTCTTTATCCAATTCTTGTAATACAGAATGTTTTGACATTAAAGATTGTGATATATATTCCCTTTGTTCTACCCAACTCATAATAATACTTCTGTATGCACTTGTGTTTGTTACTTGAATGAAGTCTTCATTTGCCCAATTTAATATGTCATTAAAATATGTACCCTGATCCAGCCCCCATGTATGTTCTGTTATTTTTAATAGTTGAAATATAAATTGCTTAATTATTGGATCGTTTTCTGGCCATTGGTTTAATTTCTTTTTATTATCAATAAATCTTAATATATGTCTATATTGTTGTACTTTTTTTGGATCTGTGGCTAATCCATAATTCCATGTATCTCCAATTTCTCCTTTTACAATTGGTAATTTATGTATTTGACCTTGCAAATTACTAATGTATTTTTCAAATGATGATGAAAATACTGTTGCATTTGGATATTGTTCTTGAATCAATGATAATATACCAATAACTTCATCAGCAGTACCAGGTCCAGTATTATCATTTCTCCAATAGAATACTAATGCTTCGTCATAATCGGGTATTGTTACAGCATTATCAGTAAATATGTCACCATAACCATTTGCATTCCATAAAGCCAGTAATTCTATACTTGAATTGGTTGGATGCTGCCATCTAAATATTCTTGGAACAGCAGGTGATGATGTTTGAACATTTACACCAACACTGATTGCTCGGATGCCATTGCTAACAAATATTGGTAATATTCCAGCGGTCATTCCAGGAACATCCCTTTGAGATACAACTGTTTTATGAGGTAAACCAAATTCATCATCCAGATCATGAACTAATCGGAGATGACTCCGAACAATATATTCATTCTGCATTTCTGTAAACGTATTCATAGGATATCCGTGCCATGTAATATGCCCATTAACAATTCCTTGTCTAAATTTCTGTACAGCATCATCTGATGGACATTGTAAAATAATGTTTGAAACACTTGGTATATAATTTGGATCACAGTGCAAATATAATCGAACTAACCATGCATGCGTTGTAAAAATATAATTAATGTTTTGATTAGACAAATCATTAATATTAGTTATTATTTGTGGGAAATGTTCCGTGAAATATTTATTTATTACACTGATTGAATATGCAGGGAAACTTTTTTTAGGATTTTCCAATGTATATCCAACATCCAGATGATTACTCATGATAACATGTACCTTCTTGATTTGTTGACATGATGATAAAACTAAGAATGATAAAACAATTAGTAGTCTTATCATTTTCTCGTATAATTTGTTCATGAATTAAAGTTATAATTAATCGATTTTATTTCAATTTTTTGTTAATTTATGATTTTAATAAGTTCTTTCGTTGGGGCAAGTTCTTGAATAACCGTTTCCACAAGGCTTGTTTTTGCCAACGAATTCACGGGGAAGGGCAGGATCATAGGGCATTGTGCGAGGCACCTTCTCACGATAGTTATCCTTTGCTTCAAGCTGTGTATTAACAGCAAAGTCCCAGAAGATATTAGCTTGAGGATGTCTATCTAAATCATAAAATCTATTAATAGCCATTTCACGATAGTTGGCTGGTGGATTAGTTAAATGTGATGCAACTGGATCTAAGAAATCATTGCAAATTCTAGCATGTTGTAATTGGAATTTAGTAACATCAATATCATTTACTTTGCCATCTTTGCATTTAGAAGCAATAACGTTGCGATTTAATAAAATAGATTCAACATCAACTAAATCTTGCGCTGGTGCAGTTCTATGTCCTACTGTTGTGCTATCGCCGTAACCATTATGTCCAGAACGTGGACCAAATACTGATAAACAAGCCTCACAATTGTTGATTTGATTTGGGTTAAGTTTATAGAGGAGTGGACCAACAGATTGTGCTAGTTCATCCTCATAGAAACATTTATCGTAGATCAATCTTGAACTGTGACCCTGATTTATACCTTTGTTTAATAATGCCATATTTATAATATAACATTAGATTAGAAATATTTTTATACTATATTAATTTAAAAATTCCCATTTATACCCTAATGCAGTAATTCTGTTTTCTTTATTACAACATTTAGAATACTAATAAAAAAATAATTTATTCATCGTCTGAATCTTCTTCATCTTCCTCTTCTGCGTGTGACTCTTGACGAGCTGGAGATGCAGCAACTTTAGCTGGTGCTTTCTTAACTGCTTTCTTTGGTTCATTATCACCAGATGCATGTTTTTGTGTCCATGCGCGCGCTGTCATTTCATATTGCATCTTGTTTTCCTTATAGACTCTCGCAACATCTGGTTCAAGAGGATCATTTGGATTAGGATCGGTCAATAGTGAACAGATTGACAACAGAAGTTTAGATACAGTAATTGCTGGACTCCATTGATCCTTTAGAATATCCAAACAAATTGCACCATTCTTATTGATATTTGGATGATAGACTGGTGTTACAAATTTCACATGGGGCGCAGTAAATGGATAATTTTGTGGGAATTGAATATCTAGCCTAAAGATACCATTTTCAAATGGTGATCCCTTTGGACCAATGATTACTGCTTCCCAATGTGTCAAATTATCACCAACAGGACTAGCACTACAATTTTCAGGAGCCTTAGTTCTCATTTCACTTGCCTCCGTGGTTAAACGGCGAGTTAGAGTTGTTTGAGACATTTTTCAATATATTTAGATGTAATAATATATCTATACCATTAAATATATATATTATTGAGTTTTCAATTTTTTTAATATGAATAAAATGAAATGTTATAAAAATGGGAATGAGAAATATGCTAATATTTCGATATTACAATTTTTTTGAATACATTTACTTTAATTTCATTTACTTAATATAATTAAATAAATGATAATAACTTAATTTTTAGTTGATTATCTAATAGGGATTCTTGCAAATATTGGCTGATGGTACAGTGTAACCAGGATTAGTTTGTTTAGGAATGTTGTTATAGATGATTGGACAAACTTCTGGAGCAAGAACAACTGGAGCCGATTTATCAAAAGTACTAATGCATAGTCCAGATCTCTTGCAAGTTGGCGAGTATTTGAATTGATCGCAGTCAGAAAGTGGACGAGTAATGTTTCTTAATTCACTTTCTACATCTACAATCTCTGGTTGGTATTTAACATAGAAGTTATCATAGAGGCATTTTCCGCAGTTTTCGTGTTTGCCAAAGTACATTTGATATGCGAGTGGTGAAACTGATTCGTAGAGATCTTTCTGATAGCTGCATGTATCATACATAGAACGGTTAAAAGCACCTGAATTTCCTGAATTCATATTATCTTATATTATAATATTAGATAATATTTTGTTTTTTATATGAAACTATATTTTAATAAATATTTTTAAATTATAATATCATTGTTCTAAATATTGTCATTTATAATTATATACTGAACATTATTTTACTCTACATCATTTTAATAACCAGATTATTAATAGATCTTTTTCTTATATTTAAATAGATCTGTGTGTTTTTTTACATAACCGGTCTATTATATACTCTGTTCTTAGTTGGGTTTTTATTATCAAGACGTGTAGCCTCACCACCACGTATCCATGCTTCAACACTATTGTCGGGATTCTGGAAATCATCATCAATGTAATCATAATAATTCTCAGCAGGATTTCTATAACCATATGATCTATTATGTGGTCTATATGTTGGCATACCTCTAACCAAATCACTCTCCAAATCAGTATTCCTACATATATTCTTTCCATAATATGATTCAAATCTATAATTACCACAATTCAAATCCTTCTTACTTTTTGATGCCATATTTGGAATTACTACTTTATTATCCAAATCCATTTCAGACGCAGCATTAAATGAAGGAGCCAATTCATTACCGTATCTAGCATCTTGAGACATCCTGTCATTTTTATCTATTAACTGATAATTCTTGTATGTTTTCATTTCATCATATTCACTAAATTGAGACATATCCACATTCGTACCATGTTCGTGTTTTCTTGATCTCGGTTTTTTTGATAGGTCAGAAATGATATATTTATTTCTTGGATCAGGATCGGGATTACTCATTGGTGTTGGTGGTATTCTGTATTGTGATTGATATTTATCATATTTCTCAATACCAGTATCGATATGGGGGTCTATTCTTGGATTAAATTTATTATCGTTGGGATCAAATCCTCTTCCATCATAAACAAATGGAGGAAAATCTCTTGAATCCAACATTTTATTTTCTGTATGAGATGGAATTTCATAATATCTCTCGTTTTTCTCTGGAACAAACATTCCTCTATTAATAGGTGTTGAGGTTTGTTTTGGCATGCATTTTTCTATATCTGGAACTCTTGAATCTTCTTTGAATGAACTTGATGGGAAATATCTCTTTTTTTGTTGTCGCGGGGCATATTTTTCCAATCTTTCAGGATTATATATTTTTTTATCACCTCTTAAAAAATCTCTCAAAACTTTCTTATCCATTGATGTTATTTGAAATTCTTGTTCAGGTGAAATACATGGTTGCACATCATGAGTTTTGTAATACATTTTCTTTTTTAAATATTCTTGAAGACGTGGTTCCAATATAACATCGCCGTCTAATGTCATATATTTAAGTTTATCTACTAATTCCATTTTTGTAGGACGATCTATATTATTATTATTTGTTGATGATTCAAATAAATTAGAACTCATATATTAGAATTAAAGAGAAAAATTATTTACTATTTTACACTTAAAAAGAAATTAACTATTTTATACTATTAATGAGTACAACAATTAATGCAGAAGATGTTGAGGAATTTACTCCTGAAGGAATTGCATATAACATATTCACTTCGGAACCTAAACAACCATGTTCATGTCAACTTGTTTCAGACGAAACAACAGTAGATATTACCTATTTATTTGAAATTCTATTAATCATTCTTATGGAGGGACTTGAACTTTTTACAGGGGATCTTTCAAAAGCTAATTTAAATGAGTTGACAACAAATCATATCTCTTCATTAAATCCATGGTTTAGAAGTTTAGGTTTTAATATCAAGGTAACTGAATATACTACTACTGATACTGATCTATTTAATAAGCAATATTGTAAAATAGTTGTTAAAGATAAATTACAAGAAATGTTTTTTAAAATGAAAGGAATTGAGAAAAATTATCATTTCTTATTAAATGGTGATAATTTAGAAGAAAATAAACAGAAGACAAATTTGAAAGATTTACATACAATTTGTATTATTAAGGACAAAGTCTTCAAAATCAGTTTTGAATTCTATTACCCAGAAATTCCAGCAAATCAATTACTTTAATAATATTGACCAATAAAAACTATTGTATTGTATGGTTTAAATCGAATGTAATACATAAATTGATGATTGGCTATAAAACTTATTTTTTTATTAGTACTGATTGAATTGCTAAGATACATTGCCGTTGCAGCAGCGGCTTTCGTGCCAGCTTCATCTACAACAATAACAGCTGAATGTACGATTGAAGATATAAATATAGGAAAACCATGTGTTGGAGGAATTATATCGGAAATATCAGCATCTTTAAATATTTGTTTCATTCCATATTTTTTAAATAAGTTATCAACTCTATAACTTGTTTCATGTTTAAATTTTGGTATTTTGACCAAACTTATTTCTTTTTCTTGTAGTTGTGATATATAATAATTAAATTGTTCATTAGATACAATAGCCTCCCTATATTGACTTTTAGGTAATATAAATCCCATACAAAATTGTCCATCTACATAATCCATTTCTAAAACTTGATTTATATCATCCTCAAAATATCTATGAGTTTTATCATTTTGTGACATCATGTTTACCATCAGTTTATTAATTCCATAAAAAGGTTCTTGTCTTGTATATGATGGATTAAATTGATTTTTCCATTTAGAATAAAAGTAAATTGTATTAATAAGTGTTATCAATGATTGAGATAACATTGCAGGTTGGATTATATTATTGATCATTCCATTTGTTGATTTACTAATCAGATTATTTATTCTTGAAGTTTCATTATTAATATTTTTAAGATCAACTTTAATAATATTCCCAAGTCTGTTAATGTAGGATAAATAGGCATCATTTACCATAACATAATTTGGAACACATAATAAATTCATTTTATTGAATACGTTTGAATTTGTCATCAAATTAGTTATTTTATATAAACTGTTAAATGTTGTTTTTTTATCAGGCAATGAAAAATAATCTCTTAGTTCCTTTTCTGTATTTCCTTTTGATCCAAAATATAATAAACAAAATGCTTGTAGTATACTAAATGGTGATAATATTAACGATTTTTTACTTTTGATATGTTCTGAAAATTTTAACATAAAATCCAATGAAAAAACATTTATGATTTCAGATAACATTGCCTCATTATTAGTATGTTCTAGTTTATTTAGAATTTTGCTTTCATCATTTAATGATGAATAACTCATTGTTGCCGATGATTGAGTATTATATGGATCAAAATATGATACTCTAATGTCTGATTTTGTATCATAAAGATTAAAATCTAAATATCCATTTTGAGTTTCATCAAAAGCATATCTATCTGAAGAAGTAAATGTTTTTGGTCTAAATGGCATACCTTTTTCGAGAAATGTTGAATCTAATGAATCTCCAGTTATTTCTCCAATATCTTTTAATCTATCATCATATCTTGAAAATGGTACAAATCCATTCTTTGGTTTATTATCATCTTCTAAACCAAAATTTCTCTCCATCATCCTTCTTTGAACATTAAATTGATGCATATCGTCATCATAATTTTCTTTATTTCTAAGCATTATTATTATTATATCATTTATTTTATATTACCTATTGAACACATTCTTATTAAATTATTGAATATTTATCTTAATATACTAAAAAGTATTAATAACATAGTATTATTATGGAAATCAATTGGAATGTACAGAATGACTATATTGTAGGTACTGTAAAGGGAATACAATTAACAGATTTGGTAAATAATAAAATTGCGGCATTTGATCTGGATGATACTCTGATTAAACCAAAAGATGGCAAAAAATTTGGAGAAACAGAAGATGATTGGGAAATATATGATAAATCTATACCTACTAAATTAAAAAAATTAAAAGATGATGGATTCAATTTAGTAATTATATCAAATCAAATGGGAATAAGTAAAGGTAAAGTAGATGTGGAAATGTGGAAAAATAAAATCAAAAATATTATTAATTCTTTGGGATTAGAATTTACCATATTATGTGCACTGAAAGATAATTTATATAGAAAACCAAGAACCGGATTATGGGAATTGATAAATGGTAATACTGAAACATCATTTTATTGTGGTGATGCTGGTGGTTTAGCTAAAAGAGTAGTCAGCGAACATAAATTAGATAAGGATTTTAGTGATAGTGATTTAAAATTTGCATTAAATGTTGGTATTGAATTTATTCATAGAGATGAATTTGTATTTGATGTTAAATATCCCAAAAATAAATATGTTATAGATTATCCTATTGAATTCAGCAAATTAAAACAAGGAGATTATAAATTTGTACCAAATAAACCAGAAATGATTATTAATGTTGGATTTCCAGCAAGTGGAAAATCAAAATATGCAACTGAGAAGATATCGATTGATTCAGATTATGTTTATATTAATAGAGATACATTGAAAACAATGAAGAAATGTACCGATGCATTAGAACGAGCATTGAAATCTGGTAAAAGTGCCGTTATCGATAACACTAATTTGGCTGCTAAAGATAGAAAATTATTTTTAGATATCGCAAATAAATATAAAGTAAAATCAAGATGTATCCTATTTAATACATCTATTGATACATGTATACATAATTCATATTTTAGAAATTATCAGACTAATGGAGAGGTTGATCCTATACCGAAAATGGTTTATAATATGATGAAAAAGAAATATGAAAAGCCAGAACTTGATGAAGGATTTGATGAAATTGATGAAATTGGATTTTCTATTAATTTAGATACTAAGATAAAAAAAATGTATCAATGTTATTATTTTTAATGGTTGCAGCAGCGTAGCCATGGGGTCTCATATCCGCTGTTCTGTTGCCAGTTATGAGACGTGACTGCCCTGCATATGGAACAGTATTGTGTTCTAGATGCTGAGCTTGCTTTGCTTGCATGACGCGAGTGCGTGTTTGCCGGATTAAGGCAATTTTCGCTTTTGTGTGGACGGGCGGATGGATTATTTTTCAGGGTGTGGCAATAATAGCACATGTTATGTTGTATGTCTTCTTGTTGATATGTCTTTGTCGGATTGTTCCCAAAATAACGTGTTTTTCTAATGGGAACAATAACTACTTGAAATTTCAATTTTTTTAATATATTTATAATATCGTATCATAAACAGTATTATTTTTGTTCCGATAATCCCCTTGCATCCATATTAGGATTTTTAATAAATGCCATATATATTTGAGGATCTATTTCTTTTACTTTATTTAATTCCTCCTCTGTTAATTGGTCCATTTTTTTACTTGTATTAGGAGATGATCCATAGAAGTATTTCATTTCTTCTTTTACTTCTTTATCTCCTTCCAATATAAAATATAAATTTTTTTCTCTATTTTGATATAATCCTTCAAATGGATCATTATCAAATACATACCTTTGATTATATACTGATACGGGCCAATCTTTTATTTTTGAATTCCATACTATTTCATTAACCATAACAAACAATCCTTCTTGTACTCTAAAATTAACACTAAAATGTTTTGTTAAATTATCATTATCAAAATTAAATTCCATGTATCCACTAGTTTTATTTTCACTACCATAATGTATCAGATATGTTCCATTAATATCAAGACAAATACATTGTCCTGCTCCGTCTATAAAATTACATGTTCCATTTGATTGAAATATTATTGAATGTAAATAATCATAAAACTGTGGGTTTGCTGATAAACGAGTATCCATTATAATATTAAATTATTCAATATGTTTAGATAAATAACAACAGCAATTAATTTCAATATTTCCATTTATTATAACATAATGTTTGGTATGTTTTAGCAGTATTAACAATATCATCACTTTCATAAATACCCCTTCCAACAATAAATATGTCTGAATCACATTTATCCATATTTCTATATATTTGACCCTTATTATCTGTTTGCACTGTCAAATTAATTCCAGGTGTAAAAGTTAGATAATCATTTAGTACTTTTTCTTGACTGATAAACCCTACAATATTATTAAATTTATTAGACATATCTTTTACTTTATTGGAATACATATTATCAATTAAATTATTTTCAATTGATAGTTGATGAATTAGCAGAATTCCTATATTTGTTTTATCGATTTCTTCGATTAACTTTTCACCACATACACCATGGACTGTTACCATATCAGCAAACAGTTTAATGAATTTTAATTGTTGGATTGATATAAATGGAATATCTGCAAACTTTCTGTCCTCAATTACTAGAAAATTATGTTTCTGCTTTAATAGATTTAAATGTGTTACAAAGGATGGAGATATTGAATCCAGTATATCATAATGTATTTTTACTGCACATATATGATCTCCAATTAATCCTAATTTAGTCAATAATGTATATTCATCTGTTATATCAAGTGATGCTATTAAATTAGTTTGTTTTAATTTAATGATATCCATTAATTTTTGTGTAATAGGATTTTTAATTGTTATATTGTATGGTAGCTCTTTATGATTTACAATTTGAGACATTGTGAATAATGAACTAATCCGATATCCCATATCAGTTAATGTTTCCACACCACCAGCTTCTCTATCTAATATACATAATATTTGTTTTACTTTAATTTGATTTGATTCAAGTATTTTTAAAGTATTGATTACACTAGATCCTGTTGTTATAACATCTTCTATTAATATCAATTCTTTCCCAAATGTATCTCCTTCAATTTGTTGACATGTACCGTAATTCTTTTTTTCTTCTCTTATCAATATCATGGGAAGATTTTTGATTTGTGAAACAATAACAGCATAAGAAATTCCTCCAAGAGGAACACCAGCAATACATACATTTGTACCTGTAATTAATTTGCTTAACTCATAACTAATTGTTGAAATAAGTTTAGGGTAACTATTCAAACCTTTAAAATCAAAATACAAATTACTTTTTTGTCCTGATTTAAGAATGAAGTCTCCTGTTTTAATTAAATTTACAGCTTTTAATTGTTGTATCGTATCCATGATAATCAAAAATATGATAAAGATAATTATTGATGAATTAATTATTTCAATATTTTAGTCCAGAAAAGTTGATTTTTTATTTTAATATATATCTAAGAAATGTTAAAAAGATAATCTTAAATGTCAAGTGACCATATCAATCCATTTGAATTTGATTATATCAATACAAAAGTAAGGGAATTTTTTAAGAGTAGAGGAATGGTTGAATGTTTTGAACAAAACAAAAGAACTATACTTGCAGCTTGTGAAGATCCACAAAATGTAGGATCATATGAATGCAGAGGAGTTAAATGGCCATTGCCACAAACAAATCAAATGAATCTTGAAGCAGTAATACTTTCTAATCCTGGAAAAGCACCTGGATATTTTACATACACAACAAGTTATCGGTTTGAAGAAAATCCAGTTGAAGGAAGACATAATACTGTGTTTCCAATGATAGAATTTGAGCTTGCTTGTGATATGGATGGACTATTAGAGTTTGAAAAGGATTTACTACAACATCTTGGATTTGGATCAAAACAAAATTATAAAGAAGGTGATTATTTGGATATTTGTAAACAATATGGTGTTGATGAATTGACACATGAACATGAACAACAATTATTTGAGGATTATGGTCCAGTATTTTTCCTTAAAAATTTCCCCGAATCAACAAGCCCATTTTGGAACATGAAACGCAATAATGAATCTGGTTTGGCAGAAAAAATAGATGCGATTATATGTGGTATTGAAACATTTGGTTCAGCCAATCGTTCATGTGATAAGGATGATATGAGAAATAGATTCCATACAATTAGTGATGGAGGATATGCTGATCTTTTGTATACAAAGTTTGGAAAAGATAGAGTAGAAAAAGAATTAGATGAATATCTTTCATATAACTTTTATACTCGATCTGGAGCTGGAATTGGTTATACTAGACTTGCACGCGCAATGAGAATGTTAGGATTATTACCAAAAAATTGATCTATTAAATTTATTTATTACATTACATATTATCATTTAATTATCTATGTCTTTGTCAACATCTATATGTGGAATTAAGTTACCTTCTTGTGTTATGAATGCAAGTGGTTGCTGGTGTACTACAGAAAAAGAATTAGATGAATTATATAATTCTAATTGTGCAGCTCTAGTTAGTAAAAGTGGAACAATCAATAGTAGAACCGGAAATTCTGAGCCCAGATTATATGTTGATAGTATGGGAAGTATCAATGCAATGGGGTTGCCTAATTTAGGTTACAAATTTTATCTTGATTATGGGAAAAAAGTAATAAATAAACCATTTATACAATCAATACATCCATTTTCAATTGACGAATTGGATATTATGTTAAAAGACATTGACTTGATTAAAACCAAAAGATTAGTTGAAGTTAATGTTACATGTCCTAATATTGTTAATGGCGGAAATGAAAATAGTTTTGAGAATTTTGAGAAATATATGGATAGAATAAAACAAATGAATTTACAAAATGTTAAATGTGGATTAAAATTATCACCTATTTATGAATTGGATCATTTTGATCGTATGAGTAACTTATTATTGAAATATGATATTGGGTTTATAACATGTGTCAATAGTGTACCAAATGGTTTAATCATAGATCCAATCAATGAAATCACAAGAATATTTCCAAAAGGAGGTGTTGGAGGTATTGGTGGAAGTTATATCAAACCAATAGCTCTTTCTAATGTTTATAATTTCCATAAGAGAATTGGAAATACAATTGACATAATTGGTTGTGGAGGTATCAATAGAGGTTTTGATGCATTTGAATATATATTATGTGGAGCCAAAGCTGTTCAAGTTGGTACTCATCTGGTTAAAGATAAACCAAAGTGTTTTGATATTATAAATTATGAATTAGAATATCTTATGAAAGCAAAAAATTATGATACTGTTGATGATTTTAGAGGTAAACTTAAAATTGTTGATATGATTTAATTTATTATGTTCTCAATTTGTATTTCTTCTTATTATTACCTCCCTTATGATTCTTAAATCTGTCATATATTGCCGATAACTGCATAATCATTGATTTATCATCAAGTGGTAAACCAATAAAATAATCATTATCATCATGATCAGCATACACATATACACCATTATTTATAAATGTTTTCATTGATGCAAGAATTCTATCATCATCATTTGTTATTGATTCACATGTTTTAGTTGATGTTAATTCAGTTACTAGTGCACAAAAAGCATGTCCATCTTGCCATGCTTTTGTAAAATTTTTAATTTCAATAAAATATGGTTTTTTATTTATTTTAGAATTAACCCATTTTATCAATGATTTTTTATCAAGAATTGGTGGAGGAAATTTTGGAGGTTTATATTGAGGAGCTGGTGATATTAATGGAACAACTGTTGGTACTTTATTTTGATTAACTGTTGTTGGAGGTATTGTAGTAGATATTGGTGTTACATTTATTTTTTGATTTTCTATTATTTTATCTATATATTGTCTTCTCTTCAGTAAAAGATTTACATTATTTAATATGGTTTCAATATTTGACATATAAATTAAATGTAGAAAGAAATAATACTGTTAATAATTATAAATTATTTTTGTGGATAAGCTTTATTTAGTAATTGGACTGATTCTTTTGACTTGAATGCATTTCTAAGTGGTTCCATCATCAGATCCAAACTGTCAACCATACCTAATTTGAGATCCGCAGGATGTAATTTTTCTGTTTTGAAATCATTAGTGACATCATCAATATTGGTGTACACTAATTTTCCCCCATGCTCTTCTTTACGATTAATTACAAAATCTAAACCTTTCAATTTCAGAACTGGAAAAACAATCTTATCAAGCATAGTTAGGAGGCAATTATCATCAACATCACCAGGTAAACAATAAGCTTTATTGATTTTAGATCGGATTTGATTCCTAGTATCTAATAGACTAATTTTAGAATCTGCATTTGATGAACTCATTTTTTCAAGTTGGATATTACTCTGATCATTATTTTCAAGTAATGATTGAAGCCGATCAGCCAAAACTTTCTCATCCGCTTCAGAATTGACGAGAGATAATACTTTTTCTTTTAATGATTCTTTTTGTTCATTCTGTACTGATTGTAGAGGAGTTGTTTTTTCAAATCGGAGTCCAGGAACCATACGATTCATTAAATGAAAACGTTTTTTATATCCAAGTGCAGGCATAATGGCCCGTGCATGTACAAATATTTTACGCTGATCAATTCCCCCAAGTTCAGCATCAGATCCAAGGTATTGTTCATCCAATGCTTGAAGTGTTGGGTATAACAATCCAGTCATTTTAGGATTATCTGATTGCTTAACGACTTCTGCACCAGCGTGTTTTGCTTCTGAAACTGAAATGAGAGTATGCGCTTTGTACATATCAAGAGTGTATTCTTTACTCAATTGGTAATCTGTACCCTTGACAAATTTCAGTCTAGAAATATCAACATTTAATGATTTGAGAAGCTCTTGAATTAATACTGTGTATACTTTAGTTCTTGCATCTACTTGTTCAAATGTTGATTTCATGTTATCCAGTACTGCATGCAGATCTGCAATGAGGATTGTCACTTCACAACCAGCTTGAAGGAAATCAATAATTTTAAACATAGGAGCAAAATATCCAAGATGACAAAGAGATGTTGGAGCAGTTCCCCAATATATTTTAAGAGGCCGTGCTGCTAAAATCTTTTTCATGATTTCCTCATCAACAATCTTTTCTTGTAAATTTCGTGTAATAAGTTCATACTTTTGATCAACCGTCAACTCCATTATTATAAAATCAATCAATAAGATATGCTATTATTATTGATATTAGCATAAATTTAATTAATCAATTTTTTGATGTTTTTATATAATATAATATATATGTCTGTGTATACAGTATCTGAATTACAAAAATCTGATTATTATCATGGATTTTTACAACTTTTAGAGCAACTTACGACTGTCTGTGCAAATGAAATTACATATCAGGCATTCAGTGATCAATTTGATAAATTTAAATCAAAGGTATTTGTGGTAAAAGAAAATGGTCAAGTTATAGGAACGGCTGCATTATTGGTTGAAGAAAAGTTTATACATAAATTGGCATCAGTTGGTCATATTGAAGATGTTGTTGTTAGCCAAGAATATCGGGATAAAGGAATTGGTAAATTATTAATAAATCATTGTGTTGAATATGCAAAAAACAATGGATGTTATAAAGTTATACTCAATTGTGCAGAAAAGAACATTGAGTTTTACAAAAAATGCGGTTTTACAAACAAAAATGTAGAGATGAGCATCTATTTACATTAAACTTCATCAATTTGTGGATCTGTACAACAAAACAATGATTTAAAGAAGTCAATAATATCATCACCTAGTTCTTTTAACCCTTGTATAGTAATTGGATCATATAATAACGTATCGGCTCCATATGAGTACATTTTTTCTATTTTCTATAATTTATTTTAGGTGATATAATAAATTATTTTGTGGTTGATAAAATATTATTTAGGCTATCTAATTGATCTTTTGTATTTATATTAATGACTTCAAGTTCTTTATTAGATTCAAGCACATACAATGATATTTGGTTATTATCATTTTTATATATTTCAACTAAATCAGTCAAATAATATTCTTTTTGGGCATTATTGGATTTAATCAAGGGTATATATTTTTTTAGAACATCACCATATGCAAGATAAATTCCACAATTTACTATTTTGATTTCCTTTTGTTCTTCTGTACAATCTTTTTCTTCAACTATTTTTTGAAACACATGATTTTCCATAATAATTCTACCAGAACCAGTTGGATTGGATGCATTGACAGCAGTTATTTGAAGTTTTGAAGTTTGGGACTTGAAATAATTAATTATAGTAGTGAGAGTATCATATTGGAGTAATGGATTATCACCATTAACTATTAAATTTAAATCAGAAACATCTAATAAATGTAATGTTGATAATACGGCATGACCTGTACCTAGTGGAGGATCCTGTAATGCATATTCTATGTTCAAATTATTTAAATCATTATACAATTCTATAGTTGATTTTATCACATCTTTAAACTTTCCAACAACTATGATAATTTTAGATGGATTTAATTTTTTTATTTCATTCAGAATTCTAATAATCATTGGAATGTTGTTAACTGGATGTAATACTTTAGGTAATGTCGAATTCATTCTTTTTCCAAGACCACCTGCCAGAATAGTAATAACTAAATTATACATATATAACTTAATATTACAATAATAAATTTATAAAATAAATGCATTATTAATATTAATTGATTAACGTATACGGACACGGAGTGGATCATAACGAAGACATCCTTCTTGTGATTCTTTGCAATTTGCGCTTGATGGAAGCTTATATAACCATTCTGCAAATTCCTTTTGATTATTAGGAATAGCTGTATTTGGTATTGTGTAAAATTGTCTTTGTGAATTTTCCCTTTCCCATAATTCATCAACATCTCTAAACAATTGATGGTTAAAGTTAACTTTAATATTATCCTTTATTTCATCATCTTCTGCATTGCATGCAGCTGGAGGGTCACCATTACCAAATTCAACAGCCGCAGGATTCATAAATGGATTATTTGGCGTAGGTCTTCTACATGTGTTTTTATTATAATCAATTAGTTCATCAACACTATATAAAGATGGTTCACTATCTCTTAAATAATTATTAACTTTTTCTTTATTTCCGAGATTTAATTTTCCATCTGGATCATAACTTCCAGATTGTAATGTATAATCTTTTAATTGTTCGTCTTCTTCTTCCATTTCAATTGATGTTTTATATATTTTATCTCCATCGTGTGAATATTCCTTATTTTTTAAAGTATTGATATAATTTTCTTTATTTTGTCTTATTTTCAAAATTTTATCAACTTCTTTTTCTTTACCAAATAAATCATCTTTATTAAACTTCTTTATCATAACTGCTACAATTAATATGCATATTGGAATAACTAAAATAGTTTCACCTCTATTAAATGCCAATATTAAAATGATCATATAAAGGGCAAATCTTGTTACCGCATTTAATTGTTGTGTTCTTGTCATTTCATATTTAGGGAAAAATTTTGTATAATTATTATTCTTATATAGTTCAGTTGGATCATCTAACCAGAATTGTTCTTTAATTGTTGTTTTGCATAAAGCCAACGGATTATTACAAGCATTATCATAACTCATTATATATATATAAACTCTATATATATAACATTATAAAAATATTTTCTATTTCTTACTCTTTCTTTTCTTGATTATTACGTTCTTGTTGTTCTTTCATCATTTGAATTTTTTTCAATTGTTGCAACTTTTGAAAATTTTGATGTTGCATTTGTTGTTGTAACATACCCAATTCATGAATTTGTCTTACTTGTTCTTGTTTCTTTTGTATTGATAATTGCGAATCTTCAATACTTTGTTGTACTGGTTGTACTGGTTGTACTGGTTGTACTGGTTGTACTGGTTGTACTGGTTGTACTGGTTGTACTGATGGTACTTTTGGAGTATTATCAGCTGATTGTTGTGTTGCTAATACATGTTGTCTAAATTGTGGATTTGTTTGAAATTGAAGTTCAAACATAAGATCCCTGTATTCAGAATCTAAATTATAATTTTTTGTTAATCTTGCTCCCGATTTAACTAATTCTCTTAATTTGTTTAAAATTTCTATTTTTTTAGTTACCAATTCAGTATCTTCATTATTTACTGGTATGGTTTGGTGTGGTTGTGCTTGTGCTTGTGGTTGTGCTTGTGCTTGTGGTTGTGCTTGTGCTTGTGGTTGTTGTTTTTGTTGAAGAGATATATTGATATTATTTATTTCATTTAATTTTTGTTTTTCTAATATTTTTTCTTTTTGTAATGCTTGTTGTTTTGCAATATTAATTTTTTCTTTTAGTGCCATTGTTGTTCCAATTAATGTTGGTTCGTGTGCACCTTCTACTTCTGCAACTCTATTACCATTAAAATAAAATAAAAAGGTTGGTGTGTAATCATAATTTTGAAAGTATTTATTTATGACAGTACTATAATTATTTCTGTCTACATACACAAAAAATATATCTTTATTTTGTTTAGATAATTCAACAAATTTGGGTTTTATAGTTTTACAAGGACCACATTGTTTTGATGAATACATTATAATTACTAAATCTTTCATATGTTTTTCCATAATGTCATCAATGTCCGATTCTGATATGACTTGAAAAATATTCTGTTCCATTATTAATCCTATATTCTATATAAAATTAATTCATATTGACGCACACTTTATCTTTTCTTGTTATTCTTTTTTGGTTTTTTACCTCCTCTCGTATTTGTTTGATTTGATTGATTAGTACGCGATTGATTCATTGATTGTTGTAATTGTGTCATCATTTGTTGCATATTCATATTACCACCTCCGTTTACGCCTAAATTATTTAACATTGTATTGCATTGTTGCATACATTGTTCTTCATTCATATTAGACATATTATTCATATTTGCAAATTGTCCTAATAGTGCAAATGGATTCATTTTACCATCAAACATCGGTTTTCCATTTTTATCAGTACATTGACTTGCAAATGCTTGAGTAGATTGTAAAAGTTGAGACATATCTATATCTCCCTGTTCTATTTTTGGTTTCATATTACTTGCAACCTTTTCTGCTATATTTAAAATATTTTTTAACGGGTCTCCATTACTCATATCGTTATTTTTCATTTCATCCGATATATTAGTTAACATATCTGAAATTAAATTTGTGGTTTTTTCATCAACATTATTTCCTAATAATCCTTTAATATTATTTGTTGCATTTTCAATATCTTCCTTCTTCATATTCTTTAATTGATTAGATAATTCTTCTAAATTAACCAATTTGTTTAATCCCATCATCTTTGCAATAGTTTCTATACCAGGTCCTGTTGGTTTATCATCTTCCATTTTATCCAATGCAGAAAACATTTCATTAACACTATATTGTTCCTTATTATTTTCACCCACACCAACATATGGATTGAATTCAACTGATTGTGCTTTTACTATTTCTGTAGATGTATCAGTTGATTGTATAATTTCTGATTGTGGTGATTTTGATTGTTCATTAGATGTTTTTTTATTATCTACTATATTATTATTTGGTGTTGGTGATTGATTAACTAATATATCAGATTCTATCATTAGGATTTTTAAATATGTAAATAATTTATCTTTCTGACCTTTAATTAATTTTACCCATGATTGAGATACATCAACACCCGGCAAAATATAAAATTGTTGTGAAAATAATGTCTCGTCTTTATTATTTATCTTATCACAATTATCTTTTAATAAATGATATGTTCTAAATATGATTTTTGCCATTTCTAAATCTTTATAAACATCTAATGCGTTTTGTGTTACGTGAGATGGAACGTATCTATTTAAATCATATACGAATTTATATAAAATTGTTAAAAAATTGTTGTAATGTTGCTCCATGTTTTTATATAATAATTATTACTAACATTTTTTTAAGTATATAATAGCCGCGAATTAAATAAAAAATTGATTTTATTGTTGATTGATATTCATTTAATACTATAATAATTAATATTATGAAATGAAATTTCATAACATTTTCCTCAAATCCTATGGATTAAAAGGGTTCATAGGTGACAAGTTAATAAACAAACAAAATGATATTGAGAGTGGATCAATAGAAATAACAATTCAAAACGATCGAGTTATTAAAAAAGTATCAGAACCACATATTGTATGGTATAGGAACAGAATAGTTAAGAATATAATAAATTGGATATATATGGTGTTTGTATTATGTGCAGTTTCATGGCCATGTATATTTTCAATTGGTAAATCTATTAAAGAATCAGATGCAAAATATTTCTTCTCAAATATGTTTGCCTTTATGTATTTATCACAATATATCATAGGAATTATCTTATATAGGAATAAATTTTTTTCCGATTCAATGAAAGACACTGATGAAAAAAACAAAGTGTTGTTATTATTAATATATATTGTATCATGTATACTTGTTATAATTTTAACAGTAACATCTATTATGTTATTGTTATTTTCTGTAAACATTAACATTTTTAGTGATATATATAGAAATGCAAATGCTGCAGAAAAAGTATTTTTAGTAATAGGAATAGCGATTGAAAAATTTTATTCATATAATATATTTTTTGTCAATGTAATTGCATTCTCATATATTTTAATTGAACACAGTAAAAGTATTAAGAGTTATAAGAAAAAATTAAATCAAATTGTCAAGGAAAACATTAATGACATATCAATTACTGATATTATAAAAGAATATACTGAATTAAAAGAATATTATTCTAACTCAGTTCGTAGATTAAACAATCTTTTTACTAGCATTACAATATTTGGATTATTTGGATGTTATTTTACAATTATGAATTATGATAATAAATTTATTGGTGTATTTACATATATAGATGTTGTATGTTTCATAGGTGTAGAAGCAATATATATCTATTCGATAAATAGAATCAAGAAAGCGGCAAACGATATTAAAGATATAATTAGTTCCACAAGATTTGTTATTAGATTTTTAGATCGCAGTGAATTATCAAATATTTATGGTGATATTTATGAAAATTATAATAAAAATAATTCTAAAGACAATGAAGAAGAAAAAATATATATTAAGGATGAAATCGATAAAGATCCAGTATTAGATAAAAACAAACCGAAAACTGGAAAGAAAGAAAAACAAAAGCTATCGGTAACAAATACTGATGATACTGATAACAAACTTCATCAATTACCAAATACTAAAGAAAACATAAAAGTAACTCCAAGATTTATATCTCCAAGATCTATTAATAGGCAAATTATAATGGAAACACTTGATGAAGTTTCTAGAAATCAACCAGATATAAATAAGAAAATAAATATTATCAAAACAATATTATTAAGAACATCTATTACGACAAATGAAAATGCTATAGAGTTAGATTGGATAATATTATATAATAAATTATTAGAAGACTGGGAAAATTTCAAAGTATTTGGATTTGAGTTTGATGATGCATCAATAATACAAAAATTAACAATAATTGTATTAGGATTAATTGGAATATTACAATTAAATGATAAAATAGGACTATAATATGATGTCGTTTAAAATTAGCTTAAAAATATATACTTAATATTATAAGTATAAATAATGAATAAAGAAATTATCAGCCTAATATCAGATTTTAATGATACTCTATTATCTCTCGCATTAAATATTGCTAATATATGTCCAACGTCAGTATTAGGCACAAATATTAAGGATATAGAAAAACAAATAAAACGCAAAGATAATTTTACTAAATTTATTGATATGTTTTGTATAAAAGTTTTACAATATAAAGATCAAATTGATGCAGGAGATGAAAGTTTTTTTATGAATAAGGATTATAGTAAAGATCTTGAAGGACAAGAATCTGTTTCATTTGATTATGTATTATCATTTAAAAGTATATGGAATCAATTAAAAAAAGAAAATAAACAGATAGTTATATTAAACATGCAAATATTGTGCGAACTATCACAACAATATTTTAATTTTATACAATCATCAATGAAAAAATAAATTGTTATCTATAATTATTTCTATTTTGCATCATTTGCTGTTGCATCATTTGTTGTTGCATCATTTGTTGTTGCATCATTTGCTGTTGCATCATTTGTTGTTGCATCATTTGTTGTTGCAATACTTGTTGACTTTGTAAATTATTATTTGATTGACTTAATAATTTCTCTTGTTCAGTATTCATAACTGCTTCCATTTGTTTTTGTTTCATTGTTGTTGCATTATCACTATCTTGTTGTTCTCTGCGTGATTCTAAATCTTTAATTAACTTAAGTTGATTCGTTTTATTAATTTTATCATGTTCTGGAGCAGTAAATATTACATTTTTATCTTCCTGTCCAACACCAAAATAAGATTGAGGGCATGCTGATTCAACTTTTGTAAATGCAAATTTATCTGATACACTTGTCATAATATCGTTATCAAATCCAATTGGTCCTTTTTTAATTGTAGAATTTAATGAGTTTTGTTGAATTATTTTTTTATTTATATCCATCACTTGTTGTGATCTTATATATTTAATTTGTTCAATCCATTTAAATGTTTCCTGTGCAATTAATGGTTTATTGACATTGTTAACAACCATCATTGGAACTTGCATATCAGGAGGAAATTTATCTAATTTATCATCAACACATATCAATTTAAAATAACAAAGCAAATTTTCATTTCTAAGCAACAACAATAAATTTCTACAATATTCACATTTTTGACTATAAAATAAAATATTTGTATTATTTTGATTATTCATGTTTAATTATATTTATATAACCGATAAAAATATATATATAATCAGCGCACATAATTAAAAATCGTAATAATAAAACATATATTTATTTATATAACTCGTTATTACAATTCCTATTCATTTTATAAGCACATGTAAATAAAAAATTGATAATATTAATGAATTAAATAAATACTTAAAAAATTAATCTTACTAGAATTATATTGTATATATAAATGGAACCTATAGATATTAAAATAACACAAGTACATAAACAAGAAACTAAAAACTTACAATCTAGTCAATTAATTTTAGATATTAGTGGTAATACCGTTAATCCTACACTTGTAAACACAATTAGACGTTTATGTTATGATTATGTTCCAATGTATGCGTTTCCTTCAGAATTAATTACAATTGAAAAAAATACATCAGTATTTAACAATGATTATATGAAATTAAGATTATCACAAATTGTAATTCCTAATATTACTGTAGGAATACATTTTCTGGAAGATAAATATTGGAAAGATATTGATATTAAAAATCCAGAACATCCAAAACATGAAAATGACAAAAAAGTATTAGAATTTTATGTAAATTCAACAAATAATACTACAGAAATATTAAATGTAACATCAAATGACATTAAAATTTATGAAGATGGTAATGAATTAAAAAATAGATTTGATGTTAATTTTCCATGTCTTTTAATTCAATTAAGACCAGGAGAAACTTTTATTTGTAGATGTATGGCTGCATTGGGTATTGGTAAGATGAATAGTATATGGTCTCCTGCTGGTAATGTATATTTTAGTAATATTAACGATACTAAATATAAATTTACTATTGAATCAAAAAATCAATTTGATGAATATGAAATTTTACACAAAGCATGCAAAGCATTAAAGGAAAAATTAGAAATTACAAAAAAATTAATTAAAGAAAAATATGATTCTCCAGTATACAAAAATATAACTGCACTTAAAATAGTTTTAGATAATGAAGATCATACATTAGGATGTATTTTAAATGAATATTTACAAGAATCAAAGAAAATTGCTTTTTCAGGATTGTCAAAGCCTAATCTAATTATTGATAGTATGGTAATTGAATTTACAACAATAGATAGTGATCCAGTAAAAGTATTTATTGATAATATTGATTATGTGAATAAAATATTTGATACTATAGAATCACAAATAGAAAAATTAGGTAATAAGTTTATTAATTATGAAAAAATTAATAAAGGTAAAAAATAAATTTATTTATTGGTTAATTAATGTTTGTTTTTTAAATGTTTAAACATTAATGTCGATTGTGTTGTTGTATTTATACAATTTCTATTTAAAAATTTCATTTCTACATCACTTATAATTTGATTTCTGTCATAATATAATTGTCTTAATTCATTTGATGGTAGAGTTTTAAGATAATGATATACATCAAATACATTAATTGATTTAGTATTTCCGTTCGTTTTTACATCGACACCATTTTCAAAATCATTTTTCCTGTTTTTAATATACAAACCATGGATCTCATATAAACACTTTTTATATTGCACTGATAATTTATTATACATTTCCCCATTGTTTTTATTTCTTGTCATATGATACAAATCTAACATCTCTTTTGATATGTTTTGCATTGATATGTGAATTCTTTTTACAACATCGTTTCCATATCGTGTAAAATATGGTAAAAATTCATGTAATTTGTCTTGTTGATATAATTCTAAGAAACATTGATATATATTGCTATTATTCGGTTTTAAGTTCATTAATGATTCGTATATTGGTGTTTGCAGTTTTAATGTCACAAATGGACTAGATCCGACATCGCCTAAATAATACCTTAAAACATATCCTTCTAATGTTACTTTCTGATATTTTACATCATTCTCATTTTGTTTGATTATTTCATTTTGTAGTTCTTGTAATGATGTAAACTTCTCTTCTGTAATATATTTCACTTTATCATTAATTACAACTGGAACTTCTTTTAATGTGTATTTTTCAGTTGTTAAAACATGATATAGTTCTTTGTATTCTCTTCCCAATGTATTATATGAAACTATATTCTTATTCTTATAATGAACTAATATAAAATGATAACAGTAATCGACATTCAAATCTTCAAATGAAAACTTATTTTCCATTGCTTCTACAAACATATCGTAATATGAATGATCTCTAATCCATGTTGAATCTTGTGCATTTAAACATCGTCTTGTTGTAATATACCATTTGCTATTATGGTTAAATACAACTATTAGTGTTCCTTCATAACACTTTTGAATAACAAATTTATTCCAGTCTTTATCTTTAATAAATTCTAAACTTTCATTGTTATATAAAATTTTATTATATTGTGTTACTAATGGCTTTAGTGTAGATTTCTCTAGTATTACGCTTCTAATAGAACTTTCAAATTCAGATATATTTTCTAAGGATTTATGAGGATTATTATATAACATACATAAATTATCATCTTCTTTGATAAATATATTATATTTCTTATTACCGTTATCGGTTGTTTTTAATAATTCCTCTTTAAATTCATCATATAGTATTGATGAACCTTTAGTATCAGATAATTGTCTAATAAATAAGTTAATAGGTAAATTTTCATAAGTATTTGTGGCCATAGTATAGTATAATTTAGTATATACTATTAATATATATTTATCTTTAAGTAATATTCAATATAAATTTATGAGTTAAAATGTAATAAAATTTAAATTCTTATAATATAATATAATTATCAAGTAAATATGTATATCAATAAAATAGATGAACTTGTAAATAACATTATAGATGACTTCTATAACACCATAATTACTAAAAAAGACTTTAAAAAATTTTTAACAGAAGTCAATTTTGTCAAATACCAGCTTGAAATCAATAAAATATTCACAACCTATTTCACAAATATTAATAAAAAAGAAATAAACGCAATTCTAAATGATGATGATAATACAGCAAAATTAATAGAGATTATTAAAAAATATATAGCATACTACATGTTTATGATATTTGGTTTCTTTTATAATGGAAAACAAGAAACATATATAAATAATATTGTTGAATTTACAAAGAACCAACCTAGTTTTAATTTTAAGATAAATAACTTTTTTAACAGTGATAGTAACAGTATTGTAATCAAATTCCATATTATTATTAAAAATATACTAATATTATTAGATGCAGATTCTGTAAAACAATCACAATTATCTAAAAAACAAGAATTCTCTGATACTATTTCATTCTTAAACGAATTAGGTAAAGAAGTAGTTGATGCCAGTTTTAAACTCAAAAACTTAAATGGTAATGTATTTGATCAAGCACATAATATTATCAAAATGATATTAATTAATGAATTATATTTGAAACAAGATAAAAAAGAAATTAATGAATTTCTTGACCAAAGCAATGCACAAACTGGAGAATTTATATATATTGATATAATTGTACCGCGTACCGAATCAATTGATTATAATACTATTGAAAATTCATTAACTCAAAGAGAAGTTGAATTAGGTATGGCATCTGAAATTTATGAATTGTTAGCAAAGGTAGAAAATGAAAAAATAATTGATAAACATCATGATGAAAAAATATTAGACTTATTAAACAGTAGAATCATTATCCCTATAACAGAAGATTTCATGCTTTATCATAAAGATTCAGAAAAATATGAAAAACCATTAAATGTAACAAATCAAACATTGCAAACAAAGAAAAAAGATGAGACAAAAATCAAATATATTATTAATAAAATTGATAGTGTATCTGAATATTATTCAAAGAACACAAAATCAAATAATGATCTTAAGAAGAATATTGAAAAATTATTCTATCAACCATTGGCAGACAGAAAGGCCATTCTTGTAAATAATATTGAAGATATTAAAATTATTAATAAACTTCAAAATCAAGGTAGAAGAGCAATAGAAAATAATGAATATTATAATGATTTGTTATCTTATAGACAATATCCATATATTAATTTTAAAGATATACAAAATTATGGGTTTAATCTTAATATTAATCAAACACTTGATGCAGTTAGATCTATCAACTTCGAGAAAATTAATGAGATGAATAGAAATAAATTTGTTCAAATGAGAATTACAAGCCCGCATCATTCTGTTAATATTATTGGATTTATAATTAAACCACAATATACTGATATTAAATGTCTCAAACTTAAGGATTTTGTTGATATTAGAAAAGTAGGATACAATGAAGGTGGAAAAGTTATTAAGAATGATAATGGATTTAATATAACACTCAAATTATTAAAAAAACATATTACTACATCTAATAATAAAAAACGTCCAGCTGTATATTGGTTATTTGATCTTGAAAAAGATAAAGTTAAACTAGAAAAATATGATGTTATTTCTAAAATGAATAATAATGAACATATTAAAATCATGATTGGAACATTATATGATAATTTACTAACAATAGTAAATGATGAAATAATTCAATCATGTAGTAAAAATGAAATGACACTTCAAAAGTTTTATAAATTATTAAATAAAATAAATAGTAAAATTATAGAAGTACCAACTGATATTAAATCATTTAATGATCTTGAAAAAATAATTTACAATGAAAAAATAGTAAGGTTAGAAGATAAGTATGATGGAAAAGAAGATGAATTCCCAGGATTATTAGGAGATATCATTGAATTGCCTGCTGCACCAGAAAAACAAAAAGAAAAAATGCCTATAATGAAACTAGAAAAATTCAAAAAACAAAAAATATCAGATGCAGACGAATTGATGGAAGCTGAAAAATATGGTGCAATTTGCCAACATAATATTTCATGGGATAATATTTCAGCACTTAGAAAGAAAAATCCTAATAAATTTAGCGAACTATTATTTGAATTTTTCCAACAATATGTTATAAAGAATCATGAAGATGATTTTATATGCAAGAGCTGTGGGTCACAAATTAATCTTAGAAATTATGTTCTGGATGGTACTTATGATGACGATGGTAGATTTGTAAGCTTTAATATGCCAATGGAAGTACCAATTGAAGATATACCAGAATATGAGAAATACAAGTCGACAATTAGAAATCTCGAAAAGATTATCGAAAGAATTGCATCAATCTCAAATATTAATAGTTTAACAGGTACATCGTTAACTATTAAAATGAGAATCAGAAAGATCGTAAGAGATGCATTAGATTTAATATTGGTTCACAATGCTAATCTTAAAAGCGTATACAAAGAAAGAAGTGAAAAAATATCACTCTATGGACTTAATAAAGAATTATCAAACCTTTTCATTTTTGATTTAGATAATAGTATTTTTGTTTATTCAAGTAAAGATAAAGATTTTTACAAACCAATTAAAAGAAATAATATTACAATGTATTTACTATTATTAATGATATTAGAATTAAATGATTCACAAATTTACTATATGACTGGTGATAAAATATGTAATTATTATTTATTTTCAAAATATGGTATGAATTGGTTTAATGGTATACATATAAGAAAAAATAATCAGAATACAATTACACCAATACTTAATTATAAAGTTTTATGTTACATAATCTTCTATATGTCATGTCTAATCACTAAATATAATTTATGGTATACTGAAAATGTTGAACAAGAAAAAACAAAGAAATTTGATCCAATGACACAAAAAGTAATAATTCATACATTAGTTGATTTTATTAACAGTGTATTAGAATTTTATGGTAAAAAGAAAAGACATTTTATTTATGATATTTTAGCTAACAAATTTTTCCAAAAATTAAATACCACATTCAAAAATGAGGAGATTTTAGATAGAATAAAAACAATTGAAAATAAAAAAATAGTAACAGATGATAAAAAAACTAAAATGGTATCAGTTAAAATAAAACCGATAGAATTATCTCATGAATATAATTATGGAACATATTTTGATACTTCATCATGGATGACATGTAAGATAGCTAAGAATTTTATTAAAAAGAGAATAGACACACGTGAAGAATTATTAGAAATCAGTAATATTACAAATTGCGAATCTGGAACATTCCATAAATGGATTCCAAAAGGAACAGAATATTCCTGCTCAATTTGTGGAATATCTGCTAAAGATACAAAGGTATCAGCTGATCTTAATAATAAAATCGAGGAAAGCTTTAAAGAAACTCAATTACATAAATTAGCTAAGAAATACTGCAAATCTGGTGATTTACATAGTTATAACGTTGAAACAGATAATAAATGTAGCATTTGTACTAAATGTAATAAAATAGAAACAGACAAGCTTTCTAGAAAAGAATTAGATGAATTAGAGAAAAATATAAGTAAAATGAAAGATCACACTTCAACAAAAGAAGAAAAACCACATAAAAAAGATAAATCAGATAAATATAGAGATTTTATTAATGAAATGAAATCATCATATGGTAAATCTAAACAACATAAAGAAGATTATCAGAGATTTATTGATGCATTTATATCAAAAGTAGAAGCATTACTTGGTAAAGATATTAATTTACGCAATAAAGATATTTATTTAAGATATGATTCTTATATTATTGATCATGATCATAATGGTAATGCAATTGAAAAACCATTTACAATAAATGATGTAAGCAATAAAATATTATTTAGAAAAGATCATCAATTCTTCAAGAAAGACGTAATTTACTATACAAATAATAAACTTCAAATAGATATATTTTATGATGCATCTACTAAATTATTATTAGGATATAAAGAAAAAAATAAAGAATTTCAATATTCTAGAAGACATAATATATATTTGAAAGTAAATAACTCAATTATGAGTAGAATTAAAATGTTAGGATATCCAACCAAATTTATCAAGATTAAAGACCGTATGAATGAATTAAAACTAACATATAAGGATCCAAACACAAGATTACGACAAATAATTAGTGAACTTAATAGGAATAGAATACAAAAACTTAAACGCTTTATTTCTGATTTCCAACGATATATTTATAGAATTGCATATAATTATCAACGTAAACCAATTGATGAAGAAAATAATCCAGATAAATTTATCGATACATATAAAAATAAACTTAATAATGTTGTTCTTAATGATAAGAAAAATAAAGTATTCAAAAATTGGAAAGGAATTAAATATGAATTATTCTTTGAAAATTTAGAAAATAAAACAATTAATATTGATCCAGATGCTAATTATATTTCAGTTGATGATTTAAGTATGTATGATTATAGCGGTAATATTATATTATTCTATTTAATAAATGAAATGAATAAACTACTTGATCTAAATAATGATAAATTCACAAAAACAACACTTACTTACTTATTACTTGATATAATTGTCAGAGTACATGATGAATTTGATGAAGATAAAGATATGACTAATACCGAAATTAAAAGATTTAAATATACTTTAGAAATTCAAAATGAAAAAGATATTGAAGATGTTGGAGGTGCTACAGAAGGATTCTATGATGAATATAAAGATCCTGACGAAGAGGTAAATGAAGATGAATTAGAACAGAAAGAAGAAGATAAGGAATTAATGGATGCTCTTGATATTGAAGATGGTGAAGAAGGTTTAGAATATGATAATGTTGATTATGAAAGCGGAGTCAACTTCGATGGTTAAAATTATAATTCTAAATGAATATTTTAGATATAATTTTATTCTTTATGGTATATATAAAGAATAAAGAATGTTAACCCGTTCTAATATAATTTTATTGTCAATGATTGGTTTTTTAGTTATCTTTTTGGCTTTTTTTAATAATCCATCAAATGAAAAAACAATCAGTAATGAAAAATTCGACGGTATAAGAGCACAGCCAATATATAGATATAAATACAAATCAAGCAAACCAATTTCATCTGAAACTGAATTAGTAGATGATGTTGTTAGTTGGAGTAGCAGTTTAAGTTCCGCTAATATAACAAAAGAAGTTCTGAACAAAAATTTCCTTAATATTCAATTCCATAATGATTATAGAGATGTTATAACTGCTATTAATAATTTAGTGCCCGAAAAAAGACAAAGATTTAATTTAGCCAATATCCCAATACAATATTCTGAACCAGAAACAGACGAAGTCAAATTGATGGTAAATGATTTTATCACTGTTTTGAATGAAAATATTAAATCAGCTGTACCAATCCATCGTAATGTTAATTCAGGATGGGATGAAGCTATTACAGATCCTACAGTTGAATCAGGATGGAATAGAGTGCAAAAAAGTCTTGGATTGGCTCCATCAATATATGAAGATCCTGCACTTAAAAATCCAGTTAAACTTATTGCAATTAATTATGTACAAAAATATGAAACAGATGATGAGATTAAATATGCAATCGATTTAGTTTTACAAAAATACAATGTTGATGATCAGATGTCAATTAAAGCTACATTCGTTCAAGATAAACGACCATTAAATGATGAAAATAATTTCTTTGTAACCAAAAATATAGATATGAAAGTAATTATTGAAGATGTTTTTCTATTAGGATTCTTAAGCAATGATGGTCCAGACTCCAACCAACAATTTGATTTAGATAAAGAAAAGTTCTATGACTACAACATCCTCGAATACAATAATATGACAGACCCTAAATATATACAGAGAGTACTTATGGATAAATATAAAATGAGAACTTTTGAAATGGAACAACGTAACGCTTTATTAGATGAAGAAGGTCAAGCATTCCATCGCTCACTGCCTAATATATACGATTTTAGCAATATCAGAGACACTAGAACTATTTATGATGACATGAATACTAAGAAGGTTTTCTATTGAAAAACTTATTAGTGTTCATAGATGGTAGTTCATGAATAAAAAGTAAATCATTAAAAATCAATAATTACTCTTACTATCATAGTAATCGTTAATTGACTGTTTAGACTCATATTCTATTGATCGTTTAATAATATTCAATAGATTTTTATCACTTAACCCAGCATCATCCAAATCCTTTTTAATTCTATCAAAAATTGTATGTGGTAGTTTTTTTAGCTTACTATTATTATCCTCGCTACATTTGCTGTTACAACAATTCCAACAACACTCATTATCATTATATTCATACATTTCAGCATGACCACTTGTAGGACATAATTGACGACCACAATAATAACAAGGTCTTGTCCAACATCCCTTACAACATTCATAAGACATATTTAAATATTAATTGATCATAATAATAATCATATATATCTAAGAATGATAAATTCAATTTTAATATAGATAAATTTAAAATTTTTTATATTTATCTAGTTATAATATATAAATGGTCTTTTTTGGATCAAGTCCCATATATAATACAATATTGTTCTATATTTTATTAGTTACATTGATTTTGGTAATAAAACCAAGTTTTATGTATTGTAACAAAACTAAAAGATTTAAACCATTTGGGTGTGGAGAAGGACAAACATTATTTTGTTTTCCTATTGTGTGTTTGACATCAGTTGTTATATTTTATATGATATTTTTAATGGTTGAGATTATTAATGGATATCTTGAAAATTCCAATAAATAATACCAAGCTTACATAATTCATATTTTTTATCTTTAAATATTGCATCAACATTTGTTACAATATTTATTTCTGATATGTTTTTATTGTTATTTGTATCTTTTAAATTATATATTGCATTTAATTCCATACTTAAACTATTATCATCATTTAATGTTATATAATATTTTGCCTCTTTTGATGTTACATATATCCCTTTCTTCATATTATTATACATTTTTGACATAAGAAGAAAAGAAAATGCTAATGATGCCTGATTACATAACATTAATATTAATTTATTTAATCCCATCATATTGCCATTAATATCAATAATTGTATCTTTAAATTTTTGTAAATTATCAATAAATTTCGGTTTGTTCTTGATTACCGTGTTATTAAAATATAATAGTGATCTATGAAAATCCATATCGAACTGACATTCAATTCTATCAGTATTATATTTAAATGATTTAGCTATTTTGTCAATATATTGTAATGTATTAAAAACAATAACATTATCTTTTATATTTTTATCAGATGTTAGCAGCTGACTTTCATTTAATAATTCTATTTTAACAATATCGTCATCAAATATACTATTATTAATTATATCATTAAATGTAATAATTTCATATTCATTTTTAATCTCATTTATATCAAAATAATAAATGTCATTTTTAATATTTCTTTCTAATCTATTATATATATCTTCAAAAGATCCCTGCATTTACTTATATTTGAAGGATATATTATTTTAATAATATTTTAAATCAATTTTTATTTATAAATACATTTGAATATTTTATAAATTATATATATATGTCCAATATAGATGATATATTAAATAATATACAAAAACTACAAAAGAGAAGGGCAATAATTAATAATATTAAGCCATTCATTCAACCATCATGTAATATCCCATTAGAAGGATCAGGAAATGTTTTTGACAATGATAATATTTCAGTTGCAATAATATATGACATACCCAACATTTATGATAATATACAAACAAAACTATTAAATGGTAATACAAATCCGAAAAATAGACCGAGACCACATTTCACTTTGCATGGGATACATTTCAATAAAAAGCATCCGGAAATAAATAAATTTATTAATATAACTAGCTGTCCATCTAGTTTTCTAAATCCAGGAAAATTAAATACTGATTTTGAAACAGTCATAAAAGATGCATTTAAAAACTCATTATATAACAAATTAGAATTAAGTCATAAAAATGAATGGAATAAAATGGGATTATTTTATGCATTGCCATTTAATGTAAATAATAACTTATGTATATCTGATTTTAGAAAAGAGTTGTATATACATATATCAAATTTAGTCCAAATATATAGGCAACCCATAGATGTAGAAAGAGATAGTAGAAAATTGGCAGGAAAAAAAGATAAATATAAAGTATATTGTGATTCAAAAGGTGTTCCATTATATGCGATTCAAGACTATTATCATGGTATTGGAAACTGGTCTCCTCATGTAAGTATGATTAGGGAAGATAAGCTCAAATCACTTAATGGTAAATTGTATAACTACATAGAATCATCTGCAAATATAAGTGCAACTTTTAATAATTTCATTGGAATGCCAATACCAAATAATATCAATATTTCAAATATGCATAATTTAAAATTTAATGTGATATGTGATTGATTTCATATAATACAGGTAAATGATCAGAATAATTGCAACTAATCGTAGTATTATTAATAACTTCAATTTTAGTATTATTATTTACAAACATCATATCTGTACGATTATATGGTGTTGTATTGTCTTCATTGCCATAATAAGTGTAATTATTGTCTGTTAACCATTTAGATTCTATATCGATAGGCATAAAATTAAAATCACCAACAATAATATCAATATCATTATGTAATTCAAATACAGTTTTTAATTCATTAATTCTCATATTGGAGTTTTGTTGTTCTATTTTTTTTCTTAATGGATTTGTAGTTAATAAATGATGATATCGTTTACCTATTTCTAAATGCACAAGTAATAATTTCAAACTATCATATTTAATAATAGAAACATGTCGTGCATATCGTCCACTTGTTACATCTATATCATCTTTCAAATTAAATTTCTTTTTTCCAAATACCATTAAAAATTCACTTCCTTTTTTATTGATATAACATCCCCCATTCGCTACACTTATATGATCAACATATCCTAAATCTTTTAATCTATCGGAAATATAATCCTCTGTTATCTTTGATCTCATACATACCTCTTGTAAAACTAAAATATCTGCATTTAATTTACCCAGTATATTAATGATATCATTAAAATTATCCATATAATTGATATTTGCATTAATATTAATCCATCCATGAACATTGTAACTACAAACAAGTAAACTATTATCGTTTAATCTGAAATAATTAAATTCATTTTTATTATGTGTTTTATAAAAATTTGTTATTTGATCATTGCTGGGTAAATTACGAGTGATTTTAAATGCCATTAATTGATATGAATATATGGATTGATTTGACTTTAAATATTATATATTCAATATTTTAAATACAATTATGTATATGTAGAATGAAATCAGTAATTTTAATCATAATATATGGAGACCCAATTTTCAAAAAAAAATTTTGAAACAAGTTTTTCAAACTACCAACACAAAGTTTGTGTTGAATAAAAAAATTTATGGGAAAAATATTTTTTTCGATCAATATGGATACACAAAATTGCCAATAAAAAGTATTGTATAGTACTAAATATAAAATTAATAGATGGTATTATTTGGGTCAAAATTTAAGACTTTTAAGAATATATATTATGATAAAAAAAGTGTATGTATTGCATAAATTACCAAGTAAAAAGCAATAAGACTACAAATTAAATTTCATTAGGATAACATCGCTTGGTAGGTACCAAGCGATAAAAACAATAAAAGGATATAATCCGATAAAATATTATATAAATATCGTTAAAAACACAAAATCATCACATCATATACATTTTATAATACATATATCCGACAAGAAGCAATGAGCTAACAAAATATATCCGGTACTACTCCGACATATATCCGGCAGTACTAAGTTAAAATATGTTCTAATTTGGATATTACCAATTACTGGATACATTTATACTACCAAGTTTATAGCATTATAAAATGTAATGTATATAATATTCTTTCCAATTTAAATCATATCATTCTATATATTTTACAATGCAAATATTAATATGGTACTAAGTAAGTACCAAGATTTGAGACGATAATTAATTTAAAAAGATAATATATATAGGAAATATAATGAAATATGAATGTAAAGAATGTAAGTATGTATCCTTTGATAAAAGTAATTATAACAAACATATGAAAAGCAAATCACATAATAACAATATATCCGATAGTATCCAGCATGTATCCAGATTACCAAGTAAATTTAATTGTCAGGATTGTGGGGAAAAATTTGCATATTCGTCTGGATACTATCGTCATCGTAAAAGCAGATGTCCAAATATTAAAAAGGATTTTAATGATGAACAATTAAAAACAGAAAAATTAGAACTTGAAGTAGAAAGGTTAAAATTTGAATTAAATAAGATGAATTCCCAATTATTGAAATATGTGAGTCAAAATAAACCAACAAATACAACAAATAACACATATAATATTTCAGTTAAAAATTATATTCAACAAAATTATTCAGATGCTCCTGCTTTAGAAGGTATAACAGACTATTCAAAATTAACATTTGAAGACAATGAATTTATAGAAACATTAGCATATAATTATAATAATAATACTCTTCATAAATATCTTGGAGACTTTATAGTTGGATATTATTCTAAAGAGAATCCTTCAGAACAATCACTATGGAATAGTGATGTATCTAGATTAACATATATAATTAAAGAACTGTTAGCGAATAATCAATCAAATTGGAATCATGATTTTAAGGGCGTGAAAGTGAAGAGTTATGTAATAAATCCTTTGTTAAAATATATTAGGAAATGTATTAATGATTATTTAATGACACATATTGATCGTATAAAATCTGGAGACATTGAAGCAATAAGATTACAAGAAATATATATTGCAATTCATAGAATCAAATTAATAATAGACAATAGTATGCTGGCAGATGATATAGTAAGATATATTGCACCCAAATTCTATATGGATAAAAGAGATCTGATTTCTGATCAAAATAATGATCTTTTTATTGATAATGAATAAATAAGATAATATAATAATGTATATTTATTAATTGTTAAATGATATATTCAATGGTTTGATTAATTGATTATTATGATTATAGTTTATATATGATTCATATATATAGACTATGTGATTGAACTGATATAAACTGCAATGAGTAAAATTTGATCATAATATATGGAGACCCAATTTTCAGAAAAAAATTTTGAAAAACTTTTTTGAACTACCAAACACAAACTTTGTGTTGACTAAAAAATTTTATGGGAAAAATAAATTTTTTAGTCAATTTAGAGACCCAAAATCAGGGTTAAAAAGTATTATAGGCTAATAAATATAAGATTTTATGAATGCTAATTTTTAAGACAAAAAAATCACTTTTTAAAATTTTATAATTGATTAAAAAAGCATATTAGATGCCCAAACTACCAAGCAAAAGATCAATAGTCTAATAATTTGACTTTGAAATGGTAACATTTGTTATCATCAAGTTGCTACCAAGCACGTATAAAAGTATATGTGTTAATGAATCTGACACTTTTTGTATATTTTGTCGACTTAAATACTTTTTTGCATGATGTTACCATATCAGAATCATATTCTGATATACTTTGTTATCATTGATGATAACAATGTACTACTAGGTATTATATACATTTTTATAGTGTTATCATATGTTACCATTAATTGGTACTAATTAATATCAGAAGTATATATGATAACAAAATTGAGATTTTATTATATAATTCTTGAATATATATACTTTTCTATTAATTTTTATCCTAATTAATTAGTCATATTAATCACTTTGTTATCATCAATGATAACAAAGTACTACTAAGTAAACTATAATATAATATAGGAGATAATTTTAGAATATAATTAGTAGTATTTATGATAACATACAACTACCAAGTAAACGCGGAATGTTATATAAAAGAAAATATATCGCATAATTATATATGGAGAAAATGAAATATAAATGTAGTACATGTAATTACGTGACTTGTGACAAAAGTAATTATAATAAACACATAAATTCATCATCTCATTCCAAATTATCACATAATGATAACATTGTTACCATAAATGATAACAATAAAGTACTAAATTATAAATGTGATAAATGCGATAAAATATTTTCTTATAGATCTGGCTTATCAAGACATAAAAAAGATTGCAATAAAATTTCAACTGATAATGATCATCTTAAAACAGAAAAATTAGAATTAGAAGTGAAAATATTAAAAGATACATTAGAAAATTATCAATCAGTTATTTCTAAATATGAGAAGATGAATGGTCAATTATTAAAATATGTAAGCCAAAACAAACCATCCAATACAACAAATAATACATATAATATTTCAGTTAAAAATTATATTCAACAAAATTATTCAGATGCGCCAGCATTGGAAGGTATACAAGATTATTCCAAGTTGATGTTTGAAGATAATGAATTTATGGAGACATTAGCATATAATTTTAATAATAATACTCTGCATAAATATTTGGGTGATTTTATAGTTGGATATTATGCAAAAGAGGATCCTTCTCAACAATCATTATGGAATAGTGATGTATCAAGATTGACATATATCATTAAAGAATTATTGGTAAATAATGAATCTAATTGGAATCATGATTTTAAAGGTGTGAAAGTAAAAAGCTATGTGATAAATCCGTTATTAAGATATATTAAAAAGAGTATAAATGAATACTGGATTACACACATTGATCATGTAAAATCAGGTGATTTTGAGTCAATTAAAAGAATACAAGAGATATATATTTCTATTCATAAAATTAAACAAATAATAGATAATGGTATTCTGGCAGATGATATAGTAAGATATATTGCACCTAAATTCTATATGGATAAAAGGGATTTAGTATCTGATCAAATAAATGATCTTTTTATTGATGAAGATTTTGATGGATAAAAAATAAATAAATTAAAATATATTAATCAAATAAATCGAAAAGTACAGAATTATCATTTTCTACTTCTTCTGGTTCTTTCTTCATTGCTTGTATTGATTCATTATGTTTAGGTTTTTTCTTTTGTTTTGTAATTTTAGATGGAACATGTACTTTTTTCAATTCTTGTTCAATTGGTTTTGGTGGTGAAATTACATTTTGTATTGATAAATCAATTGCCCATTGTAGGAATGGGTTAGAGAGATATCCACATTGTTTATAAGGTTCCATTGTTGATAATCTGATAATTGTATTATCATTTATGATTCTTTTAACATTTTGATTACATAATCCAGCTAAAGTAATAATAGCCTCTTGTGAAAGAGACTCTATTAGTTTAGTAGCGTTTAAAGGGTAATTTAAAATAACTACATTTTTGGCGTGGGTATAATTCATATGAAGTGGTTTTGGTATATTTAGCAGGGTGTTTTATATTGTTTAAAATTCAATTTTTATACATCAGATAAGATAAATAAAAATTAATTTAATATTGAGGAAAAACATCCCAATTATATTTATAAAATAAGATCATTGGATATTATTTGTTATGTTCTTTATATACTTTAAGAGTCCTTGCACTGGGGTCTTTTGTTTCTGGAGACCATTTAGGCATCCAAAAATATGGAATTGTATGTGCAATATTTTCACTATCACCGAAGTATTCAACAAATTTCTTTCTGTAATAATAAGATTCTTTTGTGAAAGGTGTACAATGTTTAAATTTATCTTTTTGGCTTATAAATTCTTCATCTGAAACAATTGTTTCTATGTGCTCTTGAATGTATTGGAACCATGATTTTTGAACAGTACTAACTGCATCACTTAAGGCTTCCTTACTACGATAAAGCACCTCTTCGGGCAGTATTTTCAATTCTTTAAATGCGTCACGTAAAAGTGTCTTTTCAAATCCTCCTTGAGGTTTAACAAGTTCAGGTGGTAAAGTAAAAACATAATCAATTAATTCTGGATCAGCAAATGGAAGTCTTACTTCAAGACCATGATGAGCCATCGTTCTGTCTGTTCTCAGACCATCAAACATATGTACATCATGTACACGTACAATTGAATCAATATGTCCATCATATGCAGAAGGTTGGTTATGATAATATTTATAACCTTGGAATAATTCATCAGAGTTTTCTCCGACAAAAATCACTTTAACTTTAGTATTTTTCTCAATATATTTAGCAATAATTCTTTGAACTGTACTGGCTCTGACAGTTGTAATATCAAATGATTCAATTGCATAAATTGTTTCATCTAACTCTTTAAGAGCATCCATTGGATCTACTTCAATAACATAATGATCAAGATCGCAATATTTAGCTACTTTTTTAGCAAAGGGAAGATCAGTTGATCCAGTTGTAAAGGCAATTGTGTAAACTGGGAATTTTTTATCAGGTAATAGCATTTTAGCTACAGCCACTACAAGACTGCTATCTAAACCACCAGATAGAAGTGCTCCGAACGGTCTATCTGTCATAAGACGTTTTCTTACACAATTAATGAAGCGTTTTCTAATTTCTGCATAAATTTCTTCAATTGGAGGAATTGGACTTAATTGTTTATAGTCATAACTATAATATGGTGTTAATGTCATCTGACCATCTTCATATACCATATAATGACCTGGAGGGAAAACATATACTTTATCATAAATATCTGACAAGCTTTTCATTTCAGATGACACACATAAAGATTTTCCATCAATTCCATAAAATGCAGGTCTGTTTCCAATTGGATCTCTCCCAGAAATCATTTTAACTTTTCCATCTTTGTTGATATCAAAAATGACAAATGCAAATTCACTACCTAGGAGACGAATCATACCATCAACACCTAATTTTTCATATAATGGAATAATAACTTCACAATCTGAATGAGATTTTGTTACAATACCATATTCCTTTTTAATTTGTTCATGTGGATAAATTTCACCATTGCATACACAATATACACATGAACCATCTTCTCTTACATGATGAAATGGTTGATTACCATCAGCAGACAAGTCCATAATTGCAAGACGATGGAATCCCAAAAGTATATATTGATTTATTAGATCAAAACTACTGTATTCTGGGCCACGTCCTTTTGTTTTCATGAATGCATCACATAAAAACCCTAATTTGTCAATAGGTACTTGTGATAGCAATGCCCAAATTCCGCACATTATGATATACTATCTAAATAATTGTAAATCTTTAGATAGTTTATGTAAAATAAATAAAAATCAATTTTTTAAAGCAACTATTTATTTTGCAAGTATTTTTGACTGTTTACTATTTTTTAATGTATTTATATTTTCAATCATATTTATATTTTGTAATTCTACATCAACATTATATTTATTTATGACATACATTAATCCTGTAATGAAACCTTCTAAATGAATAATTTCACGTCTACCTCTAATTAGATTATGTTCGTATTTGGCTGCCATTTCTACAATATTAAGTTTACAATTATCATTTATTCCTTTACTGACAAATAATTCTTCTATAATATCTTTAATAATTTGTGTTCCATTAATATTTGTTATCATAATATTATATAGTAACGTTCTAATATTTTTAATTGAATCAATATTACATGTCAGAATTTCTTTAATGATTTCTTTTATCGTTCTATCATATGATGTCTGGTATGATACACCAATTTTTTTTAATTGTAATAACCATAATGCCTTTTTAATATTCCCATTTGATAATTTTATTATTTTGTAATAATCTTTAAGGCTTAAATTTAATTGTTCAGCGTACGACACTTTAGCAACCAATTCAAGAATTTCACCATCATTTGGAGCATTAATTCTGAAACAATAACATCTACTTCTTATTGGGTCAATAACTTTTGATAAAGATTTGCACCACATAATAAATCTACATGTTCCTGAAAATTTTTCCATTGTTCTTCTCAGGGAGGTCTGTGCATAATATGATAGATTATCTATATTATTAATCAGTACTATTTTAAATTTTTTATTTGTGGTAAAAACATTTAAAGGGACTTTTTTAGCATATTCTTTTACAACATCTTGAATTAAATATCTATCAAAATTATTATTATTTGGTTCAATAACAATATGATAATTACTTTGTTTAATTGTAACATCTGTTGTATTATTTCCACTACCTGATACTTTATAAATAGAATCATTTGTCTTATGCACATCTTTATCATATAACATTTCTAATAAAAACTTAATTAGTGTTTTTTTTCCTGATCCTTCTGGTCCACAGAATATAATATGTGGAATACTATCATCGTCACTCATTTTTTTTAACATATCATACTCCTTTTTATGAAATATAATATCATCTGATTTATTTGGAGCATATTTATCTATAAAGAACATATAATAACATAAATTGATATGTTCTTATATAATTTTTTAATGATATTGTTATAATAAATCAATTTTTTATGTTGGTTATGTATATATATGGAGCATTATTTTGGAGCTCATTATGATTCATATAATTTAATAGAATCTGCACAAAGAATAAAAGATTCTGGCGGCAATTTAATACAAATATTTTTAACATTACCCGGAAATATAAAAACTGAAGAAAAATCAAAAGAAGAGTTAAATGCATTTGGAGAATATATCAAAAAGAATAATATGAAGGTTATTGTTCATTCATCATATATCCATAATATTGCCAGAAAATGGGATGAATATAGTTGGTGGTTAAAGAATTTGGAAATAGAAATTAAATATGCTCATATGATTGGTGCATATGGTGTTGTTTTACATTTTGGAAAGCAATTAGATTTATCAATAGAAGAAGCATACAATAATATGTATACATCATTATTATATATTCATAATAAGACCAAGGATTATAAGGATATTTTAATACTATTGGAAACATCAACTGGACAAGGTAGTGAAATGTGTTATAAATTAGAAGACTTATCACATTTTTATAAAAAGTTTTCAAATAATATAAATAAAGAAATAAAGAATAGAATTAAATTATGTATAGATTCATGTCATATATTTGCTGCTGGGTATAATTTAAAAACCAAGAAAGACGTGAAAATATATTTAGAGGCATTTGAAGAATTAGTAGGATTGCAATATGTAAAATTAATTCATTTAAATGATTGTAAAGTTGATGTTGGAGGACAACGAGATAGACATGATAATATTGGTAAAGGTTATATAGGATTTGACGGACTGAAGTATTTTTACGATTATTTTAAAAAACTAAATGTACCAATTGTATTGGAAACTCCAAACAATGGATATAAAATGGAAATAAAACTACTCAAATCTAGTTAGTATGTTGATGATTAGATTGATTTGATGGCTGTTCTTTCTTTTCAACCAATTCAATTAATTTTTCCATATTTGTTGCTGAAACTTTGATCAAGTATGCTTCATCAACAGTAAATGCTCCTGTTTTGCATGCTTTATTCAATGCGTTATTTAATAATTTCATTGATTCGCGATATTGTAGTAGTGGATCATTTTGATTTTGATTCATTTTATAATAATTAGATATTAGTAATATTTTTTTATGTATTTTTTATAAACAAATAAATGATTTTAGTTATTGAACTCCATTATTAAATCCTTGTCTAAGTTTTACAAACGACTCTACAACATTATGGGTTACTTTAGTTGGATCACCTCCATTTGAAATGTATGCTAATTGAACAATATTTGCAATTTCTCTGTTATTAAGTTTTACTTTTTTGAGAATATTAGTATCAACACCGTGTATTTTATATCTAGTAAATGATTCATTCCATACTTTAGCTCTATCATCTTCTTCTAGTTCATGATAACGAAGTCTAATATGAATTCTGCTATCAAAAGCTGGATCAATTCCATGATCTCTATTTGTGGTTAAGAATAGAATTCCGAAGTATGTTTCAATCAATCTAAGGAATACAGATACACATGCATTATATTGAACATCATAATCAGTTCTCTTTGACATGAATACATCTGCCTCATCAATAAGGACGATTCCATTCCAATTTCCGACCATATTAAAAATCTTTTGTAGCGTTTTGTCAATCATATCAGGACTTGTTCCAATATCTCCTGAACCAATAGTATAAAGTGGACGATGAGTTAACTCTGCAATTCCATGAGCAGTGAGAGTCTTACCAACACCAGGAGGTCCATTTAGGAGGAAAACAAGACCCCGTTTTTTTCCAGCAATAAAATCACAGCATTCTGTTCCATAAAAATTAAGAACTAGATCACCAATTAATTTCTTATAATCTTGACGAAGGATTGTTCTGTCAAATGCCGTTTCATCAAATACAATATCTTCTAAACTAGTAACAGGAATTTCACCCCACATACGATATTCTAATGAATATACTGGGAGACATGGCAATGTTGCATGCCACATATCTTCTGGAATTTCATGTAGTGTTTCATTATTATGCCACCTATTTGCATCTTGATATTTCTTATATCCTTCTGGATCAATAACAACGCGACTATTGATAGGAAGTCTTTTCATACCAGTCCATGTAGGAACATACATAAATCCATTTGCTTGCTTATATGTTGGTTTTTGTGTAAGAGTTTTGAATAAATTACCCCTTTGAACAAATTGGTCAACAACATCAAGATCAAAAAGTGGCTGTAATGGTAAATCTCTTAATTTCATTTTACCAGTATATGGTCCAACTGTAACACTTCTGATACATCTAGTGTATGTGTTATTACCAAACGGCGCGATATATTCCATATCTACATTTAAAAATGTAACTCCATTTTCTGTTTCATATGTTGGTATGCATCGTCCGATCATATCTTGATCACAATATGTTGTTTTTAGGAAATCAAAACCACTTAATGCTTGAGCAAGTTCAACAAAGAAAAATTGTGAATCAAGGGTAATTGGTTCAGAAGACATGTTATATACACGTAATGAGATATAATACAATAATTTATAATACCTTACTTTGAAAGTTAATAAATCAATTTTTTTATAAATAAAGACAATATACATTATGTCTTTTCTCTCCTGTCCCTAATATTGGATCTTTGACAAACCCATATTTTCTATAAAAGTTAATTATTTTTGTATCTTGTGTATCACAAGTTAGAACAATAAATTTAACACCTAAATTTTGACATTTATTAATAATCATATCCATTATTTTTGATCCTAATTTTTTACCCCTATATTTTTCTGCAACATAGAAATATGAAATATAATATACATATCTATTATCAGCTAATGTTCTAAAGTCGCCAATTAAATATGCTATTAAAACATTCTTATCATATACTAAATAACATAAATTGCCTTCTTCTTGTAACGCCTTATATATATTTTTTTCCGAATGCATTAATTCAGGGAACTGTGATAGATATATAAAATTTTTAAAAGCAATCGATGATAATATTTCTGGATTTTTTATTTTATTAACAACCATACATTTAATATTATGTTGATTATTCATATTTATAATACTATACAATAAAGAAATTTTTATATTTTAGTTTTTTTCCACATATTTATTCTATCTTTAAATTCATTAGTTTTAGTCTTAATTTCAGGCAAACTATTAAATTTATTAAACTGATCAAGGGTTAATGGTTCTCTTGTAAAAGGATTTTCTTCTTTAATTAACATAGACTTTAAAATAGTTGATTTATCAAAAAATGTATCTCCTTCCGAAAATCCAACCATATTAGGAAGTAAGCAAGGTTCATCAATCAAAGTATACGTAATTGGATCTGTAAATTCAAAAGGAATTTCAGCTGGATCAATAGTATTATTGTTATTAAGTTCCACATATATAGATTGTATTTTTTCAAGTACAAGAGAAATAGAAACTGGTGTATGTGTAGAAAAATTATTATAATTTTCCATATCAAAGCCATAACTATCAATCAGAATATTTAAATCACATCCATTAATATAAATTGTATTTAATGTTTCGCTTAAATTTGTCATAAACAGTTCAATATCAAGATTCTTTTCAAATTCGCAATCAGAAAATCCGAGTGTTGGGTCATAATTAATTCTTGTAGTTAAAAAGGTAATTGATGAGTTGATAATTGATGATAAACTGGTAAAAATTTCTTTTGATATTAATAAGTCCCATATATGAGTATTTTTTGAGAATATATTTACAAATTTATTAAGCAATTTACTTATTTTGATTATGTAGAGGAAAATAGCATGAATATTATATTTAGTATCTTCTAAAGTTTCGTCATCTTCTTCAATATTATTATCTATATTCTTGTATAGACTATTTATAGTATCATTAATTTGACATACATCCATTAAAAATGTACTAATAAATTTTCTTGTTAGATCAAGATTATTTTCAAATTGTTTTAATAAAATAGCATGTGTTGATGTATCTTTGCTAATATATAATGTATCATATGCTTTGTAAATTTCTAATTTTTTAATCATTTTATAATCAGGTCTAATATTAGCATGATGTAACTCATTATGTAGAATTAATAGACTTTTAACATATTCATTGATAATATATTCAACAATTGTAATCTGATTAGCATTTAGAGTATCACTTATAAATTTCATAAAATCACATTTAATGCTAATATTATTTGTATATAATTTTGTAGAAATAATGTTATTTGATAATTCACACAATACATTATAATCAGTGGTTGTATTCGTATTATCTTTGTTATTATTATAAAAGTAGATCATATCACTTAAAATATCATCAATATTTTTTTCTTTATTAATATCAATCCATTTGACGACTGTATCATAAAAATTAATTATCCATTGTTTTAATTCATTATTATTAATAATATTTGTATCAATTTCTAGATAGTCCTTGACTATTTGTTTTTCATTATATAATTTTGTGAGAATAAATTGTGTGAATACATTTACTTGACTAGATAATGTATTGATTTCGTTGTCAATTTGTTCTAGCAATTTATCATAACGAATCGATCTTGACATAATAGGAATGTATCCAACTCTTAATGCATCAATAAGTAAGAAGTAACACTGTGTAAGAAAATTATATGTTTTTGTATCATTTACTAATTTCTTATCAAACCAATTCATATAACATTTATCAGACACAACATAATCATAATCCAACATATTTAATTTCTCCATTGCAAATCCTTCATTCCAAAATGCAAACAATAATGCAATTATATTTGCAATATAATAGTCTGTAGGTAATTTTGTATCGTATACTTGTACATTCAAATGTATTTTTTTAATGAAAATATTGAGTATAGATGATATCCATTTAATAAAATATAATCTATAATCTTTATTATCTTTGTTAGCTATAATGTTTTTGATAAACATTTGTATATGTTTAATATCATTAATCCAATTATCATTTGTGAGATTAATATTTAATAAAAGTTTATCAAACAATACATTCCATAATACTGTATTAGTTTTCAATAAATTTTTAACATTTAATGGTGTTATTAGAACATCAAAAAATTTTAATTCAATATCAACAGAAGCAAAATTTAGTTTATCAGGATATACAAAAGTTTTAATATATCTAATAATATCATCATCTGACAAACTTCTTGAAAAAGTTTTCCATAATTCGTCATCAATATTTACAATATATTCAACATATTTATCTGTACTATCTTCAAATATATCAGTAGTATCTAGATAAGTTTTAATAAATGGGATAATTTTTTGTTTTGAATCATCATCGTTGAATGATTTTAGGAGTCCATCTAAGTATGCAGGACCATCTGATTGGAGGTTAAGAATAACAGACACATCTTCCAAATTATCCATTATATAGTATAGGATTATTATACTAAGTATCATTTACTTAGACATAAAATTAATATTTCAACATTTTTATAATGTTAATTAAATATATATGAATATTTTTATAATATTAATAGTAGGATTAATAATCATGTATTGTTATATATATAAACCGCCTATTGTTGAAGGGTATGATGCTAGATATGATAATACTGACTTTGGTAAATGTGCTGAGTTTTGTAAAACAACAATGAATTGTGGTGGATTTGGATATGATAAGGTTAATAAGATATGTTATCCATCACAATTACCAATATTAGGGCGTCCATTAGATTCAATATTCAAACGTGAGTATTCATATGGAAATGCAACATGTAATAAAATAAAAACGATAGATAAACCAAATGATGCCCCAACATTTGAAGATAGAAGGAGTAATGCTGTATATGTTTGTACTGAATCGCACGATAAGCATCCACAATATTACTTTCATAATAATAATGAATTTAAAAATATTGGTGAAGGTAAGAATATTGATGAAATATTTGATGTAGAAAAATATGAAGTTAAAACATATAGATGGCCAAGAAATAGGTTTGATTATAATCAATTAGATTTACTTGTAAAAGAAAGAGAAAATCAAACATTTACACCTGAAAATGTAACTGATTTAGATAGGATAGTAAATTATGTTCCACCAAAAGAAGAAGAGAATGAAAATCCAATTGCACCAAAAATTAACATCAAACCTCAAATTGATTTTAATTTAGACAAAATGAAAGATAATATATATGATATAATGAAGAAAGCTGCACCTAGTTTCTTAATACCGACTAAAAAATATGAAGTACCAAGAGAACCAACGATACGTCCCAATTATATAACTTATAATCAATCAACAAATCAAAATACAGGTAATTATTTAATGGATTATAAATGTATAAAAGATATTCCATTAAAAGATTGTATGGATTTTTGTTCATCGAATGAAGAATGTGCAGGGTTTGAATGGAATCCATCATATGATAATAAACAAAATATTTGTTGTCCATACAAATCAATTGGTGAATATATTCCACGAAAAGAAGATAAAATTTCAGGTAAATTTTATAGAAAAGAAATAAACCATGAGTTAAATATAAATAAAGATTATATATCAACTTAATATGTTGCTACTTTGATTGTTTTATTTTTTCCTGTTGTTTTTGCAGGTGCTTTTTTTGATTTTGATTTTTTCTTATTATCATTATCATCTTCATTTTGACTGTCTATCCATTTATTATAAGCTGTTTCATATTCACTTAATTCTCCTAACCATATTTCTTGAACGGTTGTATTTTTATATTTTGTATATTCATCTAATTTTTTAATATGAGCATCTTTTAATTTAGCTTTTTCTTCTTCTGTGAGATCAAATATACCAAGATTAGTCAAATAATCATATGATTTATCATCATCAAGTGCATTGATATCATTTGCTAATTTAGGGAATCCATTATCTATTACCTGTTGTATTACATTTTCTTTACTTCTAGCTTTTTTGTTTTCAATAACAATAATTTTTCCAGTTGTAACATATTCTAGGAATTTTATTTTCCATGATAATATATTTAATTGATTTTCTAGAACTTTAGTATAATAATCTTTTCTTTTGTTATACATATCTAATCTAAAGGTATAATATTCTTTTAATATGTCTGTTACTTTATCATATTTCTTAATGAATCCTTTAGTATCATGTAAATGCATATTAGTTGTGCTATGTTTATTTATTAATTTTAGTTTCTTTTCAATTTCATTTTTCTTTACTAAATCTTGCAGAACGTTATCTAAAAATACCAATGTAAATTTAATTGAATTAGTACCACAATCATCAATATATTTTTTAAGTAATTGTCCTTTCTTTGGAGCTTTAGCATCATCAGTAACTAAAGTATCTAAGAATGCTTTATAATTTTCAGTCCATGTACCAACAGGAAGTTCTTCAATAACTATTGTATTTTCATCAATAATATCATAAACACCCCATGATTCAAATGATTTATCATTAACCTTTACAACTTTTCCTTTAAAACCTCTAAACCATGGAATCATATCAACTGGTTCTTTTCCATTAATTAATAATTTTATGTTTTTATTAATATCAATTGGATTAAAAGGTAAAATATCAGTACTAAATCCAGTTCCTATACCATCTGATCCATTAATTAGCAAGTTGCATGTAATTGGTGCATAAACGATTGGTTCAACTTTTGTGCCATCATCGTCAACATAGTCGTATACACATTCATCTTCTTTTCGGAATGCTAACTGAACAAGTTCATTTAATTGTGTAAAAATATATCTTGCACTAGCTGCATTTTTACCTCCCATACATCTATTACCAAAATCACCATTAGGTAGTAACCAATTGATGTTATTAGAACCAACAAAGTTTTGTGCCATACCAACAATAGCTCCTTGTAAACTTGCTTCACCATGATGATATCCAGTTTTATCGGAAACAAACCCTGCTAATTGTGCAACTTTAATTTCTTCTTTGAATATTTTTCTTAATATCGAAGCATATAGAATTTTCCTTAGTGATGGTTTTAATCCATCGCATATTGAAGGCAAAGATCTTTCATTATCATAATTTGAGAAGTGAATTAAATCTTTGTGTATGAAATCATAGTAAGATACATGTTGAGATTTATTTTCAAGAACTACAGTTTTATTATATTTTTCCAACCATTTTTTTCTATCATTTGATCTGTCTTTTGCAAATGCCAATGTAATTGCATCATAACATTCACTTGTCTTATCAATATCATCATAATCATCATCATCATTTGATCCTGGATTACTTTTTGTTTCTGTATCATCATCCAATTCCTCATCATAATCATCAAGAATAACTTTATTATCTTCCTCTTTATTATCTTTATTATTTTCATCTTCATTATCACTGTTGTTTTCTTCTTTCCACATATATTCAATGATCTTATTTTCGAAATCTGTGAATGCTTCTTTAGCTTCTTCATATTTTGAAGTACCAAGACCTTTGTAATATTTTGGCGGCATAACATATAACTTGATATCATCACCAATTTTTTCTTTCCATTGTTGGTATTCAGAGATAGTGTAGAATATGACTGGATTTTTCCTTTTACTATCACTCTTTTTCCATGTTTTCATAATGGGAGTTTTAATTGATGAAATGAAACCTTTAATTTTAATGAGCGATGGCCAGAAAAAGTGAATAAAGTTCATTATCAACCCTTTAATATGTGAACCATCATAATCTTGATCAGTAAGCACAAGAATTCTTCCATATCTTAATTGACTAACATCTGTATATTTTTTTCCATGTTTAAGTCCCATAATTTGTTTAATATTTTTGATTTCTTCATTATCCATTAATTGTTTTGGAGTTGCTTCTCTGACATTTAGTAATTTACCTCTTAATGGAAAAACACCGAATCTTTCCTTTCCAACTACTTCTGTACCAGCAACAGCAAAGCTTTTTGCTGAATCTCCTTCTGTAAGAATTAATGTACAATATTTTGATTTTCTAGTTCCAGCCCAATGAGCGTCATTTAATTTAGCAAGACCTTTCAATGTAGCTTTCTTTTTACCATCAGTTTTCTTCAAATCTTCCATTGCTCTAAATTTGGCAAAGTTAACTACTTCGTCAACAATACCAGTTTTAGATAATTGTTTGATAAAATTGTCACTTATTTCACATTTGGAACCAAAATTTGCTACTTTTGTTGTAAGAAATTCTTTTGTCTGACTACTAAAACCAGGATCTTCAATAACAGCATCAATGAAGAATGTTAAATTGTCTCTAATTGTTGCTGTTTTAATTTTAAGATTTTTATTTTTCGCCATAATTTGTTCATGTAAAGTGCCAACTATTTGATCAAGGACATGTGTAACATGAGCACCACCTTGGAAAGTACAAATACCATTAACATATGAAATTTGTCTATATCCAGCGTTGGAATCAAAAACAACCCCAACCTTCCATCTATCATTACATATTTCATAAACTGGAGGGTGAGGTACTTCTCCATCTTCATAAAACATTTTAATATAATCTTCGAAGTTCTTAATTTTAATTTCTTCTTCATTTAAGAATACTTTAATATTGGTAACTGCTGCAATATCATAAACTCTTTTTTTGAAGAGCGAAATCATATCATTTGATAGTCCATTTATTTTGAATCTTTTATAATCTGGTTTAAATGTGATTTTTAATCCAGGTGTGATTTTTCCAGTGAGTTTTTGTATAACTGGTTCCGTTCTTTTATACATATTTTCACTAAATTTTTGTGTGAATTTAGTTTTGTTTCTCTTATCAATATTTTCCACTTCAAATTCACTTGAATAAATATTAACAAGTTTAGCACCTAATCCATTTTTACCTCCGACGATTTTTCCTTTTTGTTCATAATTACCAGATGATCTAATTGTACCGAAAATAAATTCAGCGACATAACATCCTGCTTCTTTATGAATATCATTTTCTATACCATTATCACCATTATTCCATATTGAAATTATTCCATTAGCTTCATCAATTGTAACTCTAATTTCATTACAAGTTGAATCTCTGACTGTTTGGTCGCGTGAATTAACTAAAATTTCATCAAAAATTTTAAATAATCCTGGAACATATTTAATCACTTTAAAAACCATTCTATTCGCTTGAGAATCATAAACCCACATTTTGATATCATCTTCTTCAATACCACCAATATAAGTATCTGGTAATTTCAAAATATGTTCATGATCTGTCATACTTTTATATTTTTCTTCAATAGTTTGACTTTTTGCATTTTTACCCTTTACTTGATTTGTTGACATGATATGATAAGATTTATATATAATGGTGTCTTTAAATAATTTAATAAAAATATCAATTTTTCATAAATATAATAATATATATATTTCATATGATTTAAAAAATATTATATTGTATCATAACATTATTAAAAATAAAATATTTTTATATCATGATACCCCCCTGTATTATTAATATTATTGTTAATAATATTATGTAATAAAGCTATATAAAATAATGTGAATATAATTATATATTAAAATGAGTAACCATACAAATAGCGATTTATATTTTAAGAGTTTATCATTAAATAGACATGTTGGTGGATCATTTGATCCGCAATTACAAACACAAGATCAATATATCAGGGACCAAAGACAAGTATTAATGGATAATAATTATAATCTACCACCAATAAATCGGTATAATTTTGGAAATAATGGCAATGTTATGAATAATGGTAATAATAATGGTGGTAATAATCATAGTTATTTATATGACAGTTTATTAAATAAATTTAATAGTAGTGGTGCATGTTGTGGAGGATCTATACAACAACCGTCTGTTTATCGTGGAAAGAATGTATCTAATCAGAGTAATGAAGTTGGACATGAGACAAATCAACATCGTACGGATGTATATTTAAGAAAGGATTTAGATAATTATGATCCATACATGGGTTATTTATTTAATAAAGGTTTAATGTCTGATGGTCATCAACGAAGAAGAATTAAATCATCATTTATAGACATTAACAGCATTTATAGAACTAAAAAACCATCATTAATAACAGAAACGCCAATCTTATTAAAAGAAAATCCGATAGATTTTACAAATGGATCTAATACAATTTTCATAAATCATCCAAATTCTGGATATGAAGTAAATGATTCAATAACTATAGACGGTGTTGTTTCGAAGCTTTCAACATTATCGACCATAGTTAATGAAAATAATATACAAATCCCTACATTTGTAATACCTGGTGGATGTAATGTTATGCGTATTAAATATAAACATGGTGTTCCAACAAATTATAGTGGCAATACAATTAAAGTAAAACTAGATAATATAAAAGGTGACAGAGGTACAACTGAAACTGCATCATTTTTAGGATCAATACAAACAAATATTCTAAATAACATTCATAATTTGCGATTATTTGTTACAAGTGATGAAATATTTTGTCCAATTGATGAATTAAGAGCTAAGTTACCAGATGTTGATCCAACAATACCAAACGATAATTATTTTTACATAATATTACCAGTAAGAATGCAACAACCTACGAATGGTAATGATCCATATACATTAAGTCTATATAATTTTAGGCTGTCATTTGAATCAATTGCTGGTTTACCATTAAATATAATTAATGCGAAATATCCAATTGATTCGGATCATTTACAAGGTTACCATATTATTAAAAGTGTAAATAGTAGAGGTTATAGTATTGAATTACCACTCAAATCAACAGTAAGTCCTGATAATTTTTCTGGAGGTGGAAATTGTATCTATGTATCAAGAATAACAACAATTAATACTGGATATATAGATCCAAACAAATATAAAATTTCTTTAGAGAATGTATTTCATAATATTATTTCAGTAAGACTAATTAGTTCTGAAATTCCGAATACACAACGAGCTATAAAAAATATTCCAACTGAACAAACAAATAATAAATTATATTGGAACGATATTGATGATGGTGATTATTTATATCAAATTCAAGTGCCTTCTGGAAATTATTCCCCACCGGATCTAGCAGCTAAAATTGAAGAATTATTTAATGCAACACCTCGTATTACATCAACAGAAGCAAGTAGTGATATTGGTATTACATATACAAATAGACATATTATTCAAACAAATATTAATCAAAATACAGATGAAGTAACATTTAAATCATTTAAAGAATTTATTTTGAATACTCCTATTATCAATGTAATACCAGAACCTCCTCCATCATCTGTGATAAATTCAGATCCTAATCAAATATATCAATTGGTAATTAACCATCCAAGCCATGGCATGCCTACTGCTGGTCAAACTATAATTATTAGCGGTGCTATTGATCATTTTGGTATTCCTGCTAGTGTAATAAATGGTGAGCATGTAGTTACTTCATTAGGTGACAGTAATGGTAATGATGTAGACAACAAATATATCATAACGTTACCAAGATTTAACTTATTAACAACAAGAGATCAAACAGGTGGTGGTGTTAACGTTACAATATTTATTCCTGATTTTTTCAGAATGAGATTTGATCAACCAGACACATTAGGTACAGTTTTAGGTTTTAGAGATGCTGGAGAGTCAACATCGATAACACAATATCAAAATATTATATCAAATAAAGATTTGTACCAATTTGAACAAGAGCAAAATTCATTAGGTCAACAAATACAAAAAAGCAACAATTCAATTCAATTAAGTGGTGAAAGTTATATTATAATGGTTGCTAATCCTATAAAAACATATAGAACAATAGGTAAAATAAGAGATGCATTTGCTAAAATTATATTATGTGATTCTCCAGGGAAAATTTTATATAATACATTTGTTCCGATGAATTATATTTTTGATGATCCATTACATGAGTTATATGAGCTAGATATAGCATTTTATAATCCAGATGGATCTTTATTTGATTTTAATGGAGTTGATCATTCATTTACATTGGAAATAGTTACAATCAATGATATTCCAGAAGGTACGGGTATCAATGCAAATACAGGTAAAAACTACAACCAAGAAATTCAATGATATTAGTTTGTTTATCATATGTATTATTATAATTATAAGTATAATTGTAATAATATTTGTAAATTTATTGTAATAAATTAAATTCTTTGATAGCTTGATTGCTTAACACATCAATCATATCTAAATATCTTCCTTCATTCATAATATATCTACTGTAATTATCAATAACAAGTTTCATTTTTGGTATTATTAATTCAAAAATATCTTTATAATATTTGAATACATAGTTATTTAAATTTGTAATGAATGATGAATCTTTTGTAATTGTTATTATAGTATTTGATGTTAAAATATTGATTATATTTTCAAACATATCATCTACAGTTTTAATGCTCCTTTCTGCATCCAAGTCGTCAACATAAATTTTAGTTTTAAGTTTAAGTAATAAATTAGGCATTTCGTCATATATATATGATTGTAATTTTGGTTTTGTTTGAGATACTGTACCGTACTCTGGATTAAGTATATTAGTAACTATATTGGTTATAATTGTACTATAATTTTTATCTATTTTATATTTATCATTATTTTGTAATATTTTTTGCATTTCATTTGGTGAAATGGATAGCACATATTTTGTTAAAATTTTAACGATAGAATAATATAAACTTGAACATAATACACTCTTAATGATATGTTTAATAATATCCAATACTTCGGTTAACATATAATTTTCTTCCATATTATAGTTTTGTGGTAAATCAAACATATTACTAATTGTTGGTGAAAATACTTCTTTATATAAAGTATTAAGTAATTTAATATCTTCATGTGCCTGTATAATATCTGTTTTTGTATTAGCATTCAATAATGATGATATAATTTTCTTTTGTACAATTGCAATTAATGGATGAATATTGAAAACACTCATCATTTGTGAATTATTTTCAATTGTTGTTTTCCATATATTATTATAAAGGAAATAATCTTCATACCCATAATACATTTTATTATCATCAACTATCTTTGCTGATAGTTCATTATATATTTCTGATATTTTCTTGTAAATATATTCATATGTTTCAGGTACAGTTTCTTTACTAATTTTGTCTGCAATACCTAAGAATTGTTTTGTTTTAATTAATGTGTCAAGTTCCTTATTTATATTATCTGCAATAATTTTTGATTGTCCGCTTGTTGTCGGTGGTGGTGTGTTAGAACCATCAACTATTGTTTTAATATTAGTATTATCTTTATCATAATTAGTTTTCATTATGTTTAATCTCTTGATAGTTTCATTTATATTGTTGATTTTTTCTTGTATATTTAGTTTAATATGTGGTAATGTTTGTTTATCCCATTCAGCTTTAAGATATGTTAATATTTGTGTTAAATGAATTATCTCATTATCTATTTTATTAATAGTTTTTTTTAATTTATCTGTTTTTTTATTCAATGAATCAAGTTTAATACTTTTTTTTGATTGATCGATTGTTATGTTCTTGTTAATTATAGGTACATTATGATCAATAGCACTAATAACGTTATATTTATTTATTAAAATATTATCAAGTGATTTTTGGTTTTCATAAGACCATTTACCAATATATGATTTCATATAATAATAGAGTAAGTTGTTATACATAATAATCAATTGTGGGAAAATAATATCCATATATCTAATTACATTATTTTTATAATCTGGATTTGCCATAATATTATCTTTAATTTGTCTGTATATTGGTTGTGTAAATTTATTTATTATATCTTTGATAGATGAACTATTTTCAATAAGTGATCCATTATGTGTATTATATAATGTGAGTGCATATTTATATGGTGTCATATTAGAGAAATTAGTTACATTTTTAATATTGACATTTAATCTTCCGTCTATTAATGTTTCAATTAATGGTTTATATAATGTATCCAATGCATAAAATATAGCAGTCGAACCGTTAATATCTTTTTTATTAACATCTCTCATTCTTTCACATAAAAGTTTAATAACATTTGTATCAATTTTGAAACATTGTTGTTCAATAATTTCACTTGACAATTTATAATTAATATTATATATACGATGTTGCTTCTTTTTAATATCATCATTTTGTATATCATTTTCATCTTCCATAACATTAATTGTATGCAATAGCATATTGTAATCTTGTTTTTTTGTTTGATCATATACTATGGATATAATATCATCATACAAGTCATTTAATTTTGTATCAAAACCAGTATCTGCTTTAAATATTCCAGAAAAGATTTTTGTATAATCAGTTGGTATTTTTGTTGAATCAAGTAAAATTTTAACATAATTATTAATACCAGAATATAGTGCATTTTTGATATGTAATGTGATTAATTCATCTGTTATTTTAGCAACAGTTGTAAGCATAATTAGATTTAATTGTTCATTTGTTGGATAAATTGAATTGAATGATGATTTTAAATTTGATTTTATTGCATCTATTATATTAGTTGTAGTGATTGGAGTACTAGGTGGTGCAGTTGGATTATTAACATTTGGTAGAGAATCTACGTATAACTTACCAGAACCATCCTTAATTTGTGGATTATTAAATACTTCGATTAGCCTTTGAACAATAAACATTTTAATGTTATAAATGTATTCATCAATTAATGTTCCAATAGGAAGAATAGCTGGAGATTCTTTATCTGAAGATGTTGGTGCTTTTATCATTGCAAAGTGTCCAATCATTTGGATAGTATTATTATTTATTCCAGGCTCTAATATATTTGCAGTTGATTTATTATCTATTACTTTTTTATTATTTTGTTTTGATAATCCTTGACCACCATATTTCAATTGTAATTTTACGTTTATATTGCTTACTAATTGATTATATTTATGGAATGTATGTATTTGTTCATCTATTATTTGATTAGGTTCATCAATCAGCAAACCTGCTTTTGGCAAAGGTATTTGAGTGGTTTCTATAGAAACATTAGGTGAATTTGGATCTTGTGTTTGAACAATTGTGGTAACATTACTTGATCCAAATATATTTTCTTGTAAATATAATGTATTGGGCGGAGGTGTTCCAGGAGGAGGTGTACTAGTCATAATATTAAGATTAGATGGTAACATATATGTAGAATAGTTTTTAATGTCTACAGTAGGTGCATATGATTCATAAAATAGTTTTCTGGCTAAATCTAAATCACCATCAAACAATTTTTTATAATCATCACGTGATTTTGGTAATAATGTAAATTGTCTTAATGGTCTGTCAAATATGTTATTATATTCTCCTATTTTATCACTTGTAAAAGTACTTGTTAAGAATGTTTTTTGGTAGATCATAGCAGAATTTATATTAATAAAGTCAATTGTACTATTCATTGTTTCAATTAATTTAATATATGTTTCATATAACGAGTTAAATTTATTAGCTATATCTTCTATATTATTTGTTATTTCAGTACAATAATCAATACAGTATTCTAATAAATAAGCATATGGATGGGTATTATTGATATCATTTTTAAAATTAGTATAAAATTTATTTTTAAGATGTGTTGTATTTACATTTATATATGCTTTTTCATTAATAGCCATTGACATATTTTGGCAAATATTATAGATAGATAATAATATATTTGACATAATTTTATGATATATGTTATAATGAAAGCCTGAGCTCAAATGTTTGCTTAAAAGTTTGATATTATAATCAATGACATTTTGATGTTTTACAATTTGTTTAATATGAAAATAGAATTTAGATATATATAAATAATGCACATTAGGCAACCTTCCAAAATTTTGTGTAAATTGATTCATAGGATATGGTGCCCCTAATGGTGTTATATCATTTTGTCCAATAGGACCTTTTGTTGGATCATGAACTCTTATTTTATTACCTATTTTAGGATTTTGTACAATTCCACGAACACTATCATCAGATATTTCTACTGGAACAAGTTTAATTTTATTTTTTTTCCATAATTCGCGATTCTGTTTTGTTCCTCTAATAATTTGAACTACTGGATATTGAGTAAAATCTTGTAATATTTCATTAATGATTTCATCAGTATTTCCAGCATGTATATCTGGTATTTTACCGAAAATGTTTAGTTCTGCAAAATCAAAAGGTTGATTATTTTCATGCATTATATGATCAATAATATCAATATTACTAACATCAAATTGTCCATCTGCTGCATATTGAGGTCTTCCATTAATATTTCGATTCAATCTAGCATTTTGATTTAATTGTACAATATTATAAATTAATAGATGCATATTTTTTGCTTTACCATAAATAATTTCTAATATTTCACTGTTTGTATTATTGAAAGTGGTATAATTAGTTTTTAAATTTTTGATTTTATCTTTTATTATTTGATCCGTATATAATAACGTCATTTCTGGAGTTTTTTTAGGTAATATTTTAGTATTTTCATCAATACCCCATCCATCGGTATTATGTGGACCAATTGATATTGGTTTTGTTGATTCTGATAATTTACTCGTGACAAAATTAGTTAGAGACGATGTTAATTCTATAATTCTACTTTTAATTAATTCTCTTTTCTCAACATCATTTTTTTTATTATCTGAATAAATATCAGTAATATTTTTAATAAATTTGTTTTCCTCTTCTTCAAAATTAAATGGAAATATTTCACCTATTTGCGTAAATGTATTTTTTATATGGGTAAGATATCTTTTAAAATTAGTAGTTGATAGAATATCAATTAGAAAAACAGTTAAATCTTTCATTTCTTTTTGAGTTACATCTTTTATTTCCTTTTTAGGAATTAGTGCGCCAACTTTTTTTGGTTTTTCACATACTTCAATACTTCCTTGAGCAGCATAATGTAATGGTGTCATATTAGAGCTATCAACTGCGTCAGGATCTGCACCATATTCAAGCAATAATTTAACAATTGATGCATATTGGTATTTTGCAGCTAAGTGAAGTGGAGTAACATTATTAGCATCGAATACATTTGTTGGTGTACCACGATCAATCAAGAATTTAATTAATTCATGTTTTTCATTTTCTTTCATATCCAATGATGTATTTTCTAAAACGATATGTAGTAAACTTTCACCATTTGAATTTCTTATACTTAATGGTATATTTTTTTGTGAAATTTCATTCTTTATTTTATTAACATCTCCTTCTGCCATTAACATAAACATTTGATCAATATATTCAGGCTTAATATCTTTTGTTGGAATAAATCCTTTGATTATATTAGTTTGTGGTATGAATGGTCTTTGTGGTTGTGGTACAAAAGGCCTCTTTTGTGTTGGAATAGGTTTCAACATATTATTTTCCTTATAATTATATATGATATTAAAATAAAAAAAATCTTAATAATATCCCAATTCTCTGAGTTTATGTTCTATTATATGTAATTTATATTCTTTGGCTCTTTTTGTCAAACCATAACTTAAATAAGATCCTCTCGAAAAATTAACTTTTTGTTTGTGGAGTATATCTATTATTTCTGTTGCTAATTTTTGTTTTGTATCATCTATATTATTTTCATCGGACGAAATCCCAAAATTCCAGTATGTTGCAACACTTTCTCCAACATTATTAACAAATAAAGGATCTGCTCCAAAATCGAGTAATTCAACGACTGTCTGTTTTTTTAATCTCCAAACTGCCCACATAAGCATGGTTTCGTCACCTGTTTTTTGAGGGGATGGAGTATTGATAATTTCTTTTAGTGATATTTTATCTTTGAATGAACTGAATATATTTGAAATTTCCGATTGATTTTCTTCATCAACAGAAATAAGAGCAAACAATTGTTTCCAGACAGCCAAATTCTTTTGGAAGTTCATTGGATTAATTTAAATTGATAATTTGTATATTAAATAGAATTTAATTCAATTTTTTATTAATCAGCATAAATCAATTAACGGTCAAAACAAAAAAATAAATTGTATTGTATAATATAATGAGTAAATCTCTACAGAATAATAATTTATCTTGTAGCAAGTGTTGTGCAAGTAAATCTTTACAAAACACAGCGTTATCATCTGGTGTAATTACATCACAAACACTAGCTGATTTTATAGCTAAAACTACTCAATCAACTTCTCAACCTCGAGTTCTTTTGGAAGATGGTATAATTGATAATTTGACTATTAATAATTTATTAAAAGTATTAGGTAGTGCTGAAATAAATACAATTATAACAAATTCATTAACAATAGGTGCTGGAGCATTAGTATTCGATAACACTGGTACAATTACTGGAAGTGGTAATATTACATTATCTCCTAATAATCCAAGTGAATGTGAAGGTGAAGTAACAATAACATCAAATTTAACTGTTAATGGATGTTATACAAATCTATGTACTACTGATTTATATATCAAAGATAGTGTTCCAACACTAGGTATATGTAATAGTATTGATGAACCAGTTGATAATAATGATGATTTGGGATTTGAATTAAAATATATAGTTCCATCATCTACAACAAATTATACTGGATTTTTTGGTTTTGATAAAAATAGAATGAATGCATATGGACCTAGATGGGTATTTTGGTATGATACTGTTAAAAATATAAATGTTAGTGATGATTCGACCGATCAAAATTTTTATAGGAATTCTTCTGGTACATTAGCCAATGGTGTTGAAGCAGATATATTATATACATATTTAATCAAAAATCCAGATAATCCTGAAGCACCATCAAATTTACTAGGAAATGACAAGAATGATATTAAAATCCAAGCATTATCTGGTTATATATATACTGAAAGTTCTAATCAACTACATGAAATAACAAATAATTTATCATATGAAGTTGGTTTAACTGAACTACATACAATAGGTACTGCAGGAGGAGGAAATGATGGTAGATTTAAAGTAATAGATAATGATAATACATGCAACTTAATCGAATTATCAAATCGTGTTGATGGTAATGGGAAAGGATTATTTTTGTATCATATGACAAATGTTGATATTAAAACATGTGATACAAATGGAAATGTATCAATTACATCTGGAGCAAGCGGATGTGTCAATATTAGTCCAATATTATGTGTTGATAAAATAAAAGGATTAACTGGTTCAACTATAACTATTACAAGTGATATACAAATATGTGATTCTCCAACTTCAAAAACATTAAAAGTTGATAATATCTATGAGTGTTTAACAAATATGTCAATTGGTACTGTTTCTGGTACACGAGATGTAAATATGATATCAACTAGAGATATTAATATGGATGCTACTAGAAATTTAACGATTGATACAACCAATGGATATATACAAACAATATCAAAAGGATTTCAAGCGAAAAATTACACACTTTCTAATATAACTCCATTGATATCCAATGTAGGTACATTAATAGAAAGTGATAATGGAAGAGATATTAATTTAAATTCAAACGCTGGTAGTATATTATTATATTCGACAACAGGTAAAACAAGAATTGATTCTGATGAAGTTTACATATGGGGAGGAAGTAATGTTGATATTAAAACATTTGATAGTTCTGGGCCAATAAATATTGAAACAAGTGGTACAACCTCTCCAATCTTTATAACAACAAATGCTGCAACATCGGATATAAAATTAGAAACAATTACATCTGGTGATATATCATTGATATCGGTTGATGATATTATATTAACAGCAATTGGCAGCACAATAGATATGGATTCAGCGATATATACTCTTGATGTAACAACAAGTGCAACAATTACTGCAAATACGGGTTTGATAACATTACAAACAATATTATCAGGAGATATCACAATAACATCTGCTAGTGATATATTGGCAACTGCTTCTGGTATAAGTGGTATTAGAATCGCATCATTAAACTCTGCTCCCACAGCATTTTTAGAATTAGAATCTAGAGGTTCACGGAATATTGCATTAGTAAACGGAATTACAGATGTTGGTATATATTTACATACATTAAATAATCATGATATTGCTTTACAATCATCAGAAGATATTGAAATACAAGGAAATAATATAATATTCTTAGACACACTACTACTTGGTCCTAAAAGTGGTTATATCCAATCATCATCTAGAGGATATTATGATGACATTGTAAATGCTCCATTTAATGGAACTAATTATGAAATTGGAACCATAATTAGAAGTCTGAATAACCATGATATATATATTAATGCTAAATCTACTTTGACAGGAGATGGTACATTTGTCGTTAATCCTGGTGTTGAATTTAAAGTTCAACCAGTAACAATAAGTAGCCAAATCCCAATAAATCCAGGTCGAATACCACAAACAACTATTTACTTTTCTGGTCCAGATCAAGTTCCTCCTGGAGGTCCGGTTATATCTCCTCCTCCAACAATAGGTTTAAGAACAAGATGGCGATCTGGTAGTGGTATAGATGAAAAATTATATGTATTAAGTGATGTAGACAGACCAGGCGCTGTTGCATTCCCAATACCATATGATGGATGGGTTTCAGTATATAAAGGAAACAGTGGTCATTTAATTGAACCAACATCAACGATGATTATAACTGGAACAACTGTAACCATAAATGGATCATTGATTGCGCCAGGTATAAATGATATATGTGCATCTGGTTTGGTATTTGACAGTGACGATGTTGTAGGTACTGGTACATATAAATGTTATGATACAGATAAGACACAAATAATTTCGCCATTAGATAATTTTAGAATGATATATTTGAGTGCAGTTACTGATCAAATAAGAATAGGAGATAATTATACTGGTCCAGGTGATATGTATCTCAATTGTGATGGTATTTCAGTTCAATGGAGAACTCTTCCACCACCTCCAGCATTTACTTTACAAACTATTTATAATAATGAAGTGGCAACACCAGCTGATATAGTTTTGAATAATGTAATTCAACAAGTAAGAATAAGTCATGACGGAGCTTATAGTAATGGTAATGTAATATTTGAAGCTGTCGATAATAGTGCTACTCCAAATCCATATTTTCAAATTGTAAAAGCTTCTGCTACTTCAGGTACTATAACAATTGGTAATAATACAGCACCGAAATTAGAAGTGAATACAACGATTGATAATGGTACTCTTAAAATCGTAAACGTTAATACTGGAGGTACAAATGCATTAGATATAGAAAATAATACAGGAACATCAATGGTAACTGTTAAGACTGTTTCTGGCGATAGTCCAACAATGTTTATACGTCCAACAAATACAACTGCCGGTATATTAGCTTTAGAAATTGAAGATGGCTCTGGAAACACTATTTTTACAGTTGATCCAAATCAAACCGGTGCAGGAAAACATGTTACAATAACTGGTAACTTGGATGTAACTGGTTCAATTGATCCAACAAGTATAAATATGCAAGGAACATCCGTATACCCAACAACATTACCAACGCAAGCAAATGACAATATTTATTTATGGGTAACCGAAAATAGTGGATCAATTCCTGCAAATTATTCAGCCAATACATTGTTTATGAGAAAAGAGACCTCAACCAATGATTATCCTGTAATAACTGGTCCAATACCATCAGCAACGTCTGCATTAAATAAACTATCGAAGTTTGATACAGTGGAGGGGGAAAGTATAACATACTCTGGAATTACAGTAGATGGTTCTAATAATATAAGCGGTATCAATGATTTAACAATTACAGGAGATTTAACTCTTACTGATGGAAACGTTTCAGTAACAAGTCCGATAGGTATTAATAATTTGGCATTAGTTATTAAAGCCAATGGTGGATCGAATATATTTGAAGTATATCCAAATAGGACTGGTGCAAATAAACATGTAGTAATAACTGGTAACTTGGATGTAACTGGTTCAATCGATCCAACAAGTATAAATATGCAAGGAACATCCGCATACCCAACAACATTACCAACGCAAGCAAATGACAATATTTATTTGTGGGTAACCGAAAATAGTGGATCAATTCCTGCAAATTATTCAGCCAATACATTGTTTATGAGAAAAGAGACATCAACCAATGATTATCCTGTAATAACTGGTCCAATACCATCAGCAACGTCTGCATTAAACAAGATAACCAAATTTGATACAGCAAATGGTGAGAGTATAACATACTCTGGAATTACAGTAGATGGTTCTAATAATATAAGCGGTATCAATGATTTAACAATTACAGGAGATTTGAGTTTGACCAATGGCAATATTACAATTATAAATGAAGCAATCGCAAATAATATTGCATTAGATATAAAAAATAGTAGTAGTGTATCAATATTACAAGTTAAGACAGAATCTGGAGATACACCAACAGTATATATTAGACCAACCGATGTTGCATTGACATCGTCAGCTCTGGATATTAAAAATAGTGGTGGTACAACAATATTTCAGGTTACACCAAATCAAACAGTTGCAGGAAAACATGTTACAATAACTGGTAATTTGGATGTAACGGGTTCAATCGATCCAACAAGTATCAATATGCAAGGAACATCTGCATATCCAACAACATTACCAACACAAGCAATAGATAATATTTATTTATGGGATACAAATTCAACACCTCCAATGAATTATGCAGCTCATACATTATTTATGAGAAAAGGAACATCTGGCAATGATTATCCTGTAATAACCGGTCCAATGGCGCCTGTAACATCTGCATCAACCAAGATAGCTAAATTTGATACAGCAAATGGTGAGAGTATAACATATACAGGAATTACTGTTGATGTATCTGATAATGTAAGTGGAATCAATGATTTAACTATGTCAGGAGATTTAACGTTGACTGATGGAAATATAAGTGTAACAAGTCCAATCGGAACTGATAATTTAGCATTAGTTGTTAAAGCAAATGGAGGAACGAATATATTTGAAGTATATCCAAATAGAACAGGTGCTAATAAACATGTTGTGATAACTGGTAATTTAGATGTTACTGGTTCAATCGATCCAACAAGTATCAATATGCAAGGAACATCAACATATCCAACAACATTACCAACACAAGCAATAGATAATATTTATTTATGGGATACCAATTCAACACCAGTTTCATCAGATTATGCAACTCACACATTATTTATGAGAAAAGGTGTGAATACAACAGATTATCCTATAATAACTGGTCCAGCTCCATCAACAACATTATCAACAGATAAAATAGCTAAATTTAATACAACAAAGGGTGAGAGTATAACATATTCGGAAGTTACAGTGACTGGTACAAATAATAATGTATTAACATATGGTAATTCGGTTGGCAAGATTGAAACGGCATCGAATATAGATTTATCAGTGGCATCCGATACAGAAATTGTATACATTACTGGAACATTAACGGCAGACAGAACAATAACATTACCAACTGTTGTGAATGGTCAAAAATTATATGTCATTATAGATCCGACTTTTGGTGCATTTAACGTTACTATCAATACAACAGTTCCAACAACATCAAGTATAACGGCAAGAACTGCAATGACTATAGTTGGAGTTGGTTCATCATGGTATAAAGTTTCAACCCAAACTTAATGATATAATGTCAAATACAAATGAGATTATTATAATATTGAATATTTTCTATGTAAAGATATATGGAAAATATTTTATATAACATCAAAATAATATATAATAGAAAAGATATTATTGATGCAATTTTAAATAAAATTAATATTAAAAAAGAAGAACCATTAAATGTTTATCGAATAAATGAAAAAGATGCTAAAATTGCTAATAATGTGCGAAATTATGTTAGAAATGAATCAAAATTACTAACTGAAAATGAAGAATTAATTGAAATTATTCCAGATGGGCATTGTTTATTTAGAGCTTTAGGTAAATTAATTTATAATAAAATTGATAATGATACAACTTTTAGAGTTAGACGTGAAATAATAACATATTTGCTCAAAAAACATTTTGGTATAATTAACTATCAAGATATATTTTACAAATTTATAATTAAAGAAAAATCAATAAATGAATTAGGATTGGATAAAATTAAAATATCTGATAAAAAATGGAAAAATGCATATATACCAATTTTTTCTGAAATGTATGATTTTGAATTTATTAAGGAATATACAACAATAAATGAAAAAGTATTGGGTATAATATGTACTTTTATGCAAGGATTACCAGAGATTGATGATCTTAAACCTAAACTTGATAAAGATGAAAAAAATTTTATGTTTCAAGTATACAAACAGTATTTTGATAATGATAAGGTAAATGATTTACTTGGTATAAATATTGACTTAATTAAAACTAATGCAGATGTTGAAAAGTTTGTAGATAAACTTGAAAGTGAATTATATAAGCAAAATTTAGATTCAATTGTAAATCAAAGAGATAAAGATGTTTATGAAGATATTACAGATTCTCTCAAAGAAAATTTAGGTATCCAGTTAGGTGATTTTGATATAATAGAAGATGATGGAGAAGATGTATATGACGACGCAGGTTTATTTGATCTAAATGATGATGAACTAGTTAACCCAGATAACGATAATTTAGATGAAGAACCAAATGAAGACGATAATGATGAAATGAAAGGAGGTAAGAAATATTACGAAAATTTACATGAATATATTAAAAATAACTTAATTGGTCCACTAAAATCATCATTAAATCCAATAAATACTTATCCAATAACATGGGGAGATGGATCACTTATACCATTTACTGCAAGTGAATTATATGAAATAACTATATGTTTGCATCAAATAACATATGATCAAACAATTCAATATTATAAACTTACAAATTGCACTATATCAGATATTATGTTACTAAAAAATTCTAATGATTTAATTCCAAGAAAATTACTATTTCATGATTTTACAATAAAAGGCCATTTTGATGCGATAGTTGATAGAAATCATATATCATTAAATAAGGATGAAGTAATTAATAAAAAATTAACTGAATAATTTAAAATAATGAATTAAATATTTTATTAGCAAAATAAAATATTATTGATTGTTATATGTTTTATTGACTATCTGAGTGAACTCGATAATCTTTAAAATGTGTGCATTTTCTTAATGGTTCCATTTGTTTTCTTGTGTTAACGTTAAATATGGAATCATATGCTTCTCTTTCTTGCCAATAATGACGTGGTAAGCTTCTTGTTGGATAATGGTGAATGCAATCATTAACCCAGCATCTATTATATTTGTTGTTATATGCCCATTCTCTATCTAACATTTCCTTACCATTCATTTGTAAAAATAATCTATATTGATCATCACGATAAATATCATTGACGTATTTGATGTATTCATCTCTTCTTGTTGAGGATTGGAAATCGCTTAAATGACGACCCTGATCTTCCATTTTTGGAGGACAATTTTGAAAGAAGTTATCCATTGTGTTCTTATATAATCTATACAAACATATTTTTTTTATGACTATATAATTATTTTTTATTTGAATTTAATGATTTCTCAATATTATCATATAATTCTTCTTTTTTATATTGTTTGGTTTTATTTTTCTCTTTATATGTGGTTGGAATTGATAATTTTCTTGCTAAATTTCTTAAATCATTATATGTATAATCTTCATAATTTTTTAATACTAACTCTTTATTTGTATTATTCTCTATATTATTCTGTTTAATGTTTAAATTTAATTCATTTTCAAATTCATCATCTATCTTTGTATTGATACTTAATGTTGGTTTTTTTCTCCTTGTACCACCAACTGTTAAATAACTTGCTAAACTTTTTTTACTAGTTAAGCTTGCTTTTGATTTAATTTCGTGTTCATTTATTTCCTCAACCATTTTTTTATTTCTTGCTTTTATGATTTGATCATCAATTGTTTCATTGATCTGATTATCATTAATCTGATTATCATTAATCTGATTATCATTAATCTGATTATCATTAATCTGATTATCATTATCTCTGTTATTTTCTTCATCATTATGAGTGTGAGTATTTAGTGATTCATTATTATTTATATTGTGTGAGACATTTGTAGTTTCTGTAATATTATTTTGTTGTATATCTTGTGCGTTTTTGTTTTCATTATGAGTATTATCTATTTTTGAATTTTTACTGTCATGTATAAGGTTATTTACAGATGCTGATAAATCTATTGTTTGTATATTATTTTCAACATTAAATGTATCATCTGAACATATTTCTGACGTTTTGTCATGCAAATTTTTCTTATTTAAAGTATCATCATCATCATTAATATAAATTCTATCAAATCTATTATTGGAAACATCATTAATAATATTTGTTATATCGGCTGAATTTGTAGTTTGTACAATTGATAAAATATCAAACAATTTATTATTTTCTAATTGATTTTTATAATTCAAAGTTGACATTGGTACAGAAATATTTTCTTCTGATGTATAATTTTCATCATCATCGTCAATAATACTATTTTCTAAATCTGTTGGATTTGATGTAGCAATAGTTTTTTGTGGTTTTTCTGGTGTTTTGTGTGTTAATATATTATATTTTGCTATATCAACTTTAACTAGTTCAGAAACATCATTTTGTCCATCATTGTTTTCATTATCATCTGATTCATAATCTTCATAGTTATCATCTTCATCATCTTCAACTATTTTGTTTAATTGATCATTTGTTAATGATTTAGTTGATGAATTTTCATTAGTTTTTTTTTTATATATTGGTAATTCATCTTCTTTTTCTACTTGATAAATTGGTATTTGTTCTGTATCTTTATTTTCTTCAATATTACTCTTACTAATATAACATTTGTCTCCATCACACACAATATTATTATCGTTATTTGTAATTGAACCAGAGTTTTTATTAATATTCATTTGGGCTATATTGATTGATTTAGCATGTTCTTCTGAATTTTCATCATCTGAGTTTTCATTTGTTTCTTTACTACTCATATAAAATTGTTGATGTTCTTCCTTCTTTTCAAATATACTATTGTTCTTCTCTTCTAATTTCTTATGTTTATCTGTGCCTTTCATATCTGATAAATATTGAATGTCTGTCTTTATTTCACTACCATCTGTTTCAGTAAAATGGTTAGATAATCTTGTTACAGGTTGATGATTCAATATTGTAATTTTTCTTAATTGTTGTAAATTATCACTACTTATTGTTTTAATTTGTGAAACATATTTATTCATATTGTTTTGGAATTTTAATAACATTTTGTCGGTATTTTGTCTAAATTGTAATGACATATGCCCTGTATTCTTGTTGAACTGATCTTTTAGATTAGATACTTCTCTATATACCAATATAATTAAGAATAATAGAGCAAGGAGTATTATAATCACCTTATAATCCATTTTATTATATATTTGTTTTAAAAAAAAGTAATTGTTTTAGACTTACTTGGAATAACTAAAATATAATTTAGCATTTATCTCATCATAATTTATATCTTCATTTAATATATAAATCTATACTATCATCAATAATGTTTAATTTTCATATAAATCTCACGAAAAACGAATCAACTAGAATGTGGATTGATATTACAAAATTTTTAACTATAGCAGTAATTGTACATTTACTATTATATTCAGTAGATGAATATGGCGATCTTTTTGATGAAGCAGCACTCAAATTATTCTTGTACATCACATTTGGTTTAGTAATATATCATTTAATTATCCGTAAATTAGTAGATAAATATATCATCCATAAAACAGTTCAAGCAGAAACTGAACAACTACCAGAAATAAAACAGAAACCAAAACAAAAAATAGTTAAGAAAGAAATAAAGAAAACCAAAAAACCAATTTTAAGAAAACAACCAATTAAAAAGAATAATAATAAAAAAGTTAGTTTTAAGGAATAAATAAAGATTGTAAATAAAAAATTGATTAATTAAATCATTTAAAGTTTATGATATTGAATATAATATACATATTCAATATGAGTGTATTTAAAAAAGGAAATATGATATGTTATGTTGTACAAGATGAAGGTGAATCATATGAACATTTTTTGGACAGAGGTAATTTTATTGTAAGTCAGAGACCTAATAATGACCAAGAATATCAAAAAGCAGTAACATATTCAAGATTTTATATAAATTGTAAAGTATTAAGATGTTCATATCCAGAAGCAATAATGAACACTTTAAAAGAAATGACTAAAAAATGCACAAATCAATAGATATCACTGCTATTATACTATAAAACAATTACAATCAAATATAACCAACCAATTTTATTAATTTATTTTTATTAAACTGTAGCATTATAACTGTTAAAATAAATTAAAAAATTGATATTATGTGAATATATTTAAAACCAAATATATTCATATAATTATAAAATTTAATGGCAACCAGTGTAAAAATAGTTAAGGGAAATTTATTAGATGCAACTGAAGACTATATAGCACATCAATGTAATTGTGTTACCAATCATTCAAAGCACATAGCCACACAGATATTTGATAAATGGCCCCATGCAAATACATATAAATTAAGAACGGCAAATAAAGTAACACATAATATTCCAGGTACAATACAACTATTAGGGAATGGTATAGATCAGAGATATATTATTAATATGTATGCTCAATATTACCCTTCTACTGCAAGATATGCAAATGATTCAAAAGCATTAAGATTGAAGTGGTTTCAGGAATGTTTGGATTTGATAGCTGAAAATGGTATTAAGAATATAGCAATGCCATGTAGGATAGGTTGTGGATCTGCTGGAGGTGATTGGAATACATATCTTAAATTAATAACTGAATTTGCAGATAAATATAATATTAAAGTAACATTATATGATTTTGACCCAAATAAATAAAGATAATTATTATATTTCAATGTGAATAATATCACTATTATCTATTTGAATATTTTGGTAACATTGAAATTCATCAATTATTTTATTAAACATTTCTTCATTATCTGATTTAGCATACCACATTAATGATCTGATTGTCAATTTATTACCATGTGATGGTTTAGAATTCCATATTTTACGGCACGCATCATAATCATATTTTAATTTATCTCTTTTTGAAAATAATATGAATGTGTCAAATAAATTATCATCTATATTTTTGAGAACCCATCCAACACTAATCCAATCATTATAATTTTGTGCTCGTTTGGGTGATAATATTTCTATTAATTGTTTTGCTAATTCTGCATCAGAAATATTTAGGATAGTCGTCTTATTTGATATTATTGATTTATCTGAAACAGATGAATCAATTATTTTATTATATTTATTATTAATCATTTTAATTTCTTCAGGTGATATTGCTAATGGTATTTCAAACAAATCTTTAAATTGTCTAATGCTAAATTTTTGCGATTTGAATGTATGAAAATTTGTTTTTGGTATATCAGTAGGAGATTTATATCTTCTTGTTAATCTATATACATTACCAGATGTCTTTATAGAACCATGAAGTAACCAAGGAACATGAAGAACATGTGAATCAACAACTTCTTTGGTAGTTATATCATCAAATATTTTTTTTTCATGTGTTAATTGTTTAATATCATTAATAATTTCAGCTCTAATAATTTTTGAAGTTCGTAAATTTGGGAATATGATATGGATGCCATCTTTCCAAAATTCAGTGTCTTTAATTTTTTTATGAGTAGGAACTTCTTTTTCAAAAATATATGTCTTGGTATCGGCTAAATCCCCATAATATTTTAGTATAACATCATAACACAATTTAATGAATTCTTTGATATGGTTATTATTGTATTTTCTAATATTGGTATGTTGTTCAAAATCAAGATCGATAATTAATGGTCCAATATCTGTTGGCATTTCAGCTATATGAAAATTGCCTATTCCTCCATTATTCATATAATTATCATATAATTCATAAAATAATTGCAAATCCTGATTATCAATACAATATTTACCAAAAGGAGGTCCCATTAAAACATGAGTAAATTCGGCATCTTTTGCTGATACTTTATTTATTTGTAAGAAATTAAATAAATTTGCTTCATGATCCATGATAATAAATATATTTAATAGATTGAAGAATAATGTTATTTTTTTTCAATTTTATATGAAGCAGTATCAAATTAAAACAAGTTAAAGAAAAAGTAATATTAAATAATAATAATAATTTAATGGAATGTAAATTTGTGGAGGGTTATAATAATAGGTATAAAATTAATAAAAACGGTGAAGTATATGAAGGAGATGTAAAAATAGAGAGTAAGATTCATAAGACATTGAATATTCCTTTTGTAACCTTTATTAGGAATGGGGGACATTCTAATAGTCATAGTGTTGCGAGATTAGTATGGGAAGCGTTTAATGGGAAAATTAAAGATGGAACAAAATTAAAGTATAAAGATAATAACAATTGTAATATTTGTTTGGATAATCTAGAAGTCATAAATAAGCATATTAAAATTAATGATGGAGTAGAAATTGAATTGGATAATACTAAAGAATGGAAACCAATTAGAGGATATGAGGAACTATATAAAATATCAGAATTTGGAGATGTATATAGCATTAGATTAAATAAGATCATATCACCTAATTTAGGTGATAAAGGATATTATAGGATTGTATTGAATAAAGAAAATACAAAATCATCAAAATATATTCATAATATTGTGTATTCATCCTTTAAAAATGTTGAATTAAATAAAAATAAAGTTATTGATCATATTGATAGAAACAAAATTAACAATCATATTAATAATTTAAGAGAAGTAACTAGAAGTGAAAATTCTAAAAATATTGATATAAAGGAGAAAACTAATTTTGATAAGATTTTACAATATAGTTTGGATAAGAATTTTATTAGAGAATGGAAATCATGCAAAGAAATTATTGAAAATAATCCTAACTTTAAGAAAGATCATATTAATCATTGTTGTGTTGGTATGAAGAAATCAGCATATGGTTTTATATGGAAGTACAAAGATTTTGTATATGACCAAACTGGATATGCAGAAGTTAAAACAGATGATGGAAAAAGATATTCAAATTATAAAATTAATCAAGATGGGATAATTATTAATTTAAATGGTAGAAAAATCAAACAAAGAAAAAATGGATATATGGAAATTAAAATGATTTCTGATTGTGGAAAAGAAAAAAAATTTGTAGTTCATAGATTGGTTGCAATAACATTTATTCCTAATCCATACAATAAACCAATTGTCAATCATTTGGATGAAAATAAAATGAACAATAATATGGATAATTTAGAATGGACAACCCATCAAGGAAATAGTCATCATTCTTTAGCAAAAAAAGTTCATCAGATTGATATTGAAACTAGTAAAATTATAAATACATATGATTCAATTAAAAGCGCACAAATAGCAATTGGTAAACCAAATAATTGGAATATAGGATTAGTGTGTTCTGGAAAATATAAACAATCATATGGTTATAAATGGAAATTTGTTGAATAAAAAATATTCAGAGATATATTTAATAAATTATTTACAATAATAACTTATTAATTTGTTTATCGTCCAGAGTTTAATTTATCTCTGATATAGTCTGTATTGATTTGATCTGGAGGCATTACTCTACGTGCAGAATGGAATTCTTTAACATCAGCTGGAGCACCTTGAGTATAAATAGGCATTACTGGCGCGCGATGATCTGTTATGCATACAGGCGCTCTCGGACTTGTGGGATACCACTTCTCAGGTGGAAGGAATGAATATCCATATTCATATTCATGACTCTTGTAGCCGCTTGCTACTGGTAAATGGTTATAATCTGTATAAGGTATCTCATCATCCAACTCTCCTTCAATTCTTCTATTAACTTCAACACCTCTTCTTCTTTCAGATTTTTCACCTGGTTCTTGATAAGCGGTTTCATAACCTTTTGTGGTTCTTGCTTTATCTTCCATAGCTTGTCTTGTATTTTCTAATAAGACTTCTTCTCTCTTTTCTCTTTGTCTATCATATTCAAGATCACCTTTATCAGCACCAATATTTTGTAGATATCTACGGTCATTATTTCTGAATCTATTATAGAATGGGTATTCATCATAGAACATTCCACCAAAACCATATCTATCATCATAACCTAAATTACCATAACGAGTACCCCAATAATATTTTTCGTCATTTACAGGAGCATATACGTCCTGTTTTTCTTTTGGTTGTTCTTGTTTGGTTTCTTGTTTAACTTCTTGATTGGTTTCTTGTTTGGTTTCTTGTTGTGGTTGTTTACCATTATCAGTCATTTTGGTATTATCAAATCCTTCAACTTTATCACCATCACAAACAACTCTACATTTTGGTGTATTATTTGAGGATCCATTAAATTTTTCTACTTTACAGCTATCACAAGGTTTGTCATTAAATTTTTCCAATAGTTTATCTTCTGGTTTAACTTCTGGTTTAACTTCTTGTTTTGTTTCTGTAACTATTGGTTGAGATGAAGATGAGTACATTAATTCATATAAGTATTCTAATCCAAAACAAACAACAATAAGAACAATTGTGATTATTAATGATTTTGTGAGATCCAGATTAACATATGGCGTATATCTTAATATTAGATATAAGACAGATGCTTGTAGAAGATATCTCAAAATTTTATATAGCATTTTTTCATTCAACATATTATATGTAAGATTATATTATTATATTAGAATTTTTTTAAAAAATAATGATAAGATTAATTTTGATAATATTATCATTTTCTTAAGAATTATATTTATTCATATTTAATGCAATCATATGGTCTATACCCAAACATCAGTTTGATAGTGTTAACGAATGTCAATAAGACAGAAATTATTATAGTAATATATAGATATTGCATATTTGTATCAGTAATAAATAATGGGTCATCATTTACTTTATAATATTGTAGATCGGTGTAAATAGAATATCCTATTACTGCGATTGCAGCTGTTTCAACACTATATCTAAATACTTCAAGGAAATCAATTTTACATTTATTTTTCACTTTAGACATTACCAACAACATGAATTGATAAACAAATAATAATCCAAATAAAATTACTTTGTGTAGGATGTAGTTATTGTCATTAATATTCGGTACTTTAAAGAATAATATTAAGAATATGAATATAAAGACAAAAAATATATTTATGAATGTGTTCATTTATATATATAAGTAAATAAATTATTTTTTGATATTATATATGATGTAAATTAATAAAATTATTATAATTATATGAATGAACATGAAGCATGATATATATATTGAATACCGTTTAAAAAGTTCATTTACAACAGGATCAAAAACATTTTGCATAATTTTTTCTTTCGTTTCCTTCTTTTTTAGTTCTTTTGAGCAAGCTTCAAGTAGGTTTTGAGTTAAAGGTCCTATATATGACATATAAATATTAATATTAAAAAAAATTCTAATATTAAACAAATTATAAATAGTTATTTTTTAATAACTTGTAGCAGAGATTGCTGATTCAGATGGAACTGGATCAGATGAGGTTGCTGATATGGTATCTTGTTGTTGTGCCTGTTTTTGTTTCTTTTCTTCGTAGTGTTTTTGAAGTGTTTCAATCATATCTTTAACTTGTTTTGATCCAATTTCTTTAATATTTTCCTTAGTAACTAATTTTTCCATTTCAATTGCAACATCAAGAGAAGATTTCATATCAGGATTCTTTTCTTTAGCCATTCTCCACAATATTGCTTTAATTGCTCTTGCTGTTTGTTCATCTGGTTTAAGACCTTTAAATGCTGCTTTATTATCTGTAATTATTGTTTGTATAGCTTTGATTGTTCTGTTGATGATTTCTTCGGTTTGATTGTTTATAGCACGACTTAATTCACTTTCTCTGTTTGAAGGTTTTACTGCTTCTGATTCAATTGCACTATCGACATTTCTTATTCTTCTTTTTCCAGTTTTAGCAGATGTTTTAGCAGATGTTGATTTTTTCTTTCTAGCGCCACCTGCCTGGTTATTGTCAAAATATTTTTCAATTGCATTGATTAGATTATCAGTATTACATCCACAATCACCGCCAGCTTGTACATTTTGTGGTGGTTTCTCAAAGATATTGTCTAATTCATCTTGGCCAGAATTTCTGCTATTTAATTCTTTTTCAAGTCTTAAAGCGAAATCGTCAGTATCTTGTTCTTGTGTTGGAAGATGATTTATTGGTATTGTTTTTGTATCTGTTAATTCAATTGTTTCTGGTTCTGAAGTTAAATGTGGTGAATGTTTATGTTTTAATAGATTAAAGATTGGTTCTAATATTTTTCTTGCTTCATCACCAGTTGCTGCAATATTAAATGCAGGTGAAATTTGTTCAAATGATTTAGCAGTTACTTGTTTTTGTTTGTTTGATGATACCATTTCAGTTTCAGTATCAACATGTAATCCTTCTTTATTTTTAATTGTTTTATCTGCACCAGTATCAATCAATTGAGAACAAATGTCATGATGACCTGATTTAACTGCAAGAATTAGTGGTGTATCTCCATTTTTATTTTGTTTATTAATAAAGTTTTTAGAATTTGGTTTCTTTACAATTTTATCAATTAATTTCATGTTTGGATTTGGTGAACATACTAAATAATGTAGTAATGTATTACCTTTTTCGTCTTGTGAACCAAATGATGTAAATAATTCTTTATCAACAAGAAATTCAACTACATCATTCTTTTTAAGTCTAGCAGCCTCCAATACTGCTTTAGTTAGTTTAGAATCTCCAAATATACTGGAGAATAATGAACCGCCAAACTGTAATTCATTGTTGACAGATTCTGGGCTAAGTGATATATCTGATAGATTATTAACAGAATCACTTGATAGGGCTTCTGACAAATTCAAGTCTAGAAATTCCATTTACTTATATAGTATATTTATATATATTTTTTTAAAGAAATTTAAAAATAATTAAATGCGTTATATTATGTTAATAAAAAATCAGATATTGTATATATCTATATAGTTATGGAATTATTAAATTATAATCAAATAATTCTTAATGAATTAAAATTAAATCAACCCATATTTGATCATGATAAAGACATATTTATATCTGAATTAGTTAAGGATGATATAAAAATTGGAATTAAAGGTGTTAATTTTAAATGTATTAATATAAACAATAATGAATTAAATTTAGAATTTTTATTTTCAAATAGTAATTTTTATACATTGATGATGGATCTTGATAAATATGTAAAAGAACAGATAGTAACAAATGGTTCAGAATGGTTTGGAAATAAATTAAATGAGAATACAATAAATAACATTTATAAATGTTCGATTAATTTGCCAAATAAGATTCCAGCATTACCATATATAAGATTTATATGCAGTGATGAGTGTAAGATAATTAAAAAAAGGAAAAAAATCTCATTATCAGAATTAAATAAAAATATGGAACTTGAAATTGACTTTGTAATAGATGGTGTTTGTTATTATAAAAATAAATGTCATCTTCAGTATACAATTGTATCAATAAAAGTAATTAATGATATATGTCAATCATTTGAAAGTTTATTTAATGATAGTGAAGAAGATAATGATGTAGATAATGATATCAGTATATCTACAAACAAATAATAAAATATTATATATAATATTAATATATAATGTTGCTATTTTATCTACTAATCATTTTATCTATGATATTTATATTTTACATGTTTAATAAAAGTGTACAAAAAAATGAATTATTTTATGATGTAAACGATGTATTTCCTGAATTAGAAAAAATTCATAAATTGCGTCCTATTATAATGAATGAAGTTAATAATGTAATTAAATTACAATCTCAGTGGAATGATTGGCCAGAAAAAGATTTATATGATGGTAAAGGTACTTGGAAAATCTTCCCATTATATGCATTTGGAATATGGGTTGATGAAAATTGTAAGCTTATGCCAAAATTAACAAAATTTATAAAGTCTATACCAAAATTAAAACTGGCTACATTATCTAAATTATCTCCTGGTATGAAACTAATACCTCATCAAGGATGGGGTAAGCACTCAAATGTAGTGTTAAGAGCACATTATGGTTTAATTGTTCCAGAAAAACAATGTTATATAAAAGTATCAGATGAAAATCGTGAGAAGATAAAATTTCATAAGAATGATGAATGGATGGTATTTGATGATTCCAAGACACACATGGCGGAGAATAAGAGTCATAATGATAGAATAGTATTAATATTAGATATTGAAAGACCAGAGTATATAGAAAAAGGAAAATCGAAGATTGGTGATAGTAAAGAATTGATAGAGATAGTTAATTATTTTAAAAATAAAAATATAAAAATTGAACAAGAATTAGATTTTAAGTAGACAAAATTGTATATAGAATAAATGTTTTTAAGGGCATAATCATATATTGAAAATAATTGTTATAAAATTATAAATATTATAGAAAGTTTTCTTAATAAATATTATCTTATATATAAATATAAATAATGTTGAATACACAGACCAAAATTTTATTATTGGTATTTGCTGGATTAGTACTAGTTTATTTACTATATAATGGCAAAACAGAAAATTTCGAAGATGTAAATAAAAGACAAGAAATAGATAACTCAAATAATATTCCAGAAAACATAGAACATTTAGAGAACGTTGCTAATCCTCAAATTGATAATGCATCATCAGAAGGCTCTGCTGCTTCCAGACAAGAACAAGCTGAAGAACCTCAACAACCACTTACACGTGAGGATATGATCAAATATTTCCCTCCAAATGACTATGCTCCTCCAGAAGGTGATTGGTTACAAAAGAAATTCAATAGCAGAAATAAAGCTCGTTCTGGTGAATTCAAGAGATCAAGCTATGGTGCTGCTAGACGTGGGGCATTAGGTCCATCTGATTGGGATGATTATTTTGATCACAACAACAATGTTATTGGTAATAGTCAAACTGGTGATAATGATAAATTCTTACCAATTGATGAAACTAATGGTGGATTTGCTGTGTTTAAGAGCAAGGGTCGTGCCACATGTGGTAGCAATCAAAACTGTGAACCAGAAGACTTATTTGATGTTGATAAATACTTACCACAAGAAGTCAACGATGACTGGTTTGAAGTCCAACCAGAACCAATCAGCGTTAAGAACAGACATCTTATCAATATTACCAAACCAATTGGTGTTAATACTATTGGTACCAGCTTGAAGAATGCCAGCCACGATATCAGAGGCAGCCCAGCATGTCCAAAATTCGTAGTGTCACCGTTTTTGAATAGTTCGATAGAACCCGATGTTAATCTCAAGCCCCTCATGTAAGCAATCAAAAAATTCCTGATTTAATATCATGATAAAAATAAAATTGATTTAAGAATATATTACATCTATCAGATATGATATATTAGATACTTAAGAAATGGGCAAAGATAAAAAATGTAAAAATACAAGTTGTGATAAAACAGCTGCATATGGTTATAAAGGTAGTTCACGGGAATATTGTAGTGAACACAAGCTTGATGATATGATTAACTTGAAAGGATATATTTGTGCAATAGAAGGATGTACTAAACGTGCATCATATGGTTATACTAAGAAAGACAAAAAATTATATTGTGTTAGAGACAAAAAAGATGATATGATAAATGTACTTAATAAAATGTGTTTGGGATGTAATAAAGTGCAACCTACATATAATAAAAAAGGTGAAAAGAAACCATTATATTGTGTAGATTGTGCAACTTTAGGAATGGTTAATGTTAAAGATAATAAGTGTATAATATGTAAAATAGTTATAGCATCATATGGATATCCTAGAGGAAAAAAAGAATATTGTGCGGCTGATAAATTAGATGGAATGGAAGATTTAACAAGAAATAAATGTCCAATATGTAATAGAATCGCACAATTTAATTATTCAGGAGAATCCAAAGGAATATATTGCAGTGAACATAAATTAGATGGTATGGTTGATCTTTTTAATAAAAAATGCAAGACATGTGGTAAATCAGCTGCATATGGATGGGAAAATGGTGAAAGGGAATATTGCACCAAATGTAAATTATCAGGTATGATTAATGTATATGGTAAGAAATGCCTCGGAAAAAATGGCATAAAATGTAATAAAGATCCATGCTATGGATTGGTTGGTGGAAAAGCAACGCATTGTGCTGATTGTGCTAACAATACAATGGTAAATGTTAAAAGCAGGAAATGTATAAAATGCAATGACAAAGTATCAACATTTAATTTTCTGGGAAACCCACCAAAATATTGTAAAAATGATGCAGAAATCGGCATGATTGATGTTACAGCGAAAAGATGTGATGAATGTACAACAACAGCTGGATTCGGATATCCAGGAAATCAACCTATCAAATGTGCTCGTCATAAAATTAAAGGAATGATTTATGAACCTTCAAAAAAATGCATATCAAAAGGTTGTAAGGAGCCTGCCATATATGGTATAAAATTTCAAAGCCATTGTGAAAAACATAAAGAACCTGATGAATATAATTTAATAGAAAAGGAATGCAAATTATGTAATCTACCAATGATATTAAACGAATCAGGATTATGTGGTTTCTGTGATCCAACTATGATTAAGACATTCAAGTTATATAAACAAAAGGAAATAAAAGATTTACTTGACCATAAAAAGTTTGAGTATATATTATATGATAGAATAATAGATAGCCAATGTAGCAATTACCGTCCTGATTTTGTATTTGATTGCGGTACTCATTTTGTTGTTCTTGAAGTAGATGAAAACCAACACAATTCGTACAATAATAATCCACAAAACAATAATAACAATCCGTCAACATATTCATGTGAGGAAATAAGAATGATCAATATAAGTCAAGCATTAGGAATGAAAACCATATTTATTAGATACAATCCGGATGATTATAAAGTAAATGGTATAAAACAAGAAATAACAAAGAATAGAAGACATATTATTTTACTCAAAAACCTGAACAATATGATTTTGATGAAATCGAATGAATTATCATTTTTAAATGTATTATATTTATTCTATGATGATTATGATATAAAAAAGAACGAATTAAAACCAATAATTTTTTTATAAAATCTATAAAATCATGATGAATAACTCAATCCAGACATTCCTGCCATTATCCTTAGAATATTAAAACTGTGTGCATATATAACTGTTTCATCTGGAATACGATAAATTTCATTAGTTGGCACAATACTTTGTATTGCATCATCTATTGTAATTATTTCATCATCTATCTGATTTGTTTCATCAGCTATCTGATTTGTTTTATCAGGTATCTGATCAATATCATTTGTCTGATTTGTTTCATAAATTAAATTATCATGAAATTTAATCGTTATAGTGAAATCATTTTTAGAATTTGTTAATGCGATAGAAGTGTTTATGTTATTTATATCATCAACATTACTAAAATCAACCATATCATCATTATTGTGTACATATATACAAATTTCTATAAAATTCATATACAAATTAGTATTATTTATTTCTTTATATCGTAATAATAAAAAATTGACATTGCGTCTATTTAATATAAATATATTCTAAATAAATATTATTAAAATGTGCCAAAAAGTAGTGTGTCCTAAATGCAAGAAATTCACATGGTCAGGATGTGGTAAACACATTGAACAAGCCCTAGCGGGAGTTCCCATGGATCAACGTTGTACTTGCAAAAAATGATCAATTGGTAAATGGGATGCCATCGCCATAAAAAGGTCCACACTCACTTGGTGACAATTTACGATATTCTCCTTTAATAAATTCATGCGGATGTTTTCCTTGTATGGACATGTGGTATCCCACACATCCATTACATTCTTTACAAACGAAACCATAAAAAGGTTTATTTGTTTGTCTATCAATATCATCATATTTTTGATTAGATACTTTTACTCTATTGAATGCATCGTTTACTAGAGTAAATTTATTATTTGTAACATTAGGTCTACTAATTAGATCAAATTCATTATTAGTTAAACATTTTGTATCATTTGGTTTACATTTACCATTTCCGAATTGTAAATTATATGCTTCATTAAGGTTTGCCATTATATTGATAATAGATTATATAAGTAATAGTGAAAATAATTGAAATCATAAAAACATATTTAAATGTAAAATCATATTATATTATATTAACATCATGGAGGAAGCCAATAAAGGTATTAATAATATCATTCATGATATACTTGATAATTATAATGGTGATATGAATAAAGAGGTAGCGGATGATCAGGAATTTGAAGACGATGAACCAATAAACATTGATGATTATGAACCAGCGGACGAAGAATTAGAATTGGGTGAAATTACAGGTTTACTTAATATATTTACATGTTATTTTAAGCAAATGCATGAACGAAAACAAGATAGTACAATGTTTGATGCTATTGATAATGAGAAAATGGATTCAACTAATAGATGTTTAGAATTTATGTATGAGGAAATGTTTAAGTTCAATAATAGTAAAGATGAAGACAAAGATATGTTATATGATGTTGATGATGATGATTTGGATATTAATCTGGTTGATGAGTTGTATATGTTATCAATTGATGGAGTACCAATATACGTAAGTAAATTTAGACTAACATTAATAAGATATTTAGCAACACAAAAATGGAATGAAATTAATTGGTCAATACTTCCATTAAAAAATTAAAAATACTTAAAAATCTAGAACTTTATTTATAAAATAATGTCAACAAAAAAAGGCGATTTAACAAGTGAAGTTATTTCAGAAATAGATCACGATGACTCTATATCCGAAGATAGTGAAAAAGAAGGAAAAACATTAGAAGAACTTAAAATATCAAAAGAATTTCAAGAGAATGTAGTAAAATTTGTTAAATTGGATGATTTAATAAGAAAGAAACAACAAGAATTATCTGAACTTAGAGAAAAGAGAAAACCATGTGAACAATATATATTAAAATATTTGGATAATATAAAAGAAAATGTTATTGAGATTACAGATGGTAAATTAAGAAAGAATAAATCAGAAACAAAACAAGCATTATCTCAAGATATGATTAAAGCAGCTATATTAAAGAAGGTTCAAGATCCTCAAATTGTAGAATCTATTATGAAAGATATGGAAGAAGGCAGACCATTGAATACACATGTTAATATAAAGAGAACAGGAACTAGACCGGCAAGAAGAGGAAAGAAAGAAAAGGATCCTGGAAAAGACGATAACGAAAGCAAAAAAGAATAAAATAATTTAAAGATTTAAAGTTATGTATAATATTATACATAACTTTAAAAGGACAATAAAATGCACAAAGGGATAATTCCCATTATACAACCTAATCCAATTGGCAAATGGTTAGATAATAAAGTTAGTGATCATGATATCATGAGTAAATATGAAATAGATGAATATACTATTAGACCATATTATAGTTATTATGAAATGTCAACTTATTACGATGAAAATGATAGTGATATGAAAAAAAGTGAGAATATGACATTACAATATATAAACAATTCAACAGAAGAAGAACTTGAAGAAGATAAAGAATTATTAAAACTAAGTCAGTATGCAGATCATATATTATTATATCCAAATACCAATAGATATCATGCGAATTCATTATTTAGACAATTAATTGATTATTCTTACAATAATAATTATGATTATAATATTTATGATCCAGATACTAGACAAGTATCATTAAATAATTTAATGGATAAAGCATTAAAAAAATCATTTTACAAGTTTTGTTATGATAATACATATAAATAAAACTATATAAAGAATCAACCATTATATCATTATAATAATATTAGTTAACTATATGTCAAAATTTTATTATAATGATACTAATAATGATGATTCTGATGAATACATAACTACAACTAATAAGAGTCAAACAAAAATAAAACAAACAACTGAATCAATTGAGGAAAGTGAATTAGAACATTTATATGAAACACTAAATAAAATGGATAGAGACATTAGATCTCTATGGGATAATGTAATGATTCCATATATAAATAATTATACAACAAAACAAATATTAACAAAACTGAATGAGAATGATTATTATAAATTTCATGAATATATGGTAAAAAACAATGATATATATGGTTATGTATTGTTTAGAATCAATGAATTAACTAATTAAAATTATAACTTTATGTTATACTATATACTTTTATAATTTAGTATATAGTATATTAAAATAAATTTTTACCATGGATAATAGTTTATTGTTGCGACTTCAATATATGGAGTTAATGGTGTGATGAATGTTGGGATGTATACACTATCAAGTCTATATACTAAAGGATCATACCACCAATAACCAATAGGTACTGTTCTTGTTGCATAGTTATATACTTTAAGAACATTGAACACTTCAGATGAAGAGGAAGAAGAGTCGTCATCATCGTCTTTGTGTTTCTTACCACCATCTTGTGATGATTTTGATTTTTTGAAATTATTAATTCTATTTTTAAATGATTTAATATCTGATGGTTTCATTTCAAGATCAAGTTCTGATATTTTATATGATGCAGAACCATCACCAGCTGTCTTTTCATTTACTACAAAGTGATGTAATTTGTTGGTTTCATTGTTTTCTAGTGTAAAAGCAAATCTAGGAACATTGTTTGTTATATATTTGGAAATTCCATTCCAAGCATCAACTGCTGCGTCAAGTTGTGATTTACCAGAAAAGGTATTTGCTATATTACCTTCAATGCATGGGTTTATAAGAGTATAATTTGACATATTTTAATACTATATTATTAGAAAAAAAGTTGATTTATAAATTTAATTATATAAAAAGATATATAAAGATATTAGCTATATTATTACATCAAGAAATAAACGCATTATGAAAATACTTGAAGTTGTAACTGAACATACTGCTCCATTTAAAATTTTATTTGAAGTTTTAAAGGATATGTTAACTGAGACTAATATTGAAATTAGAGCTGCTACAAAAAAAAATAAAGCAGATGATGATGAATATCAGGACGATGAAGATTTGGATGAATTAGAGACAGAGACCGAAGGAAAGAAGAAAAAAGAAGAACGAAATTGTATGAAGATTAATGCAATTGATCATACTAAAAGTGTACTTATTAATTTAAAACTAGATGGTAATAATTTTAGTACATTTGACTGTAAAAAATCAAAATTATTATTAGGTGTAAACTTAGGATGTTTTTATAAATTAATCAAGTCAATGGGTAAAAATGATATATTATCATTATCAGTCGAGAATGAAAGTAAAAATTATTTAAAAATTAAGGTAGATAGTCCAGATGAGAAGAAAGATTCTGAATTTAATCTAAAATTATTAGATTTGGATGAAGTTAAGATGGCAATACCGGAAATAACATTTGATGCGGTTATAACAATGGACTCGCAAGAATTTAATAAGCTATGTAGAGAAATGAATAATATTGCTGATTATGTTGAAATCAAATGTCTTAATGATAAAATAATTTTCACATGTAAAGGAGACTATGCAGATAGAAAGACAACATATAGAACATCTGCAGGAAAGGATGAAGATGAAAATGAAAATATATTAGTAAGTATTAATCATGCCAGTACACAAAAAGGAAGTACATCTCCTCAAATTGTACAAGGAATATATGAGTTAAAGAATTTAGTATTATTTTCAAAATGTGCATCATTATGTAATGATATTGAAATCTATATGAGGAATGATTTTCCGTTGGTAATTAAATACACAGTTGCAACATTAGGTAGAATTTTATTGTGTTTAACACCAATTAAAGAGGATACAACTAAAAATGCTAATTATAGTGATGAAGAACAATTTTATAGTGATGATGATGAGTAATTTATTTATAATAGCTAATTCTAATAATTTAATCTGAATCAGTCATTTTTTTAGTACCTCCGAAATATACATATCCATGATTTTCTTCAATCATAATATCGTTTATTGTTTTAGTATCATTTAAATCTAATTTAACTGATGCCAAAATTCTTCCATATTTATCGAATTTTTTACAGAATATATACACATTTTTATTTAATATTAATTCTTCAAGTCTTTGTTTAGCCAAGTGTGCTTTTGTAATCAATTCATTTCTTTTATTTTCAGGAAGACTTTTATTTGGTTTCATTTCCCAGCTATCATAACCTTCCATTCTAATGTGAAATTTTTGATATATTCCATTATGTTTAAAAATACAATGGAATGTATCTCCATCGTAGCATTTTGTAATTTTTGCTAAATGTATTTCTCCATTAAATGAAAAAAAATTACAATCATTTAATTCACTCAGTTCTTTTAGTGTTTCATTAATTTTTGTCATTATATTAAATAAAGAGAATTTTATATATATTGCATATATATAAATTCAATAAAAAAATTAATATTCTGGTTCATTACTTTTATATTTTATACTAAGATCCTTATATGTATTTAAAATATATTGATTTAGTGTTTTTGATAAATCATTATTTTTATTCTTATTCCAAATTTTGATTATAGCCCAATTATTTTTAGGACTTAGTGAAATACCATTTATATCATCCATCTGATCAGTGAGATATCCACACATCATTCGAATACACATATCTTCATAAATTTGTAATGCATGTTCAATATCTGTTCTAAAAGAACAAACTCCTCCATTTCTATTATTTTCATGTTCCCAGATTGGATCAGTTCCTTCCTTCATTATGAAAAAATTATTTACTTTAAAACCTAATTTATCAAGATTATTAAATACTCTCCAAAATTCTGAAGCATTGGATAATGTACATAATTTTACATAACCATTAATACTCCAATCTTTTGAATGAACATCGTGACACCATACTACAAATTTATACGGTAATAATAAATCAGTACCAGTATCAATATCATTTTCAACATTCACTGCAACATTTTCAACAGTTTGAGGGGTATCAATTAGTTTATTTTCATCTATTGTAACATTTTGTGGTTTTTTCTTAAACTTTTTATTTTTACCGACTACCTTCCATTCTTGTTGATTTTCCATTGGTTAATACTTTTAAATATTATCTTCTTTTTAAATATGTTCATGATTTTTCAATTTTTTATCTATGAATATTGACGAAATAGATGAAAATTAGATTAAGGAAAGAGACAATTTTTATCTATAAACTATAATGAAATAAATAATAAAATCACTGATTGATATTTGATTTAAAAATACTTATCAACCCACTTAATTGTATATTTTCAATTGTATTAACTGAATGATTATATTCAATTGTTCTAAGTTTGTCTAAGATTGTAACAATATTATTTATAGTTAATTGATTTTTATATGGATAATTTGATGTATCATTTGTTATATATTCTGTTAATATATCATGTAATTCATTTATAATATCTCCCAACGATAATCCATTTGTATTTTTTAAAATATTTATATTATTATAAGCAACATTAAACTTTTTATTAATTAAATTTTCCATTATTGTATCCATATGTTGTTTCCTAGGATATCCAATACATGTATTTATTGTTTTTTCATTTACTATTGAATAAGTCATACTAACTGATTGTAACATATTTAATGCTTTTCTCATATCGCCATTTGAACGTTTAATAATTGTTTCAATTCCACTCTCTGTTATTTTAATATTTTCTTTTGATGCAACTTCATTAATTTTTATTTTTACTTGATCTTTGTCAATAGGTGAAAATCTAAATTTTGTACATCTAGATCTTAATGCCTCATTAATATTTTGTATATAATTACAAATCAAACAAAATCGCGCACTTTCTGTATATTGTTCAACAATTTTCCTTAAAATTGCTTGTGCATCTCTTGTCATTGCATCTGTTTCATCGAGAATAACTAGTTTAAAAATATTTTGTCTATCTTCAACTGTTTCTCCAAACAAAACATTTTTAGACATCACAAATTGTTTTATTTTATTTCTGACAACTTCAATACCTCTATCATCTGAAGCATTTAATTCCATAACCATGAATGGAAAATATTTACCATATAATTCTTTTGCTGCTGCAGTTATTGTACTTGTTTTACCAGAACCAGGAGGTCCATAAAATAACAAATGTGGCAAACATCTATTTTTAATAAATGTTTTAATGGTATTAATTATATTTTCATGTGAAAGAATTTCATCTAATGTTGATGGTCTATATTTTTCTACCCATGGTAGTGTATTATTTGGTGTCTTTAGTTCATAATCATCATCATTATACATTGTAATATATGGATTAATATTTATTTTAAATATTTTATGTTTAAATCAATTTTTTTAATATCATATAAAAAAATATAGATATATATAAATAATGTCATATCAAGATAGTCTAGTATATTATTATTTAACAACAAAACAAAAAATGACTAATATATATAATCGTTTATTTGTTTATCTAATCGGAATTTCGAATTTTAAAATAATAGTAAATGATAAAACAACAAATATATTTCACTGGTACTTGATGTATAACTTTTTGACTAAACTAATAAATTTTACTGCATATATTAAAAAAGGGTTAATTAGTTTGAGAAATAAGGTTGATATTGATGCTGAAAAAATGCATATTACAAAAGTAGCATATGAAGGTGAGAAAACAATAATAATAGATAAAAATTTAAGTGAAAATAAAAATAATGTAAAACTATCGGATGTTATTGATCAGATTAATAATATTAAACCAGATGATAACATGATGCCAACTAGCATATTAACATTTGAATTGGTAAACCCAGAAGATCAGAAGGTATGTTTAAAAGGCCTAGTGGTGCAATACAAAGATTTAGAATGTATGTATCATCATACATTGAAAAATATTCTTGATTTTAATAATATTGGATATGTAAATGAATCAAAATTAAAAATTAAATTAATTAAAGATAGAAAAATAATATCAGATGAAAAAGATTTTAAGGATATTTGTGATTTACATATAAATAAGCTATTACAGATATAATAATATTTACTAATATCTTTTTAATAATTTGTTATTAAAAAGGAATATACTTAAAAAAGATGAAAATCAAAATTAATTTAAATGAAAACACTTAAAATATAAATAATTATATATATAGATAGAATAATGGATCCAAATCTTCAATTGTATGATGAGAAAATTAGACCAATTAGGAGTATAGAATTTGCAATATGGGGTAATGACGAAATAAAGCGAAATTCTGCACTTGGTAAAGATTCAGCAGGTATTGAAATTGCTGATTTGTATGATAATATGGAGCCAAAACGTGGTGGATTAATTGACACGCGTCTTGGTGTGACAAGTAATAATTTAGAATGTACAACATGTGGATACGATTCAACAAATTGCAATGGTCATTTTGGACATTTAGATTTAGCAGAACCAGTATTTCATATGGGATATATAGCTTATGTTAAAAAAATATTAAGCTGTGTATGTTTAAAATGTTCTAGATTACTTGTATACAAAAACGAAGATGAATTATTGGATATGTTAAAAAACAAGTCAGGAAAAGCAAGATTTGCGGAAATCAGAAATATATCTAAGAATATAACTCATTGTGTAAAACCTGGATATGGTTGTGGTACTCCAGTCACTAAAATTAAGATTGAACAGAAGAAGTCTTCAATATCTGTAAATATAATTTCTGAGTTACAAGTTCAAACAACAGACGAAGGAGGCGAAGGGGGTGAAGGAGGTGAAGGAGGTCTAACAAAGAAAGTAATTAGACAAATTTTAACTCCTGAAATTTGTTATGATATATTGAAGAATATTAGTGATACTGATTGTATGATTATGGGTATTGATCCGAGAAAATCAAGACCGGAAGATATGATTCATAAAATTTTCCCAGTATCACCTGTTGCTATCAGACCATCAGCTAAAGTAGATTTCTTGGAATCATCATCAAAGGAAGATGACTTGACGCATAAATTAGCGGATATTGTGAAAGTTAATATTAGAATTCGTAAATTAAAGGAATCATCTGGTGACTTTACGCCAAAATATGGTCCAGATAACATAACATTATTACAATTTCATATTTACACTAATTTTGACAACGAGTCTGCAGCAATTCCAAAATCAGAACAAAGAAATAAAGCAACTAAATCTTTAAGTTCACGTCTTAAAGGTAAAGAAGGTCGTATTCGTGGTAATCTTATGGGTAAACGTGTAAACTTTTCAGCTCGTACGGTAATTACATCTGATCCAACAATTGACATAAATCAGTTAAGAGTGCCAATTAAAATCGCAACAAATTTGACTATTCCTGAAGTAGTAACACCTCAGAATATAGAGAAATTGAATGAATTGGTAAGAAATGGTCGTGATAAATATCCTGGAGCGAACTTTGTGTTCCCAGTTGGAAATATGGAATCAGGAAGAAGAGTACTTCCAATTGATTTGAGATACAGAAAAGAGAAAGTCGATTTAAGATATGGTGATATTGTTGAGAGACATATTGTTGATGGTGATATTGTATTACTTAATCGTCAACCAACTCTTCACAAATTATCTATGATGGGTCATAGAATTAAAGTCATTCAAGATCCAAGATTCAATACATTTGGTTTGAGTGTTGCGGTTACAACACCTTACAACGCAGATTTTGATGGCGATGAAATGAATATTTTCCTTCCGCAAAGCAACCAAACACGTATTGAATTAGAGGAAATCGCGGATGTACAAAGACAAATAATTACTCCTGCGTTGAGTGTACCTATTATAGGTATTGTACAAGATGGTATATTGGGTTCATATACTTTAACACAACCAACAATGAAAATAGATTGGAAGACTGCAATGAATATAATATCATATACATCAATTGATGATTTTAGCGCGTTTAAGAAAGAAGGTGAAATGGCAGGTATAGATTTATTTTCATTAATTATACCATCAAGAATTAGCACAAGTGGCAACTTAGAAATTAAGAATGGTCAAATAACAAAAGGCTATTTAAGTTCGGCAATGTTAGGTGCAAAGAAGCCACACAGTTTAATCCATTTAATATGGGATGAATATGGATTTGAGGAAACTCGCAAATTCTTAGATAACACACAAAGATTAATCAACAATTTCAATTTATGGAATGGTTTTTCAGTAGGTATAGGTGATATTGATATTTCCAAGGAAGTCGAAGATCAAATGTACAAACTATTTGAAACTAAGAAATTAGAAATTGATCACTTGATTACTGAAATGGAAAACAATCCTAATTTGGTTGACTTGGAAGTTTTTGAGGAGACAATTAAAGCTGAATTAGATGTAATTAAATCAAATGTTGCGAAGTTAATCTTAGCAAATATGAAAGCATCAAATAACTTCAATATGATGATTAATGCAGGTTCAAAGGGTGGTCCAGATAACGTTGGTCAAATGGGTGGTTGTTTGGGCCAACAAGGTGTAGAAGGTAAACGTATTATGAAGAAATATAATGGTAGAGCAACTGCATTTGTTCCTCAACATGATGATTCAGCGGTTGGTAGAGGTTTTGTTGAACAACCATTTTATAAGGGGGTACATCCAAGAGGTTTTGTTTTCCACAACATGGCTAGTAGAGAAGGTTTGATCGATACAGCTATAAAAACCGCGGAGTCAGGCTATGTTCAAAGGAAGCTAATCAAATCATTAGAAGACATTGGTGTTAAATACGATAATACAGTAAGAAATGCAAACCATACAATATTACAGTTCATCTATGGAGATAGTGGTATTGATACAACCAGACAATCAATTCAACCACTTAAGATGTTAGAATTAAGTAATGCTGAAATTTCAAATAAAATTAAATTTACTGAACAAGAATTAAAGAATTTCAAAGGATTTTCAGCTAAAGATAATGACAAATATTATTATTCAGTGATCAAACTTAGAAACGATTTGAGAAATTCCAGGACAAGAACGGCTAAGGATAATATTACATTTGAATCTACATTTATGTTACCAGTAAATCTTAAGAATGTAATTAATAATGTTAAAAATACTAATATGAAGGGTGATGATTTGGATCCAAAATATGTATTAGACAAACTTGAAGATATACTGGATTATAAGAATACTAAAATTATTGCATTGAGTGAAGATGATATAAAGAACAATACATTGAAATATAGAGATGAGATGATGGCTAAAACAGCATTTAGATTTGCTTTGTATGAATACTTATCTCCCAAAGTATGTATATTTGAACATAATTTAAATAAAGCCAAGTTTGACTTGATATGTGAAAGGATTATTAAAGGTTTTAACAAAGCAGTTGTAGAACCTGGTGAAATGACTGGAATTATAGGTGCACAATCAATTGGTGAACCAACAACACAAATGACTCTCAATACTTTCCACAAAGCAGGTTCCGGTTCATCTGCAACACTTGGTGTACCGAGAGTTAAAGAATTATTAAGTTTATCAAAGAACATGAAAACACCAATGATGTACATATTTTTAGATGATGAATATAGATCAAATAGTGAAATTGCTAATAAGATAGCATCACATTTGAAACATACAACATTAAGGGATATTAGAAACAAGATAGAAATTTACTATGATCCGAATCCACTAAGAAAAGGAGGATTTATGGAATTGGATAATGTATATAATGTATTCTATAGTCATAATCCAAGTAAAAATAGTTGTCAAGGGGATGTATCGACTTTACCATGGTTAGTAAGAATCGAAATGGACAGAGAAAAAATGATGGAAAAAGACATTACATTATTAGATGTCAAATCTAAATTTTGTAATAACTGGGAGAGAAGATATAATGATATTAAAGGTCTCAAGAAAGAAGAAAGAACATTATTGGAACGAATAACACAAACATCTATATTATCAAATTCTGATAATGACAAATTCCCAGTAATCCATATAAGATTTGATATGACAGAATTTGATTTTAGTGTAATGGTAAGTTTCATTGAAACATTTATTGATAATTTTAAACTAAAAGGTGTAGATTACATTTCCAAGATAGGTGCTGTTAATGAAGAACCTATTGTTACATTTGATGAATCAACTGGGGAAATGAAAACAATTAAAAACTGGGTAACATATACATCTGGTGTCAATTTAGCAGATATTAGATATATCAATGGTATTAATTTGAATCGAACAGTATGTAATGATATTATGACAATATACGAAACATATGGTATTGATGCGGCTAGAGCAGCTTTGATTAAGGAATTTAAGACGGTGTTTGCAGCGGCAGGTAATAATGTAAACTATGCTCATTTGGAGTTATTATGTGATTTAATGACCAGTAGTGGTGTACCAATTTCAATAGACAGACACGGTATGAATAAATCAGAAACTGATCCATTGGCAAGGGCATCATTTGAAAAGACAGTAGAACAATTATTGATAGCTGCTGTATTTGGCGAAGTTGATAATATGAACAATGTATCATCAAGAATTATGGCTGGATTGGTAATTAAAGGAGGTACAGGATTATGTAATGTAATATTAGATTCAGAATTATTGGTAAAATCGGAATATTTAGAAGATATTGAACAGAAGTATGTTAAGACATACACTGAAGTAACTCAAAACTCTGTTGTAAATGATATGATTAATAAGAATGTATCTGGAATATTCTTACCGGATTCTGATTAAATTTATTTATAAAGTAATTATTAATTTAAATTTTTATTGTATTTGAAATATAATAAAAATTGATAATATCATTATCTTAACAAGTATAATACAATGATATTATAATTATTAATGTTAGAAGAAGATAAACTAAAAATATATTTTAATATATTCATATTCGTTATAGTTTTTAATATTTCTACAATTAAAGATTATAAGGGATGTAATAATTATATCGATATGATATTTTTATTTTTAAGTGTGACAATATATGGTATAATATTAGGATATTTAGTAGGAATATGGATATATATAATGAAAAAAATTGATTAGGATATCATAAGCTATATATTCATATAATCCATTTTATATAAATGTTTTGTTTTCGAATATCTAATGGAAAATATTTGAATAAATTAGAAAATAAAAAGAATAATATTATTAAAATGAATACAAAACCATACCATAAACATCTAGAAGCATATGAGTATTTCAAACAAGAATGTCGTGACTATTCCAGAACATTAGCAGATGCGGAATATATCAATGAACATGAAGCACTCTGTCCTAGATTTGTGAAAATGGAATATTTAAATGATATTTCATTTAAACATCGAAGGTCATATGAATTATTGAAAAAAGTAGACAGTGGAATATCAATAAATAAAAATGATTATGATAATGAATTATTAATATTTATAAATAAGTTTAGAAGATTAAATTGGTCTGAAAAATATATATATGAAAAACTAGATGAAATTATAAATAAAAACCAATGAATATTACTAGTTAATGTTTTGAGTACATAAAATATAGTATGTAATATAGTTTCATGATGTTTGTGTATATTAATAAATTTAAAAACATGTGTACTAAAAATATGAAAAAAAATCTGATTACTAATTTAAGTTTATAATATCAAAAACACAATAACTAATGTATTTTTAATATTAATCAGAAAAATTGATTTTGTTATTTATTATCTAGTAAATCTTAAGAAAAGAAATATATTGTAGTAACAATGATATTGTGTCCTGGAAGAATTAATAATAACGATGAAATGGAATGGTTTGTTCCAATAGATAGTAAAAATCATGCAGCATATTGTAAAAATTGTTATTATGAATTTGGTGATACAATAGAACAAAAATATTTTACAATAGAGAAAGGTTTAGAATATTATTGTTCATATAATAGGAATTTTGATGATTCAAGTATAATGTTAGATAATATTAGAATATCTGTTGTAAATCCTGTTAATTTATATAGATACAGGAAGTTACTATTTGTTGGATCATCGATGCATGTTGGAATAGGAAAAAATCAACCATATATGATAGTAATAGAAACATGTAATGAAGATGAAAATAAGAAAGTGAGTATTGAAAATTTAAAATATAATGATATTAATGATCAATATCCAACAAAACCAGAAAGAAATATAATAATAGATCATATATTAAATAAACCACATTTAATATATAATGTAGATCATAATATGTCATTTACACTTAAAAAATGGAAGAAACATGATGATCCAGAATTATCAAAATACCATGTAATAGACGGAGAACCAATTGATATTACAATTAAATTTGTTAATGATACATATGCAGAAAAGACAATGAATGATGTATTAAATTATTATGAAAATATGGGAACTGAAAATAATAAAATAATAGTTGTTCATGATTTTGTTTGATTTATCCTTTCATTTTCATTAATGTATCAACTGCTTGTCTGTTTAATTTATTATAATATTGAGTTAATTCATTTTGAGTCATATTTGCTATATCATCTGGATCTACTCTTGGAATTTTGGCAATAGCTATATCATATAATCTTTTCATTTCTGATAAAGAAGGTCTATTGTAACCAAATAAATTTCTATAATTATTTGGTCTAAGATTTGCAAGTCTTTCTATTTCTGTTATTTCGTCTTCTGTTAATTTAGGACCAAATGTAATAATTTGTGTATTATGACTTTTTGTAAGATAACAGTCAATAATTGGTAATCTAAATAAATACCATTCTGGATGATGTCCTCGTGCTGTTAAGAAGAAATCTTCACCTGCTCCAACACCATCATCATATATTCCTTGAAAATATCCACCATTTTCATCTGATTCTTTAATCCATAATTTATTTAATCTTTTTGTATAAAAATGTTTTATAAGGATATCAGGATCAAACCATAATGCACCATTTTCATCTTTACCTTTTCTTTCACCTGTATATGGATCCCATTTATGTGAAAATGGAAATGAGTAGTTTGGATCTAGATCTACTAATGCAATTGGGTCCATTTTACGTAATCTTAATACACGATATCGTTCTTTTGTATCTTCATCATATTCATCTAAAGTAGTTGTTATATGATTTTGTTTTTCTTTTGGTTTTTTAATGACATCAAATGTGTCTATTTTGCAGTCTGAAAAATCCACACCAAAGTCATCAAAAGTAGGATTAAACTCAATGAAACCTTCCATATATAATATATTGATAAATATATTGTTCAAAAATAGTATAATATTACAATATCAATTTTTTATATATAAAAAAATTGATTTTTAAAATATATAAAAAGAAGCGGATAATATATAATATTCCAACAATCAATCCAAAATGTCTCAAAAAGCAGTTACTCAAAAAGCGGCACCAACTACTGGTAACAAGCCACAAGCTAAGCGTAAGTTCACACCATTCTTAACAGAAAATTTTTCAATCAAGAATTATTCATTAACTCCTCTGGAACATAATGAAAGAAGTGAAGCACATTTAATTGCATATCCTAGAAACAAGGAATCAACATTTGTGTTTCAAACTCCTGAATTTACGTTATCACAATACGGTATACCACCATTAGGCAAATATGCAACAACTGATGCTCAAAGAACAACTCTCAAACTTCCATTAGATCCGGACCAACCAGAATGTGTCCAGTTGGAAAATATGTTTAAAGAAATTGATAATTACATGAAGACAAATCAAAAGAAGATTTTCGCAGGTCAAGATACAGGTTTGAGTTATGTATACAAATCGATTGTACGAGAACCAAAGAAACAACAACAACCAGTTTCCGATCCAAAGAAGAAAGGTGCAGCTCCTGAACCTTCTAAACCACAAAAACCAAAATGCAGATTCTGGAAAGCTAAACTTGATATTAATTTCGATACCAAAGATATTCAAACTGTAGTATTTGCCAAGAATCCAGCAAGTCCTGATGAAAAACCAACAAGAAAAGTTGTTACAAATGCATCTGACTTAGAACAATACATGCCATGGGGTTCTAAGGTAAGAATGATTGTAATGATGAACAAGATGTGGGCAGAGAAGACGGAAAAAGATGAAGGTGTTCCATTAAAATTCGGTTTATCTTTCAAAGTCTTATCAATTGAAACAACCCCACGTGAGAAGTCTGGATCATACAGAGATGCTATTGCGAACTATGCATTTATTGATGATGATGAAGGTAGTGAAAATGCAGGCGAAGTTGAACAATCTAATAACAATTTAGATGAAGGTGTTGAAAATGCTGATGAAGAGGGAGAAGAAGAAGGTGGAGAAGAAGAAGGCGGCGAAGAAGGCGGTGAAGAAGAAGAAGGTGGTGATGAAGAGGAGGAAGAACCAGAACCGGAACCTGAACCAGTACCTGTTAAAGCCAAGAAAGTAACTCCAACTCCAGTAGCTGCAAAAGCTCCGGCAAAAACAGTTGCTACTAGAGGTAGAAAGTAAGTGATTTAAATTAAATAATTTGTTTATTTAGATATTATAATAGTATAAGTAAATTATATTATTATCATTTTATGTTGAAAGTACGGAAGATAAATGAAATTGAATTAAATAAATTAATATTTGAGTACAATGAAGGTATAATTCATATTGAATATGAAGGAAACACTTTAATATTTGAGACACCTGACTTATATTTTAACGATCCAATTAAAACAAATAGGACAGGATATAGTACACATGAATTAATAATTACAATGAATGGTAAAAGTAATAAAATTACAAATGAATGTATTACATTTTTTAATGATTTGGATAATAAAATAATTGAAGAATGTAAAAATAATATAACAAATTGGTTAATTAAAAATGATCAATTATTATACAAGTCAGTATTAAAACAAGTAGAAGATCCCGCTGAATGTTATTGTAATGGTGTAATTAAAATTAAATTTATAAACGATAAGAATTTCAAAACAATGGTTTTTGATAATGATAATAAAATTATTAATACAAAAGATTATATTAAAAGTATGACTGGTAATGGATATGTTAAATTAATATTGGAGCTAATATCATTAACAATAACAAATAATATTATACATGTAAATCTAAAATTACATCAAGTTAAATTAAATAATTACAATATACTAAATAATGGGAATAATACCAATGATAATGATGAAGATAGTGATATAGAATATATATTAAGTGATTAATTATAATTTATAAAAATAAATAATATAATGCAATAAGTACTGCTATAATTATCAATAAGTACAATAATATATTAAATGTATATGTATTATAATTATCATAAATTTTACATAAACCATGATCGCATACATTATATTTTCCAAGATACGATACAGTCGTTACAAATACAACTATTAATGCTAATATTAATAAAACATCTATATTAATGTTTAGTTTTATCATTAATATAAATAAAGAAATAAATAATTTAATTAGTTACAATTTTCTTTTTATTATTTGATTTTACATCTTGAATTTTTATTGGGTTGGTGTTATTTTTTTCATTATATTGTTCATTGTAACATTTAGCTATATGTTTTTGTAAGTTATAGAAATTAAGTCCATTTTTATCTTTAGGATCGGTACTTTTTTCTGCTGATTTAGGCAAATTAAATAGCTTAGTTACATCATCATCTGGAATAATAATACGTCTGTCGTCTTTATGATATAGATTTCTTTTTGTAAATTCTTTGCAAAGTAATCCAGTTAGTTCAGTTCGTGGCATTTCTGTTCCCTTAGGTAAACCAAGGAAATTAGCTAAATTTTCTGGAACTGGTGTTGGCTTTGTGAATCCAGTTTTATCTTTAGTAATTTTAGCCTTTTTCTTTCTTGCATTTTTTAATTCTTTCTTATGCAATTTAACTAGATTTCTAATATCATCACGTTGTTCTTTATAATTTTTTGTTATTTTTTCTAACAATAAATCGCATTGTTTCATAAATTCTGAATTATCTTCTGATTGTATTACTTTATTTTTATCATTATAATCACTATCAGAAAATGATTCATCATCACTGTTATCAACGACAATAGTTTCCTTCAACTTTTTTTTGTTAGATGTCTCCATTAATGTATACATAGTGTGTAAATCTTTAAATATTTTTATTATTCTAGTCTATTTAGATCATAATGTTTCACAGAATTTTTTATTATTAGGATCATAATTATCTGGTGGTAATTTATCTAATACATTTTTCAAGTTATTTCTAAATGGATTATCAATAATATATCCATAATCATAAATCTGATACGGCATATTTTTGAATTTATTAAATAACAACTCAAAGTTTGTAAGAGGAGTAATTTTAAATGTCCATATTCCTGTATATAAATCTTGTGAATTTTTGTTATTCTGAATCATAAATCTGAAATTTTTATTTAATATATTGAGTAACATTGTGGAGAATAATTCATGATTATTTAATGCTTCAATATAACATTCATTTATAATGTTTGTAGACGAATTTAATAATAATTTAAGTGTTATATTAATTGATTTTTTCGTAATTAATATTCTTTCTCTAAATTTTAATAAATCATTAGGATGGAATGGAATTCTATTAAAAGGATTATTAGGATAAATAGGATATGGATTTTCCATATTTGAATTATTAAGTTGTGAAGAAAAGATATTTATTAATATATCAATATGCCACCATTCATTATTTAGATATATCTGATCAGAATAATTGACGTTATTCCACGAATCATATAGGCCCATTAAAGTATAATCAAAATTTTTATTTAGTAATGATTTCTTGCTATTAATTTCTGAAATTATATTCAGTGCAATTGATTCTTTACATAAATAATCCATTTCACTTAGAATTAATTTTGTATCATATGTATGTAGTGTTTCTTTGTGTGGATTTGATAAATCATCATAATATAATTTTTTTTTATTATGTGAATAACAGAAATCGGATGTTTTTAATTTTTTTCTTTTACATCTGCATATCTTTTTTTTTGATGTTGTGAATGACATACAAATGTTATTGGATTGATGATCATCTGTAATCATTTATATTTGTAACAAAGATAACATTATTTTAAGTAATAAATTATAATAAAAAATTGATAATTTATTATAATTTAAATAATAGTCAATATAAGTATATTATAAGCTATGTGGTGTAATTTATTTTACGACAAGTATGCTGGCGACATATCTGGACATGGAGATCATCATTTTAATAATCAGATAACAAGTAAAGTTTCAATTAATGATTTAGAAGATGGTAGCTATGAATATTATTCTGGTAAACAAGCAGTTGAACTATATAATAATAAATTTAAAAACATTGGCCATTTTTCATTAGAGGATTGTGTTTACAAGTCAGATCTATATAAATTAATGATTTATACAAAAAATGTTAATGGTATGGAAACAATTTACGTTGTTGTTGGTGTTAATACTAAATTATTGGAAGATTATGTAGTATCGAAAACTGAAATACCATCTATTGATTTTTTGAAGAATTTATGTACATTTCATTCTGCATATACTGAAACAACTAAATTTCTTACCAATAGTTATTATTATAACAACAATTCATTACAAGCGAAAGTTGATCAAAACATATCATATATATGTGAAAATGCTATAAAAGCAGTTGATTATACATTTGATAATAAAGTTAACAAGTTTGATGAATTGGAAATAGATTTATTTGAATATCAAAAATGTTCAATATATTGGATGGTTCAACAAGAAATGAACAAAAAGAAAATATCATATAATTTAAATGATGAAGTTGTATTAGGAAATGTATATTATGATATGATAACACACACATTCAACCTTTTATCTGACAAAAAAACATTAACATTTAATGGAGGTGGTATAATAGATGAAGTAGGTTTAGGAAAAACGTTACAGGTAATAGGGTTAGGTTTATCTAATCCAGCTCAATCAATATCATATACAAGAGATGATCAACCTCATAAATTTGTCAGTAAAGCAACATTAATTTTTTGTCCAAACCAATTATGTGGTCAATGGAATAGAGAATTAAAAGATAGAATTAAAAAAGATGCTGATGTTAAATTGATATCATTAATGACTAAAAGAGATTTTGATAAGTATACATATAATGATTTACTTGATGCAGATTTTGTTGTTGTATCATACACATTTTTAGATAACAAGTGTTTTACTGGTTTATGGACTCCAAAAGTAAGTACATATAAAAATTATTATAAACAGGAATGGAACCAAGTTGATTTACAATTAATAGAGAAAGTATTTGATAATATGGGGACTGAACTAGTTAATGATCCTATAAATTCGTTATATAAAATCAATCCACTAATTCAATTAATACATTGGAATAGATTTGTTGTAGATGAATTCCACGAAATTTATAAGGACGATCATTCTTATAGATATATATCAAATTTGATCAAGTTTATTACTGCAGATTATAAATGGTGTGTTACAGCAACTCCATTTAACCAAAAGAGATGTCTGACTAAAATTGTTGACTTTTTAACAAATTACAATAATACAGATGGGGATAAAATTTATACTGTTGAGCAAATTGTTGATTATTTAAGTTTTGAATGTTTTAGAAGGAATACAAAAGATAGTGTTAAACAAGAACACACATTACCTCCAATTAAAGAGGAGATCAGATGGCTTAAATTTTCACCAACTGAGAGAGCTATATATAATGCATATTTAGCAAATCCAAATAATGATAGATTTAGCGTATATTTAAGACAATTATGTTGTCATCCACAATTAGCAGATGAAACAAAAGAAGCATTGTCTAATTGTAAGACTTTGGAAGATATTGAGAAAATGATGGTTAATCATTACAAAACCGAGATGGATGAAGCACAACAAAAAGTTAATGGTATACAGGAAAGAATAGATAAAATTAATAAAAAGATCAAAAAAATAGAAAAGAAACAAAAGAAACGTCAATTAAAGAAATTAGGATATAAGGTAGAGAAAACTGAAAGTGATTCTGATGATTCTGATGATGATGACGATGATGATAACGACGATGATATATTATTAGCGCTGGTTGGAGTTAATAGTCTTGATGATATAACAATAAAACCATCAATGACAGTAGAAAATCTAAAAGATACAATTAAAACATTAGAAGTAAAATTAAAAGAGGCAAATGGAGTATTAGATGGTAAGAAATCAACATATAACTTTTTCAATAATGTTGTAGATAAAATTAAGAAAACAGTTAATAAGGAATCAGATGATAAGAAGAAGGCAGATAAGTTTAATCCAGCATTGGATCCAGATACTAATATTATGAATATATTGGCTAAACAAACAGACGATGATGACAATAATGATGATGAAGTATGTGGTATATGTTTAGGAGAAATATTAGAAGACGATATTGGTGTAACAAAATGTGGTCACATATTCTGTTTTGAATGTTTACGATTAACAGTATCTAAGTATCACAATTGTCCATATTGTAAGAAGAATTTAACTGAAAAAGAAATATATGTATTATCTTATGAAAGAAAGAAGAAAGATAAACCAATATCACAAGAAGAGAAAAATAAAGCAGAATTAATTAATGAAATTGGTACCAAATTAGCAAACCTTATTACATATTTGAGAGAAAGTGGCGAACATACAATTATATTTTCTCAATGGGATGATTTATTGAGACGGGTTGGTAGAATATTAAAAGAGAATGGTATACAAAATGTGTTTTGCAAGGGTAATTGTTATCAAAGAGATAAAGCAATTAGAGAATTTAATAGTGATGATAAAATAAAAGTTATCATGTTATCGTCTGATAGTACAGCAGCTGGTACAAACTTAACAAAAGCATCTCAAGTTGTTTTCATTGATCCAATTTATGGAGATTATAAATACAGAAAAGATCAAGAAAAACAAGCTATAGGAAGAGCTCATAGATTAGGACAGAAATCAAATATTAAAGTTGTAAGGTTTATAATTAAAGATTCAGTTGAAGAGGAAATTTATAGAAAGAATGTAGAAGAAGATAAGAAACATATTAGTGAGTTTGCAAGTTCAAATGAAATAATTATTGGTTAAAATTTGTTTATTTAGATAATAATACAATCCATTTGTAAAAAAATTGATACTATGATTATATTGATTAAATCATAATATCCAGTAAATTAATTTTACTAATGCGACATATTTTGGTATTTATTTTACTTTTATGTGTATCTGTATATGGATATACAAAAATAGAAAAATTATCTACACCACAAGCACTCAAACTACTTGAGTTAATGGATAAGATTGAAAAGACAAATGATCAAACTCTAAAAAATACTTTTACAGAACTTACTGATTTACAATATGATCCATCTATTAGGACACAACTTTATGATGTAGTAGCAAAAAATCAAAATCATACAAGTTTTTTCATGAAAATGGTTGGATTAGTTAGTTTCCAAAATGTTATATTAGTTTGTATGGTTATGGTAGCAATTGCATTTATATTTTCATTAGCAAAAGACATTGTTTTACTATTAGGTGCATATGTAGCATTATTATTTGTTCGATTATTGCTTAATAAGAAATTTATGTATACGACTGGTATTATATTATCGTCTGTTGCTATGTACTTCAAACCGGATGAAATAGAGAATGTCTATTTAAGATATTTATTCATATTTGATTGGTTAACACCATTATTCGGATGTATGATCTTTGGTATATTATCATTTATGATTTATGATGATCTTGTAAGAGATAATGAATCTAAATCAAATCATAATTATCCTGGTAGACATCATGGTGGATACGATAAACATAATTCATATATTGGAGTAGGATTTTTTGTAACATGTATATTTACAATTGTTGCATTGTATCATCAAAATTGGTTAGTTGGTGTATTAACAGTGATGATGTTATTTTTCACATTTGGGTTTCTTTTTGGAGCTATGTTTGGTGGATATTATACTGGTTTTACTGATGATAATACAACAATCCGATGTCTAATTGTATCATTAATATTAAATAGTTTTATGATTGGCCTCAATAATGGATTTATAACAGGTGATATAGTAGGATATACAAAAGTATTTGACACTGGTGTATTTTTCTGGGGATCATTAGTTGGATCAATCGCAATGCTCATATTAAGTGATGAATGGTATTTGATATATAGAAAACAAACAGATGTTGGTCTCTTTATCATTATGCAAATACTTATGGGTATTTATTGTTTAACAATGATGTATTTTGGTAATATTATGAATATTGCAAGCTATAAGAGTATTGGTGGTACATTTTTAGTATTATGGGGATTAGATCTTGAAAAAACAATTTTAAAGAAAATAGGTACAGGACATTTAACAATTGCGCTGGCTATTGTTCTTGCTAACTTATGGTATATTAAACAATTAATTAGTTGGTATCCTGAGTATTGTATTGTTTAAGAAATTGTTTGAAAGTACATTTCCATCATTTATATATTCTTGAATAATTTGTTTATTTAATATAGTTGGATTATTACTTTTTGGTTTATAATTAATAAGATAAATATTATGATTCTTATGCCAGTCTCTATTAACATATTGCATATCAAGATGTTGATGGTATTCCACTAGAAAAGTAATAATATTATCAAGGTATTCAAATAAATGTTCTCCAGTATTGTTAAAAAGGAAATCTCTATTATTTATTCTGTCAATATCTTTTGTTGTTAGAATTAGATATTTGCCATTGAATGATTTATCATATTCATAAGGTATAGGTTTTAATATTCCTCCATCCATAAACTCATTAAACTTATGTGTATCAACATTACAATCACATATATCATTTGGATTTGTAAATTTAGTTAAATAACAACAGCAATTTTGATCACAAATACATTCTGATTTTAACTGCGGTATTAATTTTGGTTTAAAAACAATCCATAATGAAGATGATGCTAATATATAATCATTTAATAAAGGATGTGTTCCATTAATATATTCTGTTTTTTGTTTTGTAATATTATATACACAACAATAATAATGTTTAAGATTTTCCTTTTGAATATCATCTAATTTAATATCAAATAATTGTTTAATGCCTATATTTTGATCATAAAGACTTTTATATGTTATACTTTTTATAATCCATATAATATCAACAATAACACTGATAACTTTTCCTATAAATGGAATATTTTTAATATAATCAATATATCCCCATAAATTAAAATGTGGTTTAAGACTATTTTCATTTAATGACATAAAAAAATTGTGTAAAATATCTAAGCGTTTAATACAAGCAAAATATCCAACCAATGCACCAAATGATGTACCATATATGTCATTTATTGTAAATCTATTAGTAAAATTTGTATCTGATAATAATTTATTTAAAAAAGACATTTGATATGCGCATCTAGTACCTCCACCTTGTAAAATTACATTTAATTGTTGCATTTAAATTATTATTTTGTTTTATATAAATAAAATAATAATAAAAAAAACTAATAAAATACTTAAACAAGTTTTGAGAGAATAATTATATGGATGAGTTGCAAAATTGACGATCAAGAAAGTAAAAATATAGATCCAGATAATTATAGTGAAGATAATGAAATAAACGAATCTTGTTCTGAAGATGATAATAATGATCAAAATGAGGATGCGCCTGATATAAGTGAAATTGGGTTGACCAAAAAGGAGATTATGTATTATAGGGTTATAGATAAATATTATAAATCATTAGATAAAAAAAATATAGAATCAATGATACAAATTGTTGATGGAAAATCAAAAATATCTCTTCGTTTACTAGATTGGTTTGTTACACGATATGCAGATAAATATAAAATTAGATTTAATAAGAAAGTAATAGTCGAAAATGGTGAGAATTCTGATAATAAAGTAGATGATGGTTTTAATGTTCATATAAGTTATAAATGTCAATTAAAGTCATATAAAAAAAGATATTTTGATCCATTTAGAAGAAGGAAAAAATTCAAATATTATTTTGATAAGGAAAAAACTACTAGTATGGTAACAACAATTGGACAATTACATTTTTTCAGATGGGCATTTGTGAATGGTATAATAGATTATGTTAATATTAATTATGTGGCTATATCTAAAGCGATGGTTAATACAAATAAAATTGATAAGAATAGAAAACTTAAAGAGAAAAATGAAAAAAATAAAATAGAAAAAGAATCTGATAAATCAGAAGGTACTAATGATAATGTAGAAGAAATCAGTGTTAAGAAAAACGGAGTTAATATTACAGCAAAGAAAAATATTAAACATGATGAAGTTAAAATTGTATTATCATTTGATTAATTTTATATTATCAAATAAATACGATATATTTATTCGATAGGTGGAAACAATAACTTAATAGTTTCCTCTATAGTTTTTGCATATGTTTGAGAAACATCATCTTCATTTATGGAGTTAATTCCTTCGATTGTTAAATAGATATATAAATCACCTCGATCTTCTACTCCATTTACAATTTTAGGCAATCCCTTTTTATTAAGTACAAATACAGGTTTTTTTTCAAGACAACTATCAAAATCAAAAGTATTTATTTCTCCATTTGGTAAATATATTTTAATTTTTCCTCCGTAAATATATTGACTTAGAGATATTTTTTTAATATGTAACAAATCATAATTATTAATTAACGAAAAATTTTTATCTTGTTCTGTATTAATTGTTAAATTAAAAACTCCTTTTACTGGATCATTAATAACGAATGTATTTTCATAAATTGGTATAATATATTCATTTATATTATTATCGGTTATAACTTTACCATATTTAAATAATGATTCATATCTATCTTTTAATGAAATATTAATAGTTGTATTATTTTCTGTGATGTCTATATAATTTTTGTATGAATTTTTAGTAATATTTTTAACTATAGATTCATTTTTGATTTTGTCAACAATACGTGTAAATATATTTCTTATATTAAAATTATTAATATCATTTTTAAATGCATCTTCTTCTTTTTCATAAATAAAATTTACAACAGAATCATAAAAATGGAAATATTGTGGTTTTATATCTGTAAAATATTGTTTAATCAAGTCATAAACATGTAATCGTTCTTCGATTGTCATTGAATCGTATTGTTTCCTTTTTTCATCATCATATAATATTTCATATGCTGTCTGTATTTCTTGAAATTTTTCTTTTGCATCTGGTTCATTTGTTTTATCAGGATGATATTTCTTAACTAGTTTAGAATATGCTTTTCTGATATCATTTTTAGAAGCATTATTATTTATACATAAAATATCATAAAAATTCATATATATATTTTGGTGATATTATTTTTTGTATAATAGACACAATATAATAAGTAAATATTATTTTATTTAAAAAATGCAAGTAATATAAATTCAATAAGAAATGTGTTGAAAATATGATATTTAATATATGATTAAATATTAATATGAATAATCAATTTGAAAACAATAGATTATTAAGCGGATATCAGCAATATAATCAAACTAGTATACCAACATACCAAAATAATATATTATTAAAAAACAACCCTATATTTTCTGGGAATAATCAAATGCACCAAATGAATCAAATGCAACAAATGCAACAAATGCAAATGTTACAACAGATGCAAATGCAACAGATTAAGGAAATGCAACAGATTAAGCAAATGGAAAAAATTAATGAATTAGAAAACAATATGGATAAGGAAAAAATCAGAGAGTCTGTTATTAAACCAATAAAGATTGAGAAAAATAAAAAAGCTCGTCAAGAATTAGAAGAAAACTGGAGAGTTGCGGAAAAGAAATATATTGATCCAACTAAAAAATCATATGGTCCAGAAGTACAAGAATATTGGAAGCAACGTACAAATCAACCATATAGAGGTATAATGAAAAATGAAGATTATAACAAACAATTTAAGTCAAAAGATGATTTGATTGTGCATCGTGTTACTAATAAAGATAAAGAAGGTGTTGAAGAAGGATTTAAAGTAATGGAATCAAATATTGAAAAACATAATAATGAATTGAAAGTCATATATTCAACATCAAATAAAAACGATCATAAAAAGAAATTTGAATATAATCATGTTTACAAATACAGAGTACAATACGATCCTAATGATCATGATAAACTCAAAGAAAACAGAGTAAAATATTATAAAGAACAACAAAAGAAAGAAGAGGAAGGAAAACAAAAAATTGATAATATATTTGAGACATTAGTGAATGATGGTATATTTGATAAAAATGAATTGAATAGTATAAATGTAAATGTTAAAAATCAACCAGATAATGATAGCACTGATAGCAATAAAAGCACACAATCAATTAAAAGTAATGATATATCAAAACAAGAAAAAAGGGATAAATATTTAAACAGACGAAAACAAGTTTGAGTTCAATATCTATATATTATTAAATTTAATAATAATATATAGAATGTCTTCAATTATTGATGAAATTAATTCTTGTAGTGTTATTGATGAATATTTCAACAACAATAACGACAATAAAGAAACTATAAATGATAATGAAGAAGAATTAATTGAAAAGGATGATATTAAAATAAATAAATATAATAAAGAAGATGAAGATATTGTAGTTGGTATTGATTTAGGCACAACAAATAGTTGTATTAGTATATGGAGAAAAAACAATTTGGAAATTATACCCGATATATTTGGTAATAGAACAATACCTAGTGTTGTTGCATTTACACAAAAATCAAAATATATAGGAAGAGAAGCAAAAAAGCAAATAGAAATCAATCCAGAGAATACATTTTATGAAGTAAAAAGATTAATAGGCCGAAAATATGATGATGAAACTGTAATGAATGATATGCAATTTATGACATATGAGATCACTAAAGACGAACAATGTAATGTATTATTAAAATCAAAATTAACAACCAAGAAAAACATATTTACTCCTGAAGAAATATCAGCAATGTTGTTGATTGAATTAAAACATATGGCAGAAGATTATTTAATGAAAAAAGTCACAAAAGCGGTGATAACTGTGCCAGCATATTTTAATGATGCTCAGAGACAAGCAACAAAAGATGCTGCAAAAATAGCGGGACTAGACTGTTTACGTATTATTAATGAACCAACAGCAGCTGCTTTGGCATATGGTTTACAAAAAGCGTCAGTGCATAAAAATAAGGATATGAATGTATTGGTTTATGATTTAGGCGGTGGAACTTTAGATTGTTCACTATTAAACATTTCGAATGGTGTATTTCAGGTATTGGGTTCATCAGGCAATACACATTTAGGTGGTGCTGATTTTGACAATCGTTTAATAAGTTATTGTATGAATGATTTTAAAAGGAAGTATAATTATGACAAATTAGAAAATTTGAGTTCAATGTCATTTCAAAAATTAAAACAATCTTGTGAAGAAGCAAAAAAGAGGTTATCTGAGGTAACAAAAACAACTATTGCTGTTAAAGAGTTTTATGAAGATAAGAATTTGTTTATGACGATAACAAGAGAAATGTTAGATAAAATTTGTAAGGATTTATTTATAATGTGTTTAAAATCGGTTGATGATGTATTAAAAATGTGTGAAATGGAAAAAACAATGATAGATGAAATTATATTGGTTGGTGGATGTACAAGAATGCCAACAATAAGAAACAATTTAAAATTATACTTTAATGGTAAAGAACCAAATTCATCAATTAACCCTGATGAAGTAGTTTCTGCTGGAGCTGCAATTCAAGGATATATATTATCACATGACAATGATCCGTTTTCAGAAAATGTTACTTTATTAGACATTATTCCATTATCATTAGGTGTAGAAACAATTGGCGGGGTAATGAATGTTTTAATACCAAGGAATTCAGTTATTCCAATTAAACGAAAAAGAAAATATACAACCGATGCTGATTTTGAGACATCTGTTAATGTAAAGGTATATGAAGGGGAAAGGAAAATGACAAAGGATAATTTTTTTGTTGGAGAATTTGAGTTGACTGGAATAGAAAGTGCTCCAAGAGGTATTGCACAAATAGAAATAACATTTACTGTTGATATTAATGGAATTATTAATGTTACGGCTCTTGATTTGAAAAATACTGATAATAAGAGAACAATATCTATAAATAGTAATAAAGGGCGATTAAGTGAAGAGAAAATAAATGAATTAGTAAAGGAAGCCCAACATGCAGAAGTAAAAGATAGGATAGAGAGGGAAAAAAAACAATTATATTACGAAATAGATGATTTATGTAGTAATATTAAAATGAATGTTAATAATGAAGATTTCAAATTAAAGGATAATGATAAAATTATTGTAATGGATGATATAACAAAAATATTTGAATGGTTAAAAGAAATGCCATATTTAGAAAGACAAAAAAATGATTATTTAAAAATACTTGATAAATTAAAAAAGAAATATGGTACATTAATACTTAAAGTATCAAATGAACAAGATAGTATAAAAGCTGTATCTGATACATCAGGAAAGACAGAGGCAACATCAATATTTAATAATGATGATGAAGATGAGACTATATATGAAGAAATAGAAAATGAGGAATTAGGTATTAAAAATATAATGGATGAAGAGACTAAGAAAGAAATAGTTCGTTATAGGGAGACACTTGTTAATTTATGTTATTCTGTATTTGAGATAATATCTGACGGAAATCTTAAAATAGATAATGATAATATAACAGAATTAAAGGATTATATTAATGATGTATTGGTATGGGTTTGTGTTAAAGAGAAAATATCAATTATAGAATATCAGCAAAAGATCAATGAAGTTAATAAAATATGTAATGATATTGTTGAGAGATATAATGATAAGATTATATATAATCCCAAAGTAAACACTAAACGTTCTGAATTAGAGGAATTGTGTTATGCATTATTAAGTAGTATATTGTCAAATATTTTGGCACTTCATGAAGAAGGAATAAATAAAATTAAAAATAAAGTTGAAGAAACATTAGAGTGGTTGATGAACAATGATATTAATAAAAAACGATTTGAATTAAGTAACAATGATTTTATAGATATTTCAGAAGAAGAATATAGTGAACGAATAGATGAAATAAATTCACTATGTACTGAATTATATAATTCAATGGTTAATTATAATATAAATAATGAAATAAATATTATGTCAAATGAAGAGACAAATATAAATGAAATATTGAGCAAATTTGAAAACACCTCAATGCATGGAATGAGTATAAAAGATTTAAGAGACAGATTATAATATTATTTTTTGCATTTACAATTATATACTTTATTTGATATATTACATTCTATCTTGCATGTTTTTATGTTATTAATGTGTAAATAATATTTGAATAAATGATTACCCATACAAGTATTTCTTCGTACTGCACATGGACGTAAATAATTAATATATCTCAGTGCGAGTAAATAATCAACATTTAAGTATTTAATTAAAAATGCGACAACTAATGCAGCAGAACGATGATGACCTTTTTTACAATGCACTAATATTGGTTCGTTATTTTGTAGTGAATTGTATATAAAATTAGTTGCAATATTGAAAATATTAATCATATCTTTTGAGCAGGAATGTTCATCTTTGATGGGTATTACGAGATATGTTATGCTATTATATTTGTATTTATTATCAAAATCATCCATAATAGTTAACACATTTTTAATATTGTATGTTTTTAGGAATTCTTGATTATATGCAGCTTTAATATTACCAAGCCATAAATTAGGTATTATTTCATTTGCATCATTTTCTGGATGTTCACACATAGTATTATATATACTGTATATAATATTATGCTACTTTAAATTTTTATTTTAAATTATTGGTAATTATAACTAGTTTTTCATTTGATTCTTCTAATAATTTATTGTAAAATGATATATCCTTTACATTATTTATGAATTTTCTTTCACATCTATTATCTATTTTATCAACTTCTTTTAATATATTAAGTAATTTTTCAGTTAACATTATATTTTTCTTTGCAGAATTATTTGTGCTCATAATACTATAATATTATAAAATAAATTTAAAACATAGCGCTTTTATTTGATGCATTAGAATAGTCATAATAAGAAGATGCAATTCTTTCATCTGACCCCATTGGAGATGATGATTTATGTGTTATTTTATGTCTTATTTGGTGATTATTATTAGTTAATAATTCATTTTGTAATTTTATATTATCAACCAAATCAGTAATTTTTCTATTTATTGTTTCTTTTACTGTTGCACTATTATCTATTAATTCTTTTAAGTTTTTATTTTGGTTATGTATGACTTTTAACTGTTCTTGTACAAATATATTTATTCTATATACAATACTAATTGAATAATTTAGCATTTTATCTTTTAATTCGTGATTATCTTTATCCTTTAATGTCTCACTCATAATACTAATTAATTTTAGGGTATAGTTTAACATTAGGAAAATAAATTTTTTAATAGTTGTTTCTATTTTAATTCTATTATGAACATCAACTTTTGATAATTCTGTTTGTAATTTATTAGTTTGATATGTATACAATAAATTATTAAATTTAATCAATAATTCAATATCACCCATAAAACCGGATTTAGTATAATCGTTAAATATAAAGTCAACATATTTATTTTTTTTATTATATTGTAATCTAAATATTAATGTTTTGATTAACTCCCTTCCTTTTTCATATAATAAATTATCTATATCTTTAATGAATTGATTTTTAATATCATATATATTGCTTAAATATTTAATCAAGTGTTCAATAGTAAAATACCCAATTAATTTGTTTTGTTCATCAAAAACACTAATTTTTTTTAATTCTTCATTAATTGAAACCATTAGTTTCCTATCATTATCAAAAACACTATTTATGACTTTATTGTCAGAATATTTATTTGTTATTTCAGAAAAGTCAAATTTAGATTTAATTTCATCATTGTTTCCACCTACAAGTTCTGTTTTTGTTCCAAGATTATTAAAGATCTTACCTTCCATTGCATGAAATGATTTAGCAATTGTGTCATCCTGAAAGTCATTATGTGTATCAGTTGCTTCATTTATTTCTCTTATTCCTTTTTCTATAATTGTCTCATTTGCCATTTTTTGTAAAGATGACTGTTCTAAATTATTATTATTTTTTTTTATAGCTGAAGTATTTAACATGTAATGTTCTATATATTAAATATAGAATATTTCAAATAATAAAAAAATTCATTTATGCTTGAACAACTGCAGCCTTGTCTTTCATGACACGGTTGTTGAATTTGTATTCAATTTCTTTAGCATTTGATCCGCTTCCAATCTTTACTTTCATTGGCTTGTCGAGTTTGACACGCTTTCCAATGTAGTTATATTGTTTGTGTTTGCTGCCTCTTGTGCATTCAACAATGCTAAATTTAATTTCACCAGTAACACCACCACCGCTTTGTTCTCTTGATTTAAGAATTGATGTTAAAGCCTTGTTAGCAGCTTGTTTTGGTTTGCTTCCAGAAAATCTACCATGAGCTTCACCTCCGTCAACAATTACTTTAAAATATCTTGTTCTGGAGTCATCTTCTTCTTGTGGAACGTTATTCGCTGGAGCAGCAGCTTTCTTAGCTGGAGCGGCAGCTTTCTTAGCTGGAACAGCCTTTTTAGCTGGAGCAGCTTTCTTAGCACCGCCTGATTTTGCTACAGCCTTCTTGGCCGGAGCAGCAGCCTTTTTAGATGGAGCAGCAGCTTTCTTTGATGGAGCAGCTTTCTTTGCTTGTTTAACATCACCACCTTGTTGTGGTTGAGCTACTGGAGCTGGTACTGGAGCTTGAGCTACAACTGGTGCTGGTTGTTCAGATTTAGTTTCTTTCTTAGATGCTTTTTTTCCTGAGTTAGCTTGTTTAGTTGACATGTATTTATTTATACTATATCCTTATAATTTATTTTTTAAAAAAGAGACGCGCTTATAGTTTAAAAAATTATTTTCTTATATTTATATTTTTTTAATTATATTTACAATGGTAATTAATTTATCTTACTTTTTTTAATATTTTATGTCGTATAATAGTCTTAAGAGATCATTAAAAATTATATTAATGATGTATTAAAAAGCAATAACCTCAAAAATATTTTTTGAATATAATATATAGATGACCGAGATTATTAAAGACTTTAAAATTAATAATTTAATAGAGGAATATCACAAATATGCGTCATATTTTTATAATTTCCAAAATCATATTGAAAAGTGTTATTCATTTAATATAATAAATATAAAAGATAGAAATAATTATATAAAACAAATAAATGATTTAATACGACAATTAAATACAACATATAATATAGCTATGGTTGAGACATGTGAGAATGAAAGTGAAAATGAACAGAAGATAAACATTGGAGATAAAAATATAAATGAATTTCGTAATTTAGTAAGTATTCATAAAGTAATAGGTATAGAGAAATTTAATGATCCTTTTAGAGAAATAAACAATCAATTAATAAGTAAATTTGGTTCAAAAATAGGATTTCCATCAATACATATTGCATTATCAATCATTATAGGAGATCAATATAAATATTTATTTACCAATGATACGAATAACTTAATATCTTTTTATAATAACATATTTATTCCACTCAAATGTAATATTGAATATATTGATAATCATCATCAAATCTTTATAAAAAAATACAATATGGAATCATTTACATTATTAAATAATTGTGCAAGTATTTATATTAAATATAACGATATGTATATAATTTTGAATGGGTATTTTTCAAATGATCCATTAAATATTGTTATTAGAACATCACAATTATGTAATAATTTTATATATCAGAAGAAGAAAGAATTAGAAGCATATATATTATCGAAAAAGGAAATTAATGAAAAATTTGTGAAATCGTATTTACGAAATATATTAATTTGCGATTTATTAATCTTATCACAGGATGAATTTATTGATAAATTAAGAGAAGAATATAAATTATTTACAAAATTATCAAAATTATCATTTATTCATCTTATGAAAGAATTTGTTAAAGATGACTCTGATACTAAAACATATATTGTAAATATGTATAATATAATTAAATTATTATTATTAGGTTCAGAAGAAAGCATAAATATTGCTGGATTATTGTATGGTATTACAAAAGAAAAGAAACTTGATATTGAATTTTCCATTTCTGATATAATTTACAAAAATTTACCATACTTATCACAAATTAAATTACGTAAAACTAGTAACAATATTAAAAATGAGATAGAAAGGATCAAATCAATGTCGATTGATGAAATTGATCTTAAAAAACAAATTGTTTTATGTAAAAATATGCCAGATAATGTTAAGAAGGCTGCTTTTGAAAAAGTAGAAGAAATGAAAACATCAAATAATGAATATTATAAACAATTATTATATGTAAGAACACTATTAAATTATCCATGGCCATCACAGGAAGATGATACATTTTTTGCTGATATTGGTAAAAATAAAGAAAGAAGTAAAGAATTTTTAGATAACATTATAAAAAAATTAGATAGCAAAGTATATGGTCATAAAGAATGTAAAGATTCAATTAAGGAGTTGATTGGTAAATGGATATGTAATCCATCAAGTGCAGGTAGTGCAATTGGATTGGCAGGTCCTCCTGGTGTTGGTAAAACTTTAATTGCAAAAGCTATTGGAGATGCCTTAGAAATTCCATTTGTACAAATAACATTAGGTGGACAAAATGATGGTGAATTATTACATGGTCATGGATATACATATAGTGGATCTCAACCCGGTATGATTGTTAAGAAAATGGTAGAAGCCGGAAATGCACGTTGTATAATGTATTTTGACGAATTAGATAAAGCATGTAAAAGATACGATGGTAATGAAATTTATAATATTCTAATACATATTACCGATCCTAATACAAATACTGAATTCCAAGATAGATTTTTCCAAGAACTTAATTTCCCACTTAATAAAGTATTATTTATATTTTCATATAATGATTCATCGTTAATTGATTCTATATTAATGGATAGAATAAAGGAAATTGATGTCAAACCATTTAAATTACAAGATAAGAAAGTGATAGTAAATAAATTTTTATTAAAAGAAATGTCAGAGCTTGTTGGATTTGATTATGGATCCGTTAAAATTGATGATGAATCAATAGAATTAATTCTAAATCAATATACTAATGAACCTGGAGTGAGAGAACTTAAGAGAAAATTAGAGAAAATATTTTTGAAACTTAACATGGATAGAATTTATGACATTGGTATATTTGAAAATGTTAACAATTTATCAGTTAACCATCCAATAACATTAAATAAAAAAACAATAGAACATTATTTAGGTAAAAATACAATTCATATACAATATATACATAATGATAATTTGGTTGGTGTAATAAATGGTTTATATGCCACAGACAGTGGCCAAGGTGGTATATTACCAATTCAAGTATTTGATAATTATACAAATGGTGATGAGAAATTTACATTAAAATTAACAGGCAGTCAAAGACGTGTAATGCGTGAATCAGTAATTTCTGCATTTACAACAGCAACTCATTGTATCAGAGAAGATATTAGAGATGAATATATTAAAACACATCCATGTGGGTTCCATATACATACACCAAGCAGTGCAGTTCCTAAAGACGGTCCTTCTGCTGGTTGTGCATTTGCTACTGCTTTCATATCTCGAATATTAAATAAAAAGATAAGAAATGATGTTGCAATTACAGGAGAGATTGAATTAACTGGTAAAGTAACAAAAATAGGAGGATTGCAATATAAATTGCCTGGAGCAAAACGAGCTGGTATAAAATTAGTGTTAGTTTCAAGTGAAAATTCAGATGATATAGATAATCTTAAAAAAGAATATCCAGATTTATTTGACGATAATTTTAGTGTAAAACTTGTTGCAAATTTAAGAGAAGTATTAGAACATATATTGATTAATTTCGATAAATCACAAATAATTTAACTCGAATTTATTGCTAATAGATAATATGTTTCACAAAACCTATTCATATTATCAACAATTTTTCTTGTATATTGCTCAATTGCATCAAAATCACTTGGTGTTACAGTATTGTCAATTTCATTTCTAATTAATTTTATGATTTTTAATAAACGTTTTAGTGATTTATTATAATGTTCTTCCAAGTCATCAACCCATCCAATAAGTGATTCTATTCTATCTGTAGATTTTTTCCTGTTTATTATTTCACGGTATTCTTCTTTATCGATCCATAATGCTTGTGGAATTGTATTGCATTTAAAAAAATCATCAACATATGCATTAACATTTTTACATATTGGTCCATTTTTAGCTCTTGATATCATATCTGCACATTTTTCTATATTTTCATTTATATATTGTAATAATGCTACTCGTTTTTTAAAGTGATTAACAATCGTCTCACAAATTTTTTGTTTATTTACTTGTTTATCAAACTTATAACCAATTGATAATGAAATTTTTATTAATTGTTCATCTGTTAATTTTATTAATTTATTTCTATATAATGTCTCAAGATTTTGACATTTTGTTGAATCAGTCCATATAGAATAATTATATAATAGATCCTTAATTGTTTGTTTTATGTCATACATTATAATATTATGAGACGAGATTGTACTATTTGTTATGCCCATTATATTATTCTATAAAGAAAATTTAATTAATTTTATATATTGATTTTAATTTTTTGAATGAATGATTTGTATGTATCGTTTGTCATTCCAATAGTATCATATAATTCTATATCTATATCATTTATATATTCTTCAATATTATTATCATTAATAGTGAACTGTTTTATTTGTTGATTTGTTTCATTGTCTGATTGATCATCAGTATCAATATCAAAATTTCCTTCATTTATTGTATTGTACATTGTTTTTAATTTATCAGGCATTTTAAGTTTTTTCTTATCCTCTTCAATTAATTTTGCAATTTTCTCAGTTAATTCATCATTTATTAATATATGTTTGTATTGTTCTAATTTTTTATAGGTTTTAATTACCGTAACTTCAGAAACATTAAATTGTTCAGCTATGATTTTCCTGTCAATGTTTAATTTATTTAAATCAGCTACTAATAAAATACTTCCAGTCGCAACAGAAAAAGGTGTATGCATTGATGCTATATTTATTTTTTGTATATTTTTTGCTATTTGCATTGCTTGATTTATATATTCATTGGTTATATGTAATTGTCTACAATATCTAATTATAAAATGTTCTGCATTACTTATTTGCGTATCATATTGTAAATGTTTTAATTTTATTAATTTTAAGAATGTTTTGCATCCTTTTGTTATATCTTTATATTTTAAATCAAATAGTCTTGCTATTTCCTTTGGACTCCTAGTTTTTCCTTTTCTTTTACATGCAAAAAATACACATGATGCAATTAAACTTTTTCTATTTGCTCCTCTAATTATTACATTCTTACCTTTATTCTTACCATATAAATGTTTACTTTCACTGATATTTTTGTATAATATTTTTGCATCATCTTCTATACATTTTAATATTCCAGCAATTCGACATTTATTTTGAATTTCTTTCAATACAATGTTCAAACTTCTTTCTTTATATGGCATAGCACTCCAATTATGTAATATTTTCACCCTATTTCTATTTGAACATCCAATTGTTGTACCAAGTGATGATTGTGGTAAGAAAAAGTTTATTGAGTTACCACATCTAGCATTTGTGTCTTTATTGTCATCATTTGCATATTGTTTCCATTCTGGATTATCATCAAATATTTCTGATAATATTGTACCACACCCCATACATACAACTATACCTTGTGATGTATCTTCTGCTATTTTGTCACCCGTCTTACATTTTTTACAATATATACCTTCATATTCTTTTTCTGTCATTGTTTGTTCAAATTCACTTATTTCTTTATTTTCTTTTTCGTAATCTATTTGATCCAATAATTCGAATAATTCATCATCATTCATTCCATTTATATCATCTATACCGAAATTATCTTCTAAATTATCATTATAATGATCATAATTTAGTTCCATGTATACTAAATATATCTATATATTTATATTTTTAAATTAATATCTTTAAGTATGTTATATTTAAATCAATTTTTCTGATAAAATTGAATTAAAATAACAATTTAAAGATATGTCATATAGAATCTATAATATATATGGATATACATAAATTGAAAAAATCACTATATGGTATACAAAATTGGAAAGATAAATATCCTGATTATAACGTAGATTTGAACAAATTACAAATTCATAATACATACAAACCATTTTTCGAATTACCGAATATCAAAGAAGATTTGGATAGCATAAGTGAATATCTATCTCATTGTTTAAAGTCAACAAATGGAAATGTCAATCTCTTTCCATATCCTGATCTTGTATTCAATGCATTGAATGTTACACCATTAGATAAAATTAAAGTTGTAATATTAGGACAAGATCCATATCATAGTTTTGAAAATTATAATGGAAAAGTAATTCCACAAGCAATGGGACTTTCATTTTCTGTACCTAAAGAATTTGACATACCATCATCATTAAAAAATATTTATAAAAATATGCAGAAATATCATCATATTGATAAAAGTCCAAATCATGGTAATTTATCATTCTGGTCATATCAAGGATGTTTATTATTGAATACATCATTAACTGTTCAAGAGGGTTGTCCAAATTGTCATCAAAATTATTGGAAGCAAATTACAAATGGATTGATTAAATATATATCAGATAATACAGAAAATGTTATATTTGTTCTTTGGGGTGGTCCTGCATATTCTAAAATTGATCTGATAGATCAAAAAAAACATAAAGTTATAATATCATCACATCCATCAGGATTATCGTATAATAAAAAATTAAGGGATTATGAATCATTTGAAAATACTGACCATTTTGGAGAAATAAACAAATACTTAAAAGAACATAATAAAAGCACAATATTATGGCAAATTATTTAAAAAGTTATTTATTTGAATAAGTATATGTATAATTATTTAGCTAATATTGGGATTTTATTAAGCTCTTATTTTATAGGACTCAAATTCACATTGATGATAAATGCATGTATAAATTTTTATAATGAGACATCTAAAATAAATTTATACACATTATTAACATTGATGTCAACATACTTCCTTGGTATATGGAATACATTATTTTATTGTTTATTATATTGTTTGTTTAAAATTATGACAGAATATGACAATGTGATCATCTACTACAACAAAATAAAAAATGAGTATAACGAATTTATGTCATTTTATGAAATTGAAAAGGTAAAAAATCCTGAGAAAGTTATCAGAGAAATAGAATTTTTAAATAGAATGATTTCAAAATATAGACAAATGAATGAATATGTACTAAATCAGTTTAATAAATTTGTCGAAAATAGATATATTACATTAATACTATCACATTTACAAAATATAAATTATAGTAGCTATATTGACATTATAAATAATAAAATACATTCAAGTATTGAGTTGCTTAATGGGTATATTGATTCAAATAATACTTTACATGAATATAAAACAACATTAATGACATATTATGATAAATTAAAAGAAGAACAAGAAAAATTAAGTAAAGAGATGATTGAAAATAAAGATAATATCAAAGAAAATAACTTAATGACTGTTCCAAATAATATGGATGATATGATGAATAAATTAATGAAAGATATGACTAATAAAGAAAATAACTCAATGTCGGTGCCAAGTGGTATGGATGATATGATGAATAAATTAATGAAAGATATGAATATTTCTGAAGATGAATTAAAAAATTTTAAAAGTGCACAACAACCATCAATTGATGAACTTAATAAATTGATAATATCTGTTAACGAATTACAAAAAATTTCAAGTGAATTTAAAAATTTAAATCCTAATCCAAATCAACAAATGTCAAAAGCACAAAGAAAAGCATTGAAAAAACTTAAAAAGAATATGTAAGTTAAAGTAAAAATATATAACTATATATTAAGTTATGTATATAATCCATAATATAGATAGTACATTAAAATTAATACAATCAGATTTAATAAGAGACCATACTGATAGACTGTTTATCGTAAATAAATTACAATCATATATTTTAATGATGAAAGAAAACATTATGAGATATTCAATAGAAACTAATAATCAATCTAATCTGGACATTATGATTAATGATTTGAATATTGTAACGTGTATATTACATGGTATACAAAATAATACAATTGATCTAACTAATCAATCATGGAAAGCTAGATTTTGGATTAAAAAAGCCACCAGATCATATTAAAATAAATATTAGTATTAATATTTATTTGTTTGTTTTACTTTTACTCAAAATTACATAAAGACATAAATATATAATAAAAAAATTGATATACTAATATTATTAATATAGAATGAATACATTAAATAGACAAGATTATATGACAAATGAATCGACAAAAAAAGGGTCAAATAAAAAAAAGAACACAAAAGAAAAAAATCAAACAACAGCTATATCAAAAGAATTGAGTCGTACTAAAGATATAAACGATGATGTATCATTTAGTAACAATATGATAAGTATTGATGATGTATACAGATTGATCGACTTGTTTTTCAAACAAAAGAATGTAATGTATACACATTTATATAATTCATTTGATAAATTATTAGACGAAGAAATTCCAAATTTTTTAACAAATTCTAGCAATGTATTTTATGAACATGCAACAAAAGATAAAATTTATAGATACAAGTTCAAATATGATAATATTGCAATCAAACCACCATTTATTGATATGGATGACGAAATCATGTTTCCACAACACGCTAGATTAAGAAATTTAACATATGGATCAAAATTAGTTGCAACTATTACACAAATACAGGAAATTACAGATATTGCAACTGATACTATTACAACAAAGGTAATTGGTCAACCAGAATACGAATATCCGATTACAACAATTCCAACAATGGTTAGATCCAAATATTGTTCTCTTAATCTTAAAAAAGGATATGATAAATCAGAATGTGAGTATGATCCTGGAGGTTATTTCATTGTTAATGGATCAGAAAAAGCGGTTATGTCATTAGAACGCATGATTGATAATAGACCGTTAGTATTCATCAAAAAAGATTCTACTTCTGTCACATATACAGTACAAGTTAATTCTAAATCTCAACATAATGATTTAATGCAAATTATTAATATTAGAATCAAGAAAGATAATACATTATCTATTAGAGTACCAATATTAAATGAAATACCAGTATTTATTTTAATGAGAGCACTTGGAATTGAATCCGATAGTGATATAATTAATTATTGTGTATATGATCATAATGATACTGATATGATTAATATAGTAAGATTATCTCTTGAAAATTCAAAGCCAGAAAAAGGAGATGTTAAAATTATAACACAAACAGATGCATTAAATTATCTAATTACCAAGATGAGAGTAATTAAAAAGTATAATGAAACTGATAAAGATATTAGACAACAAGAAAAGAAATTACATTTATTGCAATTATTAAGAGATAACTTTTTACCGCATGTTGAAGGTGGATATATTGAAAAGGCATTTTATTTGGGTTATATGATAAATAGATTGTTACAATGTTATTTGGGAAGAATTAAAACAGATGATCGTGATAGCTATATAAATAAAAGAGTTGATTTACCAGGTCAATTAATGTTTGAATTGTTTAAACAATTTTATAAAAAGATGTTAAATGAATGTAATAAATTTTTCAAGAAAAGAAATCAAGATGATGATAACCCTTTGAATATTATTAATCAGATTAAACCAAATATTATTGAACAGGGATTAAAAACAGCATTATTAACTGGTGCATGGGGTAAAAAGAAAGGTGTAGCTCAAATGTTACAAAGATTAACATATTTGCAAACGTTAGCATCTCTGAGAAGAATTAATTCACCAACAGTAGATGCATCAACAAATAAATTGACTAGTCCTAGACATTTACATCCTTCAATTCTTGGAAGTATGTGCTTTATAGAGACATCTGAAGGTGCCAAAGTAGGACTTGTAAAGAATTTGTCATTAATAGGCAATGTTACAGTTATGAAAAATTCTCTGTTTGATATAATGAAAGAAAAGTTAGTGTCAAAAGTAATTAATATTCAAGATGTTAAAATATCAGATCTCAAAAACTATACAAGAGTATTATTAAATGGTGAAGTGCTTGGATTGACCGATAAACCAAGAAAATTATATAATGAATTGAAACAAATGAAACATTCTGGAGAAATAGATCCATTAATTGGTATTGCACATGATATTAGATCTGAAATTGAATGTAAAGATTTGAGAATTAACTGTGATACGGGTAGAACATATCATCCAGTTATTAGAGTTATTAATAATGAAATAACATTAACTAAAGCTATGACAGATTTAATCAGTATAGATGATAAAGAAAGTGCAACCAAAATAACAAGCTGGAATCAGTTTATGATGAAATTCCCAGGCACAATAGAATATATTGATCCAGATGAACAATATAATTCATTGTTAGCTATGTTTCCATCTGATGTTGAAGAAATGAGACTAAAGATGGTTAAGTCTGTAAAGGGATTAGAAAAATTAAAAGAACAAGATTTTAAGAATATATTAAATAGATATGATCAATTCCATTATGTTAAATACACACATTGTGAGATTCATCCATCTTTGTTAATTGGTGTTGTTGTTGCAAATATTCCATTTGCTGAATGTAATCAAGGTCCCAGAAATATTTTCCAGTATTCACAAGCTCGTCAAGCTATGGGTATATATGCTACAAACTGGAGAGATCGTTTGGATATTTCATATATTCTATATCATCCTCAAAGACCAATTGTCACCACCAGATCAATGAAATATGTTAATACAGAAAGAATCCCTGCAGGTGAAAATTGTATTGTAGCGATTGCATGTTACAGTGGTTATAATCAAGAAGATTCTAATATAATGAATTGTTCTGCTATAGAACATGGTTTATTCCGTTCTACATCAGTTAAGAGTTATAAGACTACCATACAAAAGAATCAATCTACATCACAAGATGATATATTTATAAAACCTGATAGATCACAAGTTAGTGGTATGAGACATGGTACATATGATAAATTGAATGAGAAAGGTTATGCTCCAGAAGAAACATGGCTTGAAAACGGAGATATTCTGATTGGTAAAGTGTCGCCAATTCAGCCATCTGGTAATAATAATAAGATATACAAAGACAGTAGTGAATATTACAAATCACATATAGCTGGTGTTGTTGATAAAGTTTATACAGAAATATTCAACAATGAAGGTTATGAAATGAGAAAAGTTAGAGTTAGAAGTGAAAGAGTACCTATGGTCGGTGACAAATTCTGCTCACGCCATGGCCAAAAAGGTACTAATGGTATTCAATTGTCTGCATCTGATATGATGTTTTCAGAAAATGGTATACAGCCTGATATCATTATAAATCCAAACGCAATTCCGAGTAGAATGACTGTTGGCCAATTAATAGAGACCCTTGTAGGCAAAGTAGCCGCATTAGAAGGTCAAGAGATAGATGGTACAGCTTTCAGTAGATTTGATTTAAATGATATCAAAGCCAGAATGAAAGCGCTAGGATATGAAGAAAATGGCTTTGAATATATGTATAATGGTATGACTGGTAGAAGATTAAAGAATATGATTTTTATTGGTCCAACTTATTACCAAAGATTAAAACACATGGTTGCTGATAAATTACACAGCCGTGCTCGTGGACCACAAACAGTACTCACACATCAACCTCCTGAAGGTAGAAGCAGAGATGGTGGTTTACGTTTCGGTGAAATGGAACGTGATGCGATGATTTCGCACGGGATTGCTAAATTCCTTAAAGAGCGTCTTCTAGAGACTGCAGATGTATATCACTGCTATGTTTGTGATCATTGCGGACTCTTCGCTCAAAGAATGATGAGAAAGGATAATAAAGCTTATCCAACAAAGAAAGATATTTTCTACTGCCCAGGATGCAGAAACCATACAGATATTAGCAAGATTAGAATTCCTTATGCATTCAAATTATTAATTCAAGAATTGCTGGCAATGAACATTTGCCCTAGAATCAGAACTAAGAAGAGTGCATATGATTAAGTTGTTTATTTAATTTATTTATAAAATAGTTTTTACTTTAGAAGTAAAAACTAGTATTTTAATTATTGAAGGAAAATACTTTTAATTATATTGATTTATTACAAATATTGAAAAAAATAAAGTAAATGATTTCTAATACAATTGTGTCACTTAAAATGGATGTTTATTTCATTGTAGAAGATACATACAAATTATTTGAATAAATTTTACTATTTCCCTAGTCAGGGAAATAGTCGAATGCGTATTTATTTGAGTAATTGCGCTGTAACGCAAATAGTCGCGTTTAAATCATATAAAGAATTATATAGTAAATCTATGCATAGAAATTACTATGTCTGAAATTACTGATTATATTAAAAAAAATTTAGGAACAGAAACCAATTTTGTTGATGCATTTTGTGATACTTTATACGGTAATGAATTTATAGATTTTGAAAATGTTAAAGAATGGATTGGATATAAGAAAAAAGATACTGTATATAATATTTTAGTTAACGGTAAATATGATTTTGTAAATGGAACAGATTATAAAATAGAAAAAATTAAAAAAGAAGGTATATGTAAACCAATTAATGAAATATATATGACAATTGATACAATTAAATGTATTTGCCTCTTATGTCCTACAGAAAAAGGGCAACAATTCCGCAAATATTATATTGAAATGGAAAAATTATTCCGCCAATATGTATCAACAACAATACAAAATAAATTAACAAATCCAATTCCCGAACTCAATAAATATGACTTTGATATAAATAAATACATGAAAAAGGAAGTATTATATCTGATATTTATCAAGGATGATATTTATAAATTTGGAGTTACTGCTGATATCAAGAAAAGATTAACCAATCATACAAATCAATTGAATTATTAATATGTGATTAAGTGTTGGGATTGTTTAAATAGAACTGTATCAAAAAAAGTAGAAGATGATATTAAAAGATATTTTAAAGTTAATAAACTAAATACAACATATGAAGGTCAAACAGAAATTATAAAATCAAATAAAATAGACGATATAATTAAAATTTTTGATGGATATGTTGATAAAAGAGTTGATGAATATGATCAATTATTTACTAATAAAGAATTAGAACAAAAAATTAAACTTATTGAGAAAATTAATGAGACAATTATAAATATCAAAAATACTGATAATAGTAATGCTCAAATAACAACAAATGATTTAATGAAAATATTGGGAATTAAAGATGAAATAAAAGAGAATAATACTAACGAAAAGTCAGAAAAAGAAAACAGCATAATTAAAGAGTTCGAGGAATCAATACAATACTGTAGACATTGTAATAAAAATAAAAAGGTTGAAGAATTTGGTTTGAATGAAAAGACAAATACTTATTTTAAACAATGTATTCAATGCCGGGAAAAATGTAAAGTTAGTGATCTGGAAAGAAGAACAAAATATAAAAATGAACATAAGGATGCAGAAATTTTACATCCTCAAAAACAAAAACAGTATCAAGAAAATCATGACGAAATTAGACAAAAACAAAAAGAATATTACGAAGAAAATAAATCAGAAATAATAGAACAAAAGAAAAAATATATACAACAAAGAATAAATAATATAACAGATCCAAATAAACAATATTGTAAGAAATGTCATACAATAAAAACATTAGATGAGTTTGGAGTAAATAATAAAACATCAGATTATTACAAACAATGTATTCTATGTAGAGTCAAACAAACAAAACTTAAATAAAGTTTTATGGTGATAGATTATTACTATAAAATAATTTTCAAACATATAAATATAAATGTCAAAACTTATAGTGACTAAACAAACAAATACACAAAAATGTACTTGCGGCAAATGCGGTAAATGTAAACTTGATGTTACAGAACAAGGGAAACCTTTTTGTGAAAAACCTCATAAACCATACAAACCACATAAACCATCATGTGATCCATGTGAATCATCCGATTCATCAGAAACATGTAATACAACATGTAATACTAATCATAATGAATGTGAAAGTGAATGTAAAACACCATGTTGCGAAAAAATAGGTGTTATATTGCAAGATCTGGGAGATGGTACTATTTCTAACACGGTAACAATGCTTAAGAAAGCTTCATTGAAATGGCCAGTTAAAGCAGTTGAATTTCGTTTCTTAGATGCAGCTGATGGTGGAGATGAAAATTCTATTAATAATGCGGTTGGATTAGTTGAATCGTATGTTTTAGAATTAAAATTAAAAGGGTTCAAAAGATTCATATTACCATCCCAATCAACAACACTTGCTCCATATTTATTAGGTACTGCTGCTGGATTGGGAAATGTTCCATTTCATATTAGACATTCAGATGTAATCGCTGCAGTATACAACCCGGGAACACCGGTAGTTGACCAAATACCTAATGTTTGGAGATTTGTTGATACATATACTGATGGTGATGGAGCATTAACGTTAAGCTGTATATCATCATATTTCCAAGGAGATGGAACCATGTTAATTCTATATGAAGATAATGATGTGGTTTCTGATTTCTACAGACAATTATATGAAGATGTTGCAGCAGCCTTGAGTAAAACATATCAGTCTATTGCAATTCCATTTAATGGAACTAATTTCGATTTCACAACACCAAATGTATTAACTGCTATTAATACTCTGGCTGCTGGTTCTATTATTATCCATATACCAAATGGAGGTCATGAAGCTCAATGGGGCACAGATGGTACAGTTGCAGGTATATTTATTTCATCTAATGGTAATGGACCTTTAACACATTGGGGGGGTAACTATGCTCCAGCAACTGTTTCTGTTCCTGTTGATATAGTATTAGGTTGTGTATCTAGCCAAACACCAGGAGCATCGTGTGATGCTGTAGAACTTGGCTTTTCATCTAATTGGGATGATTATTTAGCATCAAAAGGATTATGGTTAGTCGGAACTGGATACTTCCAAGCATTTGCATGGTTAGCAACATGTGGCAAATATTGTGGAGACGATAATAGACTTAAATTTAGCAGAGGTGGTACTTTAATAGGTATGTTTATACTAGATTCTCTAGTTAAAGCAAATACAACTGTAACAACCATTAGCCAAATAAGAATCAATCCAAGATGGATTGATGAAGATGATGATTTATCAAGTTTTTAAATATATTTTATCTCATTATAATACATATATAATGAGTCAAACTTTTGGATCAAATCAAGGAAGTTGGCAAGGTGTCAATTCGTATAATATAAATTGTAATAATACTTTTATTGATACGATAACAACAAGATCACTTGGTAGTTTTATAAGGGCAATTGGTGGAAAATGTAAAAATGGTGATAGTTATGGACCATATGGTGGTCCAGATAAAGATAATAAGTTTACAAGAAATCGTGAAAATAATTGTAAATATGGTTTTGATGGTATGGAAGTAGTATCTGATCTGGGTATTTATGCGATAGCTCCTATATGTAATGGAAACAGACAAGACCCTGTTGGTAAAATTGATATCCCGATTGGTGAGAAAAAACAATTCATGTGTCCTCCAGGTAAAGTAATTAAAAACATTAAAGGACTTTATGATCCCCATGAAAATGGTTTTATTGGATCAATGACTTTAGATTGTGAACCTAAAATAGAACCATTTATAGGTAATATGTCATCCAATATATCATTAAACAGATTATTTTTATTTATTATTTTATTAATATTGATTGGAATTGTACTTTATAATTATACATCATAAATAACATTATTATCTATTAATAAATATATGAATAATAATATAAAACTTCCAAATTTTGATGATTATTTAATAGAATATTTCAATAAATGGAAAGATATTAACTATACAACCGTTGGGTTTATGGAATATATTGTAAAAATAATTCATTTTATTTTGATATTATTTGTATTAATAGGGCCTTTTTTACCATATCAAATAATCCCATATCATATCGTTTGTTTATTATTATTGATAATATCATGGAAAATATTTGATGGTTGTTTATTAAGTGTCATATTTAATAAAAAGGATTTCATTCCATTGTCAAAAGGAAGAGCCAAACAAATAATATTTATAATATTACTAATAGAAATATTTAACTATTCGAATCCACAATATTCACTTTTTAATATAACTAATAAAGTAATAAGTCATCTGAATAACTATTATAATTAATAATAAATAAACAAATATTCTATATTTAAAATAATAATATCCGATTGTTGTAAAAAATTTATTAATCCATGTTGTATTATGATGATGTATTAATATTGTATTGTTTTTGATATCACACAAATCACCTAAAATACATGGTTCAAAATAACTCCAATCCAATACTTTTATTTTTTGTTTATTATGGTAATTATTAAATACTTTTGTAAATAATAAAGGACCTGTTGTTCTATTTATACAAATGCTTTTATTTAAATCATAATATTTACATTTAGTGTTATCATGTATTGAATTTATTAAATTTAATAAGAATTCTGATTTAGGTTTTGAAATAATTACACCATTGTTTAAACATATTTTATTGAAACATAAGCCATAACTTTCCAATGTGTTCAGATTTATAGTTGAAATAATACATTCATATTCATTATATTTATTAATTATATCATCAAATGATTGTAATATCGTAACATCCATATCAACATATATTCCACCTAATTCATACAATAAACAATATCGTATGAAGTCTACTTTTTGATGTAAATGTTTTAGTTTATTATATGTCTTTAATATTTTATCATTATCTTTAAAATATTGATTTATTTTATCATCATCCCAAACAATATATTGATATGATGGATGATAGTCAAATATTTTTTTACTGTTTATCAATAACTCTTGTGGAATCAGATCAATTCCCTGAAACCATATTTGATGAATTATTTTTGGGAATGTCATCTTAATATTTACTTATAAAAAATTTGAATAATTATACATAAAACATTAAAATACTTATATCATTATAAGCTTATGAATAACAAATATTTATATCATATCCATAGTATATATGCTGATAGAAACAGTAAAATTAAAGAAATATTATTAAATGATAATATTGATGAGTTCTGTAAAAATTATGGTACAGAAACAGATATATTTAACGATTTTAATATAAGATGTAGATCAGATAATAATTGTAAAAATATATCTCCAATAGAATGTATTCTTCAATATAATAATGGGAAAATTGCTGAATATACAATGAAACAGTATGGGATGTCATTTCAAGGATTTGTATCATTAATTATATTACTGAGAACTCGTAAAAATAAAATTAAATATGAAACAAATAAAAAATTATTTTTTAAAGCAATGTTATATTCTAAACTATCTAAAAATCAAGCAAGTTATATTATCAAACGATTATTTACGCTTAATGATTGGGATTTAATTGATTTTTTCCATATGTATGGATATAGAACAAATGAAATTAATTCAATAGTTAAAAATATAACTGAAAATAAAATTACAAAACTAATTGATTATGGTTATAAATTCAATGCATCATCATTGATTAAGATGATGACTATTAATGTAATTCCATTATCAAAAATAGAAACAATTGGTCTTAATAGAGAAATAATTAACGATAATAATAATAGAGAATATTTGTTGAAAATATATGAAAAAAATTCTATTGAATACACTAATTATTTAGAATCAAATGGATTTATTATTAATGAGGATTGTTTGAATAGTGCAGTTAATGGATATAATTTTAATGTTATAATGAATATATTAAATAATACTGATTATAAATTAACTGACACACATATACATAAATTATTATTCATACCGCAAAATACTAGAAAGAGAGATAAAAAAGTAACAAGGAGATTTAGAAGTAGATGGCGAATAATAAAATCATATACCCAAGTTGGTAACGCGATACATAATATTGATAATTATGATGATCATATGTTAGAAATTATTAAAAATTATATATCAGAAAAACAGTTAGAAATTGTTAAAAAGAAAATAAATATAATAATGCCAAAAATAATATATGGATATGCATTTAAGTTGTATGAATTTTTGAAAGAAAAATATTTGTATAATACAGAAATTAAAAAACAATTATTAGATAGATTAATTGTTGATATAATCAGTCATGATAATATTGATATTCTTAAAAAAATAATAGAATACAAAATAATCAATCAAATAGATATTAGTTGTCATCCAGAATATATGAATTATGCATTACGATATAATTCATCTAAGTTGATTGACTATTTCAATAATGATCTTAAAATGGTATGTAATATTGGAATTACAAGATATATTAAATATAGTTACAATACAAATAAGGAAACTTTAATTAAAAATCTTGAGAAAATAGAATATCCAATAGAAAATTTAATGGAAACTATTACAAAAAAATGCAGTCCAAGTATAATTAAATATCTGATAGATAAAGGATATAAAATTCCAAATACAACAATAGATACCTTTATATCAAATAAACATTATGATTTAGCTAACTTTTTATTAGAAAATGGTGTGAAATTGAATAAAAAGGGATTAATTGATAGAATTATAAAAAAAATATTTAATACACATTCATATCGTGATAAGACATTTACAGTTAGTCAAATTAATTATCTGATTAAATTAGGAGGGACTGCAACAACTAAGAGTTCTAATATATTAGCTGAATATGGAGTTTATAACGGTGTTATTCATCTATATACTAAATTTGGATTAAAACCAGAAAAAGAATCAATAATTAGAAATTTAACAAGATGGGGTAGATATTATGGAAATAAAACAAATAATCAAACATCTTTAATTAAATATCTTGATTATATTATTGATGTAATGGGAATAAAATTGTTTGATGGTATGGATGAAAAAGATGTATCTATGATAATTGATAGAAGAATTTCAGATAATAATACGGATATATTAAGTTATATTATTGATAAGACTGGATACAAACTAAAATCCTATCATTTGGAAAATGCACTAGATTATAATGATAATATTAAAATATTAGAATTTTTTAAAAATCAGGGTGTTGAAATTACAAAATCTTTATTGATAATGTCAATCACGAGAGTTCATTCAAAATGTGCAACGTATATTTACGATAAATACAAATTTGAAATAACATTGAAAGATGTCCATAACATGATTGTAATCAATAACATTTATAAAGAAGGATTAAAGTTGTTAGATAATTTAATCAAATTGCAATTTACTCCATATACAGTGAAACTATTGATTGATAACTATTTGAACAAATGGGATTATTCTATTATTGAATATGTATTATTAAATGTTAATAAAATAACACAATTATCATATGATAAGGTAATGGAAAGTAATATTGATAAATTAAAATCATCATTGAGAAAATATATAAATGATAATATTTGCAGTATAGTAGAATACGAGCCAGCAGAAGATGAATTAGTAGATCAACATTTGTTAATAGCTAATAATAGACATGAATACGATGACAGTGATAATAGTGACGATGATATGAATGAAAATGATAAATACATTAAAAAAGTAGTTAATGAAGTAGATGTTATCATTGATGAAGATTTGGAAGAAGCTGAAATATAATGAACTTTATTTATAAGTTTAAATATAATAAAATTTGTTCTAATAATATACTAAATGGAGTTAAATAAAATAAATAAAATGACGTTTAGTCAATTACGAAATGAATTGGCATTATGCAATGATCCTATCAAAGAAAAGTTAATAAGAAACTTAATGTATATAAGATATAAACAACACATAAATAATAAAATTAAAATGGAAGAGATGACAAGACAAAAAAAAATGAAAATGATAGAAAGAGAAAATAGAAATAGAATTAAAACAATGGAACAAGTGAATGATAATCAGAATATGATGGATATGTTAGATGATCAAGATAATATATCAATTGATCCAGATGAATATGAAATAAAGCAGAATAATATATCATTAAATGAGCTGGATGATGAAAATATGTTATTTGATAAAAGAGATATTACAGAATATGAACGTGATGCTGTTAATAATAATATTGTTGATCGATTAAACAGTGATATTGATATTAGAACCATGAGAGAGAATAGAAATACAAAAAAAGAATTCGTAATGCCATATAGTGATGATGTTTCAGGAAATTATGCACCATTTAATGAAAATAAAAAATTACCAATAAATAATTTTAGTAATATTAGACCAAAAAATAATAAAAGAATTTAGATTACAATTCTATAAAAAGATGATAATCCGGCTGTTTCACTTGCTCGTATAATTCTTACTATATCACCTTTTTTCAAATTATAGTATTTTGCCATTGGATCATGTGAATATAATTTGGGTATATTTCTTTTCTTACAATTATATAATTCACAAAACTGTTTAAAGTCATCTGTTTCGTGATCAAGTATTTCATAACGTGGTACAAGTATATTATCTATTATATTTATCATTAGTTCATTTTCTAAAAATATTTCTGTTTTAGGATAATTATTTAATATTGATTGTTCTGCTTTTGTATTAATACCTTTAACAATAATTAATTTAGGCTTATCTTTATATTTATTAAGATAATCACTAATTCCAGATTGTTTACTTATGGCTGATATTTTTTGATGAAACATTTTTATAAATATAATTTTATCATCATTGTTTTTATAGTTATCAAGTGTAATAGAATATGTATGGTCATCAGTTGTTGTTGACAATAATGTTTCTATGTTTTTTTCCAAATTTTCCTTATTTATTAGATTTCTTTCAGTAAGCATTTTAACTATATTTGTTAACACTGTTTTTCTAATATCATCAGGACTTTTTTCAATCTGAAATATTTTAAATGTGCTCATTATAGATATATATATTATATTATATTTAAGTAATTTAAATATTTTTTCAATTTTTTTATTAGTAAATAGTAGTAAAACTAATAAAAATAGAAATAAATTAAGTAAATAATATTATAATTTGTATAATTTATTTTATTTGTACATATTTAGATTTTACTTTTTCATTTGTCATTGTGTTTGATTTCTCATCTATATTATTTTTTGTATTTGATATAATATTATTACTTATTATATCTGTTACTATATTAATATTATTTTGATCATTATCATTATCATCATTATCATTATCATCATTTATATTAAAACCAAGACTATCATCATCTGATTCATGATTTAATTCCATAAAAGAATTATTATTTTTAATTAAATTCTTGATATTTTCATCATTTGACAATGCATTAATCATATCCAATACTCCACCATTTTGTAAATTATTATTTACTTGTTTAATAAAATCATGTATTTTTTCAGAATTATTTGATGTTAATATTTCAGTATCTAGTTTATCATTTTGTACAGTTGGTAATTGTAATTGTTTTGGAGATGGATTAATACTAACCAATGATTCAGATTCAATTGGATGAATTATTGGTTCTGAATCTTTATCATTTAATACTTTATCAGTTGATTTTAATAAATCAATAAATTTTTTGAGAAAAGGTGTTTCATTATCATTATAATCGTTTTCTGTTGATTTTAATATTTCTCCAACATCATCTTCATCTGTTTTTTCTCCTTCAAAAATTATATGTTTATCCATATTACCATGTGTGTCCTTATATAAACCAAAATATTTAAAATCATGTATTACTTTATATCTTAAATTTATGTCAGTGATAGTATCGATTTGACAATCATATCCTCGCAAACAATCAATAACATATGCAAAAGATAGAGGATCTCTATCAACATATAATGTGTTTGTTTGTTCATCAAATAAAATATATGGATCTTTTTTTGTTTTATTAATCACTCTAACAAATATACTATTTTTATGCTTATTTAGAGTATCTCGATGTAATACAAATCTATGATCATCTACAATAAATGTAATTAAGTTAGCGGCTATTTCTTTTGACATAATTTTTATATTATAATATAATAAAATACTTTTAAATTGTTTTGTTAATATATATTAATATGAATAAGAATAAATATATATTCAATAATAAAGTTTATATTGTAATAATTATAATATTATTAATCTTAATATCATTATCATGTTGTTGTTCATATATATTAAAAAGTAATAATATTGCAAATAATATCAAAAACAGTCCAATTATTAGCAATATTCCAGTTATTAATAAAATTATAAATAATACACAAAATTATGAAACAGAAATCAAGACTGTGATAAATGTTAAATACAATGATATAATAAATGATTTTTATAACATATTAATGGCAATGTCATCAAAAAAAAAAGCAATGGTGATTGTTGGTGATAAAATTATATTAGATGGTGGCAACAATGGATTGAATTTTATTGTATTTGATAGAGGAGATAAATTAGTATTAAAATATATTCAAAGTTTTGATATTGGATGTTGTAGAAATAATATATTAAGTATGATACAATTTATTGAAAACATTAAACAAAAAGATATTGTTATTATTACATCAAAAGGAAAACCATTTATACTTTTTAGCAATAAAAATGATCATACATCACAATTGGGAATTAAATATTTAAAACAAATAGGAGCTCGCACAGAAATATTTAGGGAAGATGATAATTATATACTTATTACATCAAGGCTAGGTGATATTTACTATGAAGATATCAGTCCAGAGTCATTATATTTTCCATACATAAATATTATTAAAAAAGACTGTAAAATTAATCCTGGTAATATTAAATATCCAGAGAAATATATTATATTTAATGATAAAGCATTTGATAGCGATAAACTAAAAAAATGTGCAATGGAATCACATATTCGAGGATATACTAAATTTGGTTTATATGACAATTATTGTATACCTATGTCTGATAATGAATATTATAATAGTTTTGAAATTATGCCAGATTCAGAAAAGTGTCTTATGGAACATGGGGGGAAAAATGATATTACTGGTTATCATATCGAGAAAATATATTCATATGATAGATTAATTGATAATAGGAAACATGGAGTAATATTTTACGAGTTACATAATTTTGAAGGTGATAATTTTATATTGAATGAAGGAGTATATTTAAATCAAGAAATAAATAGACAAAGAATTAGTTCTGTATATATACCATATAAATATTTCCTTTTTATAATACTAGATGATGAAATAATTCCATTTTATGGCCCAATCAAGGTAAATTTGAAGAATTTTTATAAGAAAAATTTTGATGATTTTGATGTGATAATAATACAAAAACATCATGAAAATAATACTGTATTATGTGCACAATATAAAAATAAGAAGATATGTATGACATATGGTAAAGGAACACATATATTTTATCCTAAAATGTATTTCAGAATAACAGATATTAATATTGGTGATAATGTCAATACTATATCATTATATGCAACAACTGGTATGACTGATCTGATAGATAAATTTGATAGAAAAGTTGATGGTAAAAATGTTAAAGTAAAATTCCCACGAATAACAAGAAGTATTATAATAAGTTAATTAGTATTATATAATAATCTGACTATTCAATACAAATAAAAAAAATTGAATTAATCAATCCCAAATAAAGTCAAATAATTGTTGTGATTATAGATCTATGTTCATAGATATTAATAAAAGATTTAATCATATTACATATATTAATTCTGGTTCCTATGGTATAGTATATAAAGTATATGATGCATTAAATAATGAATATTATGCAATGAAAATATCATATATTAATGATGAATATATAATTAATCCACTTGTTATGAGAGAGATAACGAATTTAAATATTATAAAAGGTAAGAATATAATAGAATTAAAGGATGCTGGATTTGGATTATTTTACAAAAAGAAATGCGTGTATTTGATTTTAGAATTATGCAATAAAACAATTTTCGAATTATTTGAAAACAAGGAGTACAATGATAAATATTTAAAGGAAATTATCGATTGTATTAAAGATCTCCATAAAAATGGATATTATCATGGAGATTTATCATTTATGAATGTTATGATTAATTATAATAGTGATATAAAATTGATTGATTTTGGCACAACTAAAAGATCATATCGAGAATACAATATAAATTATAAACCTAATATTATGGTACAATTACCAAATTTAAATATTAGTTCCAATGTAAATGGAAAAAATATTGATAATTGGTCATTAGGTTGTATATATTATAAATATAAAACAAGAGAATTTTTGATTGATCCAATTAATGACATTTCTTTTAATAGTGTTAAAAAGAAACTACATGATATAAATTCAAATAAACATTTCAAAAATATTGATAAGAAAATTTTGAATGATTTATTAACAACCAATAACGTTACAAAAACAAAGGGAGTAGGATTTGATAATTATTTTGTAAAAACAAAAAGAAATAATATTTTTAGTATGCTAGATAATAACAATAAATTTAACATATTATCATTATTAAATGATTTTATTAAAAATAATTCAATGGAAAATGAGTTATTATATCTAACAATATTAAATTGTAAAAAAGTTAGAAATAAAATATTTAAGAATGCATATGAATTATTGTTATGGGTTATTGTTATATTCTGGATTACTAATCAAATGATATCTGATAAAATATTATCTAGAAATGATATTAAATATCTTATAACTATGGTTGGTATAAAAGAAATACGTATTGATGAGATATATTATGATGTAATTAATCAATTAAATTGGAATATAGATAGTAATACATTATATAACTATATAGAGTTTATTCCAGATAAATTAAAAGAAACATATATCCATTTAATTCTGTATTTAGAAATTAGTAATTATCATTACAATAATATTATTACAACCTTAAGTGGTATTGTTAATATATTTAAAAATTGTCATAAAGAAGATTACAAATATATTGATGAGATAATAGAAAATTCAAAAATAGAATGTAAATCTAATGTGGAAAAATATAAAATAATAACTCACATTAAAAATTCTATAAAAATGAATAAAGATACAACATCATTTATTAATTATTTGTTTTCCGATAAAGGAATGTATGACACAATAATATCATTTAATTAGTTTTTTTATATCACTTGTATAAAAATTTGAAAATAACATAAAAATTACATAATACTACATATAATACTATTTAATTATATGATAGTATTATTTGTTGAATCGCCTAATAAAACTAAAAAAATAGAACATTTATTAGGAGAAGGTTATAGGGTTGCTGCATCAGTTGGTCATATTATGGATCTGGATCCTAAAAAAATGTCAATTGAAATTGATAATGGATTTAAACCAATATATATTATAAATACTGATAAAACAACAGTTGTTAAAAATTTAAAACAATTAGCAAAAAATGCAGGTGAAATATTACTTGCTACAGATGAAGATAGAGAAGGAGAAATGATTGCATGGAGTATTGCTGATGTATTGGGATTAAAAAACCCAAAAAGAATTACATTTAATGAAATCACAAAAGCTGCATTAGAAGAAGCTGTAAAAAATCCACGGCAAATAGATACAAACATGGTTAATGCACAAAAAGCAAGACGAATTTTAGATAGAATTGTTGGATATGAATTATCACCATTACTTGATAAACATCTTGGACAAAAAAGTTTATCTGCTGGTAGAGTCCAATCGGTTGTTGCAAGATTAATTGTTGATAGAGAAAATGAAATTAAAAAATTCTTTTCTGATGAACTGAAATCTTTTTTTAGATTTAAAGGTGAATTTGTTTCTGATGGAAAGGCAATTAAAGCTGGTCTTTATGATGTTGATGGCAAAAACGCCGATGGATCATTTAAGGGAAGTCAGAGTAAATTGGATGGAGAAACAAGATCAAGAGAATTTTTAACCAATTGTACTAATGCTGAATTTAAAGTAGAACATGTTTTTGATAAAAAAAGAACACAAGGACCATCTGCCCCATTTACAACATCAACATTACAACAAGATGCAAACAGAAAATTTGGTTTTTCAATTAAAAGAACTATGACAGCAGCACAACATTTATATGAAGCAGGCTATATTACATATATGAGAACCGATTCAGTAAATTTATCAGAAGAATGTCTCGAGAATATCAAAAAATATGTAATTGAAAATCATGGTAATGAATATTATAAAAGAACAGAATATAAATCTAAAACAAAAAATGCACAAGAAGCACACGAAGCAGTAAGACCAACGGATGTTTATACAACTGATGTTGAAATTGGAGGTAAAATAAATGATGATGAAAAAAGATTATATAATTTAATATGGAAGCGTTCAGTAGCATCTCAAATGAAACATGCGGAATTTAATGTAACATCAATTCAAATAAGCATAAACAATGAGAAAGAACACTTCTTCATGACAAAAATAGAAAATTTAACATTTGCTGGATTTTTAGCAGTATATAACATTGAGAATATTGAAAAAGATGAAGATGAAGATGAAGATGTTGCAAAAAATATTAAAGTACCAAAAGTAGGTCAAACATTAACTACAAATAACATAATTGGTACTCAAGAATATATTAAACCACCTGGAAGATATAATTATGCATCGTTAGTAGCAAAACTAGATCCTGATAATTTAAATATTGGTAGACCAGCAACATATGGAGCAATTATTGAGAAAATAATAGAAAGATGTTATATTGAAAGTAAAGATACGCTAGGTGTTGAGGTGGATTCACTCGTGTTAACATGGAATAACAATTCAAGTGAAGACAATATAAGTGAAAATACAAATAAAATAGTATTAGGAAAAGAGAAAAATAAGTTTGTTCCAACACATTTGGGTATTTTAGTTACAAACTTTTTGCTTTCATATTTTCCAAATATTATGGATTATCAGTTTACAGCTACAATGGAAGATAAATTGGATGAAATAGCAAATGGTAATTTAGAATGGAATAATGTATTAAAAGATTTTTATGACGAATTTCATCCATTAGTACTTAATATATTGCTAAAGAATCCAGAAATTGAAGATAAATACACTAAATTACTTGGAGCTGATCCAAAATCAGGTGGTGAAATTTATGCCACAATGGCAAAATATGGACCAGTTGTAAAATTAGTACAAAAAGCTGGTAAACCAAAATATGCACCAATTAAAGAACCATTAACGTTGGAATCTATAAAAATTGATGATGCATTAAAATTATTTGAGTATCCTAAAGAGCTTGGTAAATATGAGAGAAAGAAAGTTTTATTGAATAGAGGTCAATATGGATTTTACATTACCGTTGGTACGCAACGAATTAGTGTTGATAATGAAAATATTACATTGATAGATGCAATAGAGGCTATTAAAAATAAAACTACAAATAAAGCATTAAATACATTTACTAGTGGTACTAGAGTATATTCTATTCTAGATGGTCAATATGGAAAATATGTTAATGTTTTTGACGGAAAAACTAAAAAGAAATTTAATGTATCATTACCAAAAGATGAAGATGTTGACAATATAACATTAGATAGAATTAATGAAATTATTAAAAATAAGTTTGATAAGTATAAAACACCACCAAAAAATAACAAACAAAATATACAAGAATCGGAAAAAGTCCCTGCAAAAACAGTCCCTGCAAAAAAAGCCCCTACAAAAAAAGCCCCTACAAAAGTACCAGCTAAAAAAGCAGGGAAAGTAACAAAGAAAATTATTAAGAAAGCGGCTAATAAAAACATACAAATTGAGAAAAATTGATTTTTTTATTTAAACAAATTATATTAATCCAATATAATTTATCAATCATATGGAGACACATAATGGAACACAATATAGAGACAATAATTTCCAACCAATGGCACAAAAAAAAGATGATATAGATTTAAATATAATGAATTCAAATGAAAATAAACAAACTCACCATATCAATACAATTGATCCACAGATATTTACTAATGCAGATACTATTGCGAATATTAATGTTAAAGATCCAAACAAATGTAATCTAGAAAATTGTAATAAAAAACTTGGATTACTTGATTCTACAATGAAATGTAAATGTGGTAATACATATTGCGCAAAACATAGATTTTCTGACAAACATAATTGTTCATTTGATTATAAAAAAGAGGGACGAGAAAAAATAGAAAAAAGTTTAAATAAAGTTGTTGCAACAAAAATTACTCCAATTTAATGAGATAGTTCGCTAGTATACCATCTTTCTCTTTTTCCATTTGGTAAAGGTCTTTCTATAATTAACGGCATGACATTTTTTTCTAATTCTAGTTCAGCAATTTGTTTTGGTGTCATATTTTCTGCATTTTTTATCATTGGTTTTGCACCTGATGTTAACTGTTGTGTTCTATCACCAAGAAGTCTAACCCTTTCATATTTGAATAAAATTGGTTTTGTTATTCTTTTATCTTTTGGTACTATATTTGTATCAATAACTTCATTATCATCATCAAAGAATAACTCATCTTCATCATCAGATTTATCATCTGCAAAGTTATATATACACTTATCCTCATCATAGTCGATTTCTTTATCTCCTTTTTCTTCTTTTTCATCTGCAATATCTATTTCTTTTTCTTCTTTTTCATCTCCTTTTTCTTCTTCATTTTCTTCTTCATTTTCATCATATTCATCATCTTTAGAACTTAAATCTTTATCTTCATCATCAATTTCATTTTCATCATCACTTATAACATCATTCTCTTCATCTTCAACATTTGGATCGTTTAATACTTCTTCTTTATCTTCCTTTTCCTCTATTTCTTCTTCAACAATCCTTTTAAGTTGTTTTTGAGCCGGTTTAGATTTATTTTTATCATCAACAATTATAACCTTTTTTTTTGGTATTCTTTTACTAGAAACTTTAGATGGTGTTTTTGACATGTTATTATATATATATATAATTACTTTTTATGTTTTTTTTATTAAAATCAATTTTTATTTATTTCATTAACAGTTATAAATAAAAAGTTAATACCTATTTATAAACTAAAATCAGTTCCACATGCTTGACATACATACTTAACTTTAAATGTATTATTCATCCTAAAGAAACTAGCTTCGCGTTTTTCAAAATTTATATGAGATTCACATTTACTATTTGGACAAACATATTTTCGTGTGCGTGGAATAATATCACTATATATCATATCTTTTGTATCAGATGAAGAATAACTTTGAGAAATATCACTTGATACCTTACTAAATATTAAAGTTCCTTCATCAATTGGTTTTAAGTAACCACAATTGTTACATATAAAGTATGCTTTTTCAATTGTTTGTTTTAATGCATCATCTTTTGAGATTTTTTTTTTATCCAGCGGTAATAAATCTTGAAATTTATTATATATGTATTCTCTATCATGGTGTTTTAATTTTTTATATGCATTGCTTTTTGTTAAATCATCTATTGATATTTTAGTGATTTCGTTTTGATCTATTTTTTTATGATGTAATATTCTTTCTATTATATCATCATATATGTCTGATTTTGCGCCACCTTTCATTTCGTTAATCAAATCACTCGATGAACTTGTCATATCAGAACTTGTTTCAAATTCTAGTTCTTCATTACCACCTTCTTGTTTTGATGTTTTAGTTATATCAAAAACATTATTGCAATTAGGACAAAAATACATTATTAATATATATAAATAATATTTTAGTATTTATATAATTTTATATGTTATCAAATTTTCAATTTTATTATATAGTAAAAAATGATATATATGAATTTTTAGTATCGGTATGATCAAACTACGTCTTACACCTTATAAAAAATTGATAATTATATTGAAATAAATAAATTAAATATAAAAAATAAAATATTTAAACTTTACATATATTCTAATAATTATATGTCTGAAAAAGATGGAAAAAAAAGAGTGCAAGAAAAATCTCAAGTTGTTGCTAACAATCAATTTGTAAGTTTCTTGATGAGACATAAAGTTAATGAAAAGGGTGCATATCATACTCATACAGCATTTGGAGAACCATGGGGAAAATATGATATTCCTGATTCTTCGTTTGATGAATTTTATAAATTGTATTATGCAGCATTACAAAAAGGTGTTGATTTACATATGACTGAAAGGCCAAAAGAAGTTGGACCATTATTAGTTGATATAGATTTTCATTTTGATGAGGAACACAATGAAAGAATATATAAGGAAGATGACATAAAATTTGTCATTGGTCATGTTAATAGTGTTGTTCGTAAATATTATAAATGGGATTCGAATAATTTAAGTGCTTTTGTATTCGAAAAAGACAAACCATCAAAACGAGACAATAAAGAAAATGGTACTACAGAATACAAAGATGGATTTCATATTGTATATCCATTTTTGGCAATTAATATGGGAATGCGATATTTAATATTACATACAATTAAAACAAAAATTAGTGAATCAAATGGATTCGGTCATATTCCATATATTAATACAATAGATGAAGTTTTTGATATGAGTGTAATTAAAAACAATGGATGGATGATGTATGGATCTAGAAAAGATAATGGTCCATGGTATACACTTAGCCATATATATTCATGTACTTTTGACGATGAAGATAGAAGTAAATATAGAAATAGAGATTTAATTAGGCTTTTAGGTAATAGAAAATTTAACGATGATGATGCAACACAATTCAAAGAGACAATTAATCAAATCGAATTAGAAAATCAGGTAAATGAGATACTACAGACATATGGTGTAAATAAGAATGCTGGTAAAAAAAATAAAAATAACACTGGTAATAAAATGTTTAGAGATGATGATATTGAATTCGAAGATGATGATGATGATTATGATGAGAATGAAGAAATGGAAAATAATGATGAATATGTTGTTGATGATATTGATAGTATCAAAGCTGAAATATTAAATAGAAGAAAAGAGCAAAATAAAAAGAAAGAATTAAAGGATAAAAATAAAGAATCAGTATTAGCTAAAAAATTAATTAAAATTATGTCAAAAGAACGTGCAACAAAATATGACGATTGGGTTAAGGTAGGATGGGCATTACATAATATTAATATAAATCTACTTGAAACATTTAAAGAATTTTCGAAGAAAGCAGGAAAATCATATAATGAGCAATCGTGTGAAAAAGTATGGAAAGATGCAAGAAATGATGGATATACAATTGCATCATTAAGACACTGGGCTAACATAGATGATCCAGACAGATATTATGAATTAATAACAGAAAGTGTAAATGAACTTATTGTTGAAGCAGAATCAGGTACAGAATATGATGTTGCAAAGGTTGTATATGAAATATATAAAGATCAATATAAATGCACTTCAATTAAAAACAGTATATGGTATGAATTTCAGAAACATAGATGGATTGAAGTAGAAGGGGGGTATACATTAAGTACTAAAATATCAGAGGAACTAACAAAAGAATTTGCAATATTAAATTCAACTTACTTACAACAAATGGGTCATGCTAAGAAAATTATTACAAATAAAGGATCAAATAATGATACATTATTAAAGAGGGCAGAAAATGTTCTTAAAATCATGCTTAATTTAAAGAAGAGTGGGTTTAAGAAACGTGTATTAGAAGAATGTAAAATACTATTTTATGATGCAGAATTTGAGGAAAAACTTGACAGTAATAGAAATTTAATAGGTTTCAATAATGGAGTTTATGATCTTGAAGCTGGTTGTTTTAGAGCAGGTGTTCCAGATGACTTGGTATCTTTAACAGTAGGATACGACTATAAGGAATATTCTTTAGATCATGAACACGTAATTGGTATTAAAGACTTCTTTTCAAAAGTACAAACTGAAAATGATATGAGAGAATATATTTTAACATTGATGTCAAGTTATCTTGATGGTCATACAAAGAAAGAACAATTTGTTATTTGGACTGGTTCAGGATGTCATGCAGCTGGAACATATATTAGAATGTATGATGGAACTGTTAAGAAAGTAGAAGATATTAAAATTGGAGATAAGTTAATGGGTGATGATTATAACCAAAGAATAGTAAAACATTTATATAGAGGTACGGATAATATGTTTAAAGTTACTCAAAATGATGGCATGGAATATGTTGTAAATGGTGCACATAGACTTGCCCTTAGATTTATGGGACAACCATCTATTGATTATAATGAAACAAAAGATAGATATGAAGTAAAATGGTTTGAATGGGAAGATATAGTAGGTATTAGAAAAATGACAAGATATTTTAATAATTATGAACAATCAGATGCAAACATGTTTTATAATAATTTATCTAATAATGAATCAGTAATTCCATATAATCATGGTGTAATAATGACTGTAAATGATTATATGAAGTTACAAAGCAATATAAAAGATGTATTATTTGGTTATAAATCAGTACCAATACAATTAAATCAAAATGGAGAGAATAATATAGAATATAGACCTAGATCAATTGAAATAAATTATGTAGGGAAAGACGATTATTATGGATTTGAATTAACTGGTAATCAAAAATATTTAATGATAGACGGAACTGTAACTTGTAATAGTAATGGTAAATCAAAATCAGTTGAATTGTTCCAATTGGCATTTGGTGATTATTGTGGAGTATTACCCACAACCGTGTTAACAAGAAAGAGACAAGGTGCTGGTCAAGCTACCCCTGAATTGGCGGAAATGAGAGGTAAGCGATTTGTTGTGTTCCAAGAACCAGAGAACAATGATGAAATTCAAGTTGGTTTTATGAAAGAATTAACTGGTGGTGATTGGATCTATGCCAGACCTCTATTTAGAGATCCAATTAGATATAAACCACAATTCAAATTACTATTAACATGTAACAAATTACCATTTATTCCATCAACTGATGGAGGTACATGGAGACGTTTAAGAGTTTCTCCATGGGAAAGCGAATTTGTTGATAAACCAAATCCTAAATTTCCACGTCAATTTGCAAAAGATTATGAATTATTAGAAAAATTAGAATTATGGAAAGAAGCATTCTTATGGTATTTGTTAACCCAATATTATCCTAAATATAAAAAAGATGGGTTGAAAGAACCAACTAAAGTTACAGAGAAAACCAACAATTATAAGAAAGATAGTGATATCTTTTATGAATTTCTTGATACTAATATAAGTGTTACAAAGAATAATAAAGATTGTGAAAGTTTTGTAATATTATATGCTGCATTTAAAACATGGTATAGTGATGTAAATTCGGGTAAATGTCCTTTTGCACAAAAAGATTTGGTGAACTATTTAAATAATAACAATTATAAAACAGATGAAAGATGTTTATATGGTGTTAAATTTAAGAGTGAAGATACTGGTAAAAACAAGGATATTGATGATTAATATTTATTTATTTAAAAAAATTGAAATAATGAATATCTGATAACTCCAATATAACTGGACCTATATTACTTTAACTTGAAGACACGATGGCCCACTTGAAAAATAATTGGTGTTATCGTCCTGAAGGAGACAATTCTTACGGTCAGATGTCTTACAGCGGTTATTATGGATCTCAATCCGTTCCATCAAACCGCAATTACACTGACTACGGAACCCCCGTTCAACCGGTTTACCAGGGGAGAACGGTTGATGGACGACTTCTTCAATACGCACCAGTGACAGATTACAACACTGGTCAGTTGCGCCAACAGGCCGCTCCGGTGTACCCATGGCATTAGCCGTCAATGACTCATTGTTTGTTTATTATAATAAAGAGTCATTTAACAATCATTATTTGTATTATCTAATATATTTTTTGTTTATTATTATTCATAATCAAAAAATTGAAAAATCATCTATTTGTTAGTTCCCTTTTAGAAGGGTAAATAATCACTCGATTATTACGTGACAGAATGGCTTACCACCCACAAATTGATTTGAACTCTTTGAACGGAACTCCTTACGACAAGCGCCCCTCACTTGCACAGGCAATGGGCTTGAAGTTCGAACGCCCAGTTCCTCAAGGACATCCTTTGCAACCCACCCCTCAAATGGCATCACCTGCTGCTCAAATCCATGTGAATGGAGTGACTTTGTATTTCAGGGGAATGGACGCCTATGGACGGCCTGTGTATTATTAGGACGACATTATAAACAATTATAATATCATCTTAAAAAAAATGAAAATATATACTCATATAATTTTTTTATATAATGTGTATATAAGTAATGGCTACTTTAGGCGTTGGACTTTTAAATGCAGTGGTTGTAGGATCAAGTGCAACTACAGTTATTAGTAGTGTCGGAACTAATCTAATAATTGGTACAATAACAACGACAACATCATCTATTGCAGGTATGATAAAATATTTAGCATCTAGTAATCAACCAGGAATTAGTGAAATTATTAATATGTTATCAGAAATAGATTTAGAATTTACAATTAATATAATTCAACAAGTAGTTAAGGAACAAAATGATAAACCATTAAATGAATCTGTTAAACATGCTTTATTAGGTGTTAGTGAAATTTTAGAAAAAATAAATAAAGAATTAGATTCGATTAAAGGAGCAATCGAATATCATAATACAAAATATTTTAATGGATGGAGAAGTTTTAGCTGGAATGGTAATATGTTGATATTAAAAAATCATAATGAAATTCTAAAACACAGATATAATCTACTATTTGAACTATTAAAAATATATAATAAGACAAATTGAAATATTTTATATATAATAGTAGTATATATGAATTATTATTTATTATATTATAAAGACGATAAAACAATAAAAGAAACAAAATATGAAGACGTTTTTGATATGTTATATTATTTAAAAGCAGTCGTACCAGAAGAAGAACATATTAAAGAATATATTAAAACTGGGAAAAATAATAAGATAAAAGAATATTTTAAAGCAACAAAGGAAGATATTATTATTCAAAAAATTAAAGATGAAATATCAAAAATAGATAATAAAGTACCATTATATGACGAATTAAAAAGAAATTTATTTATAATACCAAAGGAATTAGTATATAAAAGAGTAACATATGATTCTTATAGATTTCCGGACAAGAGATTATTAACATTATTAAAAGAAAAGAGAAATAAATTAAAACCTATGATTACAAAATTAAAAAGAAAAATTGATACACAAAAAAAATTAAGTGATTATGAAGATTCGGATAGATTATATTATCAAATAATTCATAAAAATATAAAGCTTCAAGAAGAATATCATAAGCTTTCATTGATGATTAAATTTATGAAATCATTCAATAATGATTTATTGGAAACAACATATATGAAAGTATTTTATTTATATGCAAATGAAGTTGGTAAAAATATAACAGTGTGTTTACGTCCATCATTTGCTCCTCATTATACACATATTAAACCATATTATACGAGAAGTGAACTTATTAATTTAGCATTAAATATGGAAATAATTAAGCCAAGCAATAAATATTATGATCAAGAAGAAATTATGAAACTTTGTGATCAAGTAACGAATAATGATATATCAGCAGATACAATTATGAAGCATCAAGAATATATTATAAATAATGATAAAATTGGTATTATTCAATATTATTCATTACAAGGAAGTTATTTTATTAATCAATATATGAGAAATTTAATTAATTATGAATATAAAAATGAATTATTAGAAACAACAATTAGATCAATGTGGGAGTTAGTTAATAATGCTCCTGAATTTGATAAAGAATATACATTATACAGATTTATTCATAATGATGATTATCTTAAACATTTGAATATAGGTGATACTTTTACAGATCCTAGCTTTATAAGTACAACAAGAGATCCATTTTATAGGTCAGAAGTATATAAATTTGGATTCATATTAATTAAAATTAATATTCCATCATATAAAAAGGGCGTTGGATTATGTATAGAATCATATTCACATTTTCCAGAAGAACAAGAAATTATATTATCGCCATTATCAATATTGAGACTTGATAAAAAGGATGAAAACGCTCTATATTATCATACAGACGATATGTATGCATCGAAGATAACAACACGATATGAGTTTACATATGTGGGTAAGGAGAAAATATCATTTATTGATAGACCTCATATATCAAATATTAAGAAACCAGTTGACTTTATAAATATTGAGGTATTAAATGCATTATCAATTCACGAAAAGATTAAACAGTTTATAGCAAAATATGTCAATGATATTTTCCAATTTAAAACCACTATTGGCAAACATGAATTTGATATAATTGTTGAATGGTATGATAGTACAAATGCTTATAAAGATTTTTATGCAGCAACAACAAATAATGGATTTTCAATGTATACAATTCATAATAATTATATTATGTTTACTATTGAACTTGGTGAGGATAACGACAAACCTTATATGTATGTTAACTATTATTTTAAATTTGCATCTGCAAATACTGATAGAGATATAAATGATAATGAATTTATTGAATTTTTATCTAAAATAGCATATTATTTTGGAATTAAGAATGTGGTTCTTTATGCAGAATATGCATCATGTGATATCGGTAATGAACTAAAAGAATCAGGTGAGATTAAAATATATCGTGGAGGAAATTATTGTATCGATTATTATAAATATTTAAAGAATAAAGAACGACGATTCCAAAATAAAGATATTAACATTGATTCAACAGAATTAAAACCTATGTTCAGTTATTATGAATTAGAAAGATTAAGGACAACAATACCAACGAAAGTGTTATCAAAGGAAGATCGTGATGAATTGTTTCAAATATATTCTAAAATATATAAGCCATATATTAAAGATGGAAGTGATAATCTTGCTGATTTCTATATTTGGATGGTAGAGAATCAATGTGTATACATAAAATTATTAACTGATAAAATGCAAAGATTATACAATAAAAATAACCCATTCACAAATGATTATTATATTCTTGATGCATCAAGATATTTATATAATAATGAACTAATTAATGAGTTGCCAGTAGTAAAAGATAGTAAAACTAATTTAGATAAAAATGTTATTGATAGAATACAAAAAAATGAATACAGACTACAATATTATAAAAGAGAAAGAGTACCGTCATTATGATTCTTGTTTAGTATTGATTGAATATCTAATTGCAACAAGTAAAAATATTAATAATAATAATGAGCATGCTATAGTATTAAAATCAATCTTATTTGATTTATTATTAACAGTAAATTGTTCTACAGATTGTCCCGATGTTGGACAATCACTGGATAGAAATTGTTTACCTTGTCTTTGTGCGTAAGAATATCCATATCCAACATCTGGACGATGCAAATCCATTATAAACATAGACTGAAAATCAGCGTTATCTCTATATTCAACTTTGTTTAATTCCTTTATATTTTGCTTAATCATTCCTTCGGGAATAGTTTTCTTTTTTGTTATATACCATGGTATATCTGGTTCAACTAATATAACTCTTTTACCTTCTTGTGTTTTCCATGAATTTGATGGTTCACTTGGTGTTTCAATCGTTGTATTAAAATCATATGTATTCCATTGCTGTGTTGTATCATTATTATTACATTGTTTTGTAATTATAATATTAGCATTATCTGTTAAACATTTTTGATTATCATATGATATATATTGATTTTTATATGGATACCATTTTTGAGTTTGTAAGCCATTACAATTCTGTAAGTCAACTTTACCTTCATGAACAGTTAGACATTTTGTATTTATGATCAATTCTCCTTTATCTGAATATGTTATTTTTTGCGTTTTATTGTCAACATTCTTTTTCATCATAATATTATTATTTTCATTTGTTATATATTTTTGTGTTCCATTAGATTCAATTTTAATATCCCGACTACTTAGAATTTTGTTTCTATTAATTGTGAATTTTGGCAATTCAATATTTGATAGTAAATTAAATTCATTCATATTTGTGTTTCTACTAACTACTTGTTGAGATGAATTATATGATATTAAATAATTTTCATGAATACATTTTACTGATTTTAATGATGGTTTGATTTCTGATGCAATTAATCCTAATTCTTGATATCCTCTATTACATATTGGTTTCCATATATTGACATTTGTATAATTATCTAATTTGATGAAATCTATTGGAAATGATGATATTCTGTTATCAGTATTTGTTAGTAATATTGTTATTTCAGCTGGCAAAACAGGAGACGGTAACCATATGTCTCCAAGGGGAGCAAATGACGTTGGATTAACACTATGTATATATAATATATGGAATATAGTTGACAACTTTAATTTCCATATTCCATCATTTTCAGTGGTTAATATCTTTTCCAACAGTAAATATGGTTGGCTTGTATGTATTAATATGAATGGTAAGGAACTATTATAGTCTCTATCTTTTGGTATATTATTACCGAAAATATCAGTTATTCTTATATAGTTCATATATATATTAGAATAACGAATAAAAAAATTGAAAAATAGATTTTAAGATAAATCCATAAGTAAAGTACTATTGTTCTTTAATCTTAAATGGCCTCAATTAATCAATCAGACAACAGTTATATTCATGAGGAATACAGATTTGCTATTAGCCCCCAATTTACCCAATTTTTAAAAACACCGCCTTGTAACACTAAACCCCAATTTGTGTTTGGAAGTGGAACTTTTTATTCTGGCGGAGGCGCATCTTCCAGTTATTCAGGAAGTGGTACAAATACTAATGTTACGGTTTATGCGCCATTTTGTCTTGCAGGGGCAAGTAGTGGTGGATTTAATTAAATAATTTATTTATTATTTCCGTAAAACCATTTATGATTTAATAATGTTTTAGACATAGGTCTTTTATATGGATCATAATCAAGCAATTTATAAAGAATATCAATTGTTGAATAAATTTCATCCTGTGAATATCCTCTATCTGATAATTCTTTATTTATAATATTATATAGTGGCAAGTATTTTATTTCATATACACATTTTAATAATCCATTTTTTTTAAAAAACATATCCTTATTTATAGAATTATTTATTAGATCATCTGGTATTTTTCCAAGCGTGCAAATCATATTATATATATGATGTCTATCCCTATTCATTCTTCTTTTTTTATCTGGATTAAATAAAATATTTCCAGTTAATAATTCAAATATTAAACAGCCAACAGACCACATATCACATGTTTCATTATATTTGTATCCTAATATAATTTCAGGGGCTCGATAATATCTCGTTTGAATATCATAATCACTGTATCCAATTTCCCTACAGTTTCCAAAGTCAGATAGTTTTGTTACTATATTCCCAATATATTTATCATCAATAATTTCAATGTCACTTATTTTGTTATATTTTTTACAAACATTATTGAATTTAATTTCATGTACTAATTTTTTGATATTTGATTTGTCAATTTTTGGTTTTTTAAGCATATTCATTAAAGGTTTATTCGATTGTACAACATTGATCATTTCATTAGTTTTTTTATTGATTCCATAAACCAATATATTTTCTGGTTTAATATCTGTATGTAATATTTTATGTTTATTATTTACAATATCCATTGCAATCAATAATTGATATATTATTGTTTTAACAGTATTTAATGGCAATCCATTATGATATTTTCCGTATTTCATTATATCGTAAACAGAACCCGCCAATAATTCAAATACCATACAAATATGTGTACCATCATCAACTTCATATTTGAAGTGTTCTATCATTGTATTGATATATTCACATTGTGATTTTCCAATTTTCTTATGAAGATCAATTTCTTCAATCGCGCTATCATAATCTTCACAATTTTGTATTTTTATTGCATAGAATTTATTTGATTTGAAATTATAACCTAACCAAACAGTTGAAAATGAGCCATGACCAATTTGTGTGATCAATAAATATTTGTTTATTAAAATTTCACCTTTTAATAGTTCATCAATTGTATCAGTTGAAGAAACTTCATCAAATGATTCAGAAATTGAATCATCATCACATGATTCTGAATCGGAAAAATTGTCTGGATTCATTTGCTTATACAAGTAATAATATTTTATTACTATACTATAATTTATTCAAATTTTACGATAAAATTGAAATAAGAAATTTATGTGATAAAAATATATTATTGTTTGTGAATAATAATGGAGGACCAAAATTTATTATATGTTCTAGAGAAAAATAGAGGTGATTTAATTCAATTTCTAACTAAAAATTATGAATATAATTATCTAACAGAACAATTAATTAAAATAGAACAAGAAATCAAAAAACCAGGAATTATTACAGATTTATTTTTAGGAAAGTGTGGAATTGAACCGAATAAACAAATGGCATTTTATGAATTACCAACATTTGAACTATTAACCATAATAAAAGCTATATTGGAATATATAAATATTAAAAATGTTGAAGAGATTGGCGCAGGAGTTGGATTATTATCAGCAATGTTAAAACATCATTACAGTGATTTATCAATTAATACAACGGATGGTAATAGGTGGATTGAAACATCATCAAATAAAAAATATTGTAATGTAAATATTAAATTATTTTTAGAGTATTGTCTTGATTCAAACTTTACATTTGATAATAAACTTTTATTAATATCATGGATTCCACAAAATGAACTATCTGATTTTATAACTTTAATAAAAAAGAAAAAACCTAAACATATTATAATTATTGGTGATATTGCAAATATCATATATACTAAAATTTTTGAGACAATTAACACATTAAACTATAAATTTGTTGGCATACCAAGTAAACAAATTTGTTATAGAGATCATTATACAACAAATAATTTTGATAGAATAAAATCAACAACAATATTTGCAACTAACGATAATACCATTAATATTAAAAATTTATTACTTATGATTAAAACTAAATATGAAAACTGTTTATCAAAAAAACGTAATAAGATAAATGATATTGAATTATTACAAGATTTAATAATTAAAAATTTCAAGTCGAAGTTCCTTTTAGATAATTTAAACGAATCAACATATAAAAAATTGTATAAGGAAATCTATTATATGTCAATAAATAATTATAAAATACCTGAATATATTTACTCATACGACGAGTACCAATTTTGGTTCAATAGAATGAAACATAAAAAATATCCATTAAATATTAATTCACGAGATAAATTTGAAGAATATTATTCATATATAGATAAACTTAATTCAGATGATGGGTTTTATGTACTTATAAATCATGGTATAATACCAGAATGGATATCTGATAATATTATGGCTGATAAATTCTTATTTGTAGAATTTTCAACAGTAAATAAAAAATGGAAATGTTCAAATGAGCACTTCATTAATGAATTTAGAAGAATAATGACTCGTGTGAATAGATAATAATATAAGTGATATATAAATCCAAATTCAAAAATATTTTTTATATAGAATATATATTCATGGAGTCAGTTAAGAATTATTTAAATATAGGAGATATTACAAACAATACAATTTATATAGATGAAGAATTTGAGGATACTAAAGAAACATTAGATGAAAACTCATTACAAAACATATCATGGGTAGATTCTGTTGAAAAGGAATTAGGATCTAGTATGGACTCAAAAATATTTTTAAATTCTAGTCAAAATAATAATGAAGAAAAATGTGATGATATAAATAAATTAATTACAATTAAATATAATAATTTAAATGATCTTAATATACTTGAATATCAAACAATAATTACTAATGCATTAAGGAAAACTATAAAAAACAATGATAATGAAACAATTAATATTGATGATTTAATTCTAAAAATTCAATGGTTAATCGATACAACAAAATATTTAAGTGATAAAGTAGGATTAAATACATTTACTCATAAAGAAACAGATAAAAATACAGTTGCTCGTTCATCATATAAATTTTGCAATTATAATTTCGAATGTGAATTTAATTATAATACAAAAAAATATACAGGATGCTTTGCACAACATTATGTTCATAATTTAGTATATGCAGATCTAAACGCATTACTTAGGTTTATTTTAAATAATAAAACAAACATAACTAGTAAAGTATTTGATGAAATTAAAAAATCAATTAATACTACATCATTTGTTATTGGTCATATGTATGATGAATTAAAAAAAGCTCAAACATTTAAATTTTTCAATAATACTGATACTCATATTGAGAGAACTCCAAAAAAGAAAAAAACAAAATCAATTAGTAATGTTTAATTTTAAAGCATTTTCTATTAAATCCAATTTTTCATTGTGAGCATTTTCAAACGAAACATTATTTACATCTATATCTATATCATCATCTTCTGAGTTATTATTACTATTTTGTGATTCGGATTCTTGTTTTGTATTTTTGTTTGATGTTACTTGTTCTCCATTATCTATTAACTCAAATATTTTCTCCATTGGTGGATATTTTTTCTCTTTTATTTTATCATTTTCATTTTTTATAAATTCATCAATCATATCATCTTTTTTACTATCATTCTTGTATTTATCTTGTTCTTCAGTAGATAAATAATTAATATTATGTGGAACATATCCTTCTTTTACAGTTTCTTTATTTATTTCAGGATACATTTCATTATATAGTTTTACATATGTGGTATATTCATCTTCCTTGTCTAATAAATTCTGTTGATCCATAAATTTATAAATTGGATATTCCTTTACAAATAATTCTGATATTTTCTCTTCATTTATTTTACCACATTCTATATCACTCTTTATTTTTCTATAAGCTGATTTATTTGCTTCATACCTATTACGTTTTTCTTCTTCTCTTTCTTTTTCCCTTCGCAATGTTCTTTTTCTATCACCCAAATCGCTACAATATTCAGAAAAATTAAATAAATCATCATTTGTTATTTTTTTGAGATCCTCTAATTTTTTTTTTTCTGCTTCTTTTATTTTTTTTAATTCTTCCATTGTTTTATTTAATTTATTAATATCAATGTTATCTTGATTTAAATCATCAATAATATTTAAATCATTTGATGTTTTTTTATCAACAATAATTGAATTCATTTGCCTTGGAAAATCTGATAAATCTAAATCTGATACAGTTTGTTTAGTTAATTGTTCAGTTGTTTCATTTTCATCATCACTATTATCATCTAATTCATCATCTGATTCTTCTTTTTTTATATTAATTGTTGGAATTTTACGTGTGTTATTTATATTAGTACTTGTATTAGTATTAACTATAATTTTATTTGTTTCATCTAATAATGATTTTATTGGATTTTCTTTAACTGCTAATTTATTAATAGATGGTTTTGCTAGATGTGGTGTTTTTTTCTCCTTTAATTGTTTTAATTTTGAATAAATATTATTTGTAATATATGTAAAGCGAGGGTCTTGTACATGGTATTTAATGTTCCTTATATCGATGAAACACAATTCTGTAATATTAAATTTATACACATTGACAATTGTTGATTCTGTCAAACATTCTACACATTCGTAATTAGAAAAATTTAACATGGGAGGATTAACTTCAATATTATTTAAAATAAATATTGATAATGCTGTATCTACTAACTTTAGTATCTCATGAAATGCATCATTTATGGATGCATGTTTTGAACGGGTGGTCATTAATTGGGTTTTATCTATTACTGCATAATAAATGGATCGTTTGTTCATGATAATATTAGTAATATAAATTATCTTTTATGTGATTTTACTTTTATTAAAACACAAAAAAATACAAAAAAAGTACAAATAGAAAATATATAAATTTATTAATTCTATACATGCTATCATTGAGACATTTCATTATCATTTGCTTATAAAAAAATTGATATTTAGAGATTATTACATGAAATGATTTAAAAATAATATAATATTATTGTATAAAATGAATGGTGATAAAAATCAAAGGAGTCCCAATCAATGGAACAATAATTCCTTTTTTTCCCAGTTTCCACCTAAATTTACAAACAATTTTCAACATCAGCAAAATGATAATACATCAGAACAAGTTAATTTAAATGATCCACGTTCATTTTATAATAATTATCACGATCACTATCCTGGTTATCCATATTATTATAATCATCATCCTCCATACAATACAACAAATGTAAATTTACAATGCGATAAATGTTCAGAATTACAAAAAGATATTAAAAATATGGAATTGCAGATTAAGTTAATGAGTAAAAATATTGAACTGTTAAATGAACAATTAAAATTATATGATATGAAATTATCTGTATTTATGAATGATAAAAATAAACAACAGCTAAATTTAAAAAACAACAATCAATATCATAATAAACAAAATAATAATAATCAAAATAAACAAAATAAACAAAATCAACATAATAATAATAATAAACAAAATCAGCAATCCCATCAACGTGGGAAAAAAAATAATAATATTAAAATGAATAATCCTAATAATAAAGGTCAAGGTATGCATATAGTTCATCCATTTATGCCATTTTTATCAAAAAAAAATGATAATATGGAATCAACAATGATAATTCAAATTGATGATAATAATCCACAAAATGGAATTAAAAAAAGTGATGGAGTTAATCCACTTGGATTGTTGGGAAGTATCTTTTCATTAATTGATAAATTAGACAAAGAAAAAGACAAAGATAAAGACAAGAAAAATACAAATATTGATTTTGATGATGAGGTAATTGATGAAGTAACTGATTATAATAGTGAAGAAGAATACGATGAATTAGACATTGAGATTAATACAATTGATGATTTAATTAAATTAGGCGAGGATTATCAAAAACAAGTCGAAACAGAAAAAAATAATAAAACTACAAATAATGTGGATGAAAATGAAACCAATGTTTTTATTAAAGAATCAGATGAAGATAATTTAGAAAAATCAAAAAAAACTGCAAATAAGGATCATGTAATAAAAGGTGTATTAATGAGAGATGGTAAAGTAAGATTATTATCTAATCCTCATGCTGGAAAAACAGAAAAGAATGTGAATAATAACAAAAATAAAGTAGAATCAGATAAAAAAGATGACAATGAGAAGAAAAAATACATAATTAATGGGAAAAGATATAGTGTTAATTTGGAAACATTATCTAATTTAGTTGCCCCTTTAAATAAACTTAAGAAAATGGTAGGTTTAAATGATGTAAAGAATGCAATTGTAGATATGATATTATATTATTTACAAAACTTCGAGAATAAAAACAATAATATGTTACATACTGTTATTGAAGGTCCTCCTGGAGTTGGGAAAACACAATTAGGTAAAATATTAGCTGAAGTATATTCTGGATTAGGTGTTATTCCAAGTAATAAATTTAAATTAGTTAAACGTTCTGATTTAGTTGGTGAATATTTAGGTCATACTGCTCCAAAAACCCAAAAAGTAATAGATGAAGCTGATGGAGGTGTACTATTTATTGATGAAGCATATTCATTAGGTAATGAAGAAAAGAGGGATAGTTTTTCAAAAGAATGTATTGATACACTTAATCAAAATTTATCAGAAAATAAAAAGAAGTTTATATGTATTATTGCTGGGTATTCTGATGAACTTGACAGATCATTCTTTGCATATAATCCAGGGTTGAAGAGAAGATTCCCATTTAAATTTAAAATTGATGGTTATAATGCAGATGAACTTAAGAATATATTTGTGAAAAAAGTAAGTGATATTAAATGGAAATTAGATAATGATATTAATTCAAATATATTAAATGATGATAAAGAAAATATTGATAAAGAAACTATTGAAAACAATGATTCAAATGATAATATTAATAACAATAAAGATAATGATAGTAAAGGTAAAAAGAATAAACGTAAATCAATTAAAGACGATAAGTTAACTGAATTCTTTAAAAAGAATGTATCAAGTTTCCCATATTATGGTGGAGATATTGATAACTTTTTGATGAATTGTAAATTCGCTCATTCTAGAAGAGTATTTGGAAAACATCCAAGTAATAGAAGAAAATTAAATCTACGTGATATTGAAATTGGTTTTGATAGATTTATTAGAAATAAAAAGAAAGTAGAATCACAATTTATACAATCAATGTATATATAATTAATTAATTTATTTATTTTTGAGCAATTACAGTCTTTTTAGATGTGTAATTTGGAGTTACATATGATAATTGTACAAGTCCTGTATGTGTTTTCTCAAAACTATATAATCTATATATTTCAAAAAATGATATACTAGGTACGAATTTGTTTTTAACTGTTCCTTTTTCTGGACAAGTCGTTATAATTTTAATATCAGGTGAACCATACGATGATATAATTGTATCTAATGCATTATCTTCGGATATATAGAATGTACAACCTTCTGAATTACTTATATCCAATAAATAAACAGATGATTTTTCCAGAACATGGCATACATGCTTACAATTAATATTGTCAATACCTGTTATTGATCCTCCCCTTGTTTTTATATTAAAATGGTTACAATGTTCAATTGTTATATGGCAGACTTTATTATTTACAACAACTGTAACATTATTACAATTAACAAAATATAACGTTGTTTTTGTTGTGATAATATCGTTTACATAAATATTGTTGTTTATATATATTTTATCAGTTATTCTGATATTGGCGTGAGATATATTTTCTATGAAAATTTTTTGATTATATGTTTGCCATAATAATGTATATAACTGCTTTATTTCTTTTTTATCATTATCATTTAAATATTTAATATTAAATGAATATTCATCTAATTCTTCACTCAATGTTTTAAGCTTCTTTTCCAAGTCGTGGTGTCTCATTATAATTATATAATAAAAAATTTTGATATATGGAAGAATACGAAATTTATAATGTAAATTACCGGCATATATACTTTACCAATAATACTATATAATAATTAAAATGTAACTAATTATTATATGAGTAGTAAAATTTATTATGTTAATAATAAAACATATAACAATGTTGCGAAAAATAGTTGTTTAGAGGACCCAATGAAGCAAGAATGTTTTAAATATAGTGATCATCTACCTATAATTAAAACAATTACTATTGAAAATATACCATTTAATATTGCATCTTATAATGTACTTTTTCAAAAAGAAATAGATATGAATACACATAAAAATATTGTTCTTCAAGACTATCAAGGTTATTTAGGAACTAACTTTAAATATTTAACACAAATGCCTCCAACTGTCAGAATAAATGGTATTATGAAAACTATTTATGATCTTTTTAGAGTTTATAATATTGATATTTTAGGATTACAAGAATTTAATATTAATGATTTACAACAACTTAAAAATACTTTATATAAAGTATGTTGCACAGTTGATGATTTGGGTTATATTATCCCAAGTGATATAAGTACATATTATACATGTACTAAAAATGATGAAAATATATTAACACAAAAAGGATTAAATGATATTCAAATCGTTGTCTATAGGAAATCTAGATTACGATACAATCCTTCTCTGTCAAAATTAACTTATTACTATACAACTACAAATGGAAAAAAATATAACAAAATCAATAGAAGAATTCTTGATATATCCTTTTCTATTATTGAATTATTAAAATATAATCGTGATGACGAATTTAGATTTATTAATACACATGTATTTGAAAATCAAACATTTGTTTTAAGTCAATATATTTATAATATCAAAAAACCTACATTCTATACATGCAAACCATATTATATTGTAGTTGTTGGTGACATGGAAACAGAAGTAAGACCAGTTATACTTGGTACAGCTAAAGATACTACTACAATTTTAGGTATTACTGGGGCTACTGGTATAAAAGGATCTACTGGGCAGACTGGAGTAACTGGTTCTACTGGAACGACTGGAGCAACTGGTCCTTCTGGTCCATGTAATTTGACATATTATGGTGCAACAGGATTTATCGTTGATATTGGACCTGATGCGACACTTCCAGTTATTGGAGTAAATAATAAAACTGTTCAATCATGTGATTATGGATTATCAGACATAGTTTCAACACCAGGAGTCACCGGTGGAACTCCTCCATATACACAATATCAACCAAACACATTGTCGGCAGTATCATTGGATGGCAATGTATACAATTCTTATTTTCAATTTACTGGATCACCTGATAAAAATCAAGTCCTGATGGTACCTGGTACAGGGAAACCAAAAGATCTCGGATATACAACAATAAATAAAAATGGATATGCTGTGTATAATGATCATATTTGGTTTAGAATTACATAATATGTTTTATTCTATTTAGTATTTCTTCTAAAATTTCATTAATATGTCTTCTTTTTCCATTTTCAACACCATCAATCATATGATCAATCTTTGAAAATTTTAATGTTTTTTCATAATATGGATATACATATTCATTAAACATATATATTTCATCCTTTTTTCTTTCTTCTGAAAATTTCTTGACTTGTAATCTTGTTTTTAATGATAAGTCTCTGGGAATTTTTATATGAAAATGAATAGTAGGCTCATTGCCTTTATAGAAAAAATACTCTCGCAAAGCAAAACCACCTATTACAATTATCTTATTATTTTTCTTTTCATTATCTATCATTCTATTAAATCTACCAAAATCTATTGCCTCATCACAATCATAATTCAATGCTTTTTTACCATTTGATAATGTTACTAATGGTTTGTTTTTACTGAAAAACCAATCTTGATCCAGATATACACCGCCCAATTTAGTAGCTAACATTTTACCAATAGTTGTTTTTCCAGCTCCAGATATTCCTGATATTGCTATTATTAAATTGCTCATATATCAATATTATATATAAAAATATCATAACATAATATTTTTATGGATTGAGACCACTACCGGATTTGCACCGATACAACCAGGATTCGTAATCCTGTACTCTACTTTTGAGTTAAGTGGCCGAGGCTTCTACCGGAATTGCACCGATTACTAGGCGTTACTAGTGCCTTGATTTACTAATTAATCTAAGAAGCCTTTAATATCTATTAGAAATTAAAGGTTTTGTTTATGGATCTTACATGAATTGAACATGTGCTTATAGGGTCAGAACCTATTGTACTGCCATTATACTAAAGATCCGAGGCTCCAACGAGAATTGAACTCGTGTTACTGCATTACAAGTGCAGGTTCTTACCACTAGAAGATAGAGCCGAGGCTTTTACCGGAATTGCACCGGTGATTCAGTTTTACGAGAACTGCGATATTCTTATTTATCTAAAAAGCCATGACCCCAACAGGAATTAAACCTGTGTCTCATTCGTCCGAGGAATGTATTCTTTCACTGAAATATGGGATCAAGTTACCAAATAATGGTTATTTGATTTATTGTGGCTCTTACTGGAGTTAAACCAGTGTCACACAGTTCCTAACTGTGTATCCTTATCACCTAGACGAAAGAGCCAAGGTCCCAACCGGAATTGAACCGATGTTTTCTGATTCCAGATCAGAAGTACTAAAACCACTATACTATGGGACCAATTATATTATATAAACAAATCTTTAAGTGTTTTCTATTTATGATTCATTTAAATCATCGGACATATTTTTATTCGTATTATCTTTTTCATAATTTTTAAGCCATTTACGAACAGCATTGTCAGTTAATCCATATTTTTTACCTGTTCCAACATATCCCAATTGTTCAATTTCTTGTTTTAATTGGTCATACGATGGTCGTTCAACTATTCTATTATGTTTTTTATAGCATTCACGACATCTATCAGATCCAGAATAAATCTCTATATTACAATCTATACATTTATATTCTTTTTTTGGCTCTAATTTATGAAGTTTATGTTTATCTCTATATCCATCTTTTTGATAAGCCTTGTTTTTATTACCATAATTTTCAGTTTGCGTATGACAATTTGGACATCTAATTGCTAAATTATCAAATCTATTGTCATTATGATCTCCGTTTATATGGTCAAGCTGTAAAGTAAGTGGTTTACCATTCCATTCATTTGTAATACCGCAGTCAATACATTTATCTTCTAACATTCTTTCCTTGATCAATCGTTTTTTTAGTTCAGATGATTTTATTTTAGTTCCTTTTTTTAATATATCTTCCAGAGATTTCTTATTTTTACTTTCTCTAGATCCACTTGTTTTTAGATGTGTAACATCAATATTTAATCTTACTATCCTGTTTTTAACTGTGTAATTTTTATGGCCATTTATGCCTAATTTTTTGTTTATTTCAATATATGTATCTGATTCTTTAACAATTTTTATAAACTCTTCATCAGAAAATGAGCGTTTTTTATATAAATTGAAATAATAAATATTATCACGATTTATACGATCAAGTATTGTATTTTGTTCAACCGCTATTTTATATTTATTTTTTAGTTCTTTTCTTATTGCACAAAAGCTATTATTATGTATAACTATATTTTCAAATTCCATTTTAGGTATAGAATATATCAAGGGTAAACGATTAATATCTTCATATTTCATTTTATTATATATTATTTTATGTTTGGTAATATAATCAATAAGTTTCCGTTTATTGATCCAGTCTATACAAATATTATATCCTAATTTTTTTAATTGAAATAATACTTGTGCATGACAATCTGAAATATCTAGTAGACATTTTATTATTTGTGTTGGTATATTTTGCATAATAATAATTAAATAAATAATTTTTTAAGTGATATCGAACTGGTACCAAAAATACTGGTTCGGAAATTATAATAAATAATTTATAAGGCCTCATCCGGATTTGAACCGGAGTCGCGAACTTCCAAAGCTCGAATACTAAACCATCTATACTATGAGGCCTATAATGCATATCCATACACTATAGAACAATAAACTATGCCCTGTGAAGTATTCGCAACTTCGCTTCCGGAGTCACAATCCGACGATCTTCTATTAATCTAACAGAGCAATTATATTATATAAACAAATCTTTAAGTGTTTTTTAATTTATTAAATTTTATAATTCCATATATTAAAAATCTAACTTTTAATTTGTCACTCATTCTTTATTCAAATTAAAAGTTGTATATTTAATAAAAAATTGATTATTATATTCTCTACTATATTTATTCATTATATTGGTATTATTTAAATTGGAAACAATGAGCCAATCTTCTGAGACAGTGTTTGTTCATTCTATTCAAACTGGTGAATCTGGTATTCCTGTATTTGGGAAACCAGATGCTTACAAAAATGTTCATTCGTCTCAGACAAAGGAAGTTGTCATTCCAATTAAGGATGATGCGGATGTTGTAGAGACACAAGAAAAACTTACATATATGAATCTCAATGGTAATTCTCAATGCGTGTTGATATAATTAGTTATCTAATAACTGCAGTTCTTTTAATTTATTTATTATAACTTCAATATTCAATTCAATATTGTCATTACCATTTACAATAATTTCACTTTCATTCGGTTCTTCAAATGGATCGCTTATACCAGTAAATTCTTTAATTATTCCTTGTCTTGCTAATCTGTATAATCCCTTACAGTCTCGTTGTTCACATATCTCTAATTCAGTCTTCACATACACTTGAATATACTTTCCATATTGACTTATTAAATTTCTGTTTTTTTGTCTATCTGATTGATAAGGTGCTATATTAGCAACAAGACATATTCCCCTATGTTTTACTATTTCATGAGCTACATATCCTATTCTCTGAACATTAGTTGATCTATCTTCTTTTGAAAAACCTAATCCTTTACTCAAATTTTGTCTTATTGTATCAGCATCCAGAATAGTAATTCTTCTGTATGGATTGATTTCTCTTAATCGGGATTCAAGAGCGCTGGTTAATGTTGATTTTCCAGAACCAGATAATCCCACAAAATATACACAAAATCCCATTTTATTTATGCTGATATATTCGTTCCTCAGCTCTTCAACAATATCAGGATATGAAAACCATTCAGGTATTTCCATTCTTTTAGTTAACATATCTCGTTGTTGTGTACCAGATATATTCAGTATAGTCATACCCTCTGGAACTTCATTTTCTGGTAAATATTTATTCAGTTCTTTAACGTATGATATCATTTTAGATGTTAATATTTTGATTGGTAATTCATCTTTATATTTCTCAACAAAATATTGTGCATCATATGGCTTATAAAAATTATTCCCATTTTTATCTTTATACGAAGGACCCGCATGATCTCTACCTATAATAAAATGAGTACAACCATAATTTGCTCTAATCAGTGCATGCCATAATGCTTCCCTTGGACCTGCCATTCTCATTGATAATGGTAACAAAGCCAACTCAACGGTATTTTGTGGATAGTATTTTAAGAGCTTTTTATAACACCTAACTCTAGTATGATAATCAACATCACAATCCTGTGTTATTCCAATAACAGGTTGTAATAATAATTTAGCATCATTCCCAGCCTCTTTTAATGCATACATGGTTAACTCCAGATGGGAACGATGCATTGGATTCCTTGTTTGAAACCCAACTATGGTGTTCCAATTATTTTTAACGAATAATTGTTTTGTTTCATATGGCGTCAATCTATTAATTGTATAATCATAATGTTTTGGTAATTGTATACGATCTAATACTCCCCCAATATAATGGACATTTGGATTTGACATTATGATTTTGACATATGGATGATTCGTATCATCTGTTCCATATACTTTTATACATTCGTTTATTAAATTTGGTTTATAGAGTTCTATGTCTCTTAAAATTGCTAATGGAAAATTCTGTTCATCTTTTAATGTTATATGTCGAGAATCCTTTAGATCTTGAACTTTATCATCATGAATAGAAAGTACTATAGGCATTGGCCATAATTTACCATTTGCTAATCTACAATTTTCAATAACACCCAGATAATCTTTTTCATATAGAAAACCATTTAATGGATAAAATCCACCATTTAATAATAATTCTAAATCACATAATTGTCGTTGATTTAGAATTATATGTTTGTATTTAGTTGATTCATTAACTAATTCATCCATTTGATCCTTCATATATATAATTATATATGGAAAATTATATTACTAATATTTAAAAATATAAACAAAATAAATAGATTTAAATTAAATAGATTTAAATTAAATAGATTTTAAAAAATAGGCATCAGTGCGAATATGGGGTCACACTGGTGCCTGCACGTGCAGATTTGTTAACGGGGGGCACAGAACTTATCAGGCATAGTTATTATTATTAATAAATCTTTAAGTGTTTTGATTGTATAAAAAATTGATTATTAAACAATAAAACCATTGAATAATAATTTGTTGTATATCAACAATTTACAAATGGAAGAGAAATCTGATTCAGAATCAAGCCTCAAAATTGTTAGTGTTAAAGGAGAATTTTATTCTCTTTGTACTACAGATAAATTCAAAAAATATGTAAGAGATGCTGTTAATGATGAACTCTTTTGGAGAGATATTATTCAAAGACTGAGTATTGGAAATACTATTCAAACAGAATTGAATTCAAGACTACCATCACAAGTACAAAACGAAGCACGTAGAGTAGTCAGTGAAATGGTTACTCAAAAACTTAATGATTATACTCATAATCAATTACCATCACATGTTTCTAAAGAGCTATCATTGCAAATCACAAATTTTCTGACTAACCATGTTCAGATGAATCAAATTTTAACATATCATTCTGAACAATTGAGTCAAAAATTACTGCAAATTGCAACTGATACGTTAAATCGTCTTGTTAATGAACCACAATATCAAATGACGACAAATGCTCATTTACAAGCAATGCAACAAAAATGTGATGGCAAAATTTCTGATATTCAAATTGCATGCAATAATCAATTGTCAGCAAATTCACAAAAGTTTAATATACAATTAGATCAAATGAAACAAACTGCAAATACAGAAATGGCACAGTTGAAAGATAAACTTGAGAAACTTGATAAACAAAATAAAAAATTAGTACAACTTGAAGGAGAGACTAGTTCTCTCCGTTGGATGTTAGGAGGTGTAACTACTATATTTTCTGTTGTTGTTATTAGTATGTTTTACACAATGAAACGTTAAATATGCAATGTTATCATTGATCCATGAATTTCATCTTCTAAATGTATTCTTTTTGTTTTATTATCATTAAATACATAATGTTTTAAAAGTTCTGAAATATGTATATAATTAATACTAGCATATATAATTGTTTTTATTTGAGAAGGTAAAAACATTAACTCATTACGTGTTATAATTTCTAATTTATTGTCTTCTAATTTCCATTCACCATTATCATCTATATTCAATATTCCAAGTTCATCAATTACATACATTTTTTTGGATTCAATTACACTTATTGTTGTTACATTATATTCATTTAATTTTCCATTTTTATAGTAATATGCCTTTATATTTCCTTTATCTAAATGATACTTCGGTTTACAAATATATAACCATTCATACTTCAATCTAACTTTAAACAAGTGTTCATATTCATATACATCTAACGGTAACATATTTAAACTTATATTGTCTAAATTTATATTTTTATGATCAATTAATAGGAAATTTTTAATTATGTCATTAACTCTCAATATTGAGTCAGGTACTTTATATAATGTTAAATATCCAGTTGAACTATTGAATTTTAATTCATATTGTCCATTATCACATACATATATATTATTTTTTTTACTCTTAATTTTAATATCTTGTTGATATAATTCTTCCAATGTACCAAAAAATACAGGATATTTATTGATTATTTCATTATCTGATGATCTAAATACTACTATGTATTTATTTGCATTAATATCATAAAATACATGTTTAATTGACCACATATTTATTTAATATGTTATAAATAAAAGCTTTATATGATTAGTATTGATTTTCAGTTTTTTATTAGAAACATATAAATGATCTAATCATATCATGATATGAATCTATTGTATTGAATATGGTAGTATTATTGTATTCATTTATAGTTTCATATTCTTTTATTCTTAAATTATATGATTGATTATTTGTAGCTATAATATCCAATACAATATTTTTATCATTTGTATACATATTAGTTATCTCATTACCATATTTTTTTATGACATAAGATGGTCCATTTACATAAAAATCATTATAAGTTTCCTTTATAAAAGTTGTTAATGGAATATTCATTCCTTCATCAACATGTGATATTTTACAATAAATATAATACATTGCGCCTTCTTCTAAATCTTCTTTATTTAATAATGGTCCAATTATAGTATTGCATAATTTTGTATTTGTCATATATTCATTTAGAATATTATTTGACAATGACATAATATCAGATATTCCAGATGGTAAAATTGTCATTATGTTGTGACATTGCATATAATTATTAAATTAATTTCTTTAATTTAATAATTTATCAATATAATAATATGTTTTCAATTTTATTCGTCTAGCCATTTATTATCCTTTTTTACATTTTCCATTTCTTTATCAGTAAAATCATTTTTAATTTTTAGTTCTTTTCTTATTTCATTTATATTTTGTGATTTTATTATATTCATAAATCTATTTGCTGCTATTTGTTTAAAATAATCTAATTCTAATTTGTTTGTTGTTAATATAAATTCCATAAGTATATTAGAATCCATATTAGATATCATTGTATTTATAAATTGTGTTGTTTCTGTTTCTGATTTATCAGATTGATATTTAATTAAAGTCATTATTGTTGAGAAAACAGTTTGATTAATACTATCCATATTTAATGTTTTTTTATCAAGAATTTTATCATTTTTCTTTATGTTTTCAATTAGTTTTTTAACTCCTGGAATTTTATTTAACATGTCCTCTGCTACAGCTGTTTCATATCCACCCTCCAATATTATTTTATAGTTTATAGAAGTCATTTTATTATAATATTAGAAATTTTTATTATTTGGTTTAATAATATAATACCAAATTTTAAGTATTTATTTATTATTTGGTTTTATTAATCAATTTTTTTAGTATTTATTCGTTGTAATGTTTCCATGCAACATAAGCAACTAAAAGTAAGATTAGGAATAATGCAACCCGTTCAAATGTCAAATTAAATCTATTGACAGTTCGTTGTAATGTTTCTTGACCAATAAATGGTTCTTGTTGTGCAGCGCATAGAGGACATACTGGACACCTTGTTCTTTGACAAAAAGGACACATTCCACATCCTTCCATTCTACATTTTGGACATTGGCCTCCGCATATTTGACAACCACATGTTTGTTGTTCTTGGTTTGGTGTTTGTTCTTGTTCCATTTTATATATATCGTTTAATTTAGAAAATAAATATATTGAATAATCATATTTAGAAATTATATATTGTAAATTATGAAGGTAATATTATAACATAAATAAATAAATAGTTAATGTATAATTATAAGGATAATATTTATATTATAAAATTAATCTAATTTTATAATTTAGAGGCTGTAGAATGACTTGCACATTCAACTACACCGTTTGCAGCGGTGCCTTCTAACTATTTGAAGTATACAGCCGAGGTCCCAAGGATACTTGCAATCCTATCAACCGCTTTGGAGGCGGCCGCTTCTTCTTCTTGAGCTATGGAACCGTGATCTTAGCACGACTTGCACGCGCAACCTAGTGATCCGTAGTCACTTGCTCTACTCTTGAGCTATAAGACCGTGGTCTAGAGTGGAATTGAACCACTATAATTCGAGCTTCAATCGAATATTCTTACCATTGAATTACTAGACCAATATATTATGTATAATTTATTGGACTGCGGTCTCGGTTGGAGTTGAACCAACGCTCTCCTGATTAACAGTCAGATGCTTTAACCTACTAAGCTACGAGACCATGATCTAGAGTGGAATTGAACCACTTTCACAATCTTGTGATGATTGTATCTTACCTTTAGACGACTAGACCAATTATATTATAGAAATATCTCTTTAAGTATTTTTAAAAATCTAATAAATAATTTTTCATTCATACTTCATTCAAATTATTTGTTGTATTTTTAAAAATCGATAAAAAGTTGAATATTCTTTTGGTTGAATCTATCAATAGACTAAATAACTATCTAATTTCTATAAAAATGTTAGCTCGTTGTGCATTACGTCCTTCATTATATTATGGTGCAAAACCAACATCAGTCATTGTAAACAGACATCAGATACCACCGGTTCAACAACGAAATTTCAGTCTTCAATCATTAGCTGATCCAACAATTCTCGGAACGATTGTTGTAGCAACTGGTGCAATTGGTGGTGCTGTTGCGTTTACTATGAATCGTTATCGGATTTCTAAACCTGATGAATATTTAGTAAGAACGGGTTTGGGAATTCGCGATATGACAGTCAGTAAACAAGGTTATCAATGGCCTTTTCAGACTTACCAATTTATTAAGATGCATCCAACCAATTATGGGTTTGATCTTCAGGCAATGAGTTCTGAAAAAATGGAATTTGTTTTACCGGGTGTATTTACTATTGGACCTAAAGATGATTTAGAAGCAATTAAGAAATATGTTAGATTTCTTCGCAGTGATCAAAACCAAACTCAAATTGATACACTTGTAAAAGGCATTCTAGAAGGTGAAACGCGTATTCAATCTGCTCAAATGACTATTGAACAAATTTTTAATGATCGTAAGGCATTCAAAGAAGTTCTCATCAAGAATGTTCAAGATGAGTTGGATCAATTTGGTCTACAAATCTATAATGCAAACATCAAAGAGTTACAAGATTCAGCAGGTAGTGAATATTTTAGTTTCTTAAGACAAAAGAAGCGAAGTGAGGCAGAAAATCGTGCAAAGGTTGATGTTGCAGAGGCCAAGAAAACAGGTGATATTGGACAAAAGGAAAGAGAAGCTGTTACAAGGCAACAAGTAGCACAATTTGAAGCAGCAACAGTGCTTCAAGAAAATGAACGTCGTCAAGAAATTGAGAAGTCAAATGCAGAGCTTGCAGTTGTTAAAGCAGCTGCTTTACAAAAGACTCAACTTGCAAATATTGAAGCAGAAAATGCTGCTCGGATTCGTGAAGCTGAATTACAAAAAGAAGTAGAACAACGCCGTGTTTCTATGGAAACCGAAAAGCTCAGAGCAACTGACTTGTCTGCAGCTCAAGTACATGCTGAAACTTATATGAAGGAAGCTGAAGGTAAGGCAAATGCATTAAGGGTTGAAGCAGAAGCAAGATTATTTGCTAAGCAAAAAGAAGCAGATGGTATTCTGGCTGTTTACAATGCACAATCTTCTGGTATTGAGAAGCTTATTGGTTCATTTGGGAATAATCCATCATCTCTGATCCAATATCTTATGTTAGATAAAGGAGTGTATGAAACTCTCGCTCGAACTAATGCCGATGCAATTAAAGGATTGAATCCAAAGATCACTGTTTGGAATACTTCTTCTGATGGAACTGGTTCAGATAATTATACCAAACCAATCGCTGATATCCTTAAAATGGTTCCACCATTAGTTAGCACTATTCATGACCAAACTGGTATCAAGCCATCTGATTGGCTTATGAACTTGCCTAAGGAAAATAAGGAATAGAATCCTTCAAAAGATAATAGACAAAAGTTTTTTTATTAAATATTTATTATAAAACTAATCTAATTTTATAATTTATCCATATTGTGATCTCAGTACGACTTGCACGCACAACCTAGTGATCTGGAGTCACTTGCTCTACTCTTGAGCTATGAGACCATGGTCTAGATAGGAATTGAACCTATGTAATTCGAGCTTCAATCGAATATTCTACCATTGAATTACTAGACCAGTATATTAAATATAATTTACTGATCCGTGCGGTCTCGATAGGACTTGAACCTATACTCTACCGGTTACAGCCGGGTGCATTAACCAATTATGCTACGAAACCATGGTCTAGAGTGGAATTGAACCACTGTCTCAACCTTTTCAGGGTTGTGTCCTATACCATTGGACGACTAGACCAGTTATATTATATACACAAATCTTTAAGTAATTTTCAAATATGAAATTTGAAAATTCTAATCTAACAAATAAAATTATTTTACCACATGTCAATCATCATCAATATCAATATCGCTTTCTTCTCCACATAATGGATTATGACCTTGCACTAATTTACCATCCTGTGTCTTGTAAAATTCATGACCTTTTGAGCAAAAATATGATCCACAATCATTATCACATATTACATTTGTCTTGCAATTACAAATTGGACACTCCATATATATTCTAATAATATATAAATGGAACAATTTTATACGCATAAAAAATTGATATTAAATTAATTTAAAATGATATCACTACACTATATTATATCATATTAAATGAATTTAAATAAAGAAAATCACACAAATGAACAAAATATAATTGATAAAGTGAATACTCTTCCTAATGGTGATATTGTAATTGAATTTAGTGAATCCACAACAATACCAGTTACAAGTGCATCTCCATTACAAGATACACCAAACGAATCATCTAGTGATAATTCATCAAGTGATAATTCATCCGATAGCATGGATATTAGTTCGGCTGATATGTCAGATAGTGATAATGATGAAGAAATGCCACCAGAAAGTTTTAATTTTCAAGATGCTTTTAACAAGTTAACTCCAGAAAAATTAAAAGAATCAGAAAATATAGTTAATGACATGTTCAAAGGTAATGATATAATGAAAGATATGATGACATCTATTTTTGATGGTATCAGTAAAATGTCATTTGATAATAACAATAATAATAATGATGTGTTTGCCAATATATTTAAAATAGCAGTGGATGCAACTAATAAAGTTACCGAAAAACACGGAAAGGGTAAAATTGTTGAAGCAGTAAGTGATATGGGATTTAACCTTAATTCACAAAATTTAAATAATAGCAATATACAAAATCAAAACAATACTACTATACCAAATATTTTTGGAAATCTTGCATTTATGAATAATTCTATTCAATCCACAAATATAAGTAATAATGTTAATGATAATCAAAATAATAAACAAAATAATGAATGCGAAAACTGTGAAAATTGCACAGGTTGTGATAATAATACCGCAAACAGCGATGATGAAACATCAGATGAAGATAATAGTAATAATTTCAAAATTAATATTTAAAAAAAATTGATTTATTTAATGCCACAAATCACAATATATCTTTATTTGATTTATAATAAGATTCATGATCTAAACATATAATGAATAAGTATCAAGATTTTTTAGAATTATTTAAACCTCAAAATAACAATGAGAACAAATGTAATTGTGATGATAATGCAGTTTTATATGTTAATTCGGGACAAACATTTAATGGATATTCATTTGATGAGATTCAGAAAATGAATAATGATCATAAATCAAATTCAATGTCATTTCAATTAAATAAACGTGATACAAAAAAATATGTTAAACCAGATATAACAAATTATTTAATAATATACAGAACTAATAAAAAATCAGATAAAGAACTGGATAATGAATTGGATAAAAATAATGATACCGCTGATATACATATAAAGATCAGTATTTAAAGATTTGTTTATATTAAATAGTATTATCCAATTAATAACTCCAAAATGTCAAATCAAAAAGTCTACTATGAAACATTATCTGGAATTCAAAAGAGAATTTTCAAACAACAATTAAAACAAGATGGTAAATTTATATGTTTGGGTAAATTATGTAACGGTCAAATTAAAAAATTAAATGAATTTCCATTCCAAGATATTGAAAAATGTGGAAAATGTTATAAAGAAACTTTGGTGTTTAAAAATAATAGGACATTAAAGAAAATTTATAAAAACGTTAAATTTGAAAGGAAAATTAATAAGGAAATAGTAAAAGAATGGAAGTCTCTAAAATATTGAAATTTTATTAATATAATTAATATATATGTATTAATTATACTATTACTTTTTTATGGAACAGTTCATTTCAGAATCCCCTTCAAAAACACCTGCTATGACTGTTTCGGTTCTTGATAGATATGGAAGGCAAATAAGGGAATATGCTGCTCCTGAAGGATTTCAATTAGAAAAATATTTGTTCTACCAGTATCCAGGACATAAATTAGATATTACTTTTCCCAACGGTAATATCAAAGTGAAAGTGTTTGATTCAACCAATTACTTCATTGAAACACATAATGGAGTTTACCAAAAAAATGATTTGCCTGCAAATTGATTTTGTTTATTAATATCAACAATATGATTATTGATATTGCATTGCATTATTGTATAGCGGGATTAAAATCACGCAATTTATTGCGGTCTTGACGGGGCTTGAACCCGCAACTTCTCGGTTAAGAGCCGAGCTGTCTAACCAATTGACATACAAGACCATTGCTCTGACGGGACTTGCACCCGCAACCTTTGATTTAGGAAATCACTGCTCAACTATTGAGCTACAGAGCAAAAAATATTAAGCTGATATTTTTTGTTTGACTGATTCCGGCGATACTAGGACTTGCACCTAGAATTTTCTATTCAAGAAAAACTGTTTTCGAGACAGTGCCAATATCTATTTCTGGTCATATCGCCAAAGGTTTTGTATAATCTTTGGTGATAGCGGCGACGACAGGACTTGAACCTGCATGCCTTATTCAGGCGCTTGATTTCTAATCAAGGTCAATACCATTCTGAACACGTCACCAAATATGTATACACATAAATATTTGATGATTATATATGCGGCAACGACAGGACTTGCACCTGCATGCTTTTTCAAGCGCTTGATTTCAAATCAAGTGATTTTACTATTCATCACACGTTGCCAAAAATTCATATCATAAATCTTTGGATTAATACATAGGCGGCGACACCTGGATTTGCACCAGGAAGCCCCTTGCGGAGCACGCTTTAGCAGAGCGTTGCATTAACTGTTGATGCTATGTCGCCACGGTCTTGACGGGACTTGAACCCGCAACTTCTCGGTTAAAAGCCGAGCACTACTACCAATTGAGTTACAAGACCAAGGTCTCAACGGGATTTGCACCCGCATTTGCTTGTTTAGAAAACAAGAGCTTTGCTATTAAGCTATGAGACCAATTATATTATATAAACAAATCTTTAAGTATTTTTAATATATGAAATTTGCAAATTCCACATATTAAAAATCTAACTTTAAATTTATCACTCATTCTTCGCTCAAATTAAAAGTTGTATTTTTGAAATTTCCATAAAATTGATTTTTCCAATAAATAGCACCAATAAGTTTTTTATTATTAAAACACAACCATCAATATGGTAATGATTAAAAAGAAGAGTATATTGTATTTTATAGAGATAAAATCAGATTATTATACTTTTATAGAGGAAAATAACAAATATTTAGTATATCTAATGACAATATATGGTAACCAAATTTCTACACTTAAATCTGATTTTGATTATATTGAAAATAATATATTGAATAGATTTCCTCATATAGATTCTAAAAAATATTTATATTTTGAATTCTCAAATGAAATGCTTAATGACATAATACATAAATCAAATATATTAGAATTCTATGATGTTGTAATTTGTGGAAATGAAAATTCAATGAAATATACATTGGAGTCAAATATATTACACGTTAAAGAATACTCATTAAATCGTTCTGAATCATATCTCAATATAAATATTAATAAAATTAACAATATAAATAATGATACAGACTACGATTTATATGATATCGGTATTTCAGAAGAAGAACCAATACGCATTTGTATATCCATCTAACTATTTATTATTGTTTGTTTATTTAATCAAATTAATATATTGATGCAATATATTAATTTTATTTTAGCGGTCCTGATGGGACTTGCACCCACAACCTCTGGCTTAGAAGGCAAGCGCTCCACTATTGAGCTACAGAACCATCGATCAACCGGGAATCGAACCCGGACCTTGGGTTTTCCAAATCCAGATAAACATTGCTATACGGCTCTTAAGAGAACAAGTTGCTAACAATGCAAATACATATTCTACCATTAAACTATTGATCGGGCGGTGACGGAGGTAATCGAAACCCCGTATCCTGTGAGACAGACAGGCGTAATAAACCATTATACGACGTCACCCATAATTAGTATGACTAATTATGGTTAACTTTAAAGCGGTCTCAACGGGAATTAAACCCGTACCTTTTGATAGACAGTCAAAAATGCAGAAATCACTACACCATGAGACCCATAATTGGTATAACCAATCATGGGCATAATTTCTTATGCCATCGGAGTTTCCATTGATAACCATTATTATACGGATCCCCTGGATCAAATGACTAATAATGGGACTTATTCTATAGTATTAACAAATCTTTAAGTATTTTTTTTATTAAAATATCAAATCCACAGTCCGAATTATCAGACCATGGATTTTGGTGGAGAAAGATAAACATTATAATGCGGATCAATCTAATCAAATAGTGAATAATGTTAAACCCAATATCATAAAGTTGTAGCTTTTGTATACGGGATTTCCCCATTTATTTAAATTGCTATTTCTTTAAATGTTTTAAACAATATACTGGCTACCATATCATGGTAACAAGTATTTGATAACAACAACTCGCATTGTTATTATCAATGGGTTAAGGTAAACCTTGCATATTGAATATATATATCTATCCATATCTTTAAATCATTTTAAATCTAATTAATACTTTTATAGATAATTATAAATAAACTTTCAACAGATGTTTGTCAAATTTGTAATGTTTACGACAAATCGGACATTTATCTAATTTATTGGCACATTCCAGACACATACAAACATGACCACATTTCTTTACCGCCACATCCTTTGGGTTCTCCTCACATACACAACATTCTTTCACAATATAATTTACTTCTTCTTTATGTTCAATTATCTCTTCTTCTTTTACTTGTTTAATTATCTCTTTTGGTTTAGGTTTAGGTTTTAATGTTATATATGGAGCATAATATTGAGATCCTGATGCTTCTACATATCTAGAATCTCGTCCTCCAGTCCAATAATATTCAGCATGCTTTTTTATTTCACAGTGATACTCATAACCGGCTTCATAAAATATTTTTTCAAGAGTAGATTTGCATATATCCCAGTATTTTTTGTAAGTCTCCTTATCTTTTTTAACTAATAATTCCAAATCAATAATTATATTATTACTAGGTTGATCATTGGATGCATAGAATTGTATTTTTTTAACTATTTCACTTACTAATGTATCCAAAAAAGATTGTCGTTGTTTATCTATATATTCTTCCTTTTGTTTTAATACTGCATCAGGTGATGGAATAATAATGTTTGTATCTGGCATGAAATATTCGAATCATTATCAACATATACAAATACATTAATTTTCAGTTTTTTATTATATTGTAGATCGATACACATATCTAATATACGATCCATGTTTTCCACCAGATTGATTTTTATCATAAACCAAATCAATCAATAATTTAGATGTAATTCCATGTTTTGTATTGTTATGATAATGAACTTTTGTAAATGAGGAACATGCTGCATTGCTATAATCATCATCCAGAAATAGTATTTTTGTCGGATCCTGTATATTAAATTTATCTATAATTGTTTTAAGCATTATGTTTTTTCCATAATATCTAGGACACATCGGATCTATAATGTGTCTAAATAATTTCATTATAAATCCAGTATTTGATTCCGCATCAATATTATCAGTAGTTAAAATATAATCAAATGTATTTGGAAATGATATTGACAATACCCGTTTGATAACAGTAAAATCGCCAAATGATGCTATACATAATTTAACTCCCTTTTTCTTCAAATCAGTGAAAATAACTACTAGTTCACTATAATCATTAAACAGAGTATTGAGTGATTTATAATTACCATTTAATTTTAGTGTTTGATCTTTTTCATTTATATCTGTTGTCTTTGCACCCATCAGATTGATATTCATATTACATAATGTGTTGTCAAAATCAAATACCAATATATCATATTTTGGTTTAAAATTATCCATTATCTATATAAGTATTATAGATAATATGTTAACTCATTAAATTTTATAATATATCAAACTCATTGTCGTGTTTGATTTCAAGCTAATGTTAGCTAATTCCTTCCTTAGTGAAACTATTATATGCATTTAAATCAGCTGACTTACGTTCTCTATTTGATCTAATATAAATGCCACATAATAGTCTTTTTAAAATGTGTTCAGTTACCAGATTAGCTGGTTCATCACTATAATCATTTTCTTTCTTTATTGCATTGATAATCTTATTATAATAACCTCTTGGTATTGGTTTATTGCTTTTTGCCATTATGTTTAAATGTCTGGAACAACCAACTTCGTATTCAACTGGAATCAATTGACAGCCAAATTTAGAATACATGCCTATTAATTTATCTTCACATTCAAGTGTTAGAATTTTGGGATTTTTCTTTGTCAGACAATATGTATTATAAACATGGTCAAAAAGCATTCTGGCTAAACCTTTTCCTTGATAATCTGGATGAATTGCAATATAATCTATTTCAACAGCATTGATTGGTGCGATATGCATGTGGAAACAATATCCACATATAACATTATTTTTATCTAAAATATAATTTGTTGTGTAAATATCATTTTTTATAAATTTTCTGATTTCTCTTTGAGGTATTTTTAATGAAGGATGAAATGTTATTTGATATAGTTCAAAAATAATATTCAATAAGTCAGTCTCTTCTTTTTTAAGTTCCTGAATAGTAAAATTAGCCATAGGCCTGATATCTTAACAATCTGTATATTATTATTATAGAAAATAATTTTTAAATGGTTTCACATATAATTTATATAAAAAGATTATAGGTAACAAAATAAATAAAATGATATGAGAATTAATTCTTATAGAAATATTCTTTACCATGAAAATTATCATAATGATATTTTGCGGTGTAGTCTTTTGGATTAGTTGTATTGATTAGTTTGATTAATTCGTTTTTTAATCCTCCCACATCCAGACAATCATTACCGCCAATATGAACACAATTATCACCTTTATAATCATAAAGTGTAAATGGTTTATTTTTATAAGTACCCAATAATTCAAATGATAGTTTGTATCCATCACCTTGTGAGAATATATTTTGATCTGAAAGATTATTCAATCTTGCAACCAGTTCTTCAAACGAAATATGTTCAAATGAAGCTGGATCGTATTTATATTGTGACATTGAATCAAATAATAGTATTGATTCGCCATTTGATTTATAGCTAAACATATTAAGATAACTTTCATTCACATACAAATAACCTAAAAAATGTGTACCATCCAAATTAATATCGGATGTAAATTTTATATCTGATTCCATTCAAGTATCATTTTGATGTAAATGTTAATTTCGTAATTAATATTTATTTCAATGTTTTATAAAATGCATCCCATTCATCTTCCCACATTACTATAACGTTATAACCATATTGATGTATTTTGAGTTCATGTTCTAATGTTCTTATATAAAGATCACCAAATGTCTTTTTAATTAAAGGGTTTGTTTTTAATGGGTTGTAATGTTTTGGAGACCCATGATAAAATATCCCATGAAACAGGTAAACTGTATTATTTTCTTTACAATATCCATCAACGCGGATATTCGTTCCTGGTAATTTATATTCACCAATATTCATTGCATGTTGTATTTTAATATTATCCTTTTTAGACACATAATCCAGCCAAGCACATGCTTTTAATGAGAAATTTCTTTTTGCACATTTAGGACATCCAATATACTGTATATGTGATTTTGGTGTTTGCCAGAATGAACCATGATCTTTTTGGAGACATACAATTTCCACTTTTGTTCTTCCATTAATATAATTTATTTTTGAATAATCATATTTATTGTTATGTTTGAGATTGGCTTTATTTATGAAATCTTCTTTTGTATCACGTTTATTATCTCCATTCAGATCATTTCGGCATAAAAGACAACAGTGTTTATGAGAAATATGATTTGACGGTGTTTGCCAGAATGATCCATGCGTTTTGCATATTATTTCTACTTTTGTGCCATAATTTATATAATTGGATTTTGAGTAATCATATTTATCACCATGAACTTCTTTTGCTTTTTCAATAAAATCATCTCTTGTAAATCGTTGTTTAGTTTGTGATGATTCCTGTCCACATTTAGAACAACCATATTTTTTTAAATGATTTGACGGTGTTTGTTCAAAGATTCCATGTACATTGCATTTAATTTTAACATTTTTATGTGAATTAATATAATTAGTATCCGTGTAATCATATCTGTTCCCATGAACTTTTTGTGCTTTTTGAATAAATATTTCTGTTTTAGATATATCATTACTTTCATCATTTACAATTATTATATTTTTATCTTTAATTTTATTGTCAATATGAAGTATTCTATTTGTGTAAACACATTTAGGACAATTACTTCCTCTCAAATGAACTTCGGGTGTCTGTTCAAATACTTCGTTGCATTTTAAACATTTTATTTTTATATTTGTTTTTTTATTAAAATATTCAACTTCTGAATAATCATATTTATCACCATGTACTTCCTTTGCTAACTTTATAAATTCTTCATTACCTCTAGATCTACCTTTTTGTGAATTATTTATTGCACATTTTTTACAACCTTTTCCTTTAATATGATTATTTGGTGATTGAAAAAATGATCCATGATTGCCATTAAAGCATATAATTTCAACTGGTGTATGTGCATTTATATATTTTGCATGTGAATAATCATATTTATTACCATGTATTTTTATGGCTCGTTCGATAAATTTTGTTTGCTGTTCTTGTTGTAATTGTATTTGTTTTTCATTGCTCATATATTTTTAAAATAGGTATGAATATTATCACATTGAAAATAAATTTCAATTATTCAAACACAAAAAAATTGATTTTATAATAATATAATTCTTACTTGTTTAAAACTATATACATTATATATTTTAGAATGGGTGACACAACCTCTAACAATATTCGCAATATTTCCGTAATCGCGCATATAGACCATGGCAAATCAACTTTAACCGACTCATTTGTGGCCCGCGCGGGTCTAATTAACGCTGATGAGGCGGGTGACAAGAGGTGGACCGATAACCGACAAGATGAAAAGGACAGAGGTATCACAATCAAATCAACAGGTGTTTCTATGAAGTTTGATTTTGAAGGTACGAATTATCTTGTTAATCTTGTAGACAGTCCTGGTCACGTTGATTTTTCAAGTGAAGTCAGTGCTGCTCTACGTATTACAGACGGTGCTATTGTTGTAGTTGATGCAGTTGAAGGTGTTGCGGTACAGACTGAAACAGTACTCCGCCAAGCATTAGCCGAACAAGTTAAACCCATTTTACTAATCAATAAAATGGATAGATATATTTTTGAATTAAGCTTATCGCCTGAGGAAGCATACAATAGAATTGTTAATATCCTCAATACAGTAAATAGCATTATTTCGACTTATCAAAGTGAGAATTCAGAACTTAAACTTGAATTATCTCCAGAATTGGGTAATGTATTCTTTGGTAGTGGTCTTCATGGATGGGGTTTTGGCCTCCATACTTTCTCAAGACTATTCGCTAAAAAGTTAGGAACTGATGAAAAAACTTTTGTGAAGAAATTATGGGGAGAAAATTATTTTGATCCCGATACTAAAAAAGTCACATCACAATCAATGAGAGACGGAAAACCATTTGAAAGAACTTTCTGTAAATTTGTCATTGGGCCAGTATTCCAACTAGTCAAAGCAATTATGGATAAAGATTCAACTACTTATGTTAGAATGCTTGATTCATTTGGTGTAAAACTTTCTGATAAGGATATGCAGAAACCAGAAAAAGAATTATATAAATATTCATTAAGAAAAGCACTACCAATTGCAGATGCACTACTTTATGGTATCGTTAATCATTTACCTTCACCAAAACAAGCTCAACAATATAGATATACGACTCTATATGATGGACCGCATGATGATGAATGTGCTCAGGCTATTAAAAACTGTGATCCCAATGGTCCACTAATGGTATATATTTCAAAAATGATACCAATGGATGATGGAGGTAGATTCTATGCATTTGGTCGTGTATTTTCAGGAACTGTATCAAATGGTCAAAAGGTTCGTATTCTTGGAGCTAATTATCATTTTGGCGGACATGAAGATGTATTTGAAAATAAGGCAATTCAACGTGTAGTTAAAATGATTGGTGGTAAAACAGAAAATTGTGACAGTGTTGAATGTGGTAATACAGTTGCTCTTGTTGGTATTGATAATTATGTACATAAAACATGTACCATCACAACAAGTAAAGATGCCCATCCAATTAAAACCATGAAATTTACTGTTAGCCCTGTTGTGAGAGTATCTGTTGCACCAAAGAATCCAGCTGATCTTCCCAAATTAGTCGAAGGACTCAAGAAATTGAGTAAATCAGATCCATGTGTACAAGTCATCATCAACGAAGATGAAACCATTGTTGCGGGAGTTGGTGAATTACATGTTGAAATTTGCTTGAATGATTTGAGAAATTTCATGAAAGGTGAGATTAAAGTTTCTGATCCAGTCGTCCCAATAAGAGAAACAATTCTTAATGTATCGAGCCAAGTTTGTCTTGCCAAATCGCCAAATAAACATAACAGGCTTTACATGACAGCTGAACCACTTGATCAAGAGTTGGTTGAAAGAATGGAATTGAAAGAAATAACAGGGAAAAGTGATGTTAATGCTAGAAGTAGAATTCTAGTTGATGATTATAATTGGGATCCAAACGACTCCAAAAAGATTTGGTATTTTGGTCCAGAAGGAGAAGAGGAGACTAATCTGGTTGTTGACACTACTAAAGGTGTTCAATATCTGAATGAAATCAAAGACAACGTAAAAGGTGGATTTGATTGGGCGGTTAAGAAAGGAGTGTTGTGTGAAGAACCGGTTAGAGGTGTACGATTCAATCTAGTGGATGTTACACTTCATGCTGATGCAATCCACAGAGGAGGCGGTCAGATTATTCCAACTGCCAGACGTGTTGTGTATGCTGCAATGTTGACTGCAAAACCAGCAATTATGGAACCAATGTTCCTTGTAGAAATCCAAACACCAAATACATACACTGGTACAATTTACAGTTGTTTGAATCAAAAACGTGGAAGAGTCATTAGTGAAGAACCGTCTGTTGGTAATTTGGTTGTTATTAAGGGATATTTACCTGTCATGGAGTCTTTTGGTTTCAATGGTTTTATAAGAGAGAATTCAAGCGGGCAAGCCTTCCCAACATTATCATTTGATCATTGGGAAATCATGAATGGCGATCCATTGGATCCAAACACTAAAGCAGGCCAAGTAGTAAGAGCTATCAGGAAACGTAAAGGGTTAAAAGAAGAAATTCCAGATTTAAGTGAATATCTTGACAAACTCTAATTTATTTATTAATAATACTGTTTAATTATTATATGAAAACATACAATAATCATTATACCACTGACGGGAGTTGAACCCATGACTTATGTGTGAGAGACATATGTTTTAACCAATTAGACTACAGTGGTTGTACCGCATACGGGTTATGCTCCCGTGGCTTAACCTTGAAAGGGTTACGAGTTTCTTATTACTCCAATGCGGTGATGCCGTATACGGGTTATGCTCCCGTGGCTCAAGGTTGAAGGCCTTGCGAGTTTGACTAATTACTCCAATACGGCGGTTCCCATACCGGGAATCGGACCCGGGATTCGGCGGTGAAAGCGCCGTGTCTTAAACCACTAGACTATATGGGAAGGGTACCACCCCGATTCGCACGGGGGACTACAGGGTCAAAGCCTGTTGTTTTACTGCTATACTATGGTACCTTTTATTCTTACAAAAATAAAAGATAGATGTTTAATCACATACATTAATATGGAACCTATTGGAATCGAACCAATATCACAAGCTTCAAAGGCTTGCGTCCTTAACCGTTAGACGAAGGTTCCGTGGGCCAAGCCGGAATCGAACCGACAACTTCTGCATTGCAAATGCAGCACTCTACCATTGGAGTTACTGGTCCAGATAATTCAATCAAAATAGTCTGAATCCACTTTATTAATATAAACAAATCTTTAAGTGTTTTTAATAACATCATATGTTGTATTAAACATATAATTAAATATTCTTATAATTATGTCATCTGCATATTTCAGAGTTTCACCTTTGATATAATTTGGATTTACTATCGCGACTTTTGATTGCAATGTATTCATTATCTTTTTAATTTTATCTTGTGTAAAATCATAAGCTCTCACTTTATTTATTATCTCTTCTGTATCAATTGTGTAATATAATTCTTTCCTATCAATTGGATTTGTTAACATTGGTATCAGCTTGATTCGTAGTTCTGCAACCATTATTATAAATATAGCATCTTTATCCCGCGAATATGCTTCCCGAACCTTGTCCCAAAATTTGATTTCAACCGCATCTATTACTCTTACTATATCATAATTATGTAATAAAATACGAGTCGCATATTTTGGATTTTGATTGAATAACTCATTTAATGATAAATAAATACTATCATAATTAGTTAATGTATAATTCCTTTTTAATTGAAGTCTATAAATATTAATAGCCTCTTTCATCTCATCAAATACAATACTCATCTGATTAATTGAATCCCGAGACTTCCATAATTTGTATAATGAATAATAATGATCCATAATATTTAAAAACTCATCATGAAAATCACTTGATAATTCAGATTCTGTTATTAATTTTTCTAAATATAATACAACTTTATTAGCTGCTAAAATTAACTTTTGCTCAAAACGAGAACGAAATGTATCAAATAAATTATCAGGGTATGCAGAAATACAATATGCCATTAATATTGATAAACTAAATTCAGTATCAACATTATCAACATATTGTTCTATAAGAGACATTGTAGTATTTATATACTTTTCATTATTAATAAGTTTATAAAATGAACTGTATGATGATTTTCTGCAAATATCACTCAACTTCAATTCCTTGAATTTCTTTCTTATATCTTTATGACGATCTGATATTGATGACCTACGTAATATATCACATGCAATTTCCATACACTATGATAATATACTATATTATTTATAAAGAAAAACATTATATAACTGGATAAACTTATTACAATATACCAAATATATATAGATCACCAATTTCATTTTATTAACTTAATCATACCACTAGAAACATAATTTTATATATTAATTATATAAATGGGTGGAATAATTAGCAAAAAAGGTGATATTAAAATTAATGATTTTTCCTTAGTTAAAATACCAAAAGATTGTAAACTTATTAAAATAGCAACATATAATGCAAATTTAAGAAATTCAGTTAATAGTGATCTTAAAATTAAACAATTAATAACATATCTAATTAGTGAACATAAAAATATTCCAATCGATATTATAAATCTCCAAGGAATTTATGATATATCAACATTATATGTCTTTATTAGAGAATTCAAGAAATATTGTTCTAAACATAAAGTTGAAATATATTTCGCCCCAAAGTTTGATAATGTTGATATCACTGGAAATAGTTCTAGTGGTGTTATTTCATCACAAAAATTACTTGATTTAGCATTGCACTCGTCCGGAACTTCTAAATCAAGTGGTAACACAGATAATGAGGGGAAGAAAAGGAAAATTATACAAAATATCATAATTAGTAGATACCCTATATTAAGTACAATATATGGCGAATTGGATAGTCAAACTGATATGGATGATATATTGGGAATTCAAACAGTAATCGGAGCAAATATTCTGATTGATAAAAAAATTATTAGTGTATACAATACTAATCTCATTAAAGATATTAAATCTGCAAATATTATTAATACAGATGTTCGTAATTGTGAATTGGATACTTTATTTACAATTGTAGAAAAAAATAAGAATGCATTGCTTGAGAATAGATATAAGAAATATAAATTATCTGACATTCATTTTATTGTCGGTACATTAAATATATCAGAATCAATTGGTAATACTATTAATGATGAATACACATCACTAATAGAAAAAAAACAATGTATCGATATTTATAGATATTTAACAAATGATATTGGACATACAACATCGTATATGGAAAGACTTAACTATATTTTGCTACAATTAACTTCTGATATTTACCAGAAAACATCGCCGTTTTATGATCTAATGAAAAAAATTAAAACTCCAGAAGAATTAATGCAATTATTTTATCAAAGATATGGATTGCATATTATGGATTGTTATGTAATTAAAAATGATAATACTAATAATTTAATATACTATCCAATAGAATGTATATTTATGATCAAGTCTAAAAATTAATCAACAATCTTGTCCCAATTTAAATAACCTCTCGCTTTCCCTACATGGGTATGTGGAGACCATACAATGTTAAAATTATGTTGATTATATAAGTCATTGTATTTACTTGCAATTATTAAATCTTGTACTTTTTCATAAGAAATTCCTTTTTCAGAATAGTTACCATTGTTAACTAAATAATATCCAGGTAAGTTAGTATCATAATTTAATCCTGATTTGGCATAATCTTCGTCAACCGGACCATATAAGTATTGAGTTGGATCGGCATTGCTACTATCACATGCTAATACACCTTGTTCTTGTAATACTTCTTCCATACCTTCCCTACTATTAAATACAAACATGTCCAATACTACTAATGAAACTACCAATAATGATGATGATAATAATGCTTTTGTTGTATCGAAATTAGCCGAATTTATAGAAATAAAGTATAATAGAGAAGTGATTAATATTGCGTAAGTTAAATACTTAAAACTTTTATTTTGATTATTCATTTACTATATATTATTATATTGTGAAAAAAATGAATTTTGTATATTTAAATTTTATCCTCTTGAATTTAACCTTATATATACTTGAATAAATAGACATATTAATAATATATTATGACAAAGCCAAGTAAAAAAAATTGAATTATAAAAATAATGGAATAAACCTTCAATTATATAATACTAATCATTGTATAATGCCAAAAGCCGTAGCATCATCAACAAAAAAAGCTCCAGTCAAAAAAGTTGTCAAGGCAGAGGAAGAACAACCAAATGAAGTAAATGAACCTGAAACACACAATGTACAGGAGCAAACACAAGAAAATGCAGCTGATGACTTGGAAGCTTTATCAGTTGAAGAAATTAAGAAAATGGTCCAAACATCACAACAATATGAAGAAATCTTTGATAAGTTAAATGGTCTATTCTTAAATTATTCAACACAAATGACAGCTTTAGATACTAGACGCCAAAAAGTTATTGATCTAATGAAAGCAATTCATAATGAATATAAACTTGGAAAGGTTGAAGAAGATAATGAGGTTGAAGATGTAGATATTGATGATGAAGATAATGAAGAAGAATCTGATCATGAAGAAGTTGCTGAAGAACCACCAAAGAAATCATCTAAATCAGCCGCTAAATCTGCTAAGACAGTTCCTGCTAAATCAACTCCTGCTAAAAAAGCAGCAGTGAAGAAAGAACCAGAACCTGAACCAGAAGCAGAAAATGCTGATGATGATGAGGAAGTTGAAGCTCCGCCAAAATCTGCTCCAGCCAAGAAAGCAGCTGCTCCAGCCAAGAAAGCAGCCCCTGCAAAGAAAGCTGCTGCATCAACAAGTGCAACTGCCACACCAGCTAAGAAAGCACCTGCTAAAAAGAAGTAAGCAATATTAATAATTATTTTTTTATAAAAATTGAAATTCTTATATAATATTATAAATCATTTATAATTTAAATTAGTATATGATTCTTAATATTAATAAAACACAAGATGATTCAAATACAGATATCGTAAATGAATATAATGAATATATATCTAATAGAGAAAATGTTAGATATCTATCTAGACAAATAAGTATTTCAGATAACGAATTAAATACCAATAATAACTATAATACATCAAGAAATAAGAAAAATAATAATTACAGTGCATCAGAAAAATATAGTAAAATATCATACAATAATAAAATAGGCACAGGTACTAAATATTCAAAAGGCTTTATTAAATAAATTATCCAAATTTAAAATGACCATAAACATTCTTAACTGAATATAAAATATGATTATATTTATAGTATTAATTTTAATACATATCATTATATTCATGTAAAAAAATTGAAATAATATTAGTTTTACCTTTTTACTATAAGATTTGTATATGTTAATATCAATATGGATAAATGGTTTGAGGATTCATTTAAAAATTTTTATTTAAAATTGTCGGTGTACAATTTTAATAAAATAAAAAATATAAAATTAAAACCAGAATATGAAAAATTAGAAAGATGTATTAAAATTATGTTACCAATCTTTGATAGAATAATGGATAATGATAAAGTATCAATTGATAATGTTCCAATTACAAATAGTGCTAATACAATATCTACTCCAACAATTAAAGTAGAAAATTTAAGCGAATTTGAAGATTACCCGTTTGTTAATACTTCAACTACACCAATTGTACAGACCACAACAGGATCTGATTCAAGTGATGATGAAGATGTAATTGATGAAGAAGGTGATGCACAAGTTGAAGAAATTACAAAACAATCACTTGAATTACTTCATAAAATAAGAAATAATGGATGGATTTTAATCGAAAATGATAATGAATATGATGTTGAATCAGATGAAACAGATGGTTATGAATCAGAACATTCAGATGATACAACCCCGCAAACTGATGATAATTCGCAAACAACATCATTATCTCCACCAGAATATTATCAAGAATTTGAAAACGAATTTTCAAGAAATTATATGAATGATGATGTCATGGCAATGTATGGTTAATTTTTTTATTAATATATATTATTATTCAATGTCAGAACTTTATAAATTATTTAAAACATATGATTTACATAACACAGAATTAATAGATTGTTATAGTTTTCAAAAAATTATATCTATTTTAAATCTACCAGTATCAAATATAGATAATAAAGATTACTCATTTGATGATCTTAAAAATTATATCAAAAAATATCATACACTTACATCTATAGAATATGATGAACTATACAAATTACTAAATAATTGTTTAAATCAAAACGATGTTAATGTAATTATGAATGAGTTAACACCAAGTAATAATAAAACTAAACATATTAATATGAAAAATATTAATGATTATCTAGATACACTTTCAATTCAGTAAAACCACCAATAAACTTTCCTTTATGAAATATTATTGGTTTAGTTTTATGACTATCTATATATCCTGTATTTTCTTTCCATAAAGATAAATAATCTAAAAGTTTATAAAAGCCACCTTTTATTTTATTAACATCATATCCTTTAAATGATTTATTTTTGTATTTCAATAAATCAATTGCATTTAGTGAATATTTACAAGTTGGACTATAGAAAATTATATAGATATCATTGTTTTTATATAAATCTATTTTTTTATTGTATTTATCCATAATATTAAATTTAAGATATTAATATTATCAAATAACATTAATATTTCATAAATTAATTATATTACTGATATTCTTTATAAAAATTGAATATATATATATATAGAAATATGATAATAATACACATATATTAAGTATGTATCTGGACATTTTTTACGTATCTATTGTTTCATTCATTATATATACCAGTTCATGGCTAGTATTAAATATGTTTTATTTAATATTAGACAAATATAAACTATGTCAGGAATATAGAGTAACAAAAGATACAATACCAATTTCTGAACAAATAAATGTCTTTAAAGAATTACTATTAACACATGTAACTGTGCTTCTACCAGCACAAATATTATGTTATCCATTACTCAAATATATTGGTATATCAACTGACAATAATGATATACCAACATTATATGGATTTATTGCTCAATTCATTGTATTGAATTTATTTGAAGATTTTATATTCTATTGGGTTCATAGATCATTACATTACCCATATCTATATAAAAACATACATGTAAAACATCACAAATTTGATACAATGCCTGGTAATACATTCAGTTTAAATGGCGAATATGCTAATTACTTAGAAAATATATTTAATGACATTTTGCCAATATTTATCAGTATATTTGTTTTTGGTTTCTATAAACCAACACATTTAAGATTATTCTGGACATGGATTGTTTTCAGACAAATTAGAACATGTGATACACATTCAGGATATGATTTTCCATATAATCCATTAAAATTAATATATTTTATATATGGTGGTGCTAGAATTCATTCAGTACATCATTCTTTATCTGGAAGAAAATATAATTTTGGTGGATTAAGAATATGGGATCAAATATTTGGTACTGAATATGTACCATCCAAAGAATAAAACAATTTAATAGTCTATTTTTTTATATTATCAGGCTGAATTTTTATATAATAGAAGATTGAAAAAACTTTTAAATATACAATTACTTTATTGTATTCATATTTCATAGTATTGTAATGCCATATATTATCTCAAATATAAAGGGAAATAATATACCAAATATTAAAATTAATCATATTGTCATTATTGATAATAAAAATATCATAAAGGAAATAAATAATATAATCACAATATATCCACAACTGCTTAAAAAATATTCTAAATGTGTTACATTTGACAAATTATATCTTATTACAACACATCCAAAAATAAAAGTTAGTGAAATTACAATTAATAATATATTTACAGCATTTCAAAAAATAATATACAATAATAAATTTGAAGAATCGGATACTGATATTCATTACGAGATTCTAAATGAATGTAATAAATTAATATCAGAACAATATAAAAATGAAATAATATTATTCACTTATCTAAATTATCATATGTCAGAACAAGCACAATCATGTCTAAATACACTTGCAAACAACCCTAATAATAATATATCTATCATTACTGATTTAAATTATATAAATTGTGATAAAGTCAGTAAGATAATAATTTCTGATTTTTATGATAATATTAGTGAAGGATATGAACACATAATTACAAATGGATTATTTTTGACGGAACCATTAACTGATAAAATTGTTGAAATTGATCTTAAAACAACAACATTTTATGGAACACCTCTTACTAAAATTAATATAAATATTAATGCATTTGATTCTATTTTAATAAATGATATGATTGAAAATATTACTATTAATAATGAGATTGTTAATTTAGAAAATAGTTTTATGTCACAAACGCAAATTGATGCTACATCTGACATCCTAACACATATGATTAATACTAATATTGTTCCGGAAACATGTCTTGTTGATGCATGTGAATTTTTAATATATCTTATAAATAATGATCAGATTCATGATAAAAATATATATGTGTTCATTAAAGAAACATTATTGAAAATTATAAATAGTAAAAATAATGAAAATAGATCTAAGTCAATTATATTATATAATCTTATTAGACAATCATTTAATAAGATTTTAATGAAGGAAATAAATACAAATATATTAAGTGATGAAAATAATAAAATAATATTTGAATATGGTAAAAATTCTTACAGTTTAGCAACTAAAAATGTATCACATAATAATATATTTAAGAATATTGAAACAATAAATGCAAAAACTAATACTGATATGAAACAAATAACAACTTTTATAAATGATCATGAAATGTCAAATGATATAAAATTTAATGAATCTTGTGAATTTTATAATTCTTCAATTACATTATCAAATTGGTTTGAAGAACTACAAAATAATAGCGGTATTGGATTATTGATGCAAATCGATAGTAAATATACATCATCTGGATATTTTAGTCATATAGATATCAGCAATATAACTAATACATTTTTCCCTGTAATAGATTATGTTTGTATAATAAAAGAATATTTTGAGAAAAATCAAGATATAAAATTTGGTAATTTAAATCGAGCCAATATTATTAATGGTGCAGCAATTGGAGATGCTAATGCAATTATTCCATTATATATAAATAAATATCACTGGAAAATTGTTAGTCAATATTTAAATCCATTATTAGGAATAATTGTTAAACATAATCCATTTGACTATACTAATAACCTTAAATCCATTTTATTTGAAATTTTTGCAAAAATGACAACAAAATTATATTGTAATAATGAGAACTTTCATAATGAAACGTTTATCAAAATATATATGGCATATTTAAGAACATGTGCGGAAGTATGTTTTGAAAATAAGTTTAATCATGGAATTAAAAAAATAATAAGTTCTTATTTAACTGAACCACAATTTAGGATATTCAAAGATAAATCTATGTTTTATAAAATGTGCTCACAAACTCTTATAACTGGATATATTTTAAATGATTCAGATATTAAAATAATTATACAATATCTTGTAGAAGAACTAATTAGATTAACAGTGAAATTTAATAAATATGATATGGATTACATAAAATATTATAATGAATTGCAGATGAATGATAGAGAAATGGAAGATATTTCCCTTTTACAGTCAATTAATACTAAAATTAGTAATGATTTAGAATTTTTACTAGCATTTTATAAAATGAATACTAATTTTGATATACTGATAAAACAATATGGTTCTTATAACAAATTTATAAAGGCATTAGATGAAAATTATAGTATCGTAAATAAGGATATAATAGATAAATTATTACAATTAACAATTAATAATGAAATCAATCATGTTACAATTGAACAATTATATTCTATATTAGGCATACAATATAATAAATATAATATTCTAATGTACATTTTCCAGGGAATTGCACAAAAAACAAATAAAATTAGAAGTGAACAGATAACCAAAAACAATTACATTGATATACAAAAAGTTAATACAACAGAAGTAAGTTTTAATCAATATATTACTAAATTATTAAACCCATAAAATTGAAATATTTTTAATATGCCATTATTAAATTTCAGTTATAAAAATAATATAACGTGTAAATATTACAATGTCAAAAAAAATTAATATTGAAGGAATTATGGATGTATCTGATCCATTTTATAGATATACTATGACAAAATTAAATGTTGTTAGACAAAAAAATAAGACTGTTATTGATAATCTGGATCTTGTTTGTAAAGATCTAGAAAGGGATCCTAAATTATTAATAGATTTTTATAAAAAAAAATTTAGTGTTTCAATGATATTTAAAGAAGGTGTGCTGAGTACATCGGCTGATATTGCTTATGATAGGTTTTATAGTGCACTGAGAGAATTCATAGAATATTATGTCTTATGCGAACAATGCAAATTACCTGAAACAATTATCGATGTAAAAGATAATAAAATGATGTTGAATTGTAAATGTTGCTCAAAAGTAACAATTAAAACTTTAAAAAAGTAATTTAGTAAAAATATATTTAAAAACATGTTATCTTAATAGTATTATAAGGTATAATGCTAACTAATTCAGAATATTATCATAATATTGTATCATCCGAAAACGAGTTTGTTTATTTTACAGACATTGATACCAATGTAGTTTCAAAAAATCCTAGAAATAATGATGATAAGAATAGATATCCAACAAGAAAACGTAAACAAAATCATGAAGATGTCAATAATAACAGAAAGAAACCACGAGCATTAACATTAGAAGAATTAATAAGAAGAACAGGTGATGATGAGGATGATTGCAATAATAGTGATCATTCTTCAGATGAAGACAATGTTGATTGCAATAATCCTTTATGTGATCATAAAGATTTTACAGCAGAAGAGAAATCAAAAAATAAACACAGAGAACAAGAAAGACCAAAAGAAATTAAAACAATAGAAGATTTGATTGAATTAGGAAAGAAATATCATTGTAAGAAAAATACAACATACTATGGTATTAATTTAAGATTATTATGTAATCTTGTTGAACCATTAACAAAACTTAAAAATATGATTGGAATGAAAAATGTTAAAGAAACAATGGTTAATCAAATTGTATTTTTCTTACAAGGATTTAATCAGAAGGAAAGTTGCAAAGAGTGTAAAGATTGTATTTATGGATTACCTTGTGTTGCCAATCAAACACAAGATATGTTACATACAATCATAACAGGTCCGCCTGGTGTTGGTAAAACTGAAGTCGGTAAAATAATAGGACAAGTTTATAAAGCATTAGGTATTTTATCTAAGGGTCATATGCATATTGCAACAAGATCAGATCTAATTGGTAAATATCTTGGTCATACTGCAGCTAAAACACAAGAATTCATTAATAAATGTAAGGGAGGTGTTATGTTCATTGATGAAGCATATTCGCTGGGTAATCCTGAAGGTAGAGACAGTTTTTCCAAAGAATGTCTTGATACATTGAATCAAAATATGTCCGAACATAGAGATTTTCTTGTTATTATTGCTGGTTATGCTGATGCATTGGATAAATCATTTTTCCAATACAATGAAGGTCTTAAGAGAAGATTTACTTTTAGATACGATATTAAAGGATATACACCGGAAGAATTACTAGAAATTTTCTTATATAAAATTAGAAAAGATGGATGGATAACTGAAGTAAGTATTACCGATCAAGATAGTACAGATGAAATTAGACGAAAGGAAGATATGAGAATTAGATTAAAGAGTTTCTTTGTTAAAAATAAGAAATATTTCAAACATTTTGGTGGTGATGTTGAAAGCTATATACTTAATTGTAAAACAGTACATAGTAAACGAGTTATGTTTTTAGATCAAAATGAAAAGAGAAAACTAAATATGAATGATATGCAAAAGGGTTTGGAAGTATTTGTCCATCACAGAAAATATAAGGACAAAGATGGAAATAATGATGTAATGACAGATATTCAGACAATTTATAGTTAAGTTAGTTAAATTATTTTATTTTTAAAAAAATTGATATTATGTCAATATTAATATCAGTTTCTTATTTAAAGATTATTTATCATATTGTATTTAATGATTAGAATTCCTATCATTGATAAAGATAAATGCAAACCAAAAAAATGTAGACATGAATGTAAATCTAAATGTCCTGTAAATATGACAGGTAAACAATGCATAGAAATAGAAGAATTAGGTAAAATAGCAAAAATAAACGAAAGTTTATGTATAGGTTGTGGTATTTGTGTTAAAGTATGTCCTTTTGATGCTATCAAGATGGTAAACTTACCATCACAAATAAGCAACAACCTTGTACATTCTTATGGTGAAAATATGTTTAGATTGTACAAATTACCAATGCCCAAATCAGGTAAAATTATTGGTATATTAGGCCCGAATGGTTGTGGCAAGACTACCATAATGAACATTTTATCAAACCAAATATTACCAAACTTTTCGCTTGAAGATAATGCAAAAATTACTACAACAGAAGTTTTAAAAAATGTAAGAGGTACCGAATTACAAAAATATCTAAAACTTCTATATGACGGAAAATTAGTTGTTAACACAAAACAACAAGATATTATGATGTTAGTTAAAAGAATTAAAAATAAAGATACTAAAGTTCAGGATATCGTAAACAAATTCAAAGATAGTAAAAATTATAAAAAAATTATAGATTCATTAGAATTAGATAAATTATTTGATAATAAAGTATTAGAGTTATCTGGTGGTGAACTACAAAAGATAGTTTGTGCTGTAACTTTATTAAGAGATGGCAATGTTTATATTTTTGATGAACCAACAAATTATCTAGATATTGAATACAGAATTAAGGTAGCAAACCTGATAAAAGATTTGATTGATAAGGATAAATATGTATTTGTTGTTGAACATGATCTCTCAATTCTTGATTTTGTTGCTGATCATATTCATGTTATGTATGGAGAACCAGGAGCATATGGTGTAGTCTCAACATTATATAGCACGTTGGAAGGAATCAATATCTATTTTGATGGTTATATTCCAGCAGATAATGTTAGATTCAGAGCAGAACCTTATAAATTAAATGATACACAAATTGTAGAAGAACAATTATATTCAAATGTTAATGGTATTGTGTCGTATGATGATGTAGAAATAAAATATGATCACTTTAATCTTCGGATTAATAAGAGTCAGATAAGTAGTAAAGATAATATGATTGTCATTTTAGGGAAAAATGGTACGGGCAAAACAACTTATCTTAATTGGCTCAAAAATACACTTGGGTTCATTATAAGTCATAAACCACAAATTAATACTAATGATTATTCTAACGATAAAATAACGGTTAAAGATCTTCTATATACAAAAATTAGAGATGCAATGTTATCAAATATGTTTGTATCGGATGTTATCAATTTATTGGGAGTCAATAAAATTTATAATAAAAAAGTCAAAAAGTTATCAGGTGGAGAAACACAAAGACTCGGCATTGTCTTATGTCTTGGAACATCTGCTGATATATATTTGATTGACGAACCTTCTGCATCACTAGATATAGAACAAAGATTCAATGCTACAAAAGTCATAAAAAGATTCCTATTACATAATAAAAAAATAGGGTTCATTGTTGAACATGATATTTTAATGGCAATCACTCTAGCAAAAGAACAAACAAGTAAAGTTCTAGTTTTTGAAGAAGTTAAATGTGAAGATAATGTAAGATATTGTGAAACATCAAGTTTATTAGATTTTAATACTGGTATAAATAAATTCTTAAAAAGTATCGATACGACATTCAGAACAGATAGAGATAATAAACGACCAAAATTAAACAAACTTGATTCAGTTATTGATAGAGAACAAAAACAATCTAATATTTACTATCAATAAATAAATAAAAAAGTTATTTTATTGCTAAAAATGATATGCAATTATATTTGTATTTTTATTGTTGCAGCCGTCTTGTATTTTTTAATAAATTCATCTTGCGACATTGTATTAATTTTTAATTCTTTTGCCTTAAGATATTTAGAACTAGTATCTTTTTCTGATTCAGCATATACCAACAAAGTAGTATTTTTTGATACTGTACCAGTAACTTTACCTCCATTTGATATAATTAATTCTTCAAGATCTTTATTTCTAAATCCTGTAAATACAATAGTTTGATTTTCAAATAATTTACCAATTGGAGCAGCTTTAACTTTGGCAACTTTCAATTGACTGATATTTATTGTATCGATATTTTCTAATTCATTGAAAAATTTCTTAAATGTACCAAAATGATCTACAAATTGATTTGCTGATATTTCTTCAAATCCATGTAATTCTAATATTTTTTCTTTTAGTTCTTTATTTGTCCATTTTTCATTCATAATATTTGGATATGTTTCAACTATTATTTTAAGTTTTTTAATTGCCAGACCTCTACCAAAACAATTACTTGCTGCCATTAAAGTTTCTAAGTTTGTTGTTTCAAATGCAGTTCTTATATTATCAAAGATTTTACTTAAAACTTTTTCTCCAATTCCATCTATTTGAGATAATTCATCTATATCTGCAGTTAATATTTCTTTTAATGATTTATAATCATTTTCAACCAATTTAGTAACAATGCCCTCACTTATATATTTTACACCCAAGACTTTGAAAAAATTACTCAATTGTTTGATTATAATTGCATCCTTGGCTGCACCATGTATATCCTTAACTATCAGATCTACCCCGGTCTTAGTCCATTTATATGGAATATCTGGTAACTTAGGAGTTCCTGATGTTGCAGGTTTAAGTACTTCCATTATATATGGAATCACATCACCACTTCTTACTATCTTGACTACTGCACCAGGACCCAGTTTATTATCAACTATATATTTAGCATTGTGTGCAGTAGCATTCTTGATTGTAACACCTACTAATTTGACTGGTTCTAATTTAATTGTTGGTTTCAAATATCCATGCATTGATACATTCCACTCAATATCCAACACTTTTGCTTCTGCAACTTGATCAGCCAAAACCATCTTAAAAGCAAAACCATAGGTCGGATTAGTATCTTTTACATCATATGTTTCACTGCTATCTATAACAACAACACCGTCAACTTCATATTTACTTCCTTTTCTTCTTTCTTGTAAATATTTACTCAATACTTCAATTGATAAATCCTTAGTAACTTTATGTTCCACAGTAGGAAATTCCCATTCCTGTAATTTTTTCATTTGTTCTTCTTGTTTTAATTTTGGGTGAATAATAGAATATCCAATAAAGTCAGTTAATTTTGCTACTTCAATGGAATAATTTTTTGAATTAACTAATCCAGCAATCGTATTTCTTGCATTTTTATATTGATCTTTAACTTTTTCAAAATTTGCTTTACTCATTATAATTTCTCCCCTAATTGCTGTATTGTTTGGTATTTTACTGGGTTTATATTTATCCTTTAAAATATATGAAATTAAATGTGTAACATCTTGTCCTGATGTTGAATCACCTCTCGTAAATAATCTAAATTTATTATTTTGTTTATAAAGTAATCCAGAAACACCATCCAATTTATCAGACCATACATATGGCCCTTTATGATTTGTTTTCCAATTAGTTAATGCTTCTGTTCCTGGTTTGATTTTGTTTAAACTAGCCATAGGATATGGCAAATCTACTTTGTCTTTTGATACAGGTGCTCCAACTTCTTGTAAATAAGGATTTTTTGGATCTCTTGCTTCTAACGTTTCTCTTAGTAAATCATAAACTGCATCTGGCACCAATGATTCATCAGTATTATAATAATAATGTGACAATTGTTTTAACACATCAATAAGCTTATCAATTGGCACACTATTAGCAAAATTATTTGGATTTTCTAATATTTTATTTATTTCTGATTTAATGTCATTTATCTTTGTTGTCATAATAATATATAGTATTGATTAATCTTTAAACTGATAATTTAATTTTTTCAATTATTTTATATATAGGTAAATATATATGAATATAAATCCGCTCGATACACCCCCAGGACCAAATTCTGCAAAATTATATACTAATTGTAATACTGTTCCACTTGTAAATACTCCAGTTCCATCAAATGGTTTTATAGTTGGTATTGGTGTTTTGAAACAAAATGATCTTTCAAATGATGCTAATTTACGTAAAGGTATTATGGCTGTAAAAGCTGGACCAAAAACATTAGTCAAATTATTTGATAATCCAAACGCCACTGGTATGCCATTTATGCAAGTAAATGAAAATGATACATTACGTTGTTTAACACAAGCAGAAAGCCTTAAAATTAAATCAATTGCTGTAGCAAAAGTAGAAGGATTTGGTATGCCAACAACTGTATGTGGTTACACATTATATGAAATTGTTATGGTTTTGGTTCTCTTGTTCTTAGCTTACCTTGTCTATAGAAGATACACAACAGGAGGTTTTTAATTCAAAATATAAAATTGAATATTTTACATAATAAAAATTTGATTATATAACACATTATAATCAAACTTTAATATTACTTAAACTAAATAATATTTAAGTATAGTATAGATGAGTGTTAAAAAACAGCTACTAGATCCACTTGGGACTATTTGTAAATTAGTCGCCTTAAACTTCAGTGAATTAAACACTAAAATAAGTATACACAATCATATTTTATGGTTACAAGAACCAAATAATTATCAATTTATAGTAAGAATGGTCAATGGAGATGGAAGAGAAAATATAAGCGAACTATTTTATGTTTTCATAAGAGTCATAAAATGGTATCTATCTAATCCTGCCGATAATAATCAGCCAGATGAAAATTGGATTCATATATCACAAAGTGAAGAATTGAAAAGATTAATAAGATATGCATGCAGCGCACTTAGAAAATTACAAGAAACATATGAATATGGAAATGTTATATTAGCAATCCAATACTATATTAATATTCTTGAAGATGCAGTTAATGGTACATATAATGATAATAAATTACCAAAATATATATTAGACAAAGAAACTGAATTTCAAAACTTATTAGATTATGAAAAATTGAGAAATTTCTGGGATTACAAGAAATTAAAAAGAATATGTGATCTTTATGATGGCTGTTTCAATGTATTTAATGATGAAGAAATGCCATTTGCTCAGAAAAAAGCATTAATAGATGGTTATTTAAAATCAATAAATGCAATTCTTGAATTGGCAGATGGCGATTTTCAAAAATTAATACAAAATAGCAGTAAAGGATAAAATTTTTTTGTTAATATTATAATATAATGGTTGAATTTATAGAAGTAAATTATATTTCTCCGATCAGTAATTACAAATTTGATATTCAGAATAATAAATATTATCTAACTATAATTAATTCTTCACTTGGTAATACTGTTATTATAAATAAAATAGAATTACCAAGTATAAATAATATAAATGATAATATTAGATCATATTTTGTTGGTAAAAGTATCAAAATACACTCAAATCAATATCCATATTTATCAATACTCTTATTCGAACATAACATCAAAACAAACATAATCACATTATTATTCACAGGTGATGTAAACTTAAATAATATTGAATTTAATAATATCATCAAATTACATTTATTTACTCCATCTAATGTATTAAACACTAAAAGATCATCTATATACACTAATGAAACTGATTTTTTAAATGAACAATTCTACAATCATGAAACAGTAATTGAACAACTTAAATGTATTTTATTTATAACAAAACTCAAACATACAGATAAAAGTATCATAAATCCATATATCTATAAATTTGATATAGCAACACAAAAATTTATTTATGATAGATACCATAATAATATTATTAAAGAACAACCACTAGTTAAAATTGACGAGTTGTGTAATAGCAATACATTTAATGATTATCTTAAATTAATAAAAATGTATAATATTGATGTGAATAGATATTTATCAAAACAAAAAGATACATTTAAAAGTATGTTTATGAGACAGATTAATACATCATTTAGAAAACTACAATTTGATCCATATGCTAATAATTTGATTTCATGTTCAATTGATGGTAGAGTATCAGCATTTCATATTGATGAAACATTAAAATTTAAAATATCAGGTAATGAATTTAAATTTAATGAAATTGTATCAAAGCCTTATGAACTTATGAATGGAAATGGATTTATGATTAGGACAATACCATCTGATTATCAACGTATATGTGTACCATATGCGGCTTCACTTAAAGAAGTTGGAATATTTGGTGGTAATGATTCTTTATACTACATATCTCTGAGATTTGAAAGTAATTATTTTATTCCTCCTAATGTTCATGAAAGAGAATATATTTCAGTTGTTTATGGACATGCAATAAATGATTCAAGACAATATCCAGAATTATTAGATACTCAAGAAAATGGGAAATTAGTATATCATTTAGTTTTATGTGGTGGAAATTCACCTGATACTATTAATTTCACAAACAAGAAATTGTTAGATATTAAACAACAGATTAATATTGGTACCAGAAATAGAGTTAAAATGGGATTGTTTGATCAAGGAGAAGAATTGGGAACATTCAGTTGTTGTTTTGGTAACACAATTTTTATGATTAATAGACCGATAAAGTTTAGTTCAGATATCAGCTTTTATTCTAAAATAAATAATAATAATGAACTACATAAACAGATTGAAACATATGTTAGACAAAAGGATGTTATTGGATTGATTATGTAAAAAAAATTGATTAAGAATTAATATATAATTAAAACACAAATTATATATCAATTACATGTTTAGCAGAATGAGTGATAGAAATAGATCCAGAAAAACATTCAATAAAAAAAGAAAATTAGAAGAATTAATGGATTTATTTTCTAATAAAAATAATCATAATGATGATAGTGATGAGGAACAAGAATCAGAAGATCTTCTATATGAAGAGGGGGTAACATGCAGAGATAACAAGATTTATTTCAAAACTCATGTTGATGATGATAATATTGAAAAACTTATTAAAATTATTGATTCTAAAAACTTGAAGTTTCAAAAATTATCTCAAAATAGATTATTTGCAAGAGTAGAACCAAGACCTTTATATTTACATATAACAAGTTATGGTGGTGATATTTTTGCAGCTTTCAGAGCTATTGATTGTATTAAAAGATCCACTATACCAATTTATACCATTATTGATGGGTATGCAGCAAGCGCTGCTACTCTGATGAGTGTTGTTGGTAAGAAAAGATATATGACGCCAAATGCGTATGTACTGATTCATCAATTGTCAGCTGGAACTTTTGGTAAATATTGGGAAATGAAAGATGATTTTGAAAATTACACAAGTATGATGAAAGATATTTATGATCTTTATGTTAAAAATACTAAAATGTCAGAAGATGATTTAAAACAATACTTATCACATGATATTTGGTGGAAGTCAGATAGATGTCTTGATACTGGCATTGTTGATGCTATATATGAAAGAGATGATAATTAAATTGATATTAGTTCTTTCTCTGAAAAATATTTTATTGCGTCAAACTTGGGTTGAATTATACGATATATCCAATTTCCATCTTTGATATCAATATCATCAATTTTACTTATCATATAATTACCACTATAATTTAAAAAAACATAGTTCCCAATTCTAAACTCTGGATCGGTTTCAGGTATTAGCCTAGATGGATTATCTTTTTTGTATTTGTGTATAAAATTATCTTTATTAAATTCAGACTTTAATTTATCTAAATTTCCTAAACTATGTAATCCTTCTGTATTTATCTCTAATTCATCATCAAAAAAATAATTTCTGGAATCATAAATGACAATTTTTTCGTTTCCATCAAGAAGCATATTAATAAATGATTTAGTTGAATAATCATATGTTACATGAGATAACGTTCCCTTTATATTAGGATATTTTTTTAATCTTAATGGAATGTCAACTTTAAATTTAAATTTATGATTTCTATTTGCTGTTTTCAAAAATATTTCTCTAATATTATTATATTGAGTTGAATCATCTTTTATATTATATGTCCATCCAATGTCTTGATTAAAGCTAGATGAGATAACATTATATATCTTACTCCCAAATATAACTTTTTCATTTACAGCAAAATATGGTATACCTGTAAACAATAATCTGCGTTGTTGTATTATAGAAATATTGTTCATTATGCTTTCTATCGGATTCAGATTCATATTTATATATACATATATATATAAAAATTGATTTTATTTATGTTTATTCATATAATCATTGGTAATTTATTATTACAATGAATTTTATAGATTTATGGAAAATACCTAATAATCTTCATACAACTCTTAAAGATTGGGATGGTAAAATGGTAACTAGATTTCCACCAGAACCTAGTGGTTATCTCCATATTGGACATGCAAAAGCTGCATTTATTAATTATGTTATTGCTAAAAAATATCATGGAAAAATGATTATGAGATTTGATGATACAAATCCAACAAAAGAATCTACTGAATATGAAAATGCTATAAGGGATGATCTATTGAAACTAGGTATTGTAGCTGATATTGAAAGTCATAGTTCTGATTTTTTTGATCAGATATTAAGTTATGCTGATTATTTGATTCAAAACAATAATGCATATGTTGATGATTCTCCACAAGAATTAATAGCTGAAGGTAGAGAAAAATGTATTGATTCTCCTAATAGAAGTAATTCAATTGCAAAAAATCTAGAAATGTGGAATGGAATGAAATCTGGTACTAAGAGGGATTCATGTGTTAGAATTAAGATTGACATGAAACATAAAAATGCTGCTTGTAGAGATCCAACAATTTTTAGATTTATGGATGAGATGCATCATAATACAGGGGATAAATATAAAGTTTATCCGACATATGATTTTGCTTGTCCAATTGTTGATTCATTAGAAGGTGTTACTCATGTATTCCGAGCTAATGAATTTGCTGATAGAGATGAACAATATGAATTTATTGTTGATGCACTTGAAATAAGAAAACCTTTATTGTTTAGTTATGGTAAAGTCAATTTTGAAGGATCTGTTATGGGTAAGAGAAAAATTAAAGAGCTTATCAACAATAATGTTATCGCTGGATGGGATGATCCTAGATTGTTGACTATAAGAGGACTATTTAATAGAGGTATGCATGTTGATGCCCTAAGACAATTTGTTGCAACATTAGGATTTTCTAAGAATACTAATAATATGACAGAAGATAAATTATGGATTACAAATAAAAAACTAATAGATAAAATTGCAACTAGATATTCATGTGTTCCTAAAGACAATCATAAAGAATTTATAATTCATAAAATCAAAGACAATTATGAACAGTTTTGTGATACAAAAGATATATTGAGATTTGTTAAAAATCAAGATTTAGGTAAAAGACCATTACAATATAGTGATAGGATTCTAATAAGTAATGACGAATGTAACAATTTTAAAGATAATGAGGAAATTACCTTGATGAATTGGGGTAATGCATTTGTAAATGGAAACACATTAACTCTTAATCTGGCAGGTGATTTTAAAACAACTGAGAAGAAAGTACCATGGATTAGTAATAGTGATAATGTTATAATTCAAATTGATAGTTATAGTGGTTTATATAATCCATGCATTAAAACATATTTTATAGGTGAATCATCTTTAATCAATATAAACAGAGGCGATTATATTCAATTAATGAAAATGAATTATTATATGTGTGTTGATATTGATAAGATTAATAAATTCATTCATTTGATTGAATTAAGTTGCTGATTTATTTATTTAAATTGTTATTTGGGTGAAATATAATAAAATAAAATGTGTTCTATCAATATAACTATATAAATGAGTACATTATTCAGAAAAAAATCATCTAAATCTAATGAAGATGAAACTATAATACGAAAAAGTAATGAAGAAAATAATGTACTTAATAATTCTATACCATCTAGTCCAAAAAAATCATTAGATGATCAAACAGTACCAAAAAGTCCTACAAAAACTACACCAACTAGACAATCTATTTCATTTGGTGATTCACCACGAGGATCGCCTAAAAAAACAAATAGCCCAAGTAAAAAAAGATCATTATCTAACAATATGAAAGAACTTAAACATTTAATATATGATCCATCGCCAATGAATAGAGTTATACTTAGGGGTTATATAGAATCATTTGGCTGCAAAGTTTCCGAAGTAGATACTCCACAAAATTTAATTGATAAAGTTAAAAAGCATAATGATTTTACAGTGATATGGATTGATTTACAAATGCCAGATATGTCAGGTATTGAATGTGTAAATAATTTAAGAAATACCGTTAATTATTTAGGTCCAATAATAGCAATTACTGGATATCTTGATAATCTTACTAGAGATGTTTGTTACCAAGCAGAAATTACACATATAATTACAAAACCATATAATATGGAATCAATAAAAGCATATGTAGAAAAATATTCATAAAGTTTATTTATATATAATTTGTTTTTTATTGTATATTATTTTATCTACTAAAATAATATAATTATGAGTTCCCAAGATAAAGCTGCAACTAATATTAAATTGATTGTATGGAAAAAAAGTAAGGAAAAAGACAAATACAAATGTTATATTAATAATTGTGATATAAAAAATGATTTACGATTAGATGAATACATTAAAGAAAATTTAATAGATTATGGAAAATCATATGATGATATTGTTGTTAAAAAAGAACATATGATTATACCTAAAGATAATGAAAAAATAATACTAGAATATATAAATGATAACACAATTGTTGAAATACATATGAAAATAGATGATAACCTATATTTATTATCTACAATTTGTCATAAAATTAGAAATCCGATAAATAATATTTTGGGAGCTCTTACATTAATTAATGAAACAGGATTAACTAAAGAACAAAAAAAATATTTTAATGTCATAAATAATTCGAGTTGTGATATTGTTGGTGTTGCAAATGATATTTTAGATATTATTAGTTTAAGTAAAGATGAAATTACATTAAAATTTGAAAATACTGATATAAAAAAACTTCTTAAAAATGTTGGAGAAATGAATAGTAATGATATTAATAGCAAAAATATTGGATTTAAAATGAATATAAATAGAAACGTTCCACCTGTAGTGTTAATTGACTCTCAAAGAGTTACACAAATTATGTGTAGTTTATTAAATAATGCAATAAAACACACACCAGATGGTCATATAAGTATTGATGTTATGTTATTTGACAAAAATGATACAAGTGATTGTCCATTTACTTATGTGGATATGAAAGGTCAAACATATAATATTTTATTCAAAATAAGGGATACTGGTACTGGTATGAGTGACAGTAGTAAAATGTTTGCTGAAAAAATTCTAGGAATTAGTAAATTGGCTATTGGAGAACATTATAAATATGGTGGTTTTGGTTTATTGATAAGTAAATATTTATGTAATTTAATGGGTGGTAATATATGGTTTAAAACAGAAAAAGATATTGGTACTGTATTTTATTTTAATATCATTTGTGATGGATTAACAATAAATTAAAAATGTCTTAACCATCTATCAACTTGATATTGTGATTTTTTTTTATAAGAATCATCTTCAGTGTCTTTTTCTTCTTGGTTAGCATCCTCAATATTTTCTTTATCCATAACAATTTGAATATTACCATAATCACCAATAACTAATGGATTATAAACATCATGTTCTTCTGATGCTTCAACTAATCTATTCTGAACATCTTGACTTATTTTTGGTGCAGAAGACATAGTATCATTAAATTTACTAATGATACTATTTAAAAAATCTTTATCAGTATCCCTATCATCAATATTAAGAGATAATTGATTCTGAATATCTAAACTTATTTCACTAAATTTTCTTGCAGCTTCTGTATGTCTTTGAGCATTATCGTTGAATTTACTTGTTTCTCTAATTCCTTTAATTATAGCTAATATTAAGACAAATAAGATAGTAATTGCACTCACAACAATTTGAGTTGTTTTATCATCACTGAGTCCAGAACTAGCAAGTAATCCAATCATTTGACTTCCAGTCAAACATCCCATAATTGATAATAATACAACTTCAACTATAAGAAATCTTAAATTTTTAGTCTCATTAAGCTGACTTTCTTGATCGTGCATCCATCTATAACCCATTGATTTCTTACCAATTTTTTGTAACAATAATACTATTTTATAATTCCATGGCTGACCTTCATTATTTAATTTCATTTTAGGAATTCCATCTACTTTTTTTAATATTTTACCAGATCTATGTCTAAGCTGTGATTTTGATATGTTTGGTTTAACTATATCAATTGTAATTTCGTCTTTATCTGATTCATTTTCTTTTATAGTATTATTTGGTTTTCCGATATCAATTGTAATTTCATCTGATTCATTATCAATTTGATTTTTGGTTTTATTATCATTATGTGAATCATTAGTAATGTCAGTATGTTTAATTAATTTTAATTTATCAGGAAATTTTATCTTCTCAGGCTTTTCCGCCATACATTTATTTAGGAATTATATGTATTTAGTAATAAATATATATAGGGATTTATCTTATCAATTTTTTTAATTATATTTTAATAAATTTAGATAAATATCCAGCAGCGGTACCACCCCCTGTCCCTACGATTGTACATACCAATCCAGGAATAATTCCAAATACAGAACCAACCCCTCCAAACAATACACCACCAACAACTGCACCACCAACAACCCTTAATACAGTATATTTATTTTCAATTTCCTTTATTTCTTTAATTGTTGTTTCTAAAATAGGAAGTGTTTCTTCTATTGTTTGATCTGCATTTACCACATTTTCTTCTGCTTGATCAAGTTTTTCACCATCCAGTACAATCATTTCATTCATTGATTCCATCAATTCTTTTAGTCCTGCAAGTTCTTGTTCAATTTCTTTAAGTTGTTTGTTTGTTTCCTTAATAATTTCTTCATCTGGATTTGTTTCTTTAAACATTATTGAATTAAGTTCTTTTAACATCATTACTTCTTTATGTAGATCATTTATACCATATGTATCATTATTTTCTTCAACTGACTCAAATTCCATAATATTGGGCTTAAAATTATCCAATTCAATATTGTTGTTGGATGTTGTTTTAATTTCATTTTTTTTTACTAAAAGATTGAAATTCATATTCATTTTTCTCTTATAATATTAATATAAAATAATTTGTTTAAATGGTTAAGGAAGATAATACATTCGAAAATAATTTAATTAGAATAGGGCAAAACGCAGAAGAAAATGACCAAATTATATCAGAGGCAAAACAAACTGATTTATGGTTTCATTTAGCAAATTTACCATCATGTCATATAATTATGTCATGCTCAAATGAATTTCCTGTTACAAAACAAATGATAACTTATTGTTGTCAATTAACAAAAGAAAATACAAAATATAGGGATTTACCAAAAGTTAAAGTAAATTACACAATAATTAAAAATGTTAAAAAAACAGAAGTTAAAGGGAAAGTTATTTTAAAAGGGAAACTTAATGAAATGACAGTTTAGAAATTTTTACCTAAATAAATAATCTCATATAAACAATATAAATGTCACAACAATATTCTTCTCCTAAAATTTGGGGACCTCATTTTTGGTTTATATTAAGATGTGTCGCTCATAATTATCCATTAAATCCAACACAAGAAGACGCTCAACATGTTAAGACATTCTTTAATGAATTACAATTTGTATTACCATGTGAAGTGTGCAAATATACATTTAGACAACACTTTAATAAAAATCCTATAGAAAAAGGTTTAGCTAATAGAGGAAAACTTATTGAATGGGTTGAGTTGATATATCAAGAAACTAAAAAAGTTATACAAGATAAAAGAGTTAAAATTATGGATATATTTGAAGAAGATGAAGAGATTAAACCTATTAAAGTTGTATATAAACCAAGAATAGATCCTCTTGAAGAAAAATTAAATCAAATTAGACAAAATGTTATTAATAATGAAAAAAAAGCAATTCCATTACAAATACCAATGGAACCACCAAAACAATTAAATCAACCAAAACAAATTATACCATCAATACCTAAGTTTGTACCACAAAAAACACAAAAACCTAAAAAAGAAGGTAAAGTGCATAATATGAATACAGATGAACATCAAGATTTCGGTAAAGTACAACATGCAAATAGATTACTTCAGAATAAACATCAACCATATAAAAATACACAATATAACTTTAATGAACAAAAGGATTTCACATCTCAATTAGAAAAATTAACAACAGGTAAAAAACCAATTCAAGAAATTAACAAACAAACACCTCCAACAATTCAACAGAAAACAATACAACAATTACCATATAATCCTACTAGAATAGAAAATAAACCCCAAACCAAGGTTGAAATAAAACCAACTAAACCACTTATGGAATTAAAATACGATAATAGTTCTCATAATATTAGAGATATTTTTGGTCCTCAAAAAATAAATATTCCTCCTGTTAAGAAAGAAACAAGTTTTAAACAATCTCATATACCAAATCAAAGAGAAATTGTTCCAAGAAATGCAGTAAATGAATTAATTATCACACGTAGGTGTAAAAAATGTGAACATTAACATAACATAATTCAATTAAATGAATTCAATTTAATTAATTCAATTTATTAAACAGTGATTATTTTTGCTAGATTTTTAGGGAAGTCTGGATTATAACCTTTTAATACCGATAATTTATATGCTATTAATTGTAATGGTATTACACATAATAAATCTTTGAATGTTTTATTTTTAGGAACCAAGAACTTGATTTTATAATTATTATCTAGTTCAATATCACTAACACCAATAACAGGAGTATCTCTAGATTTTATTTCCTCACATACTCCTTGATTTTTCCCAAAATTTGTATCATTTGGATTAATTATAATTACTGGTACTTCCGGACATATCAGACTTAATGGTCCATGTTTCAACGCAGATGAACTATATGCTTCTGAATGAACATAGCTTATTTCTTTTATTTTTAACGACCCTTCTTTCGCAATGGCTTCTGTTTGTCCTTTACCAATAATAAACAAATTATTTATTTTCTGTAAATATTCAGCTGTTTCGTTTGCTTGTTTGTCACATACATCAATAGTTGTTCTAATATCTATTGGTAATCTTCTTAAATCACTAATTATTTGCATTCTTTTATTATCATTCAAATTTCTGATTTGTGCAAACCATACTGCCATCATATATAGGACTACAACTTGTGTTGTAAATGCTTTTGTTGATGCAACTGCTACCTCCCTTCCAGCATTCAAATATATACCGCAGTTAACTTCTCTAGCTATCAATGAGTCAACAACATTTATAACACCTATCATCATAATATTATTATCTTTTCCAATTTCTACACATCTATATAAATCTTTTGTTTCCCCTGATTGTGATATTAATACAAATGCAGTTTTACCTAATTTCGGAATATCATACTTTGAAAATTCAGCACCATCAAATACTTGTATATTGCTAAATCCAGATATCTCCTTTAATATATGTGATGCAAATAATCCGGCATGATATGATGTACCGCAGCCTAATAAAATTAAATTGTCTATATTTCTTAAATCATTTTCATATTGTGATAATCCACCTAATTTCACACATTTTTCATTTTGTATTCTTGCTCCCATACACATTGCTCTTAAAACTGATTCACTTTGATCGTTTATTTCTTTAATGGTCCAATGAGGATATGGTGATGGTGTTTGACTTCCAATATCAGCTGTTACTTTTCTTATAGTATAATTTGGTTTCTTATTAAATACTACTTTTCCATCCTTCTTTTCCAGAACAATAATATCATGATCATTCAAACATATATAATTATTTACATAATTACTAAATCCACTTTGTTCTGATGCAACCATCATAAAATTATCACCAAAACCCACTAATAATGGAGAACCATGTCTCGCACAAAACATTTTATCGGGATGCAATGTGGTTAATAATACAACTCCCCATGTTCCTTCTAATTGTGAAAAGGCTTCTTCCATTGCCTTTTCTACATTACCGTGTTTATCATACATGACACTTATTAAATTGACAATTACTTCTGTATCTGTTTGTGATTTAAATTCAATACCTTGTTGTTCTAATTTTTGTTTTATTTCAGCATAATTCTCTATTATTCCATTATGCACTACAGAAAAACGGGACGTGTAGTCTAGGTGGGGGTGTGCGTTAGTTACAGAATTAGTTCCGTGAGTTTTCCAACGACTATGACCACACATGTTTTGAGCACCTAGAAAGTAATGTTTTTGATTTTTTAAGTTTTCCATCATTTCTGGTATATTGCCATTGATTGAAATGAATTTTTGTACTAAAAATGAATTATTGTTTTCTACAGAACCAATTGAACAAGAATCAAATCCACGATTTAAAAGCATATGAAGTCCATTAACTACATACTCAAATCCATCACAATATCCAATAAATCCACAAATTCCACACATATAATATTACTAATATTATATTTTTATATCAAAATTTTAATTATAACCAATCATATCAAAATTTTAATAAATAAAGTAATTATAATTTGATTTCATGCAATCTATTTTTGATTATTAGATAGTTAAATTATAATATATTATATAGCAATATTAATTTTGTTAATTTCATCAGTTTGCAGATCTTTCATATCTTCACATACAATTTCTTGTTTTTGATGTATAAGTAGTTTTTCCTGATTGTATTGTTGATAAACTTCTCTTAAAATATTAACAATTCTTTTTTGTTTTTTGTTTACTTCTTCCATCTGAATTGTGTAGTTCATAAAAAGGTTTTGTAACCTCTCAAATATACTTTCAACTTCATCAGTTGTAATCATTTTGATCATTTCGTTAAACTCGTCAATTGATAATGTCTCTATATTTTCAATATCAGCAATTTTCTTAATAGGATCTTTATTTGTTGATAATGATATGGTTTTAGACATTTTAGAATAACATATGATAAATTGTTAATATTTATAAATTTAAAATCAATTTTTCCAAAATATTTTATATGATTATATATCATTATAATTTACCTTATCTCCTATCACAAACATTATATTTTAGAGACCCTTAAATGCATTTATGGATAGGTTTTATGGTTTTTTAAATTTTTCACACAAGATTTGTGTGTTGGAAAAAATTTTTTTCCAGAAACTTTTTTCAAACTATTTTTTGTATACCATTATAACGATAAAAAGTAATAAGGTAAATATAATTTATTTTTAGAATCTACAAATCTAGGGAATTTTTTATATTTATACTGAACATGAAAAGTATAATAGCTGAATAAATCATTGAATTATTAGGCACCTTATAACTTCCCTACTTTTTAATCCCTATTTCTTGCCTACAAATAGGGGACAAATGTAGGGGAAAAATATATAAGGGTAATTATATATATAGATTATTATGAATTTACACTGTGAAATATGTAGTTATACAGCTCGTGACAATTTCAATTATAATAAACATTTATTAACACAGAAACATAAGAAAAAAGAATCAGAGTATACAAATTCCTACAAACAGAAACCTATTCAGAACCATAATGCAACATTAGAGGAACCAAAAAAAGTTCCTCATAAATGTTCATTTTGTGGTAATAATTATGCGACATCAGGTAGTCTGGCTAGACATAAAAAGATATGCATTGATAAAAAAGATTTGGAAAAAGATTTAGAAAAAGAGAAGAATGAAATCAATAATAAAAAAGATATAGAATTATTACAAAAGGAATTACAATGTAAAGAAGAATTAATTAAATCGTTAAAGTCAGAAGTAACAAATTTAAGAATGCTTGTTAATAGTGCAGGATCAATGGTTAAATCATCATTATCTACAATGTCATATGTTATTAAAAATTACACTGAAGCACCTGCATTAGAATCAATCAAAAATATGGCAAGCCTTCATTATGAAAATACATCCGAAGAATTTGTTGAAATGTTAATTTCAGAATACAGACACAAAACACTTGTTAATTTCATTGGAGATATATTGATTAAGACATACAAGAAAGATGATCCATCAAAACAATCTGTATGGAATAGTGACACTTCAAGACTTACATATGTTATTAGAGAATTATTGGCAACCAACGATATTGATTGGAGAGTTGATAAAAAAGGTATTAAAACAAATAAATATATTATAGAGCCTATAATGGATTATATTTCTAATTCAATAAATAGCTTTATTACAAATTTTGATACTAATTATAGATTTGATTCAACATCTGAAGCAGAAAAGAAAATGTTGAAGTTAAAACACGCAACAGAAATTAATCAACAGATTAATGACAAAGTTTTGAGTGAAGAAGTATTGAAGTATATTGCACCACACTTTTATTTAATTAAAACAGAAGAAATGATCGAAGATTGATTTGATTTTAAACTATATAATGTACAACCTAACAAACATATTAATAGTATATAAAGAAATATATATTCTGAGTATTATATAATCATCAATCTATTTTAAGAGAAAACAAATGCAACAAATAATTGATGATTTTAATAAAAATGGTTATGTAATTATTCCAGATGCTATCGATAGTTCAACGTGTAAGGTTCTTAGAGAAATTATTGATGATCTTGATCAGAAATTTTTAACGGAGAAACATAAAAAGGAAGGGAAACATATGATTCATAAAGCATTATTTGAACAATATCCCGATGTATCATTAGAAATCTTTAAGAATCAGAAAATCCTACCAATTGTCCAATCACTCATTGGAATGTGTGGAACAACACCTAATAGTTATACCTCTAGTCGCAATCTAAAAGTACATGTTATACATAATAATGCATTTAAAGTTTCTACTGGAGGTATTGGCCAATATCCTAAATGGCATACTGATGATGCTCCAATATTTAATACTACCAATGGATCAAAATTACCTGAATCCATTATTGTCGCGCCAATGGTTTTGACATGTATGTATTATCTTAATGATGTACGTGGGGCTATAGATGGAATGACACATTTAATACCAGGCTCACATCGTATTGGACAACCATGTACAGATGAACTTGTAAAGCAATATGAGAAAGATATTATTGCACCTGAAGTTAAAGAAGGATCTTGTTTGATTATATCAAGTTCTATTTGGCACAGAGGCGCATCAGTACAAGAAGGGGGTCATGATCGGTATTTATGGCAAGTATCATACGGGCGTCGTCTGGTTGGGCATAAATATAAAACAATTATGAATTATGTTTTACCAAAAAATTTTGAAGATCTATTAACAACAACAGAAGATCGTGAATTAATGGGATTTCTTGAAGGAGGAGCATATTCATAAAGAATATCATTTGATTAATGACTTTTATAATTTTATTTTATTATATCCATATAAGTATATATATGAATATAAACAATATATTAGATAATATTAAACATGTACAACATAGGAAAAATATAATCAGTCTTTTAAATACTAAAAATATAATCAAATATAATACACTTGCTGATTTTATTTTAGATGATAATCCACATAAACCAACAGAAGACGAACTAGATAAATTATGGTTAGATTATGAACAATTATATTTACATACAAATCATTGGGTAGATAGTTTCTGGATTAAATACGAATGGCTTATAAATGAAGATGGTAGTCCATTATCATTGGAACAAAAAAATATTATTAAGGCATATTTAAAAGAAAATTCATCACATGTTCAAGATAATGATTTTCGTTTAGCTGATAATAATACTAAACCAGTTTTAGGAGATGGGAAAATTGAAAATCCTGGATTATGGAAATTAATGCATATGTTTTTTAGAAGATTATATTGTTTGATGGATAGATTAAAAGGAATAGGTACAGGTCCTTGTCCATCAATTGAAGAACAATTAGGAATAATCAAGATAAATACATCTGATATTCCATTAGAAATAGAATCTATTAATAATATTCTAAATACTACTAAAAAAAGTCTTAAAATTAAAGAAGATTCATTATTAAGTAAAATATTGTCAGAAATAACTGATACAATAATATCTAAAAATATACCAAATGTAACTAGACCATTTGGATATACTGATACAAACAAACATTATCATATAGAATTAGTTAATAAAAACGATGAAACAAATGATAATCTAAAAAATCAATCATATAATTATCTTATTGCAAATCATAAAAATATAAACTTAAATAATATGAATAACTGGCTACGTTTTGGTAAAAATGATGCATCATTTATATTTAATATTGGAAATGTAAAACATTCTTCAAGTAAATATCCAAAGGTATTACATATATCAATTGTATATAATAAAGATGGTATTGATAATTCATTGTATCAACAATTAAAAAATATTGTAGTAGATATTTTGAATAAATATAAATAATAATAAAATATTGCAGTATTCACTCCTATTTTTTGGTAATTTCACTGCCGCTGAATGAGGATTTTGATAAAAGTCCGTGATTTCATTAATGAAAAATTGATTTGTTTAAAGTATATAAAATTATATTCTATATACAATTATATACACAGACAATGCAACTACAACAACTTAACGAACACTTTACAACCCTATCTAAATTAAGATCACAAAGCGGAGGTACCAGCCTCATTACTTACTATCTTCAAGGAGGTAGTGCCGTTTGACTAGCCGTCCAAAAACTTACTAATGAACTCAGTACAGCAAGCAACATTAAATCTAAAGTTGTTAGAAAAGATGTTGAACAGGCTATCAGATGTGCTCTATATCAACTTAAAAACTACAAATCATCCAAGGTTCCTGATAATGGATTAATATTATGTTCCGGATGTGTTGTGGAAAACAAGTCGTGTATTTAGCCTTTTGAATTCAAATGGGGCTGTACTATTAGAACCTCCTAAAAAGATAGATAAAACTTTCTACATTTGTGATAAACAGTTCTATTTAGACCCAATCTTAGAAATGTTTAAAGACGAAATGAAATTAGGAATTGTTTTGATAGCTGGTGACTCATTTGAAATGTATATTATAACAAAAACAGGTAATCATTATGAACACCAGAAAATATATAGTGATGATGTTATGCCAATTAAAAGACATAGAAAAGGAGGTCAGTCAAGCGTAAGATTTGCAAGGCTTGCTGATGAAAAAGAAGAAGCTTATATCAAAATGGTAGGAGAAATAACAGTCAAGTATTTTATGAAAGATAATAACACTCAATCTCTTGTTGAAAAATTAATTATTGCGGGTCCATCAAATAAAAAAAATTATCTAAAAGATGATCAATTGATCCAACAATACTTCAAAAGTAATTTAGTTATTATGAATACTGCAGAATTGAATGATCAAACCATCTATGATACATTGATTGAATCTCATAAATATTTTGATGAAGAAAATGACAAATATTATAATTCAATATTAGATAAACTTCAAGAAATGATGACTTTTGCAGATGAAAGACTTTTGATTGGAGTTGATGAATTATTGATAGCCGTAAAAGAAAACATGGTTAAAGAAATTTATGTTTCTGATGAGATTAATGATCTGTTTGAAGAAATTGAACTGAATAAATGTGAAAAAATAACAATACCATCTAGTTATACAAATAAAATAGGTATCAATGCCTTTGGTATTAAATGGTATTAAAATGTATTAAATTCCAATAAAATTGAAAATGTAAGCAATTAAAGTGTGATTATTTATTTATTCTTCTATATCCAAATGGAATTTAAATTATGGTTTTTAGGATTTATATGGGGAATTCTAATGATTGCCCAAGATCTTAATACCTATTATGTTTATATTTTACTTTTAGTTACTTCAATTAATAAGATTAATTGTAGTAATTTTCTTGATTATTATACTTTATTTGCCTTTATAGATACTATTGTATCGGGTGTCTGTTACCCAATATCTGGATGGTTGACTGATTGGACTGCAAAAAAATCAGGATTAGTGTTTTTAATATCAAATGTGTTACAGTTGATATTTATTATATTGCAAATTGTACCATATATTTTAAATAGTATGGGAGTGGCTTCTGATTTTATGTCTGTTAATGGATGGATTATCATGTGTGTGTTTTGGCAATTAGCTCAAGCAATTTCAATTCAAAATGAAAATTCATTATGGAAACTGATTAAACAAATTGTTGATAATTATGATACACAATACCATGATATTAATTCATTATATGATGTTAATATTTTAGGTAAAGATAAAGAAAAAAGCTTACAGATGATTAATAATATTGGTAATATTGGTGATTTGGTTTCTGATACATTGGAAACTATTTTATTGGGTATATTAATTCTGATAATTACAATTCTGAATGGTGGATATGAATTTATTTTGATATATACATGTTCAATTATAACTATACTTAATGCAATTGTCTGTATAATGTCAATTGTTGTATTGAAATATAAAACATCACATGTAAATATTGAATCCATTTTTGATGAAGAAAATAAAAATGTTAGAAGTACAATTAATCCTATTAAATGGTTTGTTAATAGTGTTAAACAATTTTATAATAAAAAAGTGGCATTTCACGCATTTTGGCATTGTATTGTATTAGGTATTTATGCAACAATTGTACAATATCCATTATCGCTGAAAGAAGTAAATATTATTTCCGTACAAGGTAATCAAACACTCGATAATTTATGTGGAGGAATATTGACTAATTTAATGATGATTGGTGCTATAACAAATGCATGTTATTTAATGGGAAGTATATGTTATAGAATATTTGTTGTGAATGCTAAACCATCAAGATTTTATAAATGGTATTATCCAATTGGAGCAATTGTATTAATGGCAATGACTAGCGCATTATGGTTTAATATGAATAAAATATTAACATTTACATTAATCAGTTTTGCTACAATAATTCCATATTATCTTACATATTATGATTATTATCTTTTTACAGAAGAATGTAATGATGAATCATATGGATTTATTATGGGATCATATGGAGGAATCACAACTGTAATTACAGCCTTGATACAATCATTATATTTTGCTAATGCATCATTCGGAATAATTTTAGGTTCTAGTATTGTATTATTATTGATTAGTTTGTGTTATTCATATTATTTGACTTACATAATAAATAAAAATGATGGTATTGTATTGGAAGAACATAGACTTCTTATTGAGTAGATTTAGATATGATATAATCAATCATTTTATTTATATTTTCTTCTTCTGAATTAGCATCAAATACTTCAAACTCTATTCCATTTTGTTTTAATAAATGCTTTAGAATAACATCTATCTCTCTTGATTCTTCTTCTGTTTGCAACCTTCCTTGTGATTCATATTCATAATTACCTCTTTTTAAAAATATATTAATGTTATTAAATTCACTATGACATTGCAATATGAATTTTTCAGTTTTATCAATATTTGATATATTGTCTTTGTTATGTAGATTATAATAAAGTCCTTGAATAATTGGTCCATCTGTAACAACATAATCTAAACATCCATTCATTTGTTTTAAAAGCTTATATTGATATTGAGAAACATAAAATTGGTTATTCAACAAATCAAAATTTTTAGTCCATACTAATTGTTTAGCATATTCTTGAACATATTCAGCAACATATTTATTTTTATGTAATTTTAATTTTGCAAAAATAAGTGCGGAGAGTGTTGTTTTCCCAATACAAGGCCCCCCTATTAGGTTAACAATATATGTCTTCCTATCCATAAATACAATTGTATTATATTTTTACATTGTTATAATTATAAGGAATAATCAACTTTTTTCGTTTAAAAAAATTGATTTATGATTTCACTGTATATTCTATTAATTTCTCAATATTACTTACAATGCTGCACCGCATTCCGGTTACTCAGCAACGCTTTGTTACATCTACTTTTACCCGTCAAGTACGTACTCAGCAACGATCGAAGCCGCAGATGGACGACTTGACTAGAATGAGCATTCTTCATTCTCGTTGTGATGCTTGCGGAGAGTATTACAACATTCCTTCACAACCACAACCACATCCTCATCGTCAGGAGCGTGAACATATTATTCGCGCAAAGGATATTGATATGTCTTCCCTTACAGAGGATCAGTGGCATACGGTGATGTCACATCTCCATGCAAATGATGATCCGACTGGAACCTTTACTGTGATTCCTGCAAGGGCATTGTTGTAGACTGTTTTTTTATTTGAGAAGCATATCAGTTCCAAGGTTTACTATTTAAAAAGTTGAAATATCAATAAAATAAATCATATTATAATATATTATTTATCTTATTTATGACCAATGTGATAACGATTTGTAGTTATAATATCTGGTTCGATGAAACATTAAGTCTAGAGAGAACCGTTGGTTTGATTGAATTGCTAAATCAAACAAAACCAGACGTTATATGTTTACAAGAAGTCAAACCTAATATTTACCAATTACTGATTACATTACTTAATGATTATAGATACCACTTTCCAAAAAAAATATCGAAATCTTACGGGTGTGTAACATTTTCAAAATATCCAATAAGTAAATGTTTAGAATTTGAATATAAAAATAGTTCAATGGGAAGATCGTTGATAATTACAAAAATAGATTATCCTTATCATACAATATCTGATGATGGGGTTTCTGTGGATAAGGTTGATATAGTAATAGGTAATTCACATTTCGAAAGTCTATTTAAAAGGAATACAATAAATGAAGTTAAAATTGAACAATATAGAATTGCTAGAGAGTTATTAGAAAAACTATATAATGAATATCATAATGTGATATTATGCTCTGATACAAATGTAATGGCTCATGAAGAATCAAAATTTAATGAACAATATATTGATAATTCATGGTATGATTCATGGATATGTAAAGGATCTGCATTAAATAAATATACATATGATACTGACGCGAATGTTAACCTAAATATCAGATTATCAAAATTTAAATGTAAATCAAGAATAGATAGAATATTATTTAAATGCGATAATTGTTTTATTGAAGAATTTAATATGTTGAAAGGTACTAGTGAAATATTGGAACCATCTGATCATTTTGGTGTATCTAGTAAATATTTAATAGTTAAAGAACTACCAAAAATTTGATTTTATTTATTAATAATAATATTTAAAATTTATCTTATTATTAGTTAAGTATAGAGGACTATGTTTGAGTCTATATTGTATTCTTTAATTACAATAATATCAAGTTTTATTGCCTATGATTATAATTTTTTCCTTAAAATGGTAACATTAGATAGTTTATTTAATGCATTACATTTTATGAGGACGTTTATCAATATGAATTTATCAGACAGTCAAATAGTGACAAAATCAAATTCATTATACAATGGATCATTATTGGATAGATATATTTACTATTTGATTGTATATTGGCTATATAAAATAATATGTGTGTTTATATGGAAAACTGAATCATTCCAATTATATTTTATGGGATTGATAACGATAGTTCCGTTTATAATTAACAAAATATTAACAAGTAAACTTTTTGATATTATTAGGGAAAGTAAAGAAATGTTTGTGAAAGTTATAATTTCAAAAATATTCACAATAATTATTAAATTTTATTCAAAATTATATTTAAATAAAGATGTTGCAATAAAATATACAGAAATATTATGTTTGTTAAAAGATTATCGTGATACAGTAAATTATTTCATTGATATATTGAAAAATTTACTATTTATATTTCTGCTACTTTACATTAAAAATTATTCAGCATCATTGTATTATGGAATGATTAAATATATATATAATTACAAAACTGGAGATTTACTTGCAAGTTATAATGCTGATAGTGCAAAACACTATTTAATTGACATTATAGATAATAGAAAGTGGTATGAATTAACAAAACCAAATGCATACAAGGCAATATTATATTTGTATCAGATTAATAATGAAAAATCTGATATTATTAAAAACATAGTTACACAATTTAATTTTTCATTAGTTAAAATGTTTACTGTATGGACAATTTCATCATTATTTGGAATTGCTTATATTATACCAATATTATCATTTGGAATGTTATTATTTAAGAAAATAATGAATAGAATAGATAACGACAAATTTTATAAAGAACTGTTAGTCATCTTATTGTCTGGAAGTTTGTCTTTAATGTATGACAATTATATGATAATTAGTTTTTTGAGTCATTTTGGGACACAATTCATCTTCAACAATGTAACATTTATAATGATCAAAGTCATGTATAAAAAATTAAAAAAAATAATTAATATGATTGTTAATAATAATGTTGATTTGACAATGTCATATATTTTTACAATAATATACACAATTATATTAAAACATATTGCAGTAAAAGATACATATTTTCTAATTGGATTAAATATATTGTTTAATATAATGATAAGTATTGAAATTAAGAAACAGATTATATTTGCAATAATATTATTATCTACTTACATATCTAATTATAATATATTACATGTAATATTCAATACATTGATATTATACATAATATTTGGTTGTATTGATAGAGGCATAATGTATACATTCCAAGATACTATTAAAATGTTATTAGATTCAACCAATGTAATTGTTAAAAATATATTACAAAATGGATATATGTTATTTAGTTTTCTATATGATTATTATAGTATAGTAAGACATTTCATTAGAAATATATTGAGAGATATATTTGTTAAATGTATATATGGTAAAAATAGTGAAAAAAAAATAATATTTGATTTAATGGATACTGAAAAATTTCCATCAATATCAACATTTTTAAATAAAAATACGGATAATCAAAATATTAAAGTTGTGAAGTTAGAAAGATCAACTAATTCAAATAATGATAGTGTTTCATTTGATGATAAGGTATTTGATCAACCAATAGATGATTTTATAAATGAAATTAGCGTAGATGATAATTATGAAATTCAAAAAAAATTAAATGTTATTAAAAAGGTAGACTGTTATGAAATTATAAATAATTATTTAGATGCAAATTAAGTTTAATTATATTATTTTAATCTATATTAAAATAATATAAAAATGACTAAAATAGGAATAATCGGAATTGGATTTGTAGGAGGCGCAATGCTAAAAAGTTTTATTGAAAAGGGATATATAATAAACGAAAATTTATTTATTTACGATAAATATAAAAATGGAGGAATTGGCACATTTAGTGATATAGTTGATACGGATATTTTATTTGTTGCACTACCTACATTATATTTAAAAGCTTCTAAAAATTATGATTTATCTGCAATAGAAGAAACATTACAACAATTAAAAAATAATAATTATAATGGTATTATTGTAATTAAGAGTACAATTGAACCAACAACTACAGAAATAATGGCACAAAAATATGGTTTGAATCTTGTACATAATCCAGAATTTTTAACAGCTAGACATGCTTTTACTGATTTTCATAATCAAAAACATATTGTGTTGGGTAAAAGTAATTTATGCGAAGCTACTAAATATGGTGTATTATGTAATTTTTACAAGATTAATTATCCAGATGCTACAATATCTTGTTGTAGTTCAACTGAATCCGAATCAATGAAATTATTTTTAAATAACTTCTATGCAGTAAAAGTACAATTCTTCACAGAAATATATTTATTATGTCAGAAATTAAACTTAAATTATGAATCAATACGTGATTTAATGTTAAAAAATGGATGGATTAATTCAATGCATACACAAGTTCCTGGACCAGATGGAAATGTTAGTTATGGTGGTTTATGTTTTCCAAAAGATACAACAGCCTTATTGCATTTTATGGAAAGTTTGGATGTACCATGTGAAGTAATAAAAGCGACTGTTGAAGAACGAAATGAAATGAGAAAAGGAGAAGATGATAATATAATAAAAGAATAAAAGAATAAAAGTTAAATTTTTCGTTTTTGATTAAAATAAAAAATTGATTTTATTGTAAAATAGTTATTATCCATAATTATTAACATTATTTTGAACATACAAATGACTGAATTATTTTTAGCCAATAGTTTAACTGGAAAATTAGAAAAATTTGAGCATGATAAAAACATTCCAATTAAATGGTATACATGTGGACCAACCATATACGATAGTGCACATTTAGGTCATGCTAGAACATTTATATCATTTGATGTTATTAGAAGAGTTATGATGTATCTTGGATATAATATAATATATGCTATGAATATTACCGATATTGATGATAAAATTATTAATAAAGTGAAACAATTATCACCAAATAATGAAGTGAATGATGAAATATATTATAAATTTATAAAAGAAATGGAATCTGATTTTTGGGCAGATATGGATAGTATAAATGTACTACGTCCAACAATTGTTACACGTGTTACTGAATACATAGATAAAATCAAAGAATATACAGAGAAAATAGAAAATAATAATTTAGCATATGTATCAAATGGTACAGTATATGTTGATTCTCAAAAATACATAGAAAAAGGTTTTAATTGGGATGTTTTTGGAAGAGCAACAACCACTGAATACACTGAATGTGATTTTAGTGGGGAGAAAAAAAATAATAATGATTTTGCATTATGGAAAGCAGCTAAACCAGGAGAACTTAAATTTGATTCGAAATGGGGCCAAGGACGTCCTGGATGGCATTTAGAATGTTCTGTAATGTCGCGGGATATATTGGGTGATACATTTGATATTCATAGTGGAGGAATAGATCTTATTTATCCTCATCATAATAATGAAATAGTACAATCAATTGCATATAATGATTTGAATAAAATTCCTATAAAATTATTTTTGCATTCTGGTCATTTAAATATAAATGGTGAGAAAATGGCAAAATCATTAGGAAATTTTATTACAATAAAAAAATATTTACAAACATACTCACCAAGACAATTAAGATTATTATTTTTGCTTCATTCTTGGAATAAACCGATGGATTTTACTCAAAATGTAATAGATGAAGTCAATATTACAGAAAAACGATTAATTGAATTCTATGCAAATATGGAGCATCTCAGAAGATCAAATGATAAGAATAGTTATACATTAACTCAAAGTGATATGGAATATTTGAATGGGTTTATTGAACTTAAAAATAATATACAAAAATTATTATTACAAAATATTGATACTAGAAATGTTATTAAGTTAATTTTGGATTATATACAAACATCATATAAATATACATCTGTAAAATTTAATATTAATTTAGTTAATAATTTTGTGGATTATATGAATGAAATATTTAATGTATTTGGATTGGAATTTAATAAAACATTCCGTATAGACAAATCTGATATATATATTGATATGATTGTTGAATTTAGAAAGAATATTAGAGATATAATTAAACCAAATATTAAAGATATTCCAAAGGATATTAGCAAAAAAATATTTAATGAACTTGATCAAATTAGAGATAGCAAACTTAAATCACATAATATTATAATTGAAGATATAGGTAATGATATAAAATGGAAAAGAATAAATCTATAAAGTTTATTGTAAAAGTATTCTTTTAGCTTTTTTATTTGGTTTTATTTCAGAATTGGTTGATTTATTTTTATTTAATGTACTTGATGCTAATTGTTGGTTGTTATTAATATTTAATATATTAGGATTTCTTCTATCTTTTATATTTAAGTAAAATTTTAATTTATTTGAATTGTATGATTGATTAATACTTTTTATATTTATTTGTGTATTACCTAAGTAATTTATAAGTTTTTCCATAAAATTTTCCCATGAATAGTTATTAGATAATAAAATATCATGTTGTTTATATATAGACATTTGTTTAAAAATATCACTCCAATTAAAATCAGTATTATATGTCATTATTTTTAATTCATTACAAATCGGTTTTTCTATAAATCCAATTTTAGATATAATTAATGTGTTACACATTGCGATTTCATACATGGAATAAATATCAATAATAGGAAAGTAAATAAAAAACATATTTGCTCGTGATATTTCATATACATAATCAATATATGATTCGAATATTTTTGTTTGAAGTAGAGTCATATCAGTATCAATATAATCAATTACCTTCTTATTAATCAATCCTAAAGTAAATGAAAAATTTTTATTATTATTGACTAATATTTTAATTTTATTAAGGATCATTATCAATTCATTATAATATGCTTCATGTAAATTATCTGCTTTTTGTAATAATATAAATATATGGTCTTTTTGTTTTCTTTCTGAATATAAATCACTATTTAGAGGTGGTTTTATATACAACAATTTATCTTCTTTAATATTTTTATTAAATGATATCAATGTATTTTCTCCACAATAATATTTATAGTTATTGCATAATGAAAGTATTGATGTAGATGCAATATTCCTTAAATATCTAATAAATGTAATATTTGTATTTTTGAATCCTATATCATTTATGAAAATTATATGATCAACATATTTATGTTTTGTTAGTGTTGTTTTATAATCTGGATTCAATTTGATATTAATAAAACATTTTTCCATTACAAATTCAATATCATTTATTGTGTTGTCGATTAAATAATTTTTTATAAAATAAATAAATATATCTTCTCTTGATTTACAATCTTCAACAAAGTTTATATTGGCTGGATCAGTTTTACATATTATTAGTATTTTCATTCTAATAATATTAATGTATACTATTATTTAAGTATTATAAATTCAACATATTAAAAAATTGCAATAGTCATTCTAATTTTTTGATTATTTAACTATTGTTCATTATTAAAAAATTGCAATAGTCATTCTAATTTTTTAATTATTTCACTATTGTTCATTATTAAAAAATTG